GAAAACCTCATGTCTCCGAGACCATAGGTTATTTCCGAGTACCAGGGGTTTCCGGTTATGTGTAGGCTCAGGTGCGAGCGAAAACCTCATGTCTCCGAGACCATAGGTTATTTCCGAGTACCAGGGGTTTCCGGTTATGTGTAGGCTCAGGTGCGAGCGAAAACCTCATGTCTCCGAGACCATAGGTTATTTCCGAGTACCAGGGGTTTCCGGTGTAGCTTAGGCTATGAGCGTGACGATAGAGGGCTGTACGTTGTTGACTGTAGAGGATGAGGACGGGCAGGTCTGGGTGCCGATCCGTCAGGTCTGCGAGGCTCTGGGGAAGAAGGACCCTGGGGCCTACCCGAGGAAGCTACGGGCACAGGGCTTCGAGGTCAGGTTGTTCCGGGTACCCAGGGCCAATGGGTGTGGGGGGTGGGATCAAGCCTGTATCAAGGAGGGTGACTTGGCTCGATGGCTTCCAACGTTGAGGGGGCCAGGGCAGGACTGCCAGGTCTACTTCCTTGAGGCACCTAGCGTAGGGCTCGTGAAGATTGGAGTGGCCCAAGACTTGAAGAAGCGCCTGAAGGACCTGTCTCTCTCCAGTCCGGTATCCTTGCGTCTTCTCAAGAGTATATCTGGAGGCCCCAAGCATGAAGCTGCGCTCCACCTCATGTTTGACGAGCACCGAAGCCATGGGGAGTGGTTCCACCTGGCACCTATCGCCCACCACATCGAAGCGCTGGAGACCTTTGAGGTGCCAGAGGAGCAAGACTATCTGGGTATCCTGCCCAGGGCAGCCTGTCTTGAGCGGCGGAAGGTAGAAACGATTCTGAAGTCAGAGTCCTGCCAGAGGCTTCTTCGAGCCGTCCAAGCAAAACCCATGGGGATCTCGGAGCTGGCGGACTTCTTGGGCCTCAGTCAGCCCACAGTTTCAGCCCAAATTCAACGCCTGGAGACCCTACGCTTTGTTCAGATAGTTCAACAGGGGAGAAAGAAGGTGATTCATGCTCTCCCACGTAGTGCCATGTAGGTCCAACCCACGTTCGGACCCTCTCTCACGGGTTCGCCTGCTCGGTGTCGGTACGTGTAGGTACGGGCATCGTTCGTATGCCCTAGAGGGTACGAACGTCTTAGAGAATATATGAACATGGTGCGTACCTACATCAGAACCACAGACGAAACTCGGAGCAAGGCCCGTGCCCTGCTCCGAACCCGAGCAAATCTTAAAGACGACCGCTAGGTTGTAGGCATTACACCCACCTCGAAAACCTCATGCCTCCGAGACCATAGGTTATTTCCGAGTACCAGGGGTTTCAGACCACCCCGGCAGCTTGGAGGAGTTCCCCGACCCTCTTGGAGTGCTGGATCTGGAGGGGGAGGAACCCGGCACGGGAGGCGTTGAGGAGGTGCCGGTGCTCGTGGAGGGCATCGGAGACAGCGTAGAGCTTCCGAGCAAGGACCGGGTCGGAGCACTTGCGGGCGAGGAGGAAGACCCTCTCAGAGGCCCTGGAGGCCCTTCCGGAGGCACAGGACATCCCGTTGATGGCCTTGAAGAGGTACTTCACGGAGGCTGCGAACCGGGCGGAGTCAGTGAGCTTGCTGTTCATGCCCGTACAACGTCCCAAGGGGGGAAGGTTTCAACCAAGGGGAGGAAGATTTCTTCTCCCTCCCCTCTCCTTGGGGGTCAGGGTCGGAGCCAGCCCTCGGGGTTCATGATCCCGAGCTTGATCAGCTCGGCCTGGACGGGGGCGTAGTCTCGGTTCCAGAGCCAGGTGGCCTTCCGGATGGCCTTGTGGAGCTTCTCCACGTCCTTCTGGGAGGGCTTGTCCTGGGCAGCCAGCTCACGGGCCTTGTCGAACATGGCGGCCGTCTCGGCAGCCCTACGGGCCTCCAGGGCAGCCTTCTTCTCGGCCTTGGCCTGCTCCTTGGCAGCCCTCTCAGCCCTCTTGGCAGCCACGATGGCAGCCCGCTCGGCCTTGGCAACCCGGACCTCTTCGAGCTTCTCTTCAAAGCTCTTGGTCTCGGTCAGGACCCAAGCCTCGATCCTCTTGGTCATCCGGATGACCTCGGCCTCCATCTGGCGGATGCTGTACTTGATCTCGCCCATCTTGCGGTTGAGAGCGTCCTTCCACTCGTAGTCGCTCTTGCACTCGGCCTTCTTGACCACCTTGAGGCCACGGTACGAGTCGAAGAGCAGCTCAGTGATCTCGCCAGCTTCGAGCTTCAGAAGGGTCGCCTTGCTACGCTCGATCTGACCCTCGACCGAAGCCTTGTACTGCTTGCAGATGTCGCAGGACTTCTCGTAGGGCAGCTCGAAGACGCCCATGCAGTCGCCCACGATGGAGCCCCAACCAGGGCGCTTGTACCCGTGGTGGACCATCTGGCCGTTGTGGAGCTTGAACTCACCCTCGCAAACTTGGCAGTGTCCGAGGTGGCGGGTAGCGGTCTTGTTCGTGGTCATGTCCCTACAACGGATGAGGGTGGGTACCTTTCAACCAGAAAGATGTCCGGTTGGGTGGTTTCCCGATGTCAGGCAGCAGCCTTGCGGGCTGCCCGCTCCTCAGCGAGCATGGTCTTGGTGACGATCCGATAACGCTTCGGGTCGAACCCGAAGGCGCTCATGGCGGAGTTGAGAGACCCCTCGACCACTTCGACCTTCTTGCCGATGCGGAGGACCACGTAGGCCGTGGCATTGCCCACGGAACCCGTCATGACCACGATGGCGTCACAGCGACCGTTGCCCCAGGACCATACCTGGGTGGTCGAGAGCCAGCGGCTCGTTCGCAGGTCGTTCCAGCGGACCCGACGGGTCAGCTCTGAAACGGCCTGCTCGTTGTCGCCCAGGTGGATGAGGTTGCGCTTGTTCATGGTACCCCTACAACGTTTGAGCCCCGAATCTTTCAACCAGAAATCCTACGATTGGTACGACCCCACGATGAGTCGCCCATCATCGAGGAGCTTGACCAGGACGCCGGTCGTCATGGAGGAGTTGAATACTCCGGTCCAGTAGGGGTCCTCGTAGCGCATGAACTGGCTGAGGTGGTAGACGCTTCCGTGGTAGCGGAAGAAGCCCGTGGTCTCCTCCTTGGGGACCCAGTCGAAGAACTCCCGGTCCTCCTCGGTGGGGTTCTCGATGAACTCCCGAGGCTGCTTGTTGGTGTGGACCCTCATGCTGTTGACCATCTTGCTCATACCCCTACAACGTTTGGGCTCGGATTCCTTCAACCGGGAGTTGAGATTTTATTGAACGATTCCTCTGGTTTACACCTCGTCCACTGTGATACTCCAACAGGGGTTGACCTCGATCATGACCCGCCCGTGGCTGTCCTTGGACAGGACCAGGTCCGTATCGGCCGAGTCGTAGAGGGCCTCTACGTCGGGGTTGAGTTCGGAGACACAGAAGCACTCGACTTCAAGGGTGATGAGGCACTCGGGCTCCTTCCGCTTCAGGGTGACCCTGAGCATCAGGCTACCCTCGACTGACGGTGAACTTCACCGATCCTGATGCCCGCATCTTCGAGCTTCTTGTCCAACCCCTCAACCTCGGCTCCCTTGTAGTAGTTCCCCCGGTTGTCACCAGAGGGGGCAGTCTCCTTGGGGCAACGCTCGGCCACGAAGGACCTGAACACCAGCTCCCCAAGCCAGCCCTTCTTCACGAGCATGTCCCGGAAGGCCACGATGGCTTCCTCGACCGTCGGTTTCCACGGCCCGTCCACATCACGCCCACGCTTGGACGTTACATACATCGTTGACTTGACGCTGAACTTGTTGACTGGTCGGCTCATGTTTCTACAACGTTTGAGGCTCGATTCCTTCAACTGGGTTAGGCCGATTTCTCCAAACCCCTTACGTCCAAGACGTTTTCGTTCAGTGGACGCTTGAGTCGGTGAGATAAATCGACCCCTAGGCCAAAATGCCACATCCAAGTTTAGGCCCAAAGGGTGTACCTGTGGAGAGAAGGGGGAAATGTACATGCACCTACAGTCGAAGAGCTTGGCCGTGATGTTGAGTCCTGAAGTGGGAGGGTTTGCTGCCGTCCTGGAAGCCCGGCTCCGGATGCACGGGCTCGGGAGCCGGTGGAAGAAGGTCCCTTACGAGGAGGTCCTGAGACAGCTTCAGACGAAGGTGATCGAGCTGGTGGAGAACCCTCGGGGGAGGGGAGCCTTCCACAAGGCGGTCCTCGTTGGGCTCCTGGCGATGATGGCAGCCGACCACTGTGCGGCCCTCCAGAGGCTCAACCCGGAGGTCGTGATGGTCCAGCCGCCCTCCAAGAAGGCCAAGGTCGTGAAGGTCCCAGCCAGGTGCCAGGAGTTCGAGGAAGAGGCCCTATAGGACCAGGCCCTTCCTACGTAGCTCGCATCTGAGCCTTCGGATGAACCGGGAGGGGTTGCCCGGAGACCCCCCGGTGACGTGGGCAGGGACGCTCTTGTCCGGAGGAACGAACCGCCAGTGGCAGCTTCGGGTCATCTCCACCCGCCACCCCTGCCCCCTGGCGGTCTCCACTACGCTCCGGAACTCGGCCATGGATACAGCCAGCATCCTACGCCCCCTCTTTTGGCACCTTGGGGAAGCAGTTCTCTTCAATGTCTATGTGGGTCAGAACTTCAAGTTTCATTCCTATCCCCTGGCAGCGATAGGACATGGTGTTTGGGTTTTTCACCGAGTCCCAAGCAGCTTCTTCGGTTAGGTACCAGCTCACGATCACCAGGGAGCCCACCCCAAGCGCTTCCCCACGTCTCCCTCGGTGGTATCTCCAGTTGAAGTCTGGGGGGATCTGAGCAAGCGACTTTTCCGTGTGCCTTGCTACCAACAGTGCTCGGTTGGGCTTCTCCCCCTTCTTGAAGACATACCCAGAATCAAGGTGTGCAACATGTCCCCAAAATGGCTTCATCAGGCCCTCCTCTCCTCACGCCTCCCAAGGGTCCACACCAAGGCGGTAGCCAAGCGGTGCTTGCAGTGGTGCCCTCCTCGGCTGTCCGGGCAGGTACAGGTCGAGGTCCTACGCCGGAGGTCCACCCCCACGTAGTAGGTCCCTCCTGAGGACCCCCTCACCTGCCAGGTATCCTCTCCGATGTAGAGGACCCCGTCCTTCAGGGAGGCCAGCTCCACTGCCCTCATGAGGCGTGCCCTCATGTGCGGGTAACGTCTGGCCCAACGCTCTGCCAGGTCTTGTACGGGTGTGCTCATAGTCCTACAACGTTTGAGACACCGAAGCCTTCAACCAGAAGGACGCTCTTTCATATACACCACACGCAGGTGTCGTGTACTACACTGGCACCCTTCAACGGGTTCGTATCTTCTCTTACGCACGCTCTCCACTACACCTACACTACACCCACCATGTAGGTACGGACCACGTTCGTATAGTCTCTTGAACGTTCATACCCCCTAGACTATATGAACGTTGTGTTGAACCACGTACACCTACACTCTCACGGTCACTCGTTGGTACGCTCGTTGACAGGAGTTCACAGTGAACGGTAGTACACAACCCTCGTTCTTCAAGAGGTGTGCCACTCGCTCGTCAACGAGATGGCATGGACCTTGACGTGCAATCACATTGAACGAGAAATCGGCATGGCATGGTCCATGCCCTCCCCGGCATGGCACGAAAATATATTTCTCAGAAAATTCGCTTCATTATCGTTTTTGGCATGGCACCTGCCCAGAGTGGGGCGTATTCAATCAACGTATGGACACTGTCCAGTAGAACGCCAAAACACGCCTCTTCGAGCATATCTCTGGCCGACCCCGAGACCCCACCCCCTACAAGGGCATGGCCGTTCCCCGTGTCCGACCCCTGAAAAGTGGCCCGGCGGTGATTTTTCCCGAAACACACTAATGGGCAGGGCATGGCCCCGACCCTAAATTTTCTGTGGGTCGGTAGATTTTCCCGAGACCTGGTAATCCAAGTCCGGGCTATGGGCATGGCTATTTGCGGGGCATCGCATTGAAGGCGCATGTCCTGAGCCCCTGCCCATACCCGACACTACCCGGCCAGGTGTAGTTGAAGCCCACGACGGCAGAGGAGATGACTGCCTACCTCGTGGGGGACAAGGTTCGGTCCCCGGAGAGGATTCCGGTCTACATCTCCAGGGCGATTCAGGTTGGGTTCTTCTACGAGGGGCACGAGCCAGCCCTTCACTTCAGGGTAGAGCCAGGTACGACCCGGCAGATTGCTCAAGAGCTTCCCGAAGGTCTCGACTGGAAGATCATGAGGGACCTTCGACCGCTCACCTGTAGGATCTAGATGCCGAAGTCCAAGAGAGCGAAGACTTCCGAGCACAAGAGGGCCATCATCGAGAGGCTCTACCTTGCTTGGCTGGCGAATCCTGAGCTTCGGCTGGGTCAGCTCATTGTGAACCGGTGTGGGGTTGACCCTTTCTATGTGGAGGATGAGGATCTTGCCGAAGCCTGTGAAAAGCCTTGAGGAACTCCTGTCCCGAGCGTTCACGAGGGTTGCTCAGCACGCATGTAGGCAGGGGGAGAAGGGGTCCCGAGCGTGGCCCCCCTTGTCAGAGCTACCGGCTCCAGAGAGTTGGGAGATGGTAGGGCAGCAGTATGCAAGGGAGTTTGCGGTCGAGCTGCTTGAGCACTACTTCTCCCGAGGCAAGTTTCTCAGGGATCTCGCCAAGGTTGTATCGAAGCGGAGGTGACAGTTGGACATTCTGAAGGTTGTCCCTGAGTGGGTTCAACTGGTTCTCATGGGTACGGGTGCTCTTTGTGGGGTTCTCGTCACCTGGTCGATCCTTCTTCGCAAGCTAGCCATCCTGGAGTATAGAGCCCGACTGGCAGAGCGGCTTCTCGAACTCGAACGCAAGTTTCGAGTTGAGGACCGAGCCCGGTTGGAAGCAGACCTTGACTTCGAGCGTCAGCACGTTCGGAGACTCCACGGGTTTGTGGACTCCTTGGTAGACTTGGGTGATCGGGACCAGGTGAACTGAGATGCACGAGAGCTGGAAGCTCGTCCTACAGGACGAGATGCAGAAGCCTTATTTCATCGACCTTGTGAAGACGCTCCGGGCGGAGAGGGTCAAGGGGGAGGTCTATCCTCCTCCGGGCAAGGTGTTCACGGCTTTTGAGGAGACGCCCTTCGACCAGGTCCGGGTTGTCATCCTGGGGCAGGACCCCTACCACGGGTTCGGGCAGGCTCATGGGATGGCTTTCTCGGTCATGCCGGGCGTGAGGGTCCCTCCGTCGCTCTTGAACGTCTACAAGGAGCTACAGGCGGATGTGGGGGTCAAGCCCGTGAAACACGGGTACCTTGTTCCTTGGGCGAGGCAGGGGGTCTTTCTTCTGAACACGGTTCTGACGGTTCGGAAGGGGGAGCCGGGGTCCCATCGCAAGCTAGGGTGGGAAACCTTCACGGATCGGGTCATCACGGAGCTGTCGAAGAGGGACAAAATGTCCGTCTTCGTGCTCTGGGGCAAGGACGCTCAGAGCAAGGCGGGGATGATCGACACCTCCAAGCACAAGGTCTTGACCTCAGTCCACCCGAGCCCGATGAGCGCCCACTTCGGGTTCTTCGGCTCGAAGCCCTTCTCCAAGGTCAACGAGATTCTCTTGAAGAAGGGCCTTCGGCCTATCAACTGGCAGCTCCCGACCGATCCCTACGGAACCGTTCCGGATGCTCCGGAGCCCGAACCCGTGGATGAAGACGTTCTGGACCTCGATGCTCTTCTCTCAGGTGTAGAAGAGTTCTAGGATGAATCGTCTTGAAAGAGTCGTGGCGGAGCCCACGGACAAGGCTCCTCGGCACAAGTGGCCTCCGGGGGAGGTCTCTCGGTGCCTCATTTGCGAGGCCATCAGGTGGCAGCGCAAGGAGCTGAACCGATATGAGGGCAAGGTCTACACCACGACATTCTATCAGGTACGTGGGTCAACGCAGTGGATCAAGGTGGCTCCCAGGTGCCAGGCTGTAGCGGACGAGGTATCGGCCTAGGATCTTCTTGTGCCCTTGGCTGACTGGGTTCATGAAAGACCTTCAGATCGTAGCCAGGGTTGTGACTCGGTATTCGGCGTTGCAGTTGACGCCTGAGTATGTTGAGTCGGTGGTCAAGGGTCTGGACCAGGGGAACGCTCCGGATGCCTTCAGGAGGCTCCAGCAGCTTGCCAGGGACCTTCGGAACGGCAACCTGGACCCTTTCCCCGTCTTGGAGCTTGGGGGGTTCCTACGGGATCGTGGAGTCCCTGAGGACGAGATTGAGCTGGCCTCGAAGGTGAAGGTTCGGGCACCGAGGGCACCCAAGGGGGTATCCTTCACGGACGCTTTCCTTCAGTTTGGGAGGGATGCTTCGGTCAGTGTGGTTCCGGATATGAGGTTCGAGAACGACCCTGAGGCAGGGAAGGCGGTCCTAGGTTGGCTTGCTGGGTTCAAGAAGCTCAGGGGGCCAGCGAGGAAGGTCTGGGACCAGGCGGTGAAGAAGGTTCACCTGGGGCAGCCCAGGGGGTCTGAGGACGCATCCTGGAGGACGGGAGGGCTTCTGGACCTGACGGTGAACCGGAGTGCCGACCCGAAGGTTCGAGCCAGTCAGCTCACTCATGAGCTGGGTCATGCCTTCGAGGAACTCCACCACCTTGGTGGTGAGGCTCCGTGGGGTCAGGCTCCCTTCGTCTCGGATTATGCCGAGTTCCGCCCTGGGGTTGAAGACGTGGCTGAGAGCTTCCGGGCCTTCGTCGAGGAGCCAGCGGTCCTCAAGAAGAAGTGCCCGGCCAAGTACGAGCTGATCAAGGCCCTGGCTTAGAGGGGACCCTTGGTGTCGGACGTGGCACCCTGAGCACTTCTCGATAGACCCCCAGGGATTCTTCCAGCTCGTGAACGATCTTGTTGATCCGCATGAGACCGGAGGAGGTCTTGGCTTTCGAGGCGGGATTCATGCCATCTCGTTGCAAGGTCTTCAGGATCTCATCGGCTTCAGCTTCAAGCTCGGAGATGTGTGCCAAAAGGTCCATGAGAAGATCCCGACGTTGCGTTGTCGGCTCCTCTTCCTCAAAGAACAGTTCGATTTCATCGTCTTGGGCCACGGGGACCCTATAGCGGAGACATAAGGTCGTTTTCTTCTGGTTGGATCGGCTAGGAGCGGTTGCTTCTCAAGGGTGAGAATGCTTCTATCCCTGGCGTAGTGACGGAGCCCTTCTACCGAGGTCAAACCCATGGGACACCTAGTTCGCAGGACACGAGTCATCATACCTCCGGCTGACGTGAGGTTTGACCCGACGAGCACAACCCTAAACGGGTATCTCTCTTCCACCGCCACGAGCATGGTTGTAAACGGCACCTTTGGGTTCCCAGCCGCTCCCTTCGAGGTCAAGATCGAAGAGGAGGTCCTCAACGTCACTTCGGTGTCAGGCGCCACCTTCTACATTCAAAGAGGAAGGGATGGCACCATTGCTGGAGGACATTCCAGCGGGGCTACCGTCACCAGGGTCCTCTCTATTGCTGATGATATCAGCAACGAGGACGATGTTCTGGTCCTGATCCCTACTCAACAGGCAGACTCTCACTACACATTCTACCTGCCCGAAAACCCCGTTGTCGGGCAGGTTCACACTTTTGTGTACTACCTGGATTCGGGAAGGGTCCACTCCATTCACTTGGCGACTACAAAGCACAGGTTCTCCAACAGCACCAATGCGCCGAGGGAGCCATGGGTCCTGGCCCCCAATACCAGTCCGACAGGTCTTGGATTCTCGATCATCTATGTTGAGTCTCCGACTATGGAGAACAACATCCCCATGTCAACCGTCCTGAACGGTTCAATCTTGGGCTTGTGTGGGACCTGCAACGTTACCACCTCGGGGTATACCAGTCTCCTCACCAATCTCAACACTAATGTGAAGTTCACCGAGTACAACATCAAACCTGGTGATACCATAGCGGTCTACAACAGCTTTGGACCCCCAGTGGACTTCTGGAAGAGACGAGTTATCTCAGTGGACTCGGACACCCAGCTCACGATAGATGATATCGGCACCAATGTCTCTGGCAAGCCCTGGCAGTTGTTCATCAACGAGGGCCTCTGGTTCCCGATTGTCTGACCAACCCTAGGGCTCCCCAATGAGAAAAGCCGCCCGGTGAGGCGGCTTTTCTCATTGAAGGTGTCCAAGCTCACTTGAGCTGGATGGGTCCAGCCTTCTTGGTGCGGAAGGCTTCGTCGGTCGCCTCGTTGGTCACGATGTCCATCTTGCTGAGGTCCTTCTTGGGGAAGCCGAACATGCGGGCGAGGGAGCCACCAGGGAAGCTGCCCAGGGTGACTTCGTAGACCCGCTTCTTGTCGAGGAGGCTCTTCTGGTCGGCCTCGAAGGAGTTGCGTCCGGCCTCCATCGCCTGCTGGATGGACTTGTATATCGAGGCGTCGATGGTCGGGTTCTTCTCCTGGATGAACTGGAAGACCGCCTTCGACCCCTCAGCCCCGTACCGGCCCTTCATCGCCCCATCGTAGACCTTCTGAAGATCCGACGTGTACATGTCCGGAACTTGTGCCATCTCCTTGATCTTGTTGAAGTAGTTGGCGTAGTTGTTCTGGTTCTGCTTGTACTGGGCCTCGATATCGGCCTCTTGCCGGACGCAGTCATTGTTGACTCCGATGGCACTGACGATCCCGATGACGATGAGGAGCACGATTCCGGCTATGGAGCCGATGGCAATCTTCAAGCTGGTAGGCATGACGGTCTCTCTTTGTAGTTTGGGTTCACAGTCATTACACCGGGACTAGCGGAACTTCTTCTTGAAGGGGCTCCAGCCCCCTCGAAGGTCCCTCATCATCCGGTCGAGTTCTTCATCCCGGCCACGGCCCCAGGTGGGCTTGCGCTTGGAGGACCATCGCTGGAAGGGGCGGCCTTCGTCCCCGAACACGTCGTGGACCTCGAAGAGCCAGGTGAGGCCAACGGCAACAAGGAGGCCGATGAAGAGGGCGATCCCGAGTTCGGTTCCACTGGGCTGGATGCTGGCCCGGAGGTACTCGAAGTCGGCCATGGGCTTGCGCTTGTAGTAGGTCTCGACGTTCTCTCGGAGGACCTTGAGGGTTGCCTCTGGGGTCACGGCGGGCAGGTCCATGACAGAGTCCCTGAGCTTGATCTCGAAGAGCTTGGCCGTGGTCCAGGCCATGACGGTAGCCCAGCGGGCCTTCCCCGTGCTCTGGTCCAAGCCGATGACCAGGACGGCATCGTTCTTCTTGCCCCCAACCCAAACCTCTTCCAAGGCGTAGTACCACTCCTGAGGCTGGTCGGTCAGCACCACGATCATGTTGACCTGCTTCTTCGAGCCGAGGTCCGCATTGATCTTGGACAACCCTTCGTTCCAGGCTTGAAGGTTCTCCACCGAAATCCCTTGAGTTACCAAGCGGTTGAGGCGGTAGTAGTCGTAGACGTTCCCTGGGTAGTTGGGGATCCTACCAGCGTACTTCTCCCTGAGCCCTTGATGCCGGAACAAGGTGTCAGGGGCGGCCTTGATGTAGCTGGTGTACCGATGCCTCTGGGAGGTCGGCTCACCGATCTGGACGGCAACCCAGCGGGGTGGAGCGTGGACCCCCTGACGGTCAACCCGGTCGATGTTGATGGTTTCCTGGTTGGACGTGTACACGTCCCAGTCCCAGTCGTTGGAGTGCTCGTAGCAGGTGTCACAGACCTGGCTGGATGAACAGGACCGATTCTTCCCGGAGCCCGTACAGGTCTCGACCATTCGGCAGTTGCACTGGTAGGAGTGACTGCAAGAGACTCGAACCTGCTGCTTGTTGGTCACCCATCCGTTCCAGGTCTCGTAGTCCCCCGTGTCCTGGTAGTAGATGACGGCTGCTGAGATCCCCGCCACAAGAACCTGGATTCCCAGGTGAAGCAAGAACTCCTTCCAGGTGATGCCCTTCAGGAAGACGAAAGCCCCGATGGCTACGAGCATCGGGATGAACAGTAGCAGTAGAAAGGTCATGGCCTAGAGCCTCTTCTTTCAACTGCTAGTACACCGCTTCGTGGATCAGACCTTCTCGTAGCGGTTCAACCTGGTCAGCGAGATTTTCCGGCCCTCATCCGAGTACATGTACTCGGAGTCCACCTTCACGATCAGGAAGGTCCCGCTTCGACGGGTGTCCTTGGCCTTCCACCTCTGACCCGGAATGGGATTCCCGATGGCCTTGGGGGGCTTGGGGAGTTCAGGGAGCGGGTCGAGGGGCGGGGGTGACTTCGGGGGTTCAAGGACTGGGGAGGGAAGCTCGGGTGCCTTCTCCGGCTCCTGGACGGGCTCAGGAAGGGGTTCCGGCTCCGGTTCGGACTCTGGTTCCTCTTCCTCAAGTTCGTTGCCCTGGGGCTCCTCAGTGACGATAGGAGGGGGCAGGAGAACCTCGGGTGAGGTCACCCGAGGTTCTGGCTTGGGAGGCTCGGGTGCTCCAGGAGGCAAGATCAGGATGTAGTTGTCCCCCTCGGGGGGTGGGATCACTACTACCGACCTGAATCCTGTGACCTTGAAGAACTTGTCACGAATCTTGAGTATATTCCCTACATTGAAGGCGTAGACGATTCGGCTCGCCACGCTGGCAGGGGTCTCATCATCCCCGAACAGGATCCTGGTTGTACGCATAGCTGATGTGGAGTTGTATTCACTAAGGTGAGACTTGTCCACGTCAGACTTAGGTGGACAGTGCAATCTCGAAGGCTGAGTTGTCCAAGGCAATCATGATGATGGGAGGTTGGGCAGCATCCATGGTCATGCTGTGGACTAGCTCATTGAACTCACGGCAGCCCCATTCCCCATTGGATGTCCGGTAGGGCTCGACGGGGACCCAGGTCCCGATGTCGTGGGATAGGGCTGCCACAGCGGCAATGACATCGTGGAGGGCTTTTCCGTCCGGGTGACGATGGAAGTAGCAGGACATTCCGTCCTTGATGAGGTCGAGCCCTGGGTGGGATCCAGAGGGTATCCGCTCGTTGACCTCGGGAGTCCAGAAGACTCCGTGACAGACGTTCTTGGGTACGAGCCTTCGGTAGTCGATGGGAGGAAAGTTGGAGCAAAGGAGGTACTCAGCCGCTCGGTAGTCCCCACCCAGGTTGAAGGTTGGGCAGGTGACACGTCCGTTGAACTTGGGGAGCCTCAGGGGAGCCGGGACGATGTTGTCTCCGGCGAAGCCCCCCTGGCAGGTCCACTCTCTGAAGAAGGCTGAGAAGGGCTTCTTGGACTGGGCAGCAGCCGCTATGTTGGTGAGGGCAGCCCCGGTCACCAGATGGGCCTCGGGGTGATGCTGGAGGACTTCCCAGATGACCTCGGTGGCAGTTCCGTCGGGTTCCCGTGGATCCACCTTCCCGAGCCAGCGGTAGTGGAACTCGGAGACTCTGGGCTTGTCGTTCTTGGGTTCTCCAGCTCCGATGGGGATCCCAGGCTTGCCCAGACGGTCGAGGACGTGACGGACGATTCCTACCTGGTCCTGCCCCCCTGGATGAAGGGTCACGCCAACCAGGTTCGATCTTGGGTGGGTTGCAAGCAAGGCCAGAGCGAACACATCGTCTGGGTCACTGGTCTCCATGTCGAAGAAAAAATCAGGCATCTGGTGTAGGGGTTCGGATGAGGTTTGCAGTTACCGGCGGAGCCGGGTTCCTTGGGAGTCATCTATGCACCAGACTCTTGAGTCTTGGGCATGAGGTGCTCTGCATCGACAACCTTTACACCGGGTCGAAGCAGAACATTCACCCGCTGCTCCAGAACCCAAACTTCGAGTTCATCCGACACGACATCACCTTTCCACTCTACCTAGAAGTGGATGCAATCTTCAACCTGGCCTGCCCAGCCTCCCCCGTCCACTACCAAAGAGATCCAGTACAGACGATCAAGCTCTGTACCACAGGGATGGTCAACATGCTGGGTCTGGCAAAGAGGCTCAGGGTCCCCATTCTTCAAGCCTCAACGAGTGAAGTCTACGGGGACTCTGAAGTCCATCCTCAGCATGAGGACTACTCGGGAAAGGTCAATCCTGTAGAGGCACGGTCCTGCTATGCAGAGGGGAAGAGGGTTGCTGAAACCCTCTGCTTTGCCTACCATCGGCAGTATGGGACACCCATCAAAGTGGTAAGGATCTTCAACACTTACGGCCCGAACATGGCGATTGATGATGGGCGAGTCATCTCGAACTTCATCGTTCAGGCCCTACGTGGGGAGCCTCTCACGGTCTACGGTACGGGGGACCAGACTCGGTCCTTCTGCTACGTGGACGACCTCATCAATGCTCTGGTTCAGGTGATGTCCTCGCCATTGGGTGGCACTGTGATTGGCCCCTTGAACCTGGGCAACCCTGCTGAGGTGACCGTTCGGGAGCTGGCAGAATCGATCCTTCGGATCACGGAATCCAAGTCACGGCTGGAGTTCTCCCCACTACCCAAAGGAGACCCTCCTCGAAGGAGACCCGATATCACGAGAGTGAACGAGCTTCTGGGGTGGGCACCACAGGTGACATTGGAGTCTGGGCTTACTCAGACGGTTGAGGATCTTCGGACTCGGTTGTAGTTTCGTCCTCGTAGTACCCGTCCTCCGTTCGACGGTCTACTTCGTCAGCCGCCACCTCCTTCATCTTCTTGCAGAACTCCTCGTGAAGTTTCCACTCCCCAATCTGAGGGCCAGACCCGTCAGAGGGTCGCCACTGGTACCTTATCTGGCTCAGGACGTGCTGGACGAAGGCCATCTCCCCAACCGTGTTGAGGAAGTCCCTCAGGTCATCCTCGTTTGGGTTCTTCTGTCGCATCAACTCGAAGTGGGTCCCGAGACCTTCGACGAACTCGTTCTTGGTCCAGGCAGCCACCACGTTCTTGGATCGAACCAGGTCGAGGTCCATTCGACGCATGACCTGAGCGTGAACGTCCTCAATGGCGTCGATGGCCTTCAGCTCATCCCAGAACTCACGGGCAGCCTTCCGGAATCCCTCCACATTGGTGGGGGTCTCCTTGCGCCAGGACTTGAACTCCATCGAAAGGATGGCCTGCCACACGTCCTCCCGGATCATGGCCTGGGCAACGTGAACCTTCCGGTGGCTGATCCCCTTGTACTTGAAGCTGATCTCGTAGCGCTCCGGGTCAGGCAGAGGCTTGGGGGCCACGATCATCTCGGCCTTGTCGGCATAGCTCCCGGTACCCACGGTGATCATGGTGGCGAAGCGTTCGGAGAGGAGGGGCCGGAGCTTGAGCAGGTTTTCTTCGTTGTTCTGGAACTCCTCCCAGCGAACCCGAATGAATCCACGGGTTTGCACGCTGACCATGTAACCCTCCTTGAAGTCCCCATCAGATAGGGGGAGCCCAGCCTTCTCGATGATACGGCGGACCCGCTTCATGGTCGGGATGCCCTTGTGGACCTTGCGCTTGCTCTTGGGGATGGCTTTGCGTTCCTTCTTGGTGAGGCGACGGCCCCCACGTTGGTGGACGAGGACACGGCCCTCCCAGAGGGCTTCAAGCATCTGCCCCAGGCCCATGTCCTTTCGCACGGGGACATCATGACAGGTGTTGTCCCCAGGGCCTCGTTCGACCAGGTCGAGCTTGAACCCATCGAACCAGATGTCTTGAGCCAGTCCTTCCTGGACGTTTTCAACACTTCCGTAGTCGTTGTACTCAGCCTTCAATGGAAAAGTTCGAGGGATCCAGCGGTCGTGGATGTAGCAGGTATGCTCTGCCGGTTTGTGGAACGGATGTTCGGTTAGGAGTAAGTATCGCACATCGTCTCCAGCCCCGATAGAAAGGCCAGAAACGCAGCATGTGAAGTCGAATGAACCCATGAATCCAACTACACCGAGGTTCTGTTTGTCCCCGGTGTAGAACAACCTCGCATGGATTCCCCGCTCATCAAGGCCAACAAGCTCATGGCCCTTGCCCTTGATCCAGGGGCCGGGGCAGAAGAAGCCCGAACGGCTGCTCATGCGGCCGTTCGATTGATCCATCAACACAATCTGCTCAAGGGGAGCCAATCTGTTGACGTAGGCGACTTTTTCAGGGACATCTACTCCAGCCCTCCTCCGCCCCCGACGCCCCCACCGAAGCGTGGGCGACAGAAGAAGGAGCCCAAGCCCAAGGAGCCGCCTCCGCCTCAACAGATGTCCAGGGCAGAGCTTCGTGTTCTTGCTGAGGGCAAGGCGGATCGCTTCGTTGCGTTCCTGGTGAAGAAGTCGATCACGGGCGAGTTCCCTTGCTTCACGGCGAGGTACCTGACCGAAAAGGCCCTGAAGAACAAGGAGTTGCACTCCTTGGATCGACACATCTATCACCACTACCTTCAGAAGGCGATGCAATCCAGGGTGAAATCTGGCCTTCTCGGTTCAAGATCCGGGCCGAAGGGTGGGTACCACCTGGTTCAGTCCAAGAAGAATCACCGGGGTGAAGCAAGGGTAGCCTAACCATGCCTGAGAGAAATCCACAGCCTGGGGACAACTTGAGGGAAGAGGTCAGCGAGGAGACAGCCCAACCCTTCTTCGATAGGGTCCTGGACATCCTCGAAATCAGCAACAACCTGACCCCGATCCCCCCAACCCTGCCCGAGGGGGTCCCGATGTTCGAGGTGGCCTCGAACCCAACCTTCCGAGCCAGCCGGGCTGAGTTCAGAAGAATGGTAGGGGGTACGCCAATGTGGGAGGGTGGCCCACCTGTCCCTGGGTGGTTGAAGCCGGGGTTGTGCCTCAGGCACGCGAGGACGAACCTGCTCTACATCATCTCGGCACTCGCTCCCGACCACTTCAGCTTGAGGCGGCCACCTGGGGTTCAGGAAGACCGAATCACCTGTGGGTACCGCAACCTTCACGACCTTTGGCTTGGGACGGACTACTACGAATGTGACGACTGCCGACGCAAGCCTGGAAGCCCTACTCTTTGTGGGGACTGCCTCGAACGTCGGGCTCAGTTCCAGCGTGGCTTCACGATGGCCTCCTGCAAGCTCCCGAAGTTCTGCTCGACAGCTTACGATGGTGGGGTCTTCCTGGATCCAGCTCCAGGGGTAGGAGACCCTCCTAGCCCCCCTCCGACTCGGTTCGACCGTGAGGACCCCCTCTGACGGATCCTTCAATGGCGGGCATAGGGGCATGGCCGGAAAGATCCTATGCTTCTTCCTGAAACCAGCCATCTATGCACAGGAGACTTTGCGTCGGTATTCGCATGAAGGAACCTGTTCGGAGTCAGGTCGTTCGTACCACAACGCACAGGTGGTGATCGGGACGGTGCCTTACCCCCTGTCCGATCTAGACGGTGAGCCTGGGAAAGGCGTCGAGAGGGACGACCCTCGATGGCCTACCAAGTGCTCGTGTGGCTACGTCTTCAAGGAAGAGGACGCCTGGCAGCATCAACTCACCCGAACCTTCTGGCGGGGAGACCATGCCGCCATGAGGACCACCTTGGCTGAAGCTCCGGTGGGCTCGATGTACTTCGCTGACTACTACCCTTGGAGGGGTCCTGACGGGCACTGTCTTGTGGTTGTGACACCAGCAGGACCGTGGGTCGTGGATGGCCCATCCACGAACTCAGACGGCTCGAAGGGACCCCCTTGGCAGCGCTCTGGGGAGATTCCGGAGATCACCGTGAACCCGAGCATCAACTTCCCAGGGAAGTACCATGGCTGGCTTCGGGAAGGCTTCTTGGTAGAGTGCTAGGATCCATCGAAGGGGTAGGGGTCCGCCCGACGAATGCCGCATTGACCCCCATCCCCAACAACCTCGGGCTCCTCGAAATCATGGTTCCGGCCGTTGAAGACAGTTTCCCCTGAGAGCTTCTGGTACTGATCGATCCAAGCCCGAGCCTGTCTTTCTTGCTGAGCAGAGAGCTTGCCAGCTCGAAGGAGCCGAGAGACTTTGAGGGGGTCGAGGCCATAGAAGGGGTTGCCGAGCTGGGACTGGACCAGCGGGTGATCCTCAATGCTGTCCCCTGGGACTCTGGCTGTGAAGCTCGGGTTCTCGGAGGGGACTACAGTGCGTTCAGCAACCCTTTCAAAGGCCAGGTCACGAAGGGTCGGGTTCGGGGTGGAGGGGCCTGAGAAAAGGTCCCTGATGCTTTTGCCTGCCATGGGTGTAGGGTGCTCCTATGCCGAAGTTCACCTGCCATAGTGTCCTCTATAACAACAATCCCATATCTTGGTGCATCCTCGGGGAAGGGCGCTTCTACAAGGGCGCTTTTCTCGATGCCGTGAAGAATCGTGCGAGGTTGGAGTTTCCTTCGGCCGAGTTCGAGGAGTCTTTCAGCATCACCTGGGGTGAGGAACCTCTTCTTCGCCTTGGGGTTGAAGCGTACAAGAGGGCGAAAGCCCAACACGGGTGAAGTTCTTATCGGGCTGGCAGATCGAACCATGCTTCCCGAGCTGACCCCCACAGAGAAGGCCAATACAGATGGCAACTGAGAAGTTCGCCAACAACGCTGCGACCACCCTGAGCGGGGCCATTCTGGACACCAGTCAGTCGTTGGTGGTCTCCAGCGCTTCTGGATTTCCAACCAACCCTCAGTTCAGGATCAAGATCGACAACGAGATCCTTCTGGTCACTGGGGTCTCGGGTACGACCTACACTGTCACGAGGGGTCAAGAAGGGACCTCGGGTGTTGGGCACGCTAACGGGGCAACGGTCACACATGTCTTGACGGCTGGGGCTCTGGCTCAGTTTCAGGGGGATACCTTAGCCCAGGTTCCAACATCCGCCTATATCACTTCTAGGCGGATCCCAACTGACTCTGGAACCCAGATTTGCTGGGCTTTCAATGAGTCGAGTGCTGGGGTCTACTCCAACTCAGGTAGTGGTGGGACTCTGGATCTCAACACTACGGACGGGACTTCGATCATCAATCCGAATGGGGTTTTCGGAAACGGATTGCTTGTCAATGGGTCAACGAATAAGACAACCAGCACGACAGTAGGGGAGTCAACGAACTTCACCCTTTCCTGCTGGGTTGTATCCAATGATCTAGGCAACAAACGTGGGATTCTAGTCAAGTATTATTACAACCCGCCAGCTCAGACTGCTCCTTACGGTCTCATTCTCAGGACGGAGGCTGGGGTTCTCCTCTTCTACCTTGTTACAGGCGGATCTCTTCGAGGTGGGTACTCTCTGGGTACACTTGTCGCTGGGTCGCTGTACTTTCTGTCAGTCACCTACGATGGATCAACCATCAAAGGATACATCAACGGAAGTCTGGTTCTCACTCAGGCTCTAACTGGTCCAGTAGAATGGGGGACCCATGGTCCATGGGAGGTTGGTCACAATTCAACCTTCAGTGATGTATCCCCTTGGGTAGGAACGATTGACGATGTCCGTATCGAGAACGTCGTCCGTTCGGACTCTTACCTCGCCAGGATGTACAAGCAGGGACTTGGACTTGTCGATGCTTACCTGCCCATACCAAACGCTGGGGCTGGCGGTTGGGTCACAGCCCTGGATACAGACTTCTCAGCTCAAGCGAACCAGACTCTCTCCCCAGATGGAAACTACACAATCGGGGGCTTCACTTGGGCCAAGCAGAACTCCTCGAACGACCGAGTGGCAATGGCCGTTGTCAACGGCCAGGGCATTGTTATGCAGCCCAACAATGGAGGGATGGACTACTATTCCTCGACACGAACGGTCCCGCTTCTATGGCTTCCCCTCTCCGGCCTGGCAATCCCGAACTTGAGTCTCGCCACAGCTTTCAGGATCAGTGCTTACATCAGTGCCGATAACTCCGGGAGCATCAGCGGGGTTGCTGACTTCATGTTCGGGGTGGATAACGACAGCCTGTACTGGTCCTGGACTGCCTACCGAGGGAACCATGACAGCGGGGCTGGGCTGACGCTCTGTCGAATCCTAAACCAGAGCAGAACAATCCGTCAGCAACAGGTTGTGACGGTGGGTAGCTCGAACGCTACCGTGTGCTTGACCCTTCCAAGGTTGGACAGCCCTCAGGCTTTTGGTTCGGCTGGAACCTCTTCAGCCATCACAGACCCAGCTCTTCTCCAGGCTTTTGCTGGCGGCTTGGATACGGCTGGGGGTCTGAACACAGCCCTGATCGGGTCTGGGCCTCACGGGAATAGCTTCTCGGAGGGTCTTGGGATTCTGATTGGAGCTATTCGGCCGGTGGCAGGGTCCAACTACTCGGTCACTTTGAGTAGGCTTCGGATTGAGTACAACAATGGGGGGAGCTACTGGAACGGGGTTTACCCTGTTACAATCCCCATCACGTCGAACTACCAAGTCGTTGCCTCAGACAGCCTGATCCCAATCGGGGCTCTCACCTCTGCTATCACCCTGACCCTTCCGTCGAACCCAACTAAAGGGGAGTCCCACAAGATCAAGGACTCAGGTGGGACTCTGAACCTGTACAACGTCACCGTAGCTGGGAACGGGTATCTGATCGACGGGCTATCGACCTTCCTGATAGAGCAGAACTACGGGGGCTTCGAGTTCGTCTTCAACGGAACCTCCTGGATGGTGTTCTAAGATGGCAACCGAGAAATTCTCCAACAACGCTGCAACCACCCTGAGTGGGGCCATCTCGGACTCAGCCCTCTCCCTAGTTGTTTCAAGTTCAACTGGATTTCCCACCTCAGGTCAGTTCAGGATTAAGATCGACAATGAGCTGATCCTGGTCACTGGAGTCTCGGGGACCACCTACACGATCACGAGAGGCCAAGAGGGGACCACGGCGGTTGCTCATGGGGATGGGGCAGCAGTCACTCATGTTCTGACCGCAGGGGCTCTGACCCAGCTTCAAGCCGACACCTTTACAGCGGGAGGGGACCTATCCGGAACGAGCACAAGTCAGACAGTTACCAAGATCCAGGGAACCACTCTCGACCCGGCAATGTCTGGGGCATCGGTGAACGATGTTCTGACTTGGGACGGCTCCAAGTGGACCCACCTCCCAAGCGCTACAGCATCTCTAAGCAGGTACACCCCCACAGACTCAAACACGATACTCAACTGGAAGTTTGATGAGACCAGCGGGACCACCTTCACAGACTCGAAGCTAGGGGTGACTCTCACCCCGGCTGATGGTGCTTCCAACATCTCAAGTAGACCTGGGTTCTTCAATAGAGCAGTTGCCATGTCTAGCGCTGCTTTGGCAACAGGAGGCAGCTTCGGGACGGTCGGTGCTCCTGTCACCAACATGAATGAGCCACCTGCAACGGCTTGTACCATCTCTGCTTGGGTATTTCAAAGGTCCGCTGGTGCAGGTTGCTGTGTTTTCCGGAAGCTGTACCGCTCCGATGGGTCTTGGGCAGCTCCCAACTTGGGGGGGATCGACCTCGCCCTGAATGGCTCCAAGCTCTATTCAGTCATCACCATTGGTGGATCACTCAGTGTAGTAGACACTGGTAAGTCCATTGTCCTTGGGACCTGGCAACACATTGCCAATGTCTACGACGGGGCAACACTGAAGTCCTACATCAACGGTCAGCTCGTGTATTCACGGCCTGTGACTGGATCGATGGACTTCGGAGACCATGGACCCTGGGTGGTTGGTGGAGATCCAGGTGGGGAGAACTTCGATGGATTCATCGAGGATGCTCGGGTAGAGGGTGTTGCTAGGTCCGAGGACTATCTCTGGGCCTTGTATCGGAACGGCATTGGTCTGTTTGACCAGTACCAGGTATCCAATGGGGCCAACCTGCTACCACATCTCCCGATCCTAGCCGGGGTTGAGTCTGAGTCATTGAATGGTTGGAAGGTTGTAGGATCGATCTCCTTCAACCCATCTGATTACAACTACACGCAAGTGACCCTTGAGGTTCTTCTCGCCACCAGCAACGCTTCTCATGCAGCCAAGGCTCGCCTGTGGAACCTCACCACGGGGGCTCAGGTGGGCACTGACCTCAGCTCGACCAACACCTCAACAGAGAGGGTCACCCAGGTCATCACCCCCACAAGCGGTCTGAACATCTACGAAGTCCAGATCCAGACCTCGTCTTCCGGGACTGATGCTATCTGCTACGGGGCAAGGCTCAACCTGTCTGGTGGCTTGGGGGCTGCTCCAGTCTTCGTGAACGTGACATCAAACACCACCAGGGCAGCCGGAGTCAACGAGACCTTGGTGATCGGGACCCTGACCACGGCCATCACGGTCACCCTCCCGGCTTCCCCAACCGTAGGTCAGACCATCAAGATCAAGGACTCTGGAGGGACTGTCGGAACCTACAACGTTACGGTGGATGGGAACGGGAAGACTCTTGATGGGGCTGCTACCTACGTGATGTCCCAGAACTATGATCAGAATGAGTTCGTCTACAACGGCACGTCTTGGATGGTGTGTTGACCATGGCATACCGACTGATGGGTATGTGCCCCTGGTACACCAACCGCCGGGACCGGTTCTAGTCCCCAAGCAGCTCCACAAAGTCCTCGAAGTAGGTCACGACCTCGGAGTACCCTGAGGAGTGCCCATGGTCCCATGCCTTCGAGTAGCAGAGGTCTGCCTTCGGGTGACCCTCAACCCCGTTCTCCCGTATCAAGTCCACCTTGAACTGAAGGTCGAGCCGTGCCTGGTCGAGCTGGTAGGCCCTCCGAAGCTCACGGTAGTCAGCAGCCAGCCTCTCCGGGTAGGGGAGCTTGGATCGGTACTCCCCAGCCTGGATCTTCTCACGAACGGTGAGGTTGACCGGCGGGGGAGGGGTCTCGACCTCGGGAGCCTTCTTGGCCTTCCGGGTCTTGGCCTTCGGGGTTTGGGGAGGAGGCTTCGGGTCGTCTCCGAGGATGCGGTCAAATCTTGTGGTCATGGCTCTACAACGTCCAAGGGGCTCAGATTTCAACCAGCCTTTCGAGGTTTCGGTTCGGGCATCCCGAGCTTTCTTCTACATAGGGCTCGGTATTGCTCGGAGATGTCCCAGTAGTCCTGGATGAGCTGAAGCTCTTCGTCGGTCACCTCGATGGCCTTCTCATCGAAGCGGTTCAGCTCGGACTCTAGCTCCATAGCTTCCTCTCGGGTCTTCACGAAGAAGGCTGGGTACTGTTCGTCCACGTCGAAAAGGAGCTTGGTCTTGGAGGTCTTAGCCATGGTGGAGGTTCTTCAGGGACCGGAGGAGGTTCTTCTGGGACTGGGGCTCGTAGGAGCTGTTCAGGAACTCGGGGGTGGCGTAGATGCGTGGTCGGGCCAGGAAGCCCTGGAGGATGGCTCCACGGCCTTCCCTGAAGGCATCGTCGGGCACCCAGGCATACTCCTTCCGGACGTTCTCCTCGTACCGGTCGAAGACTGCTGGAGCCGACCCAAGGATGGAGAGGTCCACATCCAGAAGGACCTGGGCCTCTCGGGTCTTGGGCTCATGGGCGTGCTTGGTGGCTCGGATGAGTTCGGCTACCAGGGAGGCGACCCCCTGGGTGGTGATATGGAGAAGCCTGGACTCCGCCAGCATGGCGCTCTGCTCCTCGTTGTCCGACCTCTTGGGGTCGTAGACGAAGTCGTGATACCAGAGAGCCAGCTCCACGTTCCCGATCCCAGGTAGCTTGGCTACCATGTGGTCGAGTACCTCGAAGCACGAACGAAGATGTTCAGTCGTGTGGTAGAACCTGTCCGGAAGGCTGTACATCCGAAGGATCTCCGGGAGGTAGCTGGTGGTTCCACCAGCTACCTGGGCGGTCTCAAGGGTCTGAGCCCATCGGGCTTCGAGGTACTCTTGGGTGTTCACTTGGGGGGCTCCACGATGGGGGCTGGTGGGTAGTTCCGGTCAGTGCCCCTGGCTACCTCCCCGAACGTTGGGTGGCGAGCGATCCTCTCCCGTCGGGACCACATCTCCTTGGAGGGGACATCAACCGGGTCCGCTCGGGAAGCACAGTGCTGGCAGATCGCCACCTGTTGCCCCAGCTTGCGGTCGGACAAGGAGGTCCAGTAGGGGGTCACGCTCCGGCAGAAGCAACACCTCTCCATCGGGGGCTCTCCATCGGGTTCTTTGTGGATCGGGACAGGCATGACACTCTCCAGGTACACCTGAGGCCCCGTTCTCCAGGGCCTCAGGTCAGGTTTGGTTCAGATCAGTTCGGCAGCTTCCCACCAGGGCTTCTCTCCGTCCATCACCACCGGGCCACCCTCGTAGGCGCTTCCGGGGAGACCCTTGGGAGCATTCCGGGGAGCGAAGCCAAGGAGCCCACCCCAGCGATAGGCAGCAGCCAGGTCGGTTCCGTACACCTTCTTGGCAACCAGGTCAGCCAAGGCGTCCAGTTCCTTCTTGAAGGGGTCCCCGCCCGTGACCATGTCAGCGGTCATGGGCATCGTCACGTCGGCTCCACCGTGAAAGCGGGCCAACCGCCAGACGTAGTAGCAACGGCCACCAAACGTGGAGCTGAAGTGGTTGAGCTTTGAGGGGAAGCTCTTCCGGAACGAACGGGACTTGCCCTTGGTAGTGAAGAGGGCATCGACGATCTTGGCAACATCGAGACCGGGGAAGGAGCCCTTGCCCTCGCAACAGTGGCACTTCTTGCCCTCAGGACCCTCATACCCGTTCTCGACAGCCCACGTACTGTGGGTGCGGCCTTCACCGTGGCAACGGGTGCAAGGGCGGTCGCTGGTGAAGTCCACGTTCTCGGTCTTGCTGCTGGTGGTTTCGGTGGTCATCGTCTTGCTCCTTGCCAGTACAACGAACCAGCCCCGAATCTTTCAACTACCATCTCAGATTTTTTGGCAGCTTCCGAAAGATTTCCTCGCAGCGGGTCTCGATGGCCTCGGCCTTGGCAATCTGCCCCTCGGCCCGGAGGTCCATGGCCCTTGCCTTGAGCTGGGCGTAGGGCTTGAGGGCGGGGTCGGTCACTTCACGGAGTTCCGACTGAGACATTCCGTCGAGGTTCATGGTGGTCTCCTCAGGTCTCCTCAGATACACTGGGATTCTTGAGCATTTCGCTCCCTGGTGGCTTCCAGGTCGAAGTCGTAGTTGCGCCAATCGAACTCGTAGATGCTGAGGCGCTTGACGCCTTGGCAGTCATCCTCGAAGGTCACGGTCTTCTCCGTGATGGATGTGATCCTGGCGACGTAGGACAGGTTGAACGAGTCGAACTCAGCCAAGTCCCCGATCTTGAAGGTCTTGCTGTAGGGGACCACCTCTTCGACCCTCGTCCACTGGCCGGGGACGCCCTTGTAGGACACCTTCACGGTCTCACCGAAGAGCCGGATCCACTGACCGGGGAGGATTTCCGCATGGTGCCCGGTCTTGGGCTCCTGGTTCTTGCGGCCAACGATGGTTTCGATCAGGACGGGGCGGCTGGTCTTGCTCATGTTCCTACAACGTTTGGGCTCGGTTTCTTTCAACCAGGTTCGTCGATTTTCTCAACTCCAGTGGATGGTGGTGGCACCCTTCCCCTGCTCGGAGACAGCGAAGTCCAGTAGGGACTGAATGCGGGAGGTGAGCCCCTCCTGGTCGATCCCCCCGGAGATGATGTGAACCCCACGTCGGATCTCTCCGTTCACGACCTTGGCCTTGCCACGATACTCGGTGGCCTCACGGGTCTTGAGGTTGCCCTTAGCCAGGGCTCGGACACAGGCCCGACGGAACTCCGGGATCGAGGCGGAACCGCACATCTCGGTCTCCTCACAGGGGAAACCAAGGGCCTGAAGGATCAAGGAGGCATTGCCATTGGCGTAGTTGGGGAGAGGGGACACAGGCTCCTGCTCGACCTCGACCCCGGTCCCGTGGCAGAAGGGGCATGAGGGGTTGGCGTTGGCCTTGAGGTCTTCCCTGGCCTCCTGGGCCTCGGGTGCCTTCATCGTCCAGTGCTCGGACCCCTGGGCACAGAGGCAGCAGGTCTCAACCGAAGTGGACTCAGTGGACTCAGAGGGGATGTTCGAGGTGAAGGTGACGCTCATGCCTGTACAACGTCCCAGCTCAGAATCTTTCAACCAGGTACCCAGAAAAAGTTGAGGCGAGGACCTGGTAGGTACCTCGCCTTGCGCAATCCCTCGGGCCGGGGTCAGATCCCGAACCAGCCTCGTGGTTCGAGCCATCGAACGAACCATTCGGCCTCACAGAATCGATCCGAGATGGCCGTGGGGGTGTACAGGAGAACCCCCCATGCGAAGGCCCTACGCCACTCCTTGAGCTTCATCCCTTTGCCTTTCCGGCCTTTGCTTCGGCTTCGGCCACAAGCTGTTTGAAGGCTTCGACCTCAGCCTTCGAGGCGATGATGTAGAACCGCTGGACCATCTTCCTGGCGGTACTTCGTTCCTTGGCCCCAGGGGCTTGACTGGATGCCAGCCAAGCCTCGAATGCCACCACAACTCTCGTTTTCCGTGCCATGTTACGCTCCGATAGCGATGTAGTATCCGTCAGCCTTGACCCGAAGAACCTTGCCCTCACGGCCGATGGTGGCAACGCTGCCCGTGTAGAACGTGATGGCCTTGCCCAGGTCAGCCTTGGTGGCGCCCATCTCAAGGAGAACCTTGGGGTCCACGGTGGCGTTGATGGGGTTCTTCCAGTTGCTCTTGTCGGCAACCAGATTGAAGAGGGGGCCGTACTTCTTCTGCTCAGCGCTGGGTTCGTAGTCGTTCATCATGTCTCTACAACGGACCAGGGCCTAAATTTTCAACCAACCCACGCAACTTTTCTTTCGGGGTGACCCCCCGAGCCTCAGCTACGACTTTTCCGCCGTGGAACACAAGGAACGTCGGAAGGCCAGTGACCCCGTAGCGCTTGGCAAGGTCCAGGTTCTCGCTGGCGTCCACCTTGCCTACCTTGGCCTTTCCCTCCAGCTCGACCTCAACCTTGACCAGGGTCGGGGCCATGGCGATGCAGGGACGACAGGTGGGTGACCAGAAGTCCACCAGGACGGGCAGTTCAGAATCCAGTACCTCAGCTTGGAAGTTCGTGGCATTGAAGTTCTTCATGGTCACTTCTTGACACCAAACCAGGTGCCCTTCAGTGGAACTCGGTCGGGTCCCGTGGCAAGCTCTTGGAACAAGGCAATTCCAGCAAAGGCGGCTGCCACTGCTATCGCCAAGGCCCAGAGCCAGACGGGTCGGTCTTTCACGACGCTCAGGGCCAGGATTGCTCCAACGTATAGGACACCGATGATCTGGAGGAGCTTGTGGGAGGTCATGGTACCGGGACCTCCTTGCAGTTCCGGATCACGGACTGAAGGACCTGAGCGAGGTCCCTCATCTGGTTTCCATCCAGCCGGTCTTCTGTGAAGAGGCGCTTGGAGACCCGCTCCAGCCGGTCCAGGTCATCTTGGGTGACTACAAACAAGTCTGGCTTGGAGGGGTCGGAATTGCTCATGGGTTTGACCGTTGGTAGACCGCTCGAAGAACTCGGTTCCCCTTGCGGTCCCGACCTTGAATGGTCGGGTGGGAGAGGTGCCAGCCGTCGGGAGCAGCCTTTGAGGCGTACTCGTCACAGCTCTCGTCCGTCACCTGCTCGGTCAAGGGCTTCCCCTGGAGCGGGTGAGGGATGAAGACCATCCAGTGGTTCCGGCCAGGGGCCGGGGGTGTGAAGGCAGTGGTCGGGAGCTTGAACATCACACCATCTCCGCATCGAAGTGGGACCCGCAATCCTTGCAGCAGAACGCAAGGTCTGCACCACGGCAGCCGTTGTCCTCGTGAGGTCCCTTCGAGCCACACTCGGGGCACGAGACCCGGTTCGCTCGGACGGCGGTCACCTCAGCGTAGAGGCGGCTGAGCTGAGCCTGCTTCTTGGCAGCGGGCTGGCTCATGAGGATTTCGAGGGCCATCTGGTCGGCGGTCTTGGTGTGCTTGCTCATGTCACTACAACGTCCCAGCTTCGATTCTTTCAACCGAGCCCCTTACGATTTACCTCGGTCTCCATTCGGGTGACCAGGTCGTCTGCTCGCTGCCACTGCTCTTCCGTGAGTTGGTCCTGGACGGCGTGAACGTCGTGAACCATCGCTGTCATAGCAGCGAATGCCACATACAGCTCCTCCTGGGTCAGTACGAAAGTCTCTGGCTTGGGCTTCTTCTTCGGCATTGTCAGCTAGATACACCGAAAAACCCAAGCTCAGAGGTAGAATGCTGCCCAACGTATCACTTTGGTGTAGCCTTCTCCCATGCTGGAACTGAGGCCAGGGCTAGTGCTAGAGGACTCCAACGGCTACATCCTGCTTGTAACCCATGTGGGCAAAGACGGAAGTGTGTATGCCCAAGACGATCCGGTCCAACTCAGCCCGCCCTGTGTCCGGGTGATTCGTGAGTTCGACAAGTCGCTTGCAGCCACGACGGAGTTCGACTTCCCTGAGTTCAACATTCGGGAACCCTCGGAGGTTGAGCTTCAGCGGTTCAAGAAAGCCTACGGTGAAGACGTGGTGATCTTTCACAAGATGGAGACGATTCCGGCTCCACCTGAGCTACCGGATGGTGTAGTGTAAGCCTACCATCCAGCAGGCTACTTGACTGGTTCTGGTTGAAAGAGGGGATCTATCCCCTCTTCTCGTAGAGGCTCGTAGAGGCGAGGCAGGGCGTGGAAGAGCCGACGGTTGTACTCCCGGAAGGAGCAGGAGCGGTCGAGTAGCCTGCTGGGTGGTACCCAAGCTACAGCGGCCCCCTCCTTCGACTCTGGCTCCCCTGCCCACTCAAGGACCCGATAGGTTCGGCAAGGACGTGGTACCCCATCTTGCACTCGATCCAGGTCCTCAAAGGCAACCTCGAAGCGCAAAGGGGTGATCCCAATCTCCTCGCCAAGTTCCCGAGCAAGGGCCTGTTCGGGGGACTCCCCAGGATCGATCTTGCCCCCAGGGAGTCCAAAGTCCTCATGGTTGGTCTTGCGAGAGACCGCTAGGATTTTACCGTTCCGTGACAAGAGCCCGACAACTGAGAAGAGTTTCATGGGCAGGGATACACCAGAGTGGTGTAGGCTCTCTCATGAAGTCCCGAATCTTTGGGCTTACCGGTGGGATCGCATCGGGTAAGAGCTTCGTGACCAAGCTCTTCCGTGCGGAGGGCATCCCAATGGTGGACGCTGACGTGGTGGCCCGAGAGTTGGTTGCCCCAGGGGGTCAAGTCCTAAGTCTCCTGGTAAGCGCTTTCGGGAGAGAGATTCTGCTTCAGGATGGAAGTCTTGACCGACCTCGACTAGGGTCCATCGTCTTCCTGGACCCCAAGAAGCGAGCGCTCCTTGATTCCATCATGCACCGGTTCCTGCTCGATGGGATCAAGGAGCAGGCTCGGGCTGCCGCCAAGGACCATCCGCTCGTAGGGGTGGATGCTGCCCTCCTGGTCGAGAAGAACCTCCACCAGGAGTATCGTCCCCTGATCGTGGTGACAACCTCACTTGAGGTTCAGGTTCGTCGGGTCATGGCTCGTGATGGGTTCAACGAGGCGGAGGCGAGGGCACGGATCTCGTCCCAGCTTCCCCTTGAGGAGAAGGTCAAGCTGGCAGACTATGTCATCCGAAACGAGGATACTCTGGATGACTTGACCCAGCAGGCTCTTCGGGTCCTAGCCCATCTCCGAACCCACTAGAGCCCGCCCCCAGACCTCGGGGTTGTAGGTCGGATCAGCCCAGGGTCGAGCACGTTGATCTCCCCCTCGGGGTCCACGCTGTTGCCGACGGGGCTCTTCCACCTGGCCCAGGGAAACCACTTCTTGACCCGGTCGATGAAATGGGAGTAGGTCTGCCTGAGTTCCAGGAACCGTTCGACAGACTTCGTGTCCGTTGGTGCTGGGTCTGGACCCATACTCCCAAAGTCGAAGTCAAGTCTGGGGAAGACCTCGTTAGCATGAAGCTCCAGCTTGAAGTGCTGGAGGAGTCCTACCTGTTCGGCCCCAAGGTAGACTTTGGCAGACCCCACGGTGGTTTCTCCAGCATGGGGTCCATCCTCGATCCGCTGAAGCCCCTCGAAGACAACAACGAGAGAGCCCTCCTTGAGGGGGATGCTGGTCTCCTTGTGTCGAAGGGTTGACTTCATTTCACCAGTCCTGGTCTTCGCCTCTACGGCGGCGACCCCCACCACCGGAACGCTTCCGGCCCCCAGCTTGAGGGGGAGGGTACCCACCCGAGTCCTGGTGCATAGGACCAGTAGTGTACCCACCCGACGGGGTGAAGCTACCTACCGGAGCCTGAGCCTGGCCCCCTTCCTTCGCTGCCTTCCGAGCCTGACGACAGGTTTTGCATCGGGTCGGAGGTGTGAACTGCCTCTCGGCAAAGAAGGCTTGTTCACCCGCTGTGAAGACGAAGGTGGCCTTGCAGTCACGGCAAACGAGGGTCTGGTCGCTGGTGTCAGTCATTTTCCTTTGGCACTGCGGGCCTCCGAGATGAAGGCCCTCCTTTCTTGGTTGTTCCTACTATCAAGCGTAGAGTACGCTGTGAACATACGTGTCCCGTTCTGCTTCGATCCGACTCAGCTCCTCGCTGAGGAAGCCCGCTCGGATGGTGAGCTTCTGAAGCAGTAGTGGTTTCTGGCTTTCGCCAAGGTTCTTGACCCCTTCGAGTTCTCTCCGAAGGGCGTCAATTGCCTCTCCCTTGTCCTTGATACGCTCATCGAAGTGGCTGAGCCGCTTCATGATCTCTATTGCGTCTGGCCGTTCACGAACGGCCAGGTAGACCTGATCGGAGGTCATTGGGCTGTGTAGGGCGTTCATCGTAGGAGCAACCTTACCTGGATACACCACTTCAACCAGATGGTCGAGCACCTTGGTTGAAAAACTTGTGCCCCGAACGTTGTAAGAGCATCAGCTAACCTAAGGGGACCTGGAATGGAACAAGAACTAGCGGTGTATCCCCTGAGCATGAAACGGTTTTCGGTGCTCCTTGTAGAAGACGACCCTACAGTCAGGTCGTCCTTAGCCAGGGCAATCAGATGTAGGTGCAGGTCGGAGGGACTTCAGATCGACCTGGTCTTGGCTGAGGGGGTCACCGAGGCAAAGGAGATTCTGGCCTCACGTCAGGTCTCCTTGATCCTATCCGACATGATGATGCTCGATGGAACCGGGGTAGACCTTCACATCTGGGTCTCAGAGAATCACCCCGAGTATGTCGGTAGATTTATCTTCTGTTCTGGGTACATGGAGGATGGGCTCCTTCAGTATGTTCGCTCTGTTGGAATCCCCTTCATCAGTAAGCCCTTCGGTTCCGATGAGATCCTAGGGGTTTTCAGGAGCACCCTCAAGGCACTAGATGACAAGCTCCGTAAGTCCATCCCAGCTAGACCGACTTCTTCGGATGATGGGCCTTCATCCAGCGGACTTTCAAGACGTAAGGCTTGCGCCTAACGCTGAAGAAGCTGCCAGGCGGTTGGAGAAGTTGAGGGCACGGTTCAGGGCAGGCTTCAAGAAGCTGGCTTTCGACTTGCATCCGGACAGAACGGGCGGGGACCCCCAGAAGACAGAGGACTTCAAGGCCCTCATCCAGCTTCGAGATGGATTCGACAAACTTCGGGTACCTGAGTTCGCCCCTGAGCCTGAGCCTGAGGTCCGGGTCTACTCCTCAACCGTCGTGTTCAACAACTCGTCTCCTCCACCCCCAAAGCGGAAGGTGGTCATCCACTACTATCCTCGATCTGAAGGTGGTCGGGCCACGGTGACGACTGAAGAATCGGCAGGTCGGGTGGCTGGGATGGCCCCAAGAGGTGTCCATACCCCTCATCGTGCCAGGTGAATTTCAGTCTCTCCCCATACCGCTCCCGGACCTGAGCCACCTGACTCAGGCGGAGCTAACTGCTCTCCGGTCTGCCATTGCTGCTGAAAGCAAGGAGGCCCGGAAGACCGCTGTGAAGCTCCTTGGGAAGACCCCCGTGGTCAAGGACCTGTGGATGAAGTCGATGGGATTGCCTACTTCGACCCCACCCGAGGAGCGAGCCCTGGTCATGGACCCCTTCCACCGGGAGTGCCTGAGGTACCCTGAGACCTTCTTGGTTCATGCTTGGGCCAATGCTCTTTGGGTCCTCGACCGGCACATCTGGGACGAGATGGTGAAGCGCTCGAAGGCAGCCGAAGAGGCCAATCCAAAGAAGAAGAAATGACCTGGTGTAAGATAGGTCATGTTCGACAACCTTGATGATGCTGGCCTCCTCAGTGCCCTCGATACCGAACGAAAGCGGTTCACTCAAGCAGATGACGTGAAGATGGCACAGATGGTCGAGGAGTTGATCCGGAGAGGGGTCTACCCCAAGGAGACCATCGAGGGTAACCGCAACTCAGTGATGACCATGGTTGAGGGCTGGGGGGCCTACTGGTACCTTTGGAAGGGGTCCAACCTGAACTGTCCTCATTGTAAGGCTGACCTCAGGGATCTCAAGTGTGGCCCACCCTTCATGCGGGTCATTGGGATCTCCTGTCGGGGGGTGGACCGGGTCACCACCTGGCGTTGCCCAGACTGCAACCAAGAGTGGCCCAGGACCTAGTCCCTACCGACCAGGATCTTGTAGACGGCTAGCCCGTCCTTCTCTGCATACCGGATAGCGTGACCTGTACCTGACCTGTAGTTCCCGTTGAAGAACGCAACCAGGTAGGTCCCACAGTCCACCAGGAACTCGTTCCGCTTCTTGAAGCTGGCCCAACCATCATCCTGGGTGATGGGGTTCCCCAGCTCGATGACTTCGTCGGCCTGGTAGATCCAGTCTCGGGCAGCAGCAGGTTGGTGCGAAGTAGTGTTGGGGACCACTACTACGAGATGGGGTCTCTTCCCCGTTCGGTAGTGAAGGGATGCCTTGAGGGCTTCAGTGTCGGTCCCGAGGGCTCCACCGAAGTAGATGGCATCCACATGGGGCTTCTCTACCAGGATCCTCATGGAGGCCCAGACCTTCTTCTTCGAGATGGGTCCGAGTTCCCGATGACCTGTGATGCTGATGATCGTCCAGTCGAGGCGGTCGGGAGACCTCATAGGTCGTAGACGAAAACCTGAAGGTCACCCAGGGTCTTGATGATGATCCCCTCGATGATCTTCCAGTCCCCTCCGGCGAGGCCGGACCCGATTCGGGGCATGTGGATGGTGGCCCTTCTCCGTCGAGCTTGCTCCCCCACCTTGGTCAGGCAGACCTGCAAGGCTTCGTAGCGGATGGGGGGTCGGTCTGGTTCCTCCAGGGCCAGGCTCTTGTGCTGGGCTGAACCCCGACGCCCATACCCAACCTGGGCGATCATGTTCGCCACCCAAAGGTGGTCAGGCTCGTCCTCGACCAGAACGAGCTGGACCTCACCTAGCTCGAACCCTGCTCCCTCCTTGAACCACTTGCGGTACCTGGACTCAGGAGCCTTCCACCTCTTCGACAGAGCTACAACGAACCCCGCCCCCCAACCACCCGCTGAGTTTACAATGTGGGCGATGATCTTGACCCCATCACCTTGGGGCTTGGTTGCATCTCCCTTGAGATACACGATGGGCATTAATGCGACTCCACCCGAGTTCCTGGGACTCGGCGTTTGGCCTCAGCGCAAGCCGTGAGGGCAATGGCTCGGAATCTCTCCCAGAGCGGCTCATATCTCTCAGCCAGAAGGGGGTCTTCTTGCTTGAAGGTCAGGTACCCAACAATCTCCTCAACGGATCGCCAATCTCCCTGGATGACTTCTTCGATGACCTGCTCCCCGAAGGCCGTGGAGAAGATGCTCACCTTCTTGATGGCTTCCAGCTCCACTGAAAGGGCGATGACCGTCTGAAGCCGGTGCTTGGTTTCACCTCGATCCTGGAGGCACCACGAACGAGAGATCGAAGCCAAGAGGTGGTCTTCGTAAATGGTCCGGAGCTTGTCAAAGAGCCCTTTCATCGGATCCTCTCGAATCTGGTGGGAATACTGAGATCAGGGGGAGTGAAGTAGCCCGGCTTGAAGTGTGGCTTGAGCATGAAGATGGCTGCAAGAACGGACTGGTGACCTCGTTCGGCATCCTCCCAAGTCGGGTAGCGCCACTGAGCCTCGTCCATTGCCCCACCAAAGACCATGGTCTCGAAGAGCAGTGGTTCCTGACTCAGCCGAAACTGGTGGTTGATCCCCATCAAGAACACGGTAGAGACGAGAACCTCCCCCTCATCGTCCTCGAAGCGGTCTTTTCCTACCGCTACGCTTCCGTGGTCCTCTCGACTACTGAGCCAAAGGACGTGTTCCTCTGGGGAAACCGGAACGGCTACCTTTCCTTCGAGTTTGTAGAGACGATCCACCCTAGAAGAATACACCACCTTGACAGGCTGGGGTCGGTGTCTTAGGCTTCAGGAACCATGTTGCATTTCTGGTAGGGTAACCCCCCCTTCACGTAGCTGCGCCGGATTCGTGGTCCGCCGCTCCTTTTCGTTCACCCAGGCCCAAAACCTAGAACGAAACAGGAGATTGAGCGATGAATACCATGATTGTGCAGTTGAAGAAGGCAGTTTGTGAGAAGGCAACCGAGGGTCGAGAGATCCGGAAGCAGATCGAGGCCCTGACGTGGAAAGAGGGCTCTCTGCCCGAGGTCCAGGCGATCCGGTCGAAGCGGGATGCCTCCGGCCATTGTGTGGCAGGGAAGCGGGCGCTCAAGGAGTTCCGTCGTCCTGAGACGGGTCCCGAGCGGTTCGACCTTTGGAACCAGAAGAGGTGGGCGGGCTGGGAGGCCCGGACGGCCCTTCTTGCCTACGGGCTGGTCCGTGGACGTGCCTACAAGACCATCGAAGCCTCGTGTGCCCCTGGCAACGAACCGAGTTCCTACAACATCCTGAAGCTCCTGGAAGGGATTCTTCCATCGGGCAAGGTGACCGAGGCAGTCATCAAGGAGTGGCTCAAGGGTGGACCGGCTCCGGCCCTCATCGAGAAGGAGAAGGCAGCATGAACCCCCTCGATGACGCCAAGGCTCTCCAAGAAGAGGCGGCCAAGAAGCAGGCTGAGGCTGAGCGGTTGCAGAAGCTCTCAGCCTCGGTACCCAACCTTCAGAAGTATGTCGGCCGGTGGAACAAGGTCGTGTACCACTCCCCGGACGCCAACCCTAAGGTGACTCGCTTCGACATGCGCCACAACTGCGGATGTTGCAGCGATAGCCCTCTGGAGGTCTGGCCCTACATGGAGACGGAGCACGGGAACGTCTACAGCTCCCCTCCGTGCTTCCAGGTCGGGGAGCGTTGCTACCTCGGAGGGGACACCCCCTACCCTGGCTGGGAGGACAAGTTGAGGACAGCCGGACTCCCTGAGGACATCATCGGGGCGGTTCGGATGCACTTTGAGAGGTGCAAGCAGGAAGCCTTGGAAGCCGTGGAGGGAGCCTATGACTAGGGTACCCACCTGGAAGAGGATCCGGATCTGGATTGAGCTGTGGAGGCTGGCATGGCTGAAAAGCTCTACCTAGTGACCCGAGAAGACCTCCCTCCAGGTCAGCAAGCCGTCCAGGCTTGCCACGCCATGACGGAGTTCCTGATGGAGCACAAGGACGAGGGTTCGAGGTGGCACTCCACCTCGAATACCCTTGCATTTCTTGCTGTTAGCAATGAAGTCAGTCTCCTCCGACTCGCCTCCAAAGCGAGTCGGAGGGGGTTCCGGTTCTCCTTGTTTCGTGAGCCTGACAGGGGAGATGAGCTTACCGCCATCGCCCTAGAGCCAGGAGCCCGGACTCTCTTGCGGGATCTGAAACTCGCCCTCCCCTCTCCCTGACCTTTCCCTGGGAGCGGGGAGGGTTCTTCGTTCTGGTGTAGGAGGATAACGCTCCTGTAGTCTAGGGGTCCAGGCAGAGGATTCTAAATCCTCGAACGCAGGTTCAAGTCCTGTCAGGAGCGCCTGTCCAGTGTATACTGCTGGTATGACCACGGACAAACGAAAACAGAGTCTCTACTTCCCCGACGCTATGTTGAACGAAATCAAGGATGAGGCGGCCAGATTGGACCGATCCCTCTCCTGGGTCGTTCAGCGTGCCTGGAAGGTTGCTCGTGCCGAGATCCAGAAGATTCCGAGCACCAACCTCGAACCAGAGGACAAAACCGAGAAGTCCTCGGTGTAAAGTCCATCAGATCCCCAGCGTTGGTACAAGCTGGGCTACTGCCTTCAAAGCTCAACGGTCGAGCAGCAGGGTTCTAAACCTTGTGGTTGCGGGTTCGAGTCCCGCTGAGGGCACCCCTACAAGTTCCAGAGAACCGGAGCCCGAGGCCCCACTTGAATCTTGGATTCAAGCCTCTTGAAGTGGTCAATCCCCTCAAGACTATCCCGGTACCGCTTCGGTATTGCACTGAATCCGTAGTAGGTTCCAGCTAGAGCCCCTGTGATAGCTGCTGTGGTGTCAGTGTCACCCCCAGCCCGAACTGCTGCCTGAACGGCCTCTTCGTAGGTCTTCGTGAATACAAATGCTGAGAAGGCGGAGGGGACCGTCTGTACCACATGGGCACTCGTTCCGAACAACTTCATCGCCTCTGGGGCATCCACGTCCCCAGAGTTCTGGTAGAAGACCAGCCGTTGGAGCCTGTCCTTGATCTTGGAATCCTCCAGGTACCCAATGGTCTTGGTTACAAGGTCTTCTACCTTGACCCCATTCAAGAGTAGGGCAACGGCAACAGAAACGGCAGCCGACCCCTCTTCTGCCTCCCTGGAACGGTGGGTGATCCTAGCGTCTATCCGAGCGAACTCGGCCGTTGTGTACAGATCCTCATGGTAGAAGGCTCCAATGGGGGCCGACCGCATGGCAGTCCCATTCCCCTCGGAACCATCGATCCCGCTCTTGCACCAAGGAACCCCACGGTCCAGGTTCTCCAAGGCGGCCTGAGTCGTCTTGCCCATCCCCCGTTTTGCCCCGTTGATGAGCCAATGTCGGTAACGGTCAGCAATGTCACGGGGATAGAAACCACCACAGAGGAAGAGGCTCTCTGTGATGAGCTTAGCCATCATCGTGTCATCGGTCCATTGACCGGGGTTGAGCTGGTGAAACTCACTCGGAAGGTATCGACCATCCCAGGCTAGAAGCTCAGGATCGTCGGACTTCTTGGTCTCGAAGGGCATACCGAGGGCATCACCCACGCCCTCCCCGATCAAAGGTGATGGGTCTTGTACCATGCCTTGATCGGACACCAAAACGAAAGCGACCCACCTCTAGGGGGAGGTAGGTCGCTCAAGTCTTTCCGGAGTTGGGTCGAGAAAGCTCGGGCAGGGTAGTGTGGTTGACTACCCCTGTCAACCTGGATTCAGGAGCGATTTCGAGTGTTCAAACATAACTGACCGACGGCCAGTCTCATTCGTCATCAAAATCCAGTGGTTCGAGGGGGCGGTCATCCTCATCGTAGTCGGGGACATCTGGTTCGTAGCCCTGACCGGCTGAGACCAGTGCCTCGATGGCGGCCTTCCTCTCCTCATCGGTGAGTTGCCCTTCCCAGGGCTCACCATCGAGAAGAACGGCTTCCAGCTCGGCATCCTCAGGTTCGTCAGGGTAGCAATCCTCTGGGGGTCCGTAGAGCTTCCCTGGGGTACCGGGGGTGTAGTAGCCCTCCAGGTTCAGTTCAATCTCCTCGTCATCTCGTTCGACGATGATGGTGGCGGTAACTTGCATGACTCCTCACCGAGGAATGGGGGGTCCGAGTTGGACCCCCCAGGGGTAGTGGTCAGGAACCAGACCGCTTGCGAAGGTTGCGGACGATCCCCTTCCAGATGTTCTCTACACGATCCACATGAGCCTTATCTCCATCCCCTCCCTGACGATGGGCAGCCTCGTGAACCAGAATGCGAAGGGTCTCGTCAGGGTCAACGAGATACTTCTTGGCAACGTACACCTTCCCATCCTTGTACTGACCCATGAGGTCTTCCGAGCGGAAGTCCACCACCTCGACCGTTGCGATCCCCAGGGCCTCAACCTCATTGATGAGGGCTACTGCATCGCTCAGGTTCCCCTTCTCAGGATCGGACAGGTCGCTCCACCCGTAGCGCTTGACCTCTTCCTTGGCGAGCTGGGTCTTGACCGTGAGGGAATCCCCGAGCTTCTTTGCCAGGACGGTCCCCAACTGCTTTGAGACCACGACCCCACGCTTCCCAAGGTGCTCAATGTCGATGGACTCGGCAAGGCTGGTCACCGGGATGGCATCCTCGCCATGCTGGGCCTTGAACTTGGCAGCCAGGTGCTCCACAGCCTTCTCCGGAACTCCGTAGGCTCCGCTGTAGTCCGAGATGGTCTCCACCTCGGTTGAGGCTTCTTCGAGCATCACGTTGAACTGCTCGAACAGGTCCTCCCTCTTGTTCATGGCAGCCAGGAAGATGTTCTTCGTGTGGTACTTGAGGTTCCACGCCTCGACCATCTTGCGGTCCCGGTCCAGCTCAGCGTCCTTCATGTTGTACCCGAAGCTCAGTTCGGGATCCGTCTGGACGAAGATGCCCTTGACGTAGACACGGCCCTTGTACTTCGGCCCGAGAAGCAGGGTACCTTGGTAGGTCTCGACCTGTTCATCCTTCTTGGGCTTGGCGAGGAAGAGGAAGCATTCCCGCATCTTCTCCCAGGCTTCCTTCGTGATTCCGCCAATCTCGACTCGGACTCGGTTCTTGGGCTCCCGGCCCTTCTCGATGTTGAAGGTCAGCACGTCTTCATCGAAGACCTCCGACCGTTCGATGGAGGGGGTCCAGACCTCGCCTCCGTTGCGGATCTTGACCGGGTGTCCTGCCCGAACCAGGGCCAGGATCCCCAACTTGAGCCCCTCTCCGAACTTGCCGATCAGCTCGGAGTTGCCGGTCTTGCTGGTGTGCCCCAGGAGAAGGGCCTTCAGTGGAAGGTTGGCGCCCTCGTTCTCGACCCTGAGGTTGTCGTTGTACCAGTCCACCTTGAGGGGAGCGCTGTGCTCCACCTCAGCATCACGCCCGTTCTGGACGATTTCACGGACGCCTTCGTAGGCGCCCCAGGAAGGAAGGTACGAGGTCTTGATGGTGAGCTGGATCTTAGGCATGGTAGTCTCTCCTTACACCGAGCTAGACGTAGAAGTGGGGGTATTCTGACAGAGGGTTGCGTGAATCTTGTCCGATTCCGCAAACAACCTACGGGCGGCCTCGATGTCACCTTGCTCCACCAGCTCTCGGGCCTGGTCTTGCAACTCGTTCCACCGGTCCTGCTGGGCTTCTTCGTAGGTCTGCATGTTGGTACAACGGGCCACCTCGAAGAATTTCAACCTGCCCCGTCGATTTTTTCTTCGAGCCCCTAGAACCTGGTGTAGTAGCTGAAGTCACACCTCAACTTGGCCCCCTCGGGGGCATTTTTGGTCCGTCCCGTCAGGGCGGACATGGAGGACATCATGGCAAACAAGTCTGCTTTCAAGCAGTCTCACGCCAAGAAGGCGGAGACGAAGAACTACGCTGGCGGCCTCGCCTACTCGATGGAGGCCAAGGCGGCCCTGGCCCAGCTTGCTGTGACCGGGTGCTTCAACAGCACCTATTACACAACGGCTGAGGACCAGCTCGACCAGGTTCTCACCCTGGCACGTCAGACCGACCCGGAGTTCGTGGCGAAGGTTGCGATCTATGCTCGGGAGTCCGGGTTCATGAAGGACATGCCTGCCTCTCTGGTGGCATGGCTCTCCACGGTCGATGCCAAGGTCTGCCGTCAGGCGTTCGGTCGGGTCATCGACAACGGGAAGATGCTGAGGAACTTCGTCCAGATGATCCGGTCTGGGGCGTTCGGTCGGCACAACCTTTCGTCGGCCACGATGAAGAGGATGGTCCACTCCTGGTTCGAGTCTCGGACGGATGACCAGGTGTTCTTCCAGTCGGTCGGGTCCAACCCGTCGATGGGGGACATCGTGAAGCTGGCCCGTGTGGCTCCGAAGACCCTTACCCGGTCGGCCCTCTATGCCCATCTGATTGGCAAGAAGACCGGCAAGTTCGAGGGCAAGGAGTTCGACGTGGCGACTTCCCTCCCGGCCATCGTGGCGTCCTACGAGGCGTACAGGGCCTCTCCGGAGGGTGCTCTCCCGGCAGCCCCCTTCGAGATGCTGACCGGTCTCCAGCTCAAGGCTGAGGACTGGAAGGCCATCGCCCAGAAGGCTACCTGGACTCAGACCTTCAAGAGCCTGAACACCTTCTCCCGCCAGGGGGTCTTCAAGGATCCCAAGATGGTCAAGCTCGTAGCTGAGAAGCTCCGGGACAAGGAGGCGATCAGGAAGGCGAAGGTCTTCCCGTTCCAGATCCTCATGGCCTACAAGGCTGTCACGGATGACTCCATCCGCTACGGTCGAGGCTACGGATTCGGTCGGGCGGCTTCGGCGGAGAAGGCTGAGGACATGCCCAAGAAGATCACGGATGCTCTCCAGGATGCCATGGAAGTGGCGACTGAGAACGTCCCGAGCTTCGAGGGCAAGAACGTGGTCATCTGCCCGGACGTGTCTGGGTCGATGTCGAGTGCCTACATCACGGGTAACCGGAAGGGTGCAACCACGAAGGTCCGGGCCATTGATGCTGCTGCCCTGGTGGCAGCCTCTCTGCTCCGGAAGAACCCGACGGCTCAGGTCATCCCCTTCGAGGGTGATGTGTGCTCGGTGAAGGTGAACGGCAAGGACACCATCATGACGAACGCACAGATCCTCGCCTCCGTTGGGGGTGGATCGACCAACTGTGCGGCTCCTCTCGCCCTGCTCAACAAGAAGAAGGCGAGCGTGGATCTTGTTGTATTCATCTCAGACAACGAGTCCTGGACGGGTCACTACGGGTACTCCCGTGGGACTCAGATGTCGGAGCAGTGGGAGCTTCTCCGGAAGCGCAACCCCAACGCCAAGCTGGTGTGCATCGACCTGACCCCGAACGGAACGACCCAGGCCCCGGATAAGGCGGACACCCTCAACGTCGGGGGCTTCTCCGATACGGTCTTCAAGATCATGGAGGCATTTGTGTCTGGATCCGGCAAGGAGCACTGGGTTGAAGTGATCGAGAAGGTTCAGCTCTAGTTCCAGGGCCTAGGCTCACAAGAGGCTGGTGTGGGAGGATTCCTTTCCCATGCCAGCCTTTTGCTTTGATGCTACCCTTGACTATGGAAGGCTTGTTTTCGCCTTATACCAGGCGCTAGATAGACCCCCGGAGAGACATGGCGTTTTCTCTCGATAACCTCCTCGAAAGTGTCGTACCCGCTATCATCTCGGGGGGTGGGACAGCTCTGTCTACCATCTTCGCTTTCTTCCGTGACCTCAAGAAGAAGGTTGAAGACCTTGAGAAGCGAGTTGGTTCCGTTGACAACAAGTCTGGTTTGGCCTACTCCATCAGTCTAGTTGAGGAGTCTGTTCGTCAGGTTCGCAACCAGATTGAGGGGATGAACAACGGCAGGTGGAACCGCCCATCTACCTTGTCTGGACTTGAGGGTTTCCCCAGTCTCCCCAACCTGGACCAGGCAATCCAACGGATGATGACCGTTGAGCCTCGCCTCCGTGAATTGGAGGAGAGGTGCGAGCGAATCGAAAGCAAGTTCAAGAAGCTGGTGACTGAAGAGGACTTCGAGCAGTCAGATCGGCAGAGAGCAGAGGAGATCGCCACTGTACGGACTACATTGGCCGAGGTGAAGGGTCTACTTCAAGGGCTTCAGTCGGCTTTGGGGCTGATCAAGTCTAGGTGAGCCCCACCTTCAGCTAAATCCTGGGCTTTTCCTGGGGCTTGCGGCACTACTTATGCAGCCCTATACTTAGGAGAAGCCCATGCACCCCGTAGTCAAGCCCAAGTTCTTCAAACGACAGTCCGGCCAAATACGGGCTGTCTGTGCAGAAGTCCAGGCCATACTTGATGCCACAAAGGAGGTTTGTGAGAAGGTCTCAAGTGACCCTCCGCCACCTATTGCGGCTAGACAACGTGACCCAGAAGCAGGCACTTACTGCCTGACATCCGGTCAGGTTGAAGAAGAGCAGGTATTAGTACCTCCTGTGGAAAGAGCACCTGCTCCACGACCTAGGCCCCGTACTCAGTCCAAGCCTGAAATCCAAGCACCCCGAAAAAAGATGGGCAGCTTCTCGAACGAGGGTTGAAGACTCCTGCTGTTCATCCGTTGTAGAGGCATGGGCAAGTTCCTCTACCTCCTACCCTATTCTCTGATCCTTCTGGCGAGTCCCGCTGTAGCAGGCCCAAACTGCCTGGCTGGCGATACCCAGAAGGGTCCAAACTGCGTACACGAATGGATAGCCCCAGCCTCGGCATCGTCCGACTACGCTGAGGAGATCCCTTGGAGCACGGTGTATCGCCCTCAGGGTAGAGGCCAGAAGGTAGTCTGGGGCGAGCTTCCTGGACGAGTCATTGAGTCCAGCCCTAGGCACATCCGGATTGTCCTAGACTTGGTGACCCGAGAAGGGGACCGGATTCACATCGACTCTGTGTACACCTGGGATGGGCAACGGTACTCACCCACCAAGCGGTGAAACCCTTTTGGAACTCAGGTAGTGGTCCATGAGCCTAGATGCAAACGAAATCATCGTGAACCTGTGGCAGGGTTCCAGACCCCCAACCGGAAGCGCCTTGAGAGACCTTGGGTTCAAGGTCTTGGTGCTATGTGCTCAGGAGTGGCAGCCAGCAGCACATCAGTTTCAGGGGGTTCGAGTGATTTACGCCCCGAACGATGATGATCCGACTCGGATGCCAACTAGAGAGGAGCTGCTCATCGCAGTCCGGGCAGCTCGGGATGTGGCTCAGGCCGTGAGGGACGGTCAGAAGGTCCTGGTCACTTGCTGGCAGGGGTGGAACCGTTCGGGCCTAGTGAGCGCCCTGGCCCTCTACCTACTGACGGGATCTTCTGGGGTGGAGTGCCGACTCCAGGTCCAGTTGAGACGAGACCACGCCCTGGTGAACCGGGGCTTCCAGAGGGCACTTGATTCTCTATCCCCAATAGCCGTCGAAAGACCGAGCTTTTTCCGTCTATCGCCAGTGACAGCCGCGTGATCTTGAGATACTTCTGAGCAAGAAGTCCGAGGGTCCTGGCAGCCTGTTCCTCCTTGGACCGCTCCTTTGACCTGTTGAACTGAAGCCGGAGGTCATCTCCGTGGGGGATGGCTTTCAGGAGTTCTGGGGGTACCGAACGGAACCTTCCGGTCTGTAGGTACAGCCGGATTCGGAGGTCTACATCTTCGTGGCCGTACTCCCAGAACCGGGGGTCATACCCACCCACCTGGAAGAACCGGTAGACTGGAACGGCCAATGCCCCCATCAGGTCCGGTGCTGAGGGGCTTATGAAGAGGCAGGAGTCCTGGTCCAACCTGGGCTCAATGAAGCTCCAGAAGCCTTCCTGGACCAGGCTGTCGGCATCCAGGAATACCAGGTGGGTTGCCCCCTCGGAGGTTGCCCTCCTAGCCCCCTGGTTCCTAGCCACGGGGGCACTCCAGGTAGGCATCCGAACCCTCTCAACAAGGACCCTGTGGTTGCTCAAGGATATGGCCCAGTTACCGGTCCCCTCAGGGCACTCCGCATCGACCACCACAATGGGTGCAGGGGTACGTTCAAGCATCAAAGGAAGGCTCTGCTTCAGGTGAGCGAGCCTTCCTTTGCAGGTTGTGATGATAACCGGCTTAGCCAATAGGGACAATCTCGGTGAGGACTACACCAGTGTATATGATGTAGTTTACCACCAAGCTAGGTTGCATGTTTTCATGGGCTCCACCAGCTTCAGCATCAGTTCCGTCGATACTAATTCCAGTGTAACCATACGCACTGGAGGTGGAGAGGTATGCTGATTCATTGGTTCCACCGGCTGTAGTTGAGCTAACGGATAGACTTGTCGAGGATGTTGTGAAGGATACGGAACCGGACCCGCCGACCTCGGACCCACCCTGAACGTAGGCAGTTCCAGTTGACCCTGAGTTGTAGGCGTCAACCGCTACAGTATGGCTGTGGGGGTTGGGGCTGATGTTGTGGTAGTGCGAAGCCCCTGTAAACTCGTGGGTGTGGGAACCAAGATCGACTTCGTGATCGTGCCCATAGTCCTGGATGGTGTGGCTATGGTAGGGCAGACCCGAGGTGTAGGCCGTGAGGGTCACTGACTCCACACCAACTTGGTCTCCCATATATCGACTTATGGTGAACTCCCCATCCTCCCGAGTTCCAGCCCCAACCAAGGTTCGCCCTCGGGCATCTGGAACATTGAATGTACTTACCCCGTCTCCTTCACCAAAGGGGTATCCTTGGGTGAAGTAGAGGCCATTCAGTACAGCATAGGTGCTCCGATCCAACTCTTGTCCGTCACAGATCACCCACCCTGGAGGTGGTTCAGCTCCAGTCCAAGCCCTGATCTCACCTACGAGAAGACCTGGAGAGAGCATGAGTTTGAAGTCCACCCCAGTGAAGGTGAGGACTTTGCCGATATCATAAATGCTCGGGTTTGATGGAACCTGATACCCAGCAAGGGAATCAACACCACCTACGGTGAAGAAGCTCCCCACCCCAACTCGCAGCCCCATTCCAGTGAAGTCGAAGGTGGAAACCTCATCGAACCCCTCCAATGAGACCCACCCAGACTCAGCACTGGTCATTTGGAAGTCGAGAGCCTCAGACCCGGAGGGCAAAAACAACTTGGGGTTGGGGTTGTAGGGGGAGAATTCTTGAATCCCTCCGAAGTAAGCGTAACCACTGATACTGCTGCCCCCATAGCCGTTCAAGGTCAGAACGTAGTCACGGGTAGAGTCGTCCCCATCCATGGCTGTTACCCTGGATGGGTTGTCCCCACTAGGAAGGGCATACTCAACTCCGGGTGTTGTAGACCCACTAGAGAATTGGTAGAGGTAGTCTCGGCCAACCATGTATACATTGTTAGTAGTGACCGCTACATCAAGAAGAGGGTCAGTCCTGCTATGACCACCTACCTGAATCTGGGTTCCCGTTTGAGAGTCCACATCGATTTGGTAGGCGCAGGCTAGGTGAACCCCATCCCAAATAAGATACCCGGCGAGCCAGATGTAGCTTCCGTTGGGTTCCGCCATCATTGCCGCTGGACTGGGGATAAAGTCGCCATCATAGTCATAGGTGATGGTTGTGACCTCGACACCGGTCACCGGATTCAACATTGCTGCATAACTTACCCCATCCACGACCCTAATGTTGACCCAAAGCTGGCCGTCCCCATCTACCGCTAGTCCCGTACACAGGAAATCCAGGGGGCGCTCTACAAATGGAACAGCTTCGATTGGGGTTGCACCAAGGTCAATCTTCCAAACCCTACCTTCTCCGAAGTTGTCAGACCCAGCAACCCAGACACAGTTGTTCACCCCATCATAGAGAATGTCTTTGAGTTCAGCGTTGGCATTCGTGGTCACAGGGTAGAACTGGTTCACACGGTCTACCCCACCATTCTCTGAGAAGGTCAGGGTGACGTGAACAACACCCTTTCCGTTCTTCAGGAGTACCCACCACTCACTCCAATCCACAACGGAGATGATGCTAGGCTCGACCTGTGCAGAACCCTTGATTACCGCCATGCCGGACACATTCCCAGCCAGGTCTGTTGGAGGAGTTCTGTCCCTGGATCGGTAAATCTTGAGCCCATCCGGGATGATCGGGGACTTCTGAATCCCGTTTACTACTGGGTCTGGATAGGTTCCTGTGAGATCCCCCCCTGCCTCACCTGGGGACCCAACAGACTCAAACACGAAGCTGTTCCCACGGAAGACTGGGACAGTCCCCTGTCCCTCAGCTTGGCTATTGAACGGGTGAATGGGGTACCCAGCCAGGTGCATATCTGGGCCAAACTGAAGTGCCCCTCCCATTGGGTACTGGAACCAGTTGAGTTCCCCATCAACCTCACCAAGAGCCCCAACATACTCAGCAGAACGATAAGTTACCAGAAGCTCCGACCCAAGATTGAAAGCAATATGTCCTGGATTTGAACCGTATGGAGCCAGGACTGTTTGCCCCAGAGAGGGGTCGTTCGGGGACTCTGTATTGTACAGGTCATCTATCCGAAGGAGCTGGTAGCAGTTTCGGGAGGTTGGCCCTGGGGTACATAGAACCCAAGCCGTGGGCGTGTTCTCTGGGAGGCGAGATGCAACCCCAATCGGATTGGTGAAAGGTGGGAAACTGAAAGATCGGGTCAGCTCAAACCCGTCAGTGGTACTAATAAACTCTACCCCACCACTTCCTCGGTTGTCACGTTGCCCGTTGGCAACAACTGTAAGGGTATACTCGCCCCCAAACCCAAGGTTAACCTGGATGTCAGTGACATCTGTTGACCCACCTGTTTCGACAATGTGGGAGTCCCAGGTAGTTCCATCGTAGGAGTACACAACCCCTGTGTATGCGTCCCCAAGCTCAGGGATCTCCCCATAGTATGTTCCACCGAAGTAGACTTTCGTCTCTCTTTCATCACTCGCACATTGGATGTCTGACATCCCCTCAGGGAAGTCGATAATGGCACCTATTGTCTCAACTTGTGAGTCAAAAGGAATGAGCCTCTTGATATTTTGAGTCCCATCTACGAACAATAGCCAGACAAGCTCCAAATCTTGGGATGAAGCCACTTTGAGGAGCTGTGACCCACCCTCTGGTAGTGAAGGAGTGATGTCATACTCAAACACTTCGTGGTCAGACAGTGTCACGCACCAGAGGAGCTGTTGTACTGGATTGGTTCCCTCTCGATACCCAATGACCCAAAGGTAATCCCTTCCATCGTAAGTGGCATCAACGATAGTGGCCTCTTCTTCTGGGTCAGGGGTTCCATCTCCCAGGGGGGGTCCAAGAAAGTCTAAAACCTCCCTGCTTTCAAGAGTATCTGGGCTGTCACTCCAGGACAAGAATACAATGCTCTTGCGTCGGAGAACCGCAAGTCTCCAAGGCTGTAAGGGTACTACCTTGAAGGGCCAGGTTGACCCTTCTGTGTGCTGAAGCAGGTCCCCTGCCTTGGTCAAGGGTTGGAGATCCTTGTAGGGGTTCACTCCTTCCCAGGTAGAGGCGTCAATGATACCCTGACCGAGAACCCCAACTACGGTTTGCTTCGTGGATCCACCTGAGAGGTCTCCCCCAGCAGTGAACCCGCCACCTGAGCTGAAGGGATTCCAGGTGAGGAGGTCGCTCCCGAGTTGCCACATGGAGCCTTCTTCCTCGGCCCACACGAGCATCCCAGCTTTTCGGCTGACAGAAGCGATAGCATCTCTTTCTGCGATGTTAGCTACAGCTCGGAATCCGCCCTTGGTGCTTGTGTCCTCAACGAGTGGAAAAGACCCGAGAGGGACGAGAATGTCTGTTAGTCCGATAGGCATGTCAGGTCACCACAAAGGCGAGGTTGGTTCCAGTGAGGAGATTGGTGCTCTCATAAACGTAGTACGTCCGAGTCACACCATTGATGTTGGTGAGTTGGATCTCGACGGGTTCATTGAAGGCAGCGGGGAACCCGTTCAAGGTGAAGGTTGCGGCTCCATACGCCTTGGGGTAAGCGTAGTAGACCTTTTGGTCGCTTGGACTCACCGTAATGACCCGATTCCTTGAGGTAGCAAGGGTCGTCCCAGCAAGTGCCTTCACATCTTCTTCAGTGAGGGCCTCAGCCTCTCCCACCCCATACCAAATGTCACTGGTCCAAGTGACAGTCCAAGAGGCTGTCTTGACACTCCCCTTCGAGGCAGTAAGGGTGGCTGTCATCGTTGGGTCTGTTCCCAGATCGGTTCCGAACCGTTGGGCAGATCCACCTAGGCCCCAACTGGTATATGACCCAAGATTAGACCAGGACCCAGGGTTCACATCACCACCAGTGGTACTCCCCCCGAAAGAATTCGCCACTGAGGCAGAGTTTGGAGGGCCAGAAGTATAGGTCGAGGAAGCCGTGACCGAGCTGATGCTGTCCCCTCTTCGGTAGAGAGTGGTTCCACCATTGGGGGCGGTCTTCGAGAAAGAGGCAATGGCAAAGGCCGGAAGAATCATCTCCTGAGTCAGTCGAGCAAAGACCGGGCTCCCACCTGGGTCCTCCATCAAGACGGCGTATTGCTCTCCGGAGACTGGTGGAAGCCCACCACCACCACCACCACCACCAGAACGAATGAAGGTGTTGATCGTAGTGGCCCACCCAAAGTCGGGATCTCCCTCGAAACGTTCACCCACGGCTGCCACTCGAAAGCCGTCAGTAGTCAGGGTGTAGATCCCGAAGTTTGAGACCAGGCCCGCCCCACCACCGTTGACCATCGAACGGAAGATGATTGCCCGACCAATGCCAACTCCGGCAGGCATTGTGAAGGTCACCTCTGAGGTTGGGTCGGAGACCACATGGGTCTCTGGGTCCACTCCGGAGAGGGCCGGAGCAATACCTGTGACCTCATCCACCCCAAACGCCTGAAGTGTCCACTGTGACACTTCATCGGAACTTACCAGTCTCAAATAGATGGTGTTCCCAGGGGTAACATTGATCCCGGCTGTGGGGGTAGTCCAGCTTCCCCCTACCCCGTCTTTGACTTGAACCGTTGGTGAGGCAGCCATGACTACTCCTTGCAGGTCTCGGGAGCCTTCTTGCGATACTCCTCGACCTTGTCACAGCTCGGAACGAGCATGACGCATCGAGGGTTCATGAAGGCACCACGATCTTGAGAGACCTTGCAGAACTCCTCACAGGTCTCGTTCGGGACATCCACTGGGCCAGGCTTGTCCGAGTTGTAGACCGGGGTCCCTTCCTCGCAACCAAGCCCACCCTTGTCTTTGGGGCCTAGGTGAGCACACATCTTCCCACACAGGTCTGTGTCCGGGGGCTTGATGGGGGCGGGGCTCGGGGCCTCACGATCCCCCTGGTGTGGGCACCCAACGAGGAACAGTCCGATCAGGATGGTGAAGAGGCTGATGTGTCTCATGCTATGCTCCGAGTTGAAAGGTAGCTTAGTGAGATGGGAGCCGATCCACGGAGATCGGCATTTGTTGACCACCTTCTGGACCAAGTGTGAGAAAGGTCAACCCATCCGTGGACATAATGAAGGGTCCCGGCAGAACAGCTACCACCCCCTGGAGTTCCGAGACAGATGCCGCTCGAAAGTAGCGTTGTGACCATTTCTTGAAGAAGACTCGCATCGGGATGAAGGTTTCGCCAGAGTTTACCGACTCTTGCAGTTGAGCATCCAGCTCTTCTTTGGTCAGGATGATGTTGGTGATCATGCGGTCTCCCAGCTCACAACAATGTCAGTTCGGTAGAGTTCAGCGTTAGCACCGGCTGCATCGACATAAGCGACCACCTCGAACAGTCCAGAGGTGACTGCTGGTGCCAGGGTATTGATCCAAGAAGTCAGTTCGGTGAGTTCCACGTCAAAGGTTGAGACTGGGCCACCTACATAGCCTCCAACGGTTGTGATTGTCTGGGTGGCACTGGCAAGATATCCAACAGCCCCAGAAGCCCCATTGCAGTCGTATACCTTGATCGTGAGGGTCCCCGTAGCGGTACAGTGCCCCTCTCCTCGGAAGCGGACCCGACGGTAGCGACGGCCCTTCTTGGCGATCTTGTGGGATTGAGTGGATTCGTTTGATGGGTGAACCAGACGAGCAAAGCCAACCACCTGAGGGCTCGTGTTCACTATGCCCCTTACTACCCCGCTGGTGGCCTGGGCATACTCGTTGGAGGTTCCTCCTCCAAGCTCTACATCGAGGGGTCTGTCGAGCCAGGAGATCGAGTTGAACGCCTGGTTTCCACCCATGTTGGTACAGGTGAACTGAAGAGTTGTACCACCCCCAACCCAGAAGGCCATAACCCCAGGGGCTATAGCAATCATGTTGCTTCTCACTGGAGAGTAATCCGGGGTTCCGAGCCAGGTCATCGAAGCGGGATCGAAGTGCCCAATATCATCGGTGGTGCTCCTGAACCACACGGTCTCTCCATCCCATACCATCCGGCTCCAGTCAGCATTGAGCGATCCACCATACAAACCGAATCGAACGTCGGCCCCATTGGCAGCCAATGTTGCATCAACAACCATTCTCCTTGGGTCAATACGATAGAATGCGTTGTTTGCAACGCTCATCACAATGATGTTCTGCCCATCAAAGATGATGTCCCTTGGGTCGTTGATGTAGATGTCACCGATTGCAACGATTGTGGCTGCATCAGACCCAACCTCCATCTTGTACACACGGTCACCAGCCGTATCACAGACCCAAATGTTCTCCTCAGCGTCGGCACAAATAGCAGTTGGTTGGAGTCCTGGGAACTGCCATGCCCCATAGCACACACCACCATTCCAGTCATACAGGTAGATGGTGTTCTCATTGGGGGCAGTGACCATAATCTGCCCGAATTTATGAGAAGAGTTCTGCCCCTTCATTGAAACAGCAATGCGACCTCCGAGGAAACCATCCGTGGTGTTGGGGCAGCACTTTGTGTAGAAAGGGTTCCCTGTAACCGGGTTGGTCATCGACCGGTAGATGTTCATCAAGTAGAAGCCGTTTGGCTGAACTCCTGCTATAAAGTTCCCACCGACCCAGTCTGTGTGAGCAACCAGGTCAGTACAGTTCATCCCCGGTAGGTTGCCATTGAGTGGGATGTCTGCATCACCTACCGCCGAAAACTGAGCCCACTTACGGGATGTTCCTTCGTTGATGTTGTAAGACCAGAGCCAACCATCCTCCCCGTTCCAGGTTCCTGTGAAAAAGACCTCGTCCCCTAGAAGGCAAGAGGCCATCGCTGCTGGGATGTTGGAGGGTCCGACTGCTGGGCTTGTGATCGAGTCTGAGGTAAGGCTGCGAATGACTGGGCTTGCCCCAATATTTCTGCCTACATAGTATTGAAATCCCTCGGACCAGGAACGCCCTCCTGTCAAATTGGTCCGCCTATAGGGGACAGCTCTAGCGCCCGAGGAGTTGTCAGCCCTAGCAAACTTCAGGGGTAGGTCAGTTGGGGAGTATGCGGTCCCATTGAAAACTAGGCCCTGACCTAGGCTTGGACCAGCATAAACTGGGGTTCCCTGGATAGAGGTTGCATCAACCCCTCCAGGGGTTGCGTTGCGAATCAGCTTGTTGACTAGACGGGTCCACCCGAACTCGGAATCCCCTTCATGAGTCATCCCCACGAAACCGACACGGTCTCCGTTCATAGTCAAGGTGAAGACTGCAAACTTAGAGATGTGGGATGGATCAGTTCCATCAACCCTGGAGTGGAATCCGAAGGCCCGGCCATCAGCATCCTCCATTGTGAAGGTAACCTCGGTCGTGGGACTCAAGACCAGATGCGTCCCTGGGTTCACATCCGACAGGGTGGGGGTGATTGATTCCTCATCAGTTCCTAGGGATCTGAGGTACCAAGAGCTAACCCCCGTAGCATCCTTGAGCCGAATGGAGATGATGTTTCCAGGTGTGACATCAACCCCATCCAGGGTCTCCTGCCAGGAACCCGAGCCGTCCTTGACCTGCACAGTGGAGAAGATGCTCATCCTACCGAGGTTATGGGATGAGTTCTTTATCCACGGCCTCGGTAGCTGGGATCGATAAACCTTCTACGTGAAGGGCCTCGGTAGAGGAAGCACCATGGAGATCAAGCTAGGCTACCGTCGGGACCCCATCGAAGGTGTCAAGAACGACTTCGACTTCAAGACCCAGCTCAAGCCCTTCCTGATCAGCACCTCTGACGGGGACATTGACCTGAGCCCTTTCGCAACTGAGTCAAATCAGTACAACATCGGCTCATGTGCCGGGAATGCTACAGCAGATTCGGTGGAGGTAGTGAGCGCCATCGACGAAGCCGACAAGGCTGCTGCCGAAGGCAGGGCTCCACGCCCCCCGGTTCAGTTGTCACGCCTCTTTGTCTACTCGATGGCCCGGTCCCTCATGGATGACGACGGAGACGGCCAGGGGGACATCAACAAGGACGACGGGACCTTCATTCGACTGTGCTTCGAGGTCCTCAGTCGCTTCGGGATCTGTGACGAGAAGGTATGGCCTTACGACACGAGCAAGGTCTTCGTCTCCCCGAGCATCAAGGCCATGCGTCAGGCTACCGGGCACAAGATCCACAGCTACTACCGCATCAGGGAGACAGGGGACGACCGGCTCACCGAGATTGTGTCAGCCCTCCAAGCTAGGCATCCCGTGGTCTTTGGGACCTTGGTGAATCAGGCGTTCACTGAGTCGAGTGGACCTTCCACGATTGACCGCCCAACAGGGGCGACCATGGGTGGTCACGCCATGATGATCGTTGGCTATGTCAACGGACTCTTCAAGGTGAAGAACTCATGGGGTAAGGGCTGGCGTGATGGGGGCTACTGCTTCCTCACCCCTGAGTATCTGACTTGGGACAAGACCTGGGACATCTGGGTCCCGACCTCCGGCACTGTTTTTGGTAGGCGCTGATGAACCACCTCACCCTTGAGCAACTGGCTGTTCGAGTAGCCACCCGGTACTTGGAGGCCAGGATCTCCCCTCAGCAGAGGCGGAAGGAACTTCGGGAAGAGAAGAACGACTTCACCGAGAAGAACATCCCTCCAGAGCACCTAGCCCTTTGGCGAAAGGTCAAGAACCAGTTCAAAGGAACTCCTGACCAAAGAGCCGAACGGTTCATGGAGTACGTCGAGGAGCACCCAGGAGAGAGTGAGCGAGTGCTCCAAGAGAATGCGGACAAGTACGTGTCCAAGATGCTCCGGGAGCAGGACAAGGAGTACCGTGAGCAGCGGAAGAAAGAGAAGGAGTGCGAGAAGATCCAGGACAAGTACGAGACTGCTTGGTACAAGGAGCAGGAGCGGGCGACCAGGGAGAAGCACAAGCTCAACCAACTGAAAGAGATGGCAGACGCCTGTCTCAAGAATTGCCCAACCTGCAACTGGGGGGACGCTGGGAAGAGCACCTACGATGATGAGGTTCCCTTCGCTTGCGCTGCTTCTGTAAAGCGGGCCTCCTTCTTCAACGTGGGGGACATCATCCTCTACGGCAAGTACAAGAACAAGAAGGGCCGTGTTGTCAGCTTCGGATCGGACAAACATGGGAACCCAACTGTCGAGATCGAGCCGATCCCCAAGGGTAGGAAGCAGAACAAGGTGTTTGGCCTCTACAAGATTTGGCACGTTCCAGCGGATCCCAAGGTGGCCTCGGAGGTCCTTCTTGTGAACAATGTGGTCGCTCGGTTCCTGGGCGACGAAACTGAATGAAGCTCTTGTAAGGGGGCTTGACCTGTTCCCCTGTTTGGAGGTCAAGAGATGGGACAGTTGTCGAGCGCCGGGCTCCACCTCATTGTTGATGGCTACGTGGAAGACCCCTCTGTTTTCACAAGAGAAACGATTGAAGCGTTGCTCGCTCAGATCGTCTCGGCTCTTGACATGAAGGCCCTGGACCTGCCCCACGTCTACGAAGTTCCAGTAGACCCGGAGGTACTTCGCCGGGTTCAAGAGACAGGGAAGTTCGAGGATGAGGGTGGGATCACAGCCATCTGTGTGATCTCCACCAGTCACCTGAGCATCCATTGCTGGCCCCTTCAGAAGTTCTTCAGCCTGGATGCGTTCTCCTGCAAGAACTTCAACGCTGACCTGGCCTACAGCATCATCAAGGAGATGCTCCGGGTCGAGAAGGCCAACGTGACCGTGGTCCAGCGAAGGCGTCCCACCTAGCCCGCTGGGAGGGGATCTGGCATCAAGTCCAATCTGACTGCCAAGATGGTCCTTCGGCCCTCTCTGAGGGCTTTCACGAGCCGATGGCACCCATCTGCTATACAACCTCTTGGGGTCAGGATGATGGGGTAGCTCAGGTCCGCATCCCGGACCCGGTCCCCATGCTCCAGGATCTCCCGAACGGACAAGGGACCATCGGCCCAGCAATGGCTATCGAGTAGGCAATCCAGGTCAGCAATCTCGGATAGGGGCATCTCAACTGGGGCGTAGTCGGAAGCAGCCTTCCACAGATCGACCACGTCCCAGGTATGCTCCCCGTCCGAGTAGGTGTGCTGGTGGTTGGAGGTGTCCATCACCGCTTCTTCGTCTTACTTTCTCGCCTCCGCTCTCGGAGGGCAGCTTTGATGTGCTTCATAGCCTTTGCCATCTCGAAGCTCGGGATGGCCTTGTGGATGGTCTTGCCATCCAGGTGGTCCATCTCGTGCTGGACCACCACACCAAGGCGTCCACGGGCTTCCATGACCTGCCTGTAGCCATTCATATCGAGGAACGACACCTTGACCGCCCGGTAGCGTTCGACCTTCCCAGAGGCCCCTGGGAAGGACAGACAGCCCTCTTCCGAGGTGTGCCTCCCGAAGCCATCCAGGTCCTCGACGGGCTCAATCTCTGGGTTGATGAAGATGTGAGGGTCCGAGTTGTTGGTCCCCGTGACCCAGTTCACGTCTGCCACGAAGACCCGGATGAGCTTCCCTACCTGGGGGGCAGCTAGCCCGATCCCGCCCTCGACCATCATGGTCAGGAGCATATCCTTGGCGAGCTGCCGAACAGCATCGTTGACCTCGAAAACAGGGGCACAGACCTTGTTCAGAATCTCATCCGGGAAGAACCGGATGGGGAGTCGGTTGACCTTGCCCGAGTCGTGATGCTCATGCTGGGAGCAATCATGCCCGAGATGCTCCTCAGATGCTCCCGCCATGCAGAAAGAAGCTAGGGTTGGGTTGACGTGTCGGAAGTTCATTTGTCCTCGAACTGCTCGTAGGAGTGCGAAGCTACTGCACCCTTGGCCGTGTCACCCTTGTAGTGCCCATCGTAGAGGGTGACCTCTCCCATGATGGTATGAAACCGAACCTGGCAAATCCGCTGCCGAGCGTAGACCTTGACTGGGTGAAGGGCCATGACCTCAAGGGTGTAACAACCATCAAAGCCTGGATCGATATACCCCGCCGTGACGTGAACAGCGATGAAGAGTCTTCCGATGCTCGACTTTCCGTCCACCACGGGCACAAAATGGTCGGTCCTCACACGCTCGTGAGTGTGCATCAAGTATCCGACCCCAGGCTTCAGAAGCCAACCCTCATCCTTGATCTTGAACGACTTGGTTGGGTTGGGTTTCTTCGAGTCCAGATAGTGAGTTCCTGGGTGAATCCCGGTCAACGGTTGAATGTGCCTGCCATCAAAGGTACCCGGAGCAGAGACCTCCTCATGGAGGTAGTTCACGTCTTCGTAGACCCTGACTTCTTCTCCGAGAGTCAGGTCATACGATACCGGGTTCAGTTGGGCCGGTGTGAAGGGGTCGATGAAGATGGCCCCCTCACGAACGGCCTTCTGAATCGCCCTACCCGACAAGACTCCGTGTGTCATGGGCCTTCAATACACCAAGGTCGGTTCAGAGAAACCTCAGAGGGGGTGGGTCTCGAAAACCTCATGCCTCGGAGTCGTGTGGTTTTCGATAGGTGAGTGTAGGTCTGAGTGCTACTGAAAGTGAGCTTTCGTCTGGGTCATGGTTGAAGAAAAGCCCCCCGATTCGTTGTACTTGAGGATGAACATCGCTTCCCTGACGATTCCCCAGGTCCGGGTGCTCCTCAACCGAGAGGGGCTGCCTTCGGACATCGAGACTGCAAGCCGGGTAAGGCAGGCAGCTCGAACGGGGAAGCTGGTCTGGAGCAAGGACCAAGTGACCATCAATGGGAGGCGACTCAGCCCTCTGGAGAGCACACATGACCCAGTTCGCACCTATGACCAAGCGAGTCCCCGAGGGTAAGAAGGGGCTTGCCACAATCAAGCACCTCACGATCACCAAGAAGGACGAAGACTTCATGCGCCTTCGGGCGGTCATCACTGGGGGCCGGGAGATCCCGACGCCAGCCGGGGACTACTGCCAGCTCTTCGTGGGAAGCACGCTCATGATGAGCGACACCACGATGGAGAAGATGTCGAACCGGGAGGTGGTCCGGCAGTCCAGAGGCCACGTCTTCATCGCTGGCCTGGGCATCGGGATGATCCTGGTCCCCATCCTCGCCAAGACCGAGGTCACGAAGGTCACCGTGGTTGAGAAGTACCAGGACGTGATCGACCTGGTTGCCCCGAACTTCGAGGACCCCCGCCTCGATCTGGTTCAGGCGGACATCTTCGAGTACGCACCCCCTGCCAAGACGAAGTACGAGACCATCTACTTCGATATCTGGCCCGAGATCAGTGGGGACAACTTGGAGGAGATGAAGCGTCTCGAAACCAAGTTCCGACGCTTCAAGGCCAAGGGTGGCTGGATGGACTCCTGGGCCAAGTCCGGGTGCCGCTACCGCTGGTGACTACCGCTTCTTGAAGCGTAGGTCCACCAGCATCAGGACCCCGAGAATCACGGTCACACCCAGGTTGAGTCCAGACCAGATTCCGAAGTCGTGCCAGCTAACAGCCCCTCGGATCCGCAGAAAGATCCCCAGGGCTAAGGCAATGGCCGAAAAGGTGAAGAGGGCATGGATGACGATGGCTGCAACCCTTGGCATGGGTACCTACCTCTTAGGCTGAGGGGGCAGCTCGACCAATTCCCAGGTCCATCAGGGCGTGTAGGAAAAGGGTGGAGAGAGTGTCGTCAGACTCCTTCCAGGGAAGTTGAATGACGAGCTTTCTCGACTTGGCAAACCCATCAGTGAGCTTCTGAAGGGCCTGACGAACGGTCAGTGGACTTGGAGCCTCAGCCATCTCCAAGATCATCTCTGCTGGAGAACCCCTGTAAATACGATAACTCCCGCTTGGGATCCAGATGGCCCTAGGGAGGGGGTCAGTCAACTTTGCGTTGCAATAGGTGTCGTTCATGCGACTTCAGTTCTTGGTGACCTTGTCAGGGCCAACTTCTTCTTTCCGACGCTATTTTTCACGGCTTTCCAAGTGGGTGCTACCCCAGTAGAGGCTATGGTCACGATCTGCCTCGAAGCACCAACAGCGTCGATGGTTACGCTGGTAACCCTAAATTCCCCGTTCACACGAAGCTCCTCAGTCCTACCTCCGTGCTTCCTTCTAAGAGTGATGCACAAGTTGATTCGGGTACCAATCGGAAGAGGGGCCGGAAGCTCGATGCGGACAGAGGGGGACTCCTTCAGATCCTCGAACTTTACAATGCTAGGGCAAGTCATCTGAAGGCTTCTCCTCTATGGTTGGCGGTAGAAGAACTCTAGTCGATCTACCCCGGAAGCGGGTCGCTGAAGCTCCTGTTCGGTCCTGGTGTAGACCGAACTTGCCAATGCGACCCATGGTTCAGTCACCTGTCTCTGTGCCCCCCTCGGGGGGACGAGGACCCCAGAAGCTCACTGGGATCCCCTCGAAAGACTTCCATGCCTTGGCTCTGGTTGGGTCGCTCCTCTCTTCGAGGACCACCGGAGAATCGTCCCCATCAACCTCAGAGGGTTTCTCCTCTGAGGGCCAGCCTTCGGCTGGTGCTCGGTCATCTGGGAGTGAGCTACGGATCCCCAGAGGCAACCTTGGTGGGAGAGAGAACGTTGGGGGGCAACCCAACGTCACCTCTTTAGGCGAAGTAGTCCCAACAGAGGTCTTTGCTCCAATGATCCCTCAGAGGGTTCATGTATCACCTTGTACGGTGATGTATGTCTCCATCAGTATGGATCATGATCTCTGTTATAGGATAGGTAGTTCTATCGAACTACCTATCCGAATTCGTGGCGAAGCCAAGGATCCAACAACCAGTACATCCACCAACACCAGTAATTTCAACCCCAACCTCACAACCAATGGAACCGTAACCATCCCCACTACCACCCCCAGTAGTAGTAGAGATGCCGCTGCTGCCTGAGACGAGACTGAGACCGAGGGACTGAAGTAGGACAAGAAGGATGAGCCTAAGGGGAGGACCCTCTTAGGGTAGGGTGAGATTTGCTCTGGATGAGCTGTCCTCTGGTGTTGATCCGGAGGGAAGCCTCATGTGGAATGAACCTCAGTCCGGGGAGACCCTTGTCCATGAATATCCGAGCACGCAAGGAGATCCCCCTATCGGACCAGGGGAAGTGCTCCTCTGTGTCAACTTGCTCCTCCTCGGGGGGATCAGCCTGTTCCTCTGGGCCGCCTCCAAAAGAGGACGGGGGGAGCTGGGCGATCATCGACCTGAGGACCGGTCGGCCTTACCTTCAGATCACCTGGACCGAAGAGCAAGCTCGTTGGGAGCTAGCCGAGCTTCTCCACCCCTATCCAGAGGGACATGAGTGGAGGACCAGGTTGGTGGTGCGGGAGTGGAAGAAGAGCCTCAGGAAGGGGGGCTCTGTGGACTGGGACGCCAAGCTAGCGTCGATGGGCTTCTCTCGTGAAGAAGGAGACGGCGTAGGTCCAGCAAATCGAAGGGTTGGTTGAGGTCCCGAACTGGGCACCCACCTCGTTGGCCCGCTCGAAGAACTTCTTGGCCTCTACAGGTCGGTCCTTGACCAGCATCTCCAGGGCCTTCGCCCAGAAGTTCAGGCTCAGCGTCTCGACGGCCCCATCGTCCTCTTCGGGCTCCGAGAAGTGCATCTGGTCGATGACCTGAAGCACCTCCTTGGAGCCGGAGCGGATCCAGTTGGCCCACCCGAGGGCCAGGGCCTCGAAGGTCTTCCTAGCCCAACGCCTCTCTGTCGGTACCCTAGGTAGCACGTCGAAGCGGTCCTCACCGAGGACCAGGGCCATGCAGAAGACGGTGAGCTGCCCCTCGAAGTGGGTCGGATCACCTGCCCTCATGTTCAGTGCTTGGCGAACGCAAGCCACGGCTCGGTCGGCTGGACCCCCCTGGAACGCAGCGTCAAAAACGGCCTTCAGGGCCTCCATCTCGGCCAGGATTGTCTGGACATCCTCGGAATCTTCGGGGAGATCGTCGAAGTCTTCGTCCACTTCCAAGCCCAGAAAGCACGAAACCTCCCGTGAAGGAGGTTTCGCTTGAAGAGGGTCGCCCCGTGTGGGCACACGGGGTTCTTCAGCGGATGTACTACGCTCACGGGGCTTGCGGGTCAAGGCTTTTTCGGCTCCTCGCATCGTCGTCTCTTTTTTGTTTGACACCGGTTAGCTGTGTAAGCTAAACCCCAAGCCTCGCTACTGCGCCCTTGTTCCGGCCTAGGCACCCGGAAATTTTCAGGTCGAGGTTGAAGGGCAACCCGCTGAAACGTTGTAGCAGAGAGAAGAGGGTCCCCATGGCAGCAACTTCACGAACCAAGGCTTCTTTCGCTGACGTTCCGGACGACTATGTCCCTCGGACGAACGACGATCTGTACCGCACCTACGCATCTTTCGTAGCCAGGCTGGTCACACGGTACAACCGGGTGACCTCGAACTACGAGGATTTGCTCCAGCATGTTTGGTACAAGCTGATCGAAGTTGACGTGATCGGCAAGTACAATGCGTCCGGGGGCTCCCTCCCGAAGAAGCTGACGGCCCTCCAGGCTTGCTCGCATCTTCAGATCACCTGGATTCAGTTCAAGAAAATCCTGCACCGGCATCGTGTGGGCGACAACCGCCACACTGACCGGGTTCGAGGGGTAGCGGACGAACTTCGGGATCGGGTCTTCGAGCGGGACCATGGGGTCTGTGCCTGCTGTGGCAGCAACATGCACGAGTTTCAGGAGAAGATGGAGTTCGGACGCCTGAACCCTGACCTCCACCACACCAACAAGCACAACGGAAAGCAGTACACCCACGCTGAACTGATCAAGCTGCTGGGGATCTCTCCGAAGCAGAGGATCTTCTGGTATGCTGAAAAGGTGGGCAAGATCAAGCGTGGTGGGGATCATCTCCCCGCTTACCAGACCATCTGTTTCCGTTGCTGGAACAAGAAGAGCGATGGGGTCCAGAAGTCCAAGTCCGAGTGGGCACCCGCTCCGATAGAGGGAACCTGGGCTTCCAAGAAGGCCATGTACGCTCGTGAGGACATCGAGCGGCTCAAGATGATGCGGGAGGGCCGCAAGGACCGCTGCAAGAAACACGTAGATATCGATCCCCTGGTGTTCCACACCAAGAGCTTCTTCAAGCTGTACCTGGCTCGGTCGGTCCACAACATCTACGCCAACTGGTGCCGAACAAGAGACCGTCGGTACAAGGAACACTTCCCTGGCATCGACGCTGAGTCGGGCAAGTCCTGGGAGGAGACCTTGGAGGACCCGACGGGACCCCGTCAGGAAAACCTTCTGGCGGTCTACGAGGCTGCCAAGGTCATCGCCTACGGTGACCGGGACGGTGGCGGAGAGTCCAAGGTCCATGAAGAGGTCCTGGCCCTGGCTGCCGAGGGTCATACCCTGGCTGAAATCGTCCAGAAGCTCTCGCTGCCCAAGACGGCTCTCAAAGCCTTGCAGGGAGGATGAGCGTGTAGGTGGTGATCCTCTTATCCCTCCAAGGGATTGAGATGGACACCCGCCTACGCCTCATCCAAGCTGCCCACGACCTTCGCCGGACTGTGTACGCCTCCTTGCCCTGGGGCTACCGTCTGGCTCGTGCCCTATTTCAGCTTCGCTTTGGCGGGAACGCAGAGGACCTTGGGCAGACCGCCTACGGCATCTTCTTGCTCCAGGGCGTTACCGGGATGCCCGAGACCCCCTTCACCCCGAAGCACCAGAGAGACTTCGGGAGGCTCCCCAAGAATTATGGGGCGGCTTTCGGCAAGAGGGTTGAGGGTGTTGCCAAGAAGTTCGTGGGTGGGAACAAGGAGGACCTTGAGGATCTCATGGCCTTCCTCTGGACGAAGTTGCTCTCAGATACGACTCTGAGGTCTTCGGTCAATGGTAAGTCCCTTGAAGAGGCTGAGAAGATCGTCATTCGTTCAATCCAGAACCTTGCAAAAGACTGGCTTCGTTACGAGGGGCGTCGTCGGCATGATGACATCGACACCATGATCGAGAACCCCAGTTCGTGGGATGATCTTGGTGAGGCTCTCCCTGAGTTGGAGAAGAAGGAGATCATGCGGGATCTGGCTTCTATTGGCGGGGGCCAGATGAAGGGCAAGCTCCCGTTGTACTTCAGCCTCCTCCTGGAGGGCTACTCCAACGAGGAGATTCTCTCCCAGCAGTTGCTTGGGGAGGATGTCTCGATGTCCAATGCTGGGCTTGCCAAGTACCGGGACGCCATCAAGCAGGTGGTTGTGAAGCACCTGGCTGACGGCTCAAACTGATCGGTGTAGGCTCTCCTCGTGAGCCTACCAATCAACACCATCCTCCACGGTAAGTGCCTCGAAGTTCTCAAGACCATTGAGGATGACTCGGTGGATTCCATCGTTACCGACGTGCCCTACGGCCTGGGTAACAAGGACCCCTCCGTCGAAGAGATCATCGCCTACCTTCAGGGCAGCTCTCTGGATGTAGGTGGCGAGTTCATGAACAAGGACTGGGAACTACCATCGGTCCTGGTCTGGCGGGAGTGCTTCCGTGTCCTGAAGCCGGGAGGGTTCCTTCTGAGCTTTGCGGGTACCCGAACCCAGGACCTCATCTCGATTGGGATTCGGGCAGCGGGGTTCGAGAACCGAGACCTCATTGACGCTGAGATGGGGCCTCCTATTCTCCGATGGGTCCGAGCCCAGGGGATGCCCAAGAGTACAGACATCTCTAAGGCTATCGACAAAAAGTTCGGAGCTGAGCGAGAGGTGATCGGTACCAAGAAGGGGGTCGGAGGTGAGAATATCAATGATCTCGTTCGAGGGGGCGAGCGTGTACGAAGTACGACTGACCCAGGTGGTAAGGGAGTAGGAGCCTACGGGACTGGGGCAAAGCAGGTCTCGGTTGACATTCCGGTGACGGCTCCTGCTACGGATGCAGCCAAGGAGTGGTCCGGGTGGGGGACCGCCCTGAAGCCCTACTGGGAGCCCATCTTGATGTTCCGGAAGCCGGTTCGGGAGAGCACCGTGGTGGGGCAGGTCCTCAAGACCGGGACCGGGGGGATCAACATCGACGGCTGCCGGGTCAAACACTCCAGCCCCGAGGACTTCGCCAAGCACAAGGCTGGGGTCGATGCCATCAAGGCCAAGGGTGGGTCGATGGCAAACTCCTGGAAGAACAGCTCAGACCTCAGTGGGGCCAACGAGGTGACCTCGGCTGGCAGGTTCCCACCCAACGTCATCATCGTTCACTCAGACTTGTGCAGGAAGATCGGGACGGAGTCTGCCTCGATGCCACCCATCAACCGCTTCGATGATGGGGCCAAGCCCTTTGGTGGTGGGGCAGGTCACCAGTACACAACGGTCGAGCGTGGGGATGAGGTGATCACCCTCTGGAAGTGTCATCACTCTTGCCCGGTTTATCACCTGAACAAGTTCAACGAGGAGGCCAGCCGGTTCTTCTACAACGTGGACCCAGGCTCCTTGCTCTTCTACGTCCCCAAGCCCTCAGCCAACGAGAAGAACGATGGCCTGGAAGATGACGAGGAGAACGAGCACTCGACGGTCAAGCCCGTCCGCTTGATGGAGTACCTGGTCCGCCTTGTCACTCGGAAGGGTGGGGTCGTCCTGGATCCCTACTGTGGGTCGGGCACCACCTGTGTGGCGGCCGTGAATGAGGGGATGGACTTCATCGGGATTGAGAAGGAGCTGCCCTCGGTCAAGACCGCTCAGGCTAGGACGGCCAAGGTCCTTCGAGAACGGAGCGAACGAGAGTCACAGAAGGAAGCATTCGACTTCTCGATGTCCCTTGAATCAGACTGAACTTCTGAACCCGACTGAGCTTCTTGATGGCGTACTCCCGTTTGAGAGCTTCACTTTTCCCCGGTGTCTCTTCCAGGTAGACCATGCGCCAAGGTCTACCTGCTCGGGTGAACTTGGCCCCCTTACCTTCGTTGTGTGTCTTGAGTCGCCTTTCCGGCTCCGGGGACACCCCAGTGTAGAGTTTTCCGGTGACCTCGCTCTGGAGGATGTAGACGAACCACATGGACCCAGTTGAGTTTCTCAGCAAGTTCACCCTTGGAGGGGCCGAGTCCTGGAAGGCTCGGCCCTTCTTGCTTCGTGCGGGCCGCGTCTCTTGGTCGGTGGCTTCCAGCGGGTACATGCTTGTGGCCCTTCGACAGTCCGTGGTGAAGCCCTTCGCTGAGGCCCCCATTGAGAAGCTGGTTCGCTACCTACTGACCCCACCGGGGCCGGGGGTCGAGATCGAGGTGGCAGCCCTCCGAGCCTGGGCCGGGGATCCTCCTTCGGGGATGGTACCCCCTGAGGAGGTTCTTGAAGACCGGGTGGGGGTCCTTCTCGGGCGAGTCATCGACCTCAGGAAACTTGCTTGGCTGCTCCAGCACTTGGAGGGGGTCAGCAAGCTATATGTCTGGGATACCTCGGAGACCTTTGATGTTTGGTCCCTGAGCTTCGAGTGGGACCAGGGGCGGGGCCGGGCGATCATCGCTGGGGTGAACTGGGAGCCCGAGCCGACTGACCTTGTGTTCGAGGTGGAGAAGACAGTGGAGGAGGATGCCTACGACCTGGTGATGAGCCTGGTGGACGAGTAGCCCTACCAGGTGAAGTCGCCTTCGGACTTCTTCATTTTCATTCTGTGGATCAGCATTGGACCGAGGAACATGCTGGCGAAGGTCCCCCCAGCCCAGCGCTTCCTGTCGTAGTCGCTGTTGTTTCGCATCGCTCTTTCACGACGCATCTTGATGTTGTAGGCGGCAGCGTCGATGGCTTGTTGACGGTACCCACCATAGATGGGGGCGTGGACGAGCACCCAGGTTGAGAAGTCAACATAGCCCTCATCGTAGAAGGGGTCGTTCGAGGGGAACTGGGAGTAGGACCCGTGGACCAGCTCATGGGTCAACTTCTCAAGGATTTGCCCAGGGTTACCCTCGACCGAGGGGCACAGGGAGACCTGGCCCGACTGCATGTCGAAGGAGGCCGTGGCCCCACTCATGTGCATCCCGTCGGACATAGGGTGGATGGTCGGGAGGGGCTCGGTGCCGAAGGGTCCGAGGGCCTGGATCAAGTAGCTGTAGATCCTCGGGACCCACTCCTCAACGAAGCGATCCGACTCTGACCCGAAGACCAAGCTCTTGAATTGCTTCGAGGATTTGGCTCCTGTCGAAGCTGTTCTGAGGTAGTCCATCACGGGCTCGGGGAGTTCGTTCATCACCCTTGAGCATCTCCACAAGAAGATCCGGTGTACAGAGATCAGGCCCTTCGAGGGGCTTGTTGGGGTGTAGGGTAGTATCCTACAAAAAAAGATCAAGGATCGAAGAAAAAGACCTTGACCCCGTCCAACTGGTGTTATAGCCTTGCAGGAGTGCCGCGACCTATTTCAGGGGCGGCTCAACCGGAGTCTCAAGTGTCCTCACTATCCAGTCGCAAACCAGAATCCATGAAGGCGCAATCAGCGCTTCTGGATTCGTGCGTCTTGGGTTGTGGAGCCACATTTGCGCTCGCAACGGCCCTTATTCAGCCCTGGTATCCCACCTCCAAGCGTCATTCCAATCCGGAGGTGGGACCATAGGGCGGCTAGACTGAGATACGGACTCCCGTAACTCGAAGCCGCCCTGGGAAACCAGAGGCGGCTTCAGTCGTTTCAGGGGTCTTCGTCGAGCTGGATCGACAACAAATCCACGGGAAACCACCCGTGGCAGCAGTAGGGATTCGTCTGAGATTTTGGACGCACGGGATTCGTGCGCCTTTTCACTGGGAAACGAGTTGGACCATGGGAATCACTGACCTCTATCGACGCTCAACCGAAAGCGAAGCGACCGTCTATGGGGTCGGGGTTCGTCCTCGGAAGGCGACTGTGACTGTAAATCACGGGCCACTGGCTAGGCAGTTCGACTCTGCACGGCCCCACTATGGAGTCTGACCAGGTTCCTGGGAGAACCCCTGCGCTGTAAACGCAGTGCCTCTTGGCTATGTAGTTCGATTCTACCAGGCTCCACCAGTGAAGAAGAAGGAAGGTTCAAGATGAAACGCAAGATCAAGCCCACGGAAGGTGGGCCAAAACAGAAAGGAGGCGTAGCTCAACGGTAGAGCACCGGGCTTTTAACCCGAGGGATGTGGGTTCGACTCCCTCTGCCTCCACTCCACAATGGGCTTGTGGTGGCAATGGCTAACATACCCGGCTCTTAACCGGAGAGATGAGGGTTCGACTCCCTCCAGGCCCACGAAGTTAGCAGAAGTACAGTACATTCCGGGATCGTCTATTTGGTAGGACACGGGTTTCTGAATCCCGTAAGCGTGGTTCGACTCCACGGCCCGGAGCCAGTTCACGGAGGTAAGCCCACTGGGAGCCTCCTTGTTCCTTGACAACCTGACAGGAGTAGAACGGTTCACCAGCGAACCCTCACAGGTTCGTGTGTCAGCCGGTACGTGATCGACCCTCGACCATACTGAGGGGCTACAGCGACCGGGTCTGTTGGTGGCTGCTCAACTCCTGACCGTAATGAAGTAGAGTGCAGGTGCGCCCCCTAAAGGCTCTCCTGTGCTCGCAATGGAGGCCCCCAAGCCTCTGTTGTGGGAGGTCTGTGGCAACACAGCCTCTTTTTCCGGGATAGCCTAACGGCAAGGCACTTGGCTGTTAACCAAGCGAGGGGCAACCCTTTTCCAGGTTCGAGTCCTGGTCCCGGAGCTGTAGAAATGCTGGTGATGCTCGTGTGGACGAGCACCTGTTTCGTAAACAGGACCAAGAGGGTTCGACTCCCTTCACCAGCTCTGCGGGATGGAGCAGCCTGGAAGCTCGTTTGGCTCATAACCAAAAGGCCGCTGGTTCAAATCCAGCTCCCGCTACCAAGGGCGAATGCCAGTGTCAGGACTACATTCATTTGGAGAACCATGTCTTGACCACACCTCTTGTCGCCCCCTATGGCCTCGTCTGCTAACGGTAGGCAAGCTGATTCTCAATCAGCAAACGGTGGGTTCAACTCCCCCCGAGGTCACTACGGCCCCATCGACTAACGGTAGGTCACCACCCTTTCAAGGTGCGGATACGGGTTCAATTCCCGTTGGGGTCACCCTCTCGGTGTCATCTACCCTCATGCCGACCTACGAGTACAAATGCAAGGCGTGTGAGAAGACCTGGGAGCAGGACCAGAGCATCAAGGAGCCCCCGGCCAAGGACTGCCCTCATTGTGGCAAGCCAGAGGCCCAAAGGCTCATCAGCGGAGGGGTCAACTTCCAGCTCATGGGTGGAGGTTGGTCCGGTGAGGGGTACTCGAAGTAGGAGGTCGCAAGATGCCCGAGAACGAGTTCACCTTGGTACCCAGGCTTGAGGAGACTGAACCGGAGCCGACCGAAGAAGACCTCCGAAGAATGGAGGAACACAGGCGTCGGATGGATGAGGAGAGGCGTCTTGCCATCGAGGCAGGGGAGCGGCTACCCCCTCTGAACGGGGAACTGCTCTGGCCCACGAAGGACTGATGTGGCTGGGTGGCGGAACGGCAGACGCAGGGACCTTAAAATTCCCCGCCCTTGTGGCGTGAGGGTTCGACTCCCTCTCCAGCTACCCCATGGTCAGATAGCTCAGACGGTAGAGCACTTGACTGAAAATCAAGGTGTCACCGGTTCAACTCCGGTTCTGACCACCAAACAACGAATGAATGAGAGACTAGCCCAGAGCCTTGATGTGTGAGATCGAAAGAGGGGTTACCCTCTTCTCATAGTGGCTTGACTGGCACTTAGAAGGGCTCCTACTCTGGCCGTCTTTCAATCACTTGTCGTTGTTTTCTAGGCCGGTAGCTCAGTTGGTTAGAGCGCACGCCTGATAAGCGTGAGGTGTCCAGTTCAACTCTGGAGCGGCCTACCCTGACGAATGCCAGTGAGGAGTACATTCACTGAAAATGAAAAAGCCCTCTTCACATCCCACTTGTCGTCAGAACTTGCTCGGATGCTGGAATCTTGGCAGACAGCACCGGCTGAGAACCGGTGGCCCTAGTGGTGTGGGGGTTCAAGTCCCCCTCCGAGCACCATGCACCAAATGCTGACAGGACTACAACCCCCCGCCATGAGCCTCGAAGCCTAGGTTCCGAGGTTGATGGGGGGGTCCGGTTGTGGCTTACGGTCCAACGTGGGTTGCGTCCGATCAACGTCTTGACTCCCCTTGTTGGTGCTATGCTGAAGAAGCTCAAATGGTAGAGCGACGGTCTGAAAAGCCGTGCGTAGCCGGTTCGATTCCGGCCTTCAGCACCCACGATGAATGACCGTAAGGACTACATCCAATCCTAATGGGGTGGTCACAGGGTTCGATTCCCTGTTCCCGGAACCAAGCTCTTGACCCAGGTCGAGGGTTTGGTTCCGGGATAGCTCAGTGGTAGAGCACCTAAAAGTTGTCTTTGCACCACTTGTCATCGTGAACTCTTTCAGGTGTCAGACCCCGACCGGGTCAGGCGTCTGGTAGTCGAAGGCCGAATGAAGCTGGGTCTACAACCTGCCAACCATAGGACTGGGAGGTTCGATTCCTCTCCGACGGGCTGGTGCCCTTGACTCATCACCACTTGTCGGCCTTCACAATTTCTCTGGGTGTGGCTCAACCTGGTTAGAGCACTTGACTGGGGGTCAAGGGATTGCCGGTTCAAATCCGGCCACCCAGACTATAAGGCCAGCATTGATCATCCACCTCTTCGGAGGTGGGCTGGCTGAATCACCGAACTTCGCCGTGAGTTCGGGCATCTTGCCGTAGACCCCGTTGCAAGCAGCGGATAGAGGCAAGCTCTGGGTACCTGGAAAACCAGGCGTAGCGGCTCATGCTCGGATGCTGGAACTTGGCAGACAGGCCGGTCTCAGAAGCCGGTGCCCTAGTGGCGTGGGGGTTCAAGTCCCCCTCCGAGCACCATGCCCCCTGGAGCCGGGTCGTAGACCCGTTGGGGCGTCGAAAGGACGCAGATCCAGGTAGCTTGCCTCCGGCTATAAACGGGGGTTCCATCGGGGTGTGGCTCAGCCTGGTAGAGCGCTCGGTTCGGGACCGAGAAATCGGCGGTTCAAATCCGCCCACCCCGACCGATCTGGTGTAGATCAGATCGACCCTCGAATGCCGGTTTGGAGTACATCAACATAACGACCTTAAAGTAGCGATGTTCCCGTGAGGGACTAGCGATGGCACCAGAGCCCTAAGCGGTAACACGCCGGGCCAGAGACTCCTCGACCAGGGCAACCTGGTATCGAGATCCCCCAGGACCAGGAACGCCTGGTAGCAAGGTGACTCTCGTGAGTCAAAGGTGCGGGACGAGCGGTCACTTGAAAGGGCTATCAGCCCTTCTCATAGTGGTAATGCGTAGGTGGGCGAAAGCCCTTCTCTGAGCCAAACTTGTCGATGGTCACTATGCGAAGGTGGCGGAATGGCAGACGCACTAGCTTGAGGTGCTAGCGGGTAACTCCCGTGGGGGTTCGAGTCCCCCTCTTCGCACTGTCGTGAATGATCCGAGGACTACAATGGAAATCTCTCACTCGTAAGGGTATGTGGGTTCGAGTCCCACCATCTCGGGGCAACCTGGGGTGTGGCGGAATGGCAGACGCAAGAGAAGCCGCAAGGCTTGAAGTCTTCAACCACTTGTCACGACAAATTACCACGGATTAGCCTGGTGGTCAGGCGCTCGGCTCTGGGACCGAGTCAACGATGGTTCGAGCCCATCATCCGTGACAAGGTACCCACCGCCTTCAAGGGTGGGGCATCAGGGTGTACCTCAACCTGGTAGAGGGTCGGCTTTGGGTGCCGAACGTTGCTGGTTCAAGTCCAGTCACCCTGACAATTTGGAAGGTGAACCGTACAGGGTACGGCCTGGCCTCGAAAACCAAGGGCACGTCGAGAGGCGTGTGGGATTCGACTTCTCCGCCTTCCGCCGGGAGACGAGTTCCTGACGAGGCCCTTCCCTCGGGAAGCCCCTTCTCAGATACTCGTTCCCCATTCACATGGAAGCTGACGGGTGTGTGGACGCCCAATCGGTTGCTACCCGATCTGCACCGCAAGGTGAGAGGTTCGACTCCTCCTGCTTCCGCTGTTCGTTTGGAAGGTAACGGCTGTGTGGACGGCCACCCGCCTGGAAAGCGGCGTATGCCTCAAAAGGGCATCTGGTTCGACTCCAGTACCTTCCTCTGTGGCCGTAGCTCAAAGGTAGAGCGCCTGGTTGTGGCCCAGGTGGTGTGAGTTCAATTCTCATCGGTCACCCCAACCACAACCTTCTGGTGTAGATCAGAAGGTCATGTCCCAGTAGTTCAGTGGATAGAGCGTCAGTTTCCTAAACTGAAAGTCGCTGGTTCGAGTCCAGCCTGGGACGCTGCGATGAATGACGTGGAGACTACAATACCAACCTAGATGTCGTGGGTTCGAGCCCCACCGTTCGGCCCGGAAGGGTCGGGCGTAGCTCAGTTGGCAGAGCGCCAGGCAAAAACCGGTCCCTACACCCCTTGTCATCGCAAACTTTTCGAGACCTATGGGCTACCTTCCCGACGGAGACCTGGCTTGGCTCAAGGAGCTTCACCAGAGACTCTGGCCGCCTCACCACAAGTCGAATGGCATCGTGCTGGAAGCCTACCGCCAGCTCACCCATGAGGAGCTAGAACGGGTCCTGGGTCTCATCGAGACCCATACCCTCCTGACCTCGATGGTGAGCATCGGGATGTTCGGTGGGTTCGGGATGAGGGTCTACGAGGATCCCCCAGCCTTCGGGATGCCCCCTGAGCAGGTCCTCTTCCTCCATGAGGGGCACCTTCCCCCTCCGACCAGGCTTCAACGAGCCCTCGGGGAGGTCCCCGACCCGAAACCCAGGGTACCCGGTTGTGGGAAGCCAGAAGCCTGGGACCTGTTCTCCCGGTACACTCACTCGGAGAAGAACCGGAAGGCCCTGGCGTACTTCAAGATGGACCCACCTCGGGAGCAGAGCTACTACGACTACTGAACCTATCAACCCCTACAGCGAAAGGAGATGCACCATGGATAGCGATTCTGGCGATTGGGATGATCTCTACGGAGCGGTAGGGGAGTTCGGCCGTCCCCGGTGGCCTGTCACGCCACAGATCGTGGGTTCAAATCCCATTCGCTCCGCAACTGGACCTATACGCATCTGGTGAGGCGGCCCGCCTGTCTAGCGGGCGAGGCGAGTTCGATTCTCGTTGGGTCCGCTACAGGGGTGTCGTTCAATGGTAGGACCGTGGCTTCCAATCCCACCAATGGGGGTTCGATTCCCTCCGCCCCTGCAAGTTCATGAAGCGTCCTTGTCCCATCTGCAAGGTCCGTCCCGTGGTGTACCTCGGGGCAGAGCACTGTTCCTACAAGTGCTGGGTGGTGTCTTTGAAGCCAGTCGAAGACAAGCGTCACGATAGACCTCCCCTCAAGCAGCTTGATCTTCTTGTTGGGAGGTGTACAGGTAGGTAGCTGAAGACTTTGGGGTGTCGTCCAATGGCAGGACACCGGGTTCTGGCCCCGTTAATCGGAGTTCGACTCTCTGCACCCCAGCTATTCCGGCTTCGTCCAAGGGCAGGACAGAGGTCTTTGAAGCCTCGAATCGTGGTTCGATTCCACGAGCCGGAGCCAACATGGGGCATTAGCTCATCTGGGAGAGCGCATGACTGGCAGTCATGAGGTGATCGGTTCGAGTCCGATATGCTCCACTACTTCACTTTTTCCGAGCTATGATCGTGGACAAGACCCCGCAAACGAATGAAGAGGTCAAGGACGATCCAGCTCGGTATGGTACGCCTCGGGACATCGAGGCGTGTCCTCACTGCTCTGGCTGGTGGTACAAGGGGGAGTTCCCCAAGCACTGGCCTGGGTGTCCTGAAGAGGGCAAGTTCAAGGGGCCTTAGCTCATCTGGGAGAGCGGTAGCTTTGCAAGCTATAGGTGACCGGTTCGAGTCCGGTAGGCTCCACTCTGGGTACATGATTGGTCGTGCAGGGGACGCCCTGTGGGGGTTCGATTCCTCCCTAGCCTCTGGTGAGAATCCGTTCGACTCGGCAATGTATCCGGTTCGGGGCCATAGCTCATCTGGGAGAGCGCTGCTTTCGCACGGCAGAGGTGGAGGGTTCAAGTCCCTTTGGCTCCACAGCGGGACCACGCCCATGCTAGTCATGGCTGGTCCCTGCTCATCCTTGCTGGTGTAGCTCAACGGTAGAGCACCGGTTTTGTAAACCGGTGGTTGCGGGTTCGATTCCCATCACCAGCTCAAATCTCCTTGTAGGGCCTGGTAACCATGAGCGACTACAACTACGACGCCAAGGTGAAGCGGGTAGTGGATGGGGACACGGTCTACCTGGACGTGGACCTCGGCTTCGGAGTCTGGGCGACCCTGGACTTCAGGCTTGCTGGGATCAACACCCCCGAGGTGGTGGGTACCCAGAAGGTTGCCGGGCTTGCTGCCAAGGAGGAGCTGGTCAGGCTTCTGGGTCTCGGGACGATCCGGATCGTCTCCTTCAAGACCGAGAAGTATGGCCGTTGGCTTGCCTCGATCTTCGTCAAGCAGGCTGATGGTGTAGAGCTGAATGTGAACGATGAACTGGTCAAGGGCGGGTTTGCCGTACCCTACTCGGGAGACGGACCAAAGCCAGTTTGACCCTGATTGCGGGCATAGCTCAATGGTAGTTGACCTCTAACTGACTTTGTGCTACGATAGGTTATGCCTACCTGTCAAAAGTGCTCGCAGTCCTTTCCCAACTGGGCTTCTATTGGTGGTGTCAAGAAAAACCTGGGAAATCGAAGGTACTGCCTCACTTGTTCCCCATGGGGTAGCCACAACACCAGGGATCTACATAGCGATCCACTCCCAGAGGGACTTAGGCGATGCTCAATCTGCAAGGTTGCACTGACTAAGGACAACTTTTACACTTTAGGTAGGGGTGGAGAGTTCAACTACTGCAAGTCGTGTGATCGTTCTCGGCAGAATGCCCGTCACCTTGAGTTCAAGCGTCAAGCCGTGGCTTACAAAGGAGGGTCTTGTATATTGTGTGGGTACAATAGGTGTCTAGCAGCGCTGGACTTCCATCACCTCAACCCACTTGAGAAGGAGTTCAAGGTAGCTAACTACAAGCGTCCTCAGATGAGTGAGTCAATTAGGCGGGAGTTGGACAAGTGCGTCCTTGTGTGTAGGAACTGTCATTCTGAGATTCATGCGGGTGTAGTTCAGTTGGTAGAACATCAGCTTCCCAAGCTGGATGTCGTGGGTTCAAGTCCCATCGCCCGCTCTGTAGAGAATGACTGAGGGACTACATCGGATTGGTGGCCGAGATGACTAGGCACCTCCTTGACGGGAGGCCACGCTGGTTAGAGTCCAGCCCGACCCACACAACAGGTCTTTCAACCCCCTTGTCTCTACTTCTGCTGACGTAGCTCAACGGTCGAGCACTTCCTTGGTAAGGAAGAGGTTGTGGGTCCGATTCCCATCGTCAGCTCCGTCCGACAAATGACAGTTAGGGTATCAAAGAGGGCCAGGTTCCTCTTCTCATAGAGGCTCATAGAGGAGGTCGGACCAATCTTCTCCAGGGTTGTACCTGGTGGAGTGGTGGAGGGTTATCGGAAACGATCACCCCTGGGGATCCGGGAAACCGGGTCCCCTAACTTTGCGGGTGTCGCCTCAATGGTGAGGCACCTGGTTGCCAATCAGGACCCCGGCCGGTTCGATCCCGGTCACCCGCTCCATGTCCTTCTCTCGTCACGCCGAAGCATGGTAGATCGGCCCATGCAGCGAGGGTTGGGTGCATACAAACAGCAGTGGAACCCAGAATCCGACCCTACCTGAGTCCGAAGGGCTGTGAAGCGGCCAGCCACAGGTAGACGTTCGTAGCTACGATTGCTGCAACGCTGTTTGAGGTCCCTTCGTCGCCCATACGGGTCCCAGAGAACCTGGAGGAAGGGTTCGTTTGTCGAGGTACCCAAGTGGTAAGGGAACGGTTTGCAAAACCGTGATTCATGGGTTCGATCCCCATCCTCGACTCTATGCGGGTGTCGCTCAATGGTAGAGCATCAGCCTTCCAAGCTGAACATTGAGGGTTCGAGTCCCTTCGCCCGCTCCGAAGCGAATGCCATCGAGGAGTACATTTAGTTCGATTCTAAAGTCCCCGGCTTCTATCGGGGACCGCCTATTGGAGGCAACCTCTTCGTCTTCTTGTCGCTTCAACAACCTAGGAGCCACCTATGTCCCACCGGAAAGTGAAGGGTTTCCTTTAAGGTAGCGCCAATCGCTGCCTGAAGGAGACCGCTTGCACACGAACCACCGTCGTTCGTCCCGTCGTCACCACAGGCTCTACCTGCACCATCGGAGGGCCTGGCTCAAACGCCTCTTCAACCACACCTACCGCCAGAGGGTCCGAGAGGCCCTTCGCTGGGACCCTGACCTCTGGGAGATCCCCTCCTACGATGAGGTTTGTGACATCTGGTTCTGGGATTGATCGGTCGGTGTACCGTAGGCCATGGCAGGCAAGAAACCCATCAAACTGGGCATCGACATCACTAAGGTTACCGTTGCCGAGGCCCAGGCAGCCCTCAAGCCACACGTTCAGGGGGCAGGGGTGATCTGTCCTTGTTGTCTCCAGCTCGTGAAGCTCTACGAGAGGGAGATCACAGGGTCCATGGCCTACGTCGCCATCCTACTCCACCGGCACTTCCAGGAGGACCAGAACTGGCTCCACGTCCCCGACTACCTCTCGAACATGAGCAAGATCGGATCGGCTGTTCGAGGTGGGGACTGGTCCAAGCTCCGATACTGGGGTCTCATTGAGGAGAAGCCAGAGGAGAAGCGAAAGGACGGGAGCAAGCGGGCAGGCTTCTACAAGATGACCGAGAAGGGTCACCAGTTCGTGAAGGGTGAGATCAAGGTCCAGCGGAGCATCCTGCTCTACAACGACCACTTCCTTGGCTTCGGCAAGGGGGAGGTCGGAATCAAGGACTGCCTCGGGAAAGAGTTCAACTACGATGACTTGATGGCCGGGCAGCTTGGCGGGTTCATCGTGTAGTTCATGCCCCTGTAGGTCAATGGATAGACTAGCGGTTTTCTAAACCGTATGTTGAAGGTTCGAGTCCTTCCAGGGGTGCCATGTCCGTGTAGCTCAATGGATCGAGCACCTGGCTACGAACCAGGCGGTTGAAAGTTCGAGTCTTTCCACGGACGCCAAGAGGGGCCTCTCACGAGACCCCTCTTTCATTTGGCCCTGTAGCTCAACGGATAGAGTGCCAGCTTGCGAAGCTGAAGGTTGGAGGTTCGATTCCTCTCAGGGCCGCTCTAGCGGGATGCCTTCCGAATGTGGTCACCCTGGACATCGGTCGTGACCCAGTAGATATAGGCTGCATCCGGGTTGTCAGCCGTCATTGTCTTCACGGTCCCCTGGCCTACTGCTAGGGTCTTTACTGTGTAGGCTGTTTCGTCAATGACCTCGATCCACCCCTGGTGGGCTGCCCCTAGGTACACGGTCTGGTTGCTGGTGGTCTTGGAGAAGGACAGCGCTTCAGTGGGGGTCCCAAGGAAGTTGGTGCTAGTGTTAGCGTGCCACACGCCAGCTCCCACTCCATTCTTGGATCCACTCCAGGCCCAACCCGCAATCCCGTACTTGGTCCCAGCCGCCCAGGTGAGGTTCGAGACAGAGACCGTCTTCACCCCTGTGGTAGGCTCCACGAAGGACACTTGCCCAGCCGTCCACTTCGGAGATATCGAGGTGCCCGTGTTGACCCCACACTCGGTCAGCATGAGGGTGCTGGACAGGGCGATGGGTTGGGCGGAGACCGACCAGACGAACCCGGAGAGAGTCCCTCCGGTGGTCGGGACCCGCATCAAGTCACTTCCCGAGCGGTTGGTTGCACAGTCCTTGTACTCACGAGTGAGATAGTAAACGTATCCTGCCTGGACTTGAACGTGGACTGCGAAGAACCCAGGAGTGTAGACCCCCGGAGCTATCGAGTCTGTGGACAGCACAACCGTGGTGCTCCCGTCAACCGAGGTCTTCATGATCTTCTGGTTTGATTGCTCGCTCCAGAAGACGTAGCCACCGTCTACCGCCAGACCTGAGGGCTGGGTTCCTGAGGCGATCTTCACGGGAGACCCACCTACCTTCGGCAGCTTGTAGACGCCAGGGCCAGAGGGGTTCACCGAGGTCCAGTAGAGGTTGGCCGTGTCCTGGATGATCTCGACGATGCCTCCACCTGCCACCAAGGCCAGCTCAGTCACCGGGTACTGGCAGGAGCCAGCGTTGCAGGTCCCCCCTCCGATGCACTTGACCCCGCATCCACCACAGTTGTTCACGTCACTTCCGAGGGTGTTCACCTCACAGCCGTCGCCCACGGTCCCGTTGCAGTTGTCCCAGCCAGCCTGGCAGACCCCAACCCCACAGCCAGAGGGGGTACAGGCAGCCGTCGTGGTATGTGGGGCCTGGTAGCACTGGTTCCCGCATCCGAGGCAGTTGTTCGGGTCGGAGGTCGTGTTCACCTCACAACCGTCCGAGACCTGGCCGTTGCAGTTCTGGTTGACCCCGGTACAGGCGATCTGGCAGACCCCATCGTTGCAGCTCGGGGTTCCCCCAGTCGAGGAGCAGACTGAGTTCAGGCAGGCCCCACAGTGGTATGGATCGCTCTTCAAGTTCACTTCGCAACCGTCGGCCAGGTTGCCGTTGCAGTCAGCGAAGCCGTCCAAGCAGGTGTACTGGCAAGCCCCCGTGCAAGAGGCCACCATGTTGGTCGGGGCAATGCACTTGACCCCGCACCCTCCACAGTTGGTCAGGGTTGTGGTGTCGGTCTCACAGCCGTTCGAGGCGTTGCCATCGCAGTTCCCGACTCCAGCCGGGCAGATAACCTGGGTGCAGGCAAGGTTCTGGCAGACTTCGGTGCCCGAGTTGCACTTGATATTGCACCCTCCACAGTTGTTCATCGTGTCGAGGGGGGTCTCACACCCATCCGCAAGTAGCCCGTTGCAGTTCTCCCAACCTGGGTCACAGAGAAGGTTGCAGGTTGCCCACTGACAAAGGCCAGTTCCATGGGCACCCTGGCAAGGGTTGCCACAGGCACCACAACTTGAGGCGGTTGTCTCCAGGTTGGTTTCGCACCCATCTGCTGCATTGTGGTTGCAGTCCTCCAGGGGCCAGGTGCAGACAAGACCAGCATCCGATCCACCCGAGCCACCGGTACCAGCATTCGATCCACCCGAGCCCCCAGAGGAGGTACCGCCGGTTCCTGAATCGGTTCCACCCGAGCCCCCAGTGGATGACCCGCCAGAACCCGAGGTTCCTCCGGTCCCAGCATCGGATCCACCCGAACCCGAGGTCCCCCCGGTTCCTGAGGTCCCCCCGCCGGTCCCAGAATCCGAACCACTGGACCCAGAGCTTCCCCCTGTTCCAGCATCAGATCCACTTGAACCTGAGGTACCACCGGTCCCAGCATCCGAGCCGCCTGAGCCCCCAGTAAATGTGCCACCAGAACCCGAGGTCCCTCCGGTCCCCGAGTCCACGGATCCACCGGCCCCGGAAGTTCCGGAGTCGGATCCACCGGCCCCACCAGCATCGGTTCCGGAACCCCCTCCTGAGCCAGAGGTACCCGAGTCAGCCCCAGCTTCTTGAGTGGTTCCGCTGGAACCTCCTGTGGATGAACCGGAGGAACCGCTGGTTCCCGTGTCCACTGTAGGCGGAACGTTGATTGTGATGTTGGTGTCGCCCTCGCCCCCGCCACATCCGGCTAGGAGGAAAGCGGCCACGATGATGTAGCTTGCTTGTCGAGTCATTGAACGTCTCCTCCCCCTACAACGTATGTGGTACCCAACCTTTCAACCGAGTCGAGAACATTTTTCTGCCCCAGTAGCTTGACGGACACTACTTTCCTTGTATCCATTCAGATACATGAAGGTTTGCAAGTCCTGTGGCGTGTCGATCCCATGTCGATCTGTGGTTGAAGGTAGGGTAGTCCACCTGCAAAACAGAAGGTATTGCCTTCAATGCTCACCCTTCAAGAAGGGTGGGAAAGGGTTTCATGGGGACAAGACCACTGAGGAAGGTCTCAGGGTATGCCCGTGCTGTAAGGATAATCTCCCAACGGGAGCTTTCTACAAGAGGACCCGTCCAGGAGGTGGTTTCTCAGTCTGGTGCAAGAGTTGTCAACGAGTGGAGGATGTTGAGCGGCAGCGGAGGTTCAAGGCTAAGTGCGTTGACTACAAAGGTGGGTCATGTACTAGGTGTGGTTACAGCAAGTATGTAGGTGCTCTTGAGTTTCATCATCGAGACCCGAACACAAAAGACCTCGCTATGGCTCAAGCTCGGAGTCAACCGTGGCGTGAGGTTATTGCAGAGTTGGACAAATGCGACCTACTCTGTGCAAACTGCCATCGAGAAGCCCATGCGGAGCTTCAAGGAATACTACCTCTCCTTGTCCAGGCGGATCCCCTGGCATCAGCCTCCGAAGCTGATTGACAAGGTTCGACTCCTTGCAGGGAGGCTATGCCTCTGTAGCTCAATGGACAGAAGCACTGGTCTTCGGAACCAGGGGTTGGGGGTTCGAGTCCCTCCAGAGGCGCTATTGCAGCAACCTGAGGCAGGAGGCGGGCTTCATAAGCCTGACCAGGTAGGGTTCGAGTCCCTCTGCTGCAACCATGCGGGGTTCGCTTTCAGGGAGAGCATCTGCCTTACAAGCAGAACCAGGTGGGTTCGAGTCCCACACCCCGTACCATCGGCATGTGGCGGAATGGCAGACGCCCCAGATTTAGGCTCTGGTGGGAGAAATCCCGTGGAGGTTCGAGTCCTCTCATGCCGACGAAAGGTGGGTACCAAGGTGAAATTCAAGATACAAAGGCCGAGTCTCAGCACACTTTCCCGTGTGTGGGGCCGGTCGCCTCAGGAGTTCCTATAAAGCTCTGATCCTGGTTCAACTCCAGGCACACGGACAGAAAATGCGGGGCGAGCAAGCTGGTGAAAGCACCACCTCGACAAGGTGGCCCCCGATGGGTTCGATCCCCATGCCCCGTACCGGTGTACATATCGACAGAGGAGATGAAGATGAAGACCACTGGATACGCCCTCCGAGAGGCGATCAAACAGCATGAGCTTCGCCGGGACACGGCAGCCAGGGCCTTCCAAGGCTCCCTGAAGGCGTTTCCTGGTGAGGATAAGGAGACCCCCGTCCAGGTGGTCGATGCTTTCCTGAAGGCAGAGCAATCCATCGCCAAGCTCCAGACGGCTCAGGCTCGCTACAACCTCACCGTGAGGGTAGAGGTGGCGGGGCTCGGGCACTACCTTGGGGACAAGACCACCATCACCCTTTCCGAGGCCATCAAGAGCATCGGAGGGATCGCTCGGGCGGAGAAGATGTGGAGGTCCGCTGCTGGACCGAAGCCCGACCGCTATGGTGGGTACCGTGACAATGAGGATGAACTCGACCCGACCAAGGTCCGGTCGAAGGCAACCATCACCGCCTCCAAGGCGGTTGAGCTGGCGTCCCTCGTAGCCAAGCGAGCAGGCTCCCTCAGGGCTGCCATCGCTACGGCCAACGCTCGGGAGGTCGAAATCGAAGACTTGGACCCGACACTCTTTGAGTAGTCGGGACGAGACAGGACTTCGGTCCTGTTGGCGAAGGGGCACCAATCAGTTGGCGTGGAGACACGCTGGAACGGAATCGGGCTAGCGAAGGCTTCCTAAGGCACTCAGTTCCTCGACCAGGCGTCATGCCGGGATGAAGAGGCAGCCACCGAGCTTATTCGTTTTCACCCGGAGCCACATCTTGCTCCTGTTTCCCTTCGCCTTTTCGGGGGCTCTCAGTGAAAGCTGGGAGCCCCCGTTCCCTATCTACTCGCCCTTCTTGATGATCTGGATTGAGTCCAGGATCCGGTTGACCGTGTAACCACAGTCCTTGAGATCGTACTTCCGACGGGTGATGATGTCTTCGTTGGCGAGGGGGTCATCCTTGGCAAGGGCTGCGATCATCTCGGCTGCCTTCAGGTTCTCCCGAGCCATCTCGACCAGCTCGGAAGCAGCCTCCTTGATCTCACCCATCTCCTTCGAGTAGTCCCCACCCATGGCCTTCATGAGGTCATCCAGGACGCTCTGGGGGATGTACTTGGAGGGGCTCTTGAAGTCCTCCAGGGAGAGTCCCTCGACTCTGTGGAAGCCGACTCCCCGCTGACCCTTGTTGGCCGTGGTCCGGACGCTGTAGCTTCCAGCTCGGTCTTCCCAGGCCACATGAATCTCTACCGAACACTGGGTACCTCGGTTTTCATCCCGGTAGGCGAACCAGCGGTAGTCCACCGTATTGTACCACTCCTTGACGAAGGTCGAGGGGTCAAACTTCATCCCCGTCTTGTCGGAGAGGTACTTGGCGATGATGGCTTTCCCACGTCCCATCAAGCGATTCAATGCAGAGACGTTGGGGTTCTTCGGCCCGGATGCGGCGGTCACGGTTCGGTCATAGTCGTGCATTGCTGGTCCTCTTCGTCGGGCTTTCAACAAGAAGATTTTCGCTCAGGTGGTGGAATCGGCAGACACGCTGGTCTCAAAAACCAGTGCCCTTGTGGCGTGAGGGTCCCTCCCTGAGCACAAAGTTGGTTGAAGGGTCTTTCACCCCGGTGTACAGTAGGGAGGCCCTTGAATGAACTGTGGAACTACATCGCAAACGTTCGTTTCACAAAACGCCTTGTCATGGGCCGCTTTCAACTAAGGGGACGACAGGTTTCGACGGGGTACTGAAAGAATTTCCTGCGTGTAGGCGGCTCTCGACCCGCCTCGACCAATCGAGAAAAACACAAGTGCCAACGACAATAGCACTGCTTTCACCGCCAAGGCGGCCTGATAGCCGATCCAACCCCAGGTAGTCCTAGTAGGGATACGGGTCGTCAACCACAAGGGCTGGTCTTCTCCTCGGGCTTCCGGGGGAGTGGACGAGATAGACAGGGAGATAGGTCGCTGGCCGAATCCACGAACCCCGCCGGGAGGGTAGACCGGCTACACACGTAAACGAAGGAATTTCATAGGTATCTCGGACCCGAGTTCGATTCTCGGCGTCTCCACCAAGTTTCCGGCACATCAGCCGTCTTGGCGGACCCCCAAGCAAAGGCTCTGGAGGTCCCACTCATGGGACCCTCTTAGGAGAGACAAGAACCATGAGAAAGAGAAGACGAAGGTGATGCCATGGAGACCCGAACACTGCTTCTGAATTCTTGGGGCCTGCCCCACGCAATCCTCGACTGGTACGACGCTATCTGCTTGGTCTACCAGGAGAAGGTGGTTGTCATGGAGGAGTACGATCAGACCGTCAGCTCCCCCTCAACCACGTACTTCATTCCGGCTGTCATGCAGCTCAAGAAGTCCGTTGCGAGTGTGAAGAAGGGTGTGAAGTTCTCCCGGATCAACATCTTCTCTCGTGACGGGTTCAAGTGCCAATACTGTGGCGAGCGGAAGGTCATGCGTGAGTTGAACTACGACCACGTCATCCCCCGCAAGCAAGGTGGCAAGACCAACTGGGAGAACATCGTCACCTGCTGCTACGGCTGCAATGAGCGGAAGGGCGGGAGGACTCCCGAGCAGGCTGGAATGCACCTTCTTCGGAAGCCAGCCAAGCCCCACTCTCTCCCCCTTCATGCGGTCTTCATAGACGGCAGCAAGGTACCCTCGGCTTGGGCTCCCTACCTGGACTGGGCCAAGGCTCAGCCTCACGGAACGGGATTCTACCTCGTAGGTGCTAGTGCCGCCTGACTGGAAGATGGGGACTCGAAGTGAGTCTCCATCTTTTCCTCTTCTATCTCGGGTAGTTAGGTCCCGAGATGAAAACCAAGAGAGCCACCATCGAGGTTGCCATGTCCGATGTGACGTGCGTCGAGTGTGGTACTCGGATCGTCAAGGGTCGGACCTTCACCCTTCTTCAAGCAGACCACCAGAGCCCGGAACAGGAACCCTACTGCATGGGGTGCCTGAATCGGCACATTGTCATGGCCCTCGAACTTTTCTTGGTCGAGAGGTAGCGGTTCTGGTGTAGTAGGACTTGGGACTGCGCTTCGGCTTGAGTCCCTGCTGTAAATGGCGGAGCCGCACCCACAAGGTTTGGGCAAAGTCACGGACGTAACGGAAACCTGTTGGGATTTGAGAGGGTTCTGTCCAACCTCTACATCCTAGCAACAACTCCCACGTTAGTGATGGTGTGTCCATGCCTATGCAAATCAAGCCCCAGTTCACGTTCGAGCAGGTTCGTTTCGACCAGGAGAACCCCGTCCACCTCGTCTTGAGTGTGGAGGCCCCTAAGAGCGACTGGCAACAGAACCGCCCCCCTCTTTGCCTCATCCCCGTTCTCGACATCTCTGGGTCGATGTCGGGACCCAAGCTCGACTACGCCAAGAAGAGCCTCTTGAAGCTGGTGGAGCATCTCTCGGCTGATGACTTCTTCGGGCTGGTGAGCTTCAGCTCCAATGCTCGGGTGGACTTCGAGCCTGGGAAGATGACTCCTGAGCGCAAGGAGCAGGCTCGGGCGATCATCGGGAAGTACCACACGGAAGGGTCCACCAACTTCTCTGGTGGGATGCTCCTGGGTCTCCAGCTTGCCAACAAGCTCGACCTGCCCGAGGCCACCCTGGTCCGGGTCATCATGTTCACCGACGGCCAGCCCACCCATGGGGTGACCGATCAGAAGGGCCTCTGTGACCTTCTGGGGAAGCAATCTGGTCGAGCCTCCGTGTCGGCCTTCGGGTACGGCGAGGATGCCTGCCAGGAGCTTCTTCTTGAGTTGTCCTCTGCGGGCAAGGGAAACTATGCCTTCGTCAAGGACCCCGATGCTGCTTTGGCTGCCTTCGGGAAAGAACTCGGTGGTCTTCTGAGCACCTACGCTCAGGATGTGGTCATCGAGCTTGCCCCTCATCACGGGCATCAGATCGTTGAGGTCCTGTCCGATGCCGATGTGGAGGAGGAGACCACGGGTGAGGTCCGGATCAAGGTACCTCATCTTCTGTCCGAGGAGACTCTGAGCCTCGTCCTGTCCGTCAAGCTGGCGGCTCAGAAGCAGCCTGGCCCCCGCCAGGTCAATGCCTTCGATGCCAAGCTGACCTACCAGGTCCTCACGGCTGAAGGGAAGCTCGAAGCTCGAACCGATGAGGCCAAGGCCAAGGTTCAGTTCGTCAAGCCGGGTGAGGAGCAGGTCAAGCCCACTCCGGCAGTGGACGAGATCGTGGCCCGAGCCCAGCTCGTGAAGGCACAGATCGAAGCTGAGGCGGCTGCCAAGCGAGGGGACTACAAGACTGCTGGAGCGGTCTTCAAGGGTCTCAACTTGGCTGACCGAGGTCATGTTGGGGTGGCAGCAGTAGCCGACCACGTTCAGCACCTCTATGCCTCCCCGGCCTCCTTCAACGCTTCGGCTGGGAACCGGATCGGAATGCGTCGGGCGATGACCCGTGGAGTTGGGGCTTCGGCCTTGGCTGCTGAGGATGAGGCAGTGCTCGGCTTCGCCGGGTACACAGTCTCGAACCAGGTCCAGGCAGAGACCGCCCAGCGCTTCTCTGGTGGGGATCAGGTCGCTCCGGTTGACCTTGGGGTGGGTACCTCAAGTTCAACCCCAACCCCTGACCCAGTCGGGAACCCGCTTCTCTTCGTACCGGCTGTGGTTACGTTGCCCCCGGATCAAGTTTCTCCGGTTCCGTCCGCCGAACCGGAGAAGCCTCGGCTTGCAAAGAGCCGAAGCCAGCGATGGTGAGCCCAACACCCAGATGTAGATGAAGCAGGAGCCCGGCCACAAGCCGGGCTTTCTGCGCTTCTGGTGTAACTGCTGGGCATGAAGAACAATGAAATCTATGTCTCCACCGATGTGGAGACTGATGGGCCGATCCCCGGCCCGAACTCAATGCTGAGCCTGGGGGCTGCTGCCTACCGGGCCGACAAGACCCTGGTAAGCACCTTCTCGGTCAACCTGGAGACCCTTCCTGGGGCCTCTGGCAACCCCGAGACGATGGCTTGGTGGGCTGGACGACCCCACCAGTGGGCGGAGTGCCGGAAGGAGCCCAAGGGGGCGAAGGAGGCCATGACGGCCTATGTCGAGTGGGTCGAGAAGCTGGGGGGCACCCCGGTCTTCGTCGGGTACCCGGCAACCTTCGACTTCCTTTTTGTGTACTGGTACATGATCAACTTTGTGGGGAGAAGCCCCTTCAGCTTCTCCGCCCTCGACATCAAGAGCTACACGATGGCAGTCCTCAAGACCCCCTTTCGAGGGAGTACCAAGAGGAACATGCCAGGGAAGTGGTTTCAGGGTCTCCCGAAGCACACTCACGTTGCATTGGACGACGCCATCGAGCAAGGAGCCCTGTTCTGCAACATCCTTGCGGACAATCTTGGAAGGTAAACCTGCCTCGGGGTGGGCGCCGCCTTGAAAGCGGATGGGTGGTGATGAGCCACTGGGGTTCGAGTCCTCTGCCTTCCGCCATGCACATCAAGCCAGGCATCTGTGGGATCTGTGGTGTGGCCGTGGTTCAACCTGAGTCAGAGGACCCTGGTTGGCACAACGGCCACCTCTTTGAGCGAAAGCTCAAGCCAAATCAAACGAAGTTCACCGAGCTGGTCTTGGTGCGGGTTCGTTGTATGGCGCACAAGGAGTCCGGGGACCCCCGGTACTACGACCGAGACGGGAACGTTCGGGATGATCGATGGCCTGGTGAACTCGTTTGCTAGCCCTACTTCATTACGGTCAGTCAGGTTGTCCTTTTGGGGTATTAACCCCAACCAATGCCAATCACTCACGACGCTGCTACCTGGGACGAGGAGCAACTCCAGGAGGAGCTAGCCATCCGGATGCCTCCTGGGTGGACCTTCGATGTTGCCCCCAACGAGAGCATCAATCGGTGGGTTGTCACCATCTTCGGGCCTAAGGGGGAGCAAGCCTGGGAGGGGGATGGGATTACAGCTCAACTTGTGCTCCTGGATGCCCTGGGTTGGATGGAGACTCGGAGTATCCATGTTTCCGACACAAGTCCTTGGGTTAGGCGTCGAGGTGAGCTGAATCCTCAGAGGGTTCACGAACACATCTTTTCTAAGATGAGCACCAAGGACGACCCCCCTGACCTGGACCCATCCGAGGTTCAAGCGGTGTACTCCAATCGAACCAAGAGACACTGACCCCCAAGGACGAACCGATGCCAATCAAGTATGGGAATGACATCCGCAAAAGGCTCCTCGCTGGAGTCAACAAGCTCGCTGATGCTGTTGTAGTTACGCTCGGCCCCAGAGGCAGGAACGTCTGTTTGGAGAAGGCGTTTGGGGCTCCCCTGGTTACGAAGGACGGGGTGAGTGTCGCCAAGGAAATCGAGCTTCCAGACCCCTGGGAGAACCTAGGAGCCAGGTTGGTTCGTGAGGTGGCCTCGAAGACCTCTGATGATGCCGGGGATGGGACCACGACGGCAACGGTTCTGGCCCGAGCTATGTTCACAGATGCCAACCGGCTCATCACTGCCGGGATGACCCCCATCGCTATCAAGCGTGGGATGGACAAGGCCCTGGAGTACATCGAGAGGGCCATCTACGACCAGTCCTTCCCAGTCCGGGCTCAGGTGGACGTGGAGGGTGTTGCCACTGTGAGTGCCAACGGGGATGCCAGGATCGGCAAGATCGTTGCTGAGGCAGTTGCCAAGGTTGGCAAGGATGGGGTGGTCAACATCGAGGAGGGCCGGGGGACAGACATCATCATCGAGGCGACCGATGGGTTGCAGATCGACCGTGGCTGGCTCAGCTCTGACTTCAAGACCCACCCTGATGAGAACTGCTCCCTTCTGGAGGACCCCTTCATCTTCGTGACGGACATGCCCCTCACGGCGATTCGCCCCCTCGTCCCAGCCTTGGAGAGGATCGTTCAGGAGCGGAGGCCCGTGGTCTGGATTGCTCCGGACTTTGACGGTGAGGCTCTGGCTACCCTCTGCCAGAACTTCGGGGCCAAGGTACTCCTGTCCCAGCTCGTGAAGGCCCCAGCTTTCGGGATGCAGCAGACCGAGATCCTGATCGACATCGCCACCATCACCGGGGCCACCTTCATCACGAAGGATCTTGGGATGACCCTGAATGATGTGACTTACGAGTCTTTCGGGTCGGCCCGTAGTGTCAAGATCACAGACAAGACCACTACGATTGTCGATGGTGGCGGTTCCACCGAGGACATCGACTCCAGGATCGAACAGATCAAGTCCCAGATCGCTGTTGCTGGGAGTGAGTTCGACCGGGAGAAGCTGCAAGAGCGGCTCGGGAAGCTCTTGGGTGGGGTCTGTTCGATCAAGGTTGGCGCCTCCTCCGAACTTGAGCTGAAGGAGATCAAGGGTCGGATGGAGGACGCTCTCTATGCTACCCGAGCAGCCATTGATGAGGGTCTGGCCCCTGGTGGTGGCATGTGTCTCATCCGGGCCTCAAGAACGGCTGCTGCCTGGTTGGAGGAGTGGTCCACAAAGGCGGAAGAGTCCCCCTTCCCGATCCCATCCAATGATGACGAGCTGGCAGGGTTCAAGTTGGCCCTGGAAGCCTGCTACGAGCCCTTTTCTGCCATCATCAAGAACGGTGGCTTCAAGAACCCCGATGGCCTTCTCGACCAGGTTCTTGCACAAGAGGATGAGTTCACCGGGATCGATGCTCGGACCATGACGATCTGCAACCTCAAGGAACTGGGCGTTCTGGACCCTACAAAGGTGGTCAGGTCCACGATTTCAAACGCAATTTCCTTGGTCGGGACGATGCTCACCACCGAGGTTGCCATCTACAAGACCCAGAAGCCGGACCTGGGTCAAGCACCCGTTGGTTGAAAACTTGGCCCCTCCTTCTTCTTCGGGTGATGCTGGCGGCATGGAACCAGTTCATCCTCAGTTCAAGGAGGGGTTGACCCTCGGGCTCTTCTTCGGGGTTGTGCTCTTCGGCCTCTTCTGCATCGCCCTTCAAACGTTCAACTCTTGGTACGATTCCAGTTATCGCCCCGACAAGGTGTGGACCAGAGGCTCAGCTTCATGCCGGGGAAGCACCGTCCCCACCGAATGACCCAGAATGAAACCCCTGATCTCACCAGGGCAATCATGGGGGTCATCCGTGGGCAGGCTTCTTGTGAGAGGGGTTATGCCCGAGACTTGCCCTACGTTTGGCTCCACGGTGAGAATGGGATCAACATCGTGGTCCGGGCCGATGACTGGGCAAAGGTCATCCCCTACCTTCGGGATGGGTCCTTTGACCCGACCATCGTCCCTGTGGCGAGGCAAGTGGTGTTGAACCCCCCAATTCGGTTCGATGGGGCTCTTCTGGACCAGAATGACCAGGAACTCTACGACCGGATCAAGAACGTTCTGGACTCGCTGTTTCCCGTCAAGTTCCCTGACGGGCAGATATAGAGGAGATGAAAACCATGGCAAACTTCGACCCCGCTGGCACCACTCCAGGTCTCTCAGGCACTTCAGAGCCTCAGCCCAAGATTCACCACATGAAGTGCAGAGACGAAGGGTGCCCTTCTTTGCAAGCTATCGAGATCACGCCACCGGTCAGCAGGGAAAACGCTGGTGCCCCCCATCACCGCACCTACCAGTGCCTACGTTGTAAGCACACTTGGACCATGTCTGTCGGCGGATTTGTGAACCTGTGAGGCGGTAGTCTCCTTGTCCGAACCACCCAGGGTGGTGCTCATGGACACTGAAGACTTGCGTGCCTTTGAGGGGGACACCCGGAACCAAGTTCCGGGCTTCCAAGTCGCTTGGAAGACTGATTCCTGGTTGCAGAAAGCCATCGGGCTCTTGCTCCGGGCCTTCAACCCAAGCTACCTCACCAACTTCATCACGACCTTCTACCCAAAGGTCTACTTTCCCTCCAAGCTGGACTACGAGCGGTCTCCCTCTAGTTCGTTCATTGTTCTTGCTCATGAGCGGGTTCATCTGCTGGATACTCAAGCCAGTCCAGTATGGTTCCGTGTTTCGTACCTTCTCCCTCAGCTCTTCTTCATCCCCTTCGTGGTTGCTGGGATTGTCACGGCCTTCTTCTCCTGGTGGGCCGCCTGCATCCTCTTCTTCGTGGGTCTCCTATGCCTAGGCCCCTGGCCTAGCCCCTGGAGGACCCACTGGGAAAAAAGGGGTTACGCCATGACCCTGGCGGTGTCCTACTGGGCCACAGGGTCTCTTCCTGTTGGTCTTGGGAAGAGTGTTACCAGCCATTTCACTGGCTGGGACTACTATCGGATGTCGTGGAGTGACCGGGACATGCAGCTCTGGTTGATGGAGACGGCTCAGTCGGTACGTGACGGTACCCTCGTGAAAGACCATGTTTACGCAGATGTTCTGGCCTTCATGCGCCGTAGGGGTCTGGTGAAAATATGACCGATCCCAGCATGGGGACTATGCGGTGTACTCGTAGCGGTTGTACCGGAACTCTCGGTGCGAGTGGGCAGGAGGTAACTCGACTGGTCTGTGCCAAGTGCGGGCAGAACTACCAGCTAGTTGTCTTCTTGAAGCCCATCCCACCGAAGGAATCCGAAAACCTCCTACCGCTACCGGTGACCAGTGCTGGATGATGTAATCGGACAAGACCAGGCAGTTCGCTACCTTCGAGAGGTAGTGACTGGTCGTGTTCAGAACCCTCTCCTTCTAGTGGGGGAGGAGGGTACTGGACGAAAGTTCGCAGTCATCGAGACGATCAAGGAAGTCGTTGCCTCGAAGAAGGGTCCCTCTAGTCCGGATGTAGTCCAGGTGGCGCAAGGTGCCCACCCTGATGTGATGGTTGTGGCACCCCAAGCAGACAAGGAGCTTGGGGTGGATCCCATCCGAGAACTGGTCTCAAGGGCTGGGAATCACCCTATTTCAGCTCCGTGTCGTTTCTTTCTTGTGGATGGGGCAGACCGGATGACACCTGCTGCTGCCAATGCCATTCTCAAGACCCTAGAGGAGCCCCACGCTCAGGCCCGCTTCTTTCTACTGGCTGAGTCGTTCGACCGTGTGATTCCTACCATCCGGTCGAGATGCGGAAGGGTCAACTTCAGGAAGCTCCCTGAATCCTTCATTGTCTCGAAACTCAGCCGGTTCGAGAGTAATCCCGGTAAAGCCCTTGTCTACGCCCGTATGGGAGAAGGCTCGATAGGTCGAGCTACTCGGTACTGGGGATCAGGCCGACTTTCCATCAGGGATCGTGTATTCAACATGCTTCAACTGGGAGTGCAGGGAGACCTGTCATCTGCTTTTTCTGTAGTGGATGAACTGAGCAAGGATCTCCCACTGGCCCTTCGGTTCCTGATTTTCCTAGTGCATGACGTTATGATCTCTGGAATCGACCCTCAGCGAGTCATCAACCAAGACCTAGAAGAAGACCTTTCAACCATGAGGGTACGAGCAGGGACAACCTTCATCCCCAACCTGTGGGTGGAACTCAAACTCGTACACGAGCGGTTCGAGTCCTCTTACGTCAACCTCGCATTCCAGCTCAAGACAGCCCTGGCAACTGCCACACTTGGCGGGTGATTGACCTATGGGGTACCGGTACACCACGCCTATAGTTGTGTCTTTCGGGGAGGAGACCTTCTTCCTCGACCGGGACTTCAACTCCTTCAGAGACCAGCCCAAGGCGTTGGTGACCGTACTGGATGGGGCTGAGGTTTCCGAGGCTGAGGTTGTCTCCGTCTGTGAGACTTTCCAGGTGGACTTTGAGGACCCCTCCAACATCAAGCCTCGGGTCATTGTGGTGGATAACGCCCACAAGCTCAAGCCGGAGAAGTTGGTCAAGGCTTACGTCGATAGTCGTGAATCTTCAGATACTTCTGCTGTTTTGGCTCTTGTTCACAGGTCTGACAAGTGCCCGGCCTTCTGGACGAAGTTCGGGAACAAGGTGACTCTCCGTGAGCACAAGAAGCTCAAGACCTGGGACAACAACAACGAGGTTGTGAAGTGGATTCAGGCTGAGGCTGAGAGAATCGGGCTCAACTTGGATGGGAAGATCGCCCTGGCTATGTTCCAGGTTGCCGGGGACGACCTTTATGTACTCTTCAGTGAGCTGCGAAAGCTCAGACTCCTTGTTGGGGCCAAGAACCCCGTCAAGGTCGAGCATCTTCAGCTTATCATGACCCCAGCTTCTACGGTGGCTCCGTGGGATGTGGCTGACGCTGCGTTCACCAAGAACAAGCGAAAAGCCATGAACGCACTGACATCACTGTACAAGTTTGCGTCAGATGATCCTTCCCTTCAAGTCTTGGGCGCCCTCATGAAGAGTGCTGAACGGCTCTTTGTGGCTCGATCCATGATGGATAAGGGGGCTGGTGCGGAGGAAGTGGCTGCCCGTTTGGGGGTTCATCCATACCGATACCAGATGGCGCTTCAACCCCAGGTCGAGAAACAGACGACCATGGGGCTGATGCGGACAATGCAGATACTATCCAGATTGGATGTAGAGCTGAAGCGGACAAGCCACAGGCGGACCCTGGTGGAGTTGGCCGTCCTCAACCTCGCCACTTGAAGGAGTTGGGCTCCAATGTTGATCCTCCAGACCTCACCACAACCGACCAAGTTCAGTCTCTCAGAAGACTTCCTGTCCCCTTACTATCGAAAGGGTGACCCCTTCCAGAGTCTTCTGGCACGCTCGACCTACCTCACGAAATACTGCCGTGGGGGCGAGGTGTGGACTGATACGGTTCGTAGGGTGGTCGAGGCCAACCTTTCCCTCGCTTCTCACGTCGATGAGGGTGAGGCGAAGATGCTCTTCCACCTCTTCTGGACGGGTCAGGCGCTCCCTCCAGGTCGTGGCCTCTGGACTGGTGGCATTGAGGGAATCCCAGCGGATGCTCGCTACAACTGCTGGTACACGACCCTCTACGGGATTGATGACTGGTGCTGGACAGCGAACCAGCTCATGCTCGGGGGCGGCGTAGGTGTTGGACTCGGGGACGTGAAGTCCCTCCCTGTGGTTCAGGGTCAGCCTGAGTCCAGACTGGCGATCTGGTGCTTGGACAGTCACCCCAATGTGAATGAGGTCAAGCCCAACCCGAAGTCCTTCCTGAACGGCCAGACCCCCATTCTCCGAGTCCCGGATTCTCGTGAGGGTTGGGTCGAAGCCCTTCGAGCAGTCCTGACGGCCGCCTTCAACGCCAAGGACCTCATCATTGACGTTTCTGAAGTCCGTGCCCGAGGACTCCCCATCCGGACCTTCGGCGGCATTGCTTGTGGCCCTGGCCCCCTCACCCAGCTTCTCAGGAGTGCCTGGAACATCGTTCGTGGTGCCTCTGGGAGGCGTCTCAACAGCGTTGAGGCCCTGGACATCACCAACTACATCGGTCTGTGCATCAAGGCCGGGAACGTTCGTAGGTCAGCCCTCATCGCCCTCGGGGATGCAGACGACCAGGACTTCCGTGATGCCAAGAAGGACATGGATCAGGTCATCTCCCATCGGCACACGTCGAACAACACAATCGTCTTCCGCTCCTGGGCTCAGATCCATGGGTTCGACTGGAAGGCCCTTGTTCATGACATGGCCGAGAACGGCTCTGGGGAGCCCGGCATCCTGAACCTCCCCCTCGGTTGGCAGCGGGACCCCGGTGCCCGTGGGGTCAACCCCTGTGGCGAACAGCTCCTCCATGACCGTGAAGCCTGCAACCTGGCAGAGGTCTTCCCCGCCAAGTTCGAGGACTCCACCAACCCTGACCTGGTCTTCCGGCTGGTCACCCGCTATTGCCTTCGTCAGCGACTCACCCCCCTGTCCGACTCCAGGAGTCAAGAGGTCGGGTCGGCCAACATGCGAGTTGGCGTTGGCCTGGGAGGTCTTTGCGACTTCTCATGGACGAAGCCACAGCTCAACCGTTGGTATTCCATGTGCCGTGAGGAGGCCACTCGCTACGCCAGGGAGCTTGGAGTTAACGCTCCCATCACGGTGACCACGGTGAAGCCCTCAGGGACCATCTCGCTCCTCAACGGATCTTCTCCTGGCATTCATGCCCCCTACGCAAGCCACTACATCCGCCGGACCCGGATCGCCAAGAACGACCCAATGGCAATGGCAATGATGGAGGCCGGTGTCCCATTTGAGGAGGACATCTACGACAAGAGTGGGCATACCTGGGTCTTCGCATTCCCAATGAAGTCCGCTTCCACGCTCACCGTTCAGAACGAGACCATTCGGGATCAGTTCCAGCGTCAAAAGGATGTCCAGGAAGCCTGGGCAGATAACGCTGTCTCTGCCACTCTGTCCTTCTCTCAGGATGAGACTTCTGAGTTGGCTGATTGCCTGAAGGAGTACGTGCCCTTTCTGAAGAGCACGTCTACACTTCCCAAGGCCCACGGCTACGCTCAGGCTCCCTACGAGGCGATCACTCCAAGCCAGTATGAACACCTCTACGCTCAGATCGAGCATGGGCACCCTCTCGTCCGTGGTGGGGACATGGAAGCCGAAGAGTGCTCGGGAGGCGTCTGCCCCGTTCGTTGACCGAAGAACTACCCCTCTTGAAGCCTCCCCCGGTGTTACTGTGGGGAGGCTTCGGCCATTTTGCTCCTCACTCAACCCCGCAAGTCGAGGTCATCGTGTCACAAGAAACTGAAGTGGATTTCAAGACCCTCGGTGTATACCTAGTCGAAGGTGTAGCAGAAGTTGACCCCATGACGGATAGGGCCTACGTAAGTACCGTAGACCAGCAGGGAAACCACATCGAGTTCGACCCGGTTCCGGTCCTTAGGCAGTTCAAGGGGCAAGAGATCCGAGTCGTGATCGTTCCGTTGGCTTCGGTGGCCCAACTGGAGGAGCTGGCCCGGAAGGTTGAGTCCCAGGGGGAGCAGGTCAAGGTTGTGGACCCCCCTCAGCTATCCAACGAACCCCCAGCACCCATCACGGGGTCCGACCCAACATCCAACTGAGGTACCCATGATGACGGACTCGGAGCGCCAAGCACGTATCAAGGAGCTGGAGGGGCTCCTTGCTGAAGCCCGTGACGCTTACTACAACAAGCAGCCTATTGTCCCGGACGAAGTGTACGATGCCTGGTCCGATGAGCTGTCAGAGCTGGATGACCTCAACCGGATTCTCTCTTCGGTAGGGTCTCCCCCTGTTTCAGAGTGGGCCAAGGTCACTCACTCCAATCCGATGGGATCTTTGAACAAGGTCAACACCCTTGAGGAGATCACCGACTGGATTCAGACCTACGCCCAAGGGGAGGCCCTTCTCGTTTCGGAGAAGCTGGATGGGATCTCCATTCAGGTCAAGTACGTCAACGGGAAGCTAGCTCAGGCTTCAACAAGAGGGGATGGTTTCATCGGGGAGGACATCACTGTCAATGCTCTTCGCATGAAGGGTGTCCCAGAAAAGCTCCCCAAACGGGTCACCTGTTCCTTCCGTGGTGAGATCATCCTCAGGAAGAGCGACTTCGCTGACCACTTCAAGAACGACGGGTACGCCAACACCCGCAATGCTACCTCCGGGATCTCCAAGCGGTATGACGGGAAGGGCTGTGAGCACTTGACCGTCCTCTTCTACAAGGTCATGAGCGGGGTCAGCTTCTCCACCTCGGAGGAGCAGTTCAAGTTCATCGAGAGCATGGGGCTCTCCACCCCTTGGTGGGCTCTCTCGGGCCTCTGGCTTGGAATCAAGACCCCACACGACATCTGGGTGGAGTACCAGCAGTCGAAGCGGGACCGTCTCGACTACGACATCGACGGCCTGGTGGTGGAGGTCAATGACCTCGCCAAGCAGTTTGCCCTCGGTGAGAAGGACCTCCGTCCAGTTGGGGCGACGGCTTTCAAGTTTGCCCCCATCACCCGAGAGACAGTCCTCCGGGGGATCACCCTTCAGACTGGGGGTACGGGCAGGATCACCCCCGTTGCCAACTTCGACCCGGTGAACCTTCTTGGGGCTCAGGTATCCAATGCGAGCCTCTACAACTGGCGCTACATCCAGACCCTTGGCCTGGACATCGGGGCCAGGATCCTTGTTGCCCGAGCCAACGATGTCATCCCCAGGGTGGTAGCCGTGGTTCGGGGCACAGGTACCGTTGCCGCTCCCCCTACGAGCTGTCCCTCTTGTGGAGCTGAGGTTGTTCAGGACGGGGAGTTCCACGTCTGCCCCAATAGGGAGGCGTGCCCGGCTCAGGTTGTGGGGCGGGTCTCCCAGTGGATCACCAGCCTCAACATCCTGGAGTGGGGTGACACCCTCTTGGAGAAGCTCACCACCTCCGGGTTGGTGAAGTCGATCCCCGACCTGTACCGTCTCACTGAGGCCCAGCTCTCAGGGTTGGAGCGGATGGGTGATACTTCGGCTGCCAAGGCCCTGAAGCTGTTGAGGGCCAAGAAGGTCCTGCCCCTGGAGTTGGTCCTTGGTTCCTTGTGCATCCCAGGGATTGCCGTGACCACGGTCAAGCTGGTGATGGATGCTGGGTTCGACACCATCGAAAAGCTCAGGGCTGCCCCCTTGGAGAAGCTCGGAAAGATCAAGGGGATCGGGCCGGTCAAGGCAGAGGCCCTTTTCAAGTGGCTCAGGGACCAGGGTCAGGTGGTGGACGACCTCCTGGCCGTTGGTGTAGTGATCCAGGAGCCTGTTCGAGGCAAGTTCTCCGGTATGTCCTTCTGCTTCACCGGGGAGATGCAGAACAAGCGTGGGGACCTTGAGGCCATGGCAAAAGCCCAGGGGGCAGAGATCAAGAGTAGTGTGACCAAGAAGCTCACCTACCTGGTACTCTCCGACACCTCGACCACCAAAGCTGCAACCGCCAAGAAGTATGGTACCAAGTGTCTTTCGGAGGACGAGTTCTTGGCCTTGGTCAACGGGTAACTACATGGAATCTATCCGCATTCGGGTGTGGAGTGTCATCCACAAGACCGATGACTTCCACATCTTTTCTGCGGAGCCTTGTAGCAGGGATGCTTTCAGCTACGACCGAAAGGTCACCTGCAAGGGACGGCTCTTCGGAATCCAGGGGATTGCTCCTGGGGTCCCCCTGGAACTGTTTGGAAAGTGGACCTCTCATCCGAAGTTTGGGCGTCAGTTTGATCTGTCTGGGTGGGCTCCCTGGTCCGATTCCTCAGTGGGGGTGGAGAGCTTCTTTCGCCACTGCTTGGGGGTCATTGACGAACTCCAGATTGCTGCCCTGGTTGATACCTTCGGGACCGATACCTACAAGATCCTCTCCGAGGAACCTAAGCGTCTGGTCGAGGTTCTGGGGTTTGACGACGCCATCATAGAGCGGATCCTGTCTGCCTGGGCAGAGGCCCGAACAAGCTCAGACCTCTCCACCTTCTTTGCGGACCACAACATCACCTCCGAGCAGATGAAGAACCTCTTCACCACGTTCGGGTCTGAGGCCAAGCGCATCATCGAGGATAATCCCTACCGCCTTCTTGAGGTGGATGGATTCCCGTTTGCCAAGGCGGATGAGGTGGCTCAGGCCAGGGGTCTTCAACCAGGGGATCCTCGAAGGTTCGAGGGGGCTGTTCTGTGGGTCCTACGAGAGGGGGCTAACTCGGGACACCTCTGTATCCGTCGTGGGGAGTTGACCACCCAACTTCGAGAGCTAGCCAGGACATCTGAGGTGGACCCCTTTGAGGACGTGAACCTCACTGCCGAACTAAACTCGGCTGTTCAGAGACTCCAGTCCCGAGGTGGGGTCAAGCTCGATCCGAATGTCGGGGTTTACCTCCCCAAGTATTTCAAGTACGAGCGGGATTCAGCCGCCAGCCTTGCTCGGTTCATCACCCCCGTGAAGCTCGATGTAGACCTGGTGAGCCTCCTGGCAACCTACGAGGCAGTCCACCAGATCACCCTCTCGGAAGCCCAACGGGGGGCTGTTGAGAAGCTGACCAACAACCGGGTGCTGACGCTCACCGGCCTCCCTGGGACTGGCAAGACCACTGTCATCAAGACCTTCGTAGAGCTGTTCCAGAAGGCCGGGGTGAGCTTCGTGCTCATGGCCCCTACCGGGATTGCCTCGAAGCGCCTGGCCTCTGTTACGGGGCACCAGGCGGCCACCATCCATCGGACCTTCCGCTACACGGGAGAGTCCTGGGGTTACAACAACGACAACAAGTACCCCATCGGAGCCGTCATCGTGGACGAGATGTCGATGGTGGACCAGGAACTCTTCTACCGGATCCTGGATGCCCTGGAGGAGGGTACCATCCTGGTCTTCGTCGGGGATGACGCCCAGCTACCTTCAGTGGGTCCTGGGAATGTCCTTCGTGAGCTGGTTCGGTGCTCGGCCATTCCAACGGTTCGACTCACCCAAATCTTCCGTCAGGCCCAGGAGAGCGACATCATCCTGAACTCCCATCGGATCAATCGTGGGGATGCTATTGTTCCTGGGGGTGTTGAGTCAGACTTCAGGTTCGTTCCCATTGTGGATGAGGACAAGATCGCTGAGCTGGTGGTCCAGATGGCTATCAAGCTCAAGGGTCGAGACGCTAACTTCCAGATTCTCAGCCCCAAGTACGATGGGGTGGTTGGGGTCACTAACCTGAATGACCAACTACGGGAGGTCCTGAACCCGCCCTCCCCAGGGAAGAAGGAGTTCACCCTTGACGGGGTGCTCAAGTTCCGTGAGGGAGACCGCATCATGGTGGTCAAGAACGACTACCAGTTGGGGGTCTACAATGGGGACATGGGCAAGCTCATGCAGATCCGTTCGGATGCTTTCACCGTTCGTATCCACGGAATCGGTGAGGACGGCCTGGATGTGCAGGTAGAGATCCCACGGAAAGAAGTCCTTCAGAAGCTCCGGTTGGCCTACGCCATCACCGTCCACAAGAGCCAGGGGTCCGAGTTTGACACCGTTATTCTGCCCATGGTGAGAACCCATGGCAGGATGCTTCAGCGGAATCTCTTCTATACCGCTGTAACCAGGGCCAAGCGAAAGGTCTGGCTCCTGGGCGACCACTCGTCCATCCAACGGGCGATCAACAACGATAAGGTGATTTTGCGTAACACTGGATTTGAGGGAGCCATCCTGGGGGCTGTGGCGGCACTAGAACCTGCCAAGAAACCTGGTTCCGGTGTAGGATCAGGCAATGAGCAGCAGCAAGTCAACCCTCAGTGAAGCCCAGAAATCTCGATTCAAGAGGCTACTCTCTACAGTCCAGGTTGACAAGGTGACCGTCTCGTTCTCCATAGAAGAGCGGGACCCCAGTGGTAGGAAGAAGAGCGTCTTTGTCTCCCTCACGGCCTCCAGGGGGGCAGGGGCAGAGGTACCCCAGATGCACGAGGACTCGGAGTCTACGGGGTACACGATGGAGGAGGCCCGGATCATCCGGTTGGCCCTTTCCAGGGAGGTGGTGAAGGGGGCCTACGACGATGCTTTTCGGAGGCGGGTCCTTCCACGGGATGAGGAGACCGTGTCCGAGATGAAGCAAGTGCTCAAGAGCTATGAGGACATCCTGGCCCAGGCAACCGGTGTTGATCCTGTTCCCAAGGATGGCACCAACGAGTGAGTGAGGCTAGGCATGGACCAGAAACGAGTTGAGGAAATCTACCGCATTATCGAGGGCTTGCACATCGAGCTGGAGCCAGACCCCACGGTTTTGGGGCCTCGGTACATCATGGAGCGGGTTTCCAAGTGCAGGAACAACCTCAACATCGTCTCTCAGATCCGGCAGTCTATCAGTCGGGAACGTAGAGAGCTGAAGAGGCAGTTGTCCGGCGAGGAGTCTATCATGACTATCGAGCGGGACCAGCTTCTTGCGAGCAATGAGACAGTTCGGAAGCAGCCCAACATCCGAGACCGAGAGGCCGTGGTCAACACCATGCTTCGGGAACGGCTGAACAGGATCTCCCAGCTCAAGGCGGACATCCTCGACATTGATACCGTTGAGCAGCCCGTGAAGATGGTTCATGATGAGCTGGTCAGGACGGCCACTGAGATCCGAACCCAGCGCTCGATGATCCAAGCGGATCGGACCTCGGGAGCTGGCTATGGGGATGAGTCTGGAGACGCCCCCCAGAGCAGGGTCCCCAGGGAGGATGACCTGGACGAGGAGGAGCTTGATCGGATCATGCGGGAGCAGACCCCCTTGGTCGCCCCGGAGCCTTCCAGGACCCCTCCCAAGCCCAAGGAGCCCGAGCCCAAGCCCGAGGTGGAAGAGACGCCCTGTGTCTCCCCAGAGACCTGTGGAGCCTTCTGTACGGGTGAGTGCCTGAAGCCCGCCCCGGTGGAGGAGACAGCAGCTTCAGAGGTACCCTCCGTAGAGCCCCCGAAGGCCCCCGAAACACCCACTCAAGACAAGCAGGAACCCTCTGGAATTGACCTCCACACAGAGGTACCACTTTCAGCACTAGCCCTCCCCAAGCCTGAGGTGGTTGAGCCCCCTGTGCAGGCTGGTGAGGACCCAGATATCGCCAAGTTCCTTGCCAAAGAGGAGCCTGCCCCTCAGCCCAAGGCCAAGGCCACTAAGAAAGCGAAGGCTGAGCCTCCTCCCGCCCCAGTAGAAGACGATGCAATCGACTTTGAGAGTTTGCTCCAAAGTCTCTGACCTTGACCACGGTATTCCACTGGTGTAGGGGACTAAGCGGTACACTACCTGACCTGACCCGGCCGTAGTGCCAATGTCCTGTCATAGTGGTGTACCGCATTCCAACGCACCGACCAGGCTTCCCAGCCCTACCTTCCACGTATCTGGGGACCACGTCACTTGCACGGAGAAAAAACCATGAGCGATACAGAGTTTGATACCGATCTGCCCTCCCTCGACGATGATGGCTCTATTGGGCTTGGCGACGAGGACAAGGGCAAAGTCAGCTCCAACCAGTTGGAGTGGTACAAGGGAGAGAAGGGTCGAACCGACCGCATCGCCCTCGTGTACTTCAACACGGTGGACGTGACGAACCTCCGTCGTGCGGTCAAGCAGAAGCCTGACCTGTCGGCGGATCAGAAGAAGGTGGTCCTGGGGAAGGTCCGATCTGCCCTTGCTGAGAAGCTGCAAAAGTCAGTGGACCAGCTCGATGGTGTGGACCTGTTGGACCTCAACGAGGCACGCTTCAAGCCAGTTCGAGCCTCCTACAAGCAGAACCTTGGGTACTTCGCTTGGCCGAAGTCGGTCACTGCCGAAGAGGAGAAGGTCTGGCGCAAGGCTGGTGAGGCCAAGGACTACGTCTGTACCGTCGTTCTGTGGTACCCGACCGACCGTGAGGGTGAGGTTGACAAGGACCGTTTGGCGAAGGGCTGGAGGGTTCTCCCCTGGCGGTTCGCTCCCGACAAGTTCGACGTGATCCGCAAGATCAACAAGGGCCTCATCGAGAGTGGTTCCTCGGTCTCTCGCATCGACCTCAACATCAGTTGCACTGACACCCAGTACCAGAAGATCACGATCACTCAGGCGGGACCTGCCATCTACCAGCGTCATGAGCCCTTCAAGCGGGCCGTCTTGGAGAAGGCTCTGGCGCTCTACCCGAAGCTCAGCCCCTTCCGTGAACTGACCACGGATGAGCTTCGTGAGAAGCTGGGCATGGCCCCCTCCGGTGGCGGTGGAGTTGCTCCGGGATCCGACTTCTCGGACGGCGACCTCTCCAACGTTCTTGCTGGCGTCTGATTCGTAGTACCAAGACGGGAGGCATCCGGTAACGGGTGTCCTCCCGTTTCTTGCGAAATGGGAGCAGTGTATGCTGTCCTTGGGGCTAGATCCGTCCATGTCCGGCTTTGGCTGGTGCGTCCACGATCCGTGGGCGACGGGCAAGGCTCGTGTTGTGGATAAGGGGAGATTTGCGAGTCCATCCAGCGAGGTCTTCATCGCTCGGTACCTTGGACTCAGGGCGTGTGTCCTTGATCTTCTCGATGATTACCCCGAGGTCAAGATAGTGGGGGTTGAGTCACCCCCATTCGGTGAGGCGTGGTCAGAGGGTCTCTACGGCCTATTTCTCTACGTGAATGAGGCTATCTACCTCCGACGTAGGGACGTGGTGTACTTCGATCCCTCGACAGTCAAGGCTCTCACGAAAGAGGACCCCGAGGTCCGTAAGGGCAAGATGTTCAAGGCCGATATGGTGGCAATGGCCCAAGCCGATACCGGGGTATTCCGGTGGAATGGGGACGAAGCTGATGCCTACCACATCGCCAGGTTTGCCGCCCGCTTCTGGTTGCTAATCGAAGGAGAGATCACAGAGGACGTGCTTCTCCCCTCGGAGAAGCACACTTTCCTCAGGTCCCACACCTTCACTAGGGGCAAGCACGCTGGGGAGACCCAGAAACTCGGTACCCTGTTCCGTGAGGACGAGAGGTTCTTCAGGTTCTCAAGATTGGAGTCAACATGAGCAAAGCCACAACGAGTGCCAAGGCAAAGAAGGAGCCCACGTCCTCCTCAGCAGAAGCAGATGCCAAGAGGAAGGCGATTGCAGACGGGGCAATCGCTATGATTGCTAAGGCTACGAAACAGAAGCCTCTGGGTCTTCACGAGGGGACCTGGCCGTTCATCCCGTCGGGAGCCTTGACGGTGGACAACCTGATCGGAGGCATTCCTCTTCCGGATGGCTCTGGGATGATCTGCCCAGGGTACCCGAGGGGCCGTATGTTCGAGGTGTTCGGCCCTGAGTCCTCAGGGAAGACCACTCTTGCCTTGGCTGCCATCGTCTCGGTTCAGAGGGCTGGGGGCATTGCCATGTTCCTCGACTACGAGAACGCCCTTCACCACGGGTACGCCAAGGCGATTGGCGTAGACTTCCGCCCTGACCGGCTCCTCTACTACGCCCCCTCCACTCTGGAAGAGGGGTTGAAGATGATGTACATCGCCATTCGGCAGAAGATTGACATCATCGTGGTGGACTCGGTCGCTGCCATGGTTCCCCAGAAGGAGCTGGAGAAGAAGCTCGATGATGCAGCGGCTATCGGGGCTCTCGCTCGGGCCATGTCCACGGTTCTCCCCAAGATGACCCAGTGGCTCAAGGAGTCTCCCTCCTTCGTGATGTTCCTGAACCAGACCCGATCCCTCATCTCGGCTCAGTCCCACGCTGGGGATGACAACACGGCTGGTGGCAAGGCAGTCAAGTTCTACGCTAGCGGGCGTCTGAAGTTGACCCGAATCAAGTCCGAGATCGTGGAGAAGGCCGACCCGATCACCCTGAAGAAGAAGAAGATCCCCTACGGAAACCTGGTCCAGGTCAAGGTCGTCAAGAACAAGATGGCTGGAACCCAGGGGCACAACGGGACCATCTTCATCCGGTACGGGGCTGGGGTGGACGAGTACCTGAGCCTCATCGAGGGTGCCATCCCCAGGAAGATCATCGTTCAGACCAGCGGGACGTACACCTACCAGGGAGAGACGTTCAAGGGGCGAGACCGTCTCCGCAAGTACCTCATGGAGAACCCCTCTGCCTTCGAGGCGTTGAAGGAGAAGGTCACCCTGGCCCTCACCAACGAGGCCCCCAAGGTCATCGAGGAAGTCGATGACGAGGACATCATCTCGGATATGAACTCCGAGCTTGCAGACGACGATGTTCACGAGAGTGATGAACAGGTCGAGGACATCGAGAGTTCGGTTGAATCCTCCCTAGAAGAGTCATGAAGTCATGATCCAAATCGAGGTTACAGGCTTTCAGTCTATCGAACAGACTCAGGTCTGCATCGATGGGTTCACTGCTCTTGTGGGTCGGTCCAACATTGGCAAGTCCGCCGTGGTCCGGGCTCTCAAGTGTGCCCTGACCAACAGCCTCGGAACCTCCTTCGTTCGCCATGGGGAGTTCTGTGCCCGAACTCTCCGTGGTGCGAAGACCTGCAAGTGCTTCTCCTCAGTCCACATCCAGATGGATGGGTTCGATCTTCTGTGGGAGAAAGGGGACTCGGTCAACCGATACCTCTTCAACGGCAAGGAGTATGACAAGCCGGGACAGGGGATCCCGGACTTCCTGGTGGATAGCGGGTTCAGTCCAGTGAAGGTGGGTGACGATTCTGGCTGCATTCAAGTGGCCGACCAGTTCTTTCCGATCTTCTTGTTGAACCAGTCTGGACCAGCTATCGCTGAGGCTATCTCCGACGTGGCCCGGCTGGACCGGATCAATAAGGCCGCCAAGATGGTCGAGAAGGACCGTCGGGAGGCCATGTCCACCAAGAAGGTTCGGGAGAAGGACGCTGTGGAGCTGAGGGCCAAGCTCCAGGGCTACGACGGGCTCGACAGGGCGATAGAGCAGACCTCCTCAGTGGAGGACCAGCTTGCCGTGGTCGAGGCGGCAGAGGGCAAGGTAGACCTGCTGACGGGGTACCAGGAGTCGGTACAGACCTTGACCGAACGGATCCGAGGGCTTGTCTCTGTCGGGTCGGTGGTGGTCCCCGACCTGGCCCCCCTGGTGGCAGCCGACTCCAAGGCCACCAAGCTCACCAAGTTCTCGGTGGAGCTTGATGAGCGAGTTGAGAACTACAAGGCGGTTGCCTGGGTTGAGAACTTCCTGAGCAAGGTACCTGAGATCGAGCCTGTGCAGGAGGCCCAAGTGAAGATCAAGAAGCTCGATGGGTGGATCGGGAAGCTCCGCTCCTTCAAGGAGCGATTCGCCTTCCTGGACCGGGCAGAGAAGACCCAGGTCCCAGCCCTCACCGACGCTCCAGAGGCCCAGAAACGTCTTCAGACGATGGACCAGTACATCTCCAAGGTCCGAGCCCTTGAGACCGCCATCACCTCTCTGGAGGGCAAGCTCAAGGTTGCGACAGATGAGGAGGGGCAGGTGGTCTCCGAAGCTGAGGCGCTTGGTGTCTGCCCTACTTGCACCCAACCGTTTCAGGTTGGACAGTCGGAGCACGCCCATGCCTAGGATCTCCTTCCTGTTTCGGACAGACGTTCACCTCTCAGACCGGTCCCCTATGTCTTGGAAGGGGGACTACTCGGCTGAGATTTTCTCCAACCTAGAGCAGATTGGAGAGCTTGCCAAGGTGCATCAGGTCAATGCGGTCTTGGATGGAGGTGACTACTTCCACATCAAGGCCCCAACCCGGAACCCTCACCACCTCAACGAGAGGTCGGCCAGAATCCACCGGGCGTACCCCTGCCCCACGTATTGCATCGAGGGCAACCACGACCTGGCCTACAACAACCTGGAGAGCTTGTCGAAGCAGCCCCTAGGGGTCCTTTACGCCAGCGGGATCTTCCAGCATCTTCGTGAACAGGTCTTCGAGGATGGTGACCTTCGTGTTCGGGTTGTCGGGGTCCCGTATAGCCCCAACCGGTCCCTGAGCGATATGCTCAACATCCAGAAGAAGAAGGGTGACACCCACCTCATTGCGATTGTTCACTCCCTTGCAGCCAAGAACCCTCCAACTTCGGTTGAAGACTTCTGGAACGAACCTGTTTTCCCCTATGAGTCTCTGGTCAGCCGGAACGGTCCCGATGTGTGGTGTTTCCCACCTGGAACACCTGTTCTGGATTGGCTTTATCGTCCGGTACCCATTGAGAAGGCGGGTAACAGCTTAGCTATCGCAGGCAGAGCAGGACCAACCACCATAGAAGTGGTCCACCCAGTCCGTCAAGTCAACGAGGACCTGATTCACCTTGACATTGAGGGGGTCCCTCCCCTGGTTCAAGGTGTGACCTCCGAACACCCTTACTGGGTTTCTCAGGGACTTAGGTGTAAGCACCCCTCTAGGTCTTCCCGTAGGTGCCACCCTGACAAAGGGAGAGGTTCAATCCCATGTGCTATTTGTGAAAACCCTGCTGAGGTGAGTCCCACCTGGGTTAGGGCTGGAGATATACGTCCAGGTGACTTTGTCGCAATCCCTGTCCCTAGAATCCCTGTTGCAGCCCCATCGAACCCTGGGCTATCTCGCCTTTTGGGGTACTACTCTGCTGAGGGTCACATAATCAAGAATGGGAAGGGGAAGCCCGTTTCTGGTGTAGGTTGGTCTTTCCACTCGGATGAGCTGACCTTGCACAAGGATGTCTGTGACCTTGTGAAGGAGAACTTCGGGCTGGACACCCATTTCCACTGGAACCTAGAGGAGCACACAGTTCAAATCTGTGCCTATGGTAAGAAGATTGCCAACTTCTTCTCCAAACACGGGGGGTGCATGGCTGAGCATAAGGAACTATCCTCCTGGATCTGGGGGAGATCCCCAGTGGACCGCCTTGAGTTCATTAGGGGCTGGCTCCTTGGTGACGGCCATGCAAGGGCAGAAAAGACAGATGTTGGTGGGGCCACTGTGTCCCAAACGCTGGCTTTCCAGGTGTTTTTTCTCGCCCTTTCGGTGGGTTTACACCCGTGCTTCACCGTAAGACCCCCAAAGAAAGGGCGTCTCCAAGCCAACATCATCTCGTTCTATGGGGGTGACGGTGCGGCACTCTCACGAAGTATTGGAGTCAACCCACCAGACAGAGTCAAGACAAGAGTTTCTGGCTTTTTCTCTGGTGGATTGTACTATACCAGGGTCCGCAAGGTTACTCGTGTGTCCTACCAAGGGCCTGTTCACAACTTCCGGACAGCTTGTGGTGAGTACCTCGCGGGTGGGGTTCTGGTACACAACTGCTTCGGTCACTGGCACAAGGACCAGGGCATCGAGGTGGTGGGTGGGAAGCAGTTCGTCAACCAGGGGTCAGTGTCTCGGGGGTCCTTGGTGCGTGAAAACTTGGAGCGTACCCCCAGGATATCACTCGTTGAGTTTGACGGGTCGGACCTACGGGTCACCCCTATTGGCTTGTCGGTGGCCCCCGCCTCTGAAGTGTTCGACTTGGAGAAGAAGGCACTTCAAGAGAGGGAGCGGCATGACATCGACCAGTTCATCATGCGACTCATCTCCGACGGTGCAGTTGACCCGGATGCAACCATCGAGGAAAACGTGAGGGGCCTCGACTTTGCGGATGACGTTCGTAGTGAGGCCCTACGTTACCTTGAGCTTGCGGAGGTCGGATGAGCAACGGAGTCAACTACATATCCTACTCTGGGTACAAGCTCTACATCCAGTGCCCCTTTGCGTACTGGAATAGGTACGTCAACAAGACTACCCTTGCAGATGCGGAGAACGGGCTTGGGACCCTCTACGGGTCAACCGTTGGCCTCGTGTTCGAGGCGTTCTATCGGGATCGGATCTGGAAACGAGAGGATTACCTTGAGGCCCTTCAGGGCTTGGTTGAACCCTACCTGAAGAAAGCGATCAAGGACCAAGAGAGGCAGGGTCGAATCATCGACTGGTCTGATGAGGAGGCCACCAAGACCTATAAGAACCAGGGAGAGCTGGTAGCCGACATCCGGGATTCAATCCCAAGGGGTGTTCAAACCATTCGGCAGAACAAGCTGATGGGGCCTTTCATGGAGGCCGAGATGAAGCTGGATTGCCGCTTCGGTGGGTACACCATTGGAGGGCGTGCCGACTTCGTGGTTCAGCGGACTCAACCTCATGGTGACCTGGTCATCCTTGATGGGAAGGGATCCAAGCATCGGGCCAAGTACGTTGACGGCCATGCGTTGAAAGAGGGGGCCGCTATCGAGGGCGTTCAGCTCAAGTGGTACGCCTTCCTGTACCGTGAGCGCAAGAAGCGGACCCCGGATGCCCTTGGGTACATCTTCTGGAAGTTCGGGGGCGAGCAGGCCATGGAGTGGGTCCCCTTCAAGGCCAAGGACCTCGATGACCTGAAGGATGAGGTACTGGCAACCCTGACTAGGATCGATACTTCGGTGTCAAGGCTCTATAGCCTATCGGGTAAGCCGCAAGCCTGTGCGGACTTGCGTGAGGAGCTGTTCCCTGCTCAACCGGGGGACGGATGCCGTCTGTGTTCCTACGTGTCTGTTTGCGAGGATGGTCAGAAGAAGACCAAATCGTTCAAGAGGGCTCGCCTGGAACTCCCCGAAGGTGTAAATGAGCTGACACTCGGCCTGGACGATTGAGGTAGACCTACATGACCCTGATGACCCCTGACAAACTTCATGAGAGAATGCAGAACCTTTCAACTCGCCATGCGAAAGTCCTTCGCAGAAAGGCGGAGTTGGGTGGTGAGCTGAAGTCTAAGAAGGAAGAGCTGGCCTCTTTGGTCAAGGAGATCCAGGCGGCAGGGTACAACCCCAAGACCCTCGTTGAGGACCGGAACAAGGCCCAAGAGGAGTTGGAGACGCTTCTCGACACGTTCGAGACCAACCTGGTCGAAGCGGAGACGATCCTCTCCGAGTTCGATAAAAAGTGAGAGGAAACAGAGATGAAGATTGAATTTAGCCTTCCGGACCTCTTGAAGGCGCTTGAGGTCGTTTCCATCGTCACCCCTCGTCCGGTGACGGCCAGTGGAGCAGCAGGGTACCTGTTCGTTGTCCGGGGTCAGGAGTGCTTCCTGTACTCCCGTGATGAACTCTGTGTCGCCCGAGCCAGCTTCCCTCTGTCCGAGTCGTCTGAGGATGGGCAGTTCGTCTACCCGGCTGAGTCCATCGACGCTCTCAAGTACCTGGATGACGACTCGTGTACCATCGAGGCATCCAGCGTAGACGAGCGATTCACTGTTCGATACCAGACCGCTTCTGGGGTTGAGGCAGAGCGAAGCTCTTTCGACCCTCAACTCCTTTCGACCTTCGATGAGGACCTGGAGGCAGCAGCAGCCTCGTCCGTCGAGTTCCGTTCCGGAGTGCTTCGAGAGGCTATCAACCTTGCCAAGCCCTTCATCGGGAAGGTCGGGGACTCCAAGGTCGGGGAGCACTTCAAGGGGCTCCAGATCATGGATGCCACCAGGGTGGATAAGGACAAGGGTATCGACTACTCCAAGGGTGATGGGTACCTATTCGTCTCGGATGGGACCCGCACCTTCTTCTTCCAGTGCGATGACTTCAAGGGAAAGAGCCTGGAGATACACGCTCAGTTCCTTGGTCTATTCGTGAGCTTCCTCAGCAAGTGCAAGGAGAAGGTGGTCATCCGCAAGGGCTCTCACCTCATCTTTGCCATGAGCGAGTCGGGTCAGGTTCTTGGGTGGCCCCTCCACACAAAGCTCCACGACAAGTTCGTCTACTACACTCTCAAGACGGACAACAAGCACGTCTTCCAGGTGAACCGGGCTCGCTTCGTCAACTCTCTTCAGCACGCTAGGATGGAGCTGCCCGCCAAGCAGAACAAGGTCAAGCTCAACTTCAGTCAAGAACGTAAGAGTATCTGGATCGGGATCGCAGAGGGTTCCTCCAAGGCCAAGGGCATCCCAGTTGAGGTTAAGGTCATCTCGGATGCTGACCCATCGGAAGTCACAGACTTCTCGCTTGGGATCAACCTCGACTTCTTGATCGAGCTGGTAAACTCAGTGAAGGGGCATACCGTGGAGTTCCGATGCGGTATCTTCCCAGCGAGTGAGACCCGTAAGCGTGACATGGGCCTCTTCCGGACGATTGACGACTTCCGTCTCGACCCGTCAGGCAAGGTAACTCCGGAATCAGAGGGGTCTTTCCAATGCAAGGTGACTCGATTCATGCCCTCAAAGGACTGACCCGACGCCAGCGAGTCCGGAACCTTCAGGACCAGGTGACGACGGTCAAGGCTATCCGGGACCAGCTAGCTGAGGACCTGGCGGGTAAGGAGAGGGAGATTGAGGCCCTTGCCGCCCGCCAGGAGGTCCTTTCCAAGGTTTCAGAGCTGTACCGTGTGCTCATGGACCGGATGGTCATGGGGCAGGTCAAGGTCATCGAACGGGTGGTGACCGAGGGTCTCAGGACGATCTTCTTCGACCAGGACCTCAGCTTCAAAGCGGAGCTGTCCTCGAAGTACAACCGGGTGTCTGCTGACTTCTTCATCTGCCAAGGGGACCCGGAGAACGGTGGCATCAAGGGGTCCCCCCTCGACTCGTTCGGGGGTGGCCCATCGAGCATCACCAGCCTGATTCTTCGGATCCTCACCCTCCTTCGGCTCAAGCGTCGGAAGTTGCTGCTTCTCGATGAGACCTTGGCAGCGGTGTCAGATGACTACATCGAGACCACCGGTCAGTTCCTCAAGAAGCTGTCTGAAACGACCGACCTACCGATTCTCATGGTGACGCACAAGCCAGCTTTCCTTGACCACTCGGCTACTGCCTACCAGGGGGACTCCAGGGTCTCTGCCACCACTGGGAAGAGCCACTTCATGGTCAAGAAGCTACGAGGTGCCGTATGAGGACGGGAGCAGAGATCAGGTCACGGGTTCGGGAGTTGGTCTCCCAAGAACTTGACCGAAGAATCCAGGAAGCCTCCGAGCGCCTTCCCCACCGATGTACCCACAACTACAAGCATCCCCTCGACACTCGAAAGCATGTGGAGGGGGAACGGAACGAAGGGTACAACCGAATCACCCTGGAGGATGGGAGCCCAGTTCCTCAACGTATTGGGCTTTGCCTCCTTGGGTCTGAGAATCCAGAGGAGTGGGGCGGGACCATTTGTGATGAGCCCATCGACGCCAAGAAGTGCCCCTACTTCACCCCGGCCAAGAGCAAAGAAGACCTGATCCCTGAGCTGGAGGAGAACCTTCGGGATGCCTCCTGGGTTGAGGAGCATCTACCAGAGGTCCACGCTCTTATCTGGGTGCTCGGGGAGGTCACGCTTCGGGTCCCCTGGTGGAGAAAGCTCCTCTTCCGGTTCAAGCTCATTCGTACTGAGCCGGTTCTCCCCCCTATCGACCCATCTAAGCTGCTGGCCCCATGAACTTCTCGATCCTCTCCTACTTGCTCACCACTGAGCGCTACCGCCAGAGAGCTGCTAGTGGGGGAGGCTTCTCGGTTCCTGTTATGTCGGAGCGAGAGGTACCACCCACTGCGCAACCTCTGTTGGTGACCAACGCCAGGGGAGGGTTCTCCCCTACAGTGCGGAACAGCGAGGGTTACGCTAGGTTTGGATTTTCCCCTGTCCCACTTGGGGACGAGCCAAGGTTGTTCCTAGCTCTTCTTGATGCTCTCTGGGATCTCTCAGTAGCTTCCAACTGGGAAAACCGGTTCAACACGGTATCGGATGCCTTGTCTCACATGCGGGCCTCTTCGTTTCAACCGAAGAGCTTGGTAATCTCAGAAGACCTTGTTGCCTCCTTCTCCAAGGACCTGGGTGGTGTAAGCGTAGGTGAGTTGGAGGGGGTTCGGGTTCTCTCAGCGAAGCTGCCACTTGGGTCTGCACTTCTTGTCACTGACCCTGCCTCGTTCGGTGTCTACACAAGAGTGGGGGACCATCTTGGTCTTCAGCTCTTCAACGTGCGCCAAACAGCATCGGTGATAAGAACGGATGGCCTGGCTTGATGATTTCACCTTCTACTCGCATGATAACCTGGATGAACGGGTCCGGGAGTCTTTGTGGGGTCGTGGTGTCTCAGAGGAGCAGATAGATGCTTTCCGGCTGGGTTACGTTGACGGAGTGCTCCCCTCACAGATCGAGTTCCCAGACGAGTTCCGGGAGTGGTCCCATCGGGGCCAGAAGCTAGCCGACTCCTACGTCCTCCCGCTCACCAATCCCCTGGGCGAGATTCTGGGGGTCCAGTTTCGGTCTGTGGAACGAGGTAACCGAGGGTACCTCGACTTCTTCTTGACCAGGTCGGAGCCCGTGCTCCTAGGTCTGGCTCAGGCCATGCCCTACATCTGGGATACCGGAACCATCTGCATCGTTGAGGGTGGTTTCGACTTGTTCCCCGTACAGCGGGTGTTCCCCTTCACAGTACCTACACTCACCTCCAAGGTGAACGAGGTTCTACTGCGTTGGCTACATCGACTTGTTCAGCGGGTGGTTCTGTTCTACGATGCCGACTCTGCTGGTAGAAGTGCTAGCTTCGACTTCATCAAGGAGCACGGTTCCGGGTTCGATGTTCGGCCGTTGGAGTACCCTAGAGGTGTAAGACTACCGAACGGAAAGCCAGTGAAGGACCCGGCTGACCTTTGGGAAGCCTGGGGGGACGACAAGCTCGCTGAATACCTCAAGGCCCAGATTTCGGAGTGACCATGCCGCAAACCTACGAGAACGCTGAAGCAGTCGAGACCATCGCCAACCAGCTCATCGGTACCTATCACCCTGAGTTGGCTACCGCCAAGTTCCGCTACCTTTTCAAGGAGAAGGCTGGGAAGAAGGGCGGGAAAGCTGTCCTGGGTACCGTCAAGAAGATGAGTGATCTCATGGTCTTCCTCATCGACGCCCAGTTCTTGATGGAGATCCCTCTCGATGTCTGGAACGAGATGGATGCCCAGAAGCGAACGGCCCTGGTGGACCACCTCCTGGAGCGCTGCACCGGGGAAGAGGATGAGCAGACGGCCGAGATGAAGTGGAGCACTCGGGAGCCAGACGTTCACGAGTTCAGCTCAATCCTTCGTCGTCACGGGGCCTGGACAGAGGACCTCTCCGGGTTCGTCTCCGTGGCTCAGACGGTTGACTTGAGCTTCATGACGGCTGCTGAGGGTGAGGAGGATTCCGAAGTCCAGACAGCGGTCAATGCCTAAGGGGGTTCTGCTGTGTGGGATACCAAACATCGACCCCTGACTTTTGCCGATGTTTTGGGTCAGAGCGGAACCGTTCAAGTCCTGAAAGCTAGGCTCAAGAACGGTACCGCCCTCGACACCAACTACATCTTCAGTGGAGGTTCGGGCCAAGGCAAGACAACCCTGGCCCGGATCTTTGCTCGGGCACTGCTTTGTCAACAGCTTGACAAGAACAACCCGGAACCGTGCAACAAGTGCGACAACTGCACCTCGATCCTCAACGACAGCTCAAGGGCCTTCGTTGAGCAGGATGCCGCCAGTCAGGGGAACATCGAGCAGGTTCGCAAGATCGTAGAGGACCTCCCATTCGCTGTGTTCGGGGCCTCCAAGCGCATTTACCTGTTCGATGAGTGCCACCGGATGAGCAAGGACGCCCAAGATGTCCTCCTCAAGCCGTTGGAGGAGCGGAAGCTCCTTGGGATGTTCTGCACAACGGAGCCAGAGAAGGTTCGGGGTGCCATCCGGTCCAGGTGCGAGGAGTATCATATCCGGAAGGTCACACGGGATGATGTTCTTGCCCGGATGAAGATGATCCTTGCGGCTGAGGGAGTCGAGCATGATGATGAGGCGGTCCTGATCGTCATCGACTTCTGTGGGGGTCATGTTCGAGACGTTGTGAACCGTCTGGAGATGATCTCCCAGATGGGGGCGATCACGGTTGAGAGTGTCCGGGAATACCTGAACCTCTCAGTTGTTTCCACCTACTACGAAGTTCTTCTTCGGATCCCAGGTGACACCAAGGGCGCCCTAGCCCTAATCGACAAGGCTTGCGAGAGGGTAACCCCGGAGGAGATCGCTTCCGGCCTAGCTGAATCAGCTATGAACTCCTTTCGCCTAGCCAACGGGATGAATGCGGACTTCACCTTCGCTGACAAGGCCCTGAGTCAGCAGGTGAGTAACCTGTATGGCCCCCAACTCATCAGGGTTGCTGAGTATTTCCTCAGGTCAAGGTATGTGACCCAGGTTGGTCTCATCTGTGACCTGGTGTCCCTGGCTCAGCAGTTGGGCTCTGGTCAGCCTATTGCGGCCCCCAGGGCGGCCCCCAGGGCGTCTTTCCAACCGCTACCGACCCAACCCCCGACTCAGGTGGCTCAAGCTCCTGTGGTGGTCTATGCCTCTTCTGAGCCCCTAGTCCAACCTGAGCCTGTGGTTGAGTCACCGGTCCAACCTGTGGTTGATCCACCAGCCCACTCCTTGGGGGTAACCCCAGCTCAGGCTGAAACGGTAGCAGACCCACCACCCTCGCCCTCAGCGGCTTCAACCCCCCCTGTCCTTCCCCTTGAGAGTGTCAAGTTGGATGAGTCCGGGCTTCGTTCGGATGGGGTTGGGAATCTTGGATCATCTGATAAGCGGGCTCAAACTGAGCTAGATGTCCATGTAGTTCCATTGGAACTACCAGGGTCCCAGAAGAAGTCGGTAGAGATCAACTTCAACAATCGCTCAAAGGACGGTCGAGACATTCTCCCACCATCTGTGTGGCGCCGAGAGTTCCAAGAGCTTCTGAGAAGAGGAGCCTCCGGTGCCAACTGAGTGGGTCGTACTAGAGCTAACATCTCAAGGGGAGGATGAAGATCCTGAAGTCCTGAAGAAAGCCTTTGCTCGTATCGTCAAAGGAGGGGACGTTTTCATCCCCGCTTCAATCTCGATTGTAGGGGACTCCAGGGTAGTACACAAGCTGATTGACAACTACGTCTTCGTGAAGCGTACTTTCCCGGACTCCTTCTTCTTGAAATTGGAGGGGTCCAAGTACGTTGCGTGCGTTCTGACTGTAGCTCACAGCTCTAGTGGGACCCGTAAGATAGCCTGTGTATCTGAGTCAGACATCGAGAAGATGCGTCGCCAGATCCAGGTCGAGACTGAGCAGGGTATCGAGGTTGGTGACGAGGTAGAGGTCATGAGCGGCCCCTACAAGGGGATCACAGGTAAGGTCATTGAGGAGATCCCTGAGAACGATAGCGTTCAAGTTTACATCAGTCTCCGCTCAAAGCAGGCCCTAGTCACACTACCTCGTAGCTTCATGAGGTTTGTGGCGAAAGACAAGGGTGACCAACCTTCATTCTCCCCGTTCCTCAACAAGATCACAAGGATTCGGGAGTGGGTCACACGGGTTCGTCCGTTCTTCCTTTGGTCCCCGAGTCCGATTCGGCTGGTGCAGTCGAAGTATACAGGGGTGCTTCAACTGGAAGAGTGGATGCACAGAGGGAACTCTTTGGTCAAGCTGTTGGTTGACCCCCCAGCACCAACATCCTTGGTGGGGGTTGGTGGTGTGTCAATCGCAGATAGATTTGAGCATACCCAGAGGATGAGCCGCTTCATAGAGCGTGCTCCGGCCTTGTTCCACCTCTCACGGATGCCCGTCCATGACATCACACCCCTGGAGTCGAAGTACATCGAGGTCCAGTGGTTTCAGGACGTTCTACACAGGACTGCCGCTCTTCAGGAGTCGATTGAAGGGATCGAAAGGTCCATCCCAGATTGGAAGCCCCCGATGGTTCAGAACCTCATCTTCGACGGTCACAACCTGGCGTACAGGGTTGTGAATGCTCTCCGAGCAATCCCAAACCAACTTACGGACAAGGACGGGAACCCAACCTCCTTGATCTTTGGCTTCCTGAAGAGCCTGGCTTCGTTCAAGAAGCGTTTTGACAGAGCTAACATCTATGTTGTCTGGGACGGCTCAAAACAACGCAGGGCCTCTCTGTTCCCAGAGTACAAGGCACAACGCCCTGAATCTGGGAACGGTGGTGAGGTCAGTGACCAGATGTCCAAGCTCCGGAAGCTACTCCCGCTGTTGGGCGTTACCCAGGCGTACAACCCGGATGAAGAGACAGATGACCTTATTGCTTGCTTGGTCAAGGGTCGCCTCAAGGGACAGCACAACGTCATTGTTTCCACTGACCGGGACTTCCTACAGTTGGTGACATACACCGACCTATTGTTGGTTCCGAAGGTGGGCTCAAGGCAGGAAATCCTTTACGACCCTGACCGAGTTGTGGAAGAGTACGGGGTCGCCCCAAGCAAGATGGTCCACCTCCGAGCACTTGTAGGAGACACATCGGACAACTTCCCTGGGGTTCCTAGGGTACCAAGAAAGGTTCTAGCAGCCTTGTTGAACACGCATGGATCTCTCACGGGGCTATTTGCCTCTAGTCTGGCTGGTATCACCTCAGCACAGTACGAGAAGATTCGTGCGTTCGAGCAACAGGCACGTCTGAACTTCCAGTTAATGACACTCCGAGACGACGTTGAGTGTCCCATCACGGAGGCAGCTCCAGATCAGGAGGCGGCCTCTTCGGCTATGTTGGCTTCGGAGATCCAACCAGAGTCCATCGTAGGGGTTTTCTTTGCGAACAGCCCCAGTCAGGGTTTCGCTAAGTCAAATTGAGGGAGGAGTCGTTATGAGCGGAGGCTATGTCATTTCGGTTGACCCAGCAGAGCTGGCAACCAGGTTTGCTACACAGGAACCGCTCTTCGATGAGATTGACGAGGATCCTGAGGGTCCCAATGTCGAGCCTCTTCTATCCACCCTCAACTTCGAGAACCAGATCAAGCCACTCCTCGACCGTATCCCCGAGAGAGAGGCTGACCTGATTCAGCTCTACTACATCCAGAAAAAGCGCCAGGCCGACATTGCCGAGATTTTCGGTGTGACCCAGGCAGCCATAAGCTACCGTCTGGACCGTGGCCTTCAACGCATCCGCTTCTTGCTTTCCATCCCCCAGGTGACCGAGGAGGACATGCGCCGGGACCTGCCAGGTGTACCCTTCAAGGTGATCGACGTGGATATCCTGGTAGGTATGTGGCAAACGACCTGCCAGAGTGAGGTGGCCTCTCGGCTGGGCCTCACCCAAGGTCGGGTCCGTCACCGCTTCTTTGGGGCTGTCAAGCAGCTCGAAAGGAAGGCCAAGGAGGATGAGCGGTTCGACCCATATCATCGGGTCTTCTCTGCTATCGCCAGCAAGCGGTTCAACATTCTCCGAGAGGTCAAGCTCCCCCAGTGGAGCAACCGTGGTGGGGATGGGTGCTTCTGAGGGGTCTGTCCGCACCTCCTGAGTAGTGCGAGCATTTACTTGTATGCCCGGTGGTTAGAGGACCACCGTGCCGCTCGTACAGAACCTCAAATACCACGACTACCAGTTCGAGTACGCTGTCCCAGCGGGGAAGTGGCGTTGGACTACTCGTCTCGACGTGTCTCAGTCGAGCCCAACCTACTCGGTGCGGGATATCGTCTCACCCTACGGACTGCTTCGGGACTCGATTCCTATCCCTGGGGTAGTGATCCAGGCGATGGGGGAGAGCATCGTGGAGTTGCGATCCAACTTCACCCCAAGCATTCTTGTTGGGCCTCCGACTCAACTCGTTTTCGATGTGGACGAGGGGCGTGGCTATTCAGTCCCCCAGACCGTCCTTGTCACGAACGATGGGGTCTATGGGTCCATTCTCGGGGCTAGCCTGACCACTTCGGCACCCTTCGTTCGGGTAACCCCCACGACGGTATCGAACCTTGCCATCAATGAGAGTGGCGAGTTCACCGTGGAGGTCAACTCGAAGGACCTTCTCGCTGTTGATGGCCCCTACCATGAGACCATCGTCATCCAAGACCCGGCCTCGGCCAACAGCCCACAGTCGGTGCCAGTTCTGATCAATGTTCGTCCCAAGGCGAGCATTGCCTCGGTGCCTACCGTGTTGGTTTTCAGTGTAGTTCGCCCCATTGATGGGGCGTTCTCAACTGTACCTCCCCAGAGCTTCACGATCCAGAACCTTGGTTCCGCTGGATCGGTTCTGGAGTACGATATCCGGGCTCTGACTGGGCTTTGCTCGAACTGGCTTCGTAGCTGGCTCCCAGCTTCAGGGGTCCTGACCTCAGGGCAGTCTCAAGCCATTCAAGTCACAGTCCAACCCCCGGACAACATGCTCCAGGGGTCCTACTCAGAAAAGCTCCGTGTATCCGGGTTCAGCTCGAACGGGTACCTGGACGTTGAAATTCGTCTTGTTATTTCGTGAGGGCAGAATGTCAGACCGCAACTTCGATCTGGGTGGTTTTGAGGTCCAGGGGTCCGCTGGGCTGGATGCCTTCTTTGCGAGGGAGCCTGCCATAGTGACCCCCTCCAAGGGGATGCGTAGAGTGGCATCCCTTCAGGACCTCAACGGATTCGTCCGTCTCTCCAACGACACCCTCATCCACAAGGCCGACAGGGACCTTTGGGCTATCCGTCGCCAGGGTGATGGCTCGATGTTCGTTGAACGTATGTTCGATGACAGCGGATCACCCCTCAAGGTTTGAAGGAGGCCCCGTGAAAGCGAGCCAAAAGGTCCGAACGGTCATTGCCAGAGAGGAAGGGCTGCCCCTACCGCCCCCACCTCCTGGGTCCGGTGAGGGTGGGTCCCTCAAGCGAGAGATCCCTAAGGGTCATGAGTTTGACCCCAAGGCGCTCAAGCCTCTTGCTCGGGCTCTGTTCTCTTCATCGGTTGCCCTTGGTCACGCCGTTACGGCCTACAAGGAGTTCGCTCGAATCAAGTCCAGTTCCATCTCTCCGGATGGGATGCTTGGGGGGAAGGGTTACGTCCTGAAGGTCAAGGATGTTCGGGCCAAGCTCCAGCAGGCATGTGAGCTTCTCTCGGCCCTCACTGACACTCTTCATGATGAGCTACACGGACCTCACTGGAACGCCAAGCTCTCTGATGTTGGGCAGAATGATGCTGAGGACATCACTGAGCTTCTTGATGAGTCCGATGAGGTCCTTGAGGACCCTGAGCGCTTTGGTGACAAAGAGGTCCAGGACATCGAGAAGAAAAACGACGGGAAGGGTGGGACCCCCAACACCAAGAAGACCGAGGACCAGATCAAGGAGTCCGAGGCCCGTCAGAATGAGACCGAAGCCTCCCGGCTCCCCGATGCTGGTGGGAAAGAGACCATGGAGGCTGCTCCGGCTGGGAGTCGTGAGCGGTCCAAGCAAGCATCCGACTGGAAGGCCCCTTCTGGGTGGGGTCGCTTCGCCAACTCTTCCGTCCCAGTGGATACTCTCCCTGGACCTCGTGTGAACCACCTTGAGCGTGGGGAGCAGACCGGCCCAGGGGGCTCCTACAACCGGGATGAGCCTCGGGTCGAGGATGAGTGGGGCATGGCCGAAGGGGCTCCTCCGAAGACCCTCAACAAGGTCTGGGGAAGCATCGAGGAGTGGGGTGCCTCTGGGCTCCCTGCTGATACCGAGACCCGTACTGAAGCCAAGGACTTCGGGGTTGGCTATGGAGCCAAGGGTGAGGGAACCGAGGGCTACGGGACCAAGAACCCTGATGGGCGAGGGGTCTGGGGTCCACAGAGTGACCTTCCCAACGACCCCCAGACTACCACCAAGGACCCAGGGGGCATCCCCTTTGGCGGGGGACCTCAACGGGACTTCTGGGGTGCGGTAGCTGAGTCGGAACTTCCCTTCGACGGCCCTGACCCTGTTGCACGGTCGGACTACTACGAGGGTGACAAGGGGAACCTCGTCAATGTGAACCCACATGGCAATCGCCCTGTGGCCCAGTCAGAGATGCCTGGGAATGATGGCGTCAACTACAACTTCGACCGGGACCTTCCCAACACTGGTCAAGTCTACGAACAGCAGGCAGTTCCCTACGTGAAGCGTGATTGGACAACGCACAACGACCGGAACGACATGCAAGACCTCTACAGGATGGACAAAAATGGCTGACCTTGGCGATCTTACCAATTTCATGAAAGAGGGCTCGGTCGCCAACCTCGACTGGCTCGATGTTGATGGGAAGCAGTATCGGGAACTGGATCAGCTCCCGAAGCAGAACCTCGACATCGCTCCGGACTTGGAACACGTCTGGAGCCATTCGGACAGTCCTCAGACCATCGTCCCCAACAAGGAAGCTGGCCCGAAGACGATGCTGGATGTGGGTCTTGGCAAGACGGCTTCTGAGGAGGCCATCCGCCGGGTGATCAAGGTCGCCAGGCTGGCTTTGATGCAGTCCACCGACCCAGCCAACTTCAGGCACGCCCTGACCTCCAGGTTCGATTCCCAGGTCTTGAGCGAAGCCCGTCCAGTCCTTGCTCAGATCCTCCAAGAAAGAGGTCTCCTGGGTCGTTACTACGTGGAGGCCATTGACTTCCCCAACTGCCACAAGGCGGGGAAGGAGATCGCTACCTTCACCAAGAAGTACGCATCAAGTGCCCAGTTCTTGGTGGCGAAGGACTCCTGTGCAGGGTGCATCCACAGCTCTGGGAACACTTGTGCGGTCTTCCAGAAGGAGTTGGTCCTGGAGGTCCCCTACACCCCAGCTCTGGCTGAGGCAGTAGAGCGGAGCCAGTCCGCCCAAGGGAAGCTCATTCAGGCTTCTAGTCTGACCCCCCGTGAGCGCATCAAGGCAGCCCACCTGGCATCCGACGTGAGGGTATCCGACCGGGTAGAGACCCCGAAGCCGGTGGTCAACCCTGCTCAGTTCATGCGGGCCACGGTCGAGACCCCCAAGGTCCACCTCCCCGTCATGGCCTCCCAGGCTCAGGCCCTACACGACGCCCAGATGGCCTGGAACCCTGAGGTGGCTTCGGGTAAGACCGCTGCAACCTCTCGGAATGCCGCCGATAAGAAGGCTTTCGACATTGTGACCTTCCTCCGACGGGAGATGCTGAAGGGGCATGGGGAGCAGGCGCTTCTCCACTCCCTCAAGCTCTCCTTCTCTCTGGATGACCTTCGAGCGACCCGTCATGCCTGGGAGCCAGTCTTCAAGGAGGCCGGGTACTTCGGGACGATCTACTCCACCCAGGAGTCCTTCAACGATTGCCATGAGGGAGCCGACTTCCTTGCGAAGTTCAACCCCTCGGTGAAGGGGATCGTGGCGGGAGGGAAGTGCTCAAGCTGCATCTACAGCAAGATGTCCCGGTGCATGATGTACGGGAAGCCCTTGGTTGCCAAGGCTGAGGACCTGTACACCCCCGAGATGGTCAGCACGGTTGTTCGTGAGCACCGTCTGGCAGGGCGTCTGGGGACTGGGGCTGAGACCTCCAAGTGGGGAAGCACACCCGTGGAAGCCCTCAAGGTTGTCTATCGGACGGCCTCGAAGGCGGTTCAGGCTCCCCCAGTTCCAATGAGGGCCTACGTGGAGCAAGCCTTCCGTGGGGCCGACCACGGACACATCACGGCTGGCCTTACCAAGAGAGAGATAGTCAAGACTGCCACTCGGTACCTGAACGAGGGTCTCTACGGAGAACAGCTCTTCCAGGCGCTTCAGACTCGTTTCGATGTTCGGGACATCCAAGCCTCGACCGAGGAGCTGAAGGTTGCCCTGGCGGAGCAGGGGCTTCAGGGCATCTTCTTCATCGACCCGGCAGTCTATGATGACTACGCCAGGGGTTGTGATGAGGGTTCTCGGCTTCATCGAGCCCGCATGGTCCCTTACCTCAAGATGGGTCCGAAGTGCGCCTCCTGTGTCCTTCAGCCCCATCCAGGGTTCTGCTCCAAGTACGCCAAGACCCTGGTCTTGGAGCCCCCCTACACGGATAAGGCTGCCCAGCAGCAAGAGATCCTGGCCTCTGGGAAAGCTACCGAGATCAACTTGGCGACCTTGATGGTCAACGACAAGTCCATCGTCGCTGAGTTCGCCCTGAAGTCTGCCACAGACATCGAACTCAACCCCGAACCCGCCAAGGCTGCCACCATCACGGTGGAGTTGGGTGGAGCGAAGATCGACCTATGAGTGACGAAGTCCTCATCCTCAAGGTAGCTGCCAGGTACCTTCACGCTGACCAGTCCCCTGGTATGCGCAAGGAGGTCAGGGATCTCGTCAAGCCAATCAACAAGCCAAAGGGCATCGACAAGGGGATCGTCAAGGAACACGGGCAGCTCATGGAAGACGGGAACGATGACACGGTGGACCCCAACCGCCGGGACATCCGACCCCAAGACGTGTTCATCCCGAAGCCAGACCAGGTCAGCGTCAGGAACCTAGCCGAGACAGGGAAGGACCTCTCGAAGGCTATCGAGAAGCAGATCCCCAAGGACAAGGGCTACGACTCCGTTCGCAACCTCAGCCAGTATCTCATCGAAACTGGCGGTGGTGGTGGTGCTAAGCCCGTCAAGTGAGGTTGTCATGAGTGACGGAACACTACCCAATCAAGAATGTGCTGACCTCGAAGACGAGGAGTCAGAGGACTCTGACGAGGGTCAGGAGGTATTCGATGCCTCTCAGAGCGATGAGGAAAGGGCTGAAGGGATCCTATCGATCCTTCCTGTTCATGACGCCCCGAACACTGGCAAGAATGCCCTGAAGGTCAAGCGTGGTCCAGGTCGCCCCCGGAAGGTCGAGCGGATGCCGACCACCAGCGACCTCCAGTACCATGCCATCAACTCCAAGAAGAAGCAGGGGTTCATTGCCACCGACCCCCTGGTTCAGGCTATCGAGCAGAGGGTCGATGCCCCGGCCAACCTTCAGCGTATCAAGTTGGAGATTGCCAAGGAGATCGCATCCCTGCACTTCCAGAGGGTCGAAACAGAGAAGTATGGGCGGGACACCTCCCAGATTTCCTCTCGACGGATTGATGCCCTGGAACGACTTGCCAAGATCGAGCTGAAGATCCGTGAGATCGACAAGGACTCGATCAACCTTGGCAGCGAGAAGATGCAGAAGATTTTCGTCCTCTGGGTCGAGGTCATGCGAGAGGTTGCTGCTGAGGTTCTGCCTCCCGAGGCAATGGATCTCTTCTTCAACCGCTTCGCTACTGCGATGGAGGGGTGGGAAGAGAAGGCAGCCAACGTGCTGAGGTAACATGGCTGCCAAGGACAAGAACTCCCCAGGAATTTCTCATATCATCCGAAGCGCTGGTCACAAGGCAAAGACCATCGCTGAAGAGATGGCCGGGCAGGGGGACATTCCCGCTGTAGGTGTGGACGGGAATCATACGAGGATCTTCAACGTCCTCCAGTATGCCGAATCCCCGTGGGGCTTGGATATGAAGCTGTACCCAGTACAGCGCTTCATCGTCAAGCTCTACTACCACCTTCCGCTGGACGACAAGAACAAGACCATCACGATCACTGACATGTTCAAGACCCGAGTGCTCCACACCTTTACCGAGGTGGAGTACCTGAGGTACTTGTACAACGAGGGTCGATGCAACATCGGGGAGCAGGACCACATCCGCCGTCAGCTCATCCTCCCCATCGGCCGTAGGTCGGGGAAGACCACCCTCTCCGCCATCTTTGCCAGCTACGAGCTGTACCGACTCCTGTCTCTCGGGAATCCCCAGGCGTACTACGGTCTCCCGAACGGGAACAGGATCCAGATCATCTCGGTGGCAACGGACAAGGACCAGGCAGGTCTCTTGTTCAACGACGTGACCTCTCACATGGCGAAGTGTGAGTTCTTCAAGCCGTACATCGCCAACAACACCCTCAGCTACGTACAGTTCCGAACCCCCTACGACATTGAGAAGTACGGCCCGACGGTTCGCCATGAGAACGGCAAGTTCACTTCGTTCAATGGCAAGTCCAGTATCCGGGTGACCTTCAAGGCGTCAGTCTCGAAGGGTCTTCGAGGGTCTGGTAACATCGTCATCATCCTGGACGAGATGGCCCACTTCCAGGACAAGGGGAACTCCTCGGCCAAGGACATCTATGATGCTGTCACCCCATCTGCCCTAGCCTTCTCCCCGAAGGACCCGAGGAACAGTGCCGTCTGTATCGGGCCGGTGGAGAGCCGAATCATCTCGATTTCGTCCCCTCTCAACAGGGCGGGTAAGTTCTACGAGTTGTTCCACTTCGCTATGTCGAAGGCGGAGGGGTCTGAGAACATGCTAGCCATCCAGGCTCCGACCTGGGAGGTGAACCCGACAGTCGAGCCAACCTTCCTGAAGGAGAAGTACCATGAGGACCCCTCGGTCTTCATGACCGAGTATGGGGCGAACTTCTCCGACCGTGTTCGTGGTTGGATTGAGCGTGAGGCCGACCTGATTGAGTGCATCCGTCCTGAGCTTCGTCCCAGGACGGCTGGACCTGCCAGATACCCACACCAGATGGGGATCGACGTTGGGCTCATTGGAGACGGTACCACCCTAGCCATCACGCACCTCGACAAGGACAAGGTAGTCCTCGACTACCATGAGGCTTGGTACGCCGGGATCCCTTGGAAGGAGACCAACCCTCACCTTCCGGGGCCTATGGTGGACTACGCTAGGAGTCTTGAGGCTCAAGAGCGCTTGGACTTTGAGGAGATCGCCAACTGGATTGCAGCAGTTTGCAAGAGATTCTACATCACGGATGGTCTCTTCGACCGGTGGAATGGGCTCCCCCTGGAGCAGGCTCTCCACAAGAGGGGTCTGAAGCAGTTCAAGAGTGATTTCTTCACCCGAGATGACAAGAGCCGGATGTTCCAGGCGGCCAAGCTCCTGATGTTCGACCGTCGCCTGGTCCTTTACGACTTCCCGCTCCCTCAGGCTGCCGATGGTGGTGGTAAGCACTCGGCTTTCATCAACGAGTTGCTGACCCTTCAGGCTACTCAGCTCGCAAAGAACCAGGTCATCGTTGAGGCACCCAAGATTTCAGGGGCTCATGATGACATCTCTGATGCCTACGTCCGAGCGGTCTGGCTTTCGTTGGAACGCCTATCAAACACGAAGCTAGTATCCAGGGGCACTAACGCTCCTCGGGAGGCTTCTCGTTTGGCAACCGTCCAGCACTACCAGGTGGCTCGGATGCGGTCACACGGGGTCTTTAGGGATCGTATTGCACCCAGAGCTATGGGGAGAAGGGTGTGACCATGCGCCTGCCTGTCCTCGATGAAGTAGGTCTCCGGGTAGCTGCCCGGTACAAATCCAAGAAGAAGCTGGAGAGTGGCAACACCCTCTATGTCTACAGCCCTCAGCAGGTCTCCCGTAGGAACAACCAGAAGGCAGACCGAGTCGAGAAGCTACGTGGCAAGTTGGACAGCCTCCGTAAGAAGGTGAAGACCGACCTCAAGTCCAAGGACCCCAAGACCAAGCTCACGGCCCTGGTTGTGGCTCTCATCGACCATACCTATGAGCGAGTCGGGAACGACACCTCTGCTGAAGAGAGAGGCCACTTTGGGGTGACTGGGTGGCAGAAGCAGCACATCTCCCTTGGTAAGGGTCGTGCGATCATCAAGTACACTGGGAAGTCAGGGGTCAAGCACGAGAAGGTTGTTGATGACCCGAGCATCATCCCAGCCCTGAAGGAAGCCTATGACTCGGTCGAGAAGGAAACCGATGGCATCTTTGGGGAGGGCGATGCGGCTGTTGGGTCCTCCGATGTGAACGAGTACCTCTCCGAGTTTGACATCACGGCCAAGGATCTTCGGGGCCTCCATGCAAACAGGGAGATGCAGGATCGCTTGAAGGCGATTCGGTCCAAGGGGCCGAAGCTGCCCTCTGACCGTAAGGGCAAGGACAAGATCCTGAAGGAGGAGTTCAAGAAGGCTCTCGAAGGAGCGGCTGAGGCGGTAGGGCACGAGCCCTCAACCCTCCGGAGCCAGTACCTCGTACCGTCCCTTGAGGAAGCCTACATGAAGGATGGGACGGTCATCGAGAAGCTGAATGAGAAGGTGGCTGGCCTCGACCAAGACGAGCCCCCACCCCTTGTCTTCTCTCACCGGGTCATTCGCCAGTTGGTGGATCACATGGTCGGGGAGGACACCGTGACTGAAGACTCTGACTTCCAGGCAATGCGTATTGCTTTCCGTCAGAGGGGAGGCTCCTGGGAGCGGTTCATCAACGGGGACACCAACCACAACAACATCTTGAAGGATGTCGTTGTTGCTTGGTCCAAGTTGCCTGGGCACAAGAAGAAGCAGGAGACCCTCTGATGCCAGAGCAACCTCGTACCCGAGACTGCATCATTCTCGTCAAGGGTGATGCTCTCCCTGTCTCAGTGGATGAGCTTCTAGCCCGTGAGGGTTGGCGTGGAGGTCAGGCTGCTCAGTGGGTGTCCTCGACCAAAGACGAGCTTCTGGTTACCCGTTCCACTGGGCTCTATGCTGGCATCTTTCTGTGGGGTTCTGATGAGGACTCTGACCAGCATACCGCCATGACTCGGAGTCAGCCCTACTATCGGTATGCAACGATTGGGGCCGGAGGTTGGCACATCCTCACAACCAGCTTTGAGCGGTACACCTATGCCTCTCGAACTGGTGGGGGGGCATTGGTCCCTATCGAGTACCATGCAAGCGACCGATTGGTCTTTTCCTTGCGTGGGTTTTTCACCAAGGAGGATGAGTGGACGCTCTCTGGAGACCCTAGAGCCCCGAACTCCTACTACATTGCCTTCGTCAGCCAGGCTCCGTCGGCATCCACCAACTACTACATGGGGCTACAGGTCAGCATCTAGGATGGTAGCATGAGCCTTACTCTCAACTTCCCCCGAGATCGAGACTGTTTCGTCCTGTTCAAGGGTGATGCCTACCCTGTTGCTGTCTCCCAGGACATGATGTCTCAAGGGTGGCATGGGGGTCAGGGGGTCCGTTGGATCGACTCTCCTCGTGATGAGTTCCTGGTTACCTTTTCAGATGGACTCTATGGTGGGTTCATGCTCTGGGGGTCCAATGAGCCTTCGGATGTTCTGACCTCGCTCACTGGGAGCCAGGCAGAGTACGGGTACGGAACCTTCTGTTCTGGTGGCTGGGTCATCGCCACTAAGACAGTGGAACTCTACACCTACGCATCGAGGACTGGTCCTGGACCCCTTGTTCGGTTGAACTACCAGGTGGGCGAGAGAGTTCGATTCTCCCTTCGAGGCTTCTGGACCAAGGAGGATGAGTGGACCCTGTCTGGGGACCCTCGGGGATCCAACGGCTACTACATCGGGAACGTGGTCCAAGCCCCCTCACCGGACAACAACGACTATATCGTCATCCAGACTTCGATTTGAGGGACCATGCCTGAGATCATCCGAGGCCGAGACTGCATCGTTTTCTTCAAGGGCGACTCCCAAACGGTTGTGGTCTCTCAGGCCATGGTGAACGGTGGGTGGCCTGGTGGTCAGGGTGTGCAGTGGGTTGACTCAGCCAGTGACGAACGGGTGGTCTCCTATTCGGAGGGTCTCTACGGAGGTATTCTCATCTGGGGGTCAGATGAGGACGGGGATCGGTTCACCTCTATTTCTGGGCAGCAACCACACTACCGATACGCAACCATGTTCAGTGGTGGGGCTCTTATCTCCACCTCCACCTATGAGCGCTATACCTACGCCTCTCGAATCGGAGGGGGACCCCTAGTGCCCCTGGTCTACGAGACCAATGACATACTTTACTTGTCGAGAAGGGGTCTTTGGACGAAGGAAGATGAGTTGACCCTCTCCGGAGACCCCCGAGCCCCGTGCTTCTTCAGTGGATTCGTGGCTCAGGTCCCCAAGGCATCCAACCGGATGTTCCTGGGAATCCAAACGAGTATGTAGATGGACTCACAAGTTACCCGCCGAACCGAGACAGAACCAGGCATCAAGCTCAGGAAGCCCCTGGACAAGATGACTCCGGCGGATCTTTGTGAGGAGGCTGCCATCATTCGCAGGGGGATTGAGAAGTCTGCGGAGCGACTCAACGGGATCTACGCCTACTTGTATACGAGTGTTCGTAGACTCCCATCAGATGACATGACTTATGCCTACTTGTCTGTAGCAAACTCCGGAAAGCGCTTCTCTGGGATGGTCATTCAGGCATCCAAGAGGACCGCTGGCACCGAAGGACGAGCCCTTCTTCTTGCCAAGCGTGAGATTGAAGAGCGGGACCGCTTCAGGCAGGTTGCTGACCTGAAGCGTCAGGCAGAAGAGGCCAAGCAGAAGAAGGCCCAGGCCAGGCCCACAGACCCCCTTGAAGCACTTTTCGGAGTGCCCCTCATGCCGAGTGAGGTTTCCGAACCGGAACTCTCCCAGAGCTTCATCGACGACAGCCAGGGACCCTCGTCTGACCTTGACGACCTCTACGGCGAGGAGCTGACCTAATGCCTTCGGATCGGTTCACCAACGTACCCAGAGCTAACCTGAGCGGTAGCGTTCTCGCCAATACCCAGGCTGGTAGCTACCCTCATGCCCCCTACGCCTCCAAGGGCGGGTTTTCCTCTCAACTCACTGAGAAGGAGCGCTTGGCCCGTCGGATTCGGACTGCCAATGCTGGTGGGCACATGGGTGGGATCAGTGGTGGAGCAGGCAACACTGTCCTGTCTGGGCAGAGCCCCTTCTTCAGCCCACAGCTTTCCACCGACTTCTTGGAACAGCCTCAATCTCTACGTGAGAAGCGTGAGATTTACAGGCACTTCTACAATGCCGACCCCATCGTGGGTCAGGCCATTGATCTTCACACTGAGCTTCCAATGTCGAAGGTTCGCCTCTCGACTCCGAAGCCTCGGACTTGCCCCCAGGGGTTCAAGGACCCAGATGACTACGGAAAGTACATCCTCGACTTCTTTGAGAGGATGTGCAAGCGAATCAAGCTGTTCCAGCGGTTGATCACAGGGACCCACCACTACTGGTTGGATGGGAACGTGTTCTTCTTCGCTGAGGACTCGACGGTTGATGTCCCTCCTCAGGTTGGACACAAGGTCGAGAAGGTACCTCGGGCCGTCCTTCATGAGGATGGGACTGGGAGTGAGTACGAGGAGGACAGCATCAACGAGCTTCCCGACCGAGAGGACCGGGAGCTGGCCTACTACCAGAAGAACTACCAGGGCTGGTCCAAGCTCATCATCCTCCCCATCGACCAGGTCAAGCTCTCCTCCTTCAGCTTCACGGACAAGGTCCGGATCGAGCTGATCCCGAGCGACCGGGACAAGGTTCTCTTCCAGCAGGCTATGTCTGGGGATGAGCGTTCTCAAGAGATGATCCAAGAGATCCCTCAAGAGGTCAGGGAGTACATTGAGTCTGGGAAGCTCATCCCGCTTGGTACCGACCCTGACGAGGGCTCGTTCTGCTATCACCTGGCAGCCCGTAGAGGAGCTGGGGAGGAGCTGGGGGCCAGTCTTCTGGACCGTTGCCTCCGGACGCTCTACTATCGTGAGAAGCTCCGTCAGGCCCAGACCCAGATTGCCTCCAGGGCCATGACCCCGAAGCGGTTGGTCTGGGGTGAGAACCTTTCTGAGACCGACACTGAAGACCTCCGGGAGCAGGTGGACCTGGCCCTGGTGGACCCTGACTACTCCATCGTGACCAACTACGAGGTCCACTGGGAGGAGATCGGTTCCCGTGATCGTCTGCTGGACTTGTCCAGCGAGTACGAGATCACAGACAAGCAGCTATTTGCTGGGCTTGGGGTTACTGAGTCACTCCTGAACGGTGAGTCCACGTTCTCGGGTGACCGAGTCAAGCTAGAAGTCCTGAATACCCGATACGTTCTCTTCAGAGAGGTCATCCAGGAGTACGTCGAGGAGTACCTTTTCAAGCCAGTAGCCCGTAGAAAGGGCTTCGTTGAGAAGGACCAGTGGGGCAACGAGGTGGTGTTGTTCCCACGCCTCAGCTTCACCCGTCTGGCCCTACGAGACAGCCAGGACACCTACGACGCCTTGTTCAACCTCTACCAGAAGGGTTCGATCAGTATCGACCTCATTTTGGAGATGTTTAACATCGACCCACAGGACACCAAGGAGAAGATCGAGAAGGACATGTTCTCGGTCAACGACTCCACCTTCAATGAGGTCATTCGAGGGGTCTATGGCGAGGTCGGTCGAATGCTCGCTGAGAAGACCGACATCATGGACAAGATCGCCAAGTACCTTGGTCTCCAGGTCAAGCAGGAGCCCCCCGCTGAAGAGGAAGGGCGCTACTGAACCCCTCGATAGTTCTTTTGGTCGAGACCTTGATTGATGGACATCCTGGGCACCAAAGATCGCAACGAGCGTGAGGAGGCGGAGGCGGAGCGTCTTGTTCGCCCCCTCCCCAAGCTCAAGCCTCCTCGGCATGACCGCCGACGGGAAGAGATGCAGGTTGACCGGGACCCGGATGTAGAGGGTGATCCCGACACCAAGTCTGACCCAGACCTCTCGATGAACCGTCGGGAGATCGGTGGGTCCGCTGACTTCTATCGTCGATTCGTTCGAGAGGTTCTTGCAGGTGAGGCTGCCAAGAAGCTGATCACCGTTCGTCGCAAGGAAGACGACCAAACCGTCCAGGTGTCCGAGGACACCCTCCACGGCCCTGAAGCCTCGAAGTACGAGAAGATCAAGGAGGGGGACCCCAAGCCCAAGAAGGACCGCTCCCACCTTCAGTTGGTGAAGGCCCCGAAGGAAGAGGCAGCCCCGAAGGAAGAGGCCCCGAAGGAAGAGGCGCCCAAGCCCAAAGGTAAGCCAGACCTGAAAGAGGCCCCCAAGCCCAAGGAGAAGGCCAAGGAGCCCAAGAAGGAGCAGGCAAAGCTCACAGATGAGGAGCTTGCTGCCAACGTCGTCAACAAGTGGAAGGCTGGGGAGAAGCACAAGGCCAAGGACTTCCAAGAGTTTGGCGATTCGATCCCCACCTCGACCAAGGACTCGGAGACAGGGGAGGTGCTCTTCCTTGACCCCAAGTCGAAGAAGCGACTCCCCTTCGAGAAGCTACCCAACACAGAGAAAGCTCGCCTCATCCAGGAGTTCTCCAAGAAGAAGGAGCAGGCCGGTAAGGAGAAGGCAGAGCAGGAGAAGACCCAGAAGGAGCAGGCCGCTCTGACTCAGGCCATCTCCAACGCTGGTGGGGAGGATACTGAGAAGGCTCGTAAGCTCCTTCGGGACCTCGCTGACCCCAAGAGTGAAGCCTCCAAGAAGATTCAGGAGATCGTATCCAAGGGGCACGCAGCAGAGGACTTGGACATTGCCAAGACCTTCCCAGAACTTGCGAAGGTGGGCCAGCTCCCTCCTTCGGTCAAGAACGTGGCTGATCTCGTTCGTGTGGCGAAGCCTTTCAAGGAGCAAGAGGACAAGAGAGAGGCTGAGGAGAAGAAGAAGGCGGACGAAAAGGCCAAAGCTGAGGCAGAGGAAGCCAAGAAGCATGAGGCCCCTCCACCACCAAAGAGGAAGCCGCCTACTAGCAGGGAGAAGTATGAGGCTCTAAGTATGCTCTTGGACACCTTCCCAGCGGATGTGGCGTCCAAGTACATGCTTGATCACCCTGATGACATCAAGGAGATTGTCACTCAATATCAATCTCTTAGGGATACAGCCAAAAGCCTAACTCCACACGCTGCCGCCGCCGCTCTAAAGCAGGCAGGTGCAGACTTCACACTTAATCCAATGAGTGTGAAGCCTCCAAAGGAGCTAAACGGAAAGCCCTTTTCGGAGGTGGACCCCGAGGAGAAAGCTGAGGCTATGCAGAAGTACCGGATGAAGCAGGTTGCATTGAACCTGGCAGTCCGGGACCATGCTATAGCTGCTCTCAAGGGGACTGGGGTGAACCCGGAGTTGGCCTCGAAGATTGCGGATCACACCCTATCGGCCGGTTCCGACCCCAAGGCACACCGACAGAAGACCGTAGAAGCCTCACGAGACCTCTTCGTCAGTAGTAGCGTCCCCAAGCCGGAAGACCTTGAGGACGAGGATGAGGACGAGGACGAGGAGGACGAGCGGTTTGGAGTTCCGAAGAAGGTCAAGCCTGAGCCGAAGCCAACCGACCCCAAGGCGAGAAAGAAGCTGCTAGATGGCCTGGTCAAGTCCAGCAACCTGGATGCCCAGATGCTAGCGGTAGCTTCCTTCCAGGGTGAGGACTACCAGGAGGCCATGAAGCAGTTCCGAGTAGACCCCTCTGACAATCCAAAGAGGGTTGTGGCTAAGCTGAGGGCCGCTGAGAAGTTCTTCAAGGAGCAGTCGAAGCTGTACCCACCTGAGGCGGTCTCCGCTCTGGAGAACCCCTACCAGGTCTTCAGGACTCGAATTAGGCACTCGCTCAGCTCACTCTCTGAGAAGGATGCCGCTTCTGTCCGGAAGCACATTGCTGAGCTTGACGCTTCTGACTACGAGTCCTCCCTGAAGGGCCACCAGAAGACTCAGAAGAAGTACGAGAAGGACCGTGAGAAGTGGGAGCGAGACAAGGCCCAGAGTGCGAAGTCTGGCAAGCCCTTCACTACCCCTGAGCCCATAGAGCCCACCCCTCCAGTGAAGCCTAGGGATTATGACGTGATTCGCCCGAACTCCAAGGGGGACCCTGAATCAGTTCGGAGGCGGTTCGAGGAGGCATTCAGGAAGAAGAATGCTGCCCTCTATTCTTCTTATCCCGTGGAGGTTTGGCAGATGGGCACAACTATGCCGTCAAGAGACCAAGTCATACAGGCGATCCGAACCGCCATCTACCATGGGGTCCAACCCTATCCGGCGGGTCATGAGGGGTTCGCCCCGTATACCGGTTGGGAGCAGGCTCAGATCCGAGACCTGGCGACCCAGGACTTCTCGACCATTCTGGCTGAAGCCAAGGGGTGGTTGAAGTCCCCCGTTCTGTCCAAGTCCATCGAGGGGATGGTTCCGGATTCAAGGTTCCGAGCTGCATTGGACCTTGCCATTCGAGATGTTGAGGGTGGCAAGTACGGCTCAGCCATTGATGCCAACCTCTACAACATGCTCCTAGCGAAGCTCGCTGGGGAGTCCCAGACAGAGACACTTCTGACCATTCGTGAAGCCGCCTCAAACCGAACAGAGGGTACTGACATGACCATCAAGATCGCCAAGGAAGACGCAAACAAGGCTCTCAGCCGTATCGACCGTATCGCTGGGCTCATCCAGGCCAACGCAGAAAACTGGAAGATCCCCTTTGAGACGGCCAAGGCCATTGTCAACGATCTTGACAAGACGGCGGACGAGATCGAGAAGTCGGCCTACGGTGCAGAGTCCCTCGCCAAGCGTCAGGTCGAAGTCCTGAAGAACGCCAAGGTCCTTCAGCATGACTCGGACGAAGGCTACATGGGCACGTTCAATGCCCCGACGGCTCCCAAGCAGACCGACTCGGACGAGACCTATATGAGCCTTTTCAAGGATGACCAGACGGTCTCCGTGGTGGATGGCAAGTCCTCCACCGGCCGCCCCCTGGCTCCCTGAGAGCGGACACGTAGAGACGCAACCTCTCGCCCGATTGGAGCTACCGTGGCTATCGACTACTGGAAACTGACAAAGGAGTTCACCCAAGGGGATTGTGTGCAGAAGCTCACGATCACCACGGGATTCCTGTCCCCTTACGTTGGTGCCGTCACCGCTGTCCACAAGGGCCTCGGTGTTGTCGATGTCCAGTGGCCGTTTGGCAACGAGCGTTGCTTCCCCGATGACATTGTGAAGGTGAACCCCAAGTTCATGGCGTTCACCCCACCAGCATTCGACCAGAGCTATGTCACTGTCGAGATCGAGAGGGCTCGAAAGGAGGCTTCCGCCTCTACCCTCTGGAGGAATCGTCAGTTCCAGCCCTCCGTCTACATCGAACTGGCTCGGTCCTGGCACAAGGGGGCGAGCGAGGTCATTGCCTATGATGACCTCTACCGTTCCATCCCCAACGTGGATGACGAGGCTCTCCGGGATGAGGTGTCGAAGTTCTACCGCTTCGCTGCCAATGCTGGGGAGCTTCGGATCCAGTCTCACATCCGGGACTGCTTCGAGAAGAATGCTGCCTACTGGGTAGCCCAGAATCGTCAGTACAGGGCCACAGGGGAAGACCTCAAGGCGGGGAAGCCTGCCTGCCCCAAGTGTGCCTCTCGGATGCGAAGGGCTACCTACAAGATGCACGAGGGGTCGAAGCACAAGGTCTTCGCCTGCCCCAAGTGCCTCTATCTCATTGACCCAGCCTCAATCCTTGGACCAGGCGGGGAACCCCATGACTGGTTCGGAACAGGTGGTATCTGACCATGGGCTTCGCCAAGACTGCCAGGGCTAGGGTCACTCAACCGGTCATCAACCAGGCTGGGTGGGTGGACATTCGCTCGAAGGCGTCTTTCCCGGTACCTTCGTTTGAATTGAGGAGTGCTGCTCAGGTTGTCCTTCAACAGTACGACCCTGCACAGTACCTCCTGTCCCATTGTACCATCATCGCCTCGGTTGACACTGAGAACCCTGGACTCCCCACCGGGGTCCAGATGTACGACGGAACTCAGATCAACCGGAAATACCCCGACTACCAAGTCACCCTCGGCACCACCAAGTACATCAACAACAACAACGATTGCTGGGAGCGCAAGCTCCTCCTGGCTTCGTTCCGTACTTTCATTGGTGGTGAGAACTACGTTGAGCACATCCAGATCCCCGAACTCTCCAAGGGGAAGATCATTGATGCTGCTGCCCGTGACATCGGTGACTCGGTCTACGTAGACATCTTGATTGCCACTGACCGCAAGCACAAGCCTCTGATTGAGGCTATCACCAGCGGTCAGCTCAGCACCCTTTCAATGGGGTGTCACGTTGGTTTCACCATCTGTACGAAGTGCGGCAACGTTGCTGAGGATGAGACCCAGCTCTGCCGCCACATCAAGTACGAGAAGGGCAATGTCTTCCTAGACTCCAGGGGCCAGCGACGGAAGGTTGCTGAGCTATGCGGGCACATCACGGCCGAACCGGGTTCGGTCAAGTTCATTGAAGGCAGTTGGGTTGCCAATCCTGCCTTTGCTGGGGCCGTCCTACGGGCCATTCTGGACCCCAAGACTGCTCTTCTGGCTGAAGCTGCCAGGCAGAAGATTCAAGTTGCGTTCTCTCGACCAGTAGAGGTTTTCGACTCCTCCTCAATGCAGAAGGCTGCCAGGATTGCCCCGATTGGAGTTGGTGCAAAGGCTGTCCCATCGGACCACCTTGCCTACCTCTATGATGGGCCTTCACTTGGGGCACTCAAGGCCCCCCCAGCCTTCTCTGGGTCTGCCAAGGCATCTGAGGCTCGTGAGGCTCGTTTGAGCCAGATCACGTCAGCTCAGCAGGACTTCCCAGGTCAGGCTGAGCTGAGTGTGGAGCAGAAGGGTCCAGCCCCAGAAGAGGATGGGAACCCTTTCAAGAAGACCATTGATGACCTCTACAAGTCTCTCGTTGACGAGGTGACTCAGAAGGTTCGCAAGGACCTGTCTCAGGTGGAACAAGACAAAACCAGAGGCATCCTTGACGAGAATCGCTCGAATCAATCACTCATCAAGTCGGCTATGCGCTACCCCAAGTGGCGTGAGCGGGCGAAGGTGGTTTTGGCTACCGTGCGAGAGCCCACCAAGGCTCAAAGCATCCTAGCTGGCCTCATTCTCCATGACTTCGGTGGGTGGGAAGCCGTAGCTTCGACCCGACGTTTCACCGGACGTGAGATTCTTGTTATAGACCGGTTTCTGACACGGATGACCAAGAAGTCTTCCATGGCAGGGGACGGTAGGGTCTACCGCACCGTAATCGCTGTAGGCGGTACGGCACCATACGCAGATGTAAATGCCTACCTCACGGCTTGTCGTGGGGTTATGGGCCGTACACCGACAGGGTCCGAGAGGACTCAGCTCTTGGAGAAGGGCAAACTTTTTGCTCTCGGCCTCTAAGGAACTTTTTATACGAGTCCTCGATTCAAGGAAAGGATCTCCCTCCATGCCCCGTGAGCGCACTACTTGGAACCGCACAGAAATCGCAAGGACGGCTGGCCTCAAGGTTGCCGATCCCTACACCATGAACCAGGATCACCCGCAACCGAAAGCGGATGCGTATGTGACTGGGGATCCCTCTTCCTTTGGTGAGGATGTTCATCCTGCCAACGGGACCTGGGAAGCTGAGTACGCAGGAGGGCAGGTCAAGAGGAACGAGATCGGGATGCCGGAGATGAGGGGTGATACCTTCAACCATCCCGAGAAGACCGCCTCTGAAGAGGTCCTGACCAAGAAGGCGGCTCTCTGTGTCGCCATCGCTCGGGCGATCCTCCCCAAGACGGCATCCTCCACCGAGATCGAAGACCAGTCCCTTTCCTTCATGCACCTTCCCGACTCAGAGGTCATGAGCACCTACACCCGACTGGCACAGGACCAGAAGGAAGGTCAGGAGGAGCAGGCCCAGGCTCAGCAGAAGCAGGGTGGCGAGATGCCTCCCCAGTTCAAGGAGAACGCTGAGAAGAAGAAGGAAGAGGCCGAGGCCAAGAAGGAGCAGGACAAGAAGGCTCAGGACCAGAAGGAAGGTCAGGGACAGCAGGATCAGGCTCAGGGACAGCAGAAGCAGGCTCAGCAGGAGCAGATCGCCCAGCTCCAGCAGCAGGCTCAGCAGATCCAGCAGCAGATCGCCCAGCTCCAGCAGCAAGCTCAGGCCCAGCAGCAGGCTCCTGTCGCCCAGGGTCAGCAGGTCCAGAGCCAGGCTCAGCAGGTTGCCCAGGCAGTCCAGCAAGCCATCGCTCAGGGTCAGGACCCAGTCCAGGCCGTTCAACAGATCATGCAGCAGCAGGTCCCTGTTGCCCAGCAGCAGGCTCCTATCGGACAGGATGCTGAACTCATCGACGCCATGCTTGCTCAGGACCCCATCCAGGCCCCCACGGCTGAGATGGAGATCCAGATCGAGACACCCTCGATGGATGTTGGTGAAGTCCAGCTTGGACCGGAGGATGATGTCCTCAACCAGCTCTTCGCCAGCAATGCTGAAGTTCGTCTGGCCCAGCAGGCTCAGGGACAGGACCCAGACCAGGATCAGGGTCAGGCCCAGCAGAAGCAGGCCCATGTGGTCCGCACTGCCTCCATGCGTACCGTCGGGACTCGTCCCACTGGTGGCGTGAGCCAGATTGGTGGCCTCCCCTCAGCCGGTTCTTCTGGTGGTGGGGACAAGCTGTCGAGCCTCTGGAACTCGGCACCCGATGTTCGTGAGGCATTTGGCCTTCCGACAAACCGATGAATCTACTTGTACGGGGACTCTAGGTGAGTCCCCGTACAGTGAGACTCCCTCAACCCTCTGGGTTGCCTAGATGTAGATGAAGATGCGAAGGACCCCCAACTTTTCCGCCAAAGGAGTAACACATGTCGCTACGCGGACAAAGCTCGGGAGACTTCAGGGAGACTAGCGGTCGAGTGCAGCTCTTCCATGTCGTCACACGCAACAGCGTGGGCGCCCTGGTAGCAGATGCGTTCACCCAGGACAACCCGGTCGTCTACACGAGCGCCAACGTCAAGTCCACCACCCTCACGGGTATCACCAAGAAGGGCGTTCTTGGTGGCTCGGTGGCATTCACTCGCCCTCAGGCCGGGAACAACGTCATTGGTGGACCCTCTGTCACCGCTGGCCCAGCATTCCTTGCTGGCATCCGCCCCCTCGGCATCTTCATCAATGATGCAGTGGGCAACGCCTACGAGAACACTCCCGGACCAGCCTCCGGTCGTGGACCGTATGTCTCGGGCTCCGGCTCGACCATTGGCGTCACCCTCTACGAGACTCAGAAGCTCCAGGGTGCTGGTGCTGGTGATGCTCTCACGTACACCCCCGGACAGAAGCTCTACGCCTCTGCCAACGGACTCCTCACGAACCGGATCGAGGACGCATACGAGTACCTTCAGGGTGACACCACGGGCGTCACTGTGATGGGCATCGTCAAGGCTGCTCCGGACGCCAACACCCCCATGCTCGTGCTGGACCTCCGAGTCTGAGCAGAAAGGAATTAGGCACGAACATGGTAACCAACGAGATCAAGCAACAGATCATCTCGGAGTACATCAAGACTGCCGCTGGCCGAGCCAAGCTGGCTGCCTCGATGATCCAGCCCCTCCGCCTCCGTCGTGACTACACGGCAGTGGGTCGCAAGACCTTCCTTGTCGAGCAGTTGCCTGACGGAGCACTCCCGATCTATGACAAGGATCCGGATGTGACCGCCTACGTCGTGGGTGAGGAAGGTGAGAACATTCTCGCCATCCAGAAGCCTCGCCGGGTCATCTTCCCCTTGTTCGAGATCGCCTCGAACCCGGAGATCCCCCTCACCCAGATCAAGGAGCGTCGCTTCGATCTGATTGAGAGGGCTCAGGACCTCGCCAAGGCCCAGATCCAGGCTGCTGAGGATGAGCGTGTGTTTGCGGTTCTGGACAGCATTGCTGTCTCGGGCTTCGACACCCTCCCCGGCCAGACCAACCCGGACATCAACGTGGTTGCCCCCATCTCTCCGAGCGTCCTCGCTGACGCATTCGCTGAGGTGGAGCGTCACGACCTCCGAGTTGCCAGGATCTACATGAATGCGACGGACTATGCGGACATCCGCAAGTTCGGTCGTGACATCCTGGACATCGAGAGCCAGGCCGTTCTGCTCAAGACTGGTCTCCAGGCCACCCTCTGGGGCGCCCAGATCATCACGAGCCGTCTGGTCCCTGCTGGCTTCGTGTACATCGCTGCTGAGCCCGAGAACTTCGGTCGCTTCCCCGTCCGCACGGAACTCACCGTTCTGTCGGCCGACGACCCCAAGGCTCGGACCATCGGCTTCTCCTGCTTCGAGAACGTCGGCATCGGCGCCTTCAACCCCCGTGGCCTCACCCGCCTGGTGGTTACCCGAGTCTGATTCAGTCCTCGGACGTAGTCCCCTGGAAGGCCAGCCTGGAAACAGGTTGGCCTTTCGGCTTTTCTGGACCCGCCCTCCGAGTGTTACCGGGTAGTTACGAGCCTAGGAGGGGTACCCGGTTTTCGGCTAGACGGGTACCTCAACTTCAGGTCAGTAGCCTGAGGTTGCCCATGGTTTCAGGCACTTATCTGCCATTTCAAGGCGGAAACTAACTTTTTTCACCTCGGCACCAGGACCCCCCTCGATTACCCCTGGTTCTGGTGTACCTCGGGGCATGGGCATCCTCACCACCGTAGCTGAAGCGCTCCACTTGCTTGGGAAGGCCATTGACCCCCAAGCCATCACGAAGGTCCACTTTGACTTCGACCACTCCCCATCAGACCTGCCCGGTCAGGTGATCTGGAAGTTCAAGGCTACCCTACTAGGCTCCAAGGAGATTGGAGATGAGGGTGCTGAGATAGCCTTCAAGCAGGAGTGGGTGGGGGAGGGCACTACGGAAGAGGAAGCTCTCTCGGTGGCTCACAAGATCATCGTGGAACACCTTCAGTCCTTCTTGCAGCTACGGCAAGAAGAGGCTAAGTACGCAGAACAAGCGATGATGACGGCTTGCTCCCAGCAACCAGACCTAGCTTCGATGTGGCCCGCTGCTGACCCAGTGGACCAGGGGGCGTGTGGGTAATAGGTACCTACAGTCTCAATTTCACCTAGCCAACGTTGACCCGTCGGTGTAAAGCTGAGAGCCTACAAGCACACCAGAGTGCCCTCGGTAAGACCTCTCAGAGATCGGAAGGAACCCAAATGACCAAGACACAGTTGATCAATGCCGTTGCAGATGAGATGGAAGGGACCACCAAGACTCACGTCCGTGCATTCCTTGCTGCCCTGAACACGGTGGCAGGAAAGACCCTCAAGAAGGAGGGCAAGTTCGTCCTGCCCGGAGTCGTGAAGTTCGTCCTGGTGAAGGTTGCGGCAAAGCCGGAGCGCAAGGCCAGGAATCCTGCAACGGGAGCCATCATGACGGTTCCGCCGAAGGCCGCCAGCAAGAAGCTCAAGGCCCGTTTCCTCAAGGCCATCAAGGTCGAGGTGGGTCAGCTCCCCCCTTCGCAGCCCAAGGCCAAGAAGGCTCCTGCCAAGAAGGCCGCCAAGTAAAGGGCGGTTTCTCCGAGAGGTACCGTGGGTTGAGAAACCCTCAACCCACGGTAGTCCTTCTCAAGTTTTCAAGTATGTAGGTCGGTGTAGTCACTAAAGTCCTTGTCTATAGGCCCCCTATGAAGCCAGGAGGCCAAACAAGATGACAACCGATCAGATCAGATTCACACCAGGCAAGCCCGACCGTTACATCTCCACCAAGTCGTTCCAGCTCGGAAATACCGGGCAGAGTGTGTTGGACGGGATGGAGATCATGTTCGATGGAACCAACGTCGAACTGAACGGCAGTAAGTTCGTTCTCCCCACCCTTCGTGGTGCAATCAAGCTCGGGTGGCTTGTGAGGGAGGACTGCTACAACCCGGATGACGCCCCCCCAGCGGCAATCTCCGCTAACATCGGGGTCAGGTCTGCCAACGACCTTGGGCAGAATCCTCTCAGCCCTGCCAAGAGGAGTGCCATCGTTACCGTCGAGTCTGACGAGCGAGTGGTCATGTCCCGTGGGCAGAGGACTCAGCAGGCGAACCAGCAGACCCAGAACGTCCGAGCCAGCCAGGGTCGAGCGGGTGCCTTCGTGGCCCGTGGGAACGCTCCTGACGTGGGTGGGGCTGAGTTCGGAGTGGAGGTTCAGAGGACCTTCCAGACCCCTGCCAAGATGGGTATGGAACTGACCCCCAACAACGTGGGGAGCGCCATTCGTCAGGCAGACCAGGTGAAGATTCAACCAGGTCAGGGGGTGACTGAAGAGGACCTTGTCTCTCAGATGGACGAGGGGCAGAGGGCTCAATACTTCGCTGAGAAGGAAGCCCGCAAGGCCGATGTGCTGACTCGGACCCCTGGGTATGTCCCCCCTCCAGCGGTCACCACTAACCTGGCCTCTTACAACCAGCCAGGGATGAAGCGCCAAGAGGCCCCTGCAAAGGCCCCAGCTCGCTCTGTGACGGCCTCTGCCCCGGTTCAGGTGGGTCGAGTGGCTCCAACCCAATCTCGAACCGTGGAGGGCATCTCTGTGGGCGTGACCACAGGTGGTGGCACCGAGGTGTTCGATGCCTCAGGGACCGATCAGAAGGCCCAGGAGACCCTGGTGACGGCAGAGGGCATCACGTTCCGGAACACCAACGGACCCAAGAAGGCGTTCCCAGGGGTGGTTCCGATGAACCCAGCTCCGGCCCCTGCTCCCGTCCAGGAGATTTCTGCCTCTCAGCTCCCCACCGGATACCAGGAAGACACCCAGTCTCGTATCGAGCGGGATGGGACAGCCGATGCTCGAAAGAGCATTGCCAAGGCCATCTGCAAGGACTTCCCCGAGGAGTACAACTTCTCGGACCACTGGAAGCGTCGTCTTGCTATGGTCCGCCTCAACTTCGAGGGCCGGACTGACGTGATTCGGGCCATCTTCGCCGCTGAGTCTGATGACTTCAAGAGGGTCATCATGGAAGAGTTCCCCGAGGCGTTCCAATCCTGATCAGCCTACGCTAGTCCTCTTGTAGCTCGCTCGTTTCGACGAGGAGCTGCATGAAGCCTGAATCCAAGACCAGCACGACCCCCGAGTTCCCCGAGGCCACTTCGAGGGACCTCGTCACTGCCGCTGTTGCAAAAGAGGCGGGTATCACAGTCTACCTCATGGAGGAGCTGACTGATGCCCGCCTTCGTTGCGAACAGCTCAAGAAGTTCGTTGCTCAGGCAGTCAGGCTCGTAGCCCAGTCCAGCCACCGAGACCACTTCTACGAGGTGGCTGGGGATGTCATCTATGGGCTTCCAGACTCCTTGTTCAAGCTGGACAAGGCCCTGGCAGCTACCGCTTTGGCGGCCTCTCGGTTGGATTACGAGGAGCTGAAGAGTCAGCTCAAACCAGAGAAAGTCACGGAGTTGGAGGACGTTCTGAGGAACGTTCGACTCCGGCAGATTGACCGTAGGGCTCCATTCATTCAGCCCATACCTGAAACTTCAGCAGTTCCTACCAATCAACCCCAAGGAAAGACCGCCATGTATAAGGCTGCCTCCACGAACCACATTGCAAGTGCCCTTCGGCGCATTGCCTCTGACGTAGAGGCTGCCCGTATCTCCCCCAAGGAAGCCTCTCTCCGACTCAATCGGATCAAGATGGCCCTCTCCCAGACGGCTCAGGAAGCTGTTGAAGCCATGGGGAATCTTCAGGCCAACAGCCGGGAAGAGGTCATGAAGGGGTTCAAGTCGGCCAATCCTGACCTCACTGACGATCAGCTCGAAGAGATCGCTGACCAGTGGGAGAAGAACAAGGATGTGGTCAAGGACAAGTCCGCTGCGGAAGGTGACATCCCTGAGGGTGTCAAGTTGGTACCACTTCGCATTCCAGTCGAAGGGGACTTGGACTCAAGCGACAAGACCAAGCTGCTTACAGCGATCCTGGAGTGTGTCACTGGGTTCAAGTCCCGACTGACAGGCCCCTCGAAGAAGGTGATTGAGCAAGTTTACCTGGGAGACTTCTGAGCCATGCGAGACCCCTGGAAAGTATCGTCCGAAGACGACAAGCAGTCCCGGTTCGAGGAGGGCAAGCCTGCTGACCCCACCAAGAACATGAGCCCCGAAGACGCCAAGGAGTGGAAGGCTCAGAACGACAAGAACAAGGACAACTTCAAGTCCGCTGCCTCCGCCTCTGAGCTGAAAGAGATGCAGGAGCTTCTGAAGGAGAAGGGGTACGACCCCAAGGATGCCAAGAAGCTCCAAGGCGAGGGGATGGGTACTCATGAGCTGGAGCGTCGTCTGAAGGAGAAGGGGGGTCTTGAAAGGACCCACGGCCTCAAGAAGAAGACGGCTGCCTCTGAGGATGACAGGATCAACCGCTTAGTTCAGTCCATCGAGGGTGATCTGGAGCAGTTCAAGTCTGCCTGGAAGAAGTACCAGGGCGACCCTGGGAAGTACAAGCCCCAGCTCGAAAACGCCAAGCGGGACCTGACTGCTATCGGTACCGCTACCCGTACTGCCATCCGAACCCTTGAGGGTCTGAGCAAGACAGCCTCCCTTCGCAACTTTGTTCGTTTGGCGAACATGAAGTTTGCCACCATCAGCGACCAGGACACACTCGAAGGTCTCCTTGAGATGGAGATCGAGTCGATGGACGGGGACCGGTCTGAGGCCAGCCTGAACTCTGAGATCAAGAGTGCGGCCAAAGCCTATGACTCAGCCGTTGAGAAGTCTCTCAAGGAATGGGCCACCAAGAACCTCGACAAGTTCGACCTGGAAGACGGACCTCTGAAGGGGTCCAAGGATGCTGATGATGTGGTGGGTGTCCTGATGGACCTCCGTGGTGGGGCAGGATACCTCTACTTCATGGAAGCCGAGGGTCATGGTGTTGGTACTTGGGACGGGGATTGGGATCCCTGCTTCAAGGAGACCAAGACCATCGAGGAGTTGTCCAAGTGGATGAAGGGCAAGACCAAGGGCCAGTACCAGAAGCTCAAGAGCGCTCTGGAGGAACGGGCGATGGAGCTTGTTCCGGAGCCTGACGAGGAATGAACCAACCTCTCGTCAGCCGACCCCCCTACGGATCTCCCGTTTCCCAGTCGGGTCTCCCTCAAGGGGACCCTGCTGGGAAGGGTGTGTCGTTGGACCCGTCCATTCCAGGGGTCTCCACCTACGTCAAGCCCTCTGGGGAGGCCCCCAGGGAGCCCAGCGTGGAAGACTCCTCCATGTACCGGGTGGATAACGCCGACAACCTCCTAAAGGACCAGGGGCGGCAAGACGAGATAGACCACTCCCAGGCCAAGCCAACCTACCAACGCCCAGGGGAGCAGAACAGCAGCCCCAAGACCAAGTACCCCTATCGGGATGGGGTACCCAACCGACACAACGCAGCCCTCATCGAGCGTGTAGCTCGGAGGGCTGCTGATGAGGTCATCGTCCAGAACGTGGTCAACCTCTGGCTGCTCAAGACAGCCCATGAGGTGACCATCCCACTGGAGGGGCAGGTCAAGGTAGCAGTCAAGCTCTCTGAGGTGGAGTCCGGGCTCAACCCAAAAGTGTTGGAGAGAGCCCAGAAGTGCTCCGTTGGACTCAAGAGGGCTGATACAGGAAACCTCAGGTGGATCTTTACTGTTGACGCCGGGAACGGTCCAAAGTTGGTTCGCCTGAAGGCTACCCGCAAGGGGAACACCACAGCCCTCGCCAAGATGGACGTGGCCTTCTCTTGCTCTTGTAAGGCTTGGAGGTGGCTTGGTTCCGAGTACCATGCCAAGGGGGAAAAGTATCTCGATGGGAAGCCCACCGGGACTGCTTCGACCCCTGACATCAAGGACCCGGAGAGGATCAATCGGGTCTGTAAGCACGTTGCCGCTGTGATCAACCAAGTTCGGGGCTGGACAGTCCCGGTCAAGAAGAAGAAGGCGGCTCCCAAATGAAGATGAAGATGACAGAGGAGGCTGCTAGATGCCCACATATCAGATCGAATGCCATGAATGCGGAACGACCAGAGACCAACGCCTCACCTTCTCCGAGTACGACAAGGTGAAGTCTGGTGAAAAGGCCATCCAGTGTAGCAACTGTGGCCTTCCTGCACAGATCGGCTTCTCTCCTGGAACCCTTGGATTCGTCCTCAAAGAGGGTGAGTCTGGTGGGTGGGCCTCTAAGTCAATCAAAGAGAATGCCTACCGCAAGAAGAGGCGTCAAGAGATGGCCCGTAGGGAGAAGGATCACGTATTCAAGGCAAGCCTCCAACCCAACTATGACGGCACAGAAACCGGCACCTGGAGGGAGGCCCAGGAGCTAGCTCGTAAAGAGAAGGGCGATGGTTCTGCGCAAACCTATGATCCTCTTGTCAAGAAGGAGCAGGTGGCATCATGAACACTCGTCTTTTTTCAGTCCTCCGACGCAAGCCCAGTCTTCTGGACTTCAGCATCCCACCCAGGCCACTCTCTGAGGGGGTTGCAGGGTATCGGTTCAAGACGGACACAGATCCGGGAGGTACTTTTGCCACTGTGGCGTTCACCTCTCCGATCTATGGCTTCGTGGACCCAGAGGTAGCGGGTCCTCAGAACGTGATCCAGCCGGGAAACAACATCCGAGTCATCATCGACCCCTCGAAGCATGGGATTGATGACAACTACGCCTTCTGGGTGAAGCTGGTTTTCGTGGATGGGGCTGATGCTGAGATGACCAACCCGGCCCCCAGTGCGGCCACCCTGGTGCTCCCACCTTTCGTGGGGAACGAGCAGTCTGGGTTCAACGGAACTGCCCCGAGTGCAGTTGACCTTGCCCACTCGTTGAGGATTGACCTCCCGAGGGCGATGGAGAACTTCCGAATCCGTAACCTGGATTCTGCAAGGGCTCTTCAGGTGGCCTACCAAGAAGGGGGTCCTGAGGTCACCATCCCCGCTGGGATTGAGAGTTCGGAGATTTACGGCCTGGTTTCATCTATCTGGGTCCGAGGAGTCGGAGGTACAGCAGCCTTTACGGCGCAATTTGTGTACGCCAACCCCCGCTGAGCCTGTAGGTGACACCTCTAGCGGTGGGAGACGTGCGTGTACCTGATCAATTACCTGAACCTCCAAACCGCACTACAGCTATTTATAGCAGTAGGACGGTTTCGCACGGGCCAAGGGTTGATTGGTACTCGGGACCACGTTAACCACGTATTCCGTATTTCAGGCGGGGAGAAGTTTACCCACAACCTCCCCTTCCTGACCATTTCCGTCTACGTCAACGGAGTTCGGTTGACGTTGCTTGACGATTACGTCATTTCGGAGAGTGGTGGTCCAGGAACCGGGTATGATACTGTCATACTGAGCCAGGCCCCCTACTCCAATGACCACGTAACCGCCGATTACGTGGTGACTTAGGAGTTGGGCCAGCATGGGCGAGACTAAGATCAGATACGGAGTAGTCAGGGTTGCCGATAATACGGATGACCAGAAGACTGCCGTTGCGATCTTGAACGCCCTGGCCTCTTCGGTCAGCCAGGAGGACCTTCAGGAGTTCATTCTCAGTCAGATCAAGAGGATCATCCACGGAGACAACCCAGGGACTTGGCGAGACCTGGTAGGCCCTCAGGGGGTTCCGAGCCTTGAGGACCTAGCTCATCGGAGTGGCTTCGAGGAGCCTGCAAACTGCCTGTCTAGTGATGCCATAGGTGATGTTGTCCACATTTCCGGGGACAGCGTATCGGGTCGGGTCCAGGTCACCAAGGTAGACATCCTCGACTACTCCAAGATGCCAGGGGTGGGGGTGATTGTAAGTAAAGCCTCGGCCACGGACTGCATGATCCTTCGATACGGGATCCTGAATGTGGCTGGTCTTCTTCCTGGTAAGACGTACTTCGTGGGGGCTGATGGTAGACCCACGAACATCCCCCCGGTCGCACCTTCCGGTGGGAAAGCGTTTGTCCAGGTAGTAGGAGTGGCAATGGATTCATCCAGGCTGCTGCTCAATCCGTCGTTCAACCTGACAAGGGTGATCACATGAATACCAAATCCAAATCAAATCAGAGGAAAACCAAGGCTACAGGCTGGGGCAAGGCGCCTGCCCAGAATCCTGAGCCGGACGAGGTTTCGGAAAGTGTTTCGGGGGAGTCTGAAGCCCAGGGCCAGCTCGAAGCTGAGAACCCCATCGAGGGGGTTCAGCGAGTTACCGAGTTGGAGGCGGCCAAGTTCTCAGCTCTGGATGCTGAACTGCGGAACACTCTTCAGGGGATCCGTATTCTGGACCTGGAAACTGAGACTGCTGAAAACAACCTCCGGAATATCATCGCTAGACATCAGAGTGACCAGGCCCAGCGGCAGAGTCAGAAGAAACTGCTGGAGGGAGTCGTGGTCACGAAGCGTGATGAATACACACGCTTCGTGAAGACTCTAGCTGATACCTACGGTCTTGACCCAGCAAAGATGTCTATCGACCCGGAAACACGAACGCTTCGGGATCTACGTGGAGATGCAGGTACAGGCGCAGGATAACCCAAGCCCCATAACAGGGGTACGCTCACCGATCTTGAAAGGAACCAACAATGGCTGCTGAACGCAAACCCCTGTTCATGGACCAGACCGAGGGCTTCCACGAGGAAATGGCCCTCAATGACTACTTGTCGATTGGCAAGTTGACGATTGCTGCCCCTGGCTCGGGTGGTGTCGGCATCTTGATGGGTGGCAACAAGATCACCGGTCTTGCAGATGGCACTGCAACCGGTGATGCCCTAGCTTGGGGTCAGAGTGGGGCTTACCTAGGTAACACCACGTTCACTGGCAACGTGGACATGAGTAACAACCTCATCCAGAACCTTGGTACCCCCGTCCTTCCAGACGATGCGGCCAACAAGGCATACGTGGATGCTCTTGCCCAGGGCCTAGACCCGCATCCTTCCTGTATTGTCAAGGTGGCCCGTGGTCTTGGCACTCAGGCCGTCCTGGTTGGTTCTGGTGGCTCTGGTTCGGTGACCCTCACCACCGAGACGATGCAGGTCAAGCTCCACAGTGAAGCTGCTTGGACGACCATCACCTTCTCCAGCCCGGCTGACATCGCAGCAGTTGCAGCCGCCATCAACACCCAGTACGGCTCGACCATTGCCTTCGTCAACGGCAACAACATCGACCTGAAGGACACCTACTGGGGCAAGAACTCCAAGGTCGAGACCCAGAACGTTGCCGCCCAGATCACGACCGATGTTGGTATCCCCAACAACGGAAGTGCCACTGGAACCGGGTTCACGGCTGCTGGATCTGGCGTAGGCAAGACGCTCACTGCTCCGACCAATTCGGCCACCTACAACTCCATCGACGGGTTCACCTTCACCGCTACGGGAGCCTCCCAGCGTGTTCTCGTTTCGATGGAAGGTGGAGCGGATACCGTTGCCGATGTAGACAACGGTATCTATTACGTTTCTGCACTCGGAAACGGATCCAGTACCAGCTTCACTCTGACTCGTGCTACAGACTGTGACCAGACCAGCGCTACTGAGTTCCATCAGGGCGTCTATGTGTATGTCACATCTGGCACCCTGAACAAGGACACTGGTTGGAGCTGCGTCACCGTAGACCCGATCACAGTGGACACTACCCCGAACGCCTGGTCTCAGTTCTCGGGTGCCCCGAGCTACACCTACGACCAAGGCTTGAAGAAGGTCGTCACGAGTATCCAGGTGGACCTGGATGATGGGGCGGATGCTCAGGGCGTCGGAAATCCATCAGGGACCCGTAAGTCTGGCTTGGAGTTTGATGTAGACACTGCAAGCGGCAAACTCCGGGTGGCCGTTGCGGCTGCTGGTGGTATCCAGCGCAACCAGACGGCTGGTGGTATCGAGATCAAGGTCAACACCACCCCCAACGCCACAGTGGCCGTGGGTGCAGGTGGCCTCTCGGTCCTCGGTGTTCCGGCTACCTTCACCATCGGTGGAACGGCAGTCAGTGCCAACGTCACGGCAACCAACCTCAACACTCTGACGGCTGGCTCGTCCAGCAACGCTGACTCCCTCCACACCCACTCCAGCCTCGTGAGCACTTCGGCCCCCAAGGTCATCGTGCCCATGACGGCTACCTCCGGTAGCACTGTGGTTGCTGGGGACCCCGTGTACATCAACGCCAGCAACACGGTGGATGCAGCGGATTGTGCCGTTGACGCTAAGTCTCGTGTCATTGGCCTCTCGCTCTCTGCACCTGGGGCCTTGGATGCGGTCAGCGTTCAGGTCACGGGCATCATGACGGGGATTCTCTCGGGAGCTTCGGCTGGAGCACCCTACTACCTCGCCACGACCCATGGCCTCAGTAATGCCCTGCCCTCTGGCGGGAAGCGAGTGGTTCAGTGTGGCTTCGCATTGAATGCCACCGACTTGTTCATCCGGATCGTGGACTACGGCAAGAAGGCTGCCTGATAACCCAGCGGTAGTACGGTAGACCTTCTGTGCCGATAGATTCTACCAGGACTCTTCGGCACAGAAGGTTTTTTTCTAAGAGGGACCCCTGTGGCAATAGACCGAGTACAACCTCTGAAGCTCGAAGCCCCCGACACGGGTGGAGAGGACACTGACGAGTTTCCTACTGCGGTCAACGTCCAGGAAGATCACATCGAGTGTGCAGGTATCGTTCTTGATGATGCAGATCATCGGGATGAGACTACTCGAATCTGGAGGGTAGGGGACAATCTCACCTTCATAGACCCCTCTAATCCAACCCCACACACCCTTACCGACTTGCTTGCTGGCTCGGGTGGGCTGACTGAGGAGTCTCATCGGCTCCTCGACCAGCTCACTCACGAGATCGACGAATCAAGTTTCGATGAGATCACCAGGGTCAGTGGGAAAGTCACGAACATCACCGTTTGGGACGGACCCTCAAAGCTCAAGAAGATCCGGGAGGCGGTCATCTCCCGCACCGGAGGGAAGGTCTCTCAGATCGTGACCACTCAGTACGATGCAGCAGGTTTGGTCAAGGAAACCCTGACCGAGGTCATCGCAAGGACCGGCGGAAAGGTTGTTTCGATCACTAGGACGAGGTCTTGAGATGGGCACTTTCGTAATCGGTGAGGTAGAGGTCACCAACGAGGTTAGCCTCGCTCCTAGTGCAGCTCTTTATGATGGTTCGGTGGTTTCGGATGGGGACCTGACCGTCAAGGTCAACGGCTTCTACTATGACATGAGTGGAACCAAGGGGAAGTACCTTGGTTCCGTTGGCAATGCTGTCACCGATGACGCTACCAACTATGTCTACCTCAACGGATCCGCTGCTCTAGTCATCAACACCACTGGGTATCCTGTTGGAGACCACATCCGTCTTGCTCGGGTCATTGCAGCCGGTGGGATCATCGTTCGTATCGTTCTCGAACGAGCCTTCCTCACGTCAGCCTCCAATCCCTCTGGGTCGGTCCCTATCAACCGGGAGATCAACACCACCAACGGGCTCCAAGGAGGTGGAGACCTCACTACAAACAGGACCCTGTCCCCGGTCTACGGGAACACGGCCAACACGGTCACTCAGGGGGATGACTCTCGACTCTCCAACGACCGAACTGCCTCTGGGGTCAGGACAGCTACCACGGTCGTTTCGGTTTCCGCTTCTCCCGAGCCCACAGCAGGTCAGGTTCTTGTAGCCACAAGCGGGACGGCTGCCGTTTGGTCCAACATCGTTGCTGGAAGTGACGGCTGGGTTCAGTTCAATGACAACGGGGTACTCGGGGCTCAGTCGGGGTTCTCCTACGATAAGGCGAGTGGAACCCTCACCATTGGGCCAGCTACCATCTACCCGTTCAATCCTCTGGATATCGCAGGAAACACCGACGGCTACCTGCAAGTCATCATCCAGAACAAGAGCGCAGGCACAGCAGCTTCCACCGACCTATGCCTCACGGCTGATAACGGGGACGACTCGGTCAACTTCATCGACCTAGGGATCGGTGGGTCGAACTATGCTGACCCCAACTGGAGCATCCTCGAAGCGAACGATGGTTACCTCTACGTCCAGGGAAACAACCTGGCGATTGGGACCGATACCACTGGGAAGTACGTCAACTTCTTCACGGGTGGTACGACCAGTGACGAGCTTCGGGCTACCATTGATGACAACGGGATCAACCTTCCAACAGGTCTGACCTATCGGGTCAACAGTGTCGCCCTACCTCTCCTCACTTCCTCGGCTCCGGCAGATGTCACCAAGGATACAGCGGCAGTAGGTACAGCCACAGACGCAGCCAGGTCCGACCACAAGCACAACATCTCCACCGGAACAGCTTCAGCTCAGACCCCCGGAGACTCTGCTGCTGAGGGCACGGCAACCTCTCTGGCTCGGTCGGACCACAAGCACTCTCTCCCGTCCTTCGGTACGACCTCTGGGACCTTCGCCCAGGGCAACGACTCTAGGTTCTCGGATGCTCGGACCCCTACTGCCCATGCCTCAACCCACATTCCAGGAGGTAGTGATGCCCTTGCTACTGGGACCCCGGTCGATGTAGGCTCTGCCAACGCTGAAGGGTCAGGGACCAGCTTCTCCCGGTCGGACCACGTACACAAGCACGGTGACCAGGCCGGTGGGAGTCAGCACTCGGCTGCCACCACCTCGGTGGCTGGGTTCCTCTCAGCTACCGACAAGTCGAAGCTCGATGGCATCGCTGCTGGGGCCACGAACAGCCCCTTGACGAGTTCGGCCCCGGCCAATGTCACTAAGACCACGGCGGGGGTCGGGACCTCGGGGGAGGCAGCAAGAGCCGACCACAAGCACGACATCTCCACAGCTTCGGCCTCGGGTGGGGTCACCATCGGAGCCTCGGCCGCTGAAGGTACAGCAACCTCACTGGCCCGCTCAGACCACGTTCATGCTGTTGGTACCCCTGGTGACCCGGCGGATGTGACCAAAGCGACTGCCTCCGCTGGTTCGAGTTCGACCCCAGCAAGAGCCGACCACAAGCACGACATCTCTACCGCTGCCCCTGGTTCGGCTGCCATCGGAGACACAGCCACAGAGGGTACAGCAACCTCGCTGGCCCGCTCAGACCACAAGCATGGGATCTCAGCCGGGATCCCAGTGGATGTCGGGACCTCCAATACGGCTGGGTCTGCCTCCACCTTCTCTCGGTCGGACCACGTCCACAACACCCCCTTCAGTGCCGTTCAGACTGCCTTGGGGGCTGCTTCTGGTTCGGTCAGCTTCAATGGGCAGTCCCTAACCAACGTTGCTGAGATCAACGGGATTCGGAACTACGGACCCCTCAATGCAGACCCTTCTAGCCCTGCCCCCGAGACTGGGGACACTTACTACAACACGGTCATTGACGCCCCGATGTTCTACGATGGGACCAAAGCCAAGTGGCTTGGGGCAGCGGTCCCCCCCATCTATGCAGGGGCTAGTGGACTCACGGCGGCTGGGAGCTACTTCCGTGGGATGGATGGTCTAGCTTTCGGCACGAATCGAGGGATCCCAGTCCCGAAGGGGACTCTGGTCGGGCTTCTCATCTCGATGACAACCAACGCCACCTCTGACGTGGAAGTTCTTGTGGATACCACTGTGATTGCGACGGTTGGAGTCACTACTGCGGGACTCACCTCGGATACGACTCTCAATGCTGACTTCAGTGCAGGACTCATGAAGTTCAGGAACAAGTCAACCGGGGCAACCATGTTCAACGTACAAATCACAGCTCAGATGAAGAGGAGAGCCTGATGGCAGCCCCGATCTACATTGCCGTCAACCAGACGGTTTCTGACATTGAGTTGGTCGAGCTTCGCCTTACCGTTCCAGCCAGCGGGCAGGTCAACCTCTCGAACTTCAACCCCACTTGGAGGATCCAGTCTGACCTTGAGTTGCTGGCAGCCATCAATGGGAACAGCATCCTCCTGAACGACGGGACCTCAACTCTCGACAAGCCTACCTCCCTTCAATATCTGTCTCCGACAGCCTCTAAGGAGGTCTTGATCAACGTTCAAGCTGGGGCCGATGTGACTGCCTGGAGCAATGTCTCGACCTCTCTTGGGGGTGAGGCGGGGGCCACAGCAGGTCTCGTCTTCAAGTCCGATGGGGCTGGGGGCGGGTCGATGGGTAAGAACACCCAAACCATCACTCGAAGGATCACAGTAGGTCTTGCTGGTGACGTAGATTACAACTCGATTGCAGCAGCTCTTTCGGCTGCTGATTCCGGGGGTTGTAGCGCATCCAGCCCTTGGCAGATCGAGGTCTACCCAGGGACCTATACCGAAGCTCCGATGAACCTGAAGCCAGGGATGACCCTGGTCGCTGCCCAGCAGCGAATGGACACGGTCTTCGTAGTTGCATCCAACTCAGCAGCCGACCTGTTCACCTGTACGGGCGGTTATGTGTCCGGGATCGTGGCTTCGGGCGTCACTGACTCAGCAAAATGCCTTTTCAGGTGTGCTACTGCCAACTCCCAGGTGACCTTCTTCGGAGTCAAGATCCGAAACTGTTCGACCGGGTGGGATGTCTCAGGGGGTGCCACGGTCTTCCAGAGCATCTGCTCTGCCGTCATCACAGGTCCAAGCCAGGGTATCACGACTTTTTCCAAGGTGTCGGGGTCTACCTCATACCTTGGGGTCCACAGCAACGTTCTTTCCTGTGTCTCGGCTCTTCTCCCCTACTACTCGGGGAATCCCATCCAGACGGTCTACTGGGTTACGGACGAGGCTACTTTGTTCGTCCTGGGGGCCACCTATCGGGTTGCCCCTAAAGACTCTACCGCTGACATCTTTTTCGCTGATGAGGGGTCGAACGTCTATTGCATCTCCACTGAGATCGCTAACGTTGGAAATGCCTTCCACATTGGTTCCAGCGGAACCAACACGACGATCACCGTACAATCTACGGTACTCACCAACAACACGCTCAACGTCTTGATCGAGTCTTCTACTGGAACTGTTTTCGCCCAAGTTTCCACTGACACTCAGAGAAAGAGCATCGTTTCAGGGGGTAAGCTACTAGGTACCATCCAGTACAGAACGGATGAGATCGAGCGATTGGTGGGTGACGTTCGGTACAGGTTTGCAGCTTCAGACAAGGATGTGAACCTGGAGGACTATTTCTCCGACTTCACTTCTACCGGAGTCTGTGAGGGTGGGGTTGTTACGGCTGGGACTGGACTGCATGTAGATGTGTCCGAGGGGGATGGCTGGTGTGTCCGACCGGACCCGTATGATGACGCTGAGTGGGTCACTTGGGCAGATGTAACGGCCCTCGATCTGACTGCCTCTTCCACTAACTACGTCCACTATAGCCAGACTTCTCAGTCTATCGAGGTGGGAACTTCACCCCCTGGAGTTTCGGACATTCTACTTGCCACGGTTGTCACGGATGGGAGTGGGATTCGATACCTTCACAACACCCGAACTGTTGTAGATGACCCGACTGGAAGGCTCCACCAGTACCTCCTTGCTACTAGGAAGCAGGCACTCAAGAGTGGGTGTGCGGTCACACAGGGAACCAGTGCCCGGAAGATTTCTGTTGGGTCAGGTTCCTACTATCTGGCCCTGAATCCCATCAGCTATGCTGGAACAGGTGGAGATGCCACATTCAGCTACTTCTACGGGACCAACGGAGCCACTGAGGTAGCCAGCCAGACTCAGCTCAGTATCACCGAGTATGACAACGCAGGGACACTGACTACCATGACAGGCGGGTATTACCGCTTGGACACGGTTATTCTCACCTCGGATGGGCGAGTCAACGTCATCTATGGAACAGCCCAGTATTCAACCAAGGCTTTAGCTGAGGCTGCAAGCCTTGGGAACACTCCAACATTCATGGAGCCCTCGGCCTTTCCGGTGGCTCGGGTTGTTGTGCAAGAGGGGGTTGGGATCTCGGCTATCCTGGATGCTCGACCTGCTTACGGTGGATCTGGTGGGGCTGGGGGTGTTTCCGTTCACTCCTCTCTTGCTGGGCTTGATGCAGACGACCATACTCAGTACCTCTTGGTGAGTGGTTCCCGGTCGATGAATGGGAACCTCGGCATGGGTTCCCACAACATCACTAATGTTGGAACTGTGGATGGGGTCACCGTCTCGGCTCACGCTTCCAGACATAACCCAGGTGGGGCTGATGCCCTTTCTACAGGCACCCCGGTCGCTATCTCGGTTGGGGCCAGCCCTTCTGCTGGAACAGGTTCCTCTTACGCCCTGAACGACCACCAGCATGGGATCACGGCTGGGTCCCCCTCATCTATTGGAACCGCCAACTCGGCTGGAACCGCCTCTTCTGTCGCCCGCTCGGACCATGTTCACAACCATGGGGCTCAGACGGATGGGAGCCTTCATGCGGTTGCTACCACTACGGTAGCTGGGTTCCTTTCAGCAGCAGATAAGCTGGCCCTTGACACTCTGGTACTGGGTAACACCACAGTACCCGTCCGGAATGAGACCGGATCCACTCTTCTCAAGGGACGAGCTGTCACTGTTGTTGGCTGGAGCACCCCCAACAATGTGAAGCTCGTTGCCTATGCTGACAAGGACGACCCGAATCTTCGTCCAGCTATTGGTGTTCTTCAAGCAAATCTCAGCAATAATACCACTGGAACCGCCACCACTCAGGGCCTAATCGAGGGCATTGATACCTCTTCTTGGAGCCTCACCGACCAGTTGGTCCTTGGGAACAGTGGACTTCTGGTTAGGCCGCCACCGGACAACACACCATTCACAGGGGAAGTTCAGAACATTGGCATCGTTTCCAGGGTCCATGTTTCTGACGGACATCTGATCATCGCCCTTGATGGGCTGGAAGTTGTTACCGGTCCCCAGGTATTTGCTCTTACTGGCACTTCTGGAACTCCTGGTCCCACCAACAAGTATGTCACCAACTCAGATGCTAGGGTGACTGCCGATCAGGCTGCTGGGACGGCCTCTATCCGAACTCTTGGTACGGGGGCTCTTCAAGCTACAGCAGGAAACGACTCCAGGCTCTCAGACGACCGAACTGCTTCGGGTCTCCGAACAGCTACTACGGTAGTCTCGGTCTCAGGGGCAACAGCCCCGACCGCCGGTCAGGCACTCATCGCTACTGGGGGGTCTGCTGCTACCTGGCAGACCCTCTTGGCCTTGACCTCTTCGGCCCCAGCCAACGTGACCAAGGCTACAGCCTCGGTCGGGACCTCAGGGGAGGCAGCAAGGGCCGACCACAAGCACGACATCACGACGGCCACGGCTGTCTCGGTTGGGACCGCCAACGCAGAAGGAACCTCTACTTCCCTTTCCAGGGCTGATCACGTTCACTCTGGGTTGACCCGAGGGGCTTCCGACTTCTCTACCTTTGCGGCGAAGACCACCCCGGTTTCAGCGGACGTGTTCCTCTTGGAGGACTCGGCAGCGGGTGGGGCCAAGAAGTCCATCACCTACAGCAACCTTATGTCTATTGCTGCTGGGTACTTCGCCAACGGAGGGGATGCGGCTACTGCTACAAGGTCCCTTGGTAACACCACAGCATTTGACCTGAACCTCATCACCAACGGGGTCACTCGGCTCACGATCACGGCTGCTGGGAACGTCACGGCTTCTGGAAGGTTGGCTTCTACAACCTACATCATGGGTACAGGACCGGATCTCTCGTGCATTCCTGTAGTCGGGGGTCAATCCGTCATCACGACCTGGTGGGGGATGCAGCTTGTTGGGAACAAGCAATCCAACGTCGAGTACACTCCCACCAACTACGGGGCTGCTGGGGACTACGGGATCATCATCCCTGCCCAGCAGGCGGCTGCTACAGCAGTCATGATCCGAGGGGCTACTGGGCAGTCAGGGAACCTGACCCAGTGGCAGAACCAGGCTGGATCTGTTCTGGCTTCGGTTGATGCCAGTGGCAACTTCACGGGCGGTACCTACAACAACGTGACAGTTGCGGGCCATGCTTCTCGGCATCAGCCAGGCGGGGCAGACGCCATCCCGACAGCAACAGCGGTCTCGATTGGAACGGCCAACTCAGCGGGAACCTCGACTTCTCTGGCTCGGGCCGATCACGTCCACAACCATGGGGCTCAGACGGATGGGACTCTCCATGCAGCAGTAGTGGCTGGGGGAACTTCTGGCTTCATGACTGGGGCCGACAAGACCAAGCTGGATGGGATTGCCTCAGGGGCTACTGCCACTCCTCTGGCTTCTACTTCCCCGGCAGATGTAACCAAGGCCACGGCAGCCGTTGGGGTTGGTTCAACAGCAGCCAGGGCCGACCACAAGCACGATGTTTCTACGGCTGCTGCTTCTTCACTTACCGTAGGTGGGGCAAGCTCGGAAGGAACCGCCACCTCTCTGGCTCGGTCGGATCACACACATGCCCTACCAGCCTTTGGCACTACAGCGGGTACCTTTGCCCAGGGCAACGACTCCCGGCTCTCAGATGACCGAACGGCTTCGGGTCTGAGGTCCGCAACTACAGTAGTTGGAGTGAGTGCGGCAACAGCCCCGACTGCCGGTCAGGCCCTCATCGCCACCTCGGGGACCGCTGCCTCCTGGCAGACCCTCTTGACCTCGAACCTCCCAGCTAACGTGACCAAGGCTGCTGCCTCGGCTGGGACGGCCACGGATGTTTCCAGGTCGGACCACAAGCACGACATCACGACGGCAACAGCAGTTTCAGTCGGAACTGCCAACGCTGAAGGAACCGCCACTTCCCTTGCTCGGGCCGATCACGTTCACTCAGGTCTGACCCGAGGGGCGTCGGACTTCTCGGCTTTCACCTTGAAGGCTGCTCCTGTTGCAGCGGATGTGATCCTGATTGAGGACTCGGCTGCTGCTGGGGCCAAGAAGTATGTCACTGCTGGGACGCTTCCCACTACAGACTCCAACGCTCTGCACAAGACCACCTCGGCAGAAATCTCGGCTCTGACCGAGAAGACCACCCCAGTGGATGCTGACGTGGTGGTGATCGAGGACTCGGCTGCCAGCTACGCCAAGAAGAAGGTCCAACTTCTCAACCTTCCAAGGGGTGCAACCCTAGCGGCTGCCTGTGCGACTCGAACCACAACCCAGGCAATCACCAACACATTCTCGAACATCACCTATGACACCACGGTGATCGAGACAGATGCCAACATTATCGACCATCTGGCAGCCAACCTAGACCGAATCCAGGTCAAGGTGGCTGGGACATATCTGGTCTCGTACTCCCTCAACGTTACCCCATCTGCCACTGAGCGTTCTTACACGCAGGCCGTGAAAAATGGGTCGGTCGTGATTCCAGGGTCAGGGACCAGTACCCAGAACTATACTAATGAGGACAACCCTCATTCTACCACTTTTGTGGTATCCTTGGCTGTAAACGACTACATTAGCATCCAGGCGAGGGTCGGCTCTGGCACTGGTACAGTCACTATCCCAGCCAACATCACCGTTTACAAGCTAGATGGGACAACTGGAGCAACTGGTTCTGGATCGACCATCACGGTTCAGGAGGATGGGATCCCTGTAACGGGGACCCCCCACTCAACTCTGAACTTCGGATCTGGTATCACCACCACGAATGCTGGCTCTGGAGTTGCCCAGGTCGCTCTCGATACCTATCCGCCCCTTGGGGACAGCACAACAAGTCCCTCAGCTCCAACCAGCGGATCCCTGCTTTTTGCCAAGTTCCGTGCTGGAAGAAGGATGGCAGCTCAGATTGGCCCTTCTGGGATTGATTACTCCTTCCAACCAGCTCTGTTTGGCAACAAGATTGGCCTTTGGTCGGCTCAAGGTAATGGCTCTAGTGTCAGCACCCTCAACTTTGGCACCTCGAACACCGGTACAGCCACGACCAGGAACGTAGCCACCACCAGTTTCTTCACTACGATTCGACGGTTGGGGTTTGTGTCTTCTACTACGGCTGGAAGCTCCGCTGGTGTCAGACACAACCTAGCTCAGTTCTTCAGTGGGAACGGAGCTGGAATCGGAGGGTTCTTCTTTGTAGCTAGGTTCGGGATCTCCCAAACCCAGACCGGGTATAGGTTCTTCGTTGGGTTGAGTGCTACAACTGGGGCATTTGGTAATGCAGACCCGTCGTCCCTCCTAAACCTCATCGGTATTGGCATGGACACTGGGGATACCAACATACAGTTCATGCACAATGATGGTGCTGGAACTGCTACCAAGGTGACCCTAGGGGCCTCTTGGCCTCGCCCGACGGCAAATACCCAATTCTACGAACTTCGGTTGTTCGTGGCGCCCAACACGACTACTTTCTACTGGTCATTGGAGAACCTTGACCCGGCAAACAACCTGATTGTTGAGGGGAGTGTTACCACCAACATCCCCTCCAATACGACCCTCTTGAGCCCACAGGTTTGGATCAACAATGCGGCTCAGGCGGCAGCAGTTGCAATCGACGTTTCCTCTCTCTACATCGAGACGGACAACTGAGGTAGGTCATGAAGCGATACGAATACACAGTTGACTCGGATGAGACCTTCCCGAACAAGAAGGTTGACCTGCCTCGGTTCACCCAAGAGATCCAGGCCAGCACCATCACCATCGCCCTGGCTGGACCCCTGAAGGTCCTCGCTGGGAACTGCTGCATCGACTTCAAGGTGGACCTCCCCCCAGCGGACCTAGCCACCCTCGACCAGCTTGTCCTCCACCACAGCGGGGAACCTCTTCCCGACCCTCACGTCCTTCCGGACGGGACCCCTGTTGTGGCCCTCAAGACCAGGCAGGACAACGACATCCCCCTGGTCGTCATGGCCCCTCGGAAGGGCAACGAGTGGGTGGTGGGGAGTCACAACTTTGCCGACCCTTGTTCCTGGTTCGGGGACTCCGAGAGGTCGGTCACGGAGACCCTCGTTGACTCAGGGGATGGGCTTGTTTTCAACAGTGCCCACCCCTACTGGATCGACATGATCTCGGGTCGGATGCACAACGACTCGATGTGGGTCCGGCTCCAGCAAGAGTCCACCCCTCTCGACCCTCATGGGTATCAGGTGGAGGTCCGGGCCAACGGGGTTCACATGGTCATGCGAGAGCCCTTCGAGCCTACTGGGGGGGACTACGAGGTCCTATGGGAGGACGGGAAGATTAGGTTCTTTGAGAGCCAGGCTGGGAAGCAGGTCACAGCTTCCTACTCCTATTCTGATGGGTCCACTTTCTATATCCGTCCTAGGATCCCTGGGACCTCTGTTGTAGTCGAGGATGCCGAGGCAGATATCTCGGTTGATGCTGTCATGACCGATGAGATCGTCTACTCTTGGTGGTACTTCAACACCGAGATCAATGACTGGTCATGTGCTGGTGAGTATTCGTACAACCGGGCATCGCAGATTGTCACTGAGGCTAGGGGAAACTACCCCATTTGTTCTGCCATTGGGGCGACATCGGAAGACAAGGCCCTACCCATTCCAGAGTTCAGAAGGAAGAGTCGTGGTATGCGTGTGGACAGGCAGGCTACCCCCTTCAACTACTCCACCACTCGGACACTTACCCTTGGGACCGAGCTTCGACTGTACCTCCGGCACAATCGCCCGTTCGGTGGTGAGCATGTTTCTATGACACTCTACTGCACGGAGGTATGAGTGATCCATGGGATCTAACAGGAGAAGAGGCGCAACATGACGGTTGTCGTCTACAACTGCACCAGAGGACCTGTTAGGATCGGGGACCTACTCGTACCCCGCTGGAGTTCTATCTCAATCGAGAACCTCACTCAGGAGCAGCAGGCCCGGCTGATGAAGGCTGAGGCATACGGGGAGGTCCGTTGTACCCCAAGTCTTCTACCCCCAGTGCCGCCTCCGAAACCCACTGTTGAGGTCCCTTCTAGCCAACCACCTGAGCCTTCGCCGCCACCTCCCAAGAAGCGTAAGCGCTAGAACTTGGGTCCGCCAACCTTTTTATCCAAAGCAGGTAGCTGATGAAAGCTCTTGTGTTGTCTGGTGGGGGCTCCAAGGGGGCCTATCAAGTGGGTGCCCTCAAGAAGTGGATGTTCGAGGATGGCATCGAGTACGATGCCTTCTGCGGGATCTCTGTTGGGAGCCTCAATGGGTCATTCTTGGCTCAGTTCCCGGCCGGTGACCCTCAAGGAGCTTGGGAGAAGCTCAAATGGGTGTGGGACCGAGTAGGACCCAACAACGTCAAGAAGAGCTGGTGTCCTTTCGGGAAGCTGTCCTCCCTTTGGAAGCCATCTGTCTACAACTCAGAACCCCTACAGAAGTGGGTTCTTTCCGAGTTGAGTCAAGAGCGGATCTCCAACTCTGGCAAGAAGCTCAGGGTGGTTTCGGTCTCCTGGAACACAGCCAAGTCCCATGTGGCAGACGAGATGGATCCCGAGATCGCTCTTCGGGTGATTGCCAGCTCATCTTTCCCCGTCATGCTGCTCCCAGCCGAGATAGGTGGGGAACAGTGGACGGATGGGGGACTTCGGAGTGTAACCCCTCTTGGTGAGGCTATTCGTCTTGGTGCTGATGAGATCGACGTGATCATGTGCTCCAATCCGGAGCTGTTCTCGCCCTTCGACCCGAAGTCGGCAGCCATTCCAGCGAGGCTGGAGCGAGCCCTGGACATCATCCTCGCTCAGATTGAGGTCTCGGACCTGAAAATCTGTGGGTACAAGAACGACCTTGCCGAACTCAAGCCCGAGTACCGGAAGGTCAAGGTCCGGCTTCTCCAGCCCAGCGAGATCCTTCCTGGATCTTCACTCTCCTTCGACCAAGAGACCATTCAACTCAAGATGCAGAAGGGGTACGAGGACGCCTGCAAGCTGGGCTCCGGTTGATCTTCTTATGAACCCTAATCCGTGGAACCCTCTCCCTTTACTAGGAGCACGCTAGATGCTGAGGCTCACTCACAACCAGACAGTTCAGGGACCTATCATCCTCACCGACATTGATGATGGCCTCCCCAACAAAACGGCAAAGCACGGGACAGGTGATCCCGACAAGTACCACAGGGATGGCAACTCCCTTGGTGGAGCGGACAAGAGCGTCGAGCCCGACGTGAACTGGCCGAAGCAGAAGTGCTACATCCCCAAGAGGAAGCTCACCGACTCCACTGTGGCGGGGTACATCGACCTCAAGGAGACCGACCGGGTCCTCATGAGCCAGTACAAGGGGGCCATTGCGGGCTTCCTGTCTGGTGGCTTCATCACGGTCACCTCCTTCACGGATGCCGATGTGGCTGCTCCTACCGTGACCTCGGCTCAGATCAACAACGTGACCAATGCCCTGAGCATTGGTGGGACGAACTTCACCTCGCTCGCCCCCAACGTCTCGAAGGTCGTCATCACCGGAACCGGTGCTGTGACCCTGACCCAGGCGCAGATTCTCACGGGTGGTGGTACCTTCTCGGCTACGGCCATCGCCATCCCGGCTGCTCTGGTTCCTGGGATCTCGGACACCACCTCCTTCGTCCAGGTCATTGCTGACGACCAGATCACCCCGGTTCGTGCTTTGGTCGAGGCCCCCGTCATCACGGGAGCTGAGATCGATGTCCCGACTGCTGGTGACCTGACCCTCACGGGAACGGAGTTCACCTCCATCTCCCCGACCCTCTCTTCGGTCATCATCACAGGGGACGGTGCTGTGACCCTGACCCAGACTCAGATCACGACGGGTGGCGGAACTGTCTCGAACACCTCCATCGTGATCCCGGCAGCCTTGGTCCCAGGTCTCGCAGCAACAACCTCCTCGGCACAGGTTCAGGCAGACACCCTGCTTTCCAATGTGTTCGTGGTGACAACCTGAGATGAAACAGGCGCCTTCCCTTCTCGGGCTTCTGGATGCTGAGGCTGGTTCATTCCAGAGGCTCGATAATACCTGGCGCCCTAAGGATCTCTTTTTCGAGTTGCAGACTCAAGAGTTGTTGAGGGACATGGTCCACCGATACGAGGCACTGAAGGCTTCAGAGGGAGAGTTCCAAGGACTCGACCGGGCGGACCTGTACCTCAAGCTCACACGTCGCATGAGCTTCATCATACGGCGTGCAAAGTTTGTCCGCCGGGCCAATCAGCTTGCCTTCGGCCAGGCGGTGGCGGAGTTCTACACAGCCTACGGTCAAGTGCTCCGCTATCTCAGGATCGATCAAGCGAGGGGCCGTCTACAGCAGCCACAGCCCATCTAGGTTCAGGAGGACATCACATGTTCGTCGCAGTCATTCGTGGAGATATCTCAAAGCCGCTCTTCATCGCTGATGTGGAGCCCAAGTCCACTGCCAATCCGTCCACAGAGTCCCCTCTCGGGCAGTCACGGTACATCTCCCGTCCTGACCCGACGAAGATTCAGGCTTACCTGGACGGACAGAGCCTTGTGGCAACGGCCTCAGCTCTCATCACGGCCACTGTTCCCGTCGGGGGTCCGGTGGACATCTCGCCCACAACCATCAAGGCCGTTGGGAGCCTTTCTGGATCCAGCAACGCCCAGGTTGCGGCTCTCCAGGCTCTCCTGGCAGCCAAGTTCGTCGAGACCGATGTGGTCAAGAAGAGCTTCCTCTACGGCAACCTTGCAGGGTACCGTTCGGCCAGCTTCAATCCGGATACACGTCGGGTTCCGCCCCTTTCCAATGGGGCCGCCATCGCCCTCGTTCAGGATGATGGGGTCACGGCCTTCACAGTTGGGGTCCCGACCATCTCGACGGCAGACCTGGACACCCCCACCACGGGAGCCCTTCGCATCACGGGCACCAGCTTCGGGGCTACGGGGCTCTACGAGTTGACGGTCATCCTGGTTGGCACCGGAGCCAAGAAGCTCACCAAGTCCGCCATCTTGGCGGGAGGCGGGTCCGTGACGGCCACCCAGATCGACATTCCAGCAGCCCTCATCCCAGGAGTCCTCACGGGGTACACCTCGGCCAGGGTTCGGGTGAACGACCTGCTCTCGAATGCAGTGGCGCTCAACTGATCTGTGAGTTCAACAAGCTCGGCCCCCGGTTTTCCGGGGGCCGCATAGATGTATAACGGGACCCAAATCACATCTCTTGACCGAGATAGACCCAGATTTAGATGAGGCTGAAATGTCAAAGGGAAACGGCGCCAAGGAGTTCCGCACCCCAGACCTGTACTTCGCTGCTTATTTGCAGACAGCAGGTGTGGAGATGAAGCGGACAGATCGAGAAAACAACCGAGTTTACTTCGTGTTCGATACCTCAATCGCCAACGTTGAGGAGCTGAAGACGGGATGGTTCAACAACACCAGCAAGGTACCCGCTCAGCCGTATGCGAACAACATCAAGAGCTTAAAATCTGTCTGCCATATGCAAGGCTCTTGACTGAGGCTCGGACTCGGATACGCAGGGCACCCCTACGGAACCCCGTTTCTTTGATTCGGGTCCGCTAGGATAGGTGCCCTTGATGACTGTCCACTGCCCCACAATGTTGCGGCTAACCCGGAGGGGCCATGGCGTTCACGGGTAAGCTAGGAACGGACCAAAGCCAGCTTGGAAACTTCCTGCTGGGCTCAGAGGGAAGCGGAGGAGGTGGGACTGCCATTGCAGTTGACGCCTCCCTCTCTGGTTCTTCCTCTGTCACGGTTGAGCTGACCTCGATAGTTCGGGTCGATGCTACGCTCCCAGGCGAGGCTTCGATCACTCCTGAGGCAGTGGTCGTCTATGCCCTTGCCACTACGCTCCCAGGGGAGGCTTCGGTCACCTCTGACGTGGTGCTGGTTTTTGCAGGGGTTGCTACGCTCCCAGGGGAGGCTTCCACCACTTTCGATATGGGAGTGGTCTTGGATGAGTCGGCCACCCTAGCTGGGGGGTCCACTCTATCCTCTGAGCTTTCCAATGTGGTGGTGTTGGACTCCACTCTGAGTGGGAGTTCGGACCTAGCTGCCCCTAGGTTGACTGACGAGTTGAGCGCCAACCTGTCTGGTGATTCTTCCGTCACCTCAGACCCGGTGTTCCTGTTTGCCCTGGATGTTTCCCTACCAGGAGAGTCCACCCTCGCATCTGACCTGGCTGTGGTGTTGGCTGGGTCTTTAGCCTTACTCGGGGAGGCTAGTACCTCCTTTGACTTCGGTCTCATCCTAAGTGGGGAGGCGACCCTAACTGGCGACTCCTCTCTTTCCGGGACCCCCTCTTCCTCTATAGTTGTGGATGCCACGCTAGGAGGCGACTCCAGCTTTAGCCCACCACAGTTGACCGATGAGATCGGTGCGATCCTGAATGGTGGCTCTAGTCTTGATTCAGACTTTGGGCTGTCCTTGTCCCTTGAGGTTACTCTTGAAGGGTCCTCCAGCTTCAGCCCGGCCAACCTGGTGGATGAGCTGGCACTTGACCTCAGTGGAGAGGCGACACTATCAGCCCCACGTCTGACCGATGAGATCGTCTCCAACCTCAATGGTGAGTCCACTCTTGAAGCCCCTCAACTGACCGATGAGCTGACTGCTAGCCTGTCTTCGAGTTCGAGTGGGACCTTTGATGCCACGGTTGTGTATGGGGTTGGTCTCGACCTTCTGTCTGAGTCCACCTTCATACCGGTTCTACAGGCCGTCTACAACCTCACTCGGGACATCACAGGGAACTCTAACCTTGGTGCTCAGCTAGCCTACCTTCTCACGATAGAGCTAGCTGGAAGTTCAACCCTCATCCCTCAACTGACCGATGAGATCACCGCTTCCCTTGCTGGGGACTCCACCTGTGATGCGGTCAAGCTCATCGACAACATCACCGCTTCCCTTTCTGGGGAGTCCTCTATTGACGCAACGATAGAGAAGAGTGGTCAGATCATTGCCTCACTGGCAGGGTCTTCGTCGATAGCAGCGGAACTTGATGCTCAAACCGGGGCTAGTTGCACCTTCAACGGGGACTCGTCTGTTTCCGCGACCCTCTTGAAAGTCCAGGTTCTCGATGCAACCCTTGCTGGAACGTCTACCTTCTCCTCAACCGAGCTTCTTGCCCTCCGGCCACTAGAAAGCTCGTTGGTAGGGGACTCAAACCTCACAGCTTCGGTTGTCAGGAAGTTCACAACCTTCTCGGTCCTTACCGGTATTGCGGACATCGTCTCGACCCCAAGGGTTGACTTTTCGGTCAATGCAACCCTTGCAGGGAACTCTTCAGTTGGAGCTGGGTCTCGGGTTGTGGGGAGCATGACCGCTAGCCTAGCGGGAAGCTCAACCCTGGTAATCCCCTACCTGATCGACCAGAACAACTTTGACCCCTTGCACCTACAGGGTTCTTCCACTCTCGCTTCAGAGCTTTCGACTCGGGTCTCTGTGGATGCAGCTTTGGGGGCAGATTCCTCTGTGGAATCGGAAACCTCAGTCGTTCTGGCTCTGGAGGCTACCCTATCTGGGGACTCGACTTCGGAAGCCTCCCTGACGGCACTCTACCCTGTCGAGGCTAGTTTGGGTGGGGACTCGGAGATGACCACCGACCTGGCGACCCTGATCGAAGCTCAGATGGCTGGCGACTCTGACTTCGTTTTGGAGGACTTCGTTCGTGTTCGGTACTTGGACGTTGTGATTCAGGGCTATGCCGCCATGGACCTGGAGCTTTCCTGGCAGGGGCACCCTGGACCGCCACCTCTACAGCCCACGGTCAACTCGGCTGTCACCCTCCAAAAATTCATTGATGCCACTGGCGTAGCAAGGGAGGCATCACGGACCCCCACACCAGATCACCTCACCGTGGTTGTGAACCCACGCCACCTATGAGAGGGCTGAGGACCTAGCATGGCTGAAATCATCTACAACCTCGGACCTCCGTATGAGAATGACTGGACAGACCCGTTCGAGGGTGGTTCGGATCTTGGCGCAGACCCGTCTTTGGTCATCGACCCTACCGAGGGGTCATTTCTGCTCGATGGTGAAGCTGACGTGGGTGCAGAGCCCACTGTGCTGTTCTCTCTCGAAGCCTCACTATCTGGGGGGTCAGATATTGGTGGGTCTCTGATTCCACTGTTTGACCTTGACTTCTCGGTGGTTGGAGAGTCCTTCCTCGTAGCAAACGGGTCCTTCCTCTTGGGAGTCTCTTCAAGTCTGTCAGAAGAGTCCCATTTGCTGGGGGATATCTCTTGGTGGGCGGCTCCTGGGGCACCCCCTAAGAGGCCCTCATCCAACTCGGCTGCGACCCTCCAACAATTCATTGATGCGACTGGTGTTGGCAGGTCCGCACCAAGGACGGCTCCGACACATTCTGTGGTGGTTGACCCCAATCCTCCGAGGAAGCCTCAAAGCCCACGGTAACTAGGAGAGCAGGAGATAACAATGGCTGCGAAGACAACGTACATCAAGAACCGATCCCTCGACCGCATTCTCAAGAACAATGCTGACTTCAGCTACACCTTCCCAGCGACGGTGTATGCAGCTCTGTTCACGGCTGACCCGACCGACTCGGGATCCTTGACGAATGAAGTCACGGGCGGGTCCTACGCTCGTCAGTCCATCACCTGGGGGACCATCTCCAACGGGTCCATTGCCAACTCGGCAGCAGTGACCTTCCCGGTCGCCACGGCTTCCTGGGGTACGATCACCCATGTAGGCATCTGTGACCTCGGTTCGGCCGGGAACATGATGTATCACGGAGCCTTGGGAACCTCCAAGACCGTTGGCACGGGCGACCAGGTGTCGTTTGCCATCGGAGCCCTCACGGTTTCTGAGACCTGATCTTCTTCGAGGAGTAGCGGGTGGACATCGACCTTGATACCAGTTTGTCTGGAGCCTCCTCAGTTTCGGCTGAGGCTTGGTTGGCGCTACCCCTTACCCTACCTCTCGATGGAGATTCAACTACCGGGGCTGATGCCGACGTGATCTGGACGGTCACGTCGGCATTCTTGGCGGGCTCCTCCATCAGCGGAGACCTGACTGCTTCATTTAGGGCGATCTTCTCTGCCCCAGGTGAAGCTCAACTTGGTGCCAACCTCACCCTGATCCCAGGGTATCAGGCCCCGATCAGGTACCAACCCCCATGCCGTACTTCCCCGACGGGGAAGATGATCCTTGAGCAAGTAGACTTTTTCCTGGTGGACGGCAGAACCAGGGCACAGGGGCTTGTCCCAGGGGACCTCCAACTGAAGGTATTCTTGAATGATGCCCAGGTGGACTGGCCCCTTGTCTCTGGGGCTGGGATTCAGAACGTTCGGGTGACTGCTGGGAGGGTCTACTGGACTGAGTTCTCTTCGGGGTACTACAGCATCCGGTTCTACCCCAACATGGCTGGGACCTGGAGGGTGATCGTCACTTACCCCGATCAGGACCAGGCTATCTCCCTTTCCTATGACGTTGCACCCCAGTATGCACCTCCACCTTCAGGGATGAGGGCGTCCCTGCTACGAAGGTAGTGGGACGCCCCAGAAACCTCTTGTAGGGGGCGTGGGAAGAGATGCCCACGACACGAGGTCGGCTTGTCTACAACAACTTGGTCGTCTATGACCAAGCCGACTTTTTTCAGCTAGACGGCTACACTAGAGTACCGGGACTTACCCCGTCGCAACTAGTGTGCCAGGTCTACCACAACAACGTGCTCTTGGCGTGGCCCCTCATATCTGGGGCCGGTCTGATTGAAAACCAGATCACTGCTGGGCACGTTTACTGGGATGACCTGTCGAGTGGCTATGGAGTCAGGTGGCGCCCAAACGCTTTGGGTTACTGGCGCATTCTCATCACCTATCCAGTCGGGTCCCAGATCCTCGGGCAAGACTACGATGTGAGTTCTGGAACCGGGGTTCTCCCTCCTGGTGGGGGCCTGAAGGCTTCATTTGTGGGACCTGGAGGTAAGCCCAATGATTGTTAAAGCCAGCCCAGGCGTCTTCCGATACGGTCAGCTCTTTCAACGAGGGGACCTTCCCATCTTCATCACCGACACGGTTGGGAGCCCTTTCGACCCCTACAGCATTCGGTACACACTCCTTTATCAGCCGAAGGATGCCCAATGCCTGGTCAAGGCTGGAGCATGTGGTCGGACCCCGGTCAAGGCAGACACGGGTGAATACTACGCAACGGGCTATGCTGGTGAGTGCGGGCAGCCGGGCCAGTGGTTCGTTCGGTGGTGCATCCAGGAATACTTCGAGGGACCTCTGACGACCCAGGAGTTTGGGTTCTCGGTCTATGATACGGCAGCCTTCTGTGCCCCCAATGGGGGGCTACCTGCACAGCCTTCTGGCTGTGGGGGGAGAAGGCACGGGTGGAACTGTGGTGGTGGCTGCTCCGGCTGCTCCCAGGGAGGCTGGTGAGTCATGGGAGTTTCATTCCTTCGGGGGCAACAACTTGGTCGGAACGACCTCAACATCTTCCTCACCAATGCCTCTGGGCACCCCACCAATGCGGCAGAGATCACCTACTCGCTCTACGACTACACGACGGGCATGGAGGTCCTGGTAGGCCCCCAGAGACGAGTACCGGCCAATGCTGCTGTGGGTGAATACTTTGCCTCGGTCATCATCCCCACGGATGCCAACATCGGGGGGTACCGTATCCGGTGGACCATGCGGGAGATGGTCGGGGGACCCCTTCAAACGGTAATCCAGGAGTTCGACGTTCGGGACAGGGAGACCAAGAACCCTGTAATCTACACTCCCATTGAAACTGACCTGATGAGACGGCTCAGGATCCTCCTGAGGGACCAGAACCCGGATAGGAACTACAAGTTTCGCCCCCCAGCACATGAAGAAACTGTTGACCAGTTCAGCAGAGTCTTCGGGTACATCTGGGAGGAGGAGGAGCTGCTGGAGTACCTTGAGCGTGGGATGGACATGGTGGTTGCGGCCCCACCTAGGACCCCCTTCAGCAGCTTGGACCAGATGGTCCAGACTCGACACGAGTGGACGACGCTTCTCCTCACCGGGGCCATGTACTGGGCACTTCAGGCGCTCCAGATCAACTGGACCGCTGATGAGTTCGACTATTCTATCGGTGGGGTCTCCCTCACTCTTGAGAAGTCCAGCAAGTATGAGTCTCTGAAGCAGGGAGCCAGCGACCAGTTCGACAAGATGCTGGAGAAGGCCAAGGCGACCGTCAAGGTCATCAAGGGTTTGCAGCAGCCGAAGTACGGGGCTGGTATTCGTTCCAGCTTCGGACCCTACGTTGGCAGAGGGGTACTTGCCCCGAGCAAGTTCCTCGGTGTCTAGTAGCCAGGCATGTTCGGTGTACCCTTTGACTGCAACGAGCCCCTCTCCCCTGAGGACTTTGGGAGATGCCTTACCGCTATCAACGAGGGGACCAGATCCCTTGCTCTCAAGGGGGCAAAGCTGCTACGACTCCGATATGAAAAGGGAACCCTCTACTTGATCCCAGACCAGGGAGCCGAACTTGCGTATCTTCTCAAGAGAGGTTGCCCAGGCTGCCCGGATTGATCCGAGGATCTTCTTATCTATCAGTGCTAATGCCGCTAGGCACACCGTAAACCAATCCTGGAGACAGATCAAATGAGCACCCAGACCGAACCCACAGAGCAGAAGACCATCGACACCCCGGTTTCCGCTGAGGACCTTGCCAAGTTCGCTCAGCTTCAAGGGGCCAGGCTTCAGATTGCCGAGCGTGTTCTCGACCTGGAGCAGGAGAAAGTCCGGGCTCTGAGGGCGGCAGCGAACATCGACGCTGAGCGGCAGAAGCTCTTCGAGAAGATCCTGGTGGAGCGTGGCCTTCCTCCTGGGTTCCCCGTGGAGATCGACTCCAAGACTGGCAGCATGAAGCCGGTTGAGGGGGCGATGGAGGCTTTCGTTCGGCAGCAGGCTGCCCAGTCGGTACCCTCTGTGATGGAGGCAGCTCCGGCGACGGACCCTGCCAACCCACCCTCTTGAGTCCAACTTCGTGCGGGTGATCCCCTTATCAGGGGTGACCCAATGAGGACTCAACATGGCGGATGTGAGCAATAGGGACAGAGATCCCCAGCTACTCGAAATCACCAAGGCTCCCTGGCCTGCTCCGCCGCTCAACCTGCTCATGCTGGATGGGACTCGTGGGGTCATCGACCTTCGGTGGGATGACCCTGCGTACCTTTCCATCAATAGCCGATACCAAATCCTCGGGGTGAACCTCTACCGGAGCTTCGACTCCGAGTTTGGCCCTTACAAGAGGGTCACAGAGCTTCCGGTCGGGAGCACCTTCTGGCGGGACCAGACCGACAACGAGTTGATCGTTGAGGAGGACGTGACTGATAGGTTCATCCTCTTTGGTACAGCTTCAACGGGCCAGGATGGGCCTCGGTACGTCTTCACGACCCTTCACTCCCCAATCGTTGGGGAGGCTGCCAGGGGTTACTCAACGAACCTGAGAAATGAGGTCCGGGTCTTCGTGGATGGGGTTGAGGCTCGGGTCCGGGCGGTCAACGGAGCCACGGGAGAGGTGGAGATCGATCCAGACATCCATCCAGATGTCGGGACCCAGAAGTACATGACCCCAGTGGTCCCGACTACCAAGAGTCGGGTCACCTGCACCTATCGGTACACGAGGGACTTCCTCAAGACCGACTTGAACCAGCGCATCTTCTATCGAGTCACAACGGTTGGGATTCCAGCCGATTGTTCCTGGCATGGGGCAACTTCCCAGGACTTGGTGGAGACCCCCCTCGAACATGCAGCGGCCACCAACACCTTCGAGATCGAGAAGCTGGACTACATCTGGAGGGAGGCCATCCGTCGGAACCGATGGATCCTGGAGCAGGGTGGTGAGCGGGTGAAGGTCTTCCTCCGAAAGGTTGTAGGAGTCACCTGCCCATGTGTGTCTCAGACCCACAAGCAGCCCATCTCGGACTGCCTCCACTGCTTTGGTACGGGGATCGTGGGTGGCTATGAGGGGCCTTACGAGCTTCTGGTAGCCCCTGACGACGCTGAAGTGAAGATTTCCCAACGGGACATCGGCCGGACCACCGAGCACGTCTACGAGGTCTGGACGGGGCCACAACCCCTGCTGAGTCACCGGGACTTCATCCTGAAGATCAACGGGGACAGGTACAGCATTGGTCCAGTTCGGATGCCCTCGAACCGGGGCAACCTTCTTCAGCAACACTTCCAGATCAGCTCTTTTGATGACAAGGACATCCGGTACAAGGTCCCGGTTGGGGACCCCGTCAAGTTCGTTGCCACTCAGTTCAGTCCGAGGGGGCCAGAGTTTGGTGCTCCGGACCAGGTAACGGAGAAGCCCAACATCGGCAACGAGCGTGAGCTTCGTGGGAGGACACTAGCCTGGAAGAACCAGAACTACTGAGGTGCTGAATGGACAGTCTTGGATCCATCTACGGGAAGCCCTTAGTCAAGGGCTTGGATGCCTCACCGGACAAGGCCCTTCAGAGGGTAAAGTTCAGTGTTCTCCGTAGGTTGCGTGACAAGCTCGTTCAATCCACCTTCTCAGAGCGGGCCAAGAAAGCACTCTCCAAAGCCCTTCAGGTGGTCATCGGGGAGTCCTCCCTGACGATCTACTCCAACCACCCGGCCTTCGTTCACCTCATGAGGGGGCAGAAGAAGGGCCAGATGACCTGGTTGGTGAAGGCACGAGCCCCGATTCCAATCATCACCGAGTCCGGAGAGTTGATCTTTCGGTCTGCTACGATCAAGTCAATGAGGGATGGGAAGTGGGTACACCCAGGTAGACCCCCCTACAACTTCGTTGAAAAAGCCAAAGATGAAGCAAAGACCCAGATTCGCAAGGCTATGGCTGCTGAAATGCGACGTGTCGCCAAGGAAGCTGCTGCACAAGCCAAGCGGGCTGTTCAGAGGTAGCTATGAACCCAGGTGACATGGTAGTTTGCGGTGTTTCAGCGGACATTGTGGTTGAAGACATCGGGTTGAACGTCCCTAAGGGGATGGCTGTGCCCGTTCCGGGGGATAGTGCCCAAAGGTCTAAGGACCTTTGGAGGTACATCTCACAAGGGCTGATCTTCAAGTGCGATGTCAGCAACATCGTGAGGTCAGCTCCTCCTGCCCCTGCCCCGGTGGAAAGCCTGAAGTACATCGAGGTCTACAACTCGAACCTCTCCCGGATTCAAGGCGAACTGGCCCAGGTGAAAACGGCCAAGGCTGATCTGGAGACGGACCTCGGCCGCCTTCAGGCAGAGAACGCCAAGCTGAGGGCTGAGCTGGCCGAAGAGAGGGCTAAGATTCAGAAGCTCGACAAGCTCGATGACATCCTGACCCTCCTACAGAAGCAGCCAGCCGCTCAACAGTCCCTACGGTCTGCTCTTGTGACGTTGCCAAACAACGGTGGTAACGGCTCTTCTTCGGTAGAAGAAGCCGCCCCAATGTACATTCCCTCACAGATCAAGCCAGACGGCTCATCTGACGGGGTCGGCCTTGTTGCAAGAGTCGGACAATCCGATGGTGGGGCGGTTACAGGGGCAGCTCAGGCCCTACGCAACGTCCGGAAGCGGGGTCAATAAAGTTCTTTCGGACTTGGCAGTTGAGGAGACTTCCAAGCCCATGAACGACCCCAAGCACGCCCTCCTTGCCCGTGCCGCCTCCTTGGTTGAGAAGACTGCCGCCCCGATGCTGTGGAAGTACACAGACGAGGACGGGAAGGACTTCTATCTCACTGAGAAGCGGACTGGAACCGTCAAGTCTCCCTACTCAGGGAAGAGCTTCACTCCGAAGCCAACCAGGTCCTCCCTATCGGACGTGGGCAAGGAGCTGAAGCAGGATGACGCCAAGGTGAAGGGCTCCTTGTGGAAGTACGTGGATGGGGAAGGCAAGGAGTTCTACCTTCCGGAGCGCCTCACAGGGACCCTCAAGAGCCCCTACAGCGGCAAGAGCTTCACCCCCAAGGCGGAGAAGTCCACCCTCTCGGACGTGGGCAAGGAACTGAAGCAGGACGCCAAGGCAGAGAAGAAGGCCGCTGATGAAGACCCCGAGCAAGGCCAGCAGGGTCAGGACAAGACCGCTGCCCTTGCCGATTCGGACAAGAAGGTCGTGGACGCCTTCTACGAGAAGAAGCCAGCCGAGGGCAAGATGCTCACGACGGATGGCAAGGTTCTGGAGAAGATTGGTCTCGGTGGCAAGGGCTTTGCCAAGTGGGAGGGTGGCAAGATCGTGGTCGATGCAAGCCGTCCCCAGGTGAAGAACGACGAAGAGATCCTTCGCTACATGAAGAAGTCGATTCCGGCCGGGACTCTTGCCCCCCACTCCTTCTTCGGGAACTCCAAGAAGGCGACCTCTGAGGAGCAGTGGGAGCTGGCCTCGGAGATCATCAAGCAAGGGGAGAAGCACCCCGCCTTGGCCGTCATCAAGAAGCAGTACGACGCCATCCTTGAGGGGGTCAAGACAGCCGCCAAACGCTCTGCTGCCATGAAGCGGATTGGGGTTGGGCGAACTGAAGACCCCAACTTTGTTCTGATCGAGATCCGACCCGAGATCGAGAAGTTGAGCAAGGTCTCCGAGGCTGTTGCGGCACAACTCACTCAACGTCTCACTGGATCGGGGAAGTGGTGATGAACCCTCTCGCTTGGAAGACTCGGGTTGCACAGGCGTACCCCTTTGCACCTCAACCTCATCATCCAGGCGTGAGCCCTTCTGACACACCCCCGGATGATGCAACTCACGTCATTTGGCAGGACCCGTCGTCCTACGACCCGTTCTTTCATGGACCCCCGTACCTGCCAGGAATGAAGGTCCGCATGGACAAGGCAGCCTCCTCCCGTTCTATCGTAGCCAAGGTGGTCTCGGCAGCAGGCCCGGACCTGTCCTCGGTTCTTGTGTTCCTCCGGTCCCTCGCCTTCATCCACCAGAGCCATCACTGGCTGACCTTCGGTGGTGACTACTACGGGGACCACCTGCTCTTCGAGCGTCTGTACGACCAGACCACAGAGGAGATCGACCAGATTGCTGAGAAGGCAGTTGGGGTCGGGACCCCTGTTCAGAAGCTCCATCCTGGACTTCAGGCCAGCCTGGTCGCCCAAGTGGTGGCGAGCTTCTGCGGGAACGGGGTGACAGAAGGAGCGGGGGAGAGCCCCAACTCCTATGTGGAGACCAGCCTGAAGGCCGAAAGGCACTTCATCAACTGCATGAAGCAGATTGCCGAGGGGCTGAAGGCTACCGGCACACTCTCACGAGGGGTTGATAACCTCCTCGCTGGGATCGAAGACAAGCACGAGGGGCACATCTACCTCCTCGGGCAACGTTCCAAGGGTGACCCTTGGAAGGCTACCGGGGCCTGATACTCGGCATATCCAGATGAAAAGGAAGACCCAAATGGCAAATGAATCGAACCAGACGTATGGCGTCGGGGTGGATGTTGGTACCATGAACATCGTCTCCGCTCGCCAAGAGGGCGGAGTTGTCAAGACCAAGAGGGTGCGGGACGCCTTCATCGACCTCGAAGTAGAGGCGAAGAAGTCCCTCAAGATGGGGAAGGTCTCCTTCTACGAGGATGAGGACTCCGGTCAGCTCATCGTTCTCGGGGACTCAGCCCTCAACATGGCGAACCTCTTCAAGCGTGAAGTCCGGAGGCCCTTGGCGAAGGGCCTCATCTCTGCCGGGGAGCTAGATGCCCAGCGGGTTCTCTCCAAGCTCATTTTCAGCGTCCTGGGGGAGCCACTGACCGACAAGGAGCACTGCTACTACAGTGTTCCTGCTGAGCCCATCGACATGATGGACCAGGATGTGGTCTACCACACCGAGGTCTTCCGTCAGATCGTGGAGGAGCACGACTACAAGGCTCACCCCATGAATGAGGCCATGGCGATCATCTACAGCCAGTGCCCAGACACCAGCTTTTCTGGCTTGGCAGTCTCCTTTGGCTCAGGGATGTGCAATGTTGCCCTGTCCTACCAGACGATGATGGGGTTGGACTTCTCCCTGGCCCGAGGTGGGGACTGGATTGACACCCATGCTGCCAAGGCCATCGGGTCCACGGCCAGTAGGATCTGCTCGCTCAAGGAGCGTGGTGGGTTCGACCTCTCTAGCCCACCAAGGGGGAATCGGGAGGCTGAGGCCATCTCCCTCTACATTCGTTCCCTCGTCCGGTACTGCCTGGAGAAGATTGCTGAGAAGGTTCGCCGTGAGCGCTCTGGGGCTGATCTGGAGGAGCCGATCCCCTTCGTTGTCTCAGGTGGGACAACCCTTGCCGAGGGCTTCATGACAGTCTTCCAGGAGGAGTTCCACTCTATCAAGAAGCGTGGGTTCCCCATTGCCATCTCGGAGGTTCGTCGGGCTAAGGACCCGATGACAGCGGTTGCAGAGGGGCTCCTTGTTCTAGCTATGCAGGAACACGAGTAACCCTGTGTACTACTACCTGATCTCATCCCTGAAGAGGCGCCTGGTTCTGGAGCTGCAAGACAGCTTCAGTAAGCATCCTGTGTACGAGAAGGCAGTCCCGTATATCCAGAACAAGTACGCCTTCGATGAGCGACCTCAGTTCGGGATTGTGGTCAAGGGGGCCTCTGGGAACAAGGTCCAGCTCTCAGCCGAGAACTTCGTTGGCGTGGTTCAGAGCCACGTCATGTTGGCCTTCCTGGACACCCCCTCCTATCTGTTGGAGTGGGTTCGAGAGGACCTGAACACCATCAAGGAGAATGGGGATCAGGTCCCCGTTCAAGCGGGGGTCTACTACATCGAGTGCCTGACTGCCCCAACCAATCAGGGGGAGGCTGGCACCTTCGTGATAGACCCCCTTCTCACTGTCACCGATGAGCCCCTCCTCAAGGTGATCTCAGGGGTTGAGCGGACAGCCCACCTTCAGAATGAGCCGGTCTCTGGAACTCTGAGGCTCTGGGAGAACCGTAGGACCCCCCTTCTTGAGGGTCGGGACTACACTGTCGATGGGCAGGAGGTCACGATCCTCGGGAGGCTCCTCCCAGGGGCGGTCATCACAGCGGACTACCGCTATGCTGCCCCGTCGATAGGCCCCATTGAGTGGAAGTGGAACACCTCGAACTGGAAGACTCTTCCAGGGGTGGTCATGGCCTTCGGGAAGAGGGGTAAGCCTGGTGACAAGCAGGCGGTGGTGATCTACGAGGACAGAGTTGATGTCGCCAACGCCTACGGGGGTCGCTTCGAGGCTTCCTTCGACCTTGACGTGATTGCCCAGGACCCGATCCAGATGGAGGAGATGGCAGACTACGTTGTCATGTCTCTCTGGGGAGAGAAGAGAAGTGCCCTTTCATTCGAGGGCATCGAGATTCTTGACCTTTCAATGGGTGGTGAGGCAGAGGAAGCGTATGACGAGAACGCTGACCTCTACTACTACAATGCTTCCCTGTCTATTCAGTTGCAAGCGGACTGGGAGATTCACGTCCCCATGCCGTTTACAGTCAGTCGTGCCGTTGCTTTCACACGTTCTGCCGAGGCAGCCATGAACGCAGATCGTAGTGGGTACGGAGAGTCAAGCATAAGGGCCTACTCTCAAGGTGGTCTCTTCTTGGCTACAGTCCCGGTCATTGTTGGTCGGAACAGCTCGTATGAGCGAATCACATAAGATGAAGAAGGAATGAACCCATGCCCAAGTACGTCTTTGAGTGCCAGACCTGCTCTACACGGTTCGAGCGTACCCTGAAGATGGGGGACCACCCGACTCAGCCCTGTCCTTCTTGCAAGGAGGATGCCCCTAGACTCTTTGCAGGTAATGGGTTTGGGTTCGGATTCTCTGCCCCTGCCAACGCTGCCCCAGCAAATACAGGGGTTCACAGTCAGGACTACCCGACTGCTGACCAGATTGTTGGTCGGAGTGCAGAGCAACGGTGGGGAACCTACAACAAGCGGGACGAAGTCAAGAAGAAGGTGCGTGAAGAGGGCAAGAGCCCAGCCCTGGCTCGCTTGGATGGAGATGGATACACCGAGTATTCGGCTATGGCCCCGGAAGAGCGAGGGGCTAGGGAGAAACTGGTGGACTATGCCGTCCAGATAGAGAAACAGCCCGAAGCAAAGCCACCCCAATAAAGTGTTGTTTTGACTTGTGTAGGGTAGAAACCATCCGGTACTCGCAGACCGGACACTAGATGTAGATCGACTCAAATCAGATTGCTGCCAGATGGTTGCCCTCTGGGGCCATCACAAACACCGAGGAATTTCCTCGGAAGATCAGATCGGATGACATCCCCCAGAACTGATTTGAGGAGAATCGGATGGCCCTCGGACCTTTCTCTACCTACGTACCCCCTGGCGTTTACTCTCGCACCCTGACCGAAGCGAACGTTGCGGCCCTAGTGGCTGGACTTCGCATCCCCGTGATCATCGGGGTCGGCCAAGAGGAGCTGGAACAGCTCGACCTTGAAATGGTGCGAGGCTCTTCTTCGACTCTCGATCAGCAGATCGTGAACGAGGATGTGACCCTCCGCTGGATCGTGGACGACACCAACCCCACGAACCCGACCCTTGGTGCGAACGACGGGACCAAGACCCGGTTCAAGGTTCGCAACTTCCCGTTGGTTGACGGGCAAGGCTTCGGCCGTACCACGAACGATGTCCGGTCTGTGACCGTGACCGTCGATGGGATCCCGGTGGCCGTTGGATCTGTTCGGGGCTCCTCTGGAGAGGTCATCCTTCAGGTTCCCCCTCCTTCCACGGCAGTGGTCCGATGCACCTACTTCTTCCATCGTGGTGACACGGCCTTCACGGATGACGTGTCGGACCAGGTCACTGCTACGGCTGCCACGATCATCACCCCTGGCTTCGAGCCCTACAACATCGTGGCTGGCTCCAACGACACCCTGAAGATCCGGGTGGACGGTGGAGTGGAGTACACGGTGACGTTCCTCCCTGGTTCTGGAACCACGGCGGCTTCGCTCAAGACCCAGATTGATGCCGGAGTCATTGCCGGGCTGTCTACCTCGGTCTTCGTCGCCAACGACGGAAGCAACCACCTTCAGTTCACGGCCCAGACCTCTATCGAGATCGGGACCGGAAGTGTCAACGGGATCCTCGGTCTCTCCAATGGGCAGAAGACCTCCCGGAACCAGAGCTTCAGGGTCTACCAGATCCCGATGGTCGATGGGACCTCTGGGGGCGTTACCACTACCGACCCCTCGAAGGTGGTGGTCAAAGTCAACAACGTCCAGGTGATCCCGACCTCGGTCGATGGTACTCATGGTCTTGTGACCCTTGGCTTCGCACCCCCTCCAGGGTCGAGCGTGGTCATCACCTACTGGGCCAACACCTGGCAGGACACCTTTGACTACCTCCCCAACACCCTGGTCACCAACGTCATTCGGGCGGGAATCTCCCCGAACCGTAGCGACTACATCCAGGGCCAGGACTTCGTGGTGAGCAACCCGTCTCCGGACGTGTCGATCATCCACTGGGGTGCCAGCTACTCCGTCTCCTCGACCCTCAGGACACCCGGTGCTGAGCCTCTGGATGAGTCTCAGATTATCCCGACGATGGTGGACGACAAGCTGTGGTTGGCCCCTTGCACGGCCTTCGTGGACACCTCGGTCATCCCGGCCAGGGCAAGCACCACGGTCTTCGTGCTCCCCGAGGTCCCCACCACAGGGAACGGCCGTGACACGGTTCTCGGGACCCAGACCTACAGCAGCATCGCCAATAGCCGGATGGACCTCGTCACGAACCGTCCGGACCTGGTGATTGCCCGAGTGGGCAGAACCCTCCGTGATGCCCTCGGTCGCCCAGCGGCCAAGGTGGTTGCGGTGGATGGGTCTTCCAAGAAGATCGTCCTCAAGGACCCGCTTCCCCCGGACTGGAACGTGTATGCCACGTTCAACTACAGCCGTCTGGTGGATGACACCTATATCTTCACCAACAAGACCCCAGGCCCCATCGGCCAGGGTCAGTACGAGGTCTTCTCCTCGCTCTTCAACTCGAACCTCTATCAGGTTCGGTTCGGGAGCAAGGGTGGTGGTCTTGTTGAGACCGTCCAGTGGCCCCGTGGTGTCGAGCAGGTTCCGGATGCCATGCACGTTGGTGGCACCCCGGTTGGCGAGACCGTGACTGTGACCTTCGGTCAGGCAGCCGCTACGAATGCGGTGTTCACGAACAAGGGTGCCCAGCCCTTCTCGTTCTACAGCCCTTCTTCGGCTACCTGGAGGACCCTCCTCAACGGGAATCCGGTGGTCAGCACCAACCTGGTGACTGCCTCCCGAGCCTACATGGTCAGCAAGCCGGTCAAGCTGTCTGGTGGAGGGAACATCACCATCACCAGTGCCTCGAACGACCTGTTCAACCTCACCATCGACGGTGTGGACATCGACGTTTCACTGACCCCCGGAACCAGGACCCCGGCCCAGATCGCTACAGACATCAATGCAGCGATTGATGCCGACCCGGCCTTCTCCTCGGTCACGAACAACTACATGTGTACGGCAATCCCTGGCCCTGGGACTGGCTACACCTTCTTCGTGATCCGTAGCTACTCGACTCCGGGTGCTCTCCCTGGTGGCTTCGATCACCAGAGCTACGTCCGGATTCGTCAGGGAACGGCGGAAAGCACTCTCGGGTTCACGACCTTCCAGCGTGCTGACGGTACCACGGGTGCAGTCAACAAGCCTGCAACCCTCGTTGGGGCCAATGCGGAGGCTTTCGTCTTCACAAGCGGCCTGAACGATGTGCTCAAGGTCCGGATCAATGGGGTGGACTTCCAGGTCACGATCAACCCCTCTTCGACCACGGCAACCCTGGTGGTGGCGGACATCAATGCCGTCATCGCTTCTCAGGGCACTGCCTCGGTAGGAACTCTGGGCAACCTGAACCACGTCCGTATCACGAGCAACATCAACTCCGAGCAGTCCTCGGTGGTGATCCTCAATGGTTCGGCAAATGCCACTCTCGGCTTCAGTGAGGGTGACTTCGCCAGCCAGTCTCGGGTCAACGTCCAAGAGGTGGTCAACCGCCTCATGGCTACCCCGAACATTGCAGTCACCTCCTGGGGTTCTGCTGGAAGCCCTGGAACGGCTCCGACTGCCAACACCACGGGTGCGGTGGTCTACCCGACAACCATCGCTGGGCAGGTCTACTTGACCATCGAGTCCCTGGTGGTGGGTTCTGCCTCCTCCATCGCCTTCGGGACGGGTGCCAACTCGGCCTTCAACATCCTCACTGGAACCCAGATCACCCCTGGGACCGATGGGGACAATGGGGAAGATGCCACGGACAACTTCGTGGTCACCTCGACCAACCCCTATGGCTCTGCCGGAACGGGCGTCCCTGGGCAGACCTACACGGATGAGCGCACGGGCCTCAGGTTCACGGTCCTCCCGGCTTCGGGTGGTTCGTACACCTCTGGTGGGCACTTCTCCCTGAACGTCTCCCAGACCTTCGAGGTGAACCCTGGGGTCCCCTTCCTGGCAATCCCAGGCTTGGAGACCATCGTGACGAACACGGTCAACGTGGGAGTCAACGACACGGCCAACGTCCAGACCTTCAACCCGAGCGGGCTGGAGCCGAAGAACGGGGACTTCTACTTCATCTCCTACCGGTTCCTGAAGCAGGACTACTCGACCAGGATCTACCGTCAGTTCAAGACCATCGAGGCGAACTACGGCAAGCTCTCAGCCGAGAACCGGGTCACCCTTGGAGCCTACTTGGCGATCCTCAACGGGGCCGTCCTGGTGGGTGTCAAGCAAGTCCACAAGGTCCCCAACACGAACCAGGCGTCTGCTCAGGTCTTCATCGACGCCATCAACAACCTCGCAACCCCGCTGCCTGGGAACATCAAGCCTGACCTCCTGGTCCCCCTCTCGACGGACACAGCGGTCTACTCGTTCCTGACCCAGCATTGCGAGATCATGAGCAACATCCGCAACCAGTCGGAGCGGATGGGCTTCATCGGGTTCGCTTCGGGTACCAGCCCCACGAATGCTCAGACGGTGGCCCGTAGCCTCTTCAGCCAGAGGATCGTCGCCTTCTACCCGGACTCGGCAGTCATCACCCTCTCGAATGAGCTTGGTGAGACCTTCGAGACCCTGGTGGACGGAACCTTCTTCGCTGCTGCTGCTTCGGGTGCGGTCTGCTCCCCAGCAGTTGACGTGGCAACCCCCTACACCCGTCGTCGGATTCAGGGCTTCACCCGGATCCCCCGTATCCTCGACCCGGTGGAAGCCAACCAGACTGCGGTTGCTGGTGTGACCCTCCTGGAGGACCTGGACCCCATCGTCCGGATTCGTCAGGGCCTCACGACCAACATGACCTCGGTCCTCACCCGTCTCCCGACGGTCACCCAGATTGCTGACTATGTCAGCATCAACAGCCGCTCGGTCCTCGATGCCTTCGTCGGGACCAAGTTCCTGTCGAGCCGGACCAATGAAGTCGAGGTCTCGATGACCTCGCTCTTCAACCAGCTCATCCAGCAGGAGATCGTGGCTGCCTTCACGGGTATCTCGGCAGTCATCGACCCAGAGGATCCCACGATTCTCCGTGCCGAAGCCTACTACCAGCCGATCTTCCCGCTCCTGTACCTGGTCCTCACGTTCAACCTGCGTGCCCGGATCTGATTCGTAAGTAGGCTTGGAAACGGCCGTATCTCTTCGGAGGTACGGCCGTTTTCGTTTTATGACCCTCTGTGAGTATGGCCTACGTCCCGTCCACTATCTATCGAACGGTGTACGACATCAACTTCACTGCCGAGAGTTCCCAGACTTTCAGCGCTGATCAGAACTACACCATGGGCGGGGCGACATGGGTGAAGCAGGGGACCTCTTATGAAGACTCGGCCGCTTCTGTTGGCTCCGGGGGCCTTGTCATACGCCCAAACCAGACTTCAGATTGGAACATTACGGGAAGCGGACGCAACCTTCCTATGTTGAAGCTCCCTATCAAGAACGCATTCAGTGGGTTCTCCATGCCAAGTAGGCTTAGGGTCTGGGCCTACAACCCAAGCAATGATGCCGCCAACAACTATGAGGATGCGGTCATCACCGTTGGGTCTGGGGATTCAACTCTTGAGTTTGTTGTCAAGAGAGGACGGGGTCTGAGTGGGAATGGACTCTCACCGGCCTACACGTCTACAGTCGTCAGGGGTAACAACTACCTAGACAACGTGATGACCCTAGGAACTTCAAATGATGTCATCGTGTTTGACATTCCAAGCCTGTACATGGCGAACTTCAAGGTGTACTACGGCGCATACACTGCGAACGGTTGGCCTGGACTTGGATCGATGAGTTTGGCCTTGCCTTGGGACTACTACGCCAGCAACTTGGTCTCAGCCTCTATCCTCACTGCTTTGGCCTCTGATAAAGTCTCAGTGTGCCTAGGGGCTCAGAGGTCTGGTTCTGGGACAGCCTACACAGTCAGGTTTGACCGACTCCGGATCGATGTGGGCTAGAATCCTTCTATGCAGCGGAGCAAGTGACATGTACACCAATCGGACTGCCCGAGAGCTTCACGCCAGGCTTCTCCTCTCTATGTCAATGGAGGATGCCAAGGAAATCCTAGGCTTTCCACCTGGGTCAAGCCCTTCCCCTTCGGAAGTAGCCAGGGCGTACAAGCGCAAGGCCCTGGAGAACCACCCTGATCGGGGTGGGGACCCAAGGAAGATGGTGGAGGTCAATGTTGCCAAGGAAGTCTTGGACGGGAAGTCTCGTGGTGACTTCGTCCGGCAGCAGAACGAGGAGGAGAAGAAGAGGCGTGAAGCCCTTCTGAGGGACCTCGCTACCATCGACCGGGCCAAGAAGCAGGCCGTTCAGGCTATGGCAAACCACTCTCTGTACGTGTTTTCCTTCCGGATTCGGGAGCCCTTCCGGGTTTTCCTTATGGATGACTTCGCAGAGGTCCTGGACTTGGTTCATGACCATGCTGAGAAGGGACTCAAGAAGCCCGCCTCCAAGGATGACGAGAAGGCCCTGAAGAGTGTCCTGGGGGTCATTAAGGAGATGAACGGGATCACCCTTCGGATTGCCAGTAAGTACCGTGGGCTCTCCAACCCTGGGGAGATCATGCTCTCCCAGCTTGAGGACCGGTACGAGAGTGGCGTGGCTATCCAGAAGATGATGGAAGACCTCTTCGCCAAGTCGAGGCAACTGAATGGCCTTCTGATGACGGGCCTTGGTCCGACCTATGAAGATGCCATCTCCATCCCGGATAAGGTCTGTGATCGCTACCTGAATGCCCATTCTTGGTTGGAGTCCTACATACGGGACCTCTCATCCTTCGACCCGAGTGACCTTCAGAAGGTACTGAAGAAGGTCGAGGAGGCTGTGACCGAGGTGCTCGACATCCTGAAGGACCGGAAGGTGAACCCCAGGGACTTCGACATCTCGCCCAACTGGCAGAGCTGGGACATCCCGGACAGCTTCGACCTTGCCGAGGTGGCAATCCGAAACCCAGTCAAGCACGCAAGCCAGGACGACGTGATTGCCCTTCGTGTGGCAGCCAGATACAAGGAGGCCGCCCCAAGAGGTAAGGCCCAGGTAGCCATCATGGAGTACCTCAAGAGCGGAGATGAGGTACAGCTCACCGACATGACCCGACACCCGTCCTTTCGAGGGGTTCACTTTTCGGCCATCCAGTCGGCTGCTGAAGCCCTGAAGAAGCAAGGGCTGATCGAGTACAACGGCAAGACTCTCAAGAAAAAGTAACCTCTTGGTTGAAAGAACCTCCCCTGGTCCGTTGTAGAGCTATGACGACCTCGAACTACTCCAAGACGGACTGGGAAGTTGACCTGACCTCGGACCTCGTGTCCACGGGCTACAATGAGGACGGCGAGGAAGTCATCCGGGAGTGCTTCTACGTGACCCTGACGAACAGCTTCGGGGACCGATACCGCTCGAACTTCTCGTCTTTCAACAGGAAGGACGTTGAGGTTCATGAGAAGAAGGTGGCTCGTCACCTGGTCCTCGGTTGTTCACCTGTGGGCTCCTCCAAGTGGACCCCGCACTACCCGGTGTACGGTTCACCGGCATATTCGTCTTACGGGGCGGCAGAAGAGGTCGCCTGGGAACGCAAGATGGATGCAGCATGATTGATGCTCTTTGGTTGGGGGTTCTTTCTATGAGCCCCCACTGAAGATACCTGGAGATGGACATGGCCTTGAAGATCGACGAACGGCTCCTCGTTGCAGCGGCAGACGGTACCCCCAAGAATGACGACCGGGAGACCGCTCCAGGCCGTCTGCTGGACCTCATGGTCCTGGTGCTGGCAATCGACGCCTACACCATCGGTGGGGACGACCAGCAGTTCCTCGACAAGGGCCTGGCTCTCTACAGGATGCACCGTAGTTCCATTGAAGAGGCTGCCAAGAAGCACCTCGACTCACTGATGGAGCGTCCTGATGCGGGAACGGTCAGTGCGAAGTACCGACTCATGGAGCAGGTGGACCCGAGCAAGAAGGCTCGGTTCATCGAGGAGTTCATGGTCTGGATCAAGCGCCGGACCACCCTCATGCGGGACGTGTTCCCCGGCCGGACCTATGCCAATGCTGCCAAGGTAGCGGCTGCCTGTGAGGAGCCGGATCTCGAAACCAGGATGCAAAAGCTGGCGGTTGTTCCGACCAGCTCAGGTCTTTCCTCGATGTTCAAGTGGGTCCGCAAGGGTGCAGAACTCTTGGGAGCCCCAGCCCCGACGGTCGAAGCCATCTCTGCCCAGGTCGAGGGTGCTCAGGCGATTGCTGAGGAGATGAAGGAAGCTGACCGGAAGATCAATGTGGAGCCGGTGGGTTCCCCGACTCGGGCAGCCCTGGAAGACAGGAAGCTCGACCTGGCTGCTGACCTCAATGAGGCAGTCGAGGAGTCTGACGACCCTCAGATTGTTGGGTCAGCAGCAGCTAGCAAGTTTGCGGCACCTTCCAGGACGGCTCAGAAGTTTGGCCTGACTCCCGAGCAGGAAGACGTGATGCGCTCGATGGGGAAGGTGGTCATCGCTGCTGGAGCAGGTTCGGGCAAGACCCAGACCCTTGTTGCCACCATCGCCCACCTCGTTGAGGAGAAGGGCTACATGCCGAGCCAGATCATGGCTTGCTCCTTCACGGTGGCTGCCTCCACTGAGCTTGAGGCTCGTGTGACCGAGAGGGCAGGGATCCATGGGGCCAGGATTGGCACCACCCACTCGATGGCTCGTGAGATCATCACGAAGAACCGACCTGGCCTGGCTCAGGCAGTCAAGAACACCAAGGCAGCGGACAAGCTCTTCAAGATTGCCATGAAGCAGGTCCCTCTGGACCCCAAGGCTCATGAGAAGGCTCTGGAGCAGAACAAGGATACGATGGCTCGGATCGAAGCCATCCCTGGGTGGCGTTCGATTGAGATCCTACGCTCCTTCCATGACCAGCTCGCAAGGGGTCGGACCCTCTCTGAAAAGCAGATGGCCGTCATCCCCAAGTTCGAGGGTCGTGGAGGTGGTGGCTACGGGGGTGGAGGGTACCGCCGTCGGTATGCTGAGGAAGAGGTACCGGCTGTCAACGCAGTTCGGGCAGCTATGTCCCAAGCTCAGCTCCCCCTCCCAGGGGTTCCGGTTGTTGCCGCTGACTCGGATGCCCCTAGTGACGACCGGATCAGTCCCTACTGGACCACTCCCTGTGGTCAGTGGTTCAACATTGGCAAGCCCATCGTGGGTGATGACCAGAAGCCGATGGGGGAGAAGAGGGCCAAGCTGGCCGTCGAGAACTTCAAGAATGCGGGTCAGACGGTAGAGCAGGTCCGGGCAGAGATGGGTGATGACCATCCTCTGGCGGCTCTCTATGGGGCCTACGAATGGCTCAAGCAGAACGACCCGGTGATGGCCCCGGCTATGGATTTCACCGATCAGCTCGTTGTGGCTCTGGACATCCTGAAGAACGACCCGGCAGCTCGGGCAGCCGAACAGCGTCGTTTCAAGGCAGTTCTGGTTGATGAGGCTCAGGATCTCAACCAGATCCAGTTCGAGATGTTCCAGATCCTTGGGGAGAAGGCAGACCTTCTCGGCTTCATTGGGGATGACAAGCAGAGCATCTACGCCTTCCGTGGCGCAAAGCCCAAGAACTACGTGGATTTGTCCAAGCAGGAGGGCTTCCAGACCAAGCTCATGACGATGAACTTCCGCTCTGGGAAGGCCATCGTCGATGCTGCCAACAAGCTCATCGCCCACAATGCGGATCGTCAGATCCCGATGACTTGTGACGCTGACGTGGAGCGCAAGGGCATGGGGGCTATCCGGACTCGGGATGCAGCCGACCATGAGGATGCAGCCGACCAGGTAGCTCAGGAGATCAAGGACTCGTGTGATGCCGGGGACTCCCCCAAGGACTTCGGGATCCTGGTCCGGAACAATGCCGAGCACGACGCCTACACCCTGGCCCTCTTGGTTCGGGGCATCCCCTACCGCCTTCTCAAGCGTGGTGATGGTGGGTACTTTGGAAAGCCACTGGTCCGGGCTCTGACTGCCTGGATGCGGTTGGTGGTTGGCGGGAGCAACGAAGCCGTCAACGAAGCCGTTCTTGATGCCCACATGACCCCTGGCTTCGGGCTGGACAAGCAGTTCGGTGCGGGCCTCTCTCGAAGTGCTCGGGGTCAGAGCTACCTCGACTACATTCTAGGTGGGAACCCAGTGTACTTCGGGAAGGCTGACTGGATGAACAAGCGTGTGGCTGAGTATGCCAACGCTATCCGGACTGTTTCCGCTGTTGGGGGCATGGACTCCCCCTCTCTCATCCGGGCCATCCTGAACATCAAGGGTCAGAAGGGAACCTTCGAGGACGCCCTGATGAAGTTGGTGGATGAGGATGACGTGATCGAGGAGGACGGTGCTGAAGCCGGTGAGGAGGCCATCCGGAATGCGGCTATGGCACCTCTTCGCCCTCTCATGATCATGGCTGAGAACTTCAAGGACCCAGAGAATCTCCTTGGGTTCATCGCTAAGATGAAGGCGGCCAACGAGAAGGCCCAGAAGAAGAACCCAGAGGACAAGGAAGACTGGAAGGAGCCTGCTGTTCTGGTTGGCACCGTCCACGGGTGGAAGGGCCTCCAGGCTAAGCACTGCTATGTGTGCATGGCGGGAGGGGTCTTCCCCAACTTCCGGAGTGACGAGAAGGAAGCAGCAGGGGACGAGACCGCTTTCGATGAAGAGCGTCGTCTAGCCTATGTCGCCATCACCCGAGGCGAACAATCGGTGACGGTCATGGCCCCCCAGAAGAACTACCTCGGGAAGCCTGCCCCTATGTCCCGGTTCATCGCTGAGGCGTGTATTCCAGTGGTGGGTGAGAAGGCCCAGGCTGAAGCAGAGCGAGGGGACGCCCCGAACGATGAGCAGCTTGTCTTTGCTGACCCAAGTCAGGACCAAGCAGGACCAAACGACAGGACCGCAAGCACGATCAGGTCAGGTCTTTTCCAGAGGGCCTTCCTGGCCTTCAGCCATGGTATGGAGCCTTCGGCCTTCGATGACCTGGTGGAGTCGGACCTTCTGACGGACCCGACGATTGGTACCTCCGGACCTTGTGGGGGTGACTGCGAAGGCGGCTGCAAGGATGGTGGCGAGTGTGAAGGCGGCTGCAAGGGCGGTTGTGGAGACAAGGCATCCGAGGATGGGGTGACCTGCCCCTGTGAGTACGACTACGCTCGGTAGCCGGTCGGTGTAGACTCCGACCATGCAGGTGTCGGAGCTTCAGTTCCAAGTTCTCGTTGACCCAGGGCTCCCCTCGATTGTGAGTGGAGCCCTGTGCTTTGAGACCGGAGCTACTCGGGAGCAGTTGGGTCCTGGGGTCTACGAGCACCATGGTGCTGGGTTCCGACCTGAGGACCCTGGAGCCCTCACTCGGTTCTACGAGGACCTTCTCCTGGGAACACCCCTACCCCTCGTCTTTGCCACCAAAGAGGTTCGTGGGCCTGACACCCTCCTGGCGATAGCTCTCTTCCTGCACCGGGAGCTTGCCCTTGTCCCAGCCGCTACAGGGTTGGTGGCCGGGGTAGACCTCTACCATCGTTGGGGGCCTCCACTCCTTGCCCATATCGAACCGGCCCTTGCTGGGTTCCTCCGGACCTTCGACAAGTTCTTCCCCTCCAACCTGACCAAGAGGGAGCGTGGAGAGAGGATCGGAATGGGTGCTCAATGGGTTCGAGAGTTCCTTCTGGAAGGGAACCTCCCCAACCTGGGGACTCCTCTGCCTGAGGTTCGAGTAGTGGACATTGGGTCTAACAGCTTCGTTCTTGCTGAAACCATGTCCCCCTCCGTTGAAGCCTGGGAGGTACTGTACAGATCCGGGCACCTACGAGGGGTCCTTCTGGGACCTGATCTTGAGGGTCTTCGAGTTGTTCTTGCCTCCAGGAAGCACGAGCGAGCATGGCCTGGGATGGGCAATGCTGTGGTGTTCCTAAATGACTTGGAGGGTCTTTCTGGGGGTCAACCCGAGTGGACCTGTGATGGGTCCTATCTACGTTCACCACCTGTGGGCTCACGGATCCTCCCCTCCCACCTGCTGGAAGTATTTTTGAGAATGTAAGGGCAACCCAGGGGGTTATCGTGTTGCCAGTGACTATCGACCAAGAGACACGAGAAAGTCGTGTAGTTGAGAGACTTTACCCTCTTACCGAGGACGGGTTGGACCTTCTGAGTGAGGTCGATGCTTTACCCCCTCCCCCGCTAGTTCCAGGTTTCGCCAGGGACACTATCCCTTGTCCTCCCCCGGATCCCAACGAGTGGACCTCGGATGAGGATCCGGGGTGGTGAATCTTGTTGTCCGTCTTCTGCTCTAGGAGATGGCACCCTCACTCATCACAGTCGCTACCGACGGGTTCCGGGACTACGTTGACCTCCCAGACGGAAGGCAGCTCAATCTCGGGTCTGTTTCGGTCCTGAAGTTGGTGACCTCTCTTGTCTCCAGCTCGACTGACTGTCGAAAAGCACTCGACGGATTCCTAAGCAAAGGTTCGACCACCATCAAGGTTGACCTGCAAGCTCTGGAGGGGCTTTTGCGTCCTCGCAGGGCACGATGGGCGGGGCATGGTGATCCGTTTATCCCTGCTGATTCTCGTCTACACTTCAGAGGCGCAAGCATGAACCCAGTCCAAGCTATCCACACCCACATCGACGAAATCGAGAGGCATGTCGCTGCGCTTCAGCAAGAAGCTGGGCAGGGACAAGAGCAACAGGAGAAGTCCGCTGGCCTTCACAGGGTCGTGGCGGCACTTCTGGGCCTGGTGACTCAAACGGAGGCCGAAGGGCTCAGCGCTAAGCTGTCAGCCATCGAGTCCACGATTGATGCCATCAACAAGGCTGGCTCTGCCCCCAAGGGCTCGGTTGAGACCCTTCGTGGCCTCACTGCAAGCCTCTGTGAGGTGGTGACAGGCAAGACTGCTGCTGTGGACGAGGATGCCAAGCGGGAACTCGAACTCTACATGGAGAACGAGTCGAGGCTCTATCGTCAGAAGCAGGACATCATCAAGAACATCATGCGGAAGATGAAGGGTGGCAAGTACAACCACTCTCTCGCCCCCAAGTTGTGGATGTACTGGGTTGACGAAGGCGCCAAGATGTACGTCCGTGAGTTCGGTGGGGACGTGAAGACCATGTTCCCGAAGCAACTTCGTGAGGAGTTGGCGAAAGAGATCGCCAACGACCAGAAGAAGCTCATCGAGGATGGGGAGTACGACAGCCTCAAGGTCGCTGCTGAACAGGATTGGTCAGTTACAGCCTCCGTCAAGTGGAATGAGGGGGATGGGTCCTGGACAGCTAATGGCGAGGGCGACTTCATCAAGAAGGTCACCATCACAGAGATCAAGGGTCCTGGGATTCCTCTGTACGTGCTGAAACTCACTACTGAGAAGGGTGAGTTCAAGTACAAGAAGGAGTACAAGAAGCTCAATGACGCCAAGAAGGATGGTGAGACCTGGGTGAAGTCTGATGAGGACGGGGCAAGCCTGATCCTCACAGACTTCAAGAAGGTCGCTTCTCAGGGACAGGACCAGCAAGGTCAAGACGAGCAGGAGGCCCCTGAAGAGCAGGCCAAGCAGGCTCAGGACCAACAGCAAGACCAGCAAGGGCAGGACAAGGAAGCCTCCCTCCGAATCTCTTCTGAAGAAGTTCTGGTGATCAACGAAGCTCTAGCACACTCGGTCATGGCGAAGGTCGAGAGTGCTCTGAAGGTGGTCGAGGCAAGTGGACTGCCCGGAACTCAAGTTGCCAAGAAGGACTTGAACACCATCTCGATCAAGCTGGCAAAGCTGGTTGAGGCGTCGGACCTCAAGAACCCGAGCCTCCGATCCGACCTCACGAAGCTCGCCAGCATGGCAGACAAAGTTCACTCTCACTTCGCCGCCTGACCAAAGAGGAGCCTGACCGATGGGAAACCCGAGGGAACTCAACACTTACATCTACCGAATGGGGACCGCCCCCAACACTCGTGTAGCCGTCAGCCAGAAGAACAAGGTCTACGGCTACATGGTTGGAAAGAACAAGTTCCAACAGATCGGTGTGGTCTCTGAGTTCGGCTTCGATGAGAGCCGGACCATCGATCCCGTCCGTGGCGTAGGCTTTGGTGACACGGTTGCCGAGCTTGTGCCGGGCGTGACCGAGCCGATGGCCCTGACCTTGAACCGGACCCTGCTCTACACCGTGAACATCTTCCAGGTGCTCGGGTACAAGGGTGGCGTCGAAGGTCTGGTCAGGTCGCTCCGGCATCACCGCTGGCCGTTCGACATCAAGCAAGAGCTGGTCTTCTCCGAGCTGTCCTCGAAGGAGGACACGGTTGGTGTGGACTCGAAGAACATCAAGAAGGCCGTTCAGCAGCCCCAGGGTACTTCGAGCCTCTACACGAGTGACATCAAGGCCCTCTTCACCTTCTACGAGGGTTGCTGGCTCAACAGCTACTCCGCCTCGTTCACGAGCGATGCAGCCATCGTGGCTGAGAACTCTTCGGTGACTGTCACGGACATCATCGACGGTTTCTCGACCTACGGTGAGTTCATCGACACGGGCCTCAGCCCCGGTGGTGGTGGAACCGCTGGTGGTGGCTACTCGCTCCGGTTCGCCGGAGGAGCACAGCCCTCAACAACCGTCGGCTGATGGCTGAGATAGGCCCCCTTCAAGGAGGGGGCCTTAGATGAGATTGGACATGCGGCAACGGATGTAGATGTAGAAGTATCAGATCAGACCCAGATTGTTCCCTCACTCTCCCCGCTTGGTCCTCTGGGCGGGGAGGCTAGATCGGACCCCCGAACTAGATGGGATGTAGATGTACACATTCACCTCTGCCGTCACCGCTGTCCTTCTCCACCACAACCCCAAACTGGTAGGGTGCGAGAATGGCAAAGTTGCAAGCGAAGAAGATCACCGAAGCTCTCAAGAAGGCCCAGCGAGTAGGAGAGGTAGAGGTTTCGTTCACCGTTGCTGACTGCAACGTAGTGCTCAGGAGTCTCCGACCTGAGGAGTATGAAGCCGCTATGCAAGCGGCTCAGGAGTTCGAGGAACTCCAGTACATCAACGCCTTCAAGCGGGAGCACATCTCCCGTGCCGTCTGCGAAATCAACGGAGAGTCTCTCCGTGAGTATGATTTCGTGGAGGTGGACGTTGAGGAAACGGACCCTCGAACAGGCAAGGTTTCAACCAAGACTGTAGCCTTGGAACGGCATCAGTTCGTCTCCGAGTACATCTTGGCAACCTGGTCTCGGGAAGTCATCGACACCACCTTCCGGAAGTTCAACGAGGTGGTAGCCAAGTCTGAGAAGGCTTCCACTGAAGGGGTTGAGTTCACCATCCCCGATGAGACCCCGGAGGAGAAGTACCGCCGTCTGCTCATCGAGGCCAAGGAGATTGAAGGGCAAATCCCCTTCGAGCTGGTTGGTCGGATCCTGGACGAGGTGGGGTATATGTCCCGGTCGTCCAAGGGTGAGTTGGAAGGGGTCGATCAGAAGCTCGCCCAGGTGGCGGAGGAGATCCCCCCTGGAGAGGTTCCCGAACCCCAGCCAGTCCCGGTAGCAGCCCCTCAGAGGGCTCCGGTTCGAGCACAAGCTCCAAGCCACCAGGCACCAGCAAACCCCCCTCAGGAGGCCCCTGAAGTGCCCCTGGCCCGCCCGGTGCGCCCCAACCTCCCTCCGGAGCTTCAGCATCCCGATCCCGAGGTGCTCATGAGGAGCCGGAAGCCTCTGAACCAGGTGGCCTCCCCGGTTCCCCAACCACCCCAGGCTCAGGTCCCCCAGGCGACTCAGCCCGCCCAGCCCCCTCCGGCAATGCAGGCCCGCCCGGTCATCCCAGCCACTCCGGCAGCCCTTCGTAGGGCTCAGGAGATCGAGGCGATGGAGCAGCAGGCAGCTCTTCCAGATGACCCAACTCCTCCCCCCATCCAGGGTGGAACCAGGTTGGCCGAAGGCATCCCTGAGTTGGCCGAGAACATCGCCAAGGTCAACCCTCAGGCAGCCGAACGGATCTTCGAGCAGCCCCCGGTTGCAGGGATCAACCCCAGGTTCAAAGCCCCCCCACGTCTTTGAGGTAAGCCATGCCACGGCCTAGCCTCAACGACCGGATCAACGAAATCGTCGAGGGGGCCGAAGAGGCCCTAGCATCCGGCGAGGTTGATCCCGAGGACATTCGGATTCCGGCTCCAAAAGAGCCGGAAGTCAACCCAGAGGTCTATCGAGATGTGGAAAGCCTCTTGTTCAGGGGCTTTCTCATTTTGCCCGCTGAGATCAACGGGGTTCAGTTCCTCTTCAAGTCAATCAACCATCGGGAGTTCGAGTACCTTCAGTGGGCCTCGGGCACACTCGGGGAGATGACTGGGAAGTCCATGGATCGCTACTACAGCGCTTTCATGGCTTACGGGGTCTTCATGATTGACGGGCAGAACATCCTGCCCGACCGAGACCAGTGGGTCCCAAAGCTCCAAGAGGTCTTCTCTGGGTTCCCAACAGGGGCTCGGGGGAAGATCATCCGTCACCTCTCAGAGGTCAACTCCAAGGCGGCTGGGGCAGTGACCCTGACCGAAGCCTACCAGATGGAGAACTACTCCAGGTTCCGGTGGGCTCAGTATCGGGGGCTCGACCCAATGTCTTCGACCTCTACTGGGATCTTGGGTACAGAGCGTTTGGGTCTCAACTTCGCCCAACTCGTTTGGAGGGCACTCAACTACTACGAGGACACCCGAGACTCAGCCGAGAGGGAGTGGGACAACGCCAAGTTCATCGGGTCCTGCTTCGCGGGCAAGGGCATCCAGAAAATCTACAACCAGGACAAGGACCGTCGCCAGAAGGAGCGTGAGGAGCGGGTCAAGCGTCGGGACCAGCTCATTCGTCAGGTGGTCCTTCGAGAAGACCCTGACAAGGCCAAGGAGAGCGGGCGCTATGTCATGAACGTGGCCCGGTCTGTTGAGGAGTTGGCCGACCAGTTGGAGAAGAACCTTCGAGGAGAGAAGGACTGGCACGATGAGGTGGTTGCCCGTGAAGAAGCTCGACTCAGGTCTGAGATGACTGCCCGCCAGAAGAAGATCCAAGAGCTGGCTCGGGAGCGTGAGAAGGAGCAGGCCCGCCCCTATGCAGCGAGTTCGGAACTCACAGGGCTCACGAAGGAAGAGGTAGCCCAGAGAATCCAGCGGAAGCGTCAGCTTGAAGCCCAACAGGCTGCCTCCCGCATGGTGCATCCAGAGCTGATGGATGAGCGTATGGAGGGGTTCATGCAGAAGTACCTCGGGGATCAGGACGGAACTTATCAGGATCCTGGTGTGGGGACCACAGACCGTGACCCCTCCGAGGTCTTGCCTCTGCCACCTCCACGGCCAAGGGCGACCCCATTCCGGAGATGACCTATGGCGAGTACCCGTGAGCAAGTCGAACTAGCGTTCAATATCGAGCTTGAGACTCGTAAGGCTCTCGGTGCCCTCAGCAAGATGGACAAGTCGCTCAAGGCGATGGTGTCCAAGAAGCTGAAGTTCGACGCTTTCGACTCCAAGTCCCTCAAGAAGGCCGAAAAGGGTGTCGGTCGGATTGGGGACGAGCTGAAGGACATGATGTCCTTGATGTCGAAGAAGAGCAGGGGGGCTATTTCCAAGCAGTTTGTTGAGGCCGAGTCAGCAGCTAGGAACCTCACCAGGGTCGTCACAGCCGAGCGGGAGAAGATTGCCAAGGCTGAGGAAGCCATCAACAGGGAGTCTGACAAGGCCAGGAAGGCAGCCCTTCAGGAGACCCTCAAGGACCTCCAAAAGGAGAGTTCTCTTGTCATCAAAGAGGCCAAGAAGTCCTACAGCGAGAAGAGCAAGATCCTCTCCAAGAAGATGGAGAAGACTGGGGTCCACAATGAGATCCAGCGTAGGGCAGAGAGTAAGGGTGCCACTGCCAAGGGGCTGAAAGACACCCTGGATGCAGCTCAGTCCTACAGCATGGGCGAGGAACTCTTCGAGGGGTTCAAGGACGGTATCGACTCCCTCAAGGGCAAGGACGTTCTTGGGATTGCCAAGGCTGGACTCAAGATGTCCGCCTCGGTCTTCAAGAAGGCTGGTGCCGTAGCGTTGCCCAAGATTCTGAAGGGTGGGTTTGCCCTTCAGGATAAGGGGCAAGAGATGAAGAACAAGGGCAAAGACATGAAGGGCTTTGCCGGGGCCGGGATGCAGGGCCTAGGTTCCGCCATGAAGGGCATTGGCGGGATGATGAAATCCATCGGCCCTCTCGTTGGTACCCTTGCCAAGATGGGACCCATCCTCAGTGCCTCGGCCGCCATCTTTGCTGCCATCGTCAAGATTGCCCTGGATGCTGAGTCGGCTGCCAAGGAGATGAACAAGAACCTCCTTGATGGGGCCTCGGCCGCTGAGTTCCTGTATGAGGGTGGGAAGAAGTCGGAGGGTGCCTTCCGCAAGCTGGACTCAACCCTGGACCAGGTCAGGAAGGATGCCACTGACATAGGTGAGAACTTCAAGTGGGGCACCAAGGCAGATGACATCATCAAGACCACCAACGCCTTGGCCCAGCAGGGGATCACACTCAAGAGCATGACCCAGGCGTTCAAGAACGCTGGGGACTCTTCCGACCAGGCAGCTCGTCAGATCAAGGGTTTTGGCGATATGGCCCGGATGAGCTTTGCCTACTCACGGCTCATGGGTGTGAGCATCAACGAGATCACTGACCTCCAAGGGGAGATGTTCACCGAGATGGGGACCAGCTTGTCTGGCCTCAAGTTGGAGTTCGCCCGGATGACGAAGGAGGCCAACGAATCCGGGATGGCTACCAACAAGTTCTTCGCCATCCTTCGAGGTGTTTCCGCTGACCTTGGTCTCTACACGACACGTATTGGTCAGGCTGCCACGATGCTCAAGCTCCTCGGGAAGGTGATGAACCCGAGGGAGGCCCAGAAGTTCTTCCAGACCGCCATGCAGGGCATGAAGCAGATGTCCGAGGAAGAGCGACTCCGCATGACGCTCTTGGCGGGTGAGGGTGCCACCAAGGACATTGTGACCAAGGACCTCGCCCGGAAGTCGAAGCTAGCCTACGCTGACATGGCCTCCTCTGCTGGTATGACCGTTGAAGAGGTCAAGAAGGCAGTTGATAAGGGTGGTAGTGAGCTTGATGCGATGTTGCAGAAGGTCCCCGAGAACCAGAGGGCAGCCTTCAAGAGCTTCTTGGCAGAGGCCAAAATGGACAAGAACGCCCTTGAGAAGGGCGGGATCATGGGCATCCAGGAGGCAGCCTCCAACCTCTCGGCTGCTGGTGCTCTTACCCTGACCAAGAAGGCCCTACAGCGCTTCGGTGGTGGTGGGAAGCTCCGGGACATGACTGGGGTCCAAGCCTTTGCTGCCCGTAAGGCAGCCGGTGTCTCGCTGGAGCAGTTCCGGGGGATGGCGAAGTTGGAGGCCGCCGTAGATGACCAGAAGGAGGAGATGATCAAGCTCCTCAAGAAGCCACCACAGGAGTTGACTGAGGGGGACAAGCAGATGCTTGCCCGCATGGATGCCATGGGCCTCAAAGATGAGAAGGCCATCAAGGCAGCCGATGATGCAGATGTCATCGCCACGATGGAGAAGAGTGCTCAGGACAACCTGGCAGCCGCCCAAGAGCAGACAGACTACGCTGCTGAGACCTTCAAGGCCACAACCAGCATCTCCGACAAGATAGAGATGGTCATCGAGGGTATCTTCGAGTTTCTCTACGTCAAACTCAAGAGGATCCTTGAGGACATCAACGAGTTCATCGACCTGGTTGCCGGGTGGTGGAATAAGACTGATCCAAGGAAGCAAGCCAAAGCGGTTGACGATGCTCTCTCAAAGACCAAGACCGAGGGGAACGCCAAGCTCATCGACGCCATGGTGGAGGCTGGTAGGAACGAAACAACCGCTGGGGGTAAGGCAGCCAGGTGGATTGAAACAGTTGGTCCTGTTCTTGACAAGGCATTGAGTGAGTCCGGAGCCAAGGACAAAGAAGCGAGCCGAACAGCTTCTATTGCGGCACATGAGAAGACCCTCGGTCGGTCTATGACCAAAGAAGAGCTGGGGGACTTCAATAAGGGCTTTGAGGAGCGGTTCAGTAAACTCACTACGATGCAGAAGAACCCCTCAATGCAGAATGCCTTGAGTGACGTTCTTGTTCGTGGAGGCTTGGATACCACTGAGGGAGGCAAGAAAACTGTCGGAATGACAGGGATCGATGCTGCGAAGAAGAAGAAGTTTGACGAGTCCCTTGCTGCACAGGAAGCCCAATCGAAGAAGGATGGTGGGGCAACCCTAATCAGTGTCCAAAGAGCCATGAGAGAGGCTGGTTTTGAGGAGAAGGACTACAAGGAGTTCATCCAAAAGTCCCTCCGGGCTATGAGTCCAGAGGGATTGGCTCAGACTCTTCCCAATATGGACATCCTCAAAGGCCAGGGGCCTGCAAAGGTTGCTGAGTCCACTGACGCAGCCAAGGCCAAGGCGGCCAAGGAGAAGGCTGCTGCTGAAGAGGCTGCCAAGGCCAAGGCCAAGGGAGGGGCTGAAGCCAAGCCAGCCGCTCCGGGAGCCCCAGCCCCACCTTCCCCAACAGGTCAGGCAGCCGCTACTGCCAAGGCCGCCGATCCTGGAAACGCTGGGGCAGTCACGACTTCTACCGCTGCCCCAGCCGCTACCCCAGCCACCTCGACCCCAGGGTCCAACTTCAGCCCGACCCTGGCCCCGATGAGCAACGTCAACGGGCCGATGATGTCTTCTACCCCTGACAAGGGGACCCAAGAAGTCGTCAGCATGATTGACATCACGGGGAGGGACACCGTCAGGAATCTCCAGGACCTCTGGGACCTGATGAAGCAGAAGGGTATCAGGCTCAACCCCCAGCGGTTCAAGGAGGACACCAACATCGAGAAGAGTGTCCTTGACGCTGTTCGAGTCGCCCTTTTCGAGTTCGCTGTCTATACCGCTGAGGACCCAAACAAGGTCCTTGAGAAGATGGAGAACTCAGGGCTTGATGCCGGGAAGCAGGCGGAGGCTTTCAAGGCGGCAAAGGGGTACAAGCCTGGGTTCCTGAATGATAACGCTGAAGGTGGTGTGGTTACCAGTGTTGGTGGGGGCCTAGCCACAATCAATCCAGCTCCAGGTGAGGGTCTGGCCTCCATTGGGAAGGGGGAGAGGATCATTCCTGCCGGTGGGGGGCAGGGAGGGGCAGGCAACATCACGGTCAATGTGAATGGGATCGGAGGGGCCGACCTCGCCAATCTCATCAAGGCCAAGGTGGCTGAGGGTGTCTACGAGTACAAGCGTCGGGAGAAGTTTCACTGATGGGCTACATTCGATCCGCCAATCCGTCGAACTTCGCTCCCACCACGGATGGGAAGGCAGTCTACATCCATGGTGCGGACACCAGGAAGCACTATGTCCCACTCGCCTTCCAGGTTACCAGCCCCTATGACCACCAGAAGGTCCTACTCCCTCATGCCCTGGTTGCCCACGTCAACCCGATGAGCTTTGCTGAGACCTTCACCAAGAAGGTCGAGCGGATTCAGACCAGGGGAGGGTTCGTCGAACAGCACTGGGGTGATGAGCTGACTGAAATCTCGGTGGACCAGTCTACTGGAGCCTTCGTGAACCTGTATACAGGGCTCTCCTCGGTTCTCAGGCAGAGGACCATTGCCTGGGACAGGTACCGGGACCTCTATGACCTCTATCGAAACAACGGCTCGGTCTACGACCCTTTTGGGAACATCGTTCTCCAGGGGTGGATCATGCTCATGTTCGACCGGGGGACCTACATTGGGACTTTTCGCAACTTCTCGGTGGAGGAGACTGACGATAGTCCCTTCGCCTTCAAGATTTCGTGGACCTTCAAGGTGGAGCACACCATCCAGAAGATCCCCTACACCGATGAGTTCTCCAGAGGGGCTCCGACATTCCAGAGCATGAACGGGAAGAAGGTCGAGGTCACCAACCAAGGGGAGACCAACGCCCAATACTACAATCGGCTTGAGGAGGAAAAAGCTGCCGAGGAGAAAAAGGCGAGTGAGGCTCGGGCAGAGGTTCTTCGACAGACTGCTGTAGCCGGGTACAACGCAGTTGTGTCTGGGTACAACTCCGTCATGGACTTCTTGGGCGGACTACCCTCAGCCCCCTCGAACCCGGATGCCCCCAAGCTCCCAACCACCAAGGAATAGAGTCTAGGAGATGGCGACCAAGAACATCACAGACCCTACTGGGAACGAGCCTCTGAACTATCAGAGTGGTTGGGGATCTCCACAGGACCCCACTACTTTCGAGGGGATGGTGTTCCCCCCGGTGACGAGTGGGCAGGCTTCATCGCATCCTCTCCCTCCAGGTGTTCGGCGTGGCGAACGGGTCATCACGGACATCGAGAACAAGGCTGACTACTACTCTCCGGAACTCTACCGGAAACTACTCACCTTCTTCTCCAGCTCTCAGTTTGAGCAAGACTCTAACACCGACTTCATTCCAATCTCCCAAACGAAGGCCAACCCAAAGCTCTTCGTGGTTGGGCTCATCCCACCTTCAGCCACCGTCACAGGGAGGCTTCTCGACCGGTCGGCTTCGATTGCAAACGCCACTGGTTGGCCTGACCAGGAGCTAGACTTCTCTGGGGCCAAGGCTGGTGCTCCTGGGGGTGCTTCTGGTGGGGGTAGTAAGACAATGCCCATCGTGACGGTCTCCGGCTACACGATTGGGCAGGGGACAGGAAAGTCCGATGGTGTACCAGGGGGAGGGGGAGGGGCAGGACCCAACGGAGGTCCGCCTATCATGACCCGTCTCTCTATTCCCCAGCTCTGGAATGTCCTGTCTAACGCCTATCGAAGCATGTACGGGAAGGACGCAACCCCTACTGAGATGCAGTTCTATGTTGCTCAGGCTATGCGTGAGACTGGGGGCAACCTCCCAAACAACAACTTCGGGTTCGTAGGTAACTACCCGAAACCACCCGAGGGGCGTGAGACTTTCAGGTGGACAAACGGGATGTACTTCAACTCCTATGCCACTACAGAGGAGGGGGCAAGAGGCTTCCTAGGTCACTTGCGGAGTCAAAATGTTGGTGATTCAGCTCGTGCTGGGGACGTGATGGGGTATATGACCTCCCTTGCTCAGGGCGGTTATTATGGGGAGCCCGTAGAGGTCTACTACCATGGGACGGCAGCAAGCCCGAAGAATGGGCTGTTTCCAGCCCTTCTGGGGGATGTTGCTAGGGGGATGGCCCCTTACGGAGTGCAGCTCGATCCAGGAACTAGCCTTCCAGCCCACTCTCCAGATGCTTGCGCCTTCAGGGAAAGCGTCTTTGCCTACCGAGATCGGACTGCCCCAGGGTGGAACAAGGGGGGTAAGGGTGGTGGCCTGAAGCCGGACAACCTGTTCAGGTTCATGCCTGGGTCGGACTACAGTGGCAACTGCACTATGGATGCCAAGACGGCTGGGGAGCCCCCAAGTACCAACGGGGCTTGGGCCGGGTCTGGGAGCAAGGATGCTGCTGCGGCTAAGGCTGCGGATGTCAAGAAGACAGACACAGACCTGAACACCTCGGACATTGGGAAGAGGTTCCAGGCTGCTCAGGCGGCTGAGGCTTTCCAGACAGCTATGCTCATCAACAAGATGAGAGACACCCCACCTCTTCGACTCCTGGTCAACCCCAAGAGCTTCAAGATCAGCTCGGAAAAGATATGCAACGATGGGAACTGGACCCGGAATGGGCACATCATCGAGCATTGGGGGGACCAGCAGGACAAGCTCGATGCCTCAGGGACTCTGGCAGCCTTCTTTGCCATTGACGCCAACAGCCAGACCCCCGACTCGGATGGGTCCAGTCCAGGTCTCACACGGGTCGCTAGGCAATACTCGGAGAGCTTCCAGAACTTCCTGTCCTTGTACCTGCTCTACAAGAATAACGGATACCTGTTCACCTCAGGTTTGGAACAGCAGAACAGCAAGAGCAGCTTCTTCACCCGACTGTCCCTGGTAGGGTCGATCTACATCTACTACGACTCGACTCTGTACATCGGGTCGTTCGACAACTTCAACATCACTGAGACTGACGACAAGCCCTACACCCTGGAGTACAACTTCCAGTTCACGGTTCGGGCAACGTTCCTCCTCGACCGCCCAGATGAGTACGACTACGGGAACAAGGACCTGTTCAAGGGGTCCCCAGCCCTCTCAGGAGAGGATGCTCTCTTCCAAAAGGATGAGGAGGACAGCCACACCATTGTGGAGGTCCCGCCTGATGCCCCCCAGACAATCGAAGAGCAGTGGGCTCGTGAGGCGGATGAGAAGGCAAGACAAGAGGCGTTCTTCGCCAGTCTCCCACCTTCTGGAGACACTACCATCGACCCAGCCGTAGCAGCGGCAACTGGTGGTGGGCAAGCGGTTCCTAAGCCAACTCAGGCCCAGAAGAAGGGGAAGAAGTAGTCATGGCACGAGGACCCTTTCAAGGAACCTACACCCCTAACGCCAGGCCAACCGTGGTCATGGCCCCTGATTCCATTGTCTACATCAACGGGGAGACGGATATCATCGGGTGTGCCACCTGCAAGCGTCGGTTCGACTTTGGCAAGTACATCACCCAGATCCAGACCAGCCTCGACATAGACAGCGTCCCTGGGTCCGCCACCATCAACCTGAGTGTCCCACGCCATGTCGTGGACGACTTCTACATGGACGGGGTTCCGGTCATCTCACCCATGATGGAAGTGGAGATTTTCTCCAAGGGATTCTACCTACTTGAGGGGATCCCCCAGTATTACCCTACTTTCTGGGGGCTCATCACAGAAGTGTCCGACTCCTACTCCAATGGAGAGCACACAGTCACACTCAGTTGTGCCGATATCTTGAAGTGGTGGGAGATTTGCCGGATGAACGTGAACCCTGCGTTCACGGCTCCCACACCGTCCCTTGGAAGGTCGATCTTCGGGAACGTCCTCTTCGGGACCAACCCCTACGACCTCATCTTCACCTTGGCTCAGATGAGCTTCGGGGACGTGATCCTGGGGACTGGGTCGCTCGTGAGCCTCTACAAGGAGGCTGGGCAGAAGGCCACCTTCAACGCTGCCCTTGGGGACATCATGTCCTACTGGTCCCAGCGCTTCTCTCGGATTCGCTCGAACCTCCTCCTGTATGGGGTCAATGGAATCGCCATTCGAGGGGACTCGGTTGCCCACAGCTACGAGCAGTCAAAGTTCACCCCAACCAAGGGTCTGACCCCGGTAGCCAACGCCGTCCGGAATGCCAACGGGGGTCCCCTGGCAGCCCAGCTTGCCTTCGACCCCACTGACCCGGACGTGACTGCCTTTCGGACCCAGTTCTCTCAGGCTGGTGAGGTCAACTTTTGGCAGTCTGAGTACCAGACCAAGCTCGAAATCGCCAATGCCTGCAAGGAGGCTATCGGGTTCGAGTTCTACATGGATGTGACTGGGGACATTGTCTTCAAGCCCCCCTTCTACAACCTGGATATCCTCTCAAACAAGCCAGTTTCGTGGATTCAGGACATCGACATCATCGACTGGGACTTCTCTGAGTCCGAGGCGGAGGTGGTCACCCAGCTCACCATCCAGGGGTCCTACGGCGGGAACGTAGACTACGGGTTCGGGCCAGAGATCACTCCGTTTACGAGCGTAACTGACTACCACTTGCTTCGGCAGTATGGCTGGCGCCCTCATACCTTCAACTCGGAGTTCATGGGGGACCTGACCCGGATGTTCTACCACGGGATGGACATCCTCGACCGCCTGAACTCCAGGCGGCACCAGGGGACGGTTACCATTCCGTTCCGACCTGAGCTTCGCCTTGGCTTCCCCGTCTACATCGCACCCAAGGATCAGGTCTGGTACATCAAGGGGATCTCCCACAGTATTGCCTTTGGTGGAAGGGCCACAACCTCCCTGACTCTGACTGCAAGACGGCAGAAGTTCGTTGCCATCCAAGGAATCTCGACCCTCAAGACCAAGGGGGACGCCTCTGAAGCCTACTATGAGAAGGCTTTGGCGGAGTTCAACAGGCTTGCCCCGGAGAAGAAGAAGGGAAAGTCACCCCCGAAGAAGCCAACCCCCAGTGGCAAGATCCAGGGTCCTCCCACCATTCGTCAACTTCGAGACCGGGCGTTTGCCTTGGAGATGGGGGACGCTGCCACGATCCCACCCATCGGGATGAACCCCGATGACCCGAAGACTTCGGAACCCTACAAGCCACTGCTCCTTCGCCACCCCAAGACTGGGAAGGTGGTGGGCTACCCCAATGTCGTGATGGTCTACACGAGGCCCTATGACGGGAAGAAGGGGTATGAGGCCATCGCAGGTGAGAAGAAGGCTGGGTCAAACAAGCAAGCACCAAAGGCCACAAAGGCCCAAACCGAGCAGCGGCAGAAGGCTGCTAGGGAAGAGGCCAAGAAAGCCTCAGCCTTCGGGAGGACCGAAGAGCTTCAGGGCAAATACTCGCACAACCGATACTCCTATGGCCTGAATTCTGCTGGGGTCTATGTCTATGCTCACGATGTAGACAAGTCGGTCACCCAGTTTGCCTTGATTCCTTCCAAGAACATCGTTGTGTCTGGGGGTGATAGCCCATTCACGGAGGAGGGCATCAAGCTAGAGACTCCCACCTCGATGGTCAGGCCAGTCTCAGATGAGCGTGGGTTCGAGGTCATCGGTCACTTCCGGTACGGGCGTGGGGTGTCTCTTCGAGACGGGTCCTTGGTCTACAACGAGGGTCAGAACAACCAGCAAACCGAGATTGGTGCCCAGCTAGCCTTGGGTGGGGACCTCTTTGCTACCCTCACTGCTCAGAGTCAGGGCCTCACCTCGGTCATCACGGCTTACCCGAATCCTGCTGATGCCGTGGCAAGGCTCATGCCTGAGGACCTTCAGTCCGCTGGCACTTGGACCATGGAGAACGGGGTTCGGAAGTTCGAGTTTGCGAACACAGGAACCAACTTCGTTGACTCAGCACCCCTTGGATCTGCTGAGGCCAAGGGGGTACCCCCGAGTGTCGAAGCGGGGCAGCTATCCAGGGCTTTGACCCTTGCTGAGATGACCGTTCGTTCAGAACTGGTTCCAGGTGACCCTGACTGCCCGTGTCAAACGGGGCGGGCGGATCTGACCTTCATCAATGTGGGCTACCAGGTCAAGACGATCAACCCTTCTTCCCCTGTCCTAGGTGACTCCCTCTATGGGAACAGGAATGCGGGTGGAAATGAGTTCCAGGCAGATGGTGCTGGTAGTGGTGGGGCAGCAGCAGATGGGAGCATCAACTTTGACTACCACTCAATCTCTGCTGAGGATTCTGCCGGGTCACAGTCCTACTATGAGGCTCCTGTCAAACCCCCAACCCTGAAGGCGAGTGAGGCTATCGAGAGGGTCGAGAAGTACCTCATGACGCTCTACCAAGCCCTCGACACGCCTCACCAAGACTTCGAGAAGTCTCTTCGAGGGGACCCCTCTGGGTTTGAGCTTCAGGGGGAGATTTCGGGGGAACGTCAGGTCCCCGATTTGTTCACCGGAGCTGAGGGTGATCCGGAGCAGGGGAACTTCTCTCCGCCCTTCAGCTCACCCAACCGATCCAACCTTGGTGACCCTGTTGCAACGGCTCAACAGGCCAGCTCTGCCATGGGGGACCTGAAGCAATCCTTCTCGGACTTCGGTGACAACCTGAAGAAGAACACGAAGAAGGCCCAACTCAAGTCCGAGATCAACGCTTTGACTGCCAAGATCGACCGCTTGAAGAAGCGTCAGGCCATGGCGATTGCCTCTTCTGGGTCTGGTTCTGTCACGATCCTGGGGAAGGACGACCCCGAGGAGCTTCAGAAGCAGATTGATGCAGCCGAACAGGACCGAGCCAACAAGGAGGCCGAGCTTGCCTTGCTCGGGTAAACCATGACGAGAAAGGTGGACTACGGAAAGGTCCCGAACAAGGACTTCGCAAGCTCAGACAAGCCTTTTGAGGGTTTGAGGGTCGGCATCATCACTCGGGTGGACGAGTTCCACATGAAGGCCGACGTGAAGGTTCTGTCTGGTCAGGACAACCGCTTCGAGCTGGACCTGACCTCCGCTATGGCAGGCCCGAGGAGCTTCCTAGGAGGCATCCCGGAGGTCGGATCGGTCGTTGTCATAGGCTACCGCAAGCGAAGCAAGCAAATCTACGAGGCGGTCATCCTTGGGTACGTGCCGGTCGGGAACTCCCTTGGGCTCAAGTTCGACACCTTTGCGGCTGTACCCCCTAGCGAAGTCTCTCCCGAGGATGCTGAGGATGCCCAGAAGCTCCTCGGTCGTCCTATCCGGTACAAGCGCATCAAGGGTCGCCAGGGGGACATCTTCGGAATGTCCTCTTCTGGTGCAGAGATGCACCTCTCGAAGGATGTTCGGTTCACCAACCGGGCGGGGGATCTCTTCGAGCTTCGGGACGTAGACCGAACCTTTGTCAGTCAGGCCCTTCATAGGGTAGAATCCGATGCAGCGGCTTACCTGTACTCGGGACCGATCCGTCGTGGGGCCATGAACCTGCCCCTGGAAATCTTCGTGAAGGACCCCAAGACCGGGGTGATCACGAAGAAGGTCAGGGGTCCGGATGCTAGGTACTTCGGACAGGATGACCTGTCCACCACGGGGATTGCTCCCTCGGCAACCTTCATCAACCCGGCAACCTACGAGCGGCTGGACCGGATCAACAAGGATGACGAGTTCCCACCGACCACCTACTCCAACGGGAGGCAGGTGTTCTACCCCTCTGGGAACCAGGCCACCAACTTCGAGGACCCCCTCAATGGTGGATCTCTCCGGGCCTACACCGAGCGCCGGATGGAGATCCGTCACGAGACGGACATGGAGCAGGAGGTCTTGGAGGAGATCGATGGGTTCCCCATCGACCGACCGAGGGCCTACATCGAGCAGGTCTTCGGGACCCTTGTCGGAAACGACCCCATCTCGACTCAGGGGCAACGGCAGTACGCCAGGGTCCTGAAGCCCAAGGTCTTCGAGGACTTCGACCAGGCTTCAGCAGCAGGCAACGGGCTGACCGTAGAGGAGTGCCTTCGACCCCCGGCAACGGCTGTGGACGAAGCCCTCAACATGGCGGCAGCCTACTACTTCAGGATCTCCCCACCCAGGGCTTCCTCGAAGAGCACCTTTGCGGTGGCTGTCTCGAAGCAGGGGAAGCTCTTCGCCAACATCCCTGGTTCCTCCAGCGAGAACTATGCAGCCAAGAACGTTTCGGCTGAGGTCAACATGGAGGGAGCCCTCAAGATGTTCTTGGGCGCCATGCTCCCTGACCGATACTCCCTTCACCTGACCTGCGAAGGAGGGGTCTACCTGGACATCGGGGCCAACTCGAACGGGGAGTGCATCACCACCAACTTCCGGGGGTCTATCAAGAACATCTTCCGAGGTAGCGGGAACTCTGTGGATGATGTGGCCCACAGCATGGATGTCCAGGGGAACACTGAGACCCATGTAGGCGGGACCGACAATCAGGTGGTCAAGGGCTCGTACCAGAAGACCGTGGATGGCGGCTACACCGTCAAGGCCAGTACCATTGCTCTCAATGGGCTCAACGGCTTCAGTGGGAACTTTGGGGGCTGGAATACCCTGGTCTCCGGAAAGACCCAGAACTACTACGCCATGATCTACCAGGAGACGGTAGCTCTTGGTGGGAAGCTCTGTACGATTCTGGCGGGTGGGCACATCGAGAACATCTTGGCGGGAGCCAAGACGACCACGGTTGCAGCGGGAGCTGTGGCAGTCAACTGTCCGGCTGGGGCCTATGCGGTTACGGTTGGGACTGGTGCTATGTCTCTGACCACTGGGGCAGGGGCCGTGACCATCTCGACTGGGGCAGGGGCCTTGTCCTTGACGGCTGGAGGGGGTGTGATTGCCATCACAGCGGGCCTGGGGATGACCCTCACGGCATCGACCCTGGTTTCGATAGTCGCCCCTCAGATCCTTCTGGGAGGCCCCCCAGCAGTCCTTGGGGTGGCCCGAGGGCTTCCGATGCACCCACCGGGGAGTCCGAGCTTGGACTGGATCACTGGACTCCCCATCCAGGGCTCAGCCATGGTGAGGTCCATCTGAAATGCCGCTTGTGCCACCTGCACTTACGGCCACCATCACCACGGGACTGATCTCCGGTGGCATGTTGGGCACGTCTGTACCTCAGCTTGCCTCTGGAATCGGTATGGGCCTGTCTATGTGGGCTCAGCAGCAAACCGTTACAACCGTAGACGCTGGAGTTCTGGGTGTAGGTGTCGGGATAGCCCCCTTCATCATCCCTCCTCCACTGATGATCGTCAATCTTCTAGCTGCTTTTGCCTCGAATGGGTTGCTTGGTCCGATGGCTCCCCTTGAGGCAACTGGACTTGCAAATGGAATCGCTCTCGGGATGGCTCAGGGGGTCCTCCAAACTCAGCACCCGACGGTAGGTACCGGGGCTGGGGTGGGTCGCATCGTAGGCCCCCCAGCTTTTTCTTCTTTGATGCAGGGCTTTGGTAGCGTCGGCATCAAAGGCCAGGGTGCAACCCAGAAGGCCAACGCTATTTCGATGGCCTTGATGATGACCCTACAGTCTCTTGTCTTTCCAATCCCCATCGTTGGCTCGGGGTCACCAGCCTCCTCTGGTGGGGTAGGTACAGGCAAGATTCTCTGAGATCAGATGAGGAATAGATGGGCTTCTCACTCACCGGCTATGTCATCGAAAAACCTCGGGTTGGAGCTGCCAACAGCCCGTTCACAGCGAGCCCGGACAACTTCGTTTCGGACCCAGCAGCCTATTCCTCTACGTTTGGGAGTGACGAGTCAGATCCGGGTCGCACGGAGTACCTGACCATAGTCCTGGTTGATGGTGACTTCCCTGTTGCAGAGTTCGGTTGGACCAAGAACGAGGGAGGGCTCCAACGGTTCGACTACGACGGAGCTGAGGGCAAGTTCAGGCCCCTTCCTGGTGGGAAACGTCAGCTTCTTGGGACTCTTAGCTTGGAGTCCAACATGACTCGGCTGAAGGTTGCTTCCAAGCCAGTTTTCTCTACCACCGTTGCGCCATTCCGCCTTTCAGTGGGAAACACTGGAAGCGGAACCACTTTCACGGTGACCCTGGTTGAGCTTGATGCAGACTTCACGACGATCACAACCTCGGGGCAGGCCCAACTCAGCCTTGAGACGGGGAACCTCAACTGGAAAGACTCCGACCTGGTTTCCAACCTGGGCCAGGAGGTCTACTTCCAGCAGCAGGCGTTCTTCACCCTGAAGGAGTCCAAGGGGCTCCTCGGCACGCTTGGGACTGACCCGATCCTCTTGAACCCGATTCCGGGGCAGGGTCCAACGGCTGGGACCTATCAGGCCCCCATCCTTCGATTTGGCTTTGGGCTTTACCTGACCCCAGTTCGAGTGGCGGATGAGGCGTCCTTTTCAGTGGACCCAACCAAGGGCACGTTCGAGTGGGCTCAGTCTACAGGGAGAGTGAACTTCAACTCTTCGGACATGACTGAGAACGATGGGGAACCTGTGTACTATGACGGGGTTCTCTTTGAGAAGGGCAAGCGCCTCACCAAGCAGGATCTCCTCTCGGTTAGCAGTCCTTTGCCCGTATCGCCTCTTCCGGCCTCTGGTGGGGACCTTGTTTTTCGAGCTGTAAATCTAGCGTTCTGCCCGTCGGGGACAGCTACGCTTCTCTCAACCTCCCTACTTGAGGACAACTCCGTAGACTTCCTGGTGGGTGGAGTTCAGGCTGGTGACTTGGTCCTGATCACAGGAGGCCCCTACTCGGGTCTTCGACGGCAGGTGGTTCAGGTAGCTCAGCATCAACTCACTGTCGCCCCGCCCTTCCCCGCCACCATGGTGGCTACCTACCGGGTCGAGCTGCAAGCTCAGGTTCATCAGTTCCCAGTGACATCCAGGGTGACCTCGTTCACTCCCCCAGGGGCCTTTGGAACTGTTCAGGTGAACAACACGTCGGGGGCCGTTCAGTTTTCGGTCCCAGACCAGGCTGCCTACGGGACGTGGAGGGTCGAAGCCATCTCAGGTGACCTTCCCTTGGAGCGTGGTTTGTCGATGAGGTTCTTCCGGTCCCCAGTGGACCTGAGTGGGACCAATCCAGCAGCCAAGGACTTCACCTCCTTCTACCCGACAGAAGAAGCCAGGTTGGCCGACCCCATCATTGGGGCACCTCTTGTCTTCTTGCCCACCCTTCCGATAGACGACCCGGCCTACCCGACCTACTACGAGGTCCAGCAGGGGACCGGGACCTTCTTGGGACCTCTCCCAAGGCTGGACGTAGCCAGCCCACCCTCGGGCTATGGGTACACCATCGACTTCGAGGGGAAGCAGCTCAGCTACGCCTTCAGGAGGAACCTCGAAGTATCCCAAATCCCCTCGGTGACTGGAGCCTGGACACTTCAACCACTGGTCAACCCAACCGCTGCTCTGTTTGAGCTGGACCAGGGTACTGGCTACCTTCCGCTTCACTTGGTCGGGGAGGAGCCTATCCTGGGTCCAAATGCTGGGGACGCCATCCTTGAGCCCACCTCAGGGGTTCTGACCTTCGTGGATGAGGTGGGAACACTTCTCTTGGCTAGCGCCGGAGGTTCGGTCTCGTCCCTGTCTTTGGGAACCCTTCACGACAACAGCGTGGATTTCAGCTCTATCCCGGACAACAGTCTCTTGTTCATCTACTCGGGGACGGCCTCTGAGGAGATCAAGGGAGTCTACACCGTCACGGGGGTGTCTGACTCAACCCACTTGACCTTTACCCCTGCTCTTCCTGTCTTTGCTACAGGGGTCAGTTACGAGATCCGTCAGGACCGGGAGGTCCTTGCAGACCGGTTCTTCGAGGAGGTCTCGGTTGCTGACCCCAACACCAAGCTGGAGAAGATCCGGATTTTGGGGGTCTGCTCCAACTCGACTCGACTGAACATCAACAAGGCTCTGGCCTCGGTCTCCAGGTTCAGGTTCGGGACTGACCGATTCTCGACCCAGGTGAACCAGGTTGCCACGGATGCGGACTTCACTACCCTTGCCCAGGGAGTGGTCGAGGTCAGCCTAGCCACTGGGAACCTCAACTTCTCACCATCCGATGTGTCCCTGGCCCCTCAGGTCTACTGGGTCTGGGCGCTAACTAGCGGAAAAGACTACAGAATCAGTGCAGAGCTGGGGATGTTCCAGCTCACCGAGCGGCTCTTGTCCATGGACGAGTTGCTGGTGACCTATCCAGCTTCGGATGACAATCCTGACCCCACGGTGACCCCATTGGTAATCACCGTTGAGCGTGGGGTGTTCCTTGTTCGGAAGGAACTGACCGAGCACACAGCGATCACCTCAAGCATCCCCTTCAACAAGAAGGGGAGGACCGTGGCTACCGTCCCAGCCCCGGTGGTATTCCGTGGGGGTCGCCCACAAGACGATACCCAGGTGGTGGTGAATACTGGAAGCTCCACGATCACCTTCCTCCCAGACTTGATCCCTACCCCTGGAGGAGCGCTCCGGGTCACAGATGCGCTCCCTCATGGGGCTCAGATTGGCCCTGATGAGCGGGTCTACATCGACTACAACATCTACGAGGCCCTTGGGGGTGAGAACACAATCACCGTCACCAAGCCTCCCTTCCTGGTCTCACCCGTCCAGATCACTGAGGGGGCCACCAGCTTCACCATCAAGGGTGACCGGAGAGCAGACTTCCCAGCCAACTACCTCTTCAGGGTGGAAACCGAGCAGCTCTACTACCTCGGGACCCCCACCTATGATGCGGGTACTGGGCTCACCACGGTCAACTTGGCAGTGGGCCAGAAGTTCAGGGACTCCTTCACCAACCCAAAGCTCTTCCTGTCCTCTGGGGCTACCAGGGTTGCATCGATCTTCTTGTCCCCAGGGTACTTTGTTCCGGAAGTAGCGACCTTCGAGAGCACCCCTCGGGGCATGTCCAAGGTGAAGGTCTACGGTGACAAGACCTCCGCCTATCGAACTGGGGTTGTGGTCAACTTCTCTGGGACGCTGGACTCTGTCAACTACAGCGAGTTCTACTTGATCTCTGGCGTGGCCTATGATGCCAAGTCAGATAGGACAGAGCTTACCTTCACTCAGTCTACCGCACGCCAGTATTCTTTCGGCCAGTGCGTTATGCGTAGGTCGGTTCGCCCCATCTATGAGGCATCCACCACGAAGGTCCAGACGGCATCTTCCCCCACGGTACCACCAGCCCCCTCTGGGAGCCCTCCCAACAAGCTGATCGACACGGTCATCGTGTACCGAAGAACCGATGGGTCTCCGGGGACTGTCCTCTCCTCCCCCACGGACTTCAAGCTCGATGACTCCGGAAAGCTGGAGTTCACTGAGCCTTTGGCTCACGGGGAGGAGTTCTCAATCCTGTACACGAAGTTCAGGAGCATTCAGCCGGGCCAGCTTCGGTCGTCCTACACGCACACCATCTCTCCCAACGCTGACAACGGTCTGGTGAATCAGATCCTCGTCAGTAGCTTCACGACTTTCATCCCGGATTCTTTCTACTTCCGGGTGGAGACCATGACCAACTACCGGGGAGAGGTAGCCAAGAAGTACAAGGACGATGCCAAGGCTTCGGTTCCTTCCAGCGGGCCTCGGGTGAGCAATGCTTCTCAGCCCAAGCTCTACGAGCAGGGGCAGAAGTCCGTGTTCTTCGATGAGGGGGCCTTGGTCAACGAGGATATCATCGCTCGAACGGTCCTCAAGAACTACAACGACACCATCAACACTCTGGAGGACATCCTCTGGAACCTCGATGGGCGTGTGGTCGGGGACTGGGACGGGAAGTTCAGGTTCGATGGGACACTAGGGTCCACTGTCACTGACTTTACCCTGGCAAACAACCAGATTGACGACCAGGTCCAGGTCTCACCCTTCCCGATCACATTCAACCCGTCACTGACCTTCATCGGGACCTACATCAAAGCCTACCAGCCCGGAGCCCAGAGCCGCTTCTATCCGATGCGGAAGACTGGGGTGGGAAAGACGCTCACTGGGAAGGATGACAATGCTGGGACGGGAGCCCAGCTTGTGGACTTCGAGGCCAAGAACATCATCGGATCGGATCCAACCGTCTACCGCCGGGTCCCTCGGGCTCGGGTCATTCGTCCTGCCAAGGCCGGTGAGACGACACTCTACGTGGACTCGACGGCAGCAGTGGACCAGCCACCCTATCGACCAGCTTTCTCGGGTGGGATGAAGGTGGTCATCCAGGATGCAGCCGGGACCTTCTACGTGCCCCAGAGCGCACCCCTGACCGTTGGGTCTGTGAGTCCGACCAGCCTCATCGTAGGGGCTCTCCCCTCGGATGTGCCCGCTGGGGCAACTGTCTACCTGGGAGAGAAGGATGACAGCTACCAGAAGAGCTACCGAGTTGGGATGGATGTCTCGTTTGACAACGAGAAGGGGTACCTCCTCTACATCAAGCCCTACTTCCCCTTCGATGGTTCGGTTCCGCTGATCCCAGAGCAGCTCTGCGTCCAGCCTCCGAACAAGAACGAGCTTCTTCAGGGCACCGTTTCAATGTCCAACGGGCTGACCGCTCCCAAGAAGATCCCAGCTCTCTACGGTCAGGCGTTCGATGACTCCGGGGACCAAAGGATACCCCTTATTGGCCCCTCAATGACCTGTGAGAACAACTCTGGTGGGTCTGGGTACTTCGACATCCAGTTGAAGTACGTGGCTCCTAGCGGGGTTCTGGGAGCCTTGCCGGTGCCCTTTGTCGGGGTGGGGAACCTCGACTCCCTCGGGACAACAATCACCCTTGCCTCCGGGACGTTCCCAGCCCCGGTTCCTCAGCCAGGGGACTTGGTCAGGATCCTTGATGGAGCCAACGGCCCCTCATCTTTCCACCGGATTACCTCGGTGGGGGCCAACTCTCTGTTCTTTGAGAATGCTCTGGGAACAAGGCCGACCACTGGGTTCCAGTTCCTTGTCACTACAGCCCCCAACCTAAGGGTGGGCTCCTTCTCGGTCATGTCTGGGGTCACGCTCACGGACCTCACCGCAACCTTCCAGTCCCTTGGGATTCAACCAGGTGACACGGTGGTCCTGACCAACTCCTCTCACCTGAACTCGAAGTACCAGCGACGCCAGGTGGTAGCAGTTCTCTCCGAGACCCAGCTTGTTGTGGACTATGCTTTCACTGGGATAGTCATTCCAGAGACCTACCGGATCTGTCGCCCTCTCAACACCTTCAGCTACAAGGATCGGTTGGCAGAGCTGGCTGCCTCAGCAGGTGGGTTGGTTCAGATTCTATCCACTAACCCGAACAGTGAGATCGCTTCAGCGGACGCCTTCTTCAACAGCGTGTTCACCGACCGATTCCCTGGCTCAGTTGCGGGGACCTTCTCGGGGGACACCCTCACGGGGGCTGGTGGGGTAGACTTCGTCACCCACAACGTCCAGGCCGGGGACTACGTCTATGCCCCCTACCCTCAGGGGAGTGCCGGGTTGTTCCTGGTCACTTCGGTAGTCAGCTCGTCTGTCCTGAAGGTCAAGGATCCCCCTTCTCCAGGTGGCGTGACCTTCCGGGTTGCCAGTGCCTTTGGTGTGGTCGAGAAGTCTCTGAGGACCGTCTACGAGATTCGGAAGGCAGCCTACGACTTCGTCCAGAAGCCCATAGCCTGGCAGGCCCTTGCCGCCACAAGCATCCCTGTTCTCGGCCCTTCGGGTAGTTCAGATTCCAGCTACTTCGCCCGAGGGTTCCTTCCTGACAGCATCACGAGCTGGTATTCAGACGTGACCCTTCGTCAATCCAGCATCCCTACGGCAATCACCGACCTAGAGACCATCCTGGCTTCTGGGGATCGCCTCTATGACAAGAGGTACACCTGGATTGATGCTCGGATCAACTTGGAGAAGGGGCTTCTGGTAAAGCAACAGCGGGCGGCAGCAGAGCGAGTCAAGGCTCAGACCGACACCCTCAACCAGCTCATCAAGCTCTTGGCAGTTCAATGAGGTCATCATGACGGATGAGACCAAATCAGATGAATCGACACCTGGGACCGACACCGCTACCCCGGAAGAACCGGTCAAAGCCTCTTGGGAGTACAAGGAAGAGTTCGGCATCGTCCGAGAGATGAAGAAGGTTGTGAACCTGACCAAGCAGGCAACGGAGTTGGAGCTTGAGGGCCTACGCCGCAAGCTCGAACGTTTGACCTACGGGAGCTGAAACATGGCGTCAGAGTGGAAGGCCCTAGAGATCAAGATTCCGGGCAAGGACTTGCTCGAACAGGTGAGGAGCGCCCTGGAAGCGCTTGTCACCTTTATGGAGATCATCAAGGCCCTCCTTGAGACGATCAGCCTGTTTCTCATCGACTTCGGGAACCCGATCCGTCCAATCGTCGAAGCCCTCCTGAAGCTCATCATGCAGCTCTTCGAGAGCTTGAAGAGGACTGGGCTCTTCGGGTGGTTCGACATCCCGAACCCGGCTCAGGACCCGAACTTCGACCGGTGGAAGGGGGGCTACCAAGCCTTCGTGAACCGGTTCAAGGCAAGCCTCTTCGACCCCAAAGACCCATTCCGCCCTCAACCTCTTCCGAACATCAACCAGAGCGGGTTCGTTCTCATCGTTGCGGACGCTCAAGCCGTCTTCGGTCTTCTTCGGCTCATCAAGATCCTCCTTCGGTTCTTCGGGAAGGAGCTTCTCTCGGCCAAGTACACGGCCCCAGCCAACGTGAAAGCCTTCCCTGCTGGCAAGAAGCCCAAGGCCATGGGCGGGACGGACTACGACCCAATCCTCCAGGTGGCCTCGGTCTTTGGTGCCACCCTGAACGGTATCGCCATCGAGTGGACGCTGGCTACCAACCAGTTCCCCCCTGACCCTGGGTTCCATGACCTTGTAGGCACGGTGGCAAGCGAGATGATCCCCCAGAAGTGGATCATCGAAAAGACCAGCAATCCTGCTGGGCCAGTTACGGTGACTCTGGACGCTCAGACCAACTTCGAGACCAAGAAGGGCAAGCCGGTCAAGAGGAAGATCAAGGTCCGTGACGAGAATGGTGACTACTTCCGGAAGTTTGAGAAGTACATCGTCATCGACCCCTCAACGGCTACCGCTACGTTCCTTCTGGGTCAGCTTGGCACGTTCCGCTACATCGACAAAGAGGTGGAGAAGAACAAGACCTATCAGTATCGGGTTCGAGCCTTCAGCGGCCCGTTGAAGGTAGGGTCTGACGGCACCATCGAGCTGGACGACCCGATCTTTGACACCTCGAAGAACGAGTGGATCCAGAGGTGGCCCACCAAGGACCCCAACGACCCGGTGGTGATGGGCAAGCCGAGCCCAACGGTCACGGGCCGGATTCCGAACATCCCTCCGGATTTCGATGTCATCACGGTCCTCCAGTACACCTTCCGGATGGCTTTCGCCCTGGGGTTCCACCTGGAGCTGGCCCCGACCTCGACCTTTGACGAGAACGGGAAGAACACGGGGGACACCCCGGCCACCGAGATTGGAAAGGGTACCTTGTCTGGACTCGGGGGTCCATTGTCTCAGATCATCCCGGCGGTCACTTTGGGCTTCGTGAACCCGAAGTCCACCTCGATGGCAGCAGGTACCGTTGGAGGTGTGGCTTTCAGTGACAAGGGCATCTCTGAAGTCACACCAGACCCAACATCTGGGGAGTACCCAGATGTCACACACAACTTCTTCTCGGTGAAGGCTCACTCCGCAAGGTTGGCAGATGCAGTTGGCTCTTCTCTCCTTGAGAACAGCAACATGCTGGTCCCCCTACGAGACCTTTTCACCACCACGTTGGCTCTTCCAGTCCCATCTGAGGGCAACCTTGCAGGATGCTCGACCCTCAAGGACGTGGTCTACGCCTTCAACAAGATCCCAGACGACTTCCCCAAGCAGTATCACCAGGAAGTCTACATCACCTATGCGGCAGCCTTCTCCGACCAGAACACTCGACTCGACTTGTTGTCGGCCGTTCGCTTCATCAAGAGCTTCACTCTTGGTGGGACCCCTCCTGACTGGATCTCGATCAGTCTCCTACGAGACATCATCCCGTGGAGCGGGCAGTTCATCTACGACCTGCTCAACCGGATTGAGGCTCTAGTTGACGCTTTCAAGTCAGCCATTGACGAGATCAAGGCATTCATCGACACTCTCATCCGGAAGATCGACACTCTTGAGCGGTTCATCAAGTACCTGATCGAGCTGTTGAACTATCTGGACTCGTTTTCTGCTGGCTTCTACTTCCTGAACGTCCCAAACACGGACAAGGGCATCCCAGGGTGGATTGAGGCGGTGGATAATGCTGGGGGCACACCACCTCCGTCTGGTCCAGGAGGCTATTCGGCTGGAATTGCCCTCGCCTACTCAGGGACGAACGTGGACGCCTTCGCTGCTGCATTCAGCCTGATCTTCTAATGGGGGGCGGGTAGCTAGGATGCCATTCGATTTTCTAGGGACTTTCAACAAAAGCCAGTTTGAGAGGCTTGCTGCGTATGCAAGGGATCGCCTTGCATACGTGGATGCCCGCATCCTGCACCTGACCATGGAACAGCAGAGGGTCGGTTTCCTGAAGTTCGCCTTTGACCCAGCCGGAAAGCCGACCTCCTATCTTACCGGATCACCTGGGTTCAACACCTACATCGGAAAGCTCATGGCTGCCTACGAGGTCATGGGTGGGGACCCGTTCTACGACCTTCAGATGAGGTCCAAGTCTGACCCTGTGTACTACTTGAAGGGGGACGAGGTAGCGACCTCCAAGGTCATGTCCAACGGGGAGCCTATCCCTCAGCAGGGGCTCTCCGATGCCCCCTCGGGGAATGCAGTCAGGGGCATCCGAGCCTGGATGGAGGATGGGATCGACCGTCTTGACCGTCTTGAGCGCAAGGTCCGAAGGGCTGTGGACTACTCCGACCAGCTCCAAGAAGAGATCGATCTTCTGAAGAAGATCAAACAGTCGGTTGAGACCGAAGGGTCCCTGGAGAACTTGATTGCTTCAGTGGGGAGTTTGTTCACCGACCCAAGCTACCGAGCTATCTCGGACGACAAGGGTGCCGACCCATTCGGGAAGTTGATCTATGCCCCAATGTCCTCCTACGACTCTGGTGGTGACCGGTCTGGAGCCGATGGCCTGGTTGTCGAACGAACCGGAGCTGGGGTGGTCATCTCTGGTGAAGGGGAAGTCGCATGAGCTACGACCGTCAGATTGACCAGTTGTGCCCCCACCTCGTTGTCGAGGAGTTCCTCTATCCGACAGACCGGATGCGGGTTATCCCCATGCGTCCCATCTCTGCCTCAAACTCAGTGGTCTTGCGGGTCGATGGCATGACCGAGGTCCCTTCCTATGGGGTGGACATCCCTGCAAGCTCAGGGGGGACGAGAGAAGGTCCATTCACCATCAAGTTGGGGGTGAATGACCTGATGCGGCTTCGGGTGAATAGCGGAGAGTGGCAGAGTGTTGTGATCCCCCCGTCAGTTCGTTTGTCAGCAAAAAGACTGGCGGACCTGATCTCAGCTCAGGTGTCTGGACTCAGCTTCTTTGCTGACGGGAACCTCGTCAAGTTCAAGACCAACCTGAGTGGGCGGGACAGCACTGTTTTCATCCACCAAGACAGCACCCTTGCGACTGCCCTGGGCATCAAGGTCAACCGAGAGTACCGAGGGAAGAGGACCTTCCCTGGATGGTCCCTGGTGAACTACCCGAATACGGTGAGCACTCGCCCTCTTCGGATGATTATCTTCGATGAGCCCCTCGCTGCTGACACCCACTTTGTTGAGGTGAACTACACGACAGTCCGTGAGGAGTGCCGTAGGTGTGGCGGTCTTGGGATCGAGAACGACTGGCGCTACACAAATGGTGGGGATGTTGTCAAGTCCTCCAAAGAAGACCTGCTCATGCAGGAGCTTCAGAAGGTTCTGTACACCGTTCGAGGGTCAAACCCGTTCCACCCTTGGTATGGGACCACCATCATCGAGCAGATCGGGCAGAAGCTCATCGTCGGGGGTCTCATCCAGAACAAGATCGTCTCCGACATTCAGACCACCTTCAGTCGGTGGCAGAGCATCAAGAAGCAGCAGGAGGACAACGTAGGGCAGCCCGTCTCGGACGAAGAGTTCCCCTTTCAGCTTCAGAGTGTCACCCTCGAACAGAGCCAGAAGGACCCCACGGTGCTCTTCGTGAATGTTACCGTGCGAAATCGGTCCTTTCGACCGATCCAGTTCTCCCGAGGTCTTCGGATCCCACTCCCTCAGGACTTGCTTGGGTCAACCCAACAGGACGCCATCACGAAGGCCGTCCGAAACTACTGATTGGGCTAGGTAAGACATGGCGACGGCACCCCAGATCAAGCTCCGTGACGGTTCTGGATACACCCAGAACCTAGTCTTCACCACCAATCAAGAGGCTGTCACCATCGAGGGCAAGGTGGATGTGTCGGCCGCCGACATCCAGGTCTCTGTCAACGGAGGGGGCTTCGTCTCAGACCCGACCCTGGTGAAGTTCGACCTCCCCAACTTCGTCATCCCCAACCCCGACAACTACCCGGATGGACTCACTCTGGAGCCAGGGGTCAACCTCATCCTCATCCGAACCATCGACACGATTGGCGGGGTGAGTGGTGCCTCTTCAGCCAACATCACCAGAGTCAGGCAGTCAGATGTTCTTCAGGTGGTTACCCCCTCGGGCCTCAGGGTTCGTAGGCGTAGGAACTCGGTGGACATTCTCGCTGCCCTCCCAGCTCAGAGGTTCAGCACCACCGGGGCACCCCTCGACAGCAACTTCAGGGGTTTCAACTTCTACGCCTCTACTACCCCCGGTGGAACCAACGGGTACTACAAGATCAATGCCAAGCTGGTCTCCGCAAAGTCAACGATCTACGAAGAGAGTGCTCAGCTCATCTCTGCTGAGAGCACAACGTTCGGCAACAGCAACAAGAAGCAGCTCTCCCTCCGTCTGGTAGACCAGGATGAGTTCGGGAATGACATCACCGTCCGCCTCGACCAGACCTACGATGTCTCCCTCTACAATGAGAGCCTACGCTTCAAGGCCAGCCTTGAGGACTACCATCTCATCGAGTTCATCTCGTTCACTCACGTCAGAACTGGGACCGCCTACAGCATCAATGACGATCAGTTTGCCAGCGTCCCGGATACACTGCCGATCTACTATGTAGTTACCTCGGTCTACTACGATCCTGCTACTGGACAAGAGGTGGAGAGCGCCTACTCCCAGGAGGTCCTCGGGGCTCCGTTGGTCATCGACACGAACCTTCGGGAACTCCCTGGGAGGAACCAGTTTCAGATTGTCACCGACTACGTGACCGCCATCCAGCGGGTCAACCAGGAAGTGAGCCTTGTCCCAGGGTCCACGACCCGTGACGTGAGTATCGACCCATTCAGTTCTGAAGCCGAGCGTCTGTACTTCCTCTTGGACTTCGTCCACAAGTGCCAGAGCTTTCTGACTCTTCTTCAGCTCGACAATGCTAGCGGGAATGGGGTGTCAGACCCGGTTGCCAGCTCTGCCTACAAGAACGCTCTCAAGGCTGCCCTCGGATACAGCACCAACCAAGCTGTCCAGGCCCTCATTGATGCAGCCTTCGACAAGCTAGCCAGCAACGTCAACAAGAAGAGGCTCCCAGGCCGTCCTGCTGTGGGCCAGGCTGTCTTCTACACCTCGACTCGGCCGACCTTCAACCTGACGGTGCCCTCTGGGACCATTGTCAGCACGAGTGCCGATTCCAGCCTTGGGATCCCCTCCGTTCGGTTCCGGGTTGGTGGGACCTACGTCCTCCCTGCTTCTCAGGCAGACGCCTACTACAACTTCGATACCAAGCGCTACGAGCTTGTGGTTGACATTGTAGCCGAGACCATCGGGGCAGACGGGAACCGACCGGCGGGGCAGATCAAGACCTCCTCGGGTGTCTCTGGCTTCCAGGTTACCAACACTGAAGCCACGGTCTATGGTGCCGACCAGGAGAGCAACGCAGACCTGGCAGCCAGGGCTCTCCTAGGGTTCGTCTCAGTCGATACTGGCACGGAGGGTGGTTACGCCTCCACCTCAGCCGAGCAGATCGGGGTCATCAAGGCCAAGGTCGTCAAGGGTGGGGACCCTCTGATGATGAGGGACTACGACCCGGTGCGGCACAAGCACATCGGTGGGAAGGTGGACATCTGGGTCCAGGGCCTTCGGGAACGTCAGGTCTCGGAGAAGTTCGCATTCACCTTCGAGGTGGCCCGAGACGTTCAGTGTCTCATCTTGGACGCTACAAACCTCATCTTCCGGGTTCAGGACAGCCGGGTGACGGTAAACACCCCCCTCACTGAGCTTCTGGACAACGTAACCCAGGGCCTTGGAGTTCGTAACGTAACCCAGGGCCTCGACTACACCCTCACTGGGGCTCAGATCCTCGACTACCAGACGTTCAAGCTCGACCCTACCATCTCGGGGCAGGTCGAAACGAACGTGGATGATGTGGTGGCAGCGGATTACCGCTTCCGAGTGTTCAACCAGTTCCGGTTCTCCTTCCAGCCCGTTCGACGGGTGGTCTCTGTGGTGGGTGAGGTCTCGGGTGCCCTAAACTCCGTTGGGGGCTACGACCTCTACAAGACGGCCGATCCTCTTCTTGAGGGTGAGAGCACCATCTCCACAGACTACCTCTCGATCAATCAGGTTGGGGGTATTCCCTCCGGGGAGAGCCTCCTGGTCAACCATGAGGTTCACGTCCTCATTGGGTTCCAGGAGGAGCCTTTGGGGAGTATCGGGATCAACACGAAGACCATCAGGGTTTTCAACGAGGATCGTTCCATCGAGTATGACGGCCCGGACGCTACCCTCCCTGACTATGAGGTCATCGAGGGGACCCCAACCACTCCCGTCCGGATTGTCAGGACCTCCACCTCGGACATCTCGAACGGCTCAACAGTGTCCGTGGACTACTCGCATGACGAGAACTTCACGGTCACTTACGTTATCAACGACCTTCTCCAGCAGCTTCAGCGGACCATCGACTCCCGCAAGCACGCCACGGCTGACGTGGTTGCCAAGCAGGCTATCCAGAACTCCCTGGACATCGAAACCACGGTCCAGCTCCTCTCAGGAGCCACCAAGGACAAGGTTGACCCTGCCATCCGGTCTGGGCTGAGCCTGGAGACGAACAAGCGCCTCATCGGGCAAGGGATTGCCCAGTCCGACGCCATTCACGCTATCGACGCCACCGAGGGGGTGGACTACCAGGTCATCCCGTTGGCGAAGATGGCCTATGCCGATGGGTCCAGGAAGCTCCGGGAGAGCCTCACCTCGGCCTACAAGGATTTGCCCTCCTTGGGGATAGGCGGGAACCTGGCCTACATCCTGACCACTGGCCTACAGTCACCTACAACCGATGGGGGTGGGTTGGCAACTGAGCACAAGGGGGTCTTCCAGGATGATGAGCCCATGACCCTGAGCACAACGCTCCTCGGGGTGGCTACGCTGCCCAACCAGGCGTTCATCATTGGAGCCGCTGGGGCGGTCATTCCGGGCTACTCGGACCCCACCACGCTCATCTCCGAGGGCTTCGTGACCCCAGCCGACCAGCAAGCAGAGCTTCTCCGAAGGACGGCCAACCATGTCGTCATCTCCATCTCTGGGTCTGGTAGCCCCATCGACATCCCGACCAACCACATCTACGCCGTGTCCTATATCGTTCGAGGTGATTCTGGCTCCAAGGACATCTCCTCCTCTGGGGTGGAGTTCATTGAGCTGGGGAACTTCACGATCACTTTCAGGGAGGCGAAGTAAATGCCTAGGTTCGTCAAGGAGGTGGATCGCCTCAACTACACGATCCAGCAGTCTGGCAAGGAGTACAACATCCGCCTTGCCAACCGCTCCCAGGTCATCTTCACCAACTTGATGAACCTTCTCCCGTCGAACTACATCTCGACGGTCCAGGGGCCTAGCTACACGCTTGAGCTGAAAGCTGTGGCAGTTGAACTTGCCAAGCTGGAGCTTGCCCTAGAAGATGTTGAATTTGATAGTGATTTCAAGGGTACACGCTCTGACTTCATCTATAGCCTCATTGGCTACATGGTGTTCTTGAACGGCAAGCTGCCGTCCACCACGTTTGATGACCAGGAGTTCAAGACCTTCCTGTTGAACGTCATCCGGATCTACTTCCAGGGATCCGTCCCAGCCTCTATTCGAGAGGGAGTTCAGCTCTTCGTCTCTGGTACTGTTACAGTGACAGAGAACTTTCTCTTGGTCCGAGAGGGTGCTTCTGGCTACGACATCTCGGACCAGTTCGGTTTTCAAATCTCAATCGACAGCCTGGAGAACACGTTTCCTCCAGACATCTTCGCTGTTGACTCCAACATCCGTTTGATCCTCAACATCATTCGGCCCGCCCACACCTTGTTCACGATCAGGTACGTGTTTCGAGACAAGTACGAGCCGAACAAGGACCAGGGTGGCAGGGTTCTTGACGCTCTTCGTTGGAGGTTGTCGAACTACTACTACGAGGACTTCCGAGGGTACGTCCGTGGCCTGAAAGACAAGGACCGCCTCGGTGTGAAGACGAACCAGCCGGTCTCCGGCGAGGATCATTCGATGGATTTCTAGCTGGGGAACTACTTATCCCCAGCACCCCTACGGAGGAACCACTCATGCTCATCCAGGTCAGCGATATCACCGGTCCCAGGGCTCGGGCCACCATCACTCATGCTCGTGCCTACGACTATGACGAGAAGCGGGGCATCTGGCTCACGAAGGTCATTGACGAGCAGGAATCCCACAACATCGTCACGGATGCTGGCCGACGCAGGATCCACACCTACCTCTATGGTGTTGGGTCTCAGCGCTCTGGTCTCGGTGGCGGGCTCAACTACATCGCCCTCTCGAACGATGCCACGGCCCCAGCAGCGAACGACACTGTCCTCGCTGGGGAGATCCTGGAAGGGGTCGCAACAGCAGGTCTGGCTCGCTCTCTGGCAACCGTGACCCTGCCAACGGGCTCGGGAACCCAGACCGTGATTCAGAAGATTTTCACGTACACTGGCGTTCCAGGCCCTCAGGGAGTCCAGAAGACGGCCCTCTTTGATGATGCCACTACTGGTGCGATGGCTCATGAGATCCAGTTCGCCCCGAGGACTCTCTTCACCAACGACACCCTGACTGTCACGTTCGCCATCACCCTAGCGTGAGGGCACTTCTGGATGAATGGAGTGCTAAATGGGCGTAGCGACTTGCCAGTTCACACAAGGGAGTAGTGTAGGCGGGAGCGGGAAATCAGTTTTCGGCTTCCAGTCTGGCGTTTCCGTCACCATGACGGATGACGGTGGCCCAGGTGCGACCTCGTACCAGTGGGAACTCCTTTCGTGGCCTGCTCCACTCGCTGTCCCCCCAGTCATCACTGACGAAACCCTTCAGGTGGCGACCATCACGCCAACCCTGGATGGGGTCTACATCGTCAAGCTGACAAGGACCGAAGGTGCCACGGTCACCACCGACTACAAGTTCTTCGGGGTGGCTGACGAAGACGGACTGACTCTGCCCTCAGCGGGTCAGTCCGGGCACATGACCAACCAGACCACGGAGACACAGAAGACTGGGTGGGCTGGTAGGGCCAATGCCACTACGAACTTCCAACTCGATGCTTACCTCCGGTTCCTCAAGTCTCGGGTTGGAAGGTATGTAGGGCACACTCTAGTCATCCCGCACACTGGAACCCACACGACGGTTCAGGTCCAGGATGGGGTGAGTAAGCCCTTCCGGATCATCACGGCCTCGGGAGGCTCTGGGCTCTACACTGAGGAGCTGGTGATCCCAGCTACCGAGGGGCAGCGGATCCGCTATCTTGTGAGCCTCACAACGGGAGCGGGTGGGGTCAGGATGCTGAACGGGGTTGGTGGGTCCATAGTCCTGGACCTCCCGGCCCCTCCTTCGGGGACAGTCACCTATGAGGCTGAGTTCGTCTCCGATGGGACCAACTGGAACCTCTCCCGAAGCACGGTTGTTGGTCAGAAGTCTCAGTTTCGTAGCCGGGACATCGACTTCGTGGCTGGCCTCAAGACGACCGATCAGACGATCCCGACCCGAATAGGTTCCGCTCGGATCAACACCAGTGACTTCCCTGACAACACGGAGTTCCGCTTCGTTGTTCAGATTGAGGTCACTGTGGGCCGAAGAGCCTACATTCAGGTGTACGACCTGACCGGAGGGGACTACGTTGGCACGTCCCTGACTACGAACATCGAGACTCCAACTCAACTGGAGCAGGTCCTTTCACTCCCTTCTGGCACGAGGGACTATGAGGTCCTGCTCTGGCAAGGTTCCCCTGGTGGCCCCGCTGACAGGGTAACGTGTACCAGTGCCAAGATTGTAGCAAAGTGGGGCTGATATGGGCGGAACACTCAGAGGCAAGATTGACTGCTACAACAACTCGTTGAATCACTTCACGAACGCCCAAGAGGTCTTCAAGTGCCTCTACGACTTCCTGAAGTCTCACCCGAACATGACCGAGATCGCTCGGAACGGTGGGGGTGGAGGGTCGGCTGCAAGCGTTGATTTCTGGGATGGGTCCAACCCATTCAGGTACAACGCCTGGTACGTGTTCCGGATGAACGATGCCACCCTAGAGTCTGGGGCGGCTAACCCTACCGGGTACAGCGGCCCGAGGACCTTCCCTTGGTACATCTACGTCCAGTGGCTTCGTGGTGACTACACTCAGGACTGGAATGCCTCCCCGGCCACTCCATCTTACTTCGAGAACTACAACAATATCGCCTATTCGGGAGGGGTGGTAGGGGTCCAGTTCTGCATCCCTGTGGGTACAATAGCTGGAACGAGCGAGATGCCCTGGAACGGAGGCGGGACCTTTGGGGCAAACACCAAGGGGACTCCGGTTTGGAGGTCAACAGCGGGGACTCCCACAGGCTTCCAAGGCTCCTTCGTCTTCCCCAGGACAAACAACGTGGGTGGTTCCTTCGCTAGCTCCAGGCAGAGTTGCTCGAATGTCGTTTACTTCAACAACACTGGAACAACACCTGGTCGATGTCACTTCCTGGCCGATGATGACAGCCTGATCATTCTGACCAACGTCGGGGACAACGCCAACGACTGGACTCTCAACTACTTCGGGCTCTACAACGTTCGCCCTGGGATCACCATCAACTACCCGATGGTTCACATCCAAAGCGGGCTACCCCTTGGGGTAGCTAACACGACTTTTGGGCCAACAGGTGGGGCCTATCCAGGAGGTGGGTTCCCCGTGAATGCTGTTGCCACTGATGGTGTTCGTGGGCTGATTGTCTCCCGGTACGATGAGTTCTTCAATCAGTATTCCAGCCCGAACAAGATGTTTGCTTCGGAGCAGTACGATGAGTGGAAGATCCCTGTTGGGCTCTATGAGTACCCTAGCTACTATGGGTATGCTGGGGAGATAGACCTCCTGAGGGAGGTCTACAACTGGTCTCCGAATGATGCCAACATTGGACGCACAAGGCTGGCAATTGGAACGAACACCCCTCAGGGTGTCAAGCTGACGATCCCCTGGAATGGTTCGACGATCCCAAGGTCGAACTTCACCCGAGCTGGGATCACCTTCCCTTGAGAGGCTGACATGGGCGGAACACTCAGAGGCAAGATTGACTGCTACTCCAACTCGGGGTCCCAGTACACCAACCCTCAGGCGGTATTCAAGGGACTCTACGACTTCCTGAAGTCTCACCCGAACATGACCGAGATCGCTCGTCATGGTGGGAGTGGAGGGTCAGCCTCGAACATCAACTACTACGATGAGGCCAATCCGTTCAACCACCAAGCCTGGTACGTGTTCCGGATGAACGACGCCACGTTGGAGTCGGGGGCGGCTAACCCTACCGGGTACAGCGGCCCGAGGACCTTCCCTTGGTACATCTACGTCCAGTTCAGTCGAGGAGACGTGGGGCAGGACTGGAACGCCTCCCCAGCCAACCCTTCATACTATGAGGCTCAAACTGGAACCTACTGGAACGCAGGGATTGTGGGGGTTCAGTTCTGCATCCCAGTGGGGACGATAGCTGGAACGAGTGAGGCTCCTTGGAACGGTGGTGGAACCCTCGGGACGAACACCAAGGGTTCCCCAGTTTGGAGAACCACAGCAGGGACCCCTACAGGGTTCCAAGGGTCCTTTGTTTTCCCTCGGTCCAACAGTCCTGGAGGGTCCCACTCATCTGCTCGGCAAAACTGCTCCAATATCGTGAACATCAACGGATACGGGGGTCCAGTTAGGTACAGTTTCATTGCTGATGACGATAGTTTGGTCATCCTCACCAATGTAGGAGATGATGCCAACACCTGGACCATGAACTACTTTGGGTTGTACACTCCCAGGACCGGCCTGACCATCAACTACCCGATGGTCTACTTGCAGTGGACCCTCCCACTTGCGGTAGGGAACACGGTCTATGGGTCTACTGGAGGAGCCTACCCAGGAGGGGGGATCCCTCTGAATGCTGTTGCCACTGACGGTGTTCGCCAGGTGATCATCTCCCGGTATAATGAGTTCTTCAACCAGTATTCCAGCCCGAACAAGATGTTCGCCACCGAGAAGTACGATGAGTTCCGGATCCCGGTCATCGTGTATGAGTCCCCGACCTTCTTTGGGTATGCCGGTGACATCGACTTCATTCGAGAGGTCTACAACTGGTCCCCGAATGACATGACTACGGGAAGGCTACGGGCAGCTTGGGGGACCAACACTCCCTTTGGGATCAAGCTGACCACTCCTTGGAATGGGGTCACTTCCCCAAGGTCAACCTTCACCCGAGCCGGGGTCACCTTCCCGTGAGAGGTCGCTGATGTCCGGTACGATTCGAGGAAAGGTCGAGTGCTACTTCGGGTTCAGGAATACCCCTACGGGTACTGGGGCTGGGTACAGAGACATCGTCCAAGAGGTGTTCACTGCGATCTACAAATATTTCAAGGTCCATCCGAACATGACCGAGGTGGCTCGTCATGGGGGGATCGGTAGCACAGCTTCCTCAGTCAACTACTGGGACGAGTCTTTCCCCTTCACCAACAACGCCTGGTTCGTGTTCAAGATGAACACGGTCACCGAAAACCCTCTCTACATTGGGACCAGGACGTTCCCTTGGTACGTTCTAGTCCAGTGGAACCGAGATGACCAGGCCAGCTTTGGCTCTTCCCCAGGGAACCCAGGGAAGTGCGAAAACAACGCCAACTACAGCGGCAACAACAGCCGCATAGGCATTCAGTTTGCCATTGGCATCGGGGGGGATCAGAACCCCTGGAACGGCACGGGGACACTTGGTCAGAACGTGAAGGGTTCCCCTGTCTGGAAGACTCCAACCGGCGGGACTGGGGTTATCGTGTATCCTCGCTCGAACAACGTGGGTGGAGCCCATGTGACGAACAAGGAGAACACCAGCCACATTTTCTATCGTGATAGTGGGAACACAACCAGTCCAAGCAAGGTCCACATCATCATGGATGACGACAACTTCGTCTTCCTTGCAGATCCAACCTACATAGATCAGTGGTCTTTGTGCTACTTTGGTGTCTTCGTTCCACGGCCGGACCTGACTTTTGAATACCCCTACGTGATGCTCAACACCATCACGGGGTATCTGCCGATCCTGAGAGGCAATGTCTACGGGAGCACCAACGGACAGGGGTGGTGTAATGAGAGCCCAAACAACGGTGGTGGGATTCCAGCCCCTAATCCAGCCGTCAACGGGGTTAGGGGGCTTTTCATGGAGAGGTATCAACTCCTCTTCGACAGTTCATCTCCCTATGTGTTCATGAACCCCAACAAATACTTCGACACTCCAGTGTTTGACGAGTACCCGATCCCTATTGCCATGTATGAGTACCCCAACTGGTACGGGTATGCAGGGCAGATCGACTTCATCAAGGAGACTTCTGGGTCTGAGACCAGGTGTCGAACCACTGGGACAGGTACTCGCTACGTCGTTGGCGGTTCCACCAGTCTCACCAACGTCGTCAAGCTCTCTGTTCCCTGGCCTGCCAGCGTGAACCCAGGGATCGGCCTGACCCGAGAGGGAATCGTCTTCTAGGAGGAACCAGTCATGGCAGGTCAGGTCTACGGCAAGATTGAGTGTGTCTCGAACACCGGCAACAACAAGTACAACACCTACGAGGTGTTCAAGGGGCTCTACGACTTCCTCATGTACCTTGAGACCCAGGGGGTTGTGACCCTTCGGGCTCGGTATGCTGGGATTGGAGCAGCCTCAGCAGCCTCAGTGGCCTACTGGGACCAGGCGAATCCCTTCACCCACAACGCTTGGGCCTTGTTCGAGTGGAGGACCGGTTCGACAACTCCGTCGAATCCGAGCTATGCCGGGACCAGGAATGAGCCGTTCTACATTCTCATCCAGTTTGCCACTTCCCCAGATGGATGGTTCTCCCAATCGGGCACCCCAGCGGCCCCGTCTTTGATTTTGGGTGTCAATGGGCCTGATGGGGGTCAATCTGGAGCTGTAGCCCTCTCAATGGCCGTTGGCATTGGAGGGGACCAGATGCCCTGGAACGGCACGCTGGGGACCTATGGGGACTCAGGGTCGTTCGGGAACCAAGCCAAGGGAAACCCGGTCTGGAAGGTCCCTACCGGCGGGACCGGCCTCTATGTCTTCCCTCGAAGCAACAACTCCGGAGGGTCCCATAACACCTCCAAGCAGAACATGAACTACGTGTTCTTCAATCAGTGGACCCCGAACATTCCAGTTAGATACCACTTCATTGCCGACCACGATGGTCTACTCATTCTGAATGACGACGCCAATGACGTGAACTACCACTACCTGTACTCGGGGGTCTACAAGCTGAGAGATGGTCTAACTGACCAGGATCCCTACCTCATGATGGGTGGCAGGACTGTGATTGCCCCAGATTCAGGAACGTACTTCGGGGATACATTGGGAACCAATGGCACCAACGGTGGTATTGCCTTCAAACGTGATGGGGTTTGTGATGTTCGGTTGGTAGGCACCTCCCTTCTTCAGGAAGTTCTTGGGTGGTCAACCAACTACACTCAACCGAATCGACTTTTTGCCTCAAGTACCTACGATGAGATGCCATACCTCATTCAACCGTATGAATACTATGCTGGATTTGCGGGGAGCATCGAGTTCTTCCGCATCGTCCAGAACGTAGCCAACTTGGAGAGGAACACGGCGGGCAACAAGCTCATCATCGGGACCCCAACTGTATCGGCTCTCAAGTTCATTGTCCCGTGGAACTCTGCTGTGGTCCCCCTCTCTGGGACGACTCGGGTGGGGACAACCGGGGCATTCCCCTGATCGTCTTCTAGGAGGTCTAGTTCATGTCGGGGCAAGCCTACGGAAAGCTCGAATGTGTCTCCCTGTATACAGGGAACAACGTCTATCAGAACGCCCAGGAGTTCTTCAAGGGCCTCTACGACTTCCTCATGTACCTTGAGACTCAAGGAGTTGTGACCCTTCGGGCTCGGTATGCTGGTTCTGGGGCGGCTTCGGCGGCAGCCGTTGGCTACTGGGATGAGAGTGGCCCCTTCACCTCGAACGCTTGGTACTTGTTTGAGTGGCGTACTGCCTCTACAACCCCAGCAAACCCCAGCTATGCTGGACCTCGAAACGAGCCGTTCTACGTTTTGGTCCAGTGGGTTCAGTACAACAACACCTGGAGCCTTGGGAACTCCAACCCTGGACTGTGTATTGGTCAGGCCAACAACAACCAGTACGAACACTGGGTAGCGATCCAGATGGGGGTTGGCATCGGAGGGGACCAGATGCCCTGGAACGGCACGCTGGGGACCTACGGGGACTCAGGATCGTTCGGGAGCCAGGCCAAGGGAAACCCGGTCTGGAAGGTCCCTACAGGAGGAACGGGCCTCTACGTCTTCCCCAGAAGCAACAACCTTGGGGGCACCCACTACACTTCCAAGCAGAACATGAACCTGGTGTTCACGACAGCCTACACGGCCACCCCAACCAGGTATCACTACCTCGCAGACCACGATGGCCTCTTGCTCTTGGTGGATGACGCAAACAACATCAACTACCATTTCTGCTACACAGGGGCCTACAAGCGTCGAGACAACCTGACGACCCAGGACCCTTACTGCATGATGGGTGGCCTGACAACCTCTATGCAGGGGTCCGGTGTGTACTTTGGAGGTGCTTCCGGCACTTCCACCGATAACGGGGGCATAGCCTTCAACACCTATGGCTCTTACGAGGTTCGTAACATGAAAACCTCGTACCTTGATGAGTTCATGGGGTACAGCGGCAACCAGATGCAGCCGAATAGGCTTTTCTCCCCACCCACCTATGATGACATGCCTTGTCTCATTGGGGTTGGTGAATACTACGACGGGTTTGCCGGGGAGATTGACTTCTTCCGGGTGGTCCAGAACAGTGCCAACCTTCAGTTCAACCTGGACAAGAGCAAGCTCATCATCGGGACGCCCACGGTCACGAACTACAAGCTGCTGGTGCCCTGGATCTCTTCGGTGAATCCGCTCTCTGGGACGTATCGACTTGGAGTCACAGGGGCCTGTGGTTGAGGTGATCCATGACGGTCGCAACTGACGGACAATGTGTCACAACCAGGTGGTACACTGATGCTGTAAGGGTGGATGCCAAGTACCCGGCGGACCCTCCTGCTGCAAACACCGGGTTCAACACATCCATGGTTGATAGGGTGGTCCCTACTTTCGCTCAGGACTTGAGGGCTCTCAACACGTTCTTCAACGTCTTGATGACCCTTCGACAGGTTGGGACCTCCCACCATGACGGTGCTTTTGTGGTTGAGGAGTTCTGCGACCGTACTGTGTCGAGGATCGGTGTGCAGCATCCCATGAGAACCATCGGAACTGCCTACGCTTCTGGCTCTGGATACATCACCTACGTCAAGAAGAGGGCCAGAGATTCCGGGGCTCCAGGGGTTGTCTACGTCACTTGGGTCACGAACGTCATCACTCAACCCTACCCGTTCACGCCTCCATACGGTGGCCCTCTTGTGGACACCATCATTGCAGAACTGTGGCAGGTGTGAGGTGACCAATGTCTTACGGCAGTAGCCCCTTCGGTACGACACCCTTTGGTGGGCTGTCCCTTGAGTCCGGGGGCGTCTCCATCACGTCGGCCACCCCGGCCATTGATGGGACGGGTGCGCCGGTCAACACCCCTGTCCAGGTCGTCCTCCACAGCATCTCCGAGTTCGAGGCGTACACTCTCCAGTTCTTCCTGAACGGAATCCAGGTCATCCAGGATGCCTCGTTCCTGTCCCCGTTCTCTGGGACAGTCATCAACGAGGGGCAAGACCTCACCATCAACGTAACTGGGCACCCAGACTTCGCTGACGGGAACACCGTACAGGTGGACATCTCCGTCATGACTCTGGCTGAGGAAACTGCGAATCTCAGCTACGTCTTCCACACTGGTGGGGCAGTCTTCGACGGGGCTGAGAACTTCTCCATCGGGGAGGACCTTCGGTTCGGTCAGCACGCTAGGGTGGAGGAGGCCCTGGTTGTCGAAGAGGGGATCTCCCCCTTCATCGCCAACGCAACTGAAACCCTCACCCAGACCGTCCAGACCTCGTTTGACTTCAATGTCACGTTCCAGGTCGAAACCGTCCTACACCTCTTCGAGAGCCTTCAGATCGGCTCTCTTCGGTTCTACAGCATCAACGAAACCACGGTTGGCGTAGAGTTCCCAGAGGTAATGGATATCGAGGGGGTCTCGGACCCTATTGCTTACCTCATCACGCCAAGGGAATCGAGAGCTTTTCCGACCCTCATCAGTTCAGCCATCCCCGTCCAGGATGTCTTTCAGGAGGGATCCTCTGGACAAGTGGTGCCCCCCGAGACGTTCGACTCCAGCAGGGCCGCTCGTTCTTTCGTCTTTGACACAGTAACCGGGTCGTTCACCCCTAAGAATATCGGGGACTACTTCTACATCGAGGGGGTGATGTTCAACTCCTCGATGCCCTACAGGATTCTTTCCTACTCTGGGTCCAAGGTGGTCCTGGACCGAGAGGTTCCCTACACAGGGCCAGACAACGGGACCTACATTCCCCCTGGCTCTTCATGGTCCCCAGGTACTTTTGTGCCTGGGACAGGCACCCTGAAGTGGTCTCACCGGGATGGGGCACGAGGGGCCATCCTGAAGGTCACTGAGACCTCTCTGGGTAGAACCTACTTCGGGCAAGTCTTCTTGCTGACTAAGAAGGCTTCTCACACCCCCTACTCAGGAGGGGTCGAGTTCGTTGCCTTTGGGTCGAAGCCCAAGGTGGTGACCGCCTTCACCGTAGTGGATGATGGTTCGGTCATCGTGTCCTTTGACAAGGACATGCGGGTTGACCCGGATCTTCTCAACCCGAGTGAGTACCTTCTCCTCGGGCCAACCTCGGAACCCGTCAGGATTCGTGAGGTTCGGGCTATCGACCCCAAGACAGTCGTTCTCTTCACTTCTGGGATGGGTGAGGGGCTCCAATACCTTACGGTCAACGCCCTTGGGACTCCCAAGGATGAGGCTGGAAACCCTGTTGATCCCTCCTTCAACCAGCACACCTTCGTCGGTACGGTCCCCCTTCTTACCAGGTCTCTCTTCACTGACCGGGGACCAATCTCGAAACCTGCCCTGGACATTCAGACTGGGACCGGAGGGGCGATTCAGACGGCCCCCTCTTTGCACTTCGGGAACCTGACCCTGAGCGAGGTGGTCCTTCCTGGTGGTTCGTTCACCTCAAGCCACGTTGGTCTGTACCTGGAGCTAAGTGGGTCCACCGTGAATGGGGGCTCCTATCGGGTGGTTGGTGTGGTCAACCAGACCCGGCTCAAGCTCCAGGCCAGCTTCCACCTCCCGGACCCTGCCAACGGTGCCCTTTCTTGGCGCCTGTACGACCCTAGGACAGGGGAGATTGCGGACAGCCCCTCCGATGTCACGGTCAAGATTGACGGCCATCGTGTAGCCGTCCAGGCCGTTGTGGGGCTGCTTGGGCAGGTGATCCTGGACTCCCCCCCTGCCCCCGAAGCCGATGTGAAGATCGACTACTCCTGGATCCCGGACCCGACTGTTGAGGTCCGGAAGCTCAACTCCAAGGAGTTCAGGCTCAACAACTGGCTCAACAATGTGGGCGGTCAGTCTACATCTCAGCACACCTACCGATACCGGAACGTGCTGGTCTCCCCAGCTTCCTTCCAGACTGAGGGCATCCTCGCCAACCAGGCCCAACCACTGCTTCGGGAACTCCACTACCGAGCTTTTGAGCGGGCCTACTCGGTTGCTCTGAACGACCCCAACCTCTTTGTCCTGAATACCCCGATCCATCGGATCGGGTACCCTCCTCTTTCGAGGCAGGTGGAGGAGGTATCCGTCTCCTATTCAGCGGACACCCTTCCTGAGGTGGACCCGGTTGCCCCTTGGGTTCGTAGGGGGACTGGGACGGCTGTTGCTGTTGAGGGGGCTCTCCTGGTCGAGAAGACCTCCTCTGGTCCATTCCCTACAGGGGAGCCTCTATTCTGGACACGGGAGGTAGACCTCACCTTCCCCTGTGTCTACGCTGCAACCTGGCGCCTCAAGATCAACTCCACGACACCAGATGGGGTCTACACGGGCATCTCTGTAGGCTGGTCTGACACCAACCGAGTGGTTGTTCTGGGCTACCTCATCGAGAATGGGGTGCGGAAGATCGGGTTCCTCAAGAATGGATTCGGGAACCGTCAAGCTAGCCTAGAAGCCTGGACGGGTGGGGTAGACTCCAACGGCAACCCCACCCAGCTACCGTTCGACTTTGACTGGTCTGTTCTCCACTCCTACCGGTTCTTCCGGGACCGAGATGGGGTGACCCGTTTCTACGTGGATGGGGAGGTGGTTGAGAGCCTTCGGATCACGGAAGAGGAGCTTCCTTTCCTTGAGGAGCTGGATGACCCCTTCAATGAAGTCCAGAATGCCTACTTTGGGTCACTGAGCCGGGAGGCTCAGAACTTGAGCACTTGGGACTTCGTTCGGTACGTTGTCCTTCCAGTCAACCCCGAACAGAGCGCACCCTCGATCTTCGTGTCCTACGAGGGTGACATCTACCCGGAGACGGCCCTGACCCCCTGGACCCCTGTCGGGTACCATGGGAACGAGTCCCTTTCCAACGGGCTACTTCTTCTTGACTCCACTTCGGCAACGGATGCCTCGACCTCAAGTGCCGTCGGTCTCATGGGTGGGGACTTCCGGGGCTTCACCAGGATCGAGCCTCTTCTGGGAGCCTCTTCTGATGTGACCCTCGACCTTGGGGTTAGCCTTCGCACCTACACTCATGGGGTCTCGGCCAACTCAGTCATGGCGGCCATCGACGATGGGACTCGTCTGGTCCAGCTATGCTTCTTCCCCTCGAAGCCTCAACCAAAGCTCAGCTACCCTGGGAGATCGCTTCCACAGGATGCAACTCCGAACCCCTGGTCCTCCCACGGGACGGCCCCTGCAACGATGGTTGGGAGGATCCTACGCATCGAGGACACCACAGTCGTTGATGGTCGGGTCTTCTCCATCAACGACCTGGCACCCATGGGTTCGGACGAGCGAATCCTTGAGGAGAGCCTGGACTGGTACGCTGAGGCCAAGTTCCAGGTCGTCTCATACACGCCTGACGGGTCCCCCGACAACAACTTCTGTGGGGCCACTCTGGATGTCTTCGATGGGACCCACACCCTTGGGATCATGACCCGAGTGGACCCCACCACGGGGGAACTTCAGATAGCATTCCACTCAGACGGTCAGATCAGACCCGTTTTGACGGCCCTGATCAAGTTCAACTGGTTCGATGGGAAGGCCCACATCTACCGTTTGGTGAAGAATACCAGCGGAGACCTCGTGAGCTTGTTCATCGACAACAAGTTCATGGGATCCATTGCCTACTCCTTGTTCGATACAGCGAACGGGGACCCGACCTACTCCTTTGGGTCCTCCACGTTGACCAGCAGGGTGGCTCGCTCGGTTGTGGAGTGGCACTACGCCAACGTCTGGCGAGCACAACCGGCTTCTGGGGTTCAGCACTACCTTGGGATCTGGAAGGGTTCGGACCCGAACTCTCTTCTGGGTTATCACTTGCCGATCCGGATTCAGGGGAACGGAGCAACAGCAGGCAACCAGCTCACGGATGCAGCAGCCGACTTCGTAGCGGCTGGGGTTCAGGTTGGGGACGACCTGATCATCGACTATGGGGTCAACCGAGGAGTCTACTCGATTGCCTCAAGGTCTGGGGGCACGCTCACCATCACTGGGTCCTTCCCTCAGCCTGGGTCCCTGACTCAGGGGTACCGGATCCCTGCTCAGACTGATTGGCGGTCTTCAAGTCCGATGGCCTTGAAGGCAAGCGGTGGGGGCCTAGCGGTTGCAAACTACCTGACGGACAACACCAAGGACTTCGTTGCTCTTGGTGTTCAGCCTGGTGACAGCATAGTGATCGAGGTTGGTCCAAACCAGGGGTCGTTCCCGATTGTCTCTGTGGATACAACCACACTCACGATTGCGGCCACTTTCCTAACAGTCCCTACTTGGTCTTTCTACAAGATATCGGCTGAAGGGGGTGGGACAACTCACAAGTTCCGGCTGGTCCGGGACCCAGCAGGGTTTGTGGCCCTCTTCCAGGATGCGATCCCCGAGCCACTTCTTCAGGTGGACTACAGCGAGGTCAATCTTCCTCACAGCTCGGTGGGACTGCCCTACACGATCAACCGTGGGCTGCCCTCTGTCTCATGGGGGGCCTTTGACCCTGAGAACCTCTCCCAGACCGCTTGGGACTTCGTCAGGTACGGGGTCACTCGTTCTCCAAGTGAGCTGAAGATTGCTCCGCACCATCAGTTCTTGAATCAGCGGAACGTCATGTCCTCCCCCGAGCACTTGTTCGGGAAAGTGAAGCACAACCACACCCAGTACACCTCCTCTTCTACAGGTGTGCCCTATCCGTGGGAGGAATACTCCAGCAGCCCTGACATTGTAGCGTTTACCAGGCTCAACGAGGGTACCCCCCTTGTCCCTCAAACGCAGACCTATGAGGTCCGTCGCCCCAGGCCACAGGTTACGTTCCTATCGACGCTCAACAACCCCTCGGATGTCTTGAACACAGAGGGTTTCCAGTTGAATGACGCCTCCACTGAGGTGAAGATCGTTGTTCCAGACAACGTTCTCTACAACAGCCTACAGGTTCTTGAGCAGAAGTCTGGGGAGCCTGACCTGGTGGCGCCATTCTCCGATGAAAGCGGCCTAGTTCGGATCGGGAAGCTATCCTGGCAGAAGACGGTGTGTGCCGTCTATGAGGGGGACGTGCTTCCCGAGCAGGACCCTGGCTACGGGACCCCATGGGTTCTGGCTTCGGAGATCGAATCCGAGGTGACTACCACGGTTGCTGGAGGGGTTCTCACCTATGGGGTGGCTCCTGGCTCCACGACACGGACGGTCTACAGGAACGCAACCCCCATCACGGACCCCAAGGGCCTCTCGACCAGGGTGGACTTCCGGCTTCGGCTCTTGAGTGACTCAACGCTCGGGACTGGGGACTCAGGGGTTCGCTTCGGGTTCAGTGCCCTTGGCATGACAGCGGCCCTGGCGTTCGTTTCTACGCCTTATGGCGAGCGAGAGGTGCGGCTGGTTGACTTGAACTCAAACGCTGTCCTGGGGTCAATCTCGTTCGACTACCTTGACGGTGATTTTCATGTCTATCGCCTGGTCAAGAATGTGGACGAGGGGGTCGTTGACTTCCTGATCGACCCATGACGGAGCCCAATGTCCTACGGTAGCAAGCCATTCGGAATGACGCCCTACGGGGGCGGAATTGCGCTCTTCCAACTGGTCGATGCCACAGCGATCAACCCGTACACCCTCGCCCTGACCTTCTCGGAGGAGCCCAACCTTGACTCTCCGGATACCAAGGACCCCTCCAACTACTACATCGAGCGGGTCCTTGGTGAGTCCACGGTCCTTCCAGTCAAGAAGATCGTACCAGACCCGAATCCACTGTCCCTACGCCTCATCACGAGCGAGCAGTTCTACACACTATATCGTGTCCGGGTCAACGAGGTTGTTGAGAGCATCTTTGGATCTACACTCAACCCCCTTGTAAGCTCCAAGGAGTTCACTGGTTTCCCTCAGGTTGGGCGCCTTCGGGCTCAAGCAGTCCGGCCGGACGGGGTTCTCATCGTCTTCAACCAGGAGATGATCGGAGACGAGAACTTCCTCTCGCCTCTGAGCTATGCTGTTTTGGACCCGGACGGGGTTCCAGTGGAGGTCACGGAGGTTCAGCCGAACCTCATGGTGAACCCAACTCGGGTTACCCTTCAGCTTGCATCCCCCTTGGTCGCTGGGATTGCTTACTCCCTCACTGTCTCGGACAAGGTGCTTACGACCTTCGAGATGACAGTGGTCCCGGCCACCTCGAAGATTACCTGGTACAATCCTCAGCGTACTGCCAGGATTTCACTAGCCAAGTTCACGGGGGAAGTTCAGGCTCAACCCCCGGACCCCAACCGAACCGCCTCGGAAGTCTTCCGTCTTGAGGAGTCCCTTGCGGTAGAGCTGGTTCCGTACCGGATTGAACCAACGGTCATATTCGATGCGTTCCAAGAGATTCTGAGCTTCACAGAGTCCCTTGTTGTAACCAGCGGAACACGATTTACCGAGTCTCTTCAGGCCGTCACGGTGTCTGAGAGCTTCGGCCTTGATGAGTTCGCCAACTTCACCAAGAGGGTTGACACCAGATCCTCGGTGGAGTTGAGCCTGTCTGATCGAGTGTACCTGTCCGAGGCCCTTGAGATCCTACCAAGGCTTGAGAGCCAGACTGAAGCTGTGGACGCAGGTTTGGGGGACCTGTTCGGAAACCCACAGGGACTTGTATTTTTCAGCCCGTCCCTCATTCCAGGTGGATCCCCGAACTCGATCCTTCAGGTAGACAGGGTCAAGACCTGTACCGAGGCACACGACACCTACAGGTTCCCACAGCCAGCCGACCCAAAGCCCCTCTATACGCATGGGGGTGGTATTGTTGCCACCCCCTCTCCGTCCTCAACCCTGAACAACGCCTCTCTCTTCGTCGAGTTCTATCGTCTAGGAGAGGCAAAGTTCAACCTTACCAATCGTCCTCAAGAAACTGTCCCCTTGTTTGGGGACATCATTGCTGGGTTGACGCTCCGTGAGGAGGACCCGACAAGGACGGCGAAGCTGAACAGCCCTGGTTGGCTCATGTTCAAGAGCCCGATGCCACCGGTCGGGGACTTTATCCCTTTGGATGACCACACTTCCAGAGGTTGGCCTCAGTTTGATGCCTCAGCGGCGACGCCCTATCCGTTCATCACCGTGAACAACCTGTCTCCGTTGCCCGATCCCGTGGTAGAGCCAACTCAACACTTCGTCAGCCCGATGGAGGTCCTCGGATTGGTCGAAGAGGTCCACCCGGATCGGAGCGTCCTGGTAGGTGTGGATGAGACGGTGACCCGACAAGACGACTTCGACCTTGTACCTGGGTCAACGGTGGTTCAGGTCAACTTGGTCGAGTCGATGACCCATTCGGAAGCACTGACTTCAAGCATTGGCATACGGCTCTTTGAGTCGATCACCTTGTCCGAGGGCTTGTCCCTGACTTCGTAACGGACCTTGGTGGTTTTTCTTATAGCTCTGGCCGTTTGAAGCTCGGAGCCCTCTCTGAGGGTGGGCTAGACGAACAGACCGGAGCAGATGAACATGCAGCTCAAAGAAGCGTTTGCACGAGTGGGGTCAGCAGTCTTCGGAGCCCTACGGCCCAAGTACGAAGAGCGGGTTGGCTGCATCGTCCGTGGAGACGTGTTCATGACGCTCCGGGATGGGCAGTCTGGAGAAATCCAGGCCAAGCGGGAGCACAGGAACCTCATCGTCAAGGATGCCAGCATCCTGGTTGCCCGCCTCATGAAGGACAACCAGGAGCCAGCCAAGAGCGTCTTCGTTCTGGCGATGGGTACAGGGGACTCTGGGTGGAACCCTCTATCCCCTCCGGCTCCTACGAACACTCAGCGGGCGCTCTACTCGGAGCTGACTCGGAAGACCTTTTCCCAGACCCAGTTCATTGACGCTGGAGGCATTCCTACGGCGATTCCAACCAACGTGGTGGACTACACGACGATCTTTACCGAGTCTGAGGCGGTTGGGCCACTGGTGGAGATGGGATTGCTTGGAGGGTACATCTCAACGAACCTTTCGGTTCGGAACCCGGTGACGCCCCCCAACGGACCCTATGATCCTCTGGTTGACCTCCGGGAGAGGGAGACCATGGTGAACTACCTCACTTTCCCGGTGATCAACAAACCTGCCACTTCTACGCTGGAAATCGTCTGGCGCCTCACCTTCTGATTGAGGAGATCACGAGATGCCTTCAGGTGGGAACGGACGAAACTTTGGACCGGCAGTCAGTGGCTACCTACTTCCAGATGGAAGGGCCTTTGAGACAACGGTCTTTCAAGCTGGTAAGCCAGTCTTGGACAAGGAACTCAACCTTGCCCAAGACATAGACAGTGGGTACGCTCTTGACCTAGCAAGGTCGATTGCTCCTTCTGGGTGGCTCACCGACGTACACATCAACTCCTCAGACCCTATGGGTGGGTCTGGGTCGATCTTCATCCCGAGCCCTATCGCAAACACGTTGCTCCTTGCGAACAACCTGAAGGCTCTGGTGAATGGCTGGCCCGTCTTGGTGGCTTACACCGGGAATGCCAGCTCCAATCAGTTGACGCTTCCCGTTGGCCCAACAGGGAACGGGGCCAAGCGAACGGACCTGGTCATTCTGGAGGTCTGGCGTAGGCTCATTGGCCCCTCTACTGGGGATGGGAAGAGCCCTACCGGTCGTATTTGGAGGAACGGCAACGTCGGGGTGTCCTCTGTCGATGATGCCACCCTGAACTATCAGGACCAGATGCTCGACTCCGTAGTTGGGGCCGAGACCACCAAGAGGGTCCAGATTCAGTACCGTCTTCGGGTCATTGCTGGAGTGGACCTCTTTGGCTACCCCTACGGGATTGATGACCCTGTTGTGGTGGCACATTCGGTCCCAGCCTCCTCCTCTGCACCAGATGGAGTGGCCTCGACCTTCGTCTACTACAACCAGAGTGCCTATGGAGACCCTGGTCTATGGGTGGCTGGGGACGGTATTCCAAGCAATGCCCTTGGTACTGTGGATGGTTACATGTATGCCATCCCACTGTGCGCAGTATTCAGGCGGAATACGACATCCTTCAAGAAGAACCTGAATCATAACGGGGGAGTGGTCTCTCCTGGACCGTCAGATCGTCCAGATGGCCTTCTCAGCGACATCTTTGTTGGCACTGACTTGGCGGATCTTCGCCAGGCAGTCTCCACCAGCGGGTGGGACTATCGAGAGGTCCTTGAGAAGAACTTTGGGATTCTACTTGACAATAAGTTGAAGACCGAGTGGGGGACAACTCCGAATGGCGGAGGGATCTCTGGGCACACCTACCTTTGGGCGGATGAGGTTGGGACCCTTCCTGGGGACGGGACCATCACAGGGGACACCCCTGGGGCTGAGTTCATCGGTCAGTTCGACTGTACCCGTAGGTTCTTCACCGACCGGCCCAACTATGAGGTCATGACGTTCAAGATCACTCCTGGTGATCCCAACGTCTCGACTCCGACTTGGCAGGTTGGGACCCAGGTGACGATCAGCCCCTCCCTGATCTCCCAGTACCCGTTCCCTGCAACCATCGGGTTCCTGACAAGGGCGCCTTCTGGGACACGGATCATCGACATCCTTCGGGCAAGGATTCAAGGACCACTGGGGACCCAGAAGGGTCTCGACATTGGGTTCTCCGCCTTGGGGAATACCTCAGTGGTCCCCTTCCCTGTCACCAACATCCAGGGGCTTTGCAGCTATCCTCCGGGGAACATCGTCATCACGCTGGGGATCCCGCCAGACTCAGCAACCACAGAGCCGATGTACATCGACCTCTTGATTGCCTACCCGCCAGGTCAGGGTTTGGCGAAGACACCAACGAACGACTACGATAGTGCCTCTTTCTCGATCAACAACCCCTCGGCGTTGTCGGCTTCTGCCCCGATATCTTACGCTGCCATCGACACCCAGGTTCTCGACTACACCCATCGTCAGGTTCAGCTCCAGTATCGGACAAGCCAACTGACGTTCACTACCACGGCTGAGTCCACCAATCCGATGGACCAGCTCATCTTGCCGGAACGAGTGAAGACTCTGGTTGAGGTAAGGGTCAACAGTACCCCTGATCCGGGGGCACTCTTGGTGGGGGATGACCGTCGGAAGGTCCAGCTCAGCTCTGCTGCAACTCCGTTCGATGTGATTGAGGTAGACTACGAGGCCCTTCGCCCTATCCCCCAGTCTACGTCGATGGTTACCCCTGGGGTGCAGTTCACGATCTACTATGAGACCAGGGCGCCCCAGACGATTCGAGGGACTATCCTTGGAACGGAGCTGGCCCTGATCCCGAGGTGGATTTCCCCTAACCTGTACTCCATCACGACTGGGTCTGGGTCTCAGGGGGAGGGCTACCCCTACCCCCAAGCCTACGTTCAGACCGGCGGCATCATCAAGAGCGTGGGTACCTTCGGTGGGGAGTACGAGCTTGACGGCTCGGAGAACATCTACGTAGCTGAGTTCAACGCTTCGACGGGCTTCCTGAAGGTACCGACCTACATCCCTTACGTCCCTGACTCGGAGTCGGTGTCCTTCACCCGGAGCCTGAGCGATGCTGACATCGAGGACCGAACCTACTTCCCGACCTTCTCTGCTGGGTACAAGCCCAATGCCTTCGGGCCACCACTCTCGGATGCTCGTGTCCACAAGGTCATCCTACCGACCTTGATGGAGACCGCCTCGGACACGACCCTGGGGAGGAAGGGGACGCTCCTTCTTGTGAACTTCGTTCGATGGGCGGAGTTTGATGCGGAGAACAGCATCAAGGTCCTCGACACCGACAACACGACCATTGCGAGTGTCTACCGGGTTTCCGGGAACCTCCTCAACCGGAGAAGCTGAGAGATGCCGTCCAACAAGTCACCCTCTTTCGTCAATCCTGGACCTGGAAAGCTCTCAGCCGGTCAGGTTCCAGCTTCGGCGCTATCCTTCCCGGTAGGGGGTGCTGGCGACCTTGAGGCCCACATCAACGACCCCGTGGATGCCCACATGTCTTGGGCGGTTGGCATCCCCGAGGTCAACCCGAATACGGGGCAGGCTCTCTTGGCTTCGGCTGGTGGACCCTATGACGGGGAGAGCGTCATGGACGCCCTCACGGCCCTGTCTGACCTCCTCCCAGTGAAGCCAGACAAGATCGGCTACGACTCGGGAGCCATCCCGAACTCCGGCCTCACCAACTGGACGCCAGCCTTGACGGTGGGTGGATCGGCCATCCGTGGAGGGTTCAAGTCTGGGACAGCCGCTATCGTGACGAAGTACCTGACCCCTGTCGGGAGCATCGGCACTCAGACTATTGGGGGAATGGTCTTCCCGGCCGACCGAGGGGTCCTTGCTGTCTACCGAACGACCAACAGCGACTTCTTCAACCCGGCAGAGACCACCTTGATCTCGGCCCTTTGGTTGGGGTCAAGTGCTTCGGCTCCAGCGGGGGTCGCAAGTGCCAACTTCATTGAGGCCACCAGGTCCTCTGGGCAGACTAACTACACCCCCTCCGGGTCAGGGCTTGATGCCATCACCCTGATCGACAGGCTCCCCTACCAAAACAGCTACCCAGGCGGGCAGTACACAGCCTTCGGGTCCAACTTCTATGCCTACCAGCTTGGGAAGTATCGCTTCCCAGTGTCTATCACGGCTGGGAACTCTGGGAGCTACCTCCTGGTTCACTGGAAGGAGACCTACGCCACAACGCTTGCCTCCATCCAGCCTGCAAGCCTCACAGCGGGGAATCTGGTCACTTCCAAGTGTTACTCGGCAGTCCCCTCGGATGCAGCCGCCTACGACAATGTGATCAGGGCCAACGTGTTTACCGACACATTGAGTGGGTCTGGGCCTACTGGTGCCACCCTCACCACGTCCCCTGCTGGGACCACTACCACGATGAATCTCTCCGGGATCGCCTACTACAACAGTACGGCATTCCAGGTGAACTTGCTGTCCACAGCAGCCAACGTCTTCAGCAACTCGTTCCTCACCAACACGTCCCCTTCAGTCTCGGTTCCCCTTGAGTATGTGTCGGCCCTCCCCGTGGTCCAGGCCATCATGTCCAACTTCAATGGGACTACCTGGACTTACCCATTGTTTGATGGGTCCAACGTCTCCGACAACTCTGGGGGGACCCCGTTCTCCCTCTCCAACCCTCCGGACCCGGCCTCTGTTGCCCGACTCTCCAATGCAACTCAAGCAGCCCTCACGGTGGTCAGCCCGCTTCCGAAGCCGGTTTACCCCAACGCTCAGGTGACGGTTCGTTGGAGGGGTTCATTCAGTTCTGCTGTGGATGTGACCAGCACTGAGCGATACCTTGTCAACCCTGCCTACAACGAGGCCACCCTCACCACCGAGGTGAAAGAGTCCTTCGTCAGTGAGTCATATCGCTACATCAGCAGCTACAACGCTCCACTGGGGAGTGCTCCGATCCAGCCAGCGGGTGGAAACGTCTTTGACTCGGCTGGGGCCATAGCTTCAGGGGCTCTTCAAGTGTACTCTGGTCGTCTGGTCTACCCGACCACCAACTTCTCGGCCTCCCAGTACAAGCCAACGCAAGCCGGAAGGGACTACTCTGCAATCTATGGGGCTGATGCGGCCAACACGAAGCGTCGGTACGTTCGTGCGTTCAATACGGGGATCTCAAGGAACAGTGGGAAGATCCTGCTCACCGGACTTTCAGCAGCCGCCTTCAATGCTGCCAACACTCCGGACCCCAATGAAATCACGGACCACACGGGCGGGGCTGTAGTCCAGATCAAGATCCCTGGGGTTACCGGGTGGCTCGACCTTGGCCGGTCTGACGGAACTCCGGACAACGACAAGACCCAGGACTTTCGTGGGTGTAAGGTTGGAGTGGTTGAGGCTGGGGGGGTCACAACGGTCACCTACAGCACAGGCGGGTCGATGACTGCTCCGAACTCAGAGGGCAAGTACCTCTTGTTCGTTCGGGTTACACTCATCAAGAACGGCACAGGGGAGAGCCTGACTCTCCAGGGGATCGATTGGGCGGCACCTACGTGATCGGCCTCTTCGCATTGTTCCCGGAACCTTTTATGGCTACGGCCTAACGCAAGGACGCAAGGACCGCATGGCTACTTCCCACACCTCGACCGGGGCAACTTACTCGAACCTGACTCGCCGTGAGCTGGAGCAGCTTCGCAAGGCTGACTTCTTTGCTGGCGGGAAGGCTCTGACCGTTGGTGACGAGTCGAACGCTGGTTCGATCAACGATGAGAGGTTCTACTCCGGGCCAGCAGTTTTCCTGGACGACGTGTGGGCTATCCGCCCACCCACGACTCCCGTACCGTTCCTCCTCTCTTCCACTCAGCCGAGCAGTTTCGTAGCCGAGTCGGTCAGGTGGTACGGCCCCAAGTTCATCACCAGCGGGTCTACTGGTATTGCCATCGGAACCTTGGAACTCCAGGACTCCAGCATTGATACTGACTTCAGTCTGGTTCAGAGTGGGGACCTTCTTCTCATCAAGAGCCGTCTGGATGGGAGTGATGGGAACGCCAATGCCACTGGCGTTATTTCCTATGTGGGCAACACTCCGGGGTCCTGGCCGATCTATAGCTTGGTCCTGTCGAGCGTACAGGCCCCCAACAACTCTCCAACCACAGCTCTTGAGGTAAGCGCTGAGCCCTACTCCTATGCAGTGGTTAGGCAGGGTGCTGTCCAGCTCTTTGCGGTTCCTGGTTCTGGTCCGTTGGGTCGGGAGCAGACTTTCCTTGCAGTCAGCCCTGATTCTCTGCTGCATACCATCTCCGCCCCCACCCTCGATCAGATCAACATCGACCGGGTCACGGACCTGGTCTCACCCTCGTTCTCAGGGGGTGAGGCAATCGACAGGGCGGACGCAATCTACCAGCCCCCAGCGGGTCCTGGTAGCTCTCTGGACCTGGTGGGCTACCGTCCCATCATCTACCGGAGCTTGCCGGATGGTTCGGGTCCAGACTGGAACGCCCCCCTCCCGAAGAACCCCCGTATCGACGGTACGATCCCTGATGCCGATCAGCGGATGACTATCGACTACAAGGCGGGTGTCTTCCGGTTCTCGACTCCACCCCTTGCGGGCAACGATGTGAAGCCCACTGGGGGCAACGGAGGGGTGAACACCACGACTGGCCGTCTCCAACTCTGGGCGGTCTACTGGGCAGCAGACAAGACCTTGACCAAAGGGTCCGCTTCTTCTGTCTATGTCAGTCGGAGCAACCAGAACAAGTATCAGACACCGGCTAGGGTCCGACTTGAGCTTTCAAGTGATGCGAATGGCTTCAATCCTGGAGCCCTCCTCCTTGGAACGACTTCCCAGGGGAACGACTTCTACGTCCGTGCCTTGGACGCTGAGGCATCTGGGTGGGGGTCCAGTCCTAATGAGGACATCACCCCCAAGGTAGACTTCGGGGCTAGTAACGCTGTTCTTTGGTCTAGTGGCGATCCTTTCAGGGGTTTCCGAATCCGACAAGACGGCAAGATCCGGATGATTCAGTATCCGGGCTATGACTACCCCTTTGAGACCCGGATTGAGGAGAAGACCAAGATTACCGTTGGTGGGATGACTCACCCTAGCGGAGACTACAACAACTCCCACGACGGGTCTGCCGCCTCATCGGGTCTCCCAAACACCTATATCCCGCTCCAGAATGCCCTTCTTGAGGCTTTTCAGCAGGGGCAGTATTCCACCGTTCACCTTCGTCGGGGTGTCTACCGGAATACGGCTGACCACATCTTCATTCCACCGGGTGTCACCCTAGAGGGTGAGGGGTATGGGACCGTCCTCGACCTGAACTCATGTTCGTTGAAGATCGGTCCTAACAACCGCTATGGGACCTACGATCCCACAACTGTAGATGTCAATGGGACTCCGTACATCCCGATTTCTGGGTACGAGTTCCCTGAGTCCTTCAAGGTTGAGGGCTACTGCATCGTCTGGAACAGTGCTCGAAGGGTCTGGGGCACTTTCGTTGCGGATGCCACCTCCAACTCAATCTGGTTCAACGAGATCCGGTTGGATGGCACCAGAGTTCTTCCTGGGCTAGGGATCAACGTGAAGAACTCCGCTGGGAAGTTCTTCACGTTGACCTCTCCAAACTCGTCAAACCTGACCTCAGGGCACTACCCGAGGGCGGCTCACCATCCGGTGTTGGATGAGTATGTCTTCACTTGGACTGAGGAGTTCTCCGGGTCTTCTGGGGTTGGCCCACGAAGCTACTACGATGCCCTAACCTATCGTGCCCAGGACACCCATCAGCCTGTTGCCCAGAGGTACTCTATTCGGTACGGATCCCCAAGGGTGATCTCTCCGTATGGGTTCCAACAGTACACGGTTCACCCTTCCATTGCTGTTGGGGATATTCAGAGTTACAACTCATACAGCATTGCTATTGGGTGCTGGGGCTACAATGACCTCGCCTTCAGCAACACGGCTGCACTTCAGATTATCTATGACTCAGTCTCCGGTCTGACTACGTATGGGACCAGTAGCTACAATGCTGGGACGATCACAAGCTCGACCGATGTATCTCTTGTCAGGAGGCGGTCTGCTGGTGGGGTCCAGTGTGACTTCATTTGGTGCTGGTCTGAGAGGCTCCACGCTATCATTACCGGAACAACTGGGTACTTCAGTGGTGGCGGGTACCTCAGTGACTCAGCATATCCCAATTGGAGCACGGCTGGGGTACGGGATGGGGACCGGTTCCTTCTCCTCCATCAAACCGCTGGGGCAGACAACTACAAGGGGCGAACTGGGATAGTTCGTTCAGTCAGTGGTTCCGCCCTGTACCCCCAGTTTGAGGGTGCTGAGGGAGACCAGGCGGAGGTGTTCAACTCAGGCTCCTCCTTGAGGTACGCCATCTTCCCTGTCAGTCGGGTCTATTGCCGAGCAGGTACGAGCGAGAATCAGATTTATGCCTCGGTGAAGGTTGCGGGTCCCGACTCCCCAGTACCCAGCAGCACCAGGTTCCACTTCCAAGAGCGTGAGCCGGACTTCGTTCGGATCTCTGGTTCGTCCAAGGACCGAGCCATCATCGTTTATCAGAACTTCGACACTAGGGCGGCAGCGAGTCGGGCCTGGATCCCGAACTTCGACAACGGGAAGGACACCAACTACCTGGACAACGCTGGGGTCCCAGGAAAGTCCCCGTACCCGGTAAGAGTTCATCTCTCGACCAGTTTCGTCATTGTCTCGCACAAGAACCTGACTGAGGGTTTTACTGGTGACTATACCTATCAGGCGGTCATCGCCCCTTCTATGACCGAGGGGTACGAGAGTAGTGTCTCGATGACTGTCTCGACCGCTGACGGGTATCAGAGCACCTATCCGTCCAACCTGGGTGAGCTGCGTAGATCCAATGACTTGGAGTTGATTCGCAGGTCTCTCGGAAGCCGAGACCCGTTGGATGTGTACCCCAACACTCAGGGGAATACCAATCACCCCTATGATGATGTCTCCCTCAGGAACTACTCGATGCCGATCAAGGGTGGTGTCGTGCCATCCTTCATTCCGGGGGTTACCTGGAACGGGTCTGATTGGGTCATTGTCAGCCCGACGGTGGACCTCATTCGGTCTGACACGGGTACGCTTTTCGTTCAGAGCGGCACAACCCAGTATCTCTACGATGCCACCTTCCTCTTCTCAACTGATACGGCAGACCCCCAAGGAAGGACCTACCGGAAGACTATCTCAGTGGGTGACCTACTGTACTTCCCGGCCTACGGGGTGTACCGGACGGTAAACGACAGCTACAGCGAGCACGTTGTGGCCCTCGATTCCCTCATTGGTGCCGGAACCTTCGCAAACAACGTAGAGTGGGTGCTGGTGCAACAGGGGGCTGGGTACGAGACCCAGCAGTCCAATGAGTGCCGTCCAAAGTGCCCTGGATTCAGGGTTGGGCTTGACGGGGAGATCATCGTCAGCTCGTCCTACACTACGTTTGCTGATGAGATCAACATCTATGGGTACGAGAAGCCCAAGCAGGAGGTCCTAAGCCGGAACCTCTTTGGGAACACTCTATTCAACAAGATTCAGGTGAGGGTGGTGGCGAACACCAACGTGCCCAACCTCACTGGACTTGGAGTTACTATTGACGGAGTGGCCCTAAAAACCCCAGGGGACAAGGTCCTCCTTGCGGCTCAGTCAGTGGGTGCGATCAATGGGGTCTACATTGTCTCTGAGCACGATTGGGTTAGGGCCACTGAGTTCGCTGGTGGTTCCCATGTAGCTGGGACTCACATCTACGTAACAGAGGGTGATACCCTCTACAATAGAACCTGGACGGTTACCAACACAGCCCCAAATGATGTGGTCGGAACCGATGTGCTGACCTTCTCCTCTGCTGTTGGCGACCTTTACACCTATGCTGACTCCAAGTACGGTCAGAAGGGGATGGTCTGGAACGACCTGATTGAGGGTTCTCGTCTTGAGGCTGACCTCGGCTTCCGTGGTGTTGTCGTGGGGGCTCCTAGGAGGACTGGAAGTGGGATCCTCCACCCCACTGAGCAGAGTCATGTTGCAATCGCCTGGGGCGACAACATGTACGGGTTCCTGGACCGTGAGCGAGTTGACGGGCAGAATGTAAGGGTTCGATCCTTCCGGCAGAGCTTCGGACCCTACAACAGTGAGATCAAGAACCTCACTGTTCGTTCGGACATTGACACTGGGGACATGACTCTACTGAGTCGCAACCATGTGTACACACGTCATGGTGGGTCTGGGTGCCCCAACCCGTTCTTTGCGACGGACGGTTATCGGAACGTGTTTCTTCACATCGGGGTCTGGTCCTACGGGCAGTCTTGGGGTGAGAACAAGGTCCTGAATCCCCCAGTCTTGACCAACCACGACCCAAGGACGGTTGCTGGTTACAACACTAGCCTCTGTGCAGTCTTCACGGACATCACCGGGAAGTACACCCTCAGGAAGAGGCTCATTACCTTCCCGAACATCAGTAGACTTCAGCCCCCTGTCGTCTACGATGAGAATGATTCTGACTACAAGACCGGGATACCCGAGTGGCAAAGGGATTACCTGATCGGGTCACTTCCTCAGGACATCCTCCTTGCCAAGTACCCAAGTAAGCGAAAGCCCACCTATGGTGCTCGGGCAATCTGGACCGGCTCAACATTCCTAGGACTCCTTGTGGTTCCTCGGGGCCTACTCCTTTTCGACCTTGGTTCCAGTGAAGAGGATGAGTTCCTCGACGAGGCAGTTGTGGGTGGGTTCGTTGTTCGAGACACCTCTACCTACAAGCAGTTCGAGCTTCCTAAGATCAAGGCTTTTGCCTACATCGGGAATGGCGGGGGGACACCCCCAGGGCCGAAGACAAACGTCGAACGATTCCTCAACGAGTGTGTCGGGGACACCAGGTCTCTTGAGATCGTTGATGTCGTTCAGGTTGATACCTGCTGGGCAGAGGATACCCTGGCAGTGGTTTGGCTCGCAGGGTTGAACGGTTCTACCCTCAATGATAAGTGGGGGAACCCATCAGCAGAGGTGACCCTCCAGGAATTGGGCCGTCCTCTGCTCGGAGTAACCTTGTTCCGTAGGGGTCAGGGTGGGACTATTGCCGCCAAACAAGGGAGGTACAACTCGGCCTTCAACTGTACCTCGTACATCATTGACACTACTCCGGTAAGCCCCTCCGACAACAGTCCGCTCCGAAACGGGAACATTCGTGACCCGAAGATCACTTGGAATGGTGATGGGTTCACGGTCACCTATCTCTTCAAGATGGAGGACGCTGGGGTATCTACCGCCTTGGAGCTGAAGACCTTCACCTTCCCGAAAGAAGGTCTCAAGTCGAACTTCCAGATTGTTTCTGCCTTTGGCCCAATGAACAGGGAGTCCCCACGGGGGTACTTCTCGGACCAGGCAATCGGAGGGATTACCAGTACAGGGAAGCTCCAGACCCGGCAACCGGTACGAGCCGGGGACATCATCCTCATCACCAGAACGTCCAGGTACATCTCTGTTGGAGACACCATTGATGTTCTAAATCAGAGGAACAACAACAGTGCTGGTGATAGTAACCTCGCAGGTGCCTACACTGTAGTACACTTTGATTCTGGAACCGGTGAGGCCGACCTTGGCGTCGATCTGAGGCGTCATGGTGTGCAGGTTGACGCAGGGTGCGATGTTTATGGCATGGTTCTCTCCGGAGACGGGATTAGTCCTAGTGCCATGGACGCCAAGAGTGTGGACTACTCGACCAGTTCTGGAACGGTTCGGGAGGGTTCCATCCTCAAGACGGCCCACTCCATCCCTGGGATTTTCTACAACAATGCGTTCACGGACCTGTGGGGCAGCTTCTACGTAGAGAGCCAGGACAAGTTCGTTTTGTTCTACAACCGTGGCACACGTCTCGGGGTCACTTCCTTCAATAGGGATGGTATCCGCACGGCGGAGGTCAAGCTCTCCTCCAGTGGACCAAACCCAGACTTGTTCCTGAGCTTCTCGGTTGGTTGGAATGGGACCTACTTCCTGGTTGTAGGGGTGAGCGACACCAACATCGCTTACTGGGCTGTGTCTCCCGACCTTGGGGTGATGAGTCGAGGGTACCTCGTGAACTCGATCAACAACCTGATCGGGAACAGTGATCGGTCGTACATCCCTGGGCCTGGGTATGGTGCAGTGTCCACAAGCTACCAGCCCACTTATGCCTTCCGGGCAGCCTCAGTCGTTTGGAACGACAAGCTCTGCAAGTGGCAGGTGGCAGCCTCCGTTGGGTGGTGGGAGGAGGCTACAGACCGGAGCAAGTACGGATCCTTGGAGGTAGCCCATAGGTCTGCTTCTACCATCTCAACCTATTCCGGGAACTCACTCACTTTGAGTGCGTCAACCTCGTATCGTCAGCCTGGGGTGAGGATCCTAGCAACACGCTATTCCACCGTACACACGGTGAACTCCACCGATACGTTGGTGGACACTTCCCCTCCAACGTTTGGTCAGCACTCACTTTCAGTTGGACCCAGCCTTAATGTCACAACTGATGACACGAATACAAAAACCACTGCAAGCATGACCCCGGCTTCAACGTCGGTTACAGTTGCAGACATAAGCCTACTTCCGAGTCCGACCTATTATGTGAGGTTCGGATCTGAGATTGCGCTGGTTACCGGTCACTCTGGAAGTACCCTCTACTTGGAACGTGCCCAAAAAGGCACGATTGCAGGAAGCTACTCAGCTAACTACACTGTCCGAGTAGAGCCCTTGTACAGTGGTAACAAGGGCTACTTGGGTGGATCCACCCTGGCCTCTGTTCCTTCGAGCCTACTCTCCACTGCTGCTGGGGACTTGGTGCGGATGGCTGGGGTGGACAACTCTGACATCATGATGACCCATGCGGCCAGCGATGGGTACCGGTACCTCTGGCCTGGACGAGGGAACATCGACTACATTGAGCTAGAGGGGGCCTTGTATCCTCTGGACTTCCAGAACAAGGCAAGCTACCCAGGTGCCTCTGGGATCTACGTTGATCGGGTATGCAAGGAGTTTGTGTTCCACACCCTCCAGACACCCTCTGGGTCTTCTCTGGTTGTCAACCCTTCTGTGTCGGAGTTGACCAACACACCCAACACTTGGGCCAATCACGTCCTGTACTCGATACCACGGGAGGATGTGTTCCTCTTCACTCTCGGGGACTGGAACCCATTGGTTCAGCTTGAGGATGCTGATGGCGTCAACATCGAGGGTGTCCAGTTCCAAGGTGGAAACTCCGATGTGAGCGAGTTCTACCCAAGGATGTCTCGACCCTTCTGGAAGACTGGTGGGGTTCCTTACGGCATGACCTCAACGACCTTGGCTGGGGCCAAGATGGGACAGAAGCCGCACGTCGCACCTGTTACCCCGACCCCACTCGGAAAAGTCGAGGTTCTCCGATTCACCAATGTGAAGTCGAAGTCGAGAGGTAGGTACGGGTACAACCCAACCGAGGCGGCCACAACCAAAGGCAAGAAGGGAGCCTGATCCGTGAGCACGCACTACCTGGTTGACCTGTTCAACGACGACATCAACGATGTGGTGACCCCACAGAATATCCCACCATCTACGGTCATCACTGGGAACTATGTGGTTCGAGTGGCGGATGACGTGGCAGTTCGGAACCCGATTGACCTGTCAGACCTTCTCAACAAGAAGTATCAGGCCATTCTGGGCACCCACGGGTTGTTCACTCAAGTCACCTATGACCCGATGTTTGACCCAGACAACGTCAACCTCTCTAGCAGTAGGGGTATCTTCACCGGCCTGAAGGGTCATGTTGGGTTGTATCCCGTGGACATGACCAACCCGGCTCCGATTCTTCAGACAGACCCCTATGGGATTACCTGGGGAGGACCTGGGGCAGGTCCCTCACAGGCCCTTGTTACCTATGAGGTTTTCGCCTACGTGGACGAGGACCCAGCGGATGCCGCTTTTCAGCGACACTACCAGGAACTCCCCCCAGATACCGATGTGATGGTGGAGGTCAGCTTCGATGGTGGAGCTACATTCCTACCTGTTCAAGACAAGGCACTCGTGTCCATCCCGATTTCGTCGAGGGGGACTCAGCTACTACTCAAGTTCACTAGGACTTCCTATGTGGATTCGGTGGCTAAGGTGCTCATTGGATCTTGGGCGGTTCTCTACTGATGCCCTGGACCTGACCAAGAACGGATGAAATCGGAGAAGCCCAATGGCGGATAACTTCGGAATTGGCGTTAGCCGGGTCCTGGATCCTAAGAACTCTGCGTACCTGGAGGTCGTCTGGCAGCAGGGCAAGCCCCCGCTGGACTCGGAGTTGAACCTCATCCAGCAGCTTGAGAACGACTGGAGGCAGCAGCTTGTTCTCCGGGGGACCCCTTCAGGGTGGCTGGGCAACGATACCAACCCCTCGAAGGACTACGTCACCAGCTCAAGCTGGTCGAACTGGTTCCAGTTCGGTCGTCAGCGCTCGGGCGAGAAGAAGTCCATCATGTGGGCGGTGGTCAACGGGTGGCTCGTTCCGGTTGCCGGGACGAAGACCGGAACCCCTCCTGGCGCCCCCAACAACACGGATGTGTGGAACAAGATCACGCTGGACCCCCCTCCGTCCAACAGCGGGGACTTCCGGTCGGACTTCGTGTTCCTTGAGGTCTGGAAGGCCCGTGTACCGCCCGGACCATCCAGCCTGAACAAGCCCAGCTCCTCGGCCGTCTACCGCTACGGAAACGTCGAGGGAGGCGCCAGCTACCTTCCTGACGACATCCAGGACCCAGCCATCGGGTTCGAGACCTCTCAGCGAACCCAGCTCCAGTACCGGATCCGGGTCATCAAGGGGCTCATCGGCCTGGCGAACTACCCCGACGGCTTCGACGCTACGGCAGTCAAGGCCCAGGGGACCATGGCTACCCCTCCTTCCACTGGGGGCTATCCCTTCGTCAACATGCAGGAGGAACTGGGAGACCCCGGCCTCTGGCGTGCTGGGGATGGGACGGTCAACGACCTCGGGACGGTTGATGGCTACGTTTATGCTATCCCTCTGTGCGTCGTCTTCCGTAGGAACGGTGTGGCTTGGGCGGGGGACCCCTCTCAGAACCTCAACGGAGGTCTGAATCGGAATCCTACCGCCATCGACCGAACTGGGGCCAAGACCTTCGCCCCCTTGCCAGTCCTTGCCACGGCCATCACGGACACGGCTTCTTCGATCACCGTGGTCTCAGCAGCGGACATCCCTCTCCCTGCCAACCCGGCCTCATCCGTCCTCATCCAGATTGGGGAGGAGATTCTCTCCTACAACACCATCTCTGGGAACACCATCGGTGGAGTCGTCCGGGCCAAGAACGGAACCGTTGCCGAGGCTCACCCGGCAGGGTCCGTGGTCAAGGTGCTCTCAGGACGCCCTGACGGCCTCTTCTCAGATCAGGTGGCCCTGACGGACATCCTTGACCTTCGGCACGTTGTCACGCCCAATGGGGTGGACTACAGGGCCACTCTTCAGTCGAACCTCGACAAGCTCCTCAAGGGGCAACTCCGAGCCAACTGGAAGAGGTCCGGGAGCGGTACCCAGGGAACTTTCGTTCTGTATGAGGACAAGATCAGTGCCACCCCAGCAGGCTTGGGGATCACCAAGATCGATGCTCCTGACCGGATCAGGATGATCTACTCGGATGCGTCTGCCCAACAGCCTGTCGAGATCATCTGCACACCCTACACAGGGGTGGTGGTCAGCGGGTCTCAGCCAGTGGCCTCCAACTGGTCCCTGAACGTCATCAGTGCCACGACCACTCGTCAAGCACTGGGGGACAACTGGTCAGCAGATACTTCAGAACCAGCGGATAACACCGATCCAACTGGTAGGTCTGGAGATCGGATTCGCATCCCAGTCGCCCCCTTCAAGAACACGACTCCTGGGGCAGATGCAGACCAGGTTCGTTTGCTCAACGAGGTCCCCCTCTCCAGCTCAACAGGGGTCTCAACCGTAGGCACTTCTTTCTCTGACCCAGGTATTGCCGACTTCATCGCATCTGGGGTGGAGCCGGGGGATTCCCTGGTGATCTACTACGGGGCTGCGAAGGGCACCTACGAGATCAAGGCAGTTGCAGCAGGAACCATCACCGTTGATCGTACAATCCCAGCGACCGCTGGGTGCTACTATGAGGTTCGCAAGGGTCGTGGGTCGGTTCAGATCCGGATTGACGGGTCTTCTGTTCCTCTTCCCCAGCACCGGTTCATCGTTCAACCCTACAATGCCACGTCCACCTCTGACCTGACCCTCCAGTTCGTTGGGTCAGGAGCACCCTTCCCGATTGCGAAGAGCGAGAACCCCAATATCTACGTCACTGTCAACGTTCAGTATGGCGGGGGGCGTGGACTCTCAAGGCGTCCAGACTCGATCCACAACTTGGCGCTCTACAACCCCTATGCAGAGCTGATGATTCAGCCCTCTGGGGTCCCTCAGACCAACTTCCCGCTGAGAACTGCCTGGGCGATGCTCTGGTCCAAGTACCGGAACCAGCCCTACAAGAATCTCATCCCAGTGACGGCTGAAGCCTATGCTGACCTGGGGTCGAAGACAGTCATCCTGACCCCATTCCAGAGGATGGGCTTCCCAGCCACCTCTTCCCCAGTCAATGGGGCAGGCGAGAATACCTACGGTTCTGTCTTTCCAATTACCGGGACAAGAACTGCTACCCTATCGGGGTCTACGCTGACTGACTCCGGAGCTACGTTCACCGGACTTGGTCTTCTCCTAGAGAGTGATGTGATCGAGATCACATCTGGCCCTGCGATGGGGATCTACGTGATCAAGGCCCTGGGGGTTGACGACAATCATCAGCTTGAGACCTACCAAGACTTTCCTTCTGTTTCTGGGACTGTTGAGTACGTCATCCGTCACGCCCAGGGTCTCATGCCCTTGAAGAAGGTGGACGGGGTGACCTCCAAGTGGGCGACTACCGATCCACTAGGTCACTTCTCAGGCTCTACTCAGTCAGAGGCAAATCTCAAGAACTTCTGTGTCACCCTCCCAAGGCACCTGGTCCCAGGATGGGGTGCGGTCTACCTCCCCATTCTCCCTGCCAATGGGACTGTGTTCCATCGTGGTATCAACTTCATGCTTCAGTCGCATGAGGGTGGCCCCACGGAGGTTACGGACTCTGACCACAACAAGCAGTACATCAACTATGAGCCTGGGGGGAACTTCTCCTTTGCGGTCTTCTCCACAGGAAACCTGTCTCTTCCCTCGATCACAGAAGCCACCTACAACTCCACCTTCTCGTTTAGCGGGGATACCTACGCTGGAATCAAGTTCTTCGATGACACCCGAGGCTTGGGTCGTCAGGGGCTCCAGCTCCCACCGTTCTACGGGATTGCTCGTCTTTGGGCAGTCTATGAGGCGGCAGACTTCAAGGCAAATGGCAGTGCTTTCGATTCAGTGACTAGGGAGCCTAAGGGGTCCGGAGCCAAGAACCTGCTTCGGCAGAACTTCGACGGGCCGGTCTTCTGGATCGAGATCGATGATGACGGAGACAGCGTCTTCATTCTGAATGCAGATGCTTTGGATCTCAGCAAGTCGCCTACCCCGATCAGCACGTTCCGGTCGAAGCACTATGTCATCACGGCAAGCATCTTCGGGTTCGACCGTGGGTCCTTCGACCTGAACAAGCCCTTCAAGATGGTTCTGTCCCGAAAGCGGACGGAGGTCATTGCGGCAACCCGAACGGCTAACTTGACCGCACCCCTTCATGCTCCTTGGGCGATTCTCCCTGGTCCGTTGACCAGCTTCGACTCGGCTCTCATCAACTACAGCCGAACCCCCTACCAGGGTGACCCCTGGGGGTCTCAGTCCACCTACCTGGACTTGGGGTACACGCCAGGGCCTCTGACGAGCGCTACAGCGTACCAGCTCAGCTCCTCGTTCCTGGACCTGGCCTCCCTCACTCGGCCCAACCAGAAGGCCCTGGAGGTGCTGGCATCGACCGGTTTCATCACGACCCTTGGAACGGGTCGCCTCTCAGGGGACTTGGTCCCACCGAACTGGAACGACTTCCGGAACGTTGGCTACGAGGACCCGACGGCATACCCTCCAACCTCCTCGATTGACAGCCGACCTGGCCTCATGACGGGAGCCCTGAACCCTGGTGGACTTGGGTTCGACCTCGAAGCCAGCCCTGAGTACCTGGGTTGCACCGAGAGGCTTCCCCTGGGGGCACTCTACCGGGACAAGGACTTCCACGGTGGCCGGTTCTCGAACGTGAACCCCTCTCCCCTCATCTACCTCGATGACACGGGCCTGGGTTCGGGCACAGGCAGCTTGGCTCGCACCAAGGTGTTCGAGCAGGACGAGATCACCCTCATGCCTGCTTCGGTCTCCTCGGGTCTTCCGAGCGATGTTCTGATTCATGTGGATGGTGAGCCGGGTCTCTACGAACTCCTGACCAACTTCCGGGTCAACCGGGGTGGGTCGATGTTTGTTGGGTCTGGGGACCGTCCTGGTGGAGAGGTCTTTGCCACTTACTCCAACATCCAGGGGACTGGACGTGGAACCAAGGCCCTCGTTGGTCGGGCTTACCTGGTCCGGAATGCACCAACCAGCGTTGGTGCCAACAAGGCTAGTGCCGGAGACGAGCTGATGATGGCAGTGGTGACTCGTGTGGTCACCCTTGGGGTGGACGCTGAGGGTGCCACCGTCGTCATCGGGACGAACGGGACAAGCGAAGGGTCAGCAGCGGCAGACCTCTACCGAATCGAAGGGCACCCCCTCGTGTCGAACCGAACGAAGTACGAGGTGGACCCCAACTCGATTCAGCTCCCGAACAGGACCGAGGGCTACTGAGATGGGCATCCGAACCATCACCCTGTACGAAGTTCCGAAGGAGATTCGGGCTGTTGGGGCTGCTAGTGCAAGGCGGCAGCTCCAACTCCTTTTGAACAACCCACAGCTCACTTCGGAACAGCGGAGAGAGCTTCAGGACCAGCTCAAGTGGATCTCTCGCTGGGAGAGGCTTGATATCGAGAACGTGGTTCCACGGTTTGCAAAGCCAGTTGAACCCGTTCTAGCAGCCCCTCCTCCCGCCCCACCAGCTCAGGCCGAGGCACAGCGAGAGCCTCAACATCACACGATAGAAGTCACTGAATCACTCTCTGTGACCGAGCACTGAATCAAGGTGGCCTTTGTCGGGTGAGGTTCATTCTATGAGCCCACTTTGGATGGAGGCACCATGAACCTTGACGCTCTGGCTCAGGCGGTATTCAACCCACAAACCCTCTTCATCTGCATGGCTGTCTACGTCATCACCTACTTCGGTAGGAAGGTGATTGAGGGCACCTGGAAGATTCTCGTAGCCAACGGGACTTTCAAGCAGACAGTGACCCTCGACCGGCTCTGGAACGAGGTCTTCCTGCCCGTGTTTCCCGTCCTTGTGGGTGGGCTCATGGGGCTCATGGCGAAGACTTTTATCTGGCCTGAGATCACGAATGGTACCCGTGGTGGACGCATCCTCTATGGTGCCATTTGCGGTATGTTCTCGTCTTTCGTGTACAATCGTGTCCGGGCCTGGCTCAAGAGTGCCCCGTCGAAGGGTGCCAATGCGGCTGAGGATGACAAGGCTCTCCCCCCAAGTGCTTCGGAGCCTCCGGCTGCTGATGGGGCCACTACTCCTGTTGTAGTGACCACCAAGAAGGACGAGACCCCCAAGCCCTGAGCGTGAGTTGAGCCATGCACAATGATCTCCCTCTGATTCAGAAGGTCGCCCGTAGTTGGGCAAGACTTTCCTTTGAAGACCGGTACGCACGCCTTCTCCTCTCGATGTCCTTGGAGCAGGCCAAGAGCATCCTGGGGTTCCCTCCTGGGTCCAACCCAACTCCAACGGAGATCACCAAGGCGTATCGAGCAAAGGCTTTGGAGAACCACCCGGATCGTGGGGGTGACCACACGAAGATGGTGGAGATCAATGTTGCCAAGGACATCTTGGAGGGGAAGGGTCGGGCCACCTGGACTCCCGAACCAGCCCCTCGACCCCCTCGTAGGGAGCCTCCGAAGGCACCTGAGCCAGACTTCGTGATGGAGGGTCAGACCTTCGATCAGGCTTGGTCTGGCAACTCGCCCCCCGCTGGGGTTGAGTGGAAGTTCGTCTCGGTTCCTGAATACTACTGGGAGAAGACCTACTACCCAGGGCACCGGATCTGGACCCTCTACGGGCAGACCGACTCCAAGCACATCTTCCTCGCAATCAAGGAGCGTGGGGAGAGCGCTGGAACCATCCCTACCGACAAGGGGATGTTCACCAAGATGATGGAGGACTGGCAGGTCTCCTGGGTGGACGTTCCTCTGTCCCAGAACATCTCCAAGATCGCTACGAAGTATCTCAAGTCGGTGAGTACCGGCTGGGCTGATGGCTCCAAGCCCAAGCCCCCCAAGAAGTTCATCGCTTGGCCTGGTGGACGCCCAACCGATCAGATCATCAAGAAGCTCCCTCGTTCTGGGGGGGCCGCTCTCAAGGACATCTTGGTTGGAACCGGCCTTCTCAATGACGAGGATCCCTCCATCGCAGGGAGGAAGAGCGTTGTTGAGATTTACACCAAGTACAGCAAGGAGAAGATCCAGCGTCGGAAGGCGGAGGGGGCCTTCAAGGACGGGGCGGACAGCTACGACTTCTTCGTCCGTGTCAACGGGAAAGACTGTCAGTTGTCAGATTCCACGGTGGAGAACCTCAAGAAGCGGTTCATCCCGTGGGTTCTCAACTGGGAGATTTCCGAGGGTCGCCCGAAGAACCTGACCCGGATGCGTGGTGGTGGTCTGAAGTACCCGGCCTCGGAAGCCATCCAAGCCCTGGCCGATGCTCTGACCAATGAGCCTTCCTGGCTTCACCTGGCGCTCATCAAGGCGTCGGAGGAGTACGACTCGAACAACAAGTCGGCCTCGTTGGCTGAGATTCGGTGTTCAATGACACTGAAGCAGGCGTCGGTGATCACTGGGATCCCGATGTACGACCTGTTCATGGTGCTCCATGGTTGATCCGACCCCTGCCCCGACCGAGAAGTCCTTCGGAGAACGCACCTGGGAAGCCTTCAAGGCTACCATGGGCAAGCTCTGGGACTTCATCCGCTGGCTCAGTCCCAAGACCCTTGGGGTGATCCTGGCTGTGGTGGTCGTGGTGGGGGCCATCCTTCTCATCTCGATGGGCTTCAAGGAGCTTCAGGTTGGTGGGCTCCTTGGTTGGCTCCTGGGCAAGAAGCCCGCTGACGGGTCCAAGACCATTGAGATTGCCAACACAGTGGACCCCAAGAGGGTGGACAAGGATGGGAATCTCATCCCCATCGGGAAGCCAGACTCGAAGGGTGATACTCAGGCAGTGGTCGTTCCAATCCAGGAGCCTGGGTTGTTCTCGGACCCCAAGACGGTGGTCTTCACCCCTCCCGGAGAGACCAAGCCCATCGAGGTGGTTCTCCCAGATGGGGTCACCAACAAGGACGTGGACCAGGTCATCGTGGTCACTCCAAGCGTGATTGCGGTTACGGTCAAAGACAACTCTGGTGTACCTGCTCAGAAGGTTGATGATCTTCTGAAGAAGTATGGTGGATGATGCCCAGCTCCAGCCCCCTCGATCAGTTCATCGCCTCCCGAGTCAAAGCCCGGTTTGCAGCCAAGGATACCGAGGAGAAGGACAAGAAGAAGCTCCTGATGGCTATCTACAAGCGGATGCCCATCGGGAACAAGCATCTTCGTGGTGGCAAGCACACCATCATGTTCTCTGGCTCGTCTGCCAAGGAATACGGGGTAGACAACTACACTAGCGTCGTCCTCGAAGAGCTTTCGATGGAAGAGCTGAAGAAAGCAGCCAAGGCCGTCGGGGCCTGAAGGATCGTCATGAAACCTGAACTCAATCCTCTCGATCAGTTCATTGCCGCCCGAGTCAAGGACAGGTTTGCCTCCTCAACCAAGGTGGCTGATGTCAACGACTACCCGGCAGCCTACAACGCCACCAAGTCGGCTGATGCTGCTATTGCTGGGCTCATCACCACCTCCAAGCGGTATGAGAGTGCAGCCAAGTCGGCCCTGGCGGACCTCGCCAAGGCGGTGGACGGCATCCCGGCTGGTCTGGAGAAGCTCGGGGTCAGCCCCAAGGGCCTTCAGAGGTACCAGACCCAGGCAGTGAACTTGATCAAGGCTGCTCAGAAGGGCCACCCACTACGGGCCTACAGCACCTACAAGAGTGATGCTCCGATCAGCAAGCTCCAGAAGGTCCTGGTCACGCTCGGGAGTGCAGCCTTGAAGTCTTCGGGGGTTGGGACCAAGATTCTCAAGCCGGTCATGGTCCAGCACCTCTTCAAGACGGACGTGGCTCCGTCTCTTGATGCCCTCAAGAGTGCCTGTGATGACTGGTACGAGTCGGCAAGCAACGCCTCTCATGAGATCGAGCGATCCATTTCAGCCGGTGGTTGGCTTGCTGCTGAGCCAACCCGTTCTGGGTTCGGACCAGATCCAGAGTGGGAGAAGTATGCCAAGGCCCAGAGGGAGTTTGCCAAGGAAGCTCACGACCTGGCAGACATCGTCCGCCACAATGCCATCGGGCTCCCCCTGGCAGCCTCCTCGTTCGAGGATTGCGTGGATGTGGACGTGTGCCTCAAGACCATGGGCAAGGCTTGTACGGACCTCCTCAAGCTCCACGAGAAGTTCGGCAAGGAGTGGGGTGACTTCCGGTCCAAGCTCCAAGACAAGGAGACCACAGGTCAGCGCTCCTTGTTCGCCAGATCGGAGGGGTGATGGCTCGGATCCTGGCACTCTTGACGGTCCTTGGGTTCTTGCTCGGGGCTTCCCCGGTCATGGCCCAGGGGACCTGTGATGCAGGGTCAACCTGTGTCCCTCCTGAGGACCTGAAGGTCTTCGTCCAGCTCCTCAAGGACAAGAAGTGCCAGCAGACCACCCAACCCACCTTCAAACTGGACCCAGTCAACATCGTGGTGGACCAGGATGGCCGGGTCTACTACTCCGGGGCTGAGCCCCACCCCTACACTCTTCGGATGAGCTGGTGCAACTACGAGGTGACCGCCACTGGGAAGGTGGACCTCGTAGTTGCCAAGAAAGAGCCCCCCACTTGGGGGTTCCGATTCCGGCCCAAGTTTGCTGGGAGCTTCCTCTTCGTAGACGCTTTCGAGCGCCCTACCGCTGCTGAAGCTGTTGATGTCGGTTTTCTTTGGGAATTTCTCTACTGGAAGTCCCTGAACCTCAACCTTGCCACCGGATTCAGGTCGGCTGGTGCTGGGGTCGGCTTCGATGTGACCAAGAACTTCGGTGTCTATGGGGGTTACGCCTTTTCTTGGTGGACTCTGAAGCACAACCCTCAGGCCGGGCTGTACTTCGCTTTCTGGTGAACTCGGAGGGTCATCATGGGTGCTAATGAAAAGCAGCAGCTATCTGAGCTGAAAGTAGAGGCAGAGCAGTTCCGGAAGGCCGTCGAAGACCTCCATGAAGTAGTCACCACCCTGAGCGAGGCATCTCCAACAGAATCCGGGTTGCGGCTCACAGGGTCGGTAAAGGCTCAGGATCCGGTGTATCAAGTGGCCTGATGCCCGAAGCTACACCCACTGTTTCGCCCGCCGAACGGTTCAAGCAGGTCTACGAGCAGCTCCAGAAGGTTCGAGCGAGCAAGACCGTAGAGCTGAAGCCGACCAAGATGCTCCGTGAGACCATCACGGGTTTCGACGGAACCCTCCAGCCACTCAAGCTCAGGTACTACCAGGCCCAAGGAATCTACCACCTCTTGGTGGTCTCCCGGATGGTTCTGGGGGATGGGACCGGCCTAGGGAAGACCGTCCAGGCTCTTGGAGCCCTCTGCTACGTCTGGGATCGGGACCCAGAGTACAAGGTCATGGTGGTCTGTCCCAAGTCCGCCATCGGGCAGTGGGCTTCGGAGATCGACAAGTTCACCCTTGGGGTGAAGTGGTTCATTGCCTCGGGTACTGTTCAGCAACGGATTGCTGCTTACCAGGCGTGGGAGAAGCATGTAGGCCCAGCAGTCTTGATCGTGAACTACCACGGCCTGGTCCGAGACTGGGACCATGGGATCAAGAAGGAGGCTCCCCCTCCTGGGTCGAAGCCAGGTACCCAGCCGACCTTGGGTCGAGGTCTTCTCGATGCCATGACGTTTCGATTCCCGAAGCTCACGGTCATCTTCGATGAGGCCACGGCATTCAAGAACCCGAGCACGAAGACCCACCAGACCTGCAAGTTCCTCTCCCAGAGGGCCAAGAAGGTCTGGGGTCTCACGGCAACCCTCCTCAAAAACAACTTGATGGAGGGCTTCGGCATCTACAAGGTCATCCGACCGGAGACCTTCAGCACCAAGAGTGCCTTCCTCGACACCTATTGCGTCACCGAGCTTCAGCGGGTCAAGGGAGGGGGCAAGATTCCCATCGTGGTCGGGTACCGAAACCTGGAGCACTTCCGAAAGACCATCGACCCTTTCTTCTACGGGAGACCCAAGCACGCTGTCTCTACTGAACTCCCGGCTCTCACCACCCGAGAGATCACCTGCGAACTGTCCCCAGTTGAGGATAAGAAGTACGCTGAGGCTCTTGCCGGAATCCTGGAGATGGGTGACGGAGAGCTTCGGGACTACACTGATACCAAGCAACTCACGAGCCTCATCTACGCCCAGGAGGTCTGTGACTCTCTCGGGCTTCTCAAGTTTGAAGATGGTGACGAGGTTGGGGACCATGCCTTCGAGGGTCGAAGCTCGAAAGAGTCTGCCTTGGTGGACCTCATCACCGAGGAGTTCGACGGTGAGAAGGTCATCATCTACACCCGCTTCGAGAAGCTGGTGGGACGCCTTCAGAAGATCCTAGCCAAGGAAGGGATCAGGAGTGTTGCCATCACCGGCAAGGTGAACAAGGCGGCTGACCGAAAGAAGGCCCAGGACCAGTTCCAGGACCTCAACAGCAAGGTCTCGGTCATCTTCATCACTGACGCCGGGAGTGAGGCCATCAACCTTCAGGCGGCCTCCGCCATGGTCTTCTTCGATACCCCTTGGAGCTGGGGGAACTACGTCCAACTCCTTGGCCGAATGATCCGAATCGGGTCTCCCCACCAGAACGTTCTGGCAATTCACCTCATCGCTCGAAGGCCCGGTCAGAAGGGCAAGAAGAGTGAGACCATCGACCACAAGGTCGTCCAAAAGCTCCGCCGGAAGAAGGGGCTCATCGACCAAATCATCGGTGAGGCAGCCGTTGGGGCCTTGAAGTTCGAGCGTGGTGAAGGTGACCTCAAGGAACTGCTGCATTCCATCAAAGAAGACGCTCGGGGCTGACCTCGGTGTATAGGGGGTAGCTATGAGCGAAGACCAACCTGTCTACTCGCCAGGGGACCCAAACTGCACTCTTTGTGGGGGTTTGGGTATGATCCGAAAGGGCCTCGACACCTTCCAGTGCCGTTGTGCGTTCGTCAAGAATGTGAAGCGTCGGCTTGGGAAGGACATCATGAACGCTCACCCAGCGGTCTACTCCTCTCCGCTGTACGAGCCCGCCAAAGACGGTGGTCTGCCAACTGTAGACCGGACGACCGAGAACTTGTTCATCCGTGCCAGGTGGGAGGATTTCCTCCCCCACTTCAAGTTGGCGGCAACCAACCTTCTGTCGAGGACCAGCTTTCAGTGGTACTTCCAGATCGTCACCGATGAGCGAATCAAGTCGGTCTACGTCGGGAACGAAGCCTACAATGCTCGGGCGAGGAAGAAGCGAGATGACGTTGTCACCTTCAACAGCCTGGCCGATCTGATCGGTGGGGACTTTGACTTGGTGGTCATTCAGCTTGGGTATCTTGGACACAAGAACGTGGCTGCCCCAGGGGCTTTGAAAGAGGCCCTTCTCATCCGACAGGCTGCCAACAAGCCCACCTGGATTGTTGACCCAAACGAAGAAGCGGGCAGGTTCCAACCGGGGCACCATGCCTATAGCCAGGACTTGGCCGAGTACCTTGCCCTACGCTACCTGGAGTTGGACCTCAAGATCGAGAGAGAGGTCCCCTTGCCGAAGCGAATCGAGACCGGCTACCAGGGGGCTCCCATTTCAACAGGGGACGAAGAGGGGCTTGCTTTGGATGATGCTGGTGACCCTCCCCCACCTCGCCAGGTCCCCCAGCGCATGAAGATACCCAAGGGTCCACCTGTAGACCTGACCCCCTCTTCAACGGTTGACCTCAACAACGATCCTGTCCTGGGTACAGGGTCGGGAGCCAAGAAGAAGTACAAGGGTGGTCGTGGCTTTGGGGGTGACCAATGAAGGGCCTTCTGCGAAGTGTTCTCGACATTGATGGGGGCATCACCCAAGAGAACCTGGTCTCCAACTTCCAGAAGCTCTTGGCCTCCAAGGTTGAGTGGACCCAACCTGCCGATCAGAGGATCTTCGACTTTGCCAAGGTCTACTTCCATCAAAGGCTCGAACTTCCTGCCCGGCAGACGGTAGCGGACTATTTTGAAGCCAAGAAGGACTACGAGGCTCAGGAGAGACTCAAGGACTTTGATGGGGTCACGGCGTACATCCGGACGAACTACGCCCACCTTCTCAGCACGACGGTCGAGGAACAGAACAAGATCAAGGCTCTAGCCATCCTCAAAGAGGCCCAGGAGATCATCGCCAAGGGCCTCGTGATCGGGGATGAGAAGAAGCAGGGCCTTCGGGATGGGATCCTGCACTTTACCCAGAGTGCCCATCAGCTTCTCGTGTACGAGCACAACTCCCGTCTCCAGGGGAACATCCGGGAAGACGGGCAGGCTGTCTGGGATGAGTACCTGGACGCCAAGTCGAACAAGGCTCTCGCCTGGGGCAAGTTCTGCGGACTCAACAACATCGACAAGGTCATTCGAGGCATCAAGAAGGGTGAACTCTGGCTTCACGCTGCCTTCACAGGTGAGCTGAAGTGCCTTCCTGGAGATGCCACTGTCTTTGACCACCGGACAGGTACCAGGCGTTGCCTTTCCGAGCTGTACGCTTCTGGTGACCTCCCCGTTGTGACTGCCTTGGACCGAGAAGGTGAGACTTTCAACCTTCTCCCTGCCCCTGCTTCCCATCTGGTCCAGAATGGGGTTCGTGAGGTGTTTGACCTCAATCTCTCGTCCGGTCGGAGGGTTGGGGCTACAAGCAACCACAAGTTCTTCACCCCCTCTGGGTGGAAAGAACTTGGTGACTTGCATGAAGGTGACTTCGTAGCGGTACCTCGTCAGATGCGGGTGGCCGCAAAGACATCACTCTTCACAGATGCAGAGGTGAAGGTCGTCGGCTATCTTCTCGGTGACGGCTCCTTCAAGGAGTACATCTCGTTCACGGCATCCAATGAGCACATTCGAGATGACTTCAAGGAGTGCCTCGTTGAGATGGGCCTCCAGGAGGGTTCTGCGGACTACGTCACAGCTTCGTTCAGAGATGAGTTTTCAAACGACCGGGCTCCTTGCATTCGTGTGAGCCACAGCACGGGAGTTGGGAACTCGGAGATGGTGTCCCCTGTCAGATTGCTCCTGGACTCACTGGGACTTTGGGGTCTTGGTGCTGGGGACAAGCGAGTCCCCAATGAGTTGTTTGGCTTACCGGAGAATCAAGTAGCCCTCCTAGTGGGGGCCTTGTGGTCAACAGATGGGTCATGCTGCACCGGAGATTACGAGATGGGTGATCGAGCTACCCCGTGTCGTCGAAATGACATCACCTATGCCTCCAAGAGCTTGACTCTGTGCTCAGACATCCAGTCCCTCCTTTTGCGATTGGGTATCCAGTCTTCAGTCACCCAGGTAGATACTACCTACAAAGGTGAGCCCTACACGTTCTACACGGTGCGGGTAGTCACCAACCACTCAAAGCGAAAGTTCGTGGAGACCATCCATGTGGTGGGCAAAGACTCCAGGTTTGCAGTCTTGTGGGGTCGGCTTCCAGATACCGACGGGAGGGTAGTTCCGTCGGTATTTCTTCCAGATGACCGCAAAGTACCCATGTCACGGGGGTACTATCGCTACTCCAAGTTCGCTAAGGACCGTCCAACAGTTACTCTTGAGTGGGCTAGAAAGTTCTCTCAACCGGGGGACACCCTCCTCAATCATGCCCTTGATGGGGACTTGGATTGGGAGCAGGTCAAGTCAGTCACCCGTCGTGGAATGGAGATGACCTACGATCTATCTGTTCCGAAACATCACTCTTTCGTGGTGAATGACATCGTGAGTCACAACACCACGTTTGCCATGAACTGGTGCTACAACCTCGTTACTCGGTACCGTTCCAACGTCTACTACGTCACGTTGGAGATGCCCTACGAGCAGGTCCGCAAGAAAATCTACGTCATCCACTCGGAGAACCCCATCTTCGAGGAGATGGGCTACAAGCCTCTCGACTACGACAAGGTCTGTGCTGGAACTCTGACTCCTGAAGAGGAGGCGTTCTACCAGATCGTCATCAAGGACTTCTGCAACAACCCGGAGTATGGCTCCTTCGATGTCTGGGGTCCGGATGAGGATGTCACCACCGATGACATCAAGATGCAGGCGGAACTCCGGCACCAGCAGGAGGAGATCCACCTCCTGGTCATCGACCACGGTGGCCTGGTTGAGGCCAGGAAGCGCAAGAGGGGTAAGGACTACACCATCGAGCTGAACTCAGTCCTACGGGATGCCAAGAAGCTCGCCCTTCACTTCAACCACGGTGAGAAGGTCCCAGTCTTGTTGCTCTTCCAGATCAACCGAGACGGCAAGGACTACGCTGACAAGATGGAGGGCCGCTACAAGCTCAGGGCTCTCTCCTATGCCAACGAAGCTGAGCGCTCAGCGGACGTGATCACCACCACCTACCTGAACGAGGACCACCGAAAAGCAGGTACCGTGCTCTTCGACTGCCTCAAGCGTCGAGACGGAGCGTTTTTCGCACCCTTCCTGGCAGCCGTCCACTGGCCGACACAACGCATCCTGAATCACGAGACGTTCCATGGGGCCAACGACAAGGGCCTCTCGATGGATGAAAGTCGAGCTGTTCAGGACATGATGTTCCAGATCCAGGTGTAGTAGAGGGAATGAGCTGCCTTCTATGTGGGGGGACCGGCCTGAGGGTTGTATCTCGGGCCGGTGACCCCGTGCCTGGATACCCTCAGAACGGACACACCCGAACGGTCTTTGCTTCGACTACCTACGTGACTTGCGACTGCCGCATTGTTCGTCTAGGCCCCATTTCACCGAGCCTTGAGGTTCCAGCCCCAACCAGGTTCGAGAGGGTAGTGGACCGTGCATGAAGAAAGAGGACTTCCGAAAGGCTTACGAGGATAGCCAGCAGAAGGGGACCTACCTCATCTGGGTCAACCAACGGAAGGAGACCCTGAAGTCTAGCGTCTCTGCTCATGACGTTCTCCGGCACTTCGGGGTTGACCTGAAGTTCAGTGGGGAGCGAGAGGAGCAGATTTGTTGCCCCTTCCACGGTGACAAGGACCCTTCTGCCCGAATCTACACGGCCCAGGGGGACAGTCCCTCGGGGGTCTACTGCTGGGTGTGTCGGAAGAGGTGGGACATCTTCGGTCTGTGGAAGGAGTTCCACGGGGACTCGGAGATGAAGTTCACAGCGGTCCTCCTCGGCTTGGAAAAGGCTTTCGGAATCATCACCCCCGAGGCTCCGGACATGAGCCGGGACTACGGTCCTCGGGGGCCTACAGACGAGGAGCAGGCCGTTCTGGACCGGCTGGAGGTCTGTGAGCGACGGCTGAAGTTGGCGAAGCCCAGCTTCCAGTTCAAGGGGTTCCTCACCATCGGGAAGCTCCTCGACAACCTCCATTACCAGATGAAGCATGGGCTCATTGACGTAGACCTGGCGGACAGGAACGTACAGCTCATCCTCAACAAGATTGGGGAGAAGACAAGAGGTGGCTAGGAGACTGAAGCTCAAAACAGTGGAGCTGGGGGACCTAGAGTTGTTTCTCATCTACCAGTATGGGGACAAGTGGGAGTCCGATTGGCTACCCCTCCAAGGACAGATAGTCACGGGCCTGCTGACTGTGGTTACCCAGGAGACGATGGACCATGCCCTTCGGGGGTGGACCAGTCCCCTGGTGAAGTCCCTCGGGGTCCCCCCTGAGGGGGCGATTCGGAAGCTCCCAAGTCAACTGTGCTACCGAAGGGATCCCTGCCCCTTCTACCAGAAAAAGACCTGCATACCAACGCACCCCAAGATGCCGTGGTGCTTTGAGCCTGAAACCATTGAGGATCCCAACGCCAGAAGTCTTGCTGCTGAGTTGGTTCGGCTGTGGCGAGAAGGGGTGTACGTAGTGGTGGTGACCCATGCCGCTGAGTGATTTTCTTTCAGTTGGGGAGGTCCTTGGGATCTCTGAGTGGCTTCAGGGGGAAGAGATAGTCCCCCTGTCCCTCTCGTCCGTACTCGCCAAGCTACCACTCCAGGAACAGGTACCCACCTTGCCCTCGCCTTCTGAAGATGATGACGATCTGGCCCTTATCCTTGGGCAGATCGAGAACCCTTCCGCTCAAAGTCCAACCCCGGAGACAGAGCCAGCAACAGCAGAAGAGGACCTCCCCCTTCCCGTGGATGAACCTCAGGTCCTTCAGGCCGTCCCCTATCGGAACCTCGAAGAGGATGATGACGATGAGCCTGTGATGACCCCCGAGGCCATTATGGAGTCACAGGGGACTCAGAAAGAGGGGGGAGCAGCGGACATCGTCCGAGCTTGGATGCTTTACCACGAGTTTGTCGTGGTAACTAGCGTTGAGCAGCTAGACCAGATTGTAACGGAGGCCATCAAGGCTGGCCGATGCGCCCTCGACCTTGAGACAGAGGGCTTGGACAACCGAATCTACTACCGTGACCCGAACGAGATCCGGGGGCCTATCGAGGAATACTGGGAGGACATCCGGCCCCCTTCAGTGCCTCAGACAGTCCACAAGATCGTGGGTTACTGCCTTTGCTACGATGGGCACACTGGGTACTACGTTCCTGTCAGGCACAGCGGGGAGGATAGTGCCAAGGAGAACATCGACCCCATCGAAGCTGGGAAGATCATCAAGAAGCTGTGCTTGGCTGCCCAACCTGTCCTATCCCCTGAGGGAGCCAAGGTGGACCCTCTTGCGAGCCCGATCTTCCAGAAGCCTCCTCGGGTCAAGATTTACTTCCACCATGCGAAGTTCGACCAGGAGTTCCTGTTTCCGGTTACGGGCATTGACTACTGGCACCCAGACTCCTTCGAGGACTCCCTTCTCATCTACTACTGCATCTTCACTGGGGACAAGGGTCTTGGACTCAAGCACAAGAGTGAAGAGAAGCTGGTCGTCCTCGACAAGAATGGCACCCCAGTTCGAGGCCACATCCTCAAGGACCACAAGAACCCCCTTCAGGAGATCGTCAAGGAGGACCCCAAGGGCGGGACCATCCCCTACAAGATGATCGAGCTGAAGGAGCTTTTCCTTCGGGGGAGGAAGATCGACTTTGCCAGCCTGAGTCCAGAGGAGGCCAGAAGGTACGCCTGTTCGGATGCCATCTGCACCTTCCTTCACTGTGACAACCCGGTGCTTCTCTCGACGATTCGGGACAAGAAGTACGCCAACACCTATCGCTTGGAAAAGCAGGTGGCCCAGGTGCTTCGGTGGATGGAGCGTCACCGGATCAAGATCGATCACGAGTATGTTCGGAGCCTCTTCACAGAGGCTCGGGCTGAGGCTGATGGGTATCGCCAGCAGATTCTCGAACTGGCTAACCAGATGGGTTGGGCCAATTTCGACCCGAACTCGACCCAGCAGCTCAGTGAGTTCTTGTTCAACCACCCCTCTGGGCTCAACATCGAGCCGAAACCGGACAAGAACGAGAAGTCTGGGCAATACAAGACTGACGCTGACACCCTCGAAAAGCTGGTTGAGGACCACCCTGACATCAACTCGGTGCTCCTGACTATCGTCAAGTACCGTCAGGTCGAGAAAGTCATCGGCACCTATCTCGAAGGGATGCTGAACAACTGTGACTCCAACTCAGAGTTGAGGTATCAGTTCAAGCAGACCGGGGCACCGACAGGACGCTTCACGGCCCCTGCTGGGGACCCAGAGCATGGGTACGGAGGGATCCCCATCCACGGGATCCCAGCCACCTATGACGAGAAGAAGCCCAAGGTAGCAACGGCCCTTCGTCGGGCCTTCGTAGCCCGAGATGGCTACACGATGGTCAAGGTGGACTTTGCTGGTGAAGAGCTTCGCATTGTCACCAACCTCTCGAAGGAACCCGTCTGGATCAAGGAGTTCAACGAGGGTACCGGAGACCTCCACACCATCACGGCCAAGGCTTTCTTCGGGCCGGAGATCACCAAGCAGCAACGGCAGATGGGCAAGAGCGCCAACTTCTCCCTCGTGTACGGGGGTGGAACCATGGCAATCATGCGGGCTACCAAGTGTACCCAGCAAGAAGCTGCCCGCCGTAAGGCCAACTTCGACAAGTCCCTCCCCCAGTTTGCCGAGTGGGTCAAGGCCCAGAAGCAGAAGGTCAAGAAGGATTGCGGGGTCTTCACAGCCTTCGGTCGCTGGATGGCGGTACCCGATGCAAACAGCCCGGACAAGGCTATTGCGGCTGCCTGTGAGCGCTACTCCCTGAACTACCCGATCCAGGGCTCAGGCGCCGATATCATGAAGATCGCCATGGTTCTCCTGTACAAGGAGTTCTGGCGTCGGGGTTGGGTCCAGAACGCTACCGCTCGGTTCATGCTCACGGTCCATGACGAAATCGTCTTCGAGGTGAAGCACGAAGCCCTCATGGAGGTCATGCCAGTCATCGAGCACCTGATGACCGCCCCTGGTCGAATGGCGGTTCCGAAGTGGGATGTCCAACTGGAGGTGGAGCCCCTTCTCGACCTACACTGGGACCCGAAGTACGACTACCACAAGATCATGAAGGGCTACATCCCTGAGAAGGGGAAGAAGCCAGGGAAGAACGACATCCAAGTAGGGGACCGGTGGTATCAGCCAATCCCCAAGTGGTTGGAGGGCCATATCACGCCGGACTACATGCGGTCTGGTGAGAAGCCCGCCCCTCAACTACCCTCGGACCCGGTGGCCCCCCCGGTCCAGGTTCCAACTCAGGCCCCAGAGACCCCCAAGGAAGCGACTCCGAAGGCCCCCCCAGCTCCGACATCAGTGGCTCCCTCAGCCCCAGTACAGGCCCAGCCAGCCCGACCCTCACAGGTCCCACCCAAGACGAACGGCAATGGGAAGAGGGTTGATGTTTTCTCCTACGGCCTGAACCTACTCACCTCAGATACCGTGAGGCAGGTTGCATCTGTGTGCATCGAGAGCCATGACCCAGAGGGTCGGCTCCTTCAACTCTACGACCAGAGCAACAATGAGATCCTGATCGACCCGTCGCAAGGAATCCGAATAAATCCGGATACTTTCAAGGTTCTCATGAGGAGTAAGAACCTGTGAACCCTACGAATCGGAGAGACTGCCTTCGGGAGTGCAACAACCAGGGGGTACCCCTGGAGGACTTCCGCCTAGCCTTCTGCGTTCGGTGCTTGCAGCCAGAGTGTACTCGAAGTACCTATGGCTCCAGCAAGTTCGACCAACGGACCCAGACCTGGGTGGAGAGGCTTTTCACCCAGGTACCCAGGATGGACCCGACCGACCCCCGGTTCCAGGAAATCTCCGGGCAGGGGTTCAGCACCATCGATCTTGCTGCCAACCAGGACCCTGGTGGGGGCTCAGCCTGGCTTGACCCTCGGGATCTGAAGCCCGAGAAGACCAGCATCGTGGTCCCCGCTGGCTTCATTCCGCCCCCACCAGAAGAGCCCGTCATCCAGGAAGCCCCTGCTTCTGGGCCTCCCGTCGAAGTCGAGGTACCCAAGGTTCAACCGGCCTCAACCGGTAAAGTGGGGTCGAACCTGCCTCGTGAGGTTCTTCTAATGAATACCGTGGGTCACGAGGGGGCGTACCTTCCAGGGGCACCCTCAAAGCCTGCGGTAGAACCAGTGAAGAGAGACCCATGGGCAGCCCCGGAACCAGTGGGGCCAAACGAGGTAATCGTTAAAAGAGGGGCCACCGTTCGATTTGGCGGTGGGTCCGGTGTAAAGTAGGAAGCAACCCTGAGCGCAACGGAGAACCACTCATGAGTCTCGAATACGATGCCATCATCTACCCGAACGGAAAGCTCGTCACCGAGGTGACCCAGCATGACGGAAACTGCTCCGAGATCGAGAAGATCGTGTCTCGGATGGGCACCGTCGAATCGGATGAACGCACCGGGGATGACTGCCAGCCCGTTCACGAGACGGTCAACGGCTGACCGGTGTAGGACTACAGAACGAGAGAGAGGAACCCATGTCCCATCGACACACCATCAACACTCAGATCACCAACAAGGAGATCGCCAAGCAGGCACTCCAGGCCGCCAAGGTCGAGTTCCGGGAGCAGGGGGATCAACTCTTTCTGACCTCCGGCAACTACCGTGACACGGTCATCGACACCCGCTCGGGTCGAGTGACCAGCGGCGACACGGATCATGTCCGTGTCAGTGCAGCCGAGATCGGTGTTCTCCGTCAGCACTACACTGAGGCACTCCACCGACACGAAGCCATGATCCAGGGAATCGAGATCCAGTCTCGGACCACCAGGGTCATCAACGGTGAGGAGTGCGTCGTTCTTCACTGCCGAATGGCCTGATCTACGCCGCTAGCCTCTCCTGGGAGCCCGTCTTTCTTCTGCGAAGAAAGACGGGCTTTCGGCTTTATTGGGGTGGGGAGTGAGTCACCTTCGGTGTATGATCCACCAGACGCTAAAACACGGAGCCCTTGAATCATGTTGACCCCTGAGATGATCCACCACTTGCGCTCCCTCACTCGTCTCGTGTACGTGGTGACGGACGAAGAGGACCGCTTCATCGTGGATTTTCACGAGCAGATGAAGAAGCATGAGGACCGGATCTGGGTGTTCAACGCAGCTCTGGGCCTGAAGCGAGTCACCGACCTCATCAAGGACTGGTCGAGTCGAGCCCATGCTGTGGAGACCTCGGCTGCCCAGATCAACGAAGCCCTCATCCGGGTCTACCAAGACGACCCCAAGGACAAGGAGCACTTCTACCTGTTCACGGATCCTGAACGCTGGTTCAAGGATGAACACGTCATTCGTCGGGTGCTCAACATCATCCACCAGCTTCACCAGGACCTCCGGATCGTCAAGTGCATGATCTTCGTGGGTCCCCGTCGGGTGATTCCGGAGAAGCTCGCCCGATACTTCGAGGTGGTACAGTGCTCTGGTCTCAGCAAGCAAGAGACTACCGAACTGGTCGAGGGCTTCTGCAAGCAACTCCAGACCAAGGTACCCAACAATCCGGAGACCCTGTTCCGTGGGATGACCAGCTACGAAATCGAGCAAGTCATCACTCAGTCGGTGGTCAAGACCAAGAAGGATGCGGTCAACCCCAAGCGTGTGGACCCCACCTTCGTGGCGGAGTACAAGCGCAACCAGATCCGAAAGACGGACCTGGTCCAGATCATCGAGACTGAGGGAACCACCTTCGAGTCTGTGGGTGGGGCCGACCGTTTCAAGGAGTGGGTCACTGAGACTACCTCTTGCTGGTCTGAAGAGGGCCAGCGCTTCGGCCTCAAGCCTCCCAAGGGTGTGCTCCTGGTCGGGGTCTACGGGTGCGGCAAGTCCCTTTCGGCCAAGGCTCTGGCGGCTGAGTGGAAGCTCCCCCTCGTCCAGTTCGAGATGGGCAAGCTCCGTTCCTCTGGCGTGGGTGATTCCGAAGCCAACCTCTACCGGGCACTCCGGATCGTTGAGTCGGTCTCCCCTTGCATCATGTGGATCGATGAGGCTGAGAAGAGCCTCTCCGGTGGGCAGTCCTCTGCCCAGTCTGATGCGGGTACCACCTCCCGTCTCCTCGGGATTCTCTCGACGTGGGCACAGGAGTCCAAGTCTCCCGTCTGCCTGGTCATGACGGCCAACTCCCTGAAGACCCTTCCGGCTGAGATGGTCAACCGGATGCCGGAACGCTTTTTCTTCGACATTCCGGATGAGGAGGCTCGCATCGACATCATCAAGATCCAGGCCAAGGCTGTGAGTCAGGATGTGTCGAACTTCAGCTTGGCTGAGCTTGCAGAGAAGGCCAAGCTCTTGGTCGGCCGTGAGATCGAGCAAGCCATCGCTTCGGCCATGACACGTAGCTTCAACGCCAAGAAGCCTGCCTTGGATGAGACAATTCTGGGTGAAGAGTTGACCCGAAAGCCCCGGATCATCAAGACCATGGGTGATGAGATCAAGGAAATCATCGACTGGGTTGGGTACGACCCCGAGGTGGATGACGGGATCCGTGCTCGCCTGGCCTCCAAGAACCGTTCGGAGTCCTTCCGGGTGATGGCGGGAGAGGGTGGCTAAGGTTCTTCTCAGGTGTCCCCAGAGAGGAACCCATGGGATCACGAAACTGGCAGATCATTCGAGACCTGGAGATTGCTCGTTCTGCTGGGAACGCTGAGCAAGTTGCGAGGCTTTCCGAGTTGGTCGAGCAATCCCAGCAGGATTGCGACCACCCTGCTGAGTCCAAGAAGGTTGGTACTTGTGCTCAGGACACCGAGACCAAGAACCGTGGCCTGGTTCGGAAGGGGGACCAGGTAGTTTGGTGTCTTGCTTGTAGCCGAATCCTTCGGCACACCCCAAAAAGGTCTTGAGATGCCTTCAGAACTGGTACGACCCGAGAATCAAGCCCAGGCCCTCAGCCGAAAGGTCGAGGTCGAGGTCCTTTCCAGGGCCAATCCGGAAGTGGCCCTCCTCCGTTTGGCTCGGGTTGTCGTCCAGCAGTCCCCCGAGGTCCGGGCTGTCTTCGATGCCTCCAGAGAAGACAAGTCGATGGGGCGCAAGGGACAGGTCAACCGGAAGCTCTTGACCGAACGCCTCAAGGATCACTTCCCCTTGGACGAGGGGATCGGTGAGGTTGCCTCCTACCTGGCAGATGAGTACGAGCAAATCGGGGATGGGATTCTCCTGGTTTCATCCGAGACCGGTCGAGCCATTGCCCGGTTGACTGAAGAGGACTTCTACATGCCCGCCCCGGTACCTAGGGAAAGCGGGAACATGGTCCAGCCTGGGGTCAAGATCCGCCCCGAGATCGAGGGGTTCATCGTCCACTGGCAGTTCGAGACAACTCGGGAGAGGGAGGTCCGAGAGAGAATGCTCTCTCGTGTCAACCAAACGGAGCTTCTTCGAGAGGAGGGTGACCGTCGAGTCTTGTCTCTTTCCAGGGGTGGGCGGCGAAACCTTGCAGCTCAAGTCCAAGAAGCCCTTCCCCAGCTCCTCCAGGGTGCCACGGGTATTGCAGGGGACTTTCTGGTCTTCTTCGCTCCTGGCAAGCCTCCTTCGGGAGAGGGGCTGGACCCCATCAAGCTCGAAGCTCGAAGCTCTGTTCGTCGCCCGGTTCAGGATGCGCTGACCTCCAACCTCAAGCACGATGTCCTGGCCTCGACCCTAGCCTCAGTAGCAACGGGGTGGGTTCGGGACATGGCGGGGCAGCTTCTCACCAGGGGCCGAAGCCGTCTTGGGGATGCTGTGGTTCCGTATATGACCTTGGACATGGTCGTGGAGAATCGCAAGAGGGGTTTCTGGGTTGCAGAGTCAAGCCTTGCTCTGGCCCTCCAACGCCTCGGGTGCCGGGCTCTCCCCGTTCAGGGTCCGAGCAGCTTTGCTCTCTTCTTCCGAGGCCCTGTGGGCTTCCTGGAGCTTCCAGAAGGCCAGTCTGGGGTTCACAGCCGAGAGATGCACGACCGATGGACGTTGGAGTCCATGGTTGAGGCCACCCTCTGGGTGGACTGGGGTAGAATCGAGGTTCTTCCGGTTGGTGGGGTCTTCGACTCAGGGGTGAGCGTTGAGGTGCTCTAAGCCTTTGATACAGGGGCTAGGGTAACATGGCGATCACCATCACCTCCATTCGGGCGAACGCTGGGGACAACACTATCGTTCCAAACGGTACTGTCATAATTACTGGGACCGGCCTAACGGCAGGGAACATGTACCTCACTTCCGAACTAGGGACGGTGGAGGTGACTGGACTGACCTGGACTGGAACCGATATTCACGGGAACCCAGACTCCTTTCCGACCCTTGGGACTCTAGGCAGCCCCGGTCAGCTCATCATCGTGAACGCCTCAGGTGAGACAGCTATCCATGAGGTGACCCTCTTTTCGACAAGCGCTCCCGAGTCTAGGCACGGGTTTTTCTATGGTAACCTTGTGACAACCACGGGTACGCAGTCCACTCCTCGCTACAACTACCCTACCTATGGGTCCTACGGGAAAATCGAAACCTTCAACTGGGGTGGCCCGATGGGGGTAGTATTTGCTCAGGTGTTTCAGAATCCAGACGGAACTACAGACGTAGAGTGGTCGGATGAGGTCAGTGTACCATTGAACCAACTTGCTCGAATCGGAGAGCCAGTAAGGGCGATGTTCAAGTCCCTGGGGATCCTTGGTGTACTGGACCAAGGTGGGGGTGCATGGTGAACCAACTCAAAGCCATGGACTACTGATGCCCTTCTACTCCTTCAAGGTTCGGTCCCAAGGGGAGGTGGTTCTACCCACCTACATGCTAGCCCTGGGTGAAGGTGTTGACGTTTTCAACGCAACAGTCAACGATCTTGATGAGTTCAAACAGTCTCTCCTCTTAGAGGGGGTTGAAGTCCTTGAGGTGAACCAACTCGATGCCTTGGACCAGGTACCGCCAGACCCAGCGGTTCAGGCAGCCCTCTCAGGAAGAATCCCTCCAGAGCTTGTAGCCCTAGGCTATGACCCTTTGATCGAGGAGAGCGACCATGGAGCACTGGTTCAACAAGAAGAAGCCCTCCTGGGAAGAGCAGAAGTCCAACCTTCTTGAGACTTTCTTCCGGGAGCCAAGCTACGTCTTGGTTGGTCCAGTAGCAGTCCACCTTCAGTGTTCCCTCAAAGAAGCAGAAAACGCCCTAGATCAGCTAGTTGAAGAAGGGCACATCAGGTACCTGACCCAGCCTGAGCTGAAAGTGAAGGGGTACTTGCACGGGTACACCAAGAAAACGGTGTAGATCCCCGTATGGGGCTCCGGAAGCACAAGCAAGTCCTCACGCTTTCCCTTCAGCTCTACCAACGGGTGGGCCTTCTGACGGCTGAAGAGGCCGAGGGGTTCCGGCTCATGTACGCACGGGCCAGGACCCCAGCGGAACAGGAGCAGGTTCGAGCAGCCCTCGACCACCGATTCCACGGATGGAAGACCGAGCAGGACCGGTTCTCGAAGGTCCTTCGTGATGACGTTCTGGGGGATGACGAGGATGAGGACCCGCCTGAGCTGAGGGAGGCTTTGGAGCGTTCGAGGGTCCGCTTCGGTGTAGGGTGAGGGGCATGGTAAAGCCCCGTTTTCTTGTGGATGCTGACGAAGTTCTGTTCGACCTCCAAGGTCCTGTTTTGGACATCATGGCGGAGGTGACGGGGCGTCAGTACCGACCCGAAGACTTCGAGGTCTGGGACCTCTTCTCCGTTCTCACAGAGGTCGAGAAGGCTAGGGTCTTTGACCGGATGGATGCACCTGGTTTCTGTGACTCGCTTCAACCCTTTCCCGAGGCTGTAGCGGCACTTGAAAGGGTCCGAAGGCACGCTGAGGTGATTGCGGTCACGAGCCCGTATCACGGACCTCTGTGGGTCTACGAACGGAGCAACAGTCTCAAGCGGCACTTCGGCTTCGCCAAGAACCAGGTTGTCCACACCTCGGCCAAGTACCTCGTTCGGGGGGCCTTCTTCCTGGATGACAAGCCAGAACACGTCACTTCTTGGGCGGCTGAGAACCCAGAGGGTTGCTCGATGCTCTGGCACACCCCCAACACCAGGACTCTCGGGCTTGACCATCTTCGGGTCTTCTCCTGGGACCAAGTCCTGGCAAAGGTTGCCTGATGCCACTCCCCCACATCAGAACAGGCATTGCCGAGCTTGATGTTGCCCTGGGTACCGAGTGTCCAGGGTTCCCTCGGGGGGCCTTGACCCTTATTTGTGGCGGGGTTGGAACCGGGAAGTCAACTCTGGTCCGGCATCTGGCCCACTATGCAGCAACCATAGGGCACCAACGGGTGCTCTTCTGTGATGCTGAGGGGAACCCGCCAGGCCGACATTCAAGTCTCATCCGTGAGGTAGGGGTTGATGGTCCAGTCGATGTTGTTCCAGGTTCATACACTTCTCCTTTTGATTATCAACAACCAAGTGACCTGGTGGGGCTATTCAATGCCATCCGAGCTTCAGTTCACCTGTATGACCTCATCATAGCGGATGCCGTCAGCGTTCTAGGGTTGCCTCCAACTCCAGGGCAGGCTCCACAGATTGCGGCTAGGTCTAGGTTTCTCGGGTCGGCTATTCAGGGGTTGCGGTTGGAGAACTGTGCCCTGGTGATGGTCTTCCAGAGCCCGAGGAGTGGTCCTTTGGATCGGGGAGTCAACTCCCAACTTGTGACCCACCATGCCCGGCTGATCCTCGACCTTAGTGGGTTCACCGAAGGGGTGTACTCAGCACACATCGCCAAGGCGACCTGGCCGGTACAGGACGAGGAGTTCGGGTTCCGATATGGGGGTCCGAGTCAAGTCATTGCCGTCCCAAAGGCCAAGCCCATCGACCGATCCAAAATCCCCACCCGCTTCAACCGAGAGGATCCCCTATGAAACAGTACCTCGACCTCGTTCGTCACGTCCTTGCCCTGGGTACCAGGAAGGAGAACCGGACAGGCGTTGACACCCTCAGTTGCTTCAACTTCAACTACTCCCACGACATGAGTCAGGGGTTCCCCCTGCTCACAACCAAGTCGATTTCGTGGAAGAACATCGTCATCGAGAACCTGTGGTTCCTTTCCGGGCAGACCGATATTTCGATTCTCAAGCGTCATGGCTGCAAGTTCTGGGACCCTTGGGCGGATGAGAACGGCAAGGTCCCGAGCGCCTACGGGAACTTCTGGAGGCACTTCCCGGTTCACGGCTCGGATATGGTCGAGCAGGACTTCGACCCGGCTGGCCCAAGGGAGGTCCCGGTGGGTTGCTACAACGACCAGATCCGGTGGGTCCTCGAAGAGATGCGTCGGAACCCGATGAGCCGACGCATGGTGGTCTCTGCCTGGGCACCAGGGAACGCTCAGACCTCGAAGCTGCCCCCCTGCCACTGCCTGTACGTCTTCAACGTCCAGATGGATGAGCCGGGCTATGGGGAGGACCCCTGGGAGGCTGTGGCTAGCTCCCACTGTGGGACGGAGCACCTCGGAGTCGTTTGGGCCAAGTCTCAGAACGAAGCCTACGAGAAGGCCCTGGCGAAGTTCGGCCCCCAGCCAGAGGGGATGCCTGACGGGGAGAGCATTGATGCCCTGGTGGTCCGGAAGCCCATGGCTCACAACGAGGAGCGGTACCGGAAGGAGCGTGGGGACAAGCCCAAGGATCCAGTCAAGAAGCTCTGCCTTCACTTGACCCAGAGAAGCTGTGACATCGCCCTCGGGGTTCCCTACAACCTGGCTGGGTACGCCTTCTTGCTCCAGCTCTTTGCCCAGATGAGCGGGATCGAGGTGGGGACGTTCGGTCACACCCTCATCGACGCTCACATCTACACGGCCAAGCCAGACGGGACCAAGGCTGAGTTCGACCACGTTCCTGGCCTTCGTCAACAGCTTCAGAGGGAGCCCAAGGCGCTCCCAAAGCTCATTATCGATCCGGCCATCAAGGACCTGACGGACATCGAAGCCCTGATGGACCCCAAGGTCACGACGGAGGAGATCATGAGCCACTTCACTCTGGAAGGCTACGAACCCCACCCGGCCATCAACTTCAAGGTGGCCGTCTGAGGCACATGAAACAAGCCAGGATGCTGCATGAAGCCATCTCGGCCGCCAATCGTGGTGAGCGGGTGATTGTGACCGCTCACCACACGAGCCGAGCCCTTTGGATCAAGGGTGAGGCTCGCAAGGCGGTAGCCAATGCCCTCCTCCAACAGGAGGGTCAGGACTTCATGCGGTTCAAGTCTGGCGGAGAAATTCGATTCTTCGCCCACACCAAAGAGGAAAAGCTCCGAGGCTTCAGGGGTAAGGTCTACCAGATTCAAGTAGATAGCCCCTATGATGAGGGAGACTCTCTTGAGGACTGGGAGCTGGACTCAAGGTACCTTCCCCCGAGTGGGCCGCACCCAAGTAGGTTCGAGAGGATTCTGAATGAAGACTGATCCCCCTCGTATCATCGTTGCGATCAACCCTCAGGGTGTCATCGCAGTAAATGGTCAGATGCCATGGAAGAAGCCCGAGGACCTGAAGCGCTTCAAGAAGGTCACGATGGGGTCAACGATCATCATGGGTCGAAAGACTTGGGATTCGATTGGACGTAGGTTCCTTCCGGGGAGGCGGACCCTGGTTCTCAGTCGGACCCACCAGCCAGACGTGGTGACAGCACCCTCCTTGGAAGAAGGGCTGAAGAAGGCTCGTGACCTGGATTGGGCCAATGGCACTTGGGAGAAGGTTGACTGGTCTGGGAGGGATGTCTGGGTCGTAGGTGGGGCGGAGGTGTATGAGCAGGCATTTCCGTTGGTTGATGAGGTAGACCTCACCTTGGTCCTGGATTCGGTAGTTGAGTTGAGTCAGCCAAACGTCATCCGGCTCCCCACTTTCGTTTGTGGGATGCCAGGGTTCAAGGTGGTGGAGACCTCAATCAACCCCGCCGACACTACTCTTACTCACTGTAGGTATAGGCGCACATGAAGCACTTCGCAGTTGAAACCTTGGGGAACACAAGCCTCCGTGTGGTCGAGGCAGTCGTTCGGGCAGCAGCCAGTTCGGGATACTCGTTCTCTCGGATCGAGTCACTTGACCGAACCAAAGTTGGCTCTACCGAGTTCCAGAGGTTTAGAGTGGGTGCCGACCCCACAGCCCTTCTTGAGGTCCTGTTTTCGGAAGGCCGGGGCACCATCAGCCCAGACTGCCTGGTGCGCTTGAAGTCGAGAAACGGAAAGGTCCCGTTTACCCTACTCCTTGCTGCCCCGAGGGAGCCGAAGGTTTACCGGGGTCCTGGGGACCCTTACTGGGAGCGTCAGTTCGACTGAGAAGGTTTCTATCAGCCTTGCCTTGGTGACCCATCTGACGACGGTGCCAAGGGAGACCTTCTCATGTTCCTACTGCTAGCTGCTTCCGGTAAGAGAGCCCGTGTTCTGACCGCCTCTCTTGGAGACGACATCCTCATCAGCCCCGCTATGGATGAGGCTGATGAACTGGAGGAGGGTCTGGCTGACATCGACGAAGCTATTCGTCGGGAGAAAAACCCCAGGAGCGGACCCTACTGGCCCAAGATCAGGGCAAAGTTGCTCGAAGAGTCCTCCTCCCAGGACATCGACGAAGCCATCAAGGAATGGGGGCGAGATGGGCTCCCATACATCTCCCGTGAGTCCTGCCAGCTCTGTGGCAAGACCCCCATCAAGTTCTGCTTCCCGCTCAAGAACCGGATGAACGGGTCCCGGCTCGTTGTCGGGTGCGAATGCGTCCACAACTACCTTGAGATCGGTGGGTACGAATCTCCGGAAGCCCTCCGGAAGCTCTTGGTCGCTCAGCTCAACATCCTTCGGAAGAAGGAGAAGGGTGAGGCCACGGACGAGCAGGTGGAAGCTGCTACCAAGGTCTTCGAGATCGAGCACCAGATCCGTAGGCGGATTGCGGTGGTCTCAGGAGGGGCCACCGACTTCGACATCAAGGAGTACCAGGAGTCGCTCAACAGCGTCATCCTGGTGGCAAATCACCTTGAGGTGAAGGACGCCTCGATAGCGGCTGCCCGAAGTGCCATGACTCTCATCAAGCCGGTTCTCTCCTTCATGGAGAAGACACGGGCCAAGCAGAAGTTCGTTGGGTTCGGCATCGGGGTGCTCACCACCACCATCATGAACCAGCGTAGCCCCGAGAAGAAGGCTGCCAACCTGGAAATCCTTCTCTCTGCGATCAGCAGGCTCTTCGACTGTGGGCTCCCCTCGGACACCCTTTCCCGAGCCTGGGGTTCGGTCAGTCTTGCCAAGAACAAGCTGGTCGATATCGTGGCAAAGAAGTGCGATACCGGGAAGGCAGAACTCCTCTCCGACTATCGGAACGAGATTGCCATCACCAAGCCCCATGAGCACCTGAGCTTCATGATCACTCAGGGGATTGATGCTCTCCGAAAGACCTTCGATGCCCAACTGGAGAAGGTCAGGGCGGCAGTTGAGGACCCTGACTTCATTGAGAAGATCCAGTCCGAAGCCTCGGTGGTGGCGAAGATCCTCAACTTCAGCTTCTCCCCGGATCTTGCCAGCTCGGACAATGTCGTTCAACGGAACGCCTACAAGATCATCGAGTTCGTTCAGTCGGTGAACAAGGGCAAGGGTGCCGTTGACGTTATCGTGGATGCCATCCAGGGGACCTATGCCTTGGAGGGTGCCATCAAGGACCGGGTTGGGGTGAAGGTCTCCATTCTCCGAGCAGGAGATGATGGGGTCATCGACCCGGATGTGATGGGTGACGATTCCATCCTCGACTTCGGGAAGCTCATCCGGGCCAGGGACCCCAAGGCCCTGGAGATCGTCCAGAAAGAGGTTGAGGACGTTGCCCTCTTGGTGAAGAGCACCAACAACCAGAGGGTCTTCGAGCTGATGAGTGACCAGCTCGACTTCGATGTGGAACGTGCGTTCAAGCTCTACACGGCGACCCCGAACCCCAACTCGAAGTCCCCTACCTTCGAGCTTGACTTCTGCACCTCCATCCTGAGTGATTGGGAAGCTGGTCGCCTGAGCAAGCTGAGCCCAGCTCGTATGGGCAACATCCAGCGGCAGATCGCCATGAAGGGACGGATGAAGGAAGTCCCCAACTCGATGTGGGAGAAGCTCAAGTCCAGGCTGACCGCCAAGGCCAAGTCTACCTTCCGCTGAGGCCAACTCAATGCAAGTTGCAACCATTCAGTTTGCCCCAGTTTTTCGCCAGAAGGCGGAGAATCTACGTCGCCTAGCCACCCTGGTCATTCAGGCGGCTGAGGCGGGGGCCAAACTCATCGTACTCCCAGAGCTGGCGACCACAGGCTACACGTACATGAGCAAGGCGGAAGCGGAAGCTGACGCTGAGGTCATCACGGAGTTCAAGCCCGGTTCGGGTGGACCTACCTCCACCATGAACGTCATGTGGGCACTAGCCAGCAAGTACGACATCCACTTGGTTTGGGGCATGGTCCGCAAGGACTATGGGACCGGCAAGGTGTTCAACAGCCAGGTATACCTCGAACCAAGCGGGTACTTCGAGTTCTATGACAAGGTGAACCGCTGGGGCAACGACTACATCTGGGCGACCCCTGGGCAGACCAATCCTCCAGTCATCACGGCTGAGGGTCTTGGGGGTCTCCGGGTGGGGATGCTCATCTGTCGGGACATCCGGGACAAGAAGGACGAGAACTGGAAGAACTTCTACTCCCCTGGGGATGCCGATGTGGTTTGCCTCTCGACCAACTGGGGTGACGGGGGTTTCCCAGCGGTCTCCTGGATGGACTTCGTTGAGGACAACAAGGCGACCCTCATCGTCTCCAATCGCTACGGACAGGAAGGTCCGAACGACTTTGGGGAGGGTGGAGTCTGTGTCGTCACCAAGAGCGGCGAGGTCCTGTGTGAGGGTCTTGTCTGGAGTTCTGATTGCATCGTCTACGCAGAGGTTTGAGATGCCCCACGACTACGACCGTACTACGACTGCCGGTGTGAACTTCAACCAGATGGTTGGCAAGCCTGCTGAGGCGGATGAGGCCCTCACCAAAGCATACCAGGCCCTCGTGAACTTCAAGCTGGGCATGGATGCCATGCACGAGATCCCTGCCACCCTGAAGCCTTACTACCAGCAGGTGATGAAGGCCATGGACGTGGTGATCAAGGCCCAGAAAGAGTCCTACCAGCTCCGCATGATGATGAGGAAGCTCCCTCTCTGATGGACCCGATCACCCTCACCGTCCTTGAGCGCTACATCCTAGGGTACCCACCCCCTGGGATGGCTACACGGGTTGCCAGACGCTTCGTAGCTGGTCTGGCTGACCAGCTTCAGAGAATGATGGGCGACCTTCTAGGGAGCACCCTGGAGGCCAAGAAGGGCAAGGATGTAGCTGAGTGGCTGGAGGCCAACTTCCACTTCCTTGGGACCAAGACCCCCAAGGGCGGGAAGGTGCTCAAGGACCAGGTGAACAAGCTCCACTGGTTCCTGAAGTTCGGCCTCGGTCAGCAGCAGGATCCGGAGCGGCTTCGCCCTACCATCGAAGCAGCCTGGTCGGACATCCAGAAAGAGTTGGGTACCCTAGTCAAGCTCTTCTCCGAGGAGGGCGGGAAGGTCGTGCCCAAGGAGATGAAGGTTGGGGCCAACACCTACCTGAACATCTCGGGGTTCTCCGAAGACCAGCTCACCACCTACATCAAGAGCCTCGAACAGGTCTTCGCTGAGCTGAAGGGCTGGAGGAAGAAGGCCCTGGCCGGGGGACTCAAGGTTGCCCTGGCGGGACCCTCCGACTTCCGAGGCACCTCGGGCGGGAAATACAAGTCGAGCGAGGACACCCTCTATGTCAGGGCAACCCCCGCTGTCCTCAAGCGGACCCGTGGTTCCTACGGAGCCTTCGACTACATCATCGTACATGAGCTGGGTCACCGGTACGACTACAAGCGGAAGCCGGGCATAGACTTCGACCGACCCGAGTGGTGGACCAGCAGGTACAGCCGAACCGAGGGGGAGAGCTTCGCTGAGTTGTTCGCCCTGACCAACTTCGGGATCACCGGGCAAGGGGACCAGGCGGTCCTCGACAAGTTCGAGGATTACATGACCACTGGAAAGGTTCCCGAGACTGAGCCGGTGGAGCTGCCAGACCACCTGAAGCGGCTTCTCGGCAAGTAGTGTCGAATCGACCTCTAGTTTCTCGACGTTCCGGTGTATGATCGGTCATGCCTAGCCCGATCAAGTGCTCGTTCTGTGGCCGTCCTCGGAACGAGGTCAAGAACATCATTGCTGCCGACTCTGAGGCTGGCCCCTTCATTTGCAACCGTTGTGTGGAGACGGCAGCCAACGAAATCAAGGCTGGGGCAAAGAGGGGTGGCTTCGAGCAGAAGAAAGAGGATCCCCTTCGCAAGCCGAGGGAGATCCGGGACTACCTAGACCAGTACGTGATCGGGCAAGACCAGGCCAAGGTGGACATTGCAATCGCAGTGTACAACCACTTCAAGCGTCGGAAGCTCCGGGACGCCAAGCCTGAGGATGGCATCGATCTGGTCGAGATCGAGAAGAGCAACATCTTGCTCCTTGGGCCATCGGGTTGCCATCGTAAGGGTCAGCTTGTCTTGATGTATGATGGTACCCTGAAAGCGGTGGAGAACGTCCAAGTTGGGGACCAACTCATGGGGCCTGACTCCACTCCTCGAAATGTGCTGGAACTTCATAGGGGGGTGGAGGAAATGGTTGAGATTGTGCCCCTCAAGGGTGAGCCCTGGGTGGTCAACCGGGGGCACATTCTGACGCTGGTTCGTACTTGCTACAACGGTGGTTCTGGGTACCGTCCTGTAAACGAGGTCAAGGATGTACCCCTTCGTGATTGGCTTGGTTGGTCAAGGACTCAGAAGTCAGTTCACAAGCTGTTTCGTGTACCTGTCGAGTTCAAAGCACAGGAGGAGCTACCACTGGACCCATACTTTCTGGGCGTCTTGCTTGGTGATGGGTCACTCGGTGTGACTCCCCGAGTCACCACCGAAGACCCAGAAATCCTTGAGGAAACTCGTAGGCAGGCGGCCAACTTCGGTTTGGTCGTCTCTATCTACGACTACAATGAGGAGAAGTGCCCCTCCTATGCCCTGTGTAAGGTAGAGGGTCCAGGTGGTCTCCAAGACGAGGCTTCTCGCAATCCTATTGCACAGAGGTTGGCGGGTCTGGATCTTCTGGAAGTGACGGGTGAGTCCAAGTTCATCCCTCACTGCTACAAGGTATCCTCCAGAGCAGATCGACTGGCAATCCTTGCGGGGCTCCTGGACACTGATGGATCCCTTGATGAGGACGGGTGTGGTTTCGACTTCATCAACAAGTCCAAAGAGCTTGTTGATGACCTGGCCTTCATCGCTAGAAGCCTTGGTTTTGCTTGCTATCCTCAGCCATGTGTGAAGGGGTGCCAGACTGGGGTGGAGGGCATCTACTACCGGATGTTCATTTCTGGTGACGTGGCTGAGATTCCAACCAAGGTTGAGAGGAAGAAGGCCCTTGCTCGGAAAGCCATCAAGAATGTGCTTCGGACAGGGTTCAAAACCCGTGACCTACCCCCGGAGGAATACTTCGGGTTTGTCCTCGATGGGGACCACCGTTACCTGCTTGACGACTTCACTGTGACCCATAATACGGGCAAGACTCACATTGCCAGGACCATCGCTCGGATGCTTCAGGTCCCCTTCCATGTTGGTGACGCCACCCGGCTGACCCAGGCTGGCTACGTCGGGGATGACGTGGAGACCCTTCTTCAGGGGCTCGTCCTGGATGCTGGGGGCGACATCGAGCGGGCACAGTGGGGGATCATCTTCCTCGATGAGGTGGACAAGATCGCCCGAGGTTCTGGCCGGGACAGGGCTGGGTACCGAGACGTGTCGGGAGAGGGGGTCCAGCAGTCCCTCCTCAAGCTCCTCGAAGGTTCGAGGGTCAACGTCCCCCGTGGTGGCGGAAAAGCTGGGATGATGATGGCATATGACACCATCGACACTACCAACATCCTGTTCATCTGTGCTGGTTCCTTTGCTGGGATCGAACCCATCGTGGCCCAGAGGGTGAACAAGGGGTCGGCTCGTCTCGGGTTTGGGGCCAACACAGAGAAGAAGAAGCTCGACCTGTCGGCCTCCTACCTGGCTGCCAACGAAGACGACATCATGGAGTTCGGCATCATTCCCGAGATGATGGGCCGTCTCCCGGTCATCACCACGACCATCGAGCTTTCCGAGGATGAGATGATTCGGGTTCTCACCGAGCCCCGGAACAGCATCATCAAGCAGGTGAAGAGCCTGTTCCAGATGGACGGTGTCTGCCTGGACTTCACGGAGGATGCTCTGAGGGCCATCGCTCGGGAAGCCAAGAAGCGCCCAACTGGGGCACGGGCACTTCGGAGCATCGTCGAGAAGACCCTGAAGACCTTTGCCTATGACACCCCCAGCAACGAGACTATCGAGCGGATCCTTGTGACTGAGGACACCGTGAATGGTGGGCAGGGGGTTATCACTCTTCGGGAGCAGCGAGCAGAGGCGTGATTGACGGTTGAAACTTTCTGAGCTGGGTCGTTGTAGAAGTACCTCTGGATCTTTTGATAGAGACCTAGTGGTAGGAGACCCAGCTCATGAGCCTTTCGATCATCGCCAACGTAGTGTCCCGCTACGCTGCCTCGACCCGCACTGCTGGGTTGAAGGAAGTGACCTTCAAGGAGTTCCAGCAGGCGCTCGCCAACGCTGGTTGGCCTTCCCCTGAATATGCCCACACGAAGCGGACCATGGATGCCTACTACAAGGACCGTGGGACCGAGGTGGCGCACAAGACCCAGATCCTCACCCGTGGCAAGGTGACCCAAGAGCACTTCTATGCCAACCCAGATTACCTTGGTGAGGGGAATTCCAAGGAAGCAGCCACGAACATCGTGGTCCTGGATGACGATGACCTTGAGGGCCTTGATGAGAAGGCCAAGAAGGCTTGGAAGGGCTACACCTACAAGATGACCTATGAGGTTGTCTCCCCGGAGTCGGCCGAAGAGGGTGACGCTGAGGATCGTGGGTGGGAAGAGGAGGGCTCGGAGCCCTACGACACCCTGGAAGAGGTCCTCAAGGCGGTGGATGACAAGTCCTGGCTTGAGTGGTCCTCCAGCAGCCCGGACGGGAAGCGTGACTGGATCATCTCCCAGGCTGAGGAAGACTACAGCTCGGGGAACAACACCACCTATCACCTCTGGATCGAGCGCAAGGACGGCAAGCCTCTCGGAAAGGAAGAACTGGCCTACATCAAGAAGTCCCTTCGGCTTCACTGAGTAGGAGCAGTTCCATGCCGACTCCGGTTGACAAATACTACGAGGAAGTAAAGGACAAGAACCCTTCCTACAGTGAGGAACAGGCTTGGGCAACGGCTTGGAGCATCTACTGCAAGCACGTCAATCCAGGCTCGAAGTCTTGCAAGAAACCACCCTCGGAGTACCTGAAGGGGAAGTCTGCCTCAGACCCACTCCAGGACTTCCAGGATGTGCTGATGGCAAGGAGAGTTGCCTCCAGATTCAAGGAATCCTTCAAGTACGAGCAGAAGGAAACCAAGGAACACAAGGTCGAGAGAATCTCCAAGAAGATTCGAGATGCTACGGGTCTCTCGAAGGGGGTCTCAGAGGCCATTGCTGACGCCTTCGTCCGAGGGCGTGAGGTGGCTCGCCTTGCCATTCAGAAGGGCTGGCCCTTGGATGGGGACATCATCGAGGGTCCAACTGGGACCCTCTCCTTGGAGGCGATCAAGACAGCTTCTCGTGAGGGAGAGTAGATGGCCCTCCCCTCACTGACCTATGCCGATTGGCGCTTCAATGTCAACCAGGACTTGAACAGCCCAGCCAAGTAAGAAGCGTCAGTCGGAGTCAGTGTCGATACTGATGCCGCTCGCTTCTTCATACCTTTCGGACTTGTCTGAGGGGATGTAGCTTTTTCTGTGGATAGGTGTGAGCCCAAGACGTTTGATTGCAGCATGGTGATCCGGGGTACCATACCCAGATGACTTGTGCAGCCCATAACCAGGGTACTTCTCGGCCAGGGTCCACATGTAGCGGTCGTGGAGGACCTTGCCGATGACGCTAGCAGCCATGACGGCTGGAACGATCCCATCGGCCTTGGGGAAGTGGAGGTGCTTGACCCCTGGGAGCTTGACCTCCCCGTCGAGGACCACCAGGGCCTCTGGCTTGACCTCCAAGACCTTTTCGATGCAAGTACGGAAGCACCTGTGGAGGGCAGCGATGACCCCGTCCCGGTCAATCTCGTCCGAGTGAGCCATCTCGACGGCATACGTCACCTTGGACCGAAGCATCTCGAACAGGTACTCACGCTTGTCAGGGCGGAGCTTCTTCGAGTCGTTCAGGTCCTTCGGGGGTCTCCAGTCCCTCGGGACAGCGACGGCACAGGTGACCAAGGGACCTGCCCAGGATCCGTAGCCACACTCATCGGCCCCGAGGATGAAGGGAGCCGTGAGGCGGAGCTTTTCGTACTCCGCCTTGTCATCCCGCTTGGGGGGCTCAGATTCTCTTGTTTCCATGGCGATGCGGTCGGGTCTTGTTGTATTCGGTCTTCTCGTCGATGGCAGCCCAGAGGTCAATCTCGAAACCCTGAGCCAGGTCGAAGGCGTACTTGACCGATAGAGCCAGGAAGAACTCCTCTGACAGGGCGGTCTGGGAGTCAGCGTTCCAGGCCATCGAGATGGCCCAGTTCATACGGGCCAGGTACTCCTCGATGTCATCGGCATTGGAGATGATGGGGAGCTTGACTACAGACCTCTCCAGGTCGTACTTCTGCTCTTCGGCGTAGTCAGCCACCCGGATCACGAAGTCAGCCAGCTCGATGGGGATTCCACATGGCTTGTCGCCCTTCTCACCCTTGGTTGTGTACTTGATGCCCCCTTCTGAGTAGGACTTCTCGTACCAAATCTCGGTTGGTTCGTGGTGCTCCCGGTGCTCCTCGATGACTTCCGAAACCTCGGATTGCATGAGAAGGGTGATGGCAGACCGGGACCGTGGCTTCTCCCACCAGCCCTTCTCGTGAGCGATCTTGTTGGCTATCTGGGCGAGTTGATTGAGGGACCGGGGAACTTGCATGGAGGGAGACTACACCGACTCGGTCTTCCGGAAGCGACCCCACCGGGCAATGACCTGAGTGGTGAGGTCTCGAAGGGTGAGCCGGTCCTCTTCGACCGAGCACCGCTTGTCGAAGGCTAGGTAGCCACGGTCACGGAGGGTCTTGTCGGCCAGGCCAAGGACGAGGGCCAGGGTGGCGAGAGCGTAACCCTCGTTGCACTTGTCACCCATCTCGAAGATGTTGAAGGCCACCTCGATCAGCTCCTTGCGGGTCATCTTGAAGTAGGGGCCGACCGGGATGCGCTCGGAGCCGACCTGAACCTCGTTTACATGTAGGCTGATCTCGGCCCGGACGATGCCCGCTCCAACGCAGCGGAAGCAGATTCCGCCTTGAACGTGGCTGTAGTGAGGGAGGAGACCCTTTCCGGAGCAGCGGGGGCAAACGATGTAGGCCATCATGATGGTACAACGTCTCAGCCACGATTTTTTCAACTTGAAACCGACCGACGGTGTAAAGATGATCGTGCGACCCCCTAGAGCGATCCGAAGTGGCAAGGAAGCAGGATTTCCGTATTCGCTTTCCCGCTGGACAGATGTGCCGGTAGCCAAGTGGGCCTGGTTCAAAGAGGCCCTGAAAGAGGGTCGGATGATCGGGTTCGATCCCTCCACCGGGGTCCCAGCCCACTGGTCGCTTCGGCCGGATGATACCCTCGGGCTGGTATTCTGGACGAAGGACCCGACCAACCTCATCTTCGAGAACCCCCAAGATCGTGGCTACAAGGTCAAGGTCCACATCACGGTGACCGGCTGGGAAGAAGTAGAGAAGGGGGCGCCCAGTCTTCGGGCGGGAGCCAACACCCTCGGGATGGCGGCCTCGGTCTTCAAGCCGGAGAACGTCTTCTGGAGGTTCTCTCCGGTTCCGATGGTCACGGACGTGGTAGAGAGGTTCGACACCATCCTGGCGATGGCGGCCTACCACGGTCTTCAGCGGGTCTACCTCTCGTTCCTTCAAGACAACGACCTGATGCCCGAGACCAGGACCGACCAGGAGCGGATCAACGTGCTGGTCCAGATTGCCGAACGGGCGGAGCGTCGTGGGGTTCGAGTCCTTCTTTGCAACGAAGACCGGTTCCTCTTGGGTCACCCTGAGCTGCACCCGAACCTCGGGTCCGGGGTCTGTGCTCCTCCCGAGGACTTTTCGATGCAGGGACTTCAGAAGCCCCCCTCAGAGGGTTGTGGGTGCGTACTCATGGTGGACCCCTTCACGATCAACGAAACGTGTACGATGGGGTGCTCCTACTGCTACGCTGCCGACAAGAGCCTGAGTCCGAAGCGTAGGAATACAACCCAAAGCCTCCCCGTGGTTTCATGAACTTCAAGCCTGCCCCATTCCTGACCCCAGAAGACCTGGGGATTGACCTCGAAGAAGACTCAGAGGGTGTTACCGCTGAGGAGGTCCAGGGTGCCATCGAGACCTATTCTCTTGAGGACTTCGTTGCCAAGGCCAAGGAGGCGGTCCTAGGGTCTCCTGGATTCGAGCCGGTGTTCAGCCTGAAAAGAAAGGGTGGGATCCTCTATGGACGCCTCACCCTCGGAGAGTCCCCCACCTACTTCAAAGCCGAGTGGCTGAGGAAACCATGAGCGACCCGAATGATCCCTGTGATGAGCAGCCCCATGGCATCGGCTTCGAGCCCACCCTCTGTGATGGGGACACCTCGAACAACGAATGGTTCGGGGAAGGCGTGTGCCTTCTCGACACCATGACCAAGGACCAGGTCATCTACACGATCCAGAGGAACCCCAAGGCCAGGACGGACCTGGCTAGGGTCACGACCTGCGAAGAACTACACGAACTTCTTCGGGATGTTCCGTTGCTGCCCACCGTCCAGGAAGACGATGAGCAGCAACGGAGGCTGAATCAAGGTGACTGCCTCCCGTTCTACAACCTGTTTCGTGGGAACTGCGGGGACCGATGAGCAGTAGCCCGGCACGCAAGCTCCGGAGGGCAGGGGGCGGGGGTCAGGTACCTAACCCAGCCAAGGCCCTTGAGGGGCTGGCTCAGGTAGGAGACCTGGCCTCGAAGATCGACAGGTTCGTGGAAGCCTCAGAGCGGATGCAGGAGCTTGCCGAGGGGTATGCAGGTCTTGACGAGATCATCGAGACCTTGAAAACCGCCCAAGCGGCGGTAGAGTCTGTCCAGGAACGCCTTACTTCCATGGAGGCCCAGCAAGAGCTTCACCGGAAGACGGTTCTCCGAATACTCTACTACTTCAAGCAGTTCTTCACTGAAGGCTCTCTGATTCCATCCGAGCTGGAAGCCCTTGAAGCCCAACTCACCCCGACCAAGGCAGATGAACCAGGATGAAGACCTCAAGAACTCACGAGCCGACCAAGCAGATAGCTCCGATAGGTCCTCTGGCTTGGGACGCCCTCCTGTCGAAGGCCATCAAGCGGGCCGAAGCCAAGGGGGACCCACGTTTGGAAGGTCTTCGGAAGGCCATCCGAGAGGGGAAGTCGGAGTCAATTCTCCGGAGGTACGGGATCATCTCCGAGCGGGACCTGGAGCGAGAGTTCCCAGGTTGAGTGACCCCTCAGAGGTACTTCTTCAGGCTTTTCTCGATGGTAACTTTGAGCGAGCCTACTCAGCAGCCCTTGAACTACAGGTAGCCTATCGAGAAGCACTGGCCGAAGCCTCGAAAGTGAGATTCAAGCTGAACTTCGGGACGGGTATCTGTCAGAACTGCGAGGGACTCAAGGCAGGGCCAGGTGTCACTGCCACTTGTTTCCAGATTCAGCGGTGTGACTTCAAGAACATCAAGGAGGGGGACGAAGATCCACATCAGGCCCGTGTCATCGACAAGTTGACCTCCAAGTAGAAGTTGACTAAATTCCGATGACACCACATCATACCTCCGACCCTTCTAAATTGAATGACCGGTACCGTACCCGGTGTACTGAGGCTAGAGCCTACCAGATGAGAAAGGACCAACACAGATGAAAGAGAGATCCAAGAGCGACCTCCTTGCGGAGCAGTTGCTCACGGCGAAGGAAGCCGAGTTGGCTGACTGGGCTGCCAAGCATGAGGAAGCTATTGCTGGCTACAATGAGACAGCAGAGCAGATCAAGAAGCTCAGGGCTGCTCTTGGTATGGATGAGACCGTAGCGTCTCTCCCTGAGGTCAAGTTGGCAGCAGCTCCCACCAAGGCCAAGAGCGCCCCCAAGGCCAAGAGCACCCCCAAGGCCAAGTCAAAGCCAAAGGCGAAGGCCAAGAAGAAGGCCAAGAGCGCCCCCAAGGCGAAGGCTTCACCCAAGGTCAAAGGTGGAAGGAAGTCCGCCTCCAAGTCGGTCCCCAGGCTCATCGAAGCCATCCAGATCGTGATGGGCAAGTCCACTGCAACGGGGGCAGAGATCCATGCTGAGCTGAAGCGACGGCATTGGCTGCCCAACTCGGATGACCCGCTTGGTTACATCCGCTACACCCTGTCTGCCAACAAGAACCTGTTCCTCCGTGTCGAGGGCGACCGAGGTCACTACTACCTCGATCCGTCGAACCCCTACGCTTCCGGGAAGAAGACCCACGACGAACCGAAGGAAGAGTCTGTCCCGGCCCCCAAGGCCGCTGTGGTTGCCCCTGAACCAGTGGTAGCAGAGGTCCCCAAGGCTGAGCCCAAGAAGGCTGAGCCCAAGGTGGAGGCCAAGAAGGCTGAGCCCAAGAAGGCTGAGCCCAAGGTGGAGGCCCCCAAGGTGGAGGCCAAGAAGGCCGAGCCCAAGAAGGCTGCCCCTGTGGTGGTTGACCCCCTCGACCCCGAGTCCCCCGAGGCAATCGTTGACTCGATCCTCAGCAGTCACGGAGTTGGGTCCTTCTCCTGATCCGACCAAGGAGAAAATCAGGGGTGTTGGGTAACTACCCGACACCCCTGATTTTTTCTGGTGTATTATCATCGTGACCTCAAGCCACCGAACACTCTTGGCGGTTACCCGACTCCTGAAGTCCCAAATGAGGCTCTTTGTCTATGAGCGGAAGAGTTCCGAGGGGGCAGGTGACTACTGGGAACCCTTTCTCACAGTAGAGCAGGACTTCCTGATCGGTGCTCAGGGGGAGTGGACGGAGGTGCTCCAGCAATGGATGTCCCAGGGTGGGTCCAAGGAGGAGCTTGACTTCCTGGTCCAGCAGGGGTGCAAGGAGGCTCGGTTGGGGGTGGTTCGAGCCCTTACTGAGAGGGTTCCGGAGGTGGACAGCATCTTAGCTGACTTCCTCGCTTCTGGCCGGTGTTGCATCCTCCAAGGGAACAACTGATGGAGCTTGGCGATCTGGTTCAGTACCAAGACAAGCGGTGGCTGGTCACGAGCTACGACCGGGTAGCTCGCCTGATGACACTCTACAGCCTGGATGGGTCGAAGATAGAGCTTCCTCGGGAGTTCGACCGGACCCACACGGCTGAGCTGGGGGTTGTTGCCAACCCTCCGAAGCAATGGCCGATGCTGACTGCTCCCTTCAAGAGCGGGGCGGGTCCTTTCGTCAGGTTGGTTGTCCCTGGACCCCCTGGCAGGGACTCTGAGAGGGTTCTGGAACCTTGGGTGGATTGGGTCCCGAGCGACTTTGCCAGAGAGGGCGGGTCCTTCTTCGTTCGACCCGAGGTCCGACTCCTTCCCGGTATGCTCTTGTTGGCAACCCATAGAAGTGGGTCCTTGATCCGGATCGTCGTGCCCAAGACGTTCGGCACGGTGGCTCACCGGGTGGCAGTTTCCAAGGCCAGGGCGCCAGCCGCAAGGCCATCCGAACAGAACCGATTCACCAGACTCTTCAATGACGATGACGACTAAGCGCAAGCTCCCCATAGTGGTCGAGAACTCGGTCGGAAAGGTCGAAGTTCTTCGGCACGATATGGCTTCGAGCTTCGAGCGAAGAATCCAGGATGAGATCCCCAAGCACGGGGCTAGGGTCACCTGTAGCACTGGATGTGCTTGGTGCTGTTACCACCCAATAGCCATCTCGATCCTTGAGGGAATCCTCATCTACCGGTGGCTCCTGAAGCATCGAAAGTGGACCCTCGGACTCAAGGAGAGGTTGAGGTCCACAGCGGACAAGCAGTTCGGGACGACCTACGAGATGTGGCTCCTCTCGATGATCCCATGCCCCCTCTTGAACGAGAAGAAGCGCTGTATGGCCTACCTCGCAAGGCCACTGATCTGTCGAGCTTACTACGCCATCTCAGACCCATACTACTGTCACCCTCATCGACTTGGCGACTCCACCCAGATCATTCCTCGTGACGACATAGCGGATCCTTTCCACCTGGAGCAGGAGAAGATTCTGCGAAAGCACAACCTCCAGATGATGACGATGCCCATCGGGTCAGCCTTGCTACTGGCTGAGAGGGTCTGCTTGGGGGAGGTGGATCTAGACACCATCGACTCCATTCTCCTCAAGGAATACGGGGAAAAGGGATGAAACTCACATGTTCTGTATGTGGTCGAGAGCGTGATGAGGAGGCGATGACCATCTTCTCACCGACTACCAAGGAGAAGGCAGCCATGCGGAAGATGGGTGAGGAGAAGCCCCTCGACAAGTACCCCTTCTGTCGGGCTTGTATTAGGCTGCTCTCCAAGCCAGAGACGGCGATTCCCCTGATGAAGGGGATCGTCCAGTTCAAGGCCCGCTCTGCTGGTGTATCGGTACAGGATGCTGAGGCCATTGCGGAGCGGTATGGGAACAAGGTCCTGGCTGTGACTCCTAAGCCTCGCTCGTGAGAGACCCATGACCCAACCAATGCCCCCTGAAGCTGCCCAGATGATGGCAGAGGCCCTCCGGCAGTCGATGCCGGGGATGAAAACCCAGGCCCAGTTCACCAGCTTCATGCTGGCCTTTGACTCCTTCCGACTTCTGTGTGACTCGATCTTCTCTGGGGACCGGAACCGAGAAGCAGACGCAAGGGATGCCTTCGAGAAGGCCATTGGGGCCGTCCGAACCTCTACCGAGCTGAGCAAGAAGTTCGAGGAAATACCAGAAGAGAGCAGGGGTACCGCCTCGAACCCGTTCGTCCAACCCCCGAACCAGTTCCAGGAGTATGACATTCAAAAGAAGCTCCTGGGCGAACTCGGGCGGATCGTCAGTAGGGACGAGCTGAACAAGTGGTACGCTGAAACCAAACCAGAGCGTGATCGGGTGGTCTCTCAAACGCTTAGGAATGTTTTGATAGATAGCATCCGAGAGAAGAAGGACGCTCTTGAGCGCAAGGAAGGTTAACACCGATGACCCTCGATGCTGATAAGCTACAAACCATCAGAACCATCGTGACACATGAGAACTGCTCTGATGGTCTGGCGTCGGCCATGATCCTGAAGAGCGTTCTTCCTGGCGCCAACGTGGTGTTCCTCTCTTACAACTCGGCAGCTCACAAGGAGCTTTCAGCCATCCCTGGGATGATCTTCTGCGACTTCAGCCCCTATGTGGAGCGAGTCCAGGAGTTCATCGACGCTGGGGCCATCGTTCTGGACCACCACAAGTACCAGAAGGACGTGGTCGAGGCGTTCGGTGCCAACGGGGTCTTTGCCGATGAGACCACCAATCCTGGGGTCGCTGGAGCACTCTTGGCCTACCAAGAGGTGTGGCTTCCCCTCGTGAAGTCGGATCCCCAGAGCTACCTGAATGGTGGTGCTCGTTTGGCCTTCGAGCAGTATCAGCTACAGCTTTCACAGTTGAAGGCTTCTGTTTCTGACCAGCTACTCAAGAGCCTTGGCGAGAAGCCCTCCGTTCAGTCAATCGACCAGAACCCCGAGGTGGTCCAACTCAACCAGTTCATCGAGAACCTTGTGACCAAGGGGACCTTCTCCAATACGGTGGAGAGGTTCGCCAGGTTGATCAGCACTCGGGACACCTGGCAGACTCAGTCCGAGCTATGGCACGCTGCCCGTGAGGCACATGAGGCTCTTCAGTTCTTCTCCAAGGACACCTGGCTGAAGACCCCCATCTTCCCGAACAACGGGGAAGAAGTGGAGTGGAATATCCGAATGAGCATGGGCCACTTCCTGGTCGAGAAGCAGGATCGGAAGACGGCCAAGGTTCTGGAGGGTGCCTACAAGGGTACCACTCCCAATGGGCTCAAGGTGCTCATCCACCAGGGTGTCTCGGCCACAAGTGACGTGGCTGAGATGTCCACGGGCAACGTTGACTTGATCCTCGGGTTCAGCTACTTCTCAGAGAAGGACGATGACCTGGTCAACTGGCCTGGGGCTGGGAACGCTGTTGGACCCAAGATCGCAGTCTCTTGCCGGACTCGTAACGGGTTCGATGTGGGTGCATTCGCCAAGGCCCACGGGGGTGGCGGACACACCAAGGCAGCAGGGTTCAGCTTCAACGTGAAGCCGGAGGATCCCAACCCATACATCTACCTCCTCAATCTCGTCAAAGCGTATACGCCGTAGGCGTGATAGGGGAAAATTCCAAGGGCCGGGTGGTAGTCCCATTCCGGCCCTTGGTCTTTTGTGATCTCGGTGCGAGGGATTTGGGGATGCCCTCCACATAGGATGGGAATCCACCTAGAACGGGGGCTAGAGGTTGGCTCCGATGAGGACTTCCCCGACCATCCCACGCTTGTCCCCGTCGCTGTTGATGCTCCTCTTGGCCTCGATGCGGGCGATTCGGCAGCCCTGGAAGAGCTTCCTGGTGGTGGACACGTCAGCATTGGACAGGAGAACGGACACTCCTCGGGCAGCCAGGTCCTTGTAGAGTTGGGCCAGCCGTTGGTGGTCCTCGATTCCGAACCCGTCCTCCGTGTAGGAGACGAAGTTGGCGGTATCGGACTTAGGGAGGTAGGGGGGGTCGAAGTAGACCACGTCCCCTGGTTGGGCACCAGCCACCGAGAGGGCGAAGTCCTGGCACTCGATGGTGACCCCCTGAAGGACCTTTGCGGCCTCCAGAATCCCCTCAGAGTCACAGATGGTGGGGTTCGTGTACTTGCCGAAGGGGACATTGAAGCCCCCGCTCTTGTTGACCCTGTAGAGCCCGTTGAACCCAGCCTTGTTCAAGTAGATGAACCGGGCTGCCCGCTCCTCCAGGGGGAGGTCGGCGGGGAGCCTGGTCCTCATCTCGTTGAAGAAGTCCCGGTCGTAGGGGTAGGTCTTCAGGATGTCGATGACCCCTTGGGCCTTTCCCGTAGCGAGGGCTCGGTAGGTATCAGCCAGCTCCGAGTTCATGTCGTTCAGGACGGCCCGCTTGAAGGCCCCTCGGTTGGCAAGAGCGAAGAAGACCGCCCCTCCCCCCACGAAGGGCTCGTAGTAGGTGTTCATCTGGGCTGGGAGACGGCGGCGAATCGAGGCCAGGAGTTGCCTCTTGCCACCTGCCCACTTCACGAAGGGGGAGGCTTTGGTCTGGGTCATGTATCCTCAAACACCGTTTGGGTGATGGCTACGTGGAACTCTACGGCACCAACTGTGACGATGAGGCCGGGCTCCGTTCCGAAACCCTTGTCTTTCACCGTTACAGCTTTGATCGATAGATCATTGGCCTCAGCAAACTCTTTGAGGGCCATCACCAGGATGTCCTCAAGGTCTTGTTCGTCCATCACCCATCCTGTCTTAGTTGAGTGCCCGGAAGATCCACCTCCGGACAGCATTGGTGCGAAGGAAGAGGACATCCCCCTTCAGTTCGTAGGCATCGATCTTGAATCGGATCTGGGGCTCGGTTCGACTGTCTATGATGGCCTCAAGCCCATCCTGGGAATCCCTCACCTCTACTTCGACGACCCCGAAGGTAGCGGGATCCCATGGCCCCGACTGGATAACATGAAAGAGGGACCTGGGGCGGGGAAGCGTGGACTCGTTGTTCATGTGGACCTCCAAGCGGGAAATTCCGCTTGGTCCCGTGGTACATGGGGTCCCTTCAGCAGGCCAAGTTTTCGGTGACGATTCTTTCCAGCCGGGTCGGGGGTGGCGGGGTAGGAGGCGGAGGTGGACCCGCTATCTCGTCCAAAATGGCAAAAACCCGAGCATCTTCCTCGGCTTGTATCTCCTGGATCGCCTGCCAGTGGAGCCCTCGGTACGGAGGTGGTGGAGGCGGACGGGGTTGCCGCCTTCCCAGGGCAAAGTACCAACTCGCCTCGATACTGCCGTCATCCTCGAACAACACTGAAGTCTCCTACACCACTCAGGATTCTCTTATGCGTTCGGGTCAGAGTGGTCTCCGAACTAGACAAGAAGTGGGTCAAACGGCAGCAAGCCTACCAGAGACGAAAGACCCTCCGGGAACAAGCGGTCGCCTACAAGGGGGGCAAGTGTGTCATCTGTGGCTACACTGGATTCCCGAGTGCCTTCGACTTTCATCATTTTGACCCTAGGACCAAAGACTTCACCATCTCGAAGCGGGTGGTGGCGTTCGAGACCATCCGGCCAGAGCTGGACAAATGCGTTCTGGTCTGCTGTAGGTGCCACCGAGAGATCCACGACGGGCTTCACCCTGGGTACCTCGTTCGGGACGATGACGACCGGGGCGGGTGGGATGGGTACGACCCCGATGAAGAGGACCCCAACGAGTTGACCTACGAGGAGGAGCTGGAGGTCAACGAGGTCCTTGCTTCGGTCAGCTAGATTTTTTCTACGAACCTGGTTGAAAGATTCGGGGCTGGCCCGTTGTAGAGACATGGCAACCCGATATGTTGAAGTCAGCAGCCAGGCGATTGAAAACCTCCTCAGCTCGAAGGGCTTCGTCCGCACGGTCCAGAACCGTGAGGTGGTCTATGTGTTCACGCACAAGGCCGACCCCTGCGTCAAGGTGAAGGTCTACACGAGCCTTCGGGACGGGGCCTCGGTTGCCCGTGGTTGTGGCGAGGACGCCATTCGGATCTGCACCGTGTTCGAGGGCAACGGAAAGTCCTTCGGAATCGGCAAGTTCCCGAAGATCCTTCGCACGGGTTCTGAGGAAGCGGTTTTGGACCGCATCATCGAGCGTGCCCGTATTGCCTACCTCCGTGGGACTGAGTTCGTGAAGGAGTCCCGAGCCCGCTTCGCCAATCGTGCCTCTTGAAAGGAGCCAACCATGTTCGCTATCGGCCAGATCGTTTCCACCCCTGGTGCCCGTGAGCGCTTCTCTACCGACTTCATGACCCTCTCCCTCGCCCGCCACCTGAACGGGGACTGGGGCGACCTCGATGACGAGGACAAGGCGTCCAACGACTCTTCCCTGGCCTCCGGGGGCCGTCTTCTGTCGTCCTACAAGAAGGATTCGGACACCCTCTGGATCATCACGGAAGCAGACCGGAGCGTGACCACGTTCCTCCTCCCCTCGGAATACTAGGCGCCTGGTTGAAAGACTCGGACCTCGAACGTTGTAGGACCATGGACCAAGTTCAAGCTCACGCTCTCCAAGTCGAGACCCAGGCTAAGCGCAAGGAGCTGGGTGCCCAGCTCCCGGCCCTTGCGATGAGGGTCTTTGCCCTTCAGGGCAAGCACTACCAGGGGAGCGGGTACCACTGGACCCTGGTCAAGGCCATCGGGGCCTTGCTTTGGAACGTCAACGACTACGACTCCAAATTCACTTGGGATGACCTGCTGGTCAACGAGGTCATTTACGAGGACCTGGTCGAACAAGTCGGAGAAGCAGAGAAGGCGGTGGCAAGTGGTCAGTGACAAGGATCAACTGAAACAGGCTCTCCATGAGGCTCAGGGGAGACTAGGGACCCCGCTCATGCCAAGTACCCCGGACCTGGTGATCGACAGTCTGCCTGACGCCTCAGACCTGGTTATACTCTCAGGACTCAACAACGAGTTGAGTGTCGCCAAGTTGAGGGAGCTTCGTCCACTGGCAGTCGAAGTGCTCTCAGAGGCAGGCATCTGTTCTTGCGGCACCAGAAGGACCTCGGTAGGGCGCTGCCCTTGTTGCAGCCTTCTCTGGCCGGACTCCCTCCCTAGGTACCAAATAAGTCGAGGCTGCTGAGAGGTCGATTCATGCGACTCCCAACGCTTGATGCCTTTATCGCTCAGGCCAAGGTCTCCTGGCCCCACAACGGATGGGTCAGAGAGCCAGGGTTCTCTGGTCTCTACGTGAGGATCAGCCAACGGAAGATCGATGGGGTCGAGCGTACCTTCCTCGACCTGGCGAACATGGAGGCACGGAAGCCGGGAAGCGGAACCCTCACCCGGTTGGTGGCCCGTCTGAAGGTCGATCACCCGGACCTATCGCTGTACGTCGAGAGTGTCCTGAACCCTCGACTCCCTTCGATGCTCGTGAACAAGCTGGGATTCAAGCCGCACCCCTACCTACCTGGGTGCTTCTACCTTCTTCACCCCGAAGCCAGACAGGCACAGTGATCGGCTAGGACCCGACCATACTCGGGGTGCCCCACCGACTCACCCTTCTTGATGTCCTCTGCCCCAACCGGCTGAAGCCCTTTGGCTTCCCGCTCCAAGTTGACCTCGGTCAGGAGAAGAGACCTCTCGTGAATGGCCCAGGCGGGGACCTTATTGCCGTCGGAATCCCGAACTTCCTCGGCTCTTTTGTCCCTGTCCATGCTAGCTACCAGCAAAACTTGGTAGAACCGTCGAGACAACACGTTTCCCATACCGCCCTCCGGTGTAAGAGGTCACATGAACTTCGATTGGAACGAGTACAAGGGGAATCTCACCTGGCTCCCTGACAGGACGCTCTATCTCACGAGGCACGGAAGCCATGCCTACGGGACGAGTCTCCCAACCTCGGATGTGGACATCCGAGGGATCTGCATCGCCCCGAAGACCTACTACCTCGGATTCTCTCAGGTTTTCGAGCAGGCGGACCAGAAGGAGCCAGACTTCTGCATCTTCGAGATCCGGAAGTTCCTCCGGTTGGCTTCGGATGCTAACCCGAACGTGCTGGAGTTGCTGCATACGGACCCTGAGGATCACCTTCTGACGAGCCAACTGGGTCAGAAACTCATCGACCATCGGCACCTGTTCTTGAGCCGGAAGGCCAAGCACACCTTCTCTGGGTACGCCGTTTCTCAGCTCAAGAGGATCAACACCCACTACCGGTGGCTGAAGAACCCACCTACGGGTGCCCCTTCGAGGGGAGAGTTCGGACTTCCCGAGCGGACAGTCATTCCTGGGGACCAGCTTGCGGCTGCCAACTCTGCCATCAAGAAGCGCCTGGACGAGTGGAACTGGCATGAGCTGGAGAACATCGAGCCCGCCATGCGTCAGGCCATCCAGGATGAGTTCTACCGTCGCCTGACCGAGATCACCCAGTGGTCCTGGGAGCAGACTGATGAGAAGGTCTGGCAGGCAGCAGCAAACAGCCTGGGCCTGTCTACCAACTTCATCGAGTTACTAGACAAGGAGCGCCAGTACACGGCTCGCCTTCGAGAGTGGCAGCAGTACAACGAGTGGAAGAAGAACCGGAACCAGGACCGGGCCAAGCTCGAAGAGAAGTTCGGCTACGACACGAAGCATGGGATGCACCTGGTTCGCCTACTCCGAATGTGTCGGGAGATCCTGACCGAGGGCAAGGTCTTGGTTCGTCGCCCGGATGCGGAAGAGCTTCTTCGGATCCGGGCTGGGGCCTGGGACTACTTCGAGCTGGTGGCTTGGGCGGAGCAACAGGACAAGGAACTCGAAGAGCTGATGAAGACCTCGTCCCTTCCAAAGCAGCCTGACCGGGCCAGGATCGATGACCTGTGCATCGAACTTGTCGAGGAATCCTTCATGACTTCGTGGAAGGCCATCCCACCTGCTGGTGGGGACCGGTTCAGCCACATTCTTGGGGATGACAAGTAGGCGGGATCGAGTCGTGAGTCAGCACCCTCTCGAAGCGTGAAGCTGCTGGGGATCCACTTTCAGGGTGACCCGGCTGAGCGTATGCAAGAAGGGCGGATTCAATCTCCGCCCTTCTTCTTTCTGCCCTTGCAAGACTCATTGCCCTTGAGGCCACAATGGGTTTGACCCCTGGGATGCCTTGGATCTCCACGTAGTAGAGACCTTGCTTTTCCAGGTGTTGAAGCACAACCTCGATCACGTCTTTACAGAGGTGGACACATAAGGGGAGTAGTCCTTCGATGCACTGTGGCTTGTGATGGACCCGATCATCAAAGCTGTGGCCCTGAGATACCGGATCGCCTCCAATGTTGCCCGTCGGTTTGCTGCCGTGGTTGACAAGGCAAAGCTGGAGCAGTGGAAGAAGGACCTCCGGGTCATGACCAAGATTTACAGGGACATTCCCCTGGACTTCTCTTGGGACGATGATTCCACCAGTGAGAAAGCTAAGAGCCAGTTCCTTGAGGCTCAGAAGCTCTTCCGAGTCTTCAGAGATGGGTTCACTGACTGGGTCTACAAGGTGGTCCTTCCCAAGAAGGACAAGAAGGACCAGGGGTACCTAGAGCGTGAGGTGTCAAAGTCTGCTTGGGACTTCCAGTACACGCTGAGCCTTCTGTTCCCCACCATGTACGGGAACATCCCGGAACTCTCGAAGCTCAAGCATGAGCGGGAGCGTAACATCAAGCGCTACCAGGTGGCAGCTACGAAGGCGTTCAAGGACCTGGATGAGTATCTGGCCTCTCAGGGAGGCGGACCCCTTCAGCGGCACGACCCGGTAGAGACCCTGGATGTCGGAGGGATTCGGGTCACCCTTGAGAACTATGGTCGGGATGAGGACAGTGAGGACGACCTCCACAAAACCTTGAACCAGCTCAAGAAGTGGGTTTCAGGGGTCTCGAAGGCAGGCTTCCCTGGGGCTGTTCAGGGCCTCTCAGTCACCATCAACTTCGACCAGAAGGAAGCCCTCACCAACGGGATGTACAACCCAGCCACGGATACCCTGACCCTCCTCCCTCTTGGGATGGCAGGGAATGATACCATCCGGACGGTGACCCACGAGATCGGGCATCGGTTCTACTTCCGAGACCTCCCTGGTCAAGCTCGGTCCTACTGGGATGAGGTGATGGAGTCCAAGGGCATCAAGATCACCAAGGAGGACATCCATCGGTTCGCTGATGCTGTCATTCCCAAGGTGGACCCGGACAATCCCAGAGCGATGAACGATGAGGCCAAGGTTCTCCAGGTGGCCCTTCAGGCAGCTCGGAATGAGTCGGATGAGCTTCGCTTCAGGGAGCTTGCCAAGTTACCGGTTGTCTCCTGGGATGCTAGGACCTTCGACCGTAGCAAGTACCTGGACCTCCTGATGGGCAGCGAGGGTGAGACCGTTCTGGTGGAGGAGATCACAGACTATGGTCGAACCTCCCCTGTTGAAGCCTTTGCAGAGTGTTTCCAGCTCTGGATTCTCAAGGGTCCCCGAGCCCTCGGACCCTGGACCCAGGAGTTCTTCCGGACCATCTGCCGGGCAGGTGGCGCAAAGATTGCGTCTGAGCACTACACAGAGGTTTGCGGCAAGTGCGGAACGGTGATCAGTCAATGCCGGTGCATGAGCCCCAACAAGACGACCCGAATCGGACTCTGTGACGAATGTGCCGGAATCAAGAGGGAAGACCCTCTAGCTCAGTGGTTCCCCGTTCCCTGATGTAGTGACGGTGTAGCTGCATGACGGTGGAACCCGTCATGCAAGAGTACCCCTGGATCCAGGGGTCTGGTTGACCCGGACCTGGTGGACGGATCTTGCCGAAATCGCTAGATAAGTTAGCCACTGGTTTCGACCTGAAACAGGGGCATTCAAGAGGGTTCCACCTGCTACTTCGAGAACATCGTTGACCCACCTGGAGACTTTTCTTGGTGGGTCAAGTCGATTTTTCAGAGAACCTAGGACCCATCGGTGTAGATCGAGGGTAACCTGAACCACGAAACAGGAGCGTACTGAATGTCATCCTACAAGGTCTCCGACGGGCTTTTCCTCGTTCGCCAACCAGTTGCCAAGGTAGCGGCTCCGGCCAAGCCTGCTGAGACTCCGGTCAACCACATTGTCGTCATCGACTGCTCCGGCTCGATGTACGGGGAACTGCCGAAGATTCGTGAGCAGCTCAAGAAGAAGCTCCCGAAGCTGATCGGAGACAAGGACACCCTCTCGGTGATCTGGTTCTCTGGCCGTGGAGAGTTCGGAGCGCTCCTCGAAGCGGAGCCTGTGGCGACCCTGGCGGACCTGGCCGACGTGAACAAGGCCATCGACCGGTGGTTGAAGCCGGTGGGCCTCACGGGCTTCAAGGAGCCCCTGGAAGAGGTCTCCAAGCTCATCGACCGAGTAGCCAAGAAGAACAAGGCGGTCTTCAGCCTCTTCTTCATGAGCGACGGCTGTGACAACCAGTGGTCACGGGCGGACATCCTCAAGACCGTCGAGAAGGCTGCTGGGGGCCTCTCCTCTGCCACCTTCGTGGAGTACGGCTACTATGCTGACCGTCCCCTTCTGACGGCCATGGCCGAGAAGGCCGGTGGGCAGCTCATCTTCGCTGAGCACTTCGACAAGTACCAGCCCGCCTTCGAGGCCATCATGTCCAAGAAGCTCTCTGGGGCTCCTCGGATCGAGGTCAAGGTTCCGGGTGGGACCGTGGGCGGGTTCGCCTATGCCCTGGCCGACGGGGACCTCACGACCTATGCCGTGGAGGAAGGGAAAGTCCAGGTACCCGAGGATACCACGTCCCTCTGGTGGCTCTCCCCCTTCGACCCCATGAACGGGAAGTCCCCCGATGCGGGTGCTCTGGTCAAGGACTTCGCCAAGAGCGGCAAGGACACGGAGATCATCGCCCCCCTCTATGCGGCGGTCTCCCTCTACAGCGTCAGGATGAAGCCCGAGACGGTCTTTCCCCTCCTGAAGTGCCTCGGGGACGTGGCCTTCATCGAGCAGTTCAGCACTTGCTTCGGAAAGCAGAAGTATTCCGAGTATATGGACGCATCGAAGGCAGCAGCTTTCGACGTGAAGGCCCGGTTCACCAAGGGCTACGACCCGAACAAGGTCCCGGCGGATGATGCCTACACGGTGCTCGACCTTCTCCAGCTCCTCTCCTCGGACGACACGAACCGGGTTCTCCTCGACCACCCCGAGTTCAAGTACGCTCGGATCGGCCGTGGCCGGATCGATGCTGACGAGGTGATGACCGAAGAAGAGCAGGTCAAGGTGGCCGAGATCACCAAGAAGATGGCGGGGGAGAAGAACGCCTCCAAGATCAAGGCCCTGCAAGAAGAGCTGGCAGCCCTCACGGCAAACAAGCCCGAGGCTCTGAAGTTCGAGGCAGACCCGGTTTCGGATGGGTACCCCATCTCCAGCCTGACCTACAACGAGGACCGCCCCAACATCTCCATGCTGGTTCGCAAGACCGGTAAGGTGGACCTCTCCAAGCGCCTCCCGGCTGAGTTCAAGGGGAAGGTACCCGACTCTTTCCCGACGTTCATCTTCCGGAACTACGCCGTGGTCAAGGATGGCCTCGTGAACATCGAGAAGTTGCCCGTTCGAGTGACGAAGGAAACGGCCAACAAGCTCGCCACCCTCCTCCCTGAGGAAGCCAAGCCCTCCAAGCTCACGGTTGCTGGGGACTATGTCGAAGGCGTGATCAATCTCCGGGCTCTTCCGGTGATCAACCGTCGCATGGTCAAGGCGGCCTCGGCCAAGGTCCTCTTCGAGGAGCAGTTCGCTCTGGAGTCGGCTCGGGCTGCCCAGAAGGTCTTCAAGGCGTACCGTGACGAGAAGGTTGCCAAGAAGGAATCGGCATCCTTCAAGCTCACCTACGGAGAAGCGGCAGCCGAGTGGCTGAAGAACCAAGGATTCACTGACTACAGTGGGTTCGGACCCAAGGTCGTCCAGGCCGAAGCCACCGACTTCTACATGGGCAAGGAGCTTTCGGTCAGCATCAAGGGCCTCTCTTCCCTTCCCAAGGTGGCCGATGTGAAGGCCAAGATGGGCGGGAAGATGACCCCTGGGATCGCCCTGATGGCTCCCTACGTGAAGGAAGTCGAAGCCTGGCTGGCCTCGGATGCCTACACGAAGGCCCCCAACAAGGATGAAGCCTTCATCTCCTGGATTGACGGCAAGGCCAAGGAGTCCATCAACAAGGCTCGTCAGTTCATCTACGAGATTGCCTGCATCAAGTTCGCAATCGTGGTCGGGCAGGTCTGGTTCTCGGAGTTTGCATCCCTCGATGAGAACTCGATGACCCTCGACTTCGGTGACCTGAAGGGCGTCCTCTGCAAGGTCGATATGAAGGAGATTCAAGTCAAAATCTGACCTGAATCAGGCATACTGAACGGCGGAGTAGGCTACCTGCTCCGCCGTTCTGCATTTCTGGTGTAGTGTGTGCTCGTGAACACCCGAACAAAATGGGCCATCGGCATCACGGTTGGAGTCTTTGGAGTCTCGACCATCACCACCTGGTTGACCTTCCCCTACTTCCTGAAGAGGTATGTCAACGGCCTCAAGCCGGGGGTTCAGGTGGACGAGGTCAAGTGGAAGAGCTGGGATTGTGCCCAGCTCAGGGGAATCCACATCGACCGCCCCAACGTGAAGGGGGTGCTTACTCAGGCAGTGGCCTGCAAGGATGCCAAGACCTTCGATGCTGACGGTGGAAAGCTCGAAGTCACCCTCATGGATGGTGATCCCAAAGAGGAGGGTGATGGGTTCACAATCACAGCAAAGAACCTTCAGGTCCACGTCACACGGGGCAAGTGGACGGCTGATGCTGAGGGGGTGACCTTGGACTCCACCAAGGTCTGTGGCGCTAAGGCAACGGCCAAGCACAAGGGGGTGGAAGCCTCCCTGGAGAGCCCCTGCCTGGACCGGAAGACCAAGGTGGTCACCTTCACCAGCGGGGAGGCTACCCCCGACCTTGAGTTCCAGGGTCACAAGGTAGGTAAGGTCTCCTTCGGGAAGGGCTTCTTCGACCCGGTTGGGTCGGTTCAGCTCGATTCCCTGGTCCGAGCCCCAGTGTCCTTCCAGGGCCTCTCGGTGAGCCTCCAGGATGGCAAGCTCCTGGTCAAGGCTCGTGGAGTCACGGTCACGCATGAGAGGCTCTACACGGCTCCTGTGACCCTTCAGAACGTGGAGGTGATCCCCATCGACCTGAAGTCTCCTTCTGCCGGGGACCTGTGGGTCTCGGTCAACGGAGCCAAGCTCAACTTCAACCTGGATACCAAGCACGCTTGGGGGTCGGAACCCTGCCAGAAGTGGCTGGGAGCGGTCCCCCAGGAGATGAAGATCGACCCGATCCCCCAGGTCAAGTTCGTCGGGGACTTCAAGTTCGACCTGAAGATCGAGCCGGACGTGAAGCTGTCCCTGACCAACACCTGCAAGATCGATGGCCCTCGCCCGGCCTTCATCAAGGCTCTGGACGGGAAATTCAAGTACACGGCCTACCACCCTGGAACCAAGCCCTTCGAGCGTGAGACTGGATCGGGTACCCTAGATTGGACCCCCCTTCAGGCAGTCTCCCCGAACATGGCGACAGCCCTTACCACAACCGAGGACCCTGGTTTCTTCGGGCACCGGGGTTTCATCACAGCGGCCATCGAGAACAGCCTGAGAGACAACATGAAGCTCGGGAAGTTCTTCCGGGGCGGCTCTACCCTCACAATGCAGCTCGCAAAGAACCTCTGGCTCTCTCGGACTCGAACCATCGGGAGGAAGGTCCAAGAAGCGATCCTCACCGTGGCTCTTGAAAGCACCCTACCCAAGGACAAAATCCTGGAGCTGTATCTCAATGTAGTCGAGTTCGGCCCGGACATCTACGGGATTGGTCCGGCAAGTCGGACCCTCCTGCACAAGGAGCCGATGACCCTCTCTATCCCGGAGTCCTTGTACTTGGTGCTTCGGCTCCCGGCCCCCAACAACTCAGCCTCCTACGAGCAGAAGAAGGGCCTTATCAAGCGATTGATGGACAACATCGCTGCTTCAGGGAAGGTCCCTGCTGAACTCATCGAGGTTGAGAAGGGCCTTCTTGACTCAGACACTCAGGAGATCCCATGAAAGACCCGCTAGCTTGGAAAGCAGACCGAGGACCAATGACCGTCGTCTATGCCAGGGAAGCGCTCCCCACTTCAGTGGTCAAGAGCATCTTCTTGGCTGGTCCCACCCCAAGGGACAAGAGCGTCCCCTCCTGGCGCCCTGATGCCCTGAAGGCTCTTAGTGACCTCGGGTTCAACGGTCACGTCTTCGTGCCCGAACCCAGGGAAGGGGTCTTCACCGAGGACTACGTAGAACAGGTTGAGTGGGAGAGTGATGCCCTCAACATGGCTGACGTGGTCGTGTTCTGGGTTCCCAGGGAGATGAAGACGATGCCAGCTCTCACCACGAACGTTGAGTTCGGGGTCTGGGCGGATAGCGGCAAGGCAATCCTAGGGTACCCTGAGGGGGCTGAGAGCGTTCGTTACCTTCAGCACATGGCGGACAAGCTGAAGATACCCTCGGTCAAGACCCTCCCCGATACTATGACCCGAGCCCTGGAGATTCTTGGTGAGGGTGCCCCCCGAGTGGACGGTGAGGCCAAGGTCCCCCTCCTGATCTGGAACCACCCAACGTTCCAGAGGTGGTATGCAGCCCAACGGAAGGTTGGGAACCGTCTCGACTCCGCCAAGTTGCTCTGGACCTTCCGAGTGGGGCCAAACCGGGACAAGGTGTTTTGCTGGGTGCTCCATGTCAACGTCTGGATCCGCTCTGAGGGCCGGGTGAAGTCCAACGAGTTCGTTTTCGGGAGGACGGACATCTCTTCAATCGCCCTTTTCTACCGGCCTGAGGAGAAGGTTGGCACGTCGGACTACCTCTTCGATACAGAGGTTCTCCTGGTTCGGGAGTTTCGGAGCCCGGCTCGAACTCCCTCGGGGGACATCATGGAGCTGCCTGGAGGGTCCTCCAAGACGGACACGGGGGAGACTCTTCGGGTTGCGGTGGAGGAGCTGAAGGAGGAGACCTCCTTCGGGATCGATCCTGCCAGGATGACTGAGTTGGGTACCCTTCAGATAGCTGGCACCCTCTCTGCTCACACGAGCACGCTCTTCGCTAGTCGCCTCACGAAAGAGGAGCGGGACCAGATTTGGAAGATCGCTTCGTCTGGAAAGACCTTCGGTGTTGAAGAGGATACGGAGAAGACCTACGTCGAGATTCGGACCCTTCGCCAGATCATGGAGCACAACATGGTGGACTGGTCCACTCTCGGCATGATCCTCACCTCGATACTGACCGACGGGACCCACACATGACCTCTGACGTGAGCCGACCCCCAAGAGCTGTCACCTACTGCTCCTTCGCCACCGATGAGGCTGGTTGCCTTGGGGTGTGCATTCTGGAGGGGAGCCTGGACCCGGTAGCCGCCTCGAAGATGGCCTGGGGCCTGAAGATCAACCCAGGGGGTCAGCTCATGGCGATCTCTTGCCAGGAGACCGACGAAGATGTCCCCTTGAGCATCTTCGAGGCCATGTGGGCCAACCGAGGGAGGCTCATCTCAGGAGCAGAGGCCCGAGACCTGTTCGAGGCCAAGAGCGTCCGGGAACTTGATGAGGAGAGGGAGGGAGCACCCAAGGGCACCCCCTCCGCTCAGGTCAGTTGACTTCGTGCTCTGGGCTCCAGGCCAGGACAATCTCAGTCGTCTCCCCGAAGTAGACCTTCTCGCCCCGGCATCGAACGTAGAGCCGCTTCAGGAGGTACTCGGGCAGGTCCTCGATAATCCCCAGGAAGGTGGCCCAGAAGGCACGGAAGGCGTCATCTGGGAGGCGTGGGAGGAAGCAGATGGCCTGCCCTCCCAGCTTGGTCGTGAACTTCGCCTGGAACCCCTTGTCCGGGCGACGCCAGAGGACCGTGTGAACCCTACCAATGAGCTGATCACCCTGGTGGAGGTCCACCAGGCCCGTCGAGTGAAGGGTCACCCTGTAGGAGTTTCCATCACTTGCAAATGTGGACACACGAAGAATTGAGTTGAACTTCTTCTCTTCGCTTTTCTTGTTGCGCAAACCGTTATTTGGTCTTATCATTATCTTGACTTTCTGATCTGTGATTTGGTGTTACATCAGAAAGTGGTGTTCCTAGCGCCACTTTCGGACCCTCTACTGTACACCAGGATCGGGGTGAGTCAACGGACCCCTGGGGTGGATTTCCACTTTGGGGGTCTCGCCTTTTCTGGTGTATGCCTCGGGGATGAACGACGCCTACCTTGCAGAAGAGATCATCCAACGCCTCAACCGCCTCATCCAAGATCCCAACGTCAGGGATGACATTGGCAAACTTCTTGAGGTTCGGGTCAATGCAAGCCCAGAGACCTGCAACCACCCAACCATCCAGGTGCAGTCCGACCTTTTGGGGACCCTGGGGCTCCTGAATGGAATCGTTGGGTCCATCAACTCCGGCTCCAAGCAGGGCTGGGGGTACATCGCTGCTGTCTTCGATGATAACGGGGTGCTGAAGATCTTCACAAGGATCGGGGCATGATCGTAGGGATTTCGGGTCTCACCATCGAGAGGGGGATCTTCGGGTTCTGGTCTCGACGGGGCAACGCTGGGGCTGGGAAGGACGAAGCCGCCAAGAGGCTCATTCAGGAGCATGGGTTCGTTCCCCTGGCCTTTGCCGACCCGATGAAGCGAATCATCAAGGAGGTCTACGCCTTCAGTGATGACCAGCTCTGGGGTCCGAGTGAGATGAGGAACCAGCCAGACCAGAGGTACCCTCAGCACATGTCCCATGGCCCGGCCATTGTGGATGTGGTGGACGGCAAGACGGTCCCTCACTGCCTGACCCCCAGGTTTGCCCTCCAGACGCTTGGGGAGGAATGGGGCCGGAACTGCTATCGAAACACCTGGGCAGAGTATGCTCTGCGGATAGCTAAGCTCATCGAAGCTGGGGGTTGGGACTACGACCAGAAGACTGGGCTCACCCGGCGAGATGGGGCTCCATCTCGGAACGTGGTCATCACGGACCTTCGCTACAAGAACGAGGCGGAAGCAGTCCAGCTTGGAGATGGTTATCTCGTTCGGTGCAAGCGGGTGGTCCCCAAGCTGAAGGTGGTCCCCAACCACAAGAGCGAGGTGGATCTGCTCTCCGTCCACGATGACGACTTTAACTGGATCCTCAACAACGACGGGACAGTTCAAGACCTCTGGAACAAGGTGGACGAGATGGTTCGAGTCTGGCTGGCGAGGGGCAAGTGAGCTGCCAGACCTGTGGCGGGTACCGTTGGTTCGATGACCGAGGGTTCCCTGCCTCAGGTCAGCCTGCCTTCGACTTCACCCCCTGTAAGACCTGCAACCCCGAAGGGAAGCGGGAGATGTGGGGGAACGAGCCAGGGGACCCAGGGTACAAGCCAGGACCCGATCATCGGTTCGTCATGGTCCTAAGGCCCGACGAACCGGTCTAGATCACCTGACGAACCTCCCTGACAAGATCCATGTATTCCCCGATCAAGTCAACTCGTTCGGCCTGGTCTGGGGTCTCGACCGTCCACTGGCCGAACATTTCAGCAAACCTGTCGAGTCTCTCCGCAAGACGAAGTGACTCAAGGGTCCTCTGCTGACGGAGCTTGGCAGCGAGCCCTTCAGCGCTCTTTTGGAAGGAAGAGGCTAGGAGTGCTTCGCCCAAGACTCATGAACTCTCACAGGATCTTGGCAAGCTCGAAGTGCATCCCATCTTTTCGTGGGAAGTGTCCGCCCCAGTAGAACCCATGTTCGTTGGCAAGGGGTACGAGCTTTCGGACGGAGCCTTCCTTGCCAGCAAGTGCTGGAACAGCACCAAGGTAGTTCCAGGCCACATTGATGTCGAAGGCTGTCCCGAATGCGTGGTTGGACAAGATGGTCCGGCTTCCTCGGATGAACCTTGGGGCATAGGAACCACCCCAGGACTTCACGAGCGGTAGCAGACCAGCGTCTTCCCATGCCTTGAAGAGGGCTGTGAGTTGGTCAGCCCCCTTGCGGTGGAAGAGGATGCTGTTCCGGATTGGACCACCTTGAACACCTTGGAGCTGTGGGACAACCACGGTCACCATGTTCTTCGACACCCAACTGTCGGTGATCCGAATGCACTCAGGGTTGCTCGGAATTGAAGCCGGAATGAAGCTGAAACGCCCAAACAAGTCCTCCCTGGTCTTCTGACTCGGGGGGTTGAAGTTCGGAGGGATAGGCCACCGCTCATCAAGGTCCTCAGGGTTCTCCGTAGGTGGGTTGAAGCCCAACTCCTTGGCCTTCCCCAAGGTCTGTGGCCCCACCTTACCGTCTACATCCAGATTGAAGTCCTCCTGGAACTGGCTGGTGGCAGCTTCAGTAGCTTCACAGAAGAGCCCAAACCGGTTGACTGCCTTCAGGTAATCCTTGGCAATGAGGAAGTTCTGCCAGTCAACGACAGGTTGCCCGGTGGAGCCCTTGAGGAGGATGTCCATGCCTACTCTGGCTGATAAGTGGACTCGCAACCCTAAGATTCCGGGTGGTTGCAAAAAAGATCGGGGTTCGGTCGATTTGTGTTCGACAGACACAATCCCGTGGTGTAGATGACTGTGTAGGACGGACACAGTCATCCCTGAGGCCCACATGGTTGCACCCTTTGATCACGAAGAAGCTGAGGACAGGCGACTCAAGTATCGGTACGAGTTTCCGATGGCAGCCCTCACCGTGGATGGGGTCGTATTCGGGTTCGACCCGGACGACGTTGACGACCCGCTCAAGGTTCTGCTGATCTTCCGTGGAGAGGAGCCCTTCAAGGATTGCTGGGCGATTCCAGGTGGGCACGTTAAGATCATCAACGATGAGGGCCTAGAAGATGCCGTTCGTCGGGAGCTTCGTGAGGAGACCGGGGCTACGATTTCCCACCTCGAACAGCTCTACACCTTTGCGGCCCCTCACCGGGACCCCCGTGGACGTGTTGTTTCGGTGGCCTACCTGGCCCTTGTTCGAGCTTCCGACTTCGATGTGAAGGGCGGGGACGATGCCACAGAGGCCCGGTGGGTCTCTGTCAACGACCTCAACTTCTCCGGCCAGCAGGTACCGCCCCTTCAACTGGCCTTTGACCATGCGGAAATCCTGCTGACGGCCCTGACCCGGCTCCAAGGCAAGATCCGGTATGCCCCCATCGGGTTCAACCTCTTGCCCCCAAGGTTCACCCTCGCTCAGTTGCAACAACTGTACGAGGCAGTCCTTCAGAGGAAACTCGACAAGAGAAACTTCCGTAAGAGGATCCTCTCAATGGGAATCCTTGTTGAGGTCGGTGTCAATGAGGAACGTAAGCCGGGTCCGGCTGCCCGCCTCTATCGTTTCGACAAGCGGGCCTATGACCAGGCAGTGAAGCGTGGTTTCAACTTTGAGATGTAACATCAGGAAAGGTAGGTAAACTATGGGAAGCAGTCATTGGAGTGATGATTTCTACGCTCAACGTGAGCAAGTTCGGAAGAGCACTGGGACCTCGGCCTTCGCTCACGATGCCGCTGTGAAGCGGGCGGCACCGAAGGACCAGAAGGTTCACGAGAAGTTGGACCCCAAGGGGGTCAAGTTCCGTGAGGCTCGGGACTCTCTGGCCCATCCGGAGTCGCTGCCCATCATGGTGATGCTGGACGTGACCGGGTCGATGCAGAACTCGCCCAGGGTGATCCAGGCAGCCCTCCCTAAGCTGATGGGGAGCATCACGACCTTGGGCGGGACCCAGCACCCTCAGATCCTCTTCGGGGCCATTGGGGATTCCAGGTCGGATCGAGGGTCCCTCCAGGTCGGCCAGTTCGAGAGTGGGATCGAGATGGATGACGACCTCGGTCGGTTCTGGCTCGAAGGTGGCGGTGGTGGTTCGGGCGAGGAGTCCTACCAGAACGCCATCTACTTTGCGGCTCGCCACACGGTCACGGACCATTGGGAGAAGCGCCAGAAGAAAGGCTACCTCTTCATGATCGGGGATGAACTCCCCTACCCTCAGGTCAGTGCTTCCGAGATCATGACCCTCTGTGACAAGAGCCTCGAAGGGGTGAACATCCCGACGGAGCAGATCGTCAAGGAGGCCCAGGAGCGGTACAACGTCTTCTTCATCATCCCACGTCACGCTGACCATGGGTCGGATCCCCGTCTCCGTCAGAGGTGGAGTGACCTTCTTGGGGAAGACCATGTCATCCTGATGGACCGGGAAGACTTGATCTCCGAGACCATCGCCCTGGCAATCGGCCTGTGTGAGGGGAACGTGAACCTCGAATCGGAGAAGGTTGATGCCTCGGTGGCGCTCTCCCTCCGGACCCTCGCTGCAAGCCTCGGGAAGAAGATCCCGACCCCCAAGACCGTTCGCCTGTAACTCGTTCACGAAGCCGGGGAGGAGGGGTCCTCCCCGGTTCTGAGGTTGTCATGTCAAAGGTCATCTTGGTTGCTGGAGCAGGCTTCGGAGACGAGGGCAAGGGGTCGATTGTAGACCACCTGACCCGCAAGCACTCGGCCCAAACCATCGTTCGCTACAACGGGGGAGCCCAAGCAGCCCACAACGTTGTGGACCCCGACGGGAGGCACCACACCTTCTCCCAGTTCGGGTCGGGTACCCTTGCTGGGGCCAAGACCCACCTCAGTCGATTCATGCTGGTGAACCCCATCTCGATGATCTCCGAGGGCAATCACCTGGTCTCCCTGGGGGTCTCAGACGCCTTCCAGAGGGTGACAGTAGATGGTGAAGCCCTGGTCACCACACCCTTCCACGTCTCCCTCAACCGAATCCGGGAGTTGTGCCGGGATGCTGGGGAGGGGCGGCACGGGTCCTGTGGAATGGGAATCGGAGAGACTGTGGCCTATGCAGTAGCCAACCCTGAGGGGGCTATCAGGTTCAAGGACCTTTCCAATCCAGGGACCCTGATGGTGAAGCTCGGGGACCTCCAGGACTACATGGTCACGGAGGCCAGCAAACTGGTGGGCAAGGTTCCCCTCAATGATGGCTTGGAGAAGGAGTGCAAGCTCATTTGCCAAGATGAGTTGGCGTCAATCTGCTTGGAGTGGTTCGCTAAGCTCCTGAGTCTTGGGGTCAGATCAGTAGGCCCTGAGTATCTGTCGGCAGTCCTCACCAAAGGGACAACCATCTTCGAGGGAGCCCAAGGGGTTCTCTTGGATGAGGAGTGGGGCTTCCATCCCTTCACGACCCGGAGCAACTGTACCTTCGAGAACGCCCTCCAGCTCATCGAGGGCTTCAATGGTGAGGTCACCAAGGTAGGGGTCCTTCGAGCCTACCACACTCGGCACGGGGCTGGCCCCTTCCCAACTGAGAGCCCAGAGGTCAAGGCTACAGGAGACCACAATGGGGTCGGACCTTGGCAGAAAGGATTCCGAGCCGGGTACTTCGACTTCGTGTTGGCCCGGTATGCTCGTCTGGCCCTCGGGGGCGTCGATGAGGTGGCCCTCTGCCATCTCGACCACGTCCAGGGACCCCAGAAGGTCTGCCTCGCCTACGCATGGCCCCACTGGTATGGCCCTCAAGGCCCGAACCAGTACAAGATCCACAAGATACCCAGGGCAGACTACGAGCGGCTGAAGGCAATGTTCGATGAAGAGGGGAGCACGTATCAGCACCCCTACGACGGGACGATAGAGCCTGTCTACACGACACTTCCGAGCGTTGACCGTCTGATCTCCGGTGTAGAGAAGGCTATGAGAGCACCTGTGACGATTCGATCCTATGGGACTAGAGCTGGAGACAAGCGATGAGCGTCAAGGCGGTCCTGGCTCAGACGGAGCACCTGAACAGGCTGGTGGCTTCGATTCGGTTCGACAAGCCTGGGGTGAAGTCCGTCAAGTTCGGGGACAAGACCCTGGTCGTTCAGGGGCGGGTGCTTCAGGGGGACCTCTGCGACATCTACGAGGGTACCTACACAGACCCGAAGCCCGTGGATGAGACCGCCAAGACTGTCGGCACCCGGTTCGACCGGATCCTTGACGATGAAGACGAGGTTGAAGGTGGGATTCCTGTGCTGGTCAAGGTAGCGAGGAGCGACCTCGACAACGACCTGGTTGAGAACGAGGCCAACAACCTGGGTGTCCTCTACCCTCTCACCGAGAAGGACGAGAAGTTCTACCGGTACCTCCCCCGAAGCTATGGGGGGTTCAAGACCAAGAACGAGCTTCAAGCCCACATCCTTGGCAGGATCGATGGGTTCGTCACCTTGGCTGACATCTTGAAAGCCTACCCGAAGGGACTGGACTTCCGGGACATGGTCTGGATGTTCAAGCGGACCCTGGCCGGGATCGGGTTCGCTCACGAGAACAAGTTCGTCCACGGGGCGATCCTGCCACCTCACCTGATGTTCCACCCGACCGACCACGGGGCAAAGATCATCGACTGGTCCTACTCGATTCGGATGACCAGCTCCAAGGGGGGTCGGCTCAAGGCCATGGTGGCAGGGTACGAGGATTTCTACGCTCCGGAGATTCCTGACCGGAGAGACACCAACCAGACGGCAGACCTGTACATGGTTGCCAAGTGCATGATGGCGACCTTGGGGGCGGACCTGAAGACGAACGCCATGCCGGACTCGGTACCCAAGCCTCTTCAGGACTTCCTTCGTCGCTTTATCGACCCCCAGCCTGGGATGAGGGTCTCCGATGCGTGGGCACTCCACGATGTCCTTGACGGGATCCTGCTGGACCTCGTTGGGAAGCCCAAGTACCGACCGCTCAAGATGCCATCCCACACGGCCCCCTAAAGCCCTTTTCAAGTCTGTAGGGTATGGCCGACAGACTACCCGATCAGAAAACGCCCTCAACCAAAGAAGAGCTGCTCGAAGCCCTCTGGAGGGCCTGGCTTCACCTGTTTGGGGAGCCTCCCAAGAAGGAATCCATCTGGATCCTGATGGCACAATGGGCCTTGGAAACCGGATGGGGCAAGTATTGCCACAACTACAACCTCGGGAACGTGAAGTCCTCGAACGGGGACGGGTACGACTACACCTACTTCGCTTGCAACGAGATCCTGAAGACAGCTCAGGCTCAAGCCTATGCTGCGAAGAGTCCGGACACAGCCAAGATCACCGTCTACCGGAAGGATGGAACGGCCATCATCTGGTTCTATCCGGACCACCCTGGTTGCCGGTTCCGAGCCTTCCACACGCTCCTGGAAGGGGCTACTGACCACATCAGTATCGTTCACAAGCGGTTCTCGAAGGCATGGCCTGCTGTGATTGCTGGCAATCCAGCTCAGTATTCCCACATGCTTCGGCAGCAGGGGTACTACACGGCTGACGAGTCCAGCTACACGAAGACCCTGGTGTCGGTCTACAACACCATCAAGGCGGTCAAGTTCGATTACGACTCTCTCCCCGTGGTGAACGAGGAACAGAGTGAACGGATCATGAACTTGGTTGCTCTGACCATGCAGCAAAGCATCGAGGAGAGCACCCGATTCACACGGGTGCTATTCGATGATGAGGACGAGAATCCAACAGTGGATGAGTCGGGGAAAGCGAACGCCTGAGGGCGCTCAGTTCTTCCCTTTCCTGCCACTTTTCTTGGTCCAGTTCTCTGGCGGGGCCGGAGTCGGAGCGGGAGCCGGGGCTTCCTCAACGGGGGCCTCGGGCTCAGCCTTGACAGGCTCCTCTGCTTTGACAGGCTCGGGGGCTGGGACAGCCTTCCGGACCTCCATCTCTCCAACGATCAGGGTGCCCTTGGAGGATGAGGCAGACTCTACCTGAGTGACAACCGGCTTCCGAAGCTCCTGGACCTCTTCGATGAGTTCCAGAATGTAGTTGGTCGCATTTCCGAGGGTTGCACCAGAGCCCATGGCCTGGATTGCCCGAGCCCTGAGGTCGATGAGTTCCTGATCTGTCATTCGAGCCATTCTAGTCCTCCAGTCTGTCTCCTTGATAAGTAGATCCAGCCACTACTCAGAAGGAGAAGCGTTCTGCCCGACGGGTCATCCGAATGTTGGAGAGCATGTAGCTGGTCCTGAATGGTAGGACCTGCGGGCTGGTCTCCAACTGGAACAACGGACCCCCTCGAAGTACGAGGGACGAGACCAGGAAATCTGGGGGTGTGTCTGAAGGGTCTTCCTTGGGGGGAGGTGCCAGCCAGGCAACCACGTCAGCATCCTTGAAGGTTGGTGCCTTAGTCTGCATCCACCGAAGAGCAAGACCCATCCTACGACGGCTCTCGGTCTCACCCTTGTCACAGGACCCGCTAGCATAGACCTTCAGCTTGTCCTGGAGGGGTGTCATGCCACAAGAGGCAAAAGAGGTTCGTAGAACAGCCAGAGCTGCATGGAAGCACTTCTTCCGGTCGGACACTAGGTCTTCCCCACCCCAACCCTCATCTGCTTTGGTGGTGAAACGGTAACCTCCTCCGATGTTCACCACGATCCGGGTAGGAGTTTTCCCTTGGGTATTGGCCTTCCCAAGGTTGAGCTGATTCAGGCACCAACTCTTGCCACCGTCTCCTCTTGAGAGTTTCCCTTCACCGTAGTCAACGTCCTTGCGAAAACCACTCTCAAACGTGGCAACAGCGAGCAAGACGTTGATGGTCTTGATCCTGGCAGTATCCCCTGAGAACAAGGGTTTCTCCGAAGGATCATAGACTACTTCGATTGCGTCACGGGCGATTGACTCATACCGCTCCTGAGCTTCTTCAGCCGTCTCCTTAGCCTCTGGGATGTACTGAGGCCGTCCCATAGGGGCAACGGCAGACATGAGCGACAGAATCCATGCGATTACTAGGTCCAAGGCGTATCCTCCTTCTTAGGGGGGCGTCTTCACTTCTGGTGATAGGTCCTCTTCCACTTGGCTTTTAGACGCTATCCCACTTGATTTGGTCGGGGCGTTTCGGTGGCTGTCATCCTATTAGGAGGTGGGGTCAGACGATACCGCTCCTAACATTCGGGTCAATCAAAAAGTAACCGATGACCGCTACCACCTAGACTTGATCCATCTGTACACTTTCAACGTGATTTGCAGCGTTACACACCTCTTTTGACAGTAGTTCCCACACCCACACTCAAGGGGTCAACACAGGGTCGAGTCTCCTTGAGCCTGGAGGGTTACGACCTGGTCTAGCTCTCGGTTTTCAGGGGTAGTCTGGCTGACCAACAGGGTCCATCTATCGACATGGCCCTTCCAGTTACACCGGCAGCGGAACCTACACCTGGACCACACTGAAGGTGCTGGTAGCAGATTCCCATGTGGGGTGATCTACACCGGAACCCGATTTCACAGAATGAGCTTATCCAATCAGCTAAAGTGAGAACATGTCAACCCGCTGGTCTACTAAGAGGGTCCCTTTGGACTTCGACTGGCCCCTGGGCCAAGTGTGGCATGGGTATGTCAACCCATGGCCTGGCCCTGTCATTTGCGGTCAGTGCTTAGGGACTGGGTTGAGTACCGAGGGGAAGAGGCTCTACGACTCTTTTCGTAGTTGGTCATTTCGGATGACGGATGTGGAGGCCACCTTGCTCCGGGCGGGAGGGGTCTCTGCTCGGGACGTTACTAGACTCCGAAACCGAAACTGGACGGCAGACACTCCAAGCGTTCGGATCCTCTTGGTGGAGATCCGAACCAAGAGGAAGGGTACCTGGAAAGCCTGTGACACTTGTGCTGGGTCTCTGATGGTACCCAACCCAAACCCAGCCGTTCAACAGCTCTACGAGGGTGTGGATCTCTACGAGGAGTGGACCCCCATTGAACCCCCGAAAGGAGATGGCTGGCAACTCTGGACCGGAGAGGCCCCTGATGGTCGGCCCTACTCCCCAGTGTTCTCTTCCTGTGAGGACCTAGCCAAGTGGTGCTCCAAGAAGTTCAAGACGGCCTATCAGGACTGGCTTGTGTGGGCTCAACGAGAATGCCTTATCACTGACGAGCCCAAGGACCCAGTGTTCCAGCTCAAGAGTGACAGCTTGCGAGTCTACATGGCACCCCCCACCCCAACCAAGAGAACCTGATGCTCTTCACCCAATGGTTGGACACCCAGAGGTACCGAGGGGACCTGGTAGGGGAACTGGCCGAACAGGTACACTGTAGGAGATGGCCCCACACGGACGACCTGAGGGTACTTCGAGTTCGGATGACCTTGGAACGGGCCACCCCCTTGGCAGTGAAAGCGCTTCACCTGGCCCATGAAGAGTGGGTCCTAACCAGGCATCTGCCGCCATTGACGGTCGTCCCCTCCTATCCACTCCCTCTCAACTGACGGCAGTTCTCTCTTCCTGGTGTAGTCCGGGTGGCCTGGACGGAGGTCGAGTGCCCTTCCGTTCGGTAGCTTGAGAAACATCAGGATCTCGGTGGATCCTCGGTGTATTTGATCATGTGCCCCGATCATCCCCTGGAAGTCGAGAGAACTAAGCGATGGCTAACCCTGTAGGAGTCCACGGTACTTTCCTTGGTCGGTCGGTGACTGACCAGCAAAAAGCCCTTTACGAGAGCACCTCGGGCAGGGGTTTTTCCTCGAAGGAGAGGGACCCATCCCTGACCGATGCCACCCTGATCATGGCCCTAGCCCTGGCAAAGGTGGAGGGCACCACAGTCTTCTCCCCGGTCTACATCTTCTCCCCGTCGAACATGCACCAGTGGGTGTTCGAGCGAATCCATCACTTGGCGCTCAACTTGACGGCCAGGGTCAAGGGTTCCATGGACTTGGAGAAAAAGAAGAGGTCCCTTGGGATAGCCCGACAGTGGCTCGAAGTCCTCAAGGTGGGGGCACCCAAGCTGGCAGACCTTCAGAGTGAGCCAGAGAGGTGGGTGTCCGTCGGGTACACGAAAGAGGACGCCCTTCCCGAGTGGTTCAAGAGAGCCCTGCTGTGAACCAGAAGGACCCGAAGAAGTTTCCGATGCAGGTTGCGAACGAAGTGCATCGGATGATGGTGGGTGAGATCCCAGAAAACTACTGCCCCCCAGTCATGAGCAACGACCAGCTCATGGGACTCGGGAAGATGATCTGGGAGCACACTTACAAGCTAACCCAGCGGGATGATGACGCCTTCAACCTGGCATTCAACCTGGCTGAGGCTCTTACCAGGGTGAACCCGGATATGGGTTTGGCCTATCGGTCTGCCCTTGTCATCCCCCATGAACAGATGAGGATCATGTGGGCAGCTCGTTGGGTAGATCAGGGTTGCCCCAGGTTCGTGGTGGATGGGCCATTCGCTGCCCTCCTCATGTCCACGGACGCAGGTCCCGAAGTAGCTGAACTGGTGGTACCACCCTGGAAGGCATTCCTCATCGAGATCCCCTTGGGGATTCTCCCCTGTCACAACGACAGGACTGGGAAGACCGTCTATCTTCGGAGAGTCTTCGCCCAACACGTTATCACAACGGATGGGAATCCCGTGTGGAATCTTGTTGCAGAGGGAGAGGATGGGCTCCAACTGTGGCGTCATGGGGTTCGCACTGAACAGCTCCTCTACGTTGACAAGGGGGACGCCTGGCAGAAGGAGGACGCTTCTGAGTTCCTTCAGGATATGGAGTCACAGGATGAGCGAAACCTGCTGATGGTTGGACGGCTCATTGTGTCCATGTGCCTCTCCCTAAGCGACCCCACCGTCCAAAGGGAGCAGAAGAAGACGAAGGGCAGGGGTGCCAGCAAGTTCCGGCTCAACAAGGACGGACCCGAGATTCGGACGTTCGTGATCGGTAGGCCAGTCAGTATCGACTGTCGTCAAACCGTTCGGGACTATGTTGAGGGCAAGAAGCGTGGAGGTCGAGTCACCGTCCAGTTCTTGGTTCGGGGTCACTGGCGTAACCAGCCCCATGGGCCTGGGAACTCGCTCCGGAAGGTCATCCACATTGAGCCCTATTGGAAGGGACCCGAGGACGGGAAGCTGGTGGCAAAAGCCATGAACGTGACAGGTGGTGTAGGTAGGTGAGGATGCCGAATGGTTCTGACAGCCATACAAGACCTGGAGGAGTTCTGGGATGCGGTCAAAGTGGACCGGGTCCAAGTTCGCCCAGAGGAAGCTGACGGACCTGAGACGGTCATAGACCGAGCCTTGTCTAGGCTTAGCCGGGATCTCCCGGAAATTCTCACGAAAGAGCACACCGGCAAGTCCTTTCAGGTGCCCGAGCACCTGACTGAGATCCTGGTGACCTTTGCCAGAGAGCTACTTCACAACCTCTATCTGGAGCAACAGAAGCAGGATGTTAGCGTATTGATTCAACTATTCCTTGAGGTACCGGGTCTTCCGGCCCTCGATGTGAAGGGTTTCGTTCGGACACTCCCACAAGACCTTCTGAACAGGATCCTAGTACGTCTGGAAGAGCGACGTAGAAGGACTGGTCTCCAGGCTCTACTGAGCATTGAGGCCATGTGGAGGGATAGATCCCTACACCAGGACTACGAAGTGCAGAAGGATACGGACGGAAAGTTGGTCATCACATTCTTCCCCTTGGAGCATCCAGGGCCATTGAGCTTCCGTTTGAGAGAGCTGTTCGTAGGTGAGAGATGAGAACCCAAGACCCCAGAGGAGGATAGCCATGGAGTCTGCTATCGAGGAGTATTGGGTCGATTTACGGCGTGGGCGATCCAAGGCAAAGCGTCTTGCACCTAGCTTCTGTTCCCCCGCCATGTTGAGCCCCCTAGTTTCATGGGCCAAGCAGCTCTACCAGCCAGACCGGGTGACTACTCAAGTTCTTCCTGGGGACTACAGGGAGGGCTCACTGAAGCTCATCATCGACGAACTTCCACAGGAAGTCCTGGTTCGAGCTGGCTCACTTCAACGTGGGGATGACCCGATGAAGATGGTCCTGCATACGATTCGGGATATGAAGGTACCATCCAGGAACCGAACTATGTCCCAGTTCGAGTTCCTCCCGCCGCACCCAGCAGAGAACCCCTTCGGGTGGGACCTCCTCTGGTGTCTTGTAGCTTGCAACGAGGTTACCCTCCCGGCACACCTCCGAGACCTCGTGAATCGGAGATCCAGGATGTCCGATTTCTATCGAGCCCTCGTTGAGATTCGGTTCGAGGCGCGAGAGAAGCACTTCTTTCCAGCCATCGAAGAGAACGTCATCGCCCTCAGCCAGTGGGTAGAGGGACAGTACAAGGAAGATGATGATCACCTCTCAGCCTTGCTTCAGAAGGCCAACATCAAGTCACCTGTTCGGACAGAGGAGCGGTTCGAGCTTCTCCTCTTCATCCTTACCCTTGCTCAGCACAATCGGCTCCTTGATGACCTCATTGTCTACCTTGACCAACTGGACCAGCTATCCACAGATGGCTGCGAGCAGTTGCTCAAGATGGTCGGGGCGGTAGACCGATGGGCGCACTACGGCTGTCCGATGAATCTTCTTCTAGGGTGGAGGGGATCGAAAGAGGACTTGAGGATGCTCCGAAGTCAACACGCACGCCTTGCCGCTCGTCTTCGAGAGGGCATGGAGTGGACCCAGAGGGTGTGATGGTTGACCGCCATCGTATATTCGGGGACTACCTCCGAAAGGCCAGAGAGAAGAAGGGGGTGACCCTTTCGGCCCTTGCTCGCCTCCTCGGGTGCTCGGTACCCTATCTTTCAGACGTGGAGACCGGAAGACGGAACCCCCTGACCGAGAAGAAGCTGGTACAAACGGCTGAGTTCCTCGGACTTCAGCCAGAGAGCCTCAAGATCAAGGCTGCCATGAGCCTTGGTCAGTTCAACCTGCCTGCTGGGTCCCCCAAGGCTGACCGCCTTGCCGTCAAACTAGCCAAGGCATGGCCGGACCTGGAAGAGGAAGACCTTCAGGCCATCGAGAAAATCATCGAGAAGGTTTCTGCGTGATTTGCATTGACCTTTCCCAGGTCGAGGCCCGAATAGACCTGGCACCTGCCTCGAAGGTGCCCTTGGTCATTCTTGGGTGTGGCCCGGAAGAGGTCTGGAAGCCGGGGCTCTTCAAGGTCCTGAAGGAGCCGACCCGAAGGTGGAGAGTTGCCTGCAACTTCACTGCGGGTGGAATGACTGACCTGCTTCGAGTGTCTGACGGTTGCTTCTCAGCTCACTCTTTCCCCGGAGCCCGAAGGGGCAATGCCCTGGTGTTCGACTTCACCCTCACGAAGATCGGGGACACCTGGGAAGACCTCATCCTGGACATCACCAACGTCAACGAACCCCTGAACCTCTGGGGGCTTGGGGTCCGGATCGCTCTGGAGGCGAACTCACCTTCTGTCCGGTTGACGGCCAAGGGACTCAGCCGCCAGCTCAGAGACATCACCTGGGAAGGCGCCACCATCCCGACCACCAGGTTCGACCGACTCGATTCCATGGATCTGTAGCCCTTGGTGTAGATCCTTACATGGGCGATCCCCTAGATATCGACGATTCCATCGGCCTGGATGACAACCCCCTAGCGGCCAACTTCCGAAGCACCTCGATGCTGAGGTCCAGGGAAGAGTTGGAGGCAGAGTTCCCTCGTCAGCGAAGGGACCTCAGATGCCCGGACTGTGGGGGTTTTCTGATACTGAAGGACAGCAAGTTCGGGATCTTCTACGGCTGTGAGAGTTGGCACTCGACGGGCTGTAGGGGTGCCCACAACTGCCACAAGACCACAGCAGAGCCCTTGGGCTTCCCGGCCAACGCTGAGACCCGAGCCCTCCGGAAGAAGGCTCACGAAGCCTTAGACAAGCTCTGGAAGCGGGCCGACCAGGATGACAGGGACGAGAGGAAGGCTGGACGACCCTTGATGGACCGAAGGCAAGCCTACGACTGGCTGTCCAAGGAACTGGAGATGCGGGTGGGGGACACCCACATCTCCAGATTCACCAAGGACCAGTGCCTTGAGGTTCTCCGAATCGTCAAGCGCTTCACTGGGGAGAACACCCGCTTCGACCGAGTCCTGGAAGACGACTAGGCTGGGTACCGAGCCTCCTTCTCAGAGGCGTCCAGGCGCTCCTTCTCCCTGAAGTCTCTGGCACGCAAGGCTTTCAACGAGTCCTTGAACTCGTTGCACTTGTGCCACTTGCACAGCTTGCAGCCAGCCCTACGAGACCTAGGCTTCCCACGCTTGTGATGTCCCATGATTCCTCCATTCCGGCGGAGGCGGGATGCCTCGGGTGCCGGGTGTGAGGCTCAGGGATTCTGGCGGGGTCCTGGTGTTCATGGTCCCAGCATGACGCAACTGGGACCTCAGATCAATCAGTTGACCGGACCACCCTTGGGCTCTTTCCCTGGGATGGGGATTGGGATGAGCACGGCACCCTTGAGATGTTCACGGATGGCGGTTGTCTGCCCCATCTCCGAGAGGTTCCGGATGACCAGGCGCCCTACCCGAAGGAGGCGCTTTTCGTACTTCACCCGAGCCTTCTCGACCTCCTCAACCATGTCGTGAGCCCACTCGGGGAGTTCGGGGTCTGTCTCGTCCAGCTCATCAAGGAACCTGGACCCAAGTTCCTGAAGGAGGGCGAACCGCTCTTGGTCATCCTCGCTCTTGGTGAACCGGTCGTAGATCGAGATCATCTCCGGGGTGAACGGGTTGGTCCCGTGGTGCTCCCCGCACGAGGGGCACTTCCCAGCAGCATCACCCGCAAGGAAGTCCTTCTGGGTGGGGACCGTGGTACCGTCCGAGAAGACCTTGTCCCATAGAGCTGGGGTGGTCTCATGCAAGTGGGGCTCGACCACTCGCCCATCGGTTCGGTCCACCAGAACCCGAAGAATCGGAGCCGGACCCGCCTCGGTGACCCCAAGGGCAATGGATTGAACCACGCCCTCATGGGGGGTTGGGGCATAGGTCGAGGAACTCCTCACTCGATCACCCACTTCAATGCGAACACCCTTGTTGGTCATGTCTTCACCATACACCGACGACGCTCCATCTCCGACTTTCTGACGGATCGGAGGTCGATGTCCTTGCTTGTGAAAGGTCCTGGGTTCCTCAACTCGTAGACTTCCTGCTGGGCCACGTACCGGTCTGAAGTCTCAACGGTCTTCAGTACACGGTCGTACATCCAGAGGTAAAGGTCGTAGGCCACGATGGGGTCCTCAGGCTCCGGCTGGGCCTTCTTCCTCGAACGGGACACCCGAGGGGTGAGCTTGAGGGTCATCACTTGCGTTGGCCTTTCTTGCCCTTGGTTGCCTTCAGGACGGCTTGCGCTTCAGCCTGGGCTCGGAGCCTGGCCCTATCAGCTTCAAACTCCTGGAGGGCCTTCTGGATGGGTTCCCGGTCCAACCTGGACTGAGCTTGGATCTCCTCCGGACTCGGAGCCTGGTACTCCGGCTTGCCCAGGATGAGACCCTTGACCCGGTTGATTTCCTCATCCGTGTGGATGGTCCCACCGGCATTCAGGTCGATGTACCACTGAAGCACCTCGGGATAGGTTTCCAGGTCGTTGACGTGCCACTTGAAGTTGGCCTTGAGCATGTCCGGGTGGTCTGTGTAGTCCCGTCGGTAGTGCCCTCCGAAGATCGGGACCTCGTTGTTCAGGAACCCCAGGACGGCATCGAGCCTCTGTTTCCCGTCCACCAGGACGTACCAGCCCTCGGGGTAGTTCCGACCAACCCGACCCATCCGCCACCCTGGGCAGTTGAGGTAAAGGTCCCGTCCAGTCATCCCACCCTGGAGGATGAACTCGATGTACCGAACCTTCTGCTCTGGGGTCCAGACATAGGCCCTCTGGAAGTCCGGGTTGATGTCGAGTTGGTCCTCTACAATGGCCCTCGTGTAGTGGAGGTGTAGATACTCCCAGGAGATGTCCACCGCATAGGGGGCACTCCGGGTGAACTGGGGGATGTCTTGGAAACGGGGCATGGTGATCCTACAACGCCTGGGCGTTGAAACTTTCAACCAGGAACCGGACGGACTTCTCCAGGTTGTCGAGAGCTTCTTGTTCGGTCAGCTCCACATGAGAGTGAATCCTACCCGTCTCGAAGGTGATGTAGGCGGTCCATCCGAAGGTCGAGTGAAGGAGCCCCAGCATGAAGGGGGTCGGGGGGTCACCCTTCCAGGACAGATGACCCCATCCGGTATAGCCCTCCTTGCACCTGAAGGGACGGCTGCGCCCCATGAAGTTGAAAAGCTCGACCCTACCGGTTGTCATAGGGGGCACTTCCCGATCTGACGGTGGTACTTCTTGCAGAGGGAGACTGCCGTTGCCCACTCCTCATCGGTGAGACCCACCTCGGTCATGACTGCAAGGGCGTGACCGGTGCTTCCGTCACCAGCGTTGAAGCCCACATCGTTCTTCTCCCGAGCACGGTCGGGGTCGAGGTCGGCCAGGGTCACGAGGGCCTTGGCAGCCCACTCCTCAGCGGCATCCTTGGCAGCCCGACGCTCGGTGATGTTGACCTGGGCACGGGCCAGGATCCGGGCACGCTTGGCCTGGCGCTTGCGCTCCTTGGTGGCCTTCTCGTTCTCGGCCCGGATACGCTCCTGGTCGGCAGCGAACTCGGTCTCCCGACGCTTGGCCTCGGCCTGAGCCTCAGCCAGCTTGCGGGCCTCCTCCTCAGCGATCCTCTGGGCAGCAGCCAGGTCCACCTCAGGGATGACGATCTCGGGGGCCACGTTGGCAGCCGCTTCGACCGAACCCCTGATGATGGTCCTCTTGGCGGAAAGAAGCTCAGTGACCCGGCGGTCGAGGAAGACGTTGCCCACCAGGGTGGTGATGCAGACGCCACGGGTCTGGCCGATACGGCAGAGGCGGTCCTCGGCCTGGGAGTTGAGGGCCGGGGTCCACTCCAGGTCCACGAAGATGGCCTGAGAGGCACGGGTCAGGGTGATGGCAACACCCATGGCCTTGATGGTCCCGGCAACACCCTTGAGCTTGCCAGCCTGGAAGTCGTTCTCGATCCGGGTACGCTCCTCGGTGGGGGTGTCCCCGGTGATGACGGCCCAGCCAGGGCGGCTGGCAAGGAAGTCCACCGGAGCCCGGTGAGCCGAGAAGACCACGACGGGCTCTTCCTGCTCCTCGAAGGACTCCACCAGCTCCATGAGGGCCGGGATCTTGGCCTTGGCGATAGCCGCTCGGGTAGCCGACAGCTTCTCGAAGTCCCCACGGTTCATCTGGCTGAAGGAGGCAAGAGCCTTCTCGATCTCATCCGCCATGGGGCCGTACTTGGCGGAGTCTTCAGCCTTGAGCTTGGCGATGGTCTCCTCAGGGGAATCCTCGTCCAGGATCCGGGAGAACCGAGTGTAAGAGGCCAGAACCTCCTCGAACTTGGCACAGAGCTTCTTGGTGGGGCCATCCAGCTCCACCAGGACGTTCTGCCACATCTTCTGGGGCAGGTCGGGGAGGACTTCCACCTTGGTACGGCGGAGGGAGACCCGACGGATCCGCTCGGCAACCTCGGGATCGGGCTGGCCCCACTCGAAGCCACCCCAGTCACCCGGCTGGGCGTTGAAGAGGCGGAGGAAGTTGTTCCAGGAGCCGAACGCCTCACGGGCGATGTTGGCGGCCTGGAACACGTTCCACATCTCCGGGGGGCGGTTGAGGAGGGGGGTAGCCGTGAGGAGCCAGACCTTTCCGGTCTTGGAGACCTGCTCGGAGAGGGCACGGAACTTCTTGGTGCGGGCGGTCTTGGATCCCTTGAGGTTGTGGGCCTCATCAGCGATGAGGATGGTGCCCTGGGGGCACTCGGAGACAACATCAGAGAGGATGTCGTAGTTGATGATGACCATCTCGGAAGCCGAGGGCCAACGGAAGGAACCACGGCCCGAGAGGACGGTGACCTTGAGGTCGGGGCGCCACTTGGAGGTCTCACGCTCCCAGACACCCTTGGCGACGGCCGGGGCCACCACCACGACGGGGGCTCCCTCGGGGATGGAGATGAGGGTCTGGATGGTCTTCCCAAGGCCCATATCGTCGGCCAGGAGGGCTCCCGTGCGGCTGGCGAGCCACTTCACGCCCACTTTCTGGAAGGGGAAGAGCGCCAGGCCACGGGCCTGAAGAAGGGCATCCACCTTGTCGGCCCGGTCGGAGGCTTCGACGATGCCTGCCTTGAGGGAGGCGGTCTGGGCCTGGATGGAGGCGGCCAGCTCGGGGGCCATGTTGACAGCGAATCTGCTCTGAAGGAGCCTCTGAACGATGCCCACAGCCTTGTCGAGGCTGGCAACCTGAACCTTGCGAGAGGGCTCGAACCTGGAACCCTCGGTCGCCCTCCGGTAGGTGGCGAAGAGGTCGCCCCCGAGGAAGCCCGTGGGCTTGAAGACCACGGAGGAACCCTCAAGGGTGGCGCTCACCTGGGGCTTGGCGTCGGCAACGATGCCAGCGCAAGCCTTGCACTTGACCACCCACTTGCCGTAGCCACTGGGGTTGGGCTCTGCCACGCCAGCGTTGGCGGGGACTTTGGTGCCGCAGGTGATGCAGTTGTCGGGGTAGAAGTTTGAGCGTGCCATGGTCTCACAACGTTTGAGGGGGCTCGGTCTTCAACCAACTACACCGAAAAAGTTGAGGCAACCTCCAGATTGCTCCGAAGGTGGCCGAAGAAGGCTACGCCCAACCCAAGCGAAGATATGAACCTTGGTTCAGACTACTTCTGGGCACTTTTGGTGACTCTCCTCCTTCTGGGCACTTTTGGTGACTCTCCTCCCACGTCTCTTTGGCTTGTGGGTGGAGGTCCTACCTTTAGTTACAGTAGTCTTGGGGCGGGCCACCCTTGGGGGAGCGAGGGGGGCTGGGGGGTTCCACCAGCGCTCCTCCTTGGTGACTCGTTCCTTGGGAATTTCCTTTTCTTTTCGTAGGCAGAAGACACAGTCAACCACTCGATTCGTGGCTTCCATGGATCTACAAGCCCCACCTCGACCACAGATGGCTGAGAGGCCGTCGTTTGTGAATCGGGTCTTGGACTCTACTTCTGCAAGGTGAACAGTTTCTCCTGGGGGGATCAAAACTCTAGCGTAGTACGGCATTTGCCTCGGGAATGTTGTTGATGTCCGTCTCGGACCAGTAGCCCCCTGGGCCAGCCCAACGAACAAGTGGGCCAGTTGGGCGGACGAACCGGCGGTTGTACCACTTCCCCTCCCAGTACGCTGGGCACCCACAAAGGAGGTGGTTCACCTTCACCTTGTAGGTTTTCCCGGCTGGTTTGGGGTCCCGCCCAATGGTCTTGACGATGACACCCTTCGAGATGGTCACTTCCATCCCTGGCTGAATTGGCAGTTCTTCATCCCGATAGGGTCCCTGAAACGTAGGTACCGGAACTCCGGATTTCCGGTCCTCGTCCCCGATGAGCCATCCCTCGTTGTACTCCGAGCCAGGCCACTCGGAGAGCTTGGGGTCCGGGTCGAGGCCCTTGAGCCCGTCCATGTAGCCTTCATGCAGCCAGTTCGAGGATCGTTCGGTCATGGTAGTACAACGTTTGGGTTGCCCCTAACTCAACTGGAAAATCCGAACTTATGGCGTAATGCCTCTCGGACTGCTGGGTGGACGTAGTAGCTTACATCCCCACCGTACTTGGCGATCTCCTTCACGACCGAGGAGGAGACGAAGGAGTTCTGAGGAGTTGTGACCAGGAAGAAGGTGTCCAGGTCGGGAGCAAGCTGAGCGTTGGCATGAGCGATCCCCAGCTCCATCTCGAAGTCGGTGACAGCTCGGAGACCCCTAACGATGATCTGAGCCTTCACTTCCCGGCAGAAGTTGACCAGGAGTCCGGTGAAGATTCGGACCTCGACCTTGTCCTGAAGAGGGGCCTGGAGGCTCTTGAAGACCTCCTTCATGAGGGACTCTCGCTCCCCAGGAAGGAACAGGCCCTTCTTGGCCGAGTTAGTCCCGATCCCCACGATGACCTTGTCGAAGACCCTGGCGGCCCTCTCGATGAGGTCTTGGTGCCCGTGGGTGATAGGATCGAAGCTGCCAGCGTAGACTGCGATCATAGGGTCCCTTCCTTTCGATACACCTCAAGGCACTTCGGGCAACAGTGGGAGAGGTGGTGCTCGGTGATCTTGACATTCACGTCCCACCCACCAAACTTATGGGGATCAACATGCCCGCAAAGGCTTGGAGTATCCACGCCCCCTGAGAGATGGAGCTTGGAAGTCACCCTCCGGATGTGCCACCTGGAGTTCCCTCCGGCGGTAGTGGCTTCACAGAATGCAAACCTGGGTACCTCGCCTGGGGCGTAGGTTCCTGATTGAACATAGCCCATGGTCAGTTCATCCGAGCTTTTGCTTCGTTGGTCATGGTCTCGATGTCGTGTTCCAGGGCCTCAACGAGGTCCTTGGTGGGGGCTTTCCCGTCAAGACTGACCAGAAGTCCGTGCTGGGGGTGGATTCTCACGTCGATTCGGTAGGGGGCGACCTTCCAGACTTGAGAAATGCGTCTGATAACGGCGGTTTCCGTGTTCATGCTACTGCTCCTTGGGACCGCTGGGGTCCTACCCGTACAACGTTTCATGGCTGGCCCCTTTCAACTAAGAGCAGGTGCAATCGTTACGAGGCCCAGGCCCGTAGCCATTTGACTGGCAGCAGGCCCGCTTCAACTCGTAGCAGGTCTTCATGCACACCTTGTCCCCATGACACCTGGTCCTACACCCGGAACAGGATCGGTAGCACCCCTGACGGTCCCCCCGGCAGTAGGCCGGGCTTGGGGGGTAGCCTAGAACAAGGGCGGAGACGAAGATGAGACATAACCAGGATCGCATGTTTTCCTTGCCTTCACCTGGATCGACATGACGCAGAGGTCGGAGGGCAGCCCCCACTGACCTGGATTCGTCATGTAGGTCACGGTTGCAACGATCATACGATCTCTATAACACCGAGAATCCTGGTCCCACTCGTAGAGGACCAGGTTGTCCCCTACAGAGAAATCTCTGTCAGCCTTGCGGATCTCGTAGCACTTCAGCCCATCCCAGATGGCTTGGAAGGCTTGCGGCCAGGTTTTCAGTTCGTGTACCACTGAAACTGTTACCCCGAATCCTTGTGCTTCCACTTCTGACCGGGGATGGGGCGCTTCTGGGGCGGCTTTGGCGGATCGACCACGGGAATCGGGGGTACCGGAACTGGTAGCTTAGGCAGCTTCTTCGGCTTCGGGGGCTTCTTCGGCTTGGGCGGGGGCTCGGGGGCAGGAAGGGTCTCCTTGCCCGGATGCTCGGGCCTGTGGGGCCTTCCCTTGGGGTTTCGCTGGTAGGGCTGGGGGAGCTTCTGGTACTTCTGGGGGTTGCCTTGGAGGGCCTCTGGGGTCTTCCAGACGACCTCGCCCGTGTCTCGGTTCTTGACCTTGACCGTCTTGTTGGACGCAAGGAATCGAGCCGCTACCCGGAGCGCCAGGTAGCGGTCAACGACATTGGAGACAATGTCCATCATCCCTCGACCCGACGAATGACCCAGAAGTCGTCCGCCAGGTTGGGGTTGAGCAAGTAGTCGATAGGCATGGTGAAATGCCCGTTCTTGCCCCAGCTCGGACCCCAGGAGTTCCGGACGATGACCCTCTTGGTCTTCATGCTGTAGCCGACGGCCATGACCGCATGACCACCGAGGAAGGATTCGTTCTTCTTGGGGAGGTAGAGCACGCCCGTCCTGGCAACCGTCTCACCCTCGAAGGCGGAGTAGACCGAGAACCCGAAAACGAACGGGAGGCCCTCGGCAAGGACTCCACAGATGCCCTCGATGGTCCTAGGTACCCGCTCATAGACGAGGGCCTGGTGCTTCTTGGCTTCCGTGTAGCAGTTGGCTGGAGGCTTGGTCTTGAACTTGTCGATCTTGTAGGGCCACAAGGTCTCAGGGTAGACGCCCTGGGCGACAACGACCTTGATCCCGGTTCGGATCTGGGCGCCAGAGTCGGACTGAACGGTCCCCTCCTTGACCCGCTCATCGTAGTACAGCCCGAGCCTGCTGGGGGTGAAGTCTTCAACCCCTTGCCGAAGGAGGTCAAATTCGTAGCTAGCTCCGATGGCGTTCGCCGTACAAGAGCCAAGATCCCCCTGGTCGTACACGGGAGGACACTTCTTGCGCAAGTCCGCTGTAGGGGGAAGAGCCTTCAGCCTACGCTTGATCGTGTATGTGAAGTCCCGGTGGTCAGGTACGTCAGGTCGCCAGCCATAGTTCCGCATACCTAGAAGGGCGCATCGGTGGATTCACAAAGGGACTGAACCGACGAATACCTGAAGCCACTGTACTAGGATCTACTACCAAAGTTATTGATTTGCCGAGCCTTCTTCCTGGTGTAACTTGATCTAAGAGAGCCGACAACGAAATGACTCAGCCCAACTGGGGATCCCGAAGTAGCTTAGAGTCGAAACCCCTCTCTTCGGAGAGCCAAGATGTATACCAAGACGAAAAAACTCAGCATTCCTGTCAGTCCCGAGATTGCCTCCTTTTCTGTGTGCCTGGAATCCTACCTTGAGGCAAGGGGGCTAGACCTACTTGAGAGTTGGGAGGGGGTGCCCATGAAGGAGATTGTTCGCCAGCTTCGGGACAAGGTCCTTCAGCTTGACCTGGACAAGCTGGATCAAGCCAACCCCCATGCCCTGTTCGAGCACGTCATCTCGATGGGGTGCTACGTGATGATCCTATCCGAGCTGGTCTACCAGAAGAGTGGTGTGGACCGGAATGAACTCCAGTCGATTCCACCCTCGGTCCTCATGCTTCCGACTCCAAAGAAGGAACCGATGAAGATGTGAGAACCTTCTTGTGGGTCAAACCAAGGTAGGATGGCTACGTTGGACTCAATAGCCAGAATATACGTTCTGGTTGACCCCCTCACGTCTGAGATCAGGTACGTGGGTTGGACAACCAAGCCACTACACAGGCGGCTTCGGCATCACCTAACTGAGGCTAAAAAGAGCAACAACCACAAGTCAACTTGGGTTCGATCCTTGGTTCGTAGGGGTTACGTGCCTGATATCCGTCTGGTGCAGGAAGTTCCCCTTACAGTGTGGAAAGAAGCCGAGGTATATTGGATCGCCAAGTTCAAGTCGCTCGGATGTCCTTTGGTCAATGCCACCTCTGGCGGAGAGGGGACCCCTGGACACGTTGTCAGTGACTCCGTTAGGGAGCAGAATAGCCAACTTCACAAGGGTAAAGTGATTTCAGAGTCCCATCGAGAGGCAATCTCACAATCAGCTAAGAAGAGGTGGGAGCGCTGGCGTACTGATGGGTCAAGTGCCTCTGAGGAGACCCGAGAAAAAATCAGGGCTGCTAGGACAGGGAAAAAGGCATCTGAGGAAACTAAGAAGGCCATGAGCCTGTCCGCAAGTGGTCGCTCACTCTCCGATGAACATCGAGAGAAAATCAGACAGTCTTTGCTCGGAAAAGCTAAGACCCCTGAGCATCGGGCAAAGTGTCTCACTCAATACATGGGTAAGTGATGGCGATCCTAGGTATAAAAGTCCCACATGAAGTAACAAGGGCATTCACATCCATTGAGGTCCCTGGGGAAAAGATACAGTCTGCTGAGTTCCACATTACCCTCATCCACTTCGGCAGCAAGGTGCCGATTGACACGATCACCGAAGCGATTGTGGCGGCTTATGAGGTAGCCTCGAAGACTGTGCCCTTCTCCTTGTCCGTGAGTGAGGTGAGCTGCTTCCCCAAGGGGGAGGACGGTGTTCCCATCATCACGAGAGTTGAGAGTCCAGAGCTACACAAGCTCTGGGGTGACCTCTGTGCGGGGCTCGACAAGGCTGGGGTGGACTACTCGAAGAAATTTCCCGAGTTCTCTCCGCACATTACTCTCTCGTATAGCACTGACCCGATTGAACCCTTCCCACTAGGTCCAATGGAGTGGTCTGTCTATGAAATGGTTCTTTGGGGTGGAGATCAGGGAGACGAGAGAATCTCAGTACACTTGCCCTTCTCCCTCCCAGGGAAACAAGCTCTGTTCCGAAACCTTATTCAGGCTATCACTAGATTTCCACCTTGACCGTACAGCCAGGGGTAGTAAGATAGAGTTACATGTGCTACCTCTATGTTCTGGTGGACCCGACTTCGGGAGAGATCCGGTATGTAGGTTGGACTGCCAAGGCCCTTTCTACCCGGCTAGCAAGCCACCTGAGGGATCGATGTAAGTGCCATCGAACTTGGTGGATCAAGAGCCTAGCTCGGGTTGGACTGAAGCCTCAAATCAGGCTGATTCAAGAGGTACCCGATGGTCTCCAACATGAGGCTGAGTGCTACTGGATCTCGTACTTTCTACAAATAGGGTGTCCTCTCACGAATGGCACTAGGGGTGGGGAGGGTATGTTGGGGCACTCTCCCTCACCAGAGACTAGGGCCAAACTCAGTGCGGCTGCCAAACGACAATTTGAAGACCCAACTGCCAGGGATGCAGTGAGTAGAGTTCATCGTGGGAAGCAAATCTCTGAGGAACACCGTGCCATCGTCAGTGCGGCCAGCAAGGCAAAGTGGGAGAGGTGGCGTCAAGAGGGAATGCAGGCATCCCCTGAAACAAGGTCGAAGATCAGTGCTGCAAGAAAGGGTACCCTGATGTCAGAGGAGTCCCGAAGCAAGATCAGCAGCACGTCTAAGGGGAGGCCAAAGTCTGAGGAACACCGTGCCAAGATTCGAGAGGGACTCAAACAGGCTTGGGCACGTAAGCGGGAAGAGGGTCCCCCTTGAGGCTCTACGCCGTACCCTGGTCCAGGCTCGGGTCAGGTTCCCGGACTTCTCCTGAGGCCACTGGGACGGGTCCAGCTTGCTTCTCGTACTCTGCTAGACGGACCACGGCCACGGCCGGGTCAGCGAGGCGATAGACGGCTGGGTACCCCTCTCCAAGAAGGACCCCCAGCTCCACCAGCTTCTTGCAGGTGCTCCGGATGCTCGACTGGGAGCAGTCCACGGTACCCTCAAGTTGCTTGACCGTCCGAGTCTCGGTCGGGTTGTTCAGCATGTCCCGAAGGATTCCCACAGAAGCATGGTAGAAGGTCTTGTGGAGGGTCGGGTCGTAGCTCGACCTGTCCCGAGGCTTCTGCTTCCGAGGGGGCTCAGCAGGGAACGCTTCCTCTTTCGTGGGCTCCTTGACCCCCTCAGGGAAGTCCGACAGAAGAATGTCGGCAATCCTACGAAGACCTACTCCGATGACGTGGCGAAGGGTGGTTTGGATTTGCATGGCTATCAGAATTACACCACGTAAGGGCGTCATTCGTCACCTTCCTCTTCGGTGGTGCGTTCCAGGCGTGTTTTCGGTGGCGCCTTGGGGGCTCTTGTAGCCGGAACGATGATCCTCGCCTCTTGTGGAGGGGCATCTCCCAGGGAAATTCCCTCTTGCCTTGTACTGGCAGCCTGAATCTGAGCTTGCCTCTGCTGGCGTCGGGCCTCAGCCTCAGCAGATGCGTTCGGGTTCCTGCCCGTGTTCGAGACGCTGGTTCGACCTGAGACCGCTGGGGAGGCAAAGGGCCTCGGGCCAGGGGTGGTGGAGGGGCGTGGGTCCTCCTGAGCCTCTTGAAGATCAAAGTTTGCCAGGCGCTCTTGGCGGCGACGCTCGATCTCGGACCCAGAAACCCCAGCGTACCCCTGGTGGGTCCGGCGGTAGGCGTTGATCACCACCTCATCAGGGACCCGCATGTTGTCGATTCCAGGGGGTCCACTTGTGTACTCGTCCCCACGCCCGGCACCATAGTTGCGGTTGATGGCAGGGATGGGGGCATTCGGGTTGAAAGTTGGGTTAGCGATGTCCCACTCTTGACCCCCGGCCGAGATACGGATGATGCCTCCACCAATGATGGGAAAGATCATCGTCATGTCCAAAGTTCGGGTACCGTAGCTTGCAGCCGCTACCCGGAAGGAACTTCGAGCCACGATGTTGAACCCAGCGGTAGCGCCACGCCTTCCTAGGGAATCGTGAAGCCTATCAAAGGGTAGGACATATTCGTTCACCCTCATACCCTGAAGAATATCGAGCTGGCGGGTTGGTTGAATCTCTTCAGTCACCCGGCGACTACTATCCAGGTAGTGAACTGCAAGGTCCCCAGGGCATCCGTCATAGGCCAGGCAGTAGACCACCATGTTTTCCGGAAACTCTTGCGCATTCAGGATGAGTCTTGGGTTGTCCAAACGGAAAAGCATCGCATCAAATCCCTTCAAGGATGGTCTTCTTGAGCCCATCCCTTCGTTCTAGCTCTCGGTCTATGGCTTTGACCGCTCTCTCCCAGTCCTCGACCCGCATGAGGCGGCACGAGAAGAAAGTGGGGTACCCGTTGACTCCCCTAGGGCCAGCAGCCGAGTAGTATTCCCAGATCACCCCTATCTTCCCTAGGGTTCTCTCACTGAAGTCTGAGAGTGCCCCCAGGGCAATGGGCATGAAGATCATGGGCAGTAGGTTGAGCTGCCTCACGTTCGCAGACGTTAGGATCTTCCCATCGCAGTAGGCCAGGACGAAATCCGCTAGAGCTGCATCAGTCAGCCTAGGGATTGCGGGTTCCTGGATGTCACTCCAGGACTCCTCGACCTCTTCTTGGGTGGCGGTCATGCTTCTTTCAGACACCGATCTTGAAGGAGGCCACCATGAGAAGGCTCGTTCGACTGTGCAATGCAATCCGTGCCATCTCTCCCTATGGGGGCCTGAGTTTGACTGGGCTCCCGTCTGAGGATGGATCTGCGGATCTGTGGGACGGTAAGATTACAGTGGGTGGTGTGATTCTCGTTGAGACCAAGGGAGAACTGGAGGCTGTACTTGATGAGCTGACTCACAAACTTGAGAAGATGTCCCAAAGAATGCTCGCTAGGCTCACCTCTGTCCCGCCGCCTCCAGGGGAAGAACCCCCACCTAGCTCTCAACAGTGAGCTAGAGGCTCCGTAAGATTTCATCAAGGTCCAACTCGCCTTCTTGGGGCTTCCTCGGGGGCTCCGGCTTGAAGTTCTTTTGCAACACCTCATCCAACTCGGCCAGGGTTGCCCGCTTCTTGGGCACTGGGGGGAGGGGCTTGGGCTTCTCCTCCTCCGAGTCCCCAAGGATGCGCTCGAACCGAGTCTTGGCCTTGGGCGTGCTGATCTCTCCAATCGGACGGCCCCCACGACCACGCTTCCGACCCCCACCAAGGACGGGTCCCGAAGCCTGTAGCCTCTTTCTACTGAAAACGTCAGAGAGCTGACTCGGGCGGTAGAGGGTCCCAGAGGAGGAGAACCGGACCTCAGTTATGAGGGCTGCCCCATAGACTGGACCAAAGTCCCTTGGGTCCCCCCCGCCCAGGATTGCAGGGTACATGTGGGACCAGTTCTCGAAGATTCTGAGCGTGAAGTCACTCGCTACACAGAAGAACAGGCTTACTCTATGTGGGGATAGCCTCTCGGTCACCTGATAGAAGTGGTCAGCCTCAAGTGCGACTTCCTCCTCGTCTAGGGCATCCGAGGCATCCGCCTCACCCCCATAGATAGGGGTCATCTCGGCATCAACCTGTTGGGTTGACCCGAGGATGATAGCTTCCTCCACCTGAAAGAGGTGCCCAAACCCAATCACAAGACATTGACGGTTATGCCTTGGGGTCTCTTCGAGTTGGATTTCCCCCCTTTGGGAGAACGTGATGCGGGTGCCCATGTTGACTAGCTTCCTGGTGGCTTGAGGGGCTTGTCCTTCTCCCAGGGGAACACAACCGGAGGGGCCTTCTGGACCTTCACCTTGGGGGGCGGAGTGTCCTTGAAGGCCCGGTCGAGCTGTAGATGGTAGTATTTCTGTTCAGCCCACTGCCTCTGTGACTTCGAGAGGTTGATGATCCGACCATTCTCCAGGTCGGTGAGCATCCCCTTGAACGCCTTCTCCTCGCTGGAAGACAACCGAGCCTTCACAGCGAGGAGAGACCTCAGGATGGTGAGGTCAGTTGGCTTGCTCACGAGTCATCACCCTCATCGTCGTCATCATCATCGTCGTCCTCGTCATCCCAGTCCTCATCATCATCCTCATCCTCGTTCTCGTCTTCGTCAGTCTCGTCCTCGGAGTCAGCAATCTCCTCGGCCTTGGCGAAGCGGTAGACCTCAGCAAGGGACTGGGGACCCTCGAACGTGACTTCGGTACCCATGAGGCGGTTGTAGACCTCGGCAGCCTTCTCAGCACTCAGGAGGCCAACGTGAATCTGGCGAGACAGACGGCCAGGTCGCTTCAGGGCTGAGTCGATCTCATCGATCTTGGCGTTCGTGGTACAGACGATCCGGAGGTTCAGGGTGTGCCCCAGAATGCCGTCCGACACGTTCAGGAGAGCCGAGATGGCCGTCAGAGAGCCTTCTTGGTCTCCCCTGGGTACCAGGGCCTTGTCGGCATCCTCGATGACCAGGACGATGGGCTTGTCACTCCCAGCAAGGCTCCGGGCTCGGATGAGCATCGGAACCAGCTCGGGACCGGCTAGGTCCTCAACCATGTGGCTCGGGACCAGGACGAAGATGGCATCCAGAACTTCGTGGATGAGGCCACGGATGAAGAAGGTCTTCCCCGTCCCAGGGTCACCGTCGATGAGAAGGAGTCGTCCGATGGGCTCTTCCCGCTGGAGTTCGGCAACAGCAAACTTGAAGTCCTCGATGACCTCCTCGTTGTAGTTGTCCTCCTCCCAGTCTTGCCCAGCCAGGCCGACCTCAGCGATCTCGATCCCGTTGGCTCCGTCCGCCAGGGAGTAGACCGGTTGACGGACGTTCTCCGGGAGCAGGTACTCACCAAGAGTCTCACCGATGGCCTTGTGGTCCACCTCGCTGGTGGTCGAGACCGCAACCGAAATCTTGTTGTCGGTACCCACCCGGACCACAATCGATCCGTTCGCCCAGACCAGCCACGTCTCGTGAGGCCCCCGACCGAAGATCGGACCACTGGCGAAGGTGGCCGAAGCCCGTACCTTGTCACACAGGGCCTTGAGGAACGCCTCGATGGCCCCTTCTTCTCCCTGATCTTCCAGGATTCCACGACACGTTCCCGTGTAGACCGTGGCCCCGGTAGAGATGGCGTGGGTGACGAGCATACGGGTGGTAGGCCCATATTCGTCGAGGTTTCCGCACAGGGCAGGGTTCCACCAGGCGGGTTTTTCGGTTGCTGCTGGCTTTGAAGCTGTCTTCGTAGGTTTTGTCATGGCGTTCGCTTGAGATACACCGGCTTGCATTGAGAACGGAGTTCAGATGTCGAAATCTCTCTCGAACCTCGAAAGAGGGATGAGGTTCCCCTCCTCTTCGGACCCATCTGCTGCGAAGGACCACATGTGTTTCTTCGCACAGTGGTAGGCACGGATCTTGATCTGGCTCCGTTCCTCAACTGGTTTGTTTCGACCCCCGTACTCACCACAGTACGGGCACTTGAGTTCTGCCATGGGTACCCCATCTTTCCCCAGGGGCTCGAAGTCCCGCTCCAAGGTCGCATACGGGGCGTCCTCCCAGTTGCTACTGATCTTGACCTCGGGCTCGAAACGTTCTACCCGTTGAAGCCGGACCATTCGTTGAACGTCATCGAGCTTGGTGACCCAGAGGGTCCTTCTGGGCCGTCGAAGGGTTCGGATGAAGGCACCAGGGGCGACCCAGTTGGGGACATAGGCCCCGCTAGACCTGGGGACAATGGGAGTCAGTTCTGGACGATGGGGTCGAACCTCCAAGAGGGACCCAGCAGGGCGCCAGTTCTGTTCCAGGTTGGTCATTGCAAAGCGAACGGGCCTGACCTCACCCTCCAAGGTCAAGGTCATGGCCCCGGTTAGAGGGTCAAGGCCCAACACTTGGTAGCTTTGGTTGTCTCTTCGCTGAACGATGTGAGATCCCACTGACAGCCAAGGTGGTGTTGGAGTCTCCAGTGGGCGGTACCAGGACGCCACCTGTTGAATGTTGAAGGCTCGAACCCTGCCCCCAAGCTGAATAGGGCTCGTATCCGACCGTTCGATGTCACGAATGTGAACCTGCCCGTTGGAGACCCCTGTGATGATCCCTCCTTGGTCACCTATGGTCGAAGCCAACCTGGCTCCGGGTCGCATCCAGCTTGGTGGTTCGGCCCTGACCTGCCTCAAGGTCACGAAGTAGTGAGGGGTCAACCCAGTAGAGGTGGGGAGAACTCCGAACCGAGTTGGGGTCTCCGTCCTGGTCCGGTCGAGGGAGGTGGTGACTGATTCCACTCGGAACTCTACCGTCTCTCCGTTCTCCTCCACTAGCATCCCATTGCGAAGAACTTCGACCCTCTGACCGGTCATCACCTGGAAGGGCATCGGGACGTTGTTGATCTCGATGATCGGACCCGTGGGGTGAGCCACCTGATGTTCGGTCACGCCGTCCATGGGTAGGGACACCCGAACCATCTCTGGCGGGTTCGGGGGGAAGGGGTCTTCCCCTACCGCAATGTCCCTTCTGGGGGGCATCGTTCCGACATACTCGGGGGGCCAGGAGACGTAAACGTTGCCTTGCCCAAAGCCGAACTGGTCCTCCCCAACAATGGTGAAGTCGTTACGCCTGATCTCTGGAAGCGAAATCCAGTCCCTCTCAAAGTTGAGCAAGGGGATCGAAACCACCTGGTCGTTGTTCACCCGGAGGTGTACCTCATCTGAGCCTATGAAGACCACATAGGCACGGGAGGCAGCCGCAACCTCCGTAGCACTTGGGTCACGGGGGCGGAGGTACAGTATCTCACCTATCTGAAGCCAGTTTGGAGCGGGCACAGTCTCACCTACACCAAAAATGTTGAAAGCTCACCGTGACCTAGCTATGGTTCGGTGTTTAGGTAGCCTGGATGGACGTACAGGTACTTTCCTTTCAGAAGCCGAAGCAGTTCATTCGGGGGTTCCCCCTCGAAAAGCGAAGGCACTTCAAGGTGATAGAGCTTCCGGTAGGCTCTCAGATCCTATCAGCGGAAGATCAGTCCCACGAAGGAACCTTGATGCTCTGGGTCATGCTCCCTGCTACCAAGGACTTGCCCCTGGAGCGAAGAACCCTCCTGGTTACCTACGAGGGGGAGGAGTTCGAGATTTCGGAGGAAGAGATCCCCGGCATAAACTCTGTGATTCCGAACGTCTACCACATCGGGATGTGGGTGGACCGGACCATGGACGATGGGGACCTCGTCTCGGTCACCGGTCATGTCCTAGAAGTCCTTGGGGATGAAGACTGACCCCGCCATCTCGGTGTAATTCTGTTTGATGAGCGACTCTTCCCGAAGCCGATTCGACCGCACCCTCGACATCGACGATCCATCAGAAGTAGCAGTGTCTCGGTTTGAGCACATCAACCGGGAAGCTGGCCTGGTGGATGCCAAGGTTCTGGCTGGAGCGACTCTTGAAGCTAGAACCGAGGAAAAACGTATCTGGATTGGGCTTCGTCCGGACAACCTCTGTGGACGGTACCCGTGTTTCCAGACGGGGTTGATGTCCCTCGGGGAGGCCCTTGAGGGGGACCCGCTGGAAGAGGTTGAGGGGTCGTGCCCTGGGGCAGATCCTATCGACCAGGCCCTTCTTGCTGGAGCCACCCTTACCGTGGAGCGGCTGGGTGATGCTCTCATCGCCACCTGGGTGCGTTCCCTGCCTCTCAGGACCTTTCAGTACGAGGGCAAGGAGCACAGGGTCTACCGGAAGGGGACCCGCAAGGCGAAGGGCCTGAGGGTCCTTGAGGCGGCCTTGGCGGCCTTGGCGGCAGAGGAGAAGGTCTCCGAAGGGTCGATGCTCAGCTAGGTAGGTTGATCAGCAAGGTGTGAATCGAGGTCTGAAGGTCGAAGTCCAGGGCATTCTCTCGAACGAACAGCTCTGAAACCCCAGAGACCACGAAGATAGCCCAGTCCTTCACCCTCGGACGCATCACATAGATCGGGCGTATCCAGTTCGGTATGGTCCGGTCTGGTGCTTCTCCAATGACCCGACACCCAACCCTACACGGGTCGTAGCGCCAGATGTCATCCTTGGATACCACCATCTTGAGAATCTGGTCCCGCATCTTCGGGGGGAGCACTCCAAGCCTGGCAAAGGGCTCCATCTCCCCGGATTGGAAGGAGAAATAGGCGTAGTGACCACCCTCTTCCTCCTCCGATATGATGTAACCTTCAAGATCGAGCACCCGAGTCAGTGGGTAGGACCCGGACTGACCTCTTTGGCTGATCGGAGCTGGTTCCAGTAGCATAGTTACCTCCCCTCACTTGCGCTTCACCTCATCCAAGATTGATTGAATCAACTTGAACCGCCTACGGCTAGCCTCCCTCAGTTGGGACAGGGGTCGGATGCTGACCGGCTTTTCTAGCCACTCGGTTAGACTGCCCATCGGTTCTTCACCGAAGCTGAGCAGATGGGGGTCTAGGGGAAGCAGTTCCCTCACGAGGGCCTTGCTGTGAGTCACCAGGACTGAGCCAACAAGGGGCTCAGGAGCCGACTCAATGAAGCTCCGAATTTCAGCCCCGGTGGAAGCAGCCCAGTCGTCCGAGAGACCGATGTCTGGCTCGTCCCAGAAGATGACGTGCCGGGTCTCCCGGCCCTTGCTGGTTCTGATGGCCCCCAGGACCGTCTCAGAAGAGTTCTCGCCCGTGCTCTGCCACTCCTCTGAGCCGTAGACGAAAGCCAGAGCTGGGTTGTAGGCGCAATTTCTGCGCCCCTCCATCGAGAGATGGATGCACTCGATCTTGGTCTTGGAACAGACCCCCTGGATGATGCGTCGAAAGAAGCTCTTCCCAGAGGCATTGCCACCCACAGCCACGACCAGCTTCCCCTTCCCTGGAACGAAGTTCGCAGAGATGGGCACTTCCCCGTTGTCGTTCGGGTGGAAATAGTCCAGCGTCAAGCACTCCTGAATCAAGCTCAGGGTATCATTGACCCGGAAATCGCTCTTCTTTGCCCTGGGCATACCTGGACCTCTCTCCCGTACAACGTCCAGGTACACCAACCTTTCAACTAGGCTCGTCGATTTTTCACGGGACCCACTGAGGGTTGCGGGCGGAACTCGGCATTGCGCTGGGGGCGGAAGACGCTTTGGGTGTTGAGCTGGATGCCTTCGGGGTGGCCGAGTAGAAGTCGTCCCCTACATAGCAGCACATCCCGGCGGGGCAACCAGTCCCAACAGGCCCACCACAGACCTCGTTGTTCCAACAGCAGGACAACGGCTTAAGGTTGCAGGGGTGGGCTCGTGTGCCACACGGGTATTCTGGCGACACGGGGTTATCGATCTTGTTGCAGTCCTTGCATCCGGAGAAGGTCGCAAGGGCGGCAATCAGCAGCAATGTAGTTCGCATGAGGTCTCCTTCCCCTAGACCTCTTCATAGAGGATTCTTTCAAATCTGCTCCGACGGATGGTCACTTCGATAACCTCTGGAGGCGGCTGAAGCACTGGACCAGACCTGTCAATCAGGTTGGACCAGACCTGTCAATCAGGTCGAACCTTCGTTGCCGGATGTCATCCACTCGAATCGTCGGGTTCGAGATGATTTCAAACTCGGGTACCGTGACCCGTTGAGCCTGGATGGCTCTCGGGTTGACCACCCCTATTCCGATGTTCTCGGTCACCGTCCACCCAAGGGGGAGTCGGTGGGGCTCATCAGCCCCCATGACCGTCAACTCAGACCGTAGTGGGGTTGCAGCCATCGAGGCTTCGAGGTCTTGAAAGATTTGCCGGTCGAAGCTCTCCTGGATCTCTCTCACCGTCGCCTCAATCATGTCAACGCTGAGGTTGGGCTGGGGGGCTTCTGGGTTGGCGAAAGTTGAGGGGGCCTCGATGCTCATCTGACTTGGGTCGAAGATCCCAATGAGCCCTGACGGGGGACTGGAAGACACGACGAACCCAACAGGGTTGTCTCCGTTCATGGTCAGTCCACCAGAGGTGGGATCGATTCCCACAGGGGTCCCAGGGACGATTCTGGAGACCTGCATCGGACCCCAAATCGAGGGGATGAGTCCCTGTCGCATGACCGTCCCCTTGGAGTTCAAGAGGTAGCTGACCTGAGGGTTCTCCGGACCTAGGTCACGAAACTGGACCTCAACCCCCATCAAGTTGGGAACGGTCGGGTCCTCTCGAATCTGGAGGGATGCCAGGTTCCGGTCCCCTTGCAGAAGACGGATCTCTTCCTGGAAGATTCGGTGCTCGTTCGAGTCTCGGGTTGGGTACCTGAGTGTCCAGGTGGGCATGGGGCTACCTACCCCGGTGTACTCAAGGGCTATGCCACGGAAGAAAGACCCATGGTTGGCTCCCCTGGATGAGTCCTGGATCGAGGTGGGAAAGAAGATAATCCCACTGCCTCCAAATCTGGCTGGGAGCTATTCGTTCAGCTTTGGAGACTCCCCTAGTTGGAGCTGTAGCAATCTCCCTGCGAACCCGACTCCCCACGATATGCCGGTGTTCGTGATCTCAAGGATTGATGTGACGGGGAACGGTACCCGGATGGTCCACTTCCACCTGGTGGCAGACCCTCGTCACGGGTCTGCTTGGTGGTCGAAGGACATCAAGTCGAAGTTTCGTCCGGCCCCTAGTCCGAAGAGAGCGCCTCGCCCGAAGAAGCCGAAGCCAACACCCTTGAGTCGGTTTGATCGTGAGGACGTAGTTTGATGAAGACTGGGGTGTTCGGTCCCACCCAGGCCCCGATGGTGTTGAACTCGAAGAACTCAAGAGCAGCCTCGTAGTCCATCCCCTGCCCAACCAGAATCTCCAAGCACTTGTCGTAGTCGTAGGAGGCCACAGGGGGCTGGCAGGCTCGGTAGCAGATCCCTAGGTAGGCCCTCTCGAACCCATCGGCTAGGAGGGCATTCGGATTCTCATCTTCGAGTTCTTCAATGCTCATGACAGGATCGGCCTCAGTGCTTGGGCCACCACAATGCAGCCCTCTCGTTGGTTGGCATCCACCATACAGGCATCCAGCCCTCCCGTGAACCCGAAGAGCTGAATGACCTCGTTGACCACCACTGGGTTCGGGAACCTGTTCCGGTCAGGTACCGAAATGGAAAGGTGCCGATAGATCATCTGGTCTATCTGGCTCTCAGTAAGAGAGAACACGACTCGGAAGTCCCCGATGTTCATGACATAGTTCGGGTTGTCGCCCGGAGCCTTCACCTTTGGACCTGGGCGGTAGATGTTCTCCGGCTTCGAGGCAAAGTCCAGTACCTCTGTCGCCCTGGACTTGGCTTCGTTGTCAATGATGAGGACTCTGAGGCTCATGCCCCCATCTACACCACGGGTTCCCTGGAGAAGCGATCTGCGGTGATGGTGATCTCTGGCATGATGATGGCTTGGGGTCCTGGGTCGGGGACGCCTGGCTGACGGAAGACTCGCAAGACCCCCTGGTGGCTTGCCAGAGGGGCCAAGGCGGGGTCACTGAGCAGAGCGATGAGGTCCATGTCCTCACCGTCTACACGGCAGCTACGGGCCACCAGGACGCAAACCTGAGAGTAGTCCGAGTGGTGCATGTCATGGGCGGTTCCTCGACCTTGGATGAGCCGGAGGTACTGCCCGTTCGGCCCCTTGGCGAGGGATGCCACAGCTTCCCCTTTGATTCCTTGGTAAGAGGCCCCCTCGAAGTGCCACCCGTAGTTCATGGCCTTCCCGGTCTTCACCAGGAGGTCGTTGTCGATGACCCAGTGCTTGCCAACCGTACCCAGCAGCCCGGTGGGGTTTCCCAAGCTGACCAGGTCGGCATCGATCTTCCCCGAGTGCTCGATCATGGCAGCCGTGGATGACGTGATCTGCCTGGGGTGTGGGTTGAGCTTCACCGTCCGCTGGATCCACATGAGGTCGGCCAGCTTCGGGGTGAGCAGAAGGCACCCGGTCATGTCGGCAATCTTCTGCTGGGTCTCTGCCGTGACGTTGACCCGTACCCCTTCGATCTTCAGAGCATCGGAGAAGACTTGAAACTCAGCCGTATGCTCGTTGTAGGTTGAGGTTACGGTCGAGAAGCTGGCCTCGTAGTGCCCTTGCGAGACATAGTCGAGGATAGCATTCTCACGATCCGGACCAGCGTTCTCGGGAAGTTGAAGGGTCATGCTTCGACGGAGCATGACTGCTTTATGCTCGGCTCCCGAGGTCTCCAAGAGGTCGTGATTGACCACTCGGCTGAACCGAGTAGTCGGGTTCCCGGTGATGAGGCACCAAAGGTCTTCAATCTGGACTACTTTGCCCAGCGTGACTTTGTTCTTGATGGGGTTGAGGAATCCGACTGGAGTAGTCTCAGTAGAGCGAACTTCTAGCTGCCCGAACTTCAAAGGTAGGAGCTGGGGTACGGTCAGCACCTTCCAGGGGTCGTTCCCAGGGTTCCCCGTGTACATCCTGAGTTCGAGAAAGTCCTTCGGGTTGATCTCCACATAATCGGGGTCAAACCCCTCGATTCTGGACATCGTCGCTAGGACGGTGGCGATCTTCTTGCCAAGGGTCTCAGTCATCATCGAAGAGGATCCTGGAGAACCGGCTCTCGGGCTCCTTCGGCTCATCGCAAGGAGCCCATTCCCTTGCGAATGACGTGATGATCTGCCTTCGAGGTGGGTCGAACGACCGCCACACCTGGAACTCGACGTTGAGCATCTCGACCTTGATGATCCTGGCAAACTCCCCATTCCGGGTGACCCACTGATCGAGCTTCAGCCACTCTGGGCGGACCCAGGGCTCGGTGGAGGTGGAGCACCCCATTGAAACCTCTGGGATGAGTCCAGACCTCAGGGTTGCCATGGCACCTGGGTCGGGGTCACGGTCGTAGACTGGAAGGGCACCCTCTGGAATCTGGTCAACGAGGAACGTTCGTCTGGCTACCGAGCTGTAATCTATCCTTGCTCGAAGCGGGGCTATCATTGAGGCCGCAAGACGGGACCGCCCCTCAGAGCTGTTGATGAACTGGGAGATGATGCTCTCCCGAGCCTCTGGGGAGAGCATGTCCCCGTTCCGGTTCGGGGTGTCAGGGGGTCCTAGGAGGTTCTGGAACCCAACAACCGTTCTTTCAGTGAAGGGCCTTCGTCGCTCGTAGAGGTCATGGAGGGCATAGGCTTCTGGACCCTCCCGGTCGTTCGCCATCCTGACGTTGAGTCGGTAGTAGCGGGGGTTGGTCGAGCCAGGGTTGGGGTCAGGGGGGTCGAGGATGAGAGTTGTACTGAGTACAAACTCGTCCTGCTCGAACCGAGCCCGGTCTACTCGGGCCTGGATCCGGTCGTCTACCGTGTTCTCATATCGAAGTGTCCACAGGGGACCGGGTGGCATGGCTAGGTCCTCATGAAGCGGAGTCGATACTCCCCGTCCGGCCATTGGACGATATGCGTCCACTCGATGACCGGTCGCACGAACACCTTAGAGGGGTCACCCAGACTGAAGTAGATGACCGCCACGTCCTCTCTTGAGCCCTGTAGGAGGAGAGCGGTTCTCTCTACCGTGTAAAGCCCACCCTTGAAGTGCCGATATGCCCCTGGGGATACCTCCGAGTAGTTGTCCCGCCTCAGAAGAAAACGAAGCAGTTTCTCTGCCTGAAGGGGGTCACCACGGTCGATGGGTGGGTACCGTTTCAGGAAGTTGTGGATCAGGCCACCAGGGGACTGACTGGAAGTGATGGCCTCTTCAGCCCTGTCTTGAGCAGCCAACACATCCCCACCCTGAAGCTGTGACTCGGGGACCCCGAGTGCATAGGCAGCCAGGACCCTGTAGGGGTCAATGAGGAATGAGGTGGACATAGCACCCGAGTACACCACCTATTCTTTCGATGGCAAGTTGCTTGGTTGAAAGATCGAAACCCCAGACGTTGTACTCCTTAGAGGAGATTGAAGATGCCTACGGACCCGATTGCAAATGTTGTTCTTGCCACCAAGGTAGCTCAGAGATTCGCTGCTGACGTGGGTGGGTCTGAGGACTTCATCAAGATGGTCGAGTCCCAGCTCAAGCTGGATGGCCGTCAGGTCAGGTTCAACAACAAGTCCAGCCTGGGTGGCACCAGCTACTCGATGGTCTTCATCAACTTCATCAACCTCCCCTCAGGCGTTGGTGGGGCCGGTGGTGGAGCTGAGGCCGAGAACAACCGGATGATGTTCATGGTGGATGGCTTCGGCAAGGAAGATCCCCATGCACCCCCTCCCACTGGCAAGGTCAAGATCGAGATGAGGGTCTCAGCCCTCCCCCGTGAGTACAAGCTCCGGGCGAAGACTGGCACCCCCTCTCAGGTGGCGAAGTACCTGGCCGACTTTATCAACAAGGTGGTCAAGGAAGTGGAACCCCACTTCACGCACACCGGTCGCTAGAACCTGATCTCGGGTTCAACCACAACCCGAGCCTTTTTCTCCACCTTCAAGATCACGTAGGGCCTACGCTTCTGCCGTAGCCGGACCTCAACGTCCAAAGCACGGATGAACTCGTTTAGGACTGTTGGGTCGTCGGTCACCCAATGCTCGAAGGTGTCATAGGTGTCCGTGTGCTCTGGGTACCCATGGCCTGGGTTGGTCCGGGAGCGCTCGTCACCAGGGACATAGACGCTGGTCGTGTCGTAGATGATGACCGTGAAGTGGGGTCCCTCGGGGACATCACTCGGCCCCTTCACTCGAATCATGTCCTTCCTCATCCGTTCCTACCTCTCCGGCGTTGGTTTCTCGCCAGGTCCGTGTGGACTTTTCCGTGTGGGTCTTGCTTGGCGATGAAAGCAACCGTCTTGCGGAACCTCTCGTTTGAGAGAAGGGCATCGACGGTCGAATACTCGGACTCCAGCTCTTTGTTGCTGAACTGAGCGTGAATGGCGTCGTGGCAGTCACGACAGATAGGTAGCGTGGCAGTTCCGGTACCGCCCCTGGTCCTTGGGATCAGGTGGTGGTCGCTCTTGCGGACGAGGATCCGTTCACAGAGAGGGCAGGTTGCTTCCATCGACCAAGGGGTACACCGGGAAGGCGTCTACTTCTTGGCGATAACCTTGCCATTCGGGAGCTTCACAGCACCAAAACCGCTGGCAAAGGCAGCGGTGACAGCTTCCTCACATGTCTTGAACCCATGGCTGTAGTTCCAGTGCGGAACGTAGGAGCCGTAGTTCCAAGGTCGGGGGCTGCCCTTGCTGAATAGGATGATAGCTACCTCACTGGCTTGTTTGGCCTTTGGATCAGGTTGGGGCTTCTTCATTCGGTCGGGTCATCCTCCCCGAGAACCCGGTCGGCCCGTGTTGGCAGCTCTGGAGCCTTCTTCTTCCTTTCGGTCTTGGGCTTGTCCGGGAGGGTGATGTTCCCGGAGTTCCAGGAGCAATTTGCCGGACTTGAGACCATCCTGAAGAAGTAGCTGAGTTTCCGCTCACTCAGGATCTCCTCCAGGTCCGAGTTGGTCTTGGAGACCTCTTGCTCGTTCTCAGGGGTCTCCAGGAGAAGGGAAAGGGTCAGGGAGCTTGGGTTGCCCCCCTTGGGCTTGGAGAACAGCTCTTTGGAGCTGGCGAGGGGACCAACCTTGTAACCTCTCCGGGCGAACCCAGAGGTCACAATGTCAACGGCCCCCTCGGTGAGGAGAACAACCCAAGCGTAGTGTGTTGCCAACGGTTACCTCTTCGGGTTCAACTCCGAAGAAGACACCATGTTGACGGTGAGGGGGACCTGGTTGACCACTGGTTTGGCCTTGAGCGCTTCTTTTTCAGCCTTGACCTTGCGCTCGTAAGCCTGGGCCAGTCGGCCCAAACGTTCCAGCTCGACCCTCTGGGGGGTGTTCACTCCAGCCCCGAAGTTCTTCATGATGGAGGCCACGACTGCCTTGTGCTCGGTTTCGTTCGTGATGACGGTGAGGGTTCTCGTGTCGATCATGCGCTAGGCTCCTTGCTACATGGAGGGCATAGCCAGAGTAGCGGCTCGCCTAGACCCTGAGGGCGGGTAGTGAATCCTGCCTTTCGGGCTTGCTCCGGAGAGTCACCGGCATCCATTCCAGCCGGGGCTTGCTTCCTACAGAAGTCACACTGGATTGCCCACATCGGCTCTCGGGTTGCCTGGCTGTACGTGTTCGGCAGCTTGATGTTCACTTTGCGACCTCGACACTTCGGATGAGGGGCTCTTGGCCCAATGCTTGATGAGGAGCTGGCACAGGTTTTCGCAAATGTCTGCGTCTATCTCACAGTAGGGAGGCCCGCCACCACAGTCATTCAGCGGGCCACAGTCTTCAACAGCCATGATGAAGGCAGCCGCTTCAGGTGGGAGATGTTCCAGGTCGGGTCTCATGTGGATGCCTTGGTAATGACCTTGAAGTCAAGGATGTTGGAGCTTCTCCCATAGTGTCCACGGAGAAGCTCTGCAACCTCTTTGAGGGCCTCCTCTTCCCCATAGCGAAGGGTGACATCAAGTTCGACTCGGAGGACCTTGGGAGGGTCAACCGTCATGGCGGGTACCCATCTATCCCCAAGGTGGACCAGGATGTTCGAGTAGGGTGTGGCCTCATGCAGGAAGAAGAGGCGGTCCCGCTTCTCTGCCCCCAAGCCGTCCCGGAACTCCTGGGGGCTGTACTTGATGGGGGTGTCCGAGGGCAACTCCCTCACGGTTTCATCCCGGTCCTCTACTTGAACCCAGATCGTCTTGGGGATCTCTTTTGTGGGCTCTGGAGCTGGGGGTGGGGACGGGGCAGGCTGGACTTTTCGCTTGGGCATTGGACCTCCGATCACTACAACGCAGCAGGCTGGGGGTCCTTCAACCTGTACCGATGGAAAAAATGACGGCTCCGTGCAACTGGGGGGGCGAGTTGCTGTACCCGGAGCCGTCGGTCACAAGGAGTGGGCTCGAACCACTGCTGACCCAGAATGAGAGCTGGGTGCCCGACCACCGGGCTACCTTGCGATGTTTCCAAGCTAAGCATCCCTATAAGTGCCTTTGCGGAGAGTGCCGGGCTCGAACCGGCGTCCGTTCGGTAAAGAGCCGAATGCGCCACCAACTGCGCCAACTCTCCAAGGGTCACTACACCAGGGGTTCGGGGTTCCCCATGGCTGGTGCAGAGGGGGGTGTTGGAGGCAGGTTGGACTTCGGGTCTTGTGAAGCAACGTTCCCCGGTTCCACATAGAGGACAGCCCCAGCCTCATCTCGAATGACGTTGGCAGGGATGTTCATATCCTTGACGGGCTTGCCCTTGAACCATCCGGCATCCTTGAGGACCTTCGCCAGGAATGGGCTGGTCACGGTGACTCCCTGGACCAGCTCAGGCGTGGGTCGGTAGGCCACGGCCCTCTTCGGGGGCGTGGGTCCCGCCCAGCCTCCCTTGGGTACCGAGTGGAGCTGGCAGGCGGTTTCAACCAGGGTCATGGGGCAGGTCTCCTGGCCCTCGAAGACCCTCCACGGGCGGGGCAGATCCCTCCAGACCTTTGTGTCCGGGTGCAAGGAGTCATCAAGGGAGCCCTTGCCCCAAGAGTGCCAGCCCACCACGTCAGCCGCCATGAGACGGAGCACCTTGCCTGGGCAGTAGTGCTCCAGAAGGTCTTCCATCTTCAGGTCGAACAGGAGCTTGAACCAGTGCTCTCTCGCCTTGTTCCAGGCTCCGGCAGCCGAGTTCCAGGTTGAGGAATCGTTGCCCCTCCTCACGATCATGTTCGTGAGGTCGAAGTTGTTGTGATCGTAGGTCTCCTTCAAGAGTCCTGCAAGCATGTGCAGGGTCTCCGTCCAGATTCCGAGGAGCTTGCCCTTCTCTTCGTCGGTCAGGTGCTCCAAGACCTCGGGCTCTGGATGGACCAGAGCGATGGCCCACCAATTTACGGTACCCGACTTTCGAGCCACCCGGTAGAGCATGTTGGACACATTGTCGAAGGCTCTCTCCTGGCTCGTGTTTGTGAACGTGGAACGGACGTTCATCCTGGCCGAGAGGTAGGCCACGAAACAAGCCGTCGGGAGGTCCTTTGAGAGGTCATCCAGGGTGAGCTTGGTGGCTCCAGCACTCTTGGCGATCCGGCTTGCCTCGTACTTCTTGCCGTTCCGGATCATCCTCTCGATCTTGTCTCGAAGCCTCCGGATGGCACGGAAAGCCTTGTTGTAGTGGCGCTTCTTGACGTTGAGCCCCTGGGCTTTTCTCTGCTCACGGTTGAGCCTATCCTTCAAGAAGTCGGTGAATGCTGGGTTGGCCTTGATACTTTCGGCCACCCGCTCCATGAAGGCTTCGACCTTACCTACATCCCGGCACTCGATTGCCGAAGGAGGGTCCGGAATCTTGCAGGTCAGGGAGACCTTGGCGACCATCTTGTCTGCCCCGACCACCCGAGCGAAGTCCGAGGCCATGGATGAGTACCCGTAGGCATTTCGCTTCAACGAATTTTTGGCGGCCTGGTCGAGGGTCCGGGCGTCATCTCGGTTCAACTCGAACTCTTTGATTTCGCTGATGATTTGCGCAACGTCCTCGGGGCGGGGCCTTCTCTGGATGGCCTCGAAGAGCGCCTCGATTGCATTTGATTTAGTGTTCGACATGACTATCCTTACACCAGGCCAACATTTTCGGTGTATCTGATGGTGACCGGCCAGAAACCTAACCCTGGCAGAACGGAGACAAGGATGACGAGTGTAGCGACCAGCAAAGCATGGGGCCTTCTGAAGAACCTCAAGACCAACCTCGAAGAGTTGAGGTCTCTTTTCCCGGACGTGACCGATCCGGCCATCCTGAACATGGCCCAGGTGCTCGTTCCTGGGGCCGACCCGAACCCGGCACCTGTTCCGGTAGAGGCGGAGAAGGCGAAGCCGACCAAGGCTCTGGCTCGGGCCAAGAGGGTGGACAAGGCCCCCGAGGGGGAGTCCCCTTCGGAGATGGTCCTTCGAGTCGTCCAGCAGTCGTTCAAGGACAAGGAGTTCACCTACGTCGATCTCGCCAACAAGACGGGGCAGCCCCCAAAGCTCATGAGCGGTGGGATCAGTGTTTTGAGCCGCAAGGGGCTGATCGAGTCCGTCCGCAAGGATGGGCAGATCAACGTCTGGCGTCTTCTCTGAGAGATACACCGCTTGGTGTATCTGCTAAGATGCACCAGATCCTCTTCTACAGCCCGAAAGAGAGCCCTTATGGGTGCTTCTCGAACTTCTCCCGACACAAGGTTCAGGTATACGGCCAAACCTGGGAGACCTCGGAGCACCCCTTCCAGGCGATGAAGTATCACCCTCATCGGCCGGACCTCGTACAGATGGTCCTCAAGGCGGTGGGACCGATGCGGGCAGCCGAGATAGGACGGGACCGTGGGAATCCTATCCGTCCAGACTGGGACAGCCTCGTCCCGAATCCAAGTCCCCTTGTAGTGGATGACGGACGAGGTCCTGCCCCTGTCATAGAGCGGGTCAAGGACCAGATCATGTACGAGGTTGTCTGGGCCAAGTTCACCCAGCACAACGATCTACAGAGCATCCTCCTGAGCACAGGGGCCAGCCCGATCATCGAGAACGCCATCCATGACCCCTACTGGGGGTGGGGGTCCTCGCAAACTGGGGTGAACCGTCTCGGGAAGATCCTGATGGCGGTTCGTTCCGAGTTGCAGGTTGGCCTCAGATGACAGGTCTCCTGTCAAACCTGCTCGGGGGTCCCTCGATGACCTCACACCCGATGTCCCGAAAGGCAGCGGTGATGAGAGAGGTCGTCTCGATGGGCCGGGAGATAATCCGGGTCTCACGCCCGTTGGTGATGGAGGCGTTGGAAGCGGCCGGGAGCACATGGACCCGAGGAGGCTCACGTCTCCAAGACTCGGGTACCCGGAGTTCGACGCCCTTCCCTTCGGCAAGTGACTCAACCGCCAGCAAGAACAAGCCGGGAGCCGAGTCCACTGAAACAACGATGGGTCCCTCGTTGTTCCAAGCGGCCTGGAACTTCTGGATCTCTGCCGCCCCGAGGGTCAGCGGGTTCTTGGGACGGTTCTTCGGATTGAAGAGAGGGGATGCCACGATAAGATCCTACACCTGTGAGGAACCCGAGGGCTGGGCTTCTGATTCCGGTGTAACAACAGAGGAACCCGAACGGAGTCAAACGATTATGCCTGAACTCAGCCGAGAGGCACAAGCCATCGTCAAGGACATCAAGGAAGCCAAACAGGTCTGTGACCAGCTCGGCCTCGATGGCAGCCTTGACACCACAGTGAAGATTGCCCACCTCATCAGCTCCGAGCGTCATCACCGGAAGCACAAGACGGTGGAGGAGCTGTCCCCAGCACCTCGGAAAGAGACTCCGGCACCTCAGCCCAAGGTGACAGCCAAGCGGGCAGACACGGTGATCTCGGAGGCTCGCAAGCACCCCAAGTCCCCGTTCGTCCCCCTGAGGACTCCTCCGGTGGTCGAGGAAGCCCCCAAGGCCAAGCCCGCCCGACCTCGGAAGAAGCCGGTGGTGGTGGAGCCCCCTCGCCCCCGTGGTCGCCCCAAGAAGGAGCGGGCCAAGGCTGCCCCCAAGGCTCCCCTGGTGCCCAAGGGTCGGACCCGCAAGTAGCTCAACCCAACGGGAAACGAAAGGCCCTGTGAAGCGATAGCTTCTCGGGGCCTTTCCCTATAGACCATCCGGTAAACGTCTGGTGTCAGTACCCAGGGTATGAAGGTCGTATTTTTGGACTTCGATGGGGTGCTCAATTCCAGGGGGCACTTCTTGGGGGTGGATGAGACTATCCCACCTTCAGCAGCAGAGCTTCAGACCATCCGAAGGATCCAGGATGAGTACGGAAACCGCTGGACGAGGGGGATGATCGCCCACGACCTTCGGAGCCTCAACTCGGAGATGGTGAAGCGGGTCCAATGGTTGGTCGAGAAGACCGATGCCTCGGTGGTGATCTCATCCTCCTGGCGTCATGGTCACTCAATCCCGGCCATGCAGGGACTCCTGGCCTACCATGGGTTCACAGGACCGATCCTCGATGTGACCCCAATCTCGGTACCCACCCCAGCAGGATTCTCCAATCCCCTGAGGGGTCACGAGATCCAAGCCTGGCTCGACCTTCACCCCGAAGTCGAGCGGTTCGTGATTTTGGACGATGACACAGACATGGCCCACCTGAGTGAGTACCTCGTCAGGACGGACTTTGCTGTGGGGCTCACTGAGGAGAAAGCCCTAGAGGCTCTATTCATCCTGGAAGCGGCAAGCATCTAAGTGCTTGCATTCTCTGCACATATAGTGCCCATCAGACCAGCAGTTCCCTGAAGCAGGCCCATACTCGAAGAGTTCACAGGGGGCTAGGGTGTCTCGAACCCCTGGCTCACCTACAACGGAGTGCTCGAACTGCATCAATGCCATGGGCAAGTGACTCTGAGCCAGAACTCGTTGGAGTCGGTTCATTCTTCTTCTATGACACCTGACGGTTATGATTCAGACTCTTCATCGACCCGACGGGACACAGACCCAGGTCCACCTTGGCGGGTGGAAGAAGCAGTACATCGACACCCGAGACGAACCCTACCGCTTGAAGTTGAACGGTAGCTTCCTCGGAGCCCTTCCCGGATCCGTTGACCGGCGTCCGTTCTGCTCTCCGGTTGAGGACCAGGGGAACCTCGGGTCATGCACGGCCCAGATGTTTGCCTCCCTTATCGAGGCCAACGAGCTTCGCCAGAACACCAAGCTGGCTCAGATCGGTGGAATGTTCGGAGCTGCCACGGCAACCGTGTCCGTGTCGAATGTGGCGGTTGCCTCGGACGGGACCATCACCTTCACCACCTCGGTCAAGCCCCCAGTTCCGGCTCCTACCCCAACTCCAGCACCAGCCCCGAACGTGACCTTGGTACACGCCAGCAGGCTCTTCGAGTATTATGCGACTCGTCGAATCATGGGTACCACGGGCTACGACTCTGGGGCCACCATCCGAGACACGATCAAGGCTGGGGTGGTCTACGGGGTCGTGGATGAAGTCAAGTGGCCGTACAACATCGCCCAGTTCAAGACCAACCCACCCTCATCGGTCTGGACGGCAGCCGCATCCAAGAAGGTCACTTCGTACCACGCTGTCTCGAATGGTGACATCGAGACGATGAAGTCCGTCCTCTACTCGGGCTACCTGGTGGGCTTCGGGTTCCGGGTCTTTGAGTACATGTTGAGCTTGGACATGGCTCAGAAGGGCATTCTGACCCGACCAGGGAGAAACGAGGTCGAGGTCGGGGGTCATGCGGTTACCCTTGTAGGCTATGACAACTCCAAGCAAGCCTTCCTGGTTCGGAACTCCTGGGGGGCCAACTGGGGGATCGGTGGCTACTACTGGATGGCCTACGACTACGTGGGGGACCCAAACCTCTCCAGTGACTTCTGGGTCGTGAAGAGCACCCCCCTATGAACCCGAACATTCCTGAGAAGTGCAAGGGGTGCGGGGCACCCCTTCTTCTGGAGAACCTCTTCACGGATGATGGGTGCCCCTGCAACACTCCTCGGGGGATCAATTTCAAGCCGAAGCCCTGCAAGCTCTGCCAGGTTGACAACTGTGTGAAGCCAGGGCACCGGCTCTACGAGCTGTTCCAGACCCCAGGGCTTCCCGTTCCTGACAGGTTCGAGAGGGAAGACCCAGTCTAGTCTGACACGGTAGACCACTCGTCAGTCTGACTGGCGATCTCACGGGCCTTGGCTCGGATCTCTTCAGCGGTCCAGGCCAGGGCTTCTGTGCTTAGGGCACTTGGTCTTAGAGCTACCTTCTACAAGAGGTGCTTTACACACAGAACAGCAGCCAGATAGAACCCTTCTTTGACGCTCTTCCCTCTCACACTGACGACAGTAGGCAACAACCCCCAAGGGATTGTGTGAGTTCCTACGGTACTCCGAGCATGGCCTGTCCTTCCTACAAGCGGCACAGGTCTTCAGAGCCTTTGGGTCAAAGTCGATCTTCTTTCGTTCCTCGACAAGACGAGAGTGCATCTCCTTCCTGCGAAGCTCACGATTTTTCACAACCTCCTCCGCCGAAGGACACCAGTTAGTATTCAGCTCAGGGTTGTACTTGAGTACAGTGTCATATTCATACTTCAGGGCATCCCCAACTGTCCCTGTAAACCAAAGGCTAGCTACCACATTGGTAGCCCTTAGGGACTCTCGTACCTTGGTTGAGTGCTTGTTAGACGAGGTTTGGTAGGTATTGAACCTACTGTGTAAGTTGTTGGATGATCCAACATATACCAGCACACCCTCAATGAAGAAGGCATACACCCCTGGATACTTCGGGACCTTGAGCAGTGGGCCGAAAGGGTCTACATCCTTCAGGTCTGGGTCGAACTGGAGAACATCTGTGGGGGCGAGTTCTGGGAGCATGACTACAGGTAGGCATAGAAGGTTTGTTGGGATGCCTACCTGGTTGACACCACCTGAAGGGCTAGTCCGCTACAGTAGACCATTCATCCGTTTGTACCGCAATATCACGAGCTTTAGCTCTAATCTCCTCGGCAGTCCAGGATAAGGCTTCATGGTTCCCACCCGCCAGGTTCTTCACGAACCGATATGGGCTCAAAACTGACTTAGGTCCACTGAAGGCGAGCACGGCTACAAGGACGTGGGTTGGGTTTTCGGATAGGATCCTGGCACCCTCTCCTGGAGTTTCGTTGATGTCTGGGTCTGCTAGGTAGGCTTGAAGCTCATAGACCACGACCGCACAACCCTCGATGGGGGCGGCGAACTCTCGCTTGAGGTAGGCATGAACCTTCCCACGATGGGACCTGAGGACATAGGCGGCTGGGTCATCGACATTCCGGCCAACCCCACCCGAGACGAACGGAGAAGCCTCCGGGACAAGGATGAACCCCTGCCCCGGAACCTTGTCCGAGGTGAAGTCGTGGGCTTCCACAGCGGCCGTGACGACCTTCCAGAAGCCGTCCGGGTCGGTCACCTTGGTGCCGATGGCCTGGGTGGAGAACGCTGTGACGATACTGCTGAGGGCTATCTTCATCATGCCTACTAGACGCCCTGGGGCGTCAGTTCTGACAGAGAAAGTTCAAGGGGCATGGGCGGGGACAGGAACAGCCACCCCGAGGCTCCCAGAGTGGAGCATGAACCCTTCGGGGGTCGTCTGTAGGCTGGCTTTGAGGGCACTCAAGATACCCTGGAGGACCGGGGTCCCTGTATCCACTTGATGTCCCACCGTTGCCATTGGGTTCACCAGACCTCTCGGCATGAACCCACCCTTGTGATGCTTCAGGCTGAAGTGCCAGTGATTCGGGTCACCTACACTATTCGCCACGAACGTGTAGTTGATCAGAACAGTCTTCAGCTTGACTGGGTTGGAGTCATCTTTGGTCGAACCATCTTCATAGATGATGGTTCGGCTGGTGACATACTCAACTCCATCGAGTCCATCGAGAGTGGCGAACTTGTTCAGTACCACTAGCCTGATCGACCGGCTCCTTATGCGAGCCTCATCCCCTCTTGCCTGCTGGTCAGCAAGAAAGACCATTCCCTCTTTGGGGGTCTTGGGGATAGGCCCAATGAACTCGGGACAGTTCTTACACATGCAACGGAGATGCTTGGAACGGGGTCTGGGCATAGGTACCTCTTTCCCGGTAGGTACACCCCGAAAAAACGCCGCTGGAAAAAATCAGCGGTTGTCATCCCGCATCGAGTCGATTGTAGCCAGTCCTTCGCTCCAAAGAATCCCTTGGACGAAGCAGAGCCATCGCTCTGCCTTCGCCACGGATCCCTCAGCAACCTGGGCAGGGATGGCCTCACACATCCACCCGATGTGGGCCAGTTTCTCCGTCTCAGATGGTTTAATGCCAGAGGCAGTGTTCTGCCGTTTTGAGGGTACCCCTCTCCGTGTCAGGAGACCCTTGTAGCGTTCGACCGCCTTGAGAATCTGGTCAGCATTCATGCCGTAGGTGTACACCAGAGGATGAACGAAGGAATCTCGGTCTTCTCGTGCGGAGTCTCAAACCAGTGCCCCAAGGGTGGGGATCATCAGTGGGACGGAGAGGGCGTGGACTTCAAGAGCGAGTGCTCAAAGTGCTCCGAACTCCCGGAGCCGGACCCCAACTGCAAGACCTGCCAAGGGACTGGGGAATGGGTCTCTGGGGGTGCTACAACCTGCTCGAAGTGTGGTGTTGACTCGATGAGTCATGCTCTCTGGAACGGCCCCTAGAGCGAAACCAAGTCTTCTGGGTCAAGACCGATGTCGGAGAGCCCCCCTTTGGTTTCAGGAAGAGCCTTGCTCTTCTTGACCTGGGGCTCGACCTTCGGCGGGGGTGGGACTGATGGGGTCGGAGCATCATCGGCTGACTCGAAGGTCATTCCTTCAAGAATACCAGAGAAGTCATCCGGGTCATCCACCTTGGGCTTAGGAGGTGGGACTGCTTCAACCTTGGGTTTGGGCTCCTCGACCTTGGAGATAGGCTTGGGCTCTTCCCTTGCTGCCTTGGCCTGGATCATCTGAGCCTTGGTGACCCCGTAAAGTCCCCCGTGCCCGTTCTCGCAAACGTCACCAGAGGGTGTGGTGACCTGGGGAGAGAAGCATTCTGGGCAGAAGAGCCCGTTGGGCTGGAAGGTCTTTGGCACCTGGGTGAGTCGGTTGGCAGAGGTCTTGGCCTTCATGCTCAAGCTGAGGAGCAGGTCCCGAACTGCCATGGGGTCCTCCACCTCGCCCACATCCTCGATTACCTCTGTGAACAGGGCAAGCTGGTCCTCCAGACGGGTTGGGAGGCCCGGAGTGGGTTCGGGCTTGGATAGGAGTCCCAAGGCTTCGAGGAAGCCACTGAGGCGCTTGTGGAGGCCAAGAAGCTCGGTCTTGGTCAACTCACTCAGGTCAGCCTCCCCCAGCAGCTTCTCGAAGCTCTTCCGGGCCAAGGCGATCTTCTCCCCGACGGAGATAAGGGTGTCCTCTGCCCGACGAACCTCGGCCTTGGTTGCCTCAGGTTCTCGAACCTCGGGTACCGTGGGCTCGGGCTCGGGTTCGACCACGGGCTTGGGCTTCGGGACGGGCTTGGCCTTGGGCTTCGGGGCAGGTGGGGGCTCAGGCTCCTCTGCCTCGGGTTCCTCTGCCTCTGGTTCTTCGACTGGCTCAGCCTTTGGGGCTGGTTCAAGGCCAGCAGCCTTGCGCACCACGTCCCCATAGCTGGTGGTGACAGGCTTCTCTTGAGGGTTCTGGAGGGCAATGATGAGGTGCTGAGTGGTCGGGTCCTTCCCCTCTCGGGCCATGTCCACGATCATCAAGTTCAGGGCGTCAAAGACCTCGGTAACCGTGTAGACCTTGGTGTCGATGAGTTGACGGATCTCATCATCCACAAGGGGGTGGGTGAACACCTCATCCTCTCTATTGAGGTGGCGTACCGTTGTCCCAGTTGCCTCTGCGAACTGATTGACCCGGCTCTTGGGCTTCTGAGCTGGTCCAGGCTTTCCTTCCCCCTTCTTTGGGCGACCACCCTTGTGGGTCAGCGGGTCCTCGATGTCCCGCTGCCTCAGCAAGCGGAACATGGCGTTCCTGGCAGAAGGTTCAAGCTGTCTACGGAGCACGTTCGAGAGAATGAGGTAGTCAACCTCTGCCCCGGCAGACTCAAAGTCTTCGTGGACCCGAACAGGGACCATCTTCTTCTTGAGAAGGGACCGAGTTTCCTCACAGAGGTTGGGGAGGCTCGCTGGGTCTAGCTCAAGCAAGTCCTGGAAAGCTGCCAGGCGGATGTGCCCGGACAGGACCGTCCCATCCTGCTTGATGATGACTGGCTCCTGAAGACCCATTTCGACGATAGATGCCTTGATCTTGTCGAGTAGGTCGGAATCACCTCGAACGTCCCCAAAGATGTCCTTGTTTTTCGGGTGGTCTTTGAGGGAACTGACCTTGCGAAGCTCGATCTTGTCCATGCGTCTCTCCACTTACACCACCGACCCGAACCGGGGTAAACATCTGTGATGGCACCGTTCTGGGAATGGACCCACGCCCACTTCTACCTTGCCGCCGGTCTAGTTACCGTGGCGTTTCTCTGCGTCACGAAGATGACCTGCACCTTCTTTCGGATCTTCCACTCGCCCCCGGTCACCAATCACATTCATCATCACCACCATCATGAGGCGGATGATGAGCCAGAGACGGAGGATACGGAGCCCGAGGCGAATGAAGAACCCGAAGAGGAGTTCGGGGACCCCGACGATGAGTATGAGCCTCGCCCGACTCTATCTGAGCCGGTGAAGCAAGAGGTACCCGTCCGTAGACGGAGCCGGTTCGACCGGATCAGATCCTCTCGAACCTAGTCGGAGGGGGCTTGCCCTCCTCCTCATCATTGTTGTGGGCATCCAGAATGCAACCCATTCGTTCGTAGGCCATTTGGTAGAAGGACTCGACCTCTGTCAGGGTGTGCTTGTTGATCAGCAGGTTCAGGTCGAAGGACTCCTCACTGGACCGGTACAACCGAACCTCCGCTGCCCAGGAAGAGTGCCCGTCAGGGAACCTCCAGAGGTACAGGTTGATGAAGTACCTCTTGTTCCCGGCGTTGTCTCGGACCCCCTTCTGGTACAACCCAAGGCAGAACTCGGACCCCTTTCCATGGGGGTACTTCCGGTAGCCCGCTGCTAGAACCTCTTCAACGGTGAACATGTTCGGAACTACACCGAAAACCGGTGTAACATAGGTCATGGTCGAAGATGTTGATGATTTCTGGGACGATGTTCGCCCACACAGGGCCTACGTCCGAAACACCCCGAGGGAGGAGAGGGTCAAGGCGCTCGCTCACCAGCTCTGGATTGCCCGTGGCTCGCCCTTGGATGGGGACCCGAACATCGACTGGAACGAGGCAGAGAAGCTGACCCCTCAGGTCTCCGGGGAAGCTCCCAAGTCCAAACTGGTGTGGCTCGCTCTGACTGGGGACAACGTTCCTACATCTCGGATCTGGGCAACTATCCCAAACGAGGTCAAGGATTCGGTGAACCTTCACGTACAGACGCCCACCTTAGACCGGGCCTGTACCGTTCAAGGCGTGGACCTATTCCTTGCTGAGGTTGGGGGAAAGCCCTTGTACCACAAGGACTTCGATCATGGGGTCCACCTCCGCCCTGGGGATATGATGGACATCAAGCTCACGATCTCAATAGCTGCTGCACCCTCGAAGGACTTCCTGGACCTTCTCCGGGTACCCTTTATCGGTAGCCCTTGACCCTGGCCTTGGCTTCTCGGATGCGCTGTGCCCGTTCGACTCTGGATTGGAGCTTGGCTTCCCGGCCCTCTGGCTCCAGTCCAGCATAGGGGTCGGCCTCTTCAGCGAAGACCTCCAACTCTGGGTCATCCTCCTCGGTCTCTTCATCGAAGAGGATTCGGTCGAAGAGGGTTGGGATCCTGGCTCGCCATCGTTGCTCGGCCTTGACCTTGGTCTCAGCCTTCAGAAGGTCCCTGGGGTGCTCGTACTGCATCACGGTGAAGGGCTCCCACTCGATTTCCAGGCACTCGGGACAAGTCGGGACTCTGTTCTCAACTGGCCCGTGGTCTTTGCCGTAGTGGTAGTCCCCGCACATGGAGTGCCGGTAGCTGTCCCCTGAGTCACCGTAGGTAGCGTGCCAGGCCCCCTTGTGAAACCAGCAAGGCTTGGATCCCTTGTTCTGGATGAGGCAGGTGGACCCTATCACGATTCGGGAAAGGCGAACGGCCCGGATGGAGAACCATGGGTACCTCTTGGTGCTCCTCCAGTGGTACTGAAAGACCGTGTATCGTTGGGGCTCGGGGATGTGGATCGACTTCGGGGGGCTGGGCTCAACCTCGTACTCTGGGCTGGTCCTTCCTGTGATCGAGCACGGGAAGGGGATGACCAGGGTCTCGGAGGGGACCTCTAGGCGGACCCCATCACGGGAGACTGGGATCAGAAACCTGGGCTTCATCTTCAATGGCCTTTGAAACGTCAAATGTGGCGGCTCTGGCGTTCTCTTCCCGTTGCTTCCGAGTGGACTCAAGGAGTTCCTGGGCACTCTTCTCCCACTGCTTGGCCCGGTCCTCAGACTCCTCGATACCCTTCAATCGGTATTCGTTGAACTGCTTGATGGCAGCCTCAAGGGTCAAGAAGCTACTGGCCTTCGAGTAGGCAAAGCGCTTTCCAGCGTCTTGCTCACGTTCCTTGTACTTCGACCCGGCCCAGATGGTCTTCTCGAAGATCCCGACGTAGCACTCCCCACCCCTGTTCTTGGGGCGGTCCCGCTGGCTCTGACCCACACACTTGATCCGGCGGATCGCCATGTACTCAAGACTGCCGGATCCCCTCACCACCTGGTAGAAGACCTTCGGGAGGTTGCGAACATCGAGCCAATCGTCTAGGAGTTCGTCACCTACTCCGGGGGTAGGCCCCCCTGAGGCAACCTTTTCCTTCGGACGGTCTTCCCAAAAGCTGTCGATGCTTTCTTCCATGGGCACTTCTAGTTGTACACCAGAAAGCGTTGAACCACCGATAAGAAGTTCCAGATGAGGACCCCGTGACTTGCACGCTATGTGGACAAACAGCCGACTTTCTGCTGGTGTATCTTCTGACGAACCATCGGGTTGAGGTGCTTTTGTGCTCGGCTCACCTTGAGATGGTTCAAACAGATATGCTTGAAGCCACAGCGGAATCCTCGATGGTCAAGATGGTGATCGAGCCGGTCACCCCAGCCAGCTTGATTCCTGGTCCTAGGACGACCCGGTTTCCGTCTCCCCCTCCTCCAGACCCTTCAGAGGAGGAAGCAGGCTAGGCACCTTGGCTCGTAGGCTTCCGAGCCTCCGACAAGTACGGTACCCGATTTTTGAATGGTTCGGTACGTTCGGCTGGAAGGCTTCTCGCACCTGGAGCACTTGCCGGAGAGCTTGACGACCCTGTTGGCGAGGGCCAGGAAGTACGGCATGAGGCCGAAGGGGAGGGCTCGGTAGTCGAGATCCAGGCCAGCAAGGGTGACGTTGGAACCCCCTCGGAGAAGCTCCTGGACCCGAACAGCAGCCGAGGGTCCAAGGAACTGGGCCTCGTCAATGAAGATGTTGGCACGCTTCTCCACCCCTTCGAGCTGAAGGTCTGTCCACTTGGCAGGGATGCGCTTGCCCCCGTGGGACTGGATGTAACCCTCTCCGTGCCGGGTATCGATCACCGGCTTGTAGACAGAGCGTTGAGCCTCTGGGACTGCCTCAGCCAGGGAGATGAAAGCCTCAGTCTTCCCAGCGAACATGGGTCCCGCAAGAACGGTCAGGTAGCCTGGAAGGATGTCCACGTCTTACTGAACACCATCAAGACTTCTTCAACGCTCGGTACTTCTTCTCGGCCAAGTCCAGCCAGGGATCGATCTTGTACCACATGTCCCACTTGCAGAGGTCCAAGACGAGAACGTCCTCCCATTGCCCAGCAGAATCCATGCCATGCCAGACCCTTCTCCGTTCGGCCCACTGTCGAGATGAGATCCGAGCGGGCCTATCTGTTTGGTTCTGGTAGTGGTAGTCCCGTAACCGCTTGTCCTTCTTCAGGAAGTCAAGCGTAGCCATCATCCCGTAGTCGGCATAGGGGATGATGTAGATCCCCCCTTGATACTGTCGGAACCCAACCGAGACATCAAAATTGAAGAGGCTTCGCTCGGAGCGGGTCGAGGACATTCGGTAACCCCGACGGAGGATCGACTGAACGACCCCAAGTCGGGCCAGGTAGTCAGCATCCTTCTCTGGGTAATCCCTTAGGTACCCTTCCAAGCGTTTCCGGTAGAGGTCTGTGTCCGTCTTCACATGCGGGGCATACTCGACGTAGCGCTCTTGGAGGGCCTTCTTGAGGGCCTTGGTACCCAGGATTCGGATGTCGTGGACGACGGGCCATAGGTAATCGGCCCGTCGGAGCTTGTAAGCTACAAAAATCTTAGTGCTCATGGGGCTCTTCGTGCCCACAGGAGCACTTATTTGAGGGGGTTGCCCGGAGCTTCATGCGCAACCATAGGGCTCCAGCCGATAAGAAGGGCAGGGCCATCGCCAGAAGCAGGGGTCCATCGTGGAGGGGGTTGCCGCAACAGTGCATGATGCTTCTACGACACCGAGGATGCTCTTGTCAGAGGGCTTGGGTGTGATCATCACCGGAGTCGGACACTACGTCAGCTTGGTCGCTGAAGGCCCAGGGAACCCTCTCTGGTACACGGATGGGGGCGCCTGGTCTGAGGACGCCAACCAGAGGAAGACCTTCACGGGGGTCCAAGTTGCGGTCAGGACTCCAATCCTCGGACTCCCGAGTGGATATCGAGCCCGCTTGGTCTGCTCCGAAGTCGAGGTGGTGGAAGAATCACCCTCGATCCCGTGGTGCTGTCACTAGAGCGTGTACCCAGCCAAGTTGTAAGCAGCCCCTCTCTCGGAGGGCTTCCAACCGTCTTTCAGACCTTGGCGGATGAGGCTTCTCACTTGCTCCGGACCCACTGAGAACCCGTAGGGAAGAAGAACCTGGAGAACCCGACCGGGTTTCTCAGCATCCTCCTGAGCAGTGAGCTTGATCTCACGTTCGTCCAAGGGTTGGTTGGGTCCAGGGGCGACCTCACCGATCATGTATCGGAACTTCTGTCCGTCTACTTCGACGGGGCGGCTATGTTTGCGAGGGATACCCATAGTCCCCTTGACACCGGTCAACTTGAGTGAAAGCTCCTTTGTGATTCACTTGGGTAAGCCATGAAGAACCCTAGCATTCCACCTGACGATCAGGAGAGGGTAAAGTCCTTGAAAGACCTCGACCTCTTGGATACTCCGTCGGAGAACCGCTACGACCGCATCACACGGATAGCTAGGAGGTCTTTCAACGTCCCTATCTCTGTAATCTCGCTGGTTGACTCGGAGCGCCAGTGGTTCAAGAGCGTTCAGGGTCTCGATGCAGTGGAGACCCCACGGGACATCTCCTTCTGTGGGCACACCATCCTCACCGAGGAGCCCATGATCGTTCGAGACGCTCTCCAGGACGAACGGTTCTTCGACAATCCTCTCGTTCTGGAGTACCCAAACATCAGGTTCTACGGGGGTCAGCCCTTGAGGGCTCCTGACGGTCGGAGGGTCGGGGTCCTCTGCATCATCGACACGAAGCCAAGAGAGGTGAGCCCAGAAGACCTGGTTATCCTTCGGGATCTCGGGGAACTGGTGGAGGAGGAGTTCAAGCGTCGTGAGGTCCTGAGCGAGGTCGTTCAGATGGCGGTCACGAAGCTCGAAGAGGCTGAGCGTCGGGCAGCCGTGGACTGGCTGACCCGTACCTGGGGCCGCAAGATGACCCTTCAGGTCCTCGACCAGGAAGTTGAGCGTGCCCGGAAGCACAGGTACCCGATCTCGGTGGCCCTACTTGACCTGGACTACTTCAAGCAGGTGAACGACACTCTTGGGCACTTGGCTGGGGATGCTGCCCTCAAGGAGGTCGCCTTGAGGCTTCGGACGGGGATTCGCCCTGAGGACACCCTTGGAAGGATCGGGGGAGAGGAGTTCCTGGTCATCCTCCCCAAGTGTGGCCCCGAGGAAGCTGCCCTGGTTGGGGAGCGACTTCGGTCACTTGTGGCGAGCGAACCAGTCCTCTGGAAGGAGGAGCAGATCCCGGTGACGGTCAGTATCGGAATCTGCTCCTCTACAGCAGGGAACCACCCACCTGAGAGCCTGATTGGGATTGCCGACCAGGCTCTCTACCAAGGGAAGGAGGATGGGAGAAACAAGGTGGTTTTGATTGAAGATAAGGGCCAAGACCGAACCATCATGCCCCCACCCATGAAGGAGGACTAGGGCAAGGTGGGCTCCACCTTGCCCTCACGGATGACATACTGACGCTCGAACTCCGGGAGGTCCTTCCCGTGAGTGTCAGCGACCCCCACCCGACGATTCAAGTAGCCCACCAGCGTGTCCCCGTTCTCCACTGTGAATGCCTTGGCGTAGAACTGAAGCTCCCCATTCGGGGTCCGCTTCTTCGTGGAACGGATCATCTTGGTGGAGTTGATCTCTTGGACGAGGTTCGGGTGAGACTGGGTTGCTCCACTGCCATTGAGGCGGTAGTCCCTCTTCACAATGACCCCTTGGGGTATCGCCACGGTGAACGACTGGATAATCAGGATCCGCTTGTCGAACCACGGACCCTCACCATCTGGGACCAAACCCCTCTGGTCCAGGACAACAGGTGGAAGGTCGATATCTTCGAGCGCCTTGGGGCCACCCTTGAGGTATAGTTGCAGGGTCTCCTTGGTCAGAGCTTCCAAGTGTGCTCCCAGGGCATCCCCTAGGTCGTGCTGGAACTTGCCAATCCTCCGCTTACGACGGTCGTCCTCATCCGGATAGTCATTGAGAGCGGTCATGAGGGACACGGGGTCCAGCTCTTCAACTTCCGGTACCTTGACCGCCCCCTGGAGGATCCTCTCCGCCATGGTCAACGGAGCTGCCGGGGGCTCTGGCTCTGGGTTGGGGAGCGGAGTGGTAGAAAGTGGGGAGCCCGTGGGGTACTTGGCTCGATGCCGAAGCAGAACCTTTTTGAAGTACCCGATGGTCTCCTGGTACCCCTTCAGAGTTGTTGTGGCGCCTCGACCTCCCGCTTCGGAGATGGTCAGGCATCGGCCTTCCAGTTGAGCGATGATGTTCCCGATCTGGGTTCCGCTCAACACCTCCGACAGGATCTCAGTTGTTGCCTGAGCAGCTTCCGAACGGAGGGAGGGTACTTCTACGGACGACAGAACCTTGGGCATTGATGTTGCCCCTTTCGCATAGCAGCAGGGTAGCAGGAGCCCGAGTGGTTCGACCGCCTCGGGGTCCAGGCATCGTGCCGTGGACCCTACCCCCTACACCAGGTCGTCACCCTCAATCCGCTCAAATCGTGACCGTCCGGTTGGGAGGTCCTCATCGTGCGGAGTTTCAAGGAGGAGCCTCGGGTCAAACTTGCCTTGTTGGCTCAGAATCTCTGCTATGTGGGCTCTCGAACGCTGACCGAGGAAGAGGAGCCGGAGAAGAGCCCAGTGTGAGTTGGGACCCTTCTCCGTGAACTTGTGGAAGTCTTCGATGTTGACCCACCAAATCTCTCGGTAACACTGTTGGCAGGCGAACCCTATGGCCCTTGTCACTGGGTCGTCTGCGCACAGGACGATGTGTCCTTCGTTCTCCTCCACATGCAACCGGATGGCCCGGAGCATGTGGAAGACATCCGTGTAGCGAGTGCTACCCATTGACCTCTACATTGGAGAGGAACTTGCGGGCAGCTTCATAGGTGGCCTTGGCGGTCTCGATCTCCGACCGGATGGCAAGGTTCTGGAGGTGGGAGTCCACCGAGTCCAAGAGGTCCTTGGGGCGGACCTGGAAGTAGGGGCGGAGCTTCTCATGGAGCTTGGCCCTCTTCTTCGCATCGAAGTCCTTGACCTGGAAACGTTGCCCGCCCTCGTTCAAGGTAGCCAGAACGCCCTCGGCCTCCTTCCGGTGGTTGGAGACGAACCAGGACATCTTCTCCCGCCAGAGCTGGTCTACGACCTTGCGGATGATGTCCCCAACGGCCCCGTCCAGCTTCGTGGCAGCCTCCTGCCAGGCTTCCTCAGCGAAGTCCGAGCACAGGGGCAGGTACCCGACGAACTGTTTCAAGAGGCGAACACGGTCCTCCTGAGTAAGTTCCCCGACGATGACCACCTTCGAGAACCGACGGATGAGGGGCATCGGGATTCGGTCAGGGTTGTTCGTGGCACCCCACAGACAGAGGCTCGGGTAGCTCGTGATCCCGTCCATGAGGACCTGGAACTCGGTTGCCAGGTTGGTCCCTCCAAAGGCGAACTGGCCCCGGTCCCCGTTCAGGATCGTGTCGATTTCGTCGATGAGGAAGAAGACCTGCTTCTTCGACTCCCGCTGGATGCGAAGCCCCTCACTGAACAGACGTTTAGGGTTTTTCTCCGCCTCGCCCTTCCAGCAGGTGAGAAAGTCAGAAGCCTGGGCAAAGATGCCGACGCTCTTCCGGTCGCTGGCGACTGCCCGAAGAACCTCAGTCTTGCCGCACCCTTGGGGGCCGACCAAGAGGACGTTGCTCTTGTCGGCCTTGCGGCTCGGGCTGGTAGCGAGGAACAGATCGAACCACTTGGCCCCATCGAGGGTATGCTGGATGAAGTCTCGGACCTCCCCGAAGCCGGAGCCGATGACCTCAGAGAGGTCCACCATGGGCTTGATGCCGGGAACGACGGTGAGCTGGCCGGGGGCTTCTCCGGAGAAGGGGTTGCCAGCTCCGATCTTGCAGACGAAGAAGGAGTTCTCTTCGAGCTGGTAGGTCCGAAGCTCAGCTTTCCGGCTCAGGACGTACTGGATGATGTCCTGGGTGGTGATTCCCGAGGGGGCCACCAGCATCTTGGTGATCTCCCTCAGTGTGTCGTTCTTGAAGGTCAGGTCGTGACGTTCCTCGGCTGTCAGGAGCCCCGTCTTCTCCTTGTAGGTGACGTTGCGAGGGTCGAGGTCGTCAATGAACGTCAGGGCTTCATCGAAGGCCCTGGCAGGCATCAGGTGGGGGTTCCGGTGTTGCCCGAGGTTGTGGCGGACCTTCTTGGCAAGGGGGGCAGCGATCTCCCTCAGTGACTCAGCAAGTTCCCAGAGGGTTTTCAGGTTGGTCTTGATGAACGAGATGAGCTTGCTCGGGTCCTTGAGGAACTGCCCAACGAGCCCAAGGCGGATCGAGTCAGCGATGACCATGGCCTTGCGGACGCTGTAGGCTGAGACCTCGTTGGGGTCCTTGCCGTCAGCAATCTCCCCGTGGGAGTCCACGTTCTCGAAGATGCTCATCGCCACATCGGTTGTGACCGGGTCGTGATGGACCTGGACTCCTTCAGTGGAGTGCCGACGGATAAGGATCCCCTGGTAGTGCTCCAGCTTGTGAGTGATGAGCCTCCCGAGTTGGATGATCTCGTTGGAGGCAGTCTCGGCAGCCATCACCCCGTCCACGAAGGCAGATATGACCGACTGGTTCATCTGCATCTGGATGCTGAGGGTCTGAAGCTCCTCGAAGGAGTTCGGGGTGTCCCCGACCTTCTTCCCGATCATGACCACCGAAGCCGGACGGACACCCTGGGCGATGTTCCGAACATGGTGGTACCCATGCTGGATGGCCTGGATGACCTCCAGGATGATCCGGAGGAAGTTGTTTCCATCTGCCGTGTGCCGAAGGTCCTTGAACAAGTCCTCGTACTCTTCGTCCGAAGTGATGTCGAAGGGGTTGGGTTTCCGGCGGGTCGTGTTCCGAACCTCGGAGAGAAGCGCATTGTTGGCTGAGGCGAGAGACCGGACCTCTTCGTCGATCTCAGCACAAGTCGTCTCCATGTTCGCCAGGAAGGAGTCAAGGGTCTTGATCGTTGACTCTTCCACGTTCTTTGCCAGGTCGGCTAGGGCGTAGAACTTCGTCGGATTGACCTCAATGGCTGACGGAACACGGACATTCATGTGGTTGTTCATCTGATTTCCTAAGCCACTATGGGCTGGCACCCTGGGTCGGATCTATTGAGGGGGCACTACACCGACGGGTCTTCGTCCGGGTCTGGGTAGGCGCCTTCTTCCTCATCACAGGCATTGCAACGCCAGGTGATGTCTCTGCCATGAGGGCAGGTCTGGGACCCCAAGAGATCCTTCTGGAGCTTCTCTGTAAGGGGTGCCCCACTTACCAGAGCAGTGAGGGCCTCCTTCCGGACGATGACTTCCCGAAGGGCCTTGTAGAAGTCCTGAGGGTCCCCACCTTCAGGGATCCCAGCAGATCCCCCGTCGTTCAGCTCGATGATGACCCACCCACCTTCTTCTCGCTCGGCCACGTCCACAGCATAGAAGGGGCTCTTCACCTTGGAGAGGATTGGCCGGATGAACTGAAGGCTGGGCACGTTCCCGCTGTAGTCACCCTCGAACCAGTAGGGGGCCTGGTAGAAGGGAACCCCGTCGAACACGAAGATCCGATGCTCATTCACGAGGGGCAGCCGACTCCGGGAATGGACCCCGATTCTCTTGAGCTTGAGGAACTCCCGGAAGACAAGCCCACCTACAAGGGTATCTCCCTGACCATCGACGAAGTTGCGGGTCACCCGCTTGACTTCGTTCTGATCCAGGGCACTACCAATGTAGCAAGCGTCATACCAGTCGTGTTTTCGGCTCTTGATGAAGTCCTTGATGATGACCCCATGGTGGCCGAAGGTCATAGACACTCGGAAGGCGATGTCATCGAGGTTCGAGAAGGTGGTGCCTCGGATGCAGAGAGACCGAGGGGTCACCTCTTTGCCTCCGATGGCCTCGTACCAGTTGGGCAGGTGGTAGCAGTGGAGGTAGGCTTCGAGGGAGGTCAGAAGGGAGCCTCCACGGGCAGCCAGGGCCTCCCCCATTCGCTGGTAGTCCTCGGGCTTGACGATCCAGCCACGGTAGAGGGTTGGGCCGCAATCCTCTGGGACAGCATGGAGCCTGACCTCATCTCCGAAGTAGGCTTCGAGCCCCACGTAACCAACCTCGAACCCAGCCTCCTTGGCGGCCTTCACCTCGGCCTCGAACCCAGGTTCAGGCTGCTTTGGTTCCATCGGATGGCTGGGAAACAGGAGTCTCATGGTAGCCCTTCAAGGGTCTGTTGGGGGACAAACAAGTAGTTAGCTGGGGCTGGGTACTTGTTGAACTGATAGGTTCGATAGTTGGAGCAGTGGTGGTGGGTGGTTAGGATGGTCTTCGATGGGTTGGACACCAGGTACCCAGCCTTGGTAAACTCGAAGGCAATACGGTTATCACACCAGGGGATCCCGATCTGGAAGTCAGCTTGGACTCCGCTTGGAATCCCCCTGAAGATCCAAGTGTCTTGCGACCTGTGGGGGGAGCTGTGTTTGACCCCATCTACCCGAACTGGGGTCAGTGCATAGACTGAACCCGTAGGGATACTTCGAGCCAGCTCGATGGTGGCATCGAAGGTGATGTCTGCGTTCGCTACTACGTTGACTACACCACTCCAGCAGTGGTCGAATAGGTCCTTGAAGGTTGGGCGCTCCTCACTGGATAGGCACTCCACTGAATCAAACAGAGAGGACTCCAGGTTCGACCTCATGCAGGTCTGAAGCTCGTCATCCCGTGGTGGGTGCTTCGACCGATGGGTGCTGAAGATCAGGCGCAAGTCGCTCACTCGATGACTACCCAGACTTTCGTGTCGAAGACCTTGGCATCGTCGATGAGATACACCAGGAGTTGTGTCTCACCTTTGGGGACGAAGCACAGACGACTCACGGTCCCGATAGGGTCCCCGTTCTCCAGTTCGACCCCCTGGCCCCTGAGGTACTTCAGCACTTGAACCTCAAGGAAGTTCAAGGCACTTGCGGAACAGACAGGGGTTGGGTTGTCTTCGTCAAACGCTGTGAGCAGCATGTCACCCTGAGTAGTTCATATTGAGAATGGAGTCAGGGTGAATCCTCCAGGTCCCGTGACGTGCCGGAATCCGATGGGCTCCTGGGTGGTCCCGATGGTAGCCAGCCATGCTCATCGTCCCATCAGCATGGTAGAGGCTATGGCTCCCAAACTGGCGGACAAGGATCACACTCTTGTCGTGGTACAGGACGGGAAACCTGCCAACCGACACCCAAGTGGAAAAGGTCTTCTTCGTCAGACGCTTCTCACCACCTTTGAGATAAGTCTTTGGCATATAGGCAGAAACCTGGATCGTGACGTGTAGTTTCCTGGTCATGCAGCCCATCTACACCGATTGTCGGTTTGTGCCACACTCCCAAGTTCACTGCATCAGCTTGGAGGGGATGAGGGATACTTCAGTGACACTTCACTTGAGGGAGATACTCTGGCGGGACCAAGCCCATGATCGTCCTAGGTCGAGGGGTTACCTCGTTGAATGAAGACATGCCTGACCCCTGTCGGTGGAGGTGGTACACGGAACTTCTTGTACCGTTTCCAAGGGTTAGAGGCCAAAAGAATGAGTCATTCAGTACCCGCCAAGAGAGTTCCAAATGGCGATGATAACGGATCTTCCATCAAAGATGAGGAGGAGACCTCTGGGAAACTTAGGGTACTCCGACAACGCCTCTCCGTAGGACCCTTGGACCCAAAAGAGGTTCACGAGGGGTTCATCGTGCTTAGTGAAGTTGGGGAGACTGCGTTAGAGCAAGCCATCCGCAACGGAACGAAGCTGGATTCCATTCACGAGCATGAGCATGAGGGGAAGGCAGTTCTCGACCTGGTTCGAGACCAGGTCTCGGTCATAGCCTCTAAGGTAGAGATCACCACCCGGTTCATGGACAAGATGGACAGCGACATGTGTGAGGGTTTCCGGTTGTTCAAGACGGAAATCAAAGAGCTTCGACATGAGGTCATCGAGTTGAAGACTCTGGTAGTCTCATTGACCAAGCACTTCGGTATCGGGTCCGAAACAACCAAAGTGTGACTACTTCTCTGCTCCCTTGGCCTTTGCTTGGAGCTTCCTCACTGCTTGGAGCACGAGTACCGGCAGTGGTCCGAAAGTGGCGGTAGCCTCTCCCTGAAGCTCCAAGAAGGTATCCCGCACCAAGTCCTGTGGGACATCAAGCTCTTCGACCTGTGCCTCCACGTAGAGACTGGCACAGTCAGCCGGGGGCGAGGTCACCAGCTTCGCCCTACAGGGTAGCGGCCTGTAAGCGTAGTACCAGCACTTTCCAGTGAGAAGCAACGGACACGGCACTTGGGCCATCCAGAACGCCCTCTGGTCCCCGTTGACCTCCTTGGCCTTTTCAGCAGCCGCTTCCAACCGCTGAAGGATCGGTGGCGGGAACCCTTCGTCCTTGATGGCCTCGGCCAGGATGGCTGCCTCCACATCCGAGATTATGTTGAGCCTGTAACAGCAGTAGTTGCACCCAGCGTCACACGAGATTTCCGTTGGGTGCCCCTGGATGAGGGATCTGAGCTTGGAATCGAAAGCTCTGAAGATCGGGAGAGATTTGTCTTGAAGGCTCATTCTCGTTCGGTCTTTCGGTGTAGATCCAGGTGATGCCCTACGGTAGCCTGTCGGTTCAGCAGCAAGAAGCTCTTCGGAGGATCGTATCCGGTCGGGCAGTCTTCGATCTGGGGGCCGGGGATCTTCACTACGCCAAGGAGCTTCTTTCGTTCGGAGCAGCTTCGGTCACGGCCATCGACAAGGAATACCCCAGTCGGGTGCCGGAGGGGGTGAAGTTCTGGAGGGGCTACTTCAAGGACGTGTGCGAGGAGAGTTTCGACCTGGTGTTCGTGAGCTGGCCTCCGAACTGGGAGACCAACCTCGTCCCCCTTCTGAAGAGGGCCACCGGAGTGGTGTATCTCGGAAAGAACACGGATGGGAACTCTTGCGGAACCCCGAGTCTTTTCGAGTACCTACTTACCCGTGAGGTCCGAAGCTACCTCCCCCATCGAACGAACACTCTCATCGAGTACGGCCCCCCTGTGATCCGTCCCCGCTTGCCCAAGGGGGAAGAAGCAGCCGCCCTGGATAGTTGGGTCGGTGACTGGTGGCCCTACTCGAAAGCAGAAGGCTGACCATGGCGAACTACGGGTACCTGTACCTGAGGCGGAAGATCACCCCCGAGGTCTTGGAAGCCAAGCTCAGGGTGGCCGTCCAGGGGTGGTTCGGGGACCGGATGAAGGTCGAGCGAACCCCGTGGGACGATGACGGCCCGGTCTGGTGGGTCTTCATCCCGAACTCGGCCCCGCCCGAGGATGAGGCCCTGAAGTTCAACAAGGCCCCCGAGGACTTTGGATTTCCAGTGGCACTTCAGAGTGGCGGGAGAACGATTGCCTTCCGTCATGCACGTAATGCCTTCGATCATTGGTGCCAGGGCTGTATAGAAGAGCAGTTGTCAGATGCTTTTGGCGTGGGTATCTTCTTCGACGCCACGGATCGGACCTACAAACCTGGGGTCAGGCGCTACCGGTGTAGAAGAAGGTTCGGGCTGTACGTTGCACGGAACCTGAAGAAGCCGCTCTCGAAAGAGGACCAGGAGTTCATCGAGCGATACTTCAAGTTCCAGACCCCAGAAGGCTGGTGGTGACTGGGTGACTGACAGCGGGAAGGCTAGGGCAACCTAGCCCAGGGGTACAAACGTCGGGACCGAGGGCAAGTCATGGACCCGTCTACGCTGCGTCCTATTCACACCTCCATTCGGGTGTTTGAGGCGGAGTTGAAGGTAGTAAACCGCCGACTACCATCAACATTCAGAGTCATCCTGGACCGCCCAGATGTGCCACAGAGTGGGGTGGGTCAGGTGCTCACCTTTCTCTATACCACGATTCGAGCCCAGATGCTCAAGGCGTACTGGGTGCCGGACCCGAAGGTAGCCGAGGCCGTTGTTGCCAAGTTGCCGCACCCAGAGTCCATCTTCACCAAGGAGGGGGATCAGGTCTGCAAGGCCATGGTGATGCCGGAGAAGGACTGGTCTACCTACAAGGAGGAGTGGATCTCGATGCACGAGGGCAATTCTGGTTGAAGAAAACCTCGCCCATTCGTTGTAGGATCAAAGGAGCCGATCATGCTGGACTTCAACTACTGCGAATGTGGGTGCAAGGGCTACGAGGCTTCGGCTGGGCATCTCCACTTCTGGATCTACTGGGACCTAGCTGAGAGCTACCACCTACATCGGGGCCATGGATGGGCGAGCCCCAAGATCAAGACCTGTTCGAGCATGGAAGAGGCAGTGGCCCTTGCCACTGAGGAAGCCAAGGCAGAGCTGGTGAAGATGCAGGCGGCCCTCGATGCTGCCCCGGTCAAGAAGCCTTCGATCAAGACTCGGCTCGAACGGGTCTAGCCTTCGCTCAGAACCCGCTCCAGACGCCCTGGGGGACTCTTGTTGGGGTCCACTGGGGCTTCTTGGTAGATGTACGACCGGGAGTAGTGCTCGATGTCCACCTCCCAGTCCGCCAGGATCGCCACCTCGGCCCCCTCGACAACCATGAAGAACAGCCGCTCGTTCAGAGCTGAGATCCGGACCTCTCCCGTCTGATGACCCTCAACCTCTCCGAGAGGTAACCGAAACCATAGGTACCGACACTTCTCCGGGAAGCTGGAGTAGAACCACTCTGATGCCGGTGGTTCTGGGGTCCGCCAGACATGAGTGGCAAGGGTTGACTCAGGGGGATCAACGTTCACGGACACGATTTTCATGAGCCCAAGGGGGCTGAGAAGAGCCCACCACTGACCAGGCATGAAGGCCCGAATGACCTCCTCATCCTTCATGACAGCTTCAGTATCCGTTCCTCGGTCTGCTTGAGAAGCCGGTTGAAGTTGGCGGACAACTCATCCTCGCTGGTGTTTCGGAGCTTCTTCCAGAGGGTCCACATGGCTTCCCCGATGTGGGGCACCTTGTCCTCCTCCAGGTCCAGCGAGCTGACCCCATTGACCAAGGCCCCCTCAGCGTTGTGTCCGTAAACCCCGACGCTGATGCCCTCCACTGTGAAGATGATGTAGACCCCCAAGGGCCAGGCTGGCCTCACTATCCCTGAGTTCTTCTTGATCCCTTCCACCACAATGACCGGAAGTAGGGCTGGAGTGCTCAGGTCGTTGAGGACCAAGCATACGATGCTCTTGACCATCCCAACGTCTACGGTGTCACCTGGGTTCATACCCCCTCAGGACACCATTGGGACTCAACCATGAGCACTATTGACCTTGCCTTCGTTCAGGTGGACTTCAACACCAAGCTGCCGATCAACGAAACGGCGTACAGTCTGTGGTCGGGGTGTCACTATCTCGGGATTGAGACCAAGTTCTACTCCTTCTTGGCAGACATTCGCCCTGAGTTGACAAAGGAAACCCTCGTTCACGGATGGGTATCCAATGTGAAGGGTGCCCTACGCCTCCTCCAAGTTCCGGTACCTGAGGTTCCCGATGCCCCTGAGGTGCTCTTGCCCTTCTTCGGGCGACGCATCTGGACTACGACCATGGGGGAGTTCCGGGCCAGAAGGACTTCGGAGCCAGTGTTCATCAAACCCCTGAAAGCTCAGAAGGCATTCACGGGCCATGTGTCGAGCGGAGAGATTCGGGACCTCATCCAGACCGCTGGGATGCCAGACGAGATGGAGCTTCTGGCCTCGGAGCCGGTGGACTTCGTCTCTGAGTACCGGATTCTGGTCCACCTGGGGATGATGATCGCCTGTCGGCACTACAACGGGGACTTCGAGGTGTTCCCTGACATGAAGGTGGCTCGGGAGGTCATCCGGACGTTCGAGGGTGCCCCGTGTGGGTACTCCCTCGACCTCGGGGTGACTGATGATGGGAGGACCCTCATCGTGGAGATCAATGACGCCTTTTCCCTTGGGTCGTATGGGGCTCCAAGCATCCCCTACACTCAGATGGTCATCGACCGTTGGGTGGAGATGGTCAATACACCCACCTAAACCACTTATTGCTCGAAGAGGACATGAACCCGAGTGACCCCCGCTGGAAGGCTGCTGCTGATCCTGGCCCAGACCCTCTCACCTACAAGGCGTTGCTGGGTGAGTTCAAGCTGGGCTACAAGTCCGGTGAGAACGAAGTCGAAAACACAGACGTGGCCCCAGAGTCAGCCGCTATGAATCTCGAAGCGGGTGACGTGATTGCGGGGGCTGAAGAGGTTATCGACCTCATGAAGCGGGTAGTCACAACTGCCAAGAGCGGAGCGGTTGGAGTTCAAGCAGAACGGTTCGTAGCCAAGCTCAGCTCGGGACTCTCCAAGGTCGTCTACAACCTTGGGAAGGTCCACGGATATCGGGACGCTGGTCGTCTCCGCTACTGGAACTGAAAGAAGGTCCCTGATCATGCGCAAGCTCTTTGCAGCTCTCGTAGTTCTATGCGTGTCTTGCACGCCTAGCCCCTCGGCCAACACCCCTGCCAGTTCGGCTCCGAGTGCTTCGGCAGCTCCCTCGGCCTCGGCCAGTGCCCCTGTGGCAGCCCCGAGTGCTTCGGCCCCTGTGGCGGCCTCTGCTGCCCCTGTAGCAGCCCCGAGTGCTTCGGCTGCTCCGGTGGCTTCGGTGGCCCCATCGGCCTCCTCAGCGGCTCCTGTGGCCTCTGTTGCCCCAAAGGCTTCGGCCTCGGCAGCTCCCGCCAAGAAGGCCCCTGCCAAGAAGTAACCCTACCCTTGAGGAAGGGACATCAGGAACCGTCGGAGGACTCGTTCTTCGACGGTTTCCTCGTATGAGAGGACCGACCGGAACGACTCTAGCTGGTCCCGACTCAAAGGTGGGAAGCCCAAGACGTAGTGGGCGAAGACCTCAGCAAAGGCTTCGTCGATGTTGCTCTTGCCGTAGTTGGAGACGGGAAGAACCGGAGCCGGGTTCTTCTCGTAGCTGTCCAGCCATTCCTTGGTCTTGGGGTCGGCATCGAGCTTCGCTTGAGCAAACTCGTTCTGCTTCTGTGAGGCGAAGTCCAGGTAGATCAGGGTGTTTGCGATGGCCCCAGCAATGAGCTGGTCCATATCAGAGGACCACTCGTTGAAGGTGTCTGGCCTCTGAAGGGACAGGTCCTCAGCTCGGCTGACAAGCTCCTGCTTGGCCTTGAAGGCGTCATCCCGTAGCCTGGACACCTCTGGGTCAGCCGCTACCGCCTTGTCCACGTCAAGCTCTGAGGCCACATCGTTGAGTTCGACTCCGATGTCCCAGAAGGCTTTCTCAACTAGGTCCTTGGCCTTGGGTACCGCTCGTTCCAGGTCGAGCTTCCTGGCTCGATCCAGGTTGTGGTTGGCGTTCTTTTCGCAGCTCTCAACCCGGTTCTTGAAGAACTTCAGGTCCCGGTCCTTGAACATCTTCACTTCGACCGGTTTCTCTGGCCTCCGGACTGTGTGGACCTTCACCAGGTCGGTGAACTTGGCCCTCTGAGAGCCAGACATCTGCTTGAACCAGTACCGATGCCCAAGCTCATGGACCATCAGCTCCACGACGAAGGGGCTGGGTCGCACGAAGACTGTTACCGTGTCTGGCTGGATCTCGAACCACCCACCGACACCCCCGCCAGTGTTCTGGTTGACCCCACCGCATTCCTTGCATTCGATGTAGACGTTCCCGTACCAGGCTGCCCCGAAGCCCTTGGACTTGAGAGCTTCGTGGGCCTCCTTCAGGTAGGCCACGTACTTCTTGATGTCCCCACCATCAACGGTCTTGTCGTTGACGATGACCTTGACCCCATTGAGGTTGAACTGATCGAAGTTCTCGCTCTCCTGGATAGCCTGCTCGGAGTAGTTGGCCTGAAGCATCTCGTAGATGCGGTCAACCCACTTGGAGGGATCCCATTCGAGCTTCTCTCGCTTCAGGGCTCGAAGGGCAGCAGCCTTGAAGCCCACTCGGTCCAAGAACTGGTACTTGACCCGGTAGTTGTCCCCATCGGTGAGAGACACCAGTTCCTCAGCGTTGGCGGCCTTGAGGGTGCGCTTGACCAGACGCTTGATGAACTCCTCGTCAACGGTCCAGCTCCACTTGTATAGGTCCCCGAAGGTCTTGGCCTGGGTGGACATCTTCTCATGGATCTCACTGACAGCATACCAAGTGAGGTAGCTCTCAGGGTCCTTGAAATCAGGGTGCTTCCCGAAAGCAGTGGCCTTCTCGATCTTCTCGACCACTGCCTTGAGGTAGTTCTTCGCCATCTCGACCCGACCCTTGATTGAGTCACGGGCCTTGGGCTGGACCACCTGCTCCTCGAACTCCCGCTGGAACCGGTCGAAGAAGCCCTCCACCTGGTCACGGAAGACGTATCCCCAATACTCCGGGTTGTCCTTCAGTGGCTTCTTCAGGATGTCCCGTAGCTCAGTCTTCATGGTCCGGAACCATTTCTCGGAGATGAAGGCAGCTAGGACCACTCGACGATAGTGGAGGGCAGCAACCCGAAGGGTTAGGGGATCCATCACATTGGGGGGAGCCAACAAGAAGACTCTTGCACCTATCGCCTGGTGTTGTATGCTCATGGTGCCGAGAGGGGGATGACCTCCGGCCCTAACCGCCCCGTTGAGGGGCCGAGAAAGGGTCTTCCCCCAATGCAGAACATAACTATCGGCAGATACGACAAGGATCCGCAAGCTCAGGGCGTCATCAAGCCTGAGGACGGTCGGTGGCAGCTCGTCATCGACAAGGACGGGTACCCGCACCTCTACATCCAGGTCAACGTGGAAGAGGAGGGTCAGAAGATCAAGGGCATGTTCCTTCTCGAAGACCTGCTTCCGGAGAAGATGACCGTCCGAGACCTCATGGACGAAGGGTGCTTTGGGGGAAAGCTCTCTCCCGAGGAAGAGGAAGAAGCCTACCAGGAGTACCTCAAGGACAAGGAGACTCGGCAGATTCCTTGCCCGAGGTAGTTCCCGGTGTCACGACCACATCATGTGGCCGTACCCCATCCTCCTACTCCTGTCTCTTGTGTATCAGGGTGACCGAGTCCTCTTGATGGGGGACTCGGAAGCCTATCTCTTGTCCTACGAGTTCCCAGCACTTGCCAAGAGGGACGGGATGGAGTTCAAGACGGTGGCCGTGGCAGGATCCTCGGTCATCTCCTGGTCCCAAGGGCTCGGGCCTCAGTGGGACCTCATCAGGAGGTTCCACCCGGACGTGGTGCTGGTCTCCCTAGGCGCCAACGATGGCTGCATGGGGGTCAGGGTCGTCCGGAACGAGAAGCCCTTCCTGGAGTCATTCATGCGGAAGCTACGGGGGGTCGGAGCCCGTGAGATTGTCTGGATGGGACCGCCCAAGATCGGGATCCCGACCAAGAAAGATGGGCGCTCGAAGCTGCCACAGGCAACCGCTGGCCTGGAGGAGTTTGCAGCTCTGGTGAAAACCACAGGCGTCCCGTTTCTTGATGCAAGGGAAATTGAGGTAGCAATGTGGGACGACCAACTTCATTGCTCTCGGCCCCAGTATCCCAAGGACCCGGCCAACGGCTGTAGCACCTGGGCCGGATGGGTCTGGGGTGCGATAGCCACCCCACAGCTTACCCTCTTATGGGGTGGAAATAGTGCCGGTCCATGAGGGCCTGGGTCTGGTTGTCCTTCTCCTGTTCGTTCGTCGGTTGTGGTTGCTCCAGGTCAGAAGTTGGGTTAGGGTGCGCTGCGGCCAGGTAACCCTCCTGGATTCGGAAGCCCCTCCTCGGTAACGAGGTTGGGGCTTTCGTCTATTTCTGGGGGTGCTAGGGCTTCCTGAACTTCTGATAGGGTCCTAACTCAAGACGTGCCTTACCAGCCTCAGTAAGGGCTAGCTTCCCGTCCTTCCGGAAGACGAGCTTCTTGGATTGGACATTGCTGAGCATGTTATCCCAGTTGGTGCTCAGTCCCTTGTGCTCTTCCTGAAGTCGGTCGATCAGGGTCCTGGATGTGAGCCCAGAGTTGTCTCGAATCAGCCTCAAGATGCACTGGGTAGCGCCACCCTTCCGTGATCTAGGGGAATCACCCTGGGTTGCATCAGGCGATTGGGGCTCTTCACTCACATCCTCATCGTCATCCCCGTCGTCATCACTCAGACCACACTCTGCTTTGAGATTCCGCACATACTCATCTGACTGATCGAAGATGGCATTCAGCTTTGCATCAGCCTCGTGGTATGCCTTACGGACGACAGCATATCGACCAAGGAGTTGAATAGCCTTCTGGACATCAGGCTCAAGTGCCCTCATCTCCTTGAGGAGGCGGTCCCTCTTTTGGAGGGCCTCTCCCCGAGCGATGGTTAGTTGGTATGCTCTGCTGTCTTCCATGGGTACCTGCTATTCAGAACTCCTGGGTCCTACCGTTGCTGACTACCTGTGGAGAGGAGGCGTTCCTTCATTGGACTGAAGCCCTCCAAAAGGCGTCCCTCCATGATTGCACCCCTCTGTTCTTGGGCCTCGGTCAGTACCCTCTGTGCAGAAGTATCCTTGAGGTGCTCTGGCAAAATCCTGTCTGGACTGACCGCCTCAATGAACTGTTTGATGGACTTCCCAACCTTGTCGTTTGCTCGGGAGACCACCCTTGTAAGGTAGTCATCCCCATCAAAGGTCAGACGAAACCCCTTGACTGTATTGGGTGCTGACCGCTTTCGAGTTGTGACCAGGCTGACATTTGGGATTTTCAGGTCCCTGATCATTGCGGCCACCTTGCTCAATACATTTCGTTGAAACGTGTCTACTGCCTGGCTATTTTCCTGAACTCGGTCAGGGCTAAACCATTGGACTGCCCGGAAAGATGGTATCTCTTGACCTGGGTAGTACACCAAAGCCCACGGAGCTAGACGCAATACCTTGTAGACAGCTTTCTCCCTGGATAGCCCAGAATCAATCTCCATGTTGACCAGAGCATCTACTACTCCAACGCTGACCCCCTCCTCGGTTACCCTAAGGTAAGATCCCCCAGGTGGATCCCGCACTATATCCACCAACCTAATCTTGGCCTCCATTGGGAGTGAGAGCCGCTCTACGGCTTGAATCAACATAGGGTCTGCATCTGCTCTGTAACTTGGGTTAGGCATAACTACCTCTTTCTTCTTGTTGGTGTATCAACTTCGACTCTGTTTGGCTCGATTGTAAGCCTTGCTGATGGTCTCCCAAGCCTCCCTCACCTTCTGGAACGATCCTGGGGCTACATCTGGTCCTGCACGATCCGGATGTGTCCGAGATGCCTCAGCCTTGAAGGCGGCTCGGACTGGGGCCAGATCGAACGATGGGCTACTCGGGTCCTGGAGGGGGAGACCAAGGGCAGCGAAGGCGCTCGGGAGCTTGTCCACGAGAGGCAACTTCACCTGACTTACCTTCTTTATACGCCTCAAACCACGGACGAAGTCCTGTGAGGTCTTCATCAGGAGGTCATGTACCCCATACGGGTTCTCAACCAGGTTTCTGCTGTCTAACATAGCGAACAGCAGACGGCGAACCTCGTGCTCCAGTTCGCTGTTGGTCGAATCTGGGTGCCCCTGACTGGGCTTCGGATCCGGTTGTGGTTGTGGCGACTCAGGGATACCTGGAGGGGGCCTCCCCTCCTCCAGGTACCTTCGGTTCACCGTCTCAACCACTGCCAGAATGAACCCAGACCCCTGTTTCTCGATCAGCTCGGCAACAGCTTGGGTCCAGTCAACCTTCCCCTCAGACCTCCTGGTTGACTCTGTAGAGTTCTTGTGGGTGGATCCAGTCCTCTTGGTCGAGCCGGTATTAACTTTGGCTGACTTTTTGGGCTTGACTGTAGGGGCTTCGGGCCTAATCCGCAACGCTACCGACAGCACTCCAGGGCTCTCAACTCCAACCTCAGACCTAGAGTTCCGGAGAATCTTGATGACCTCTGGGTAGTCCTCGGGGCCATGTATGAGCCCCCAGACATCTGGATGACTACCGCCCTTTTCTTTCAGCAGGTTGGAGCGAGAGATGATCTCAGACTCGGGTGCTCCTAACAACTCATGCAACCAAGGACCTTTGACAGCCCCCTTAGGACGGTGCCCATCCCAGATTCGACGCTCAAGAATGGCCTTCTCGTGTAGGGTTGATGCCTGCCTGTAACTAGAGACCAGGCTTTCCAAGGTGGTTGAGTTTCTCACGGCACCTGGCCTCGGTTGAGAATGGACTCAAGCACCCCAGGACTACAGTCCTCTGACTCACCTGGTGCCGAAAGTAGGTCAAGGCACTCATCTACTGAGTTGGACCGCTCAAGCAGTCGGGTCAGAGTCTCTCTCGACTCAGGAGAGGAAACCTTGAACTTCTTGTCGGTCATAGTGCTAGAAGCAAGATATCCAGCCTTGCCTAGTCGAGTAACCATCCTTCGTACTGATTCTGGCACAACTTTCGACAGCAGTGTGGAGTCAATCCCACAGCTTACCGATGGAAGTGTGAACCACCCATCAGACTTCAAGATTCGGGACAGGCTAACCTGCTGGATGTTCCGAACCCTACGGACTTCAAGGGCTGATACCATGCCCTTGAGTTACACCAACGATTTGGATGGTCGTAGGTTTTTTCTTGGCGACCCCACAACGCCGAGATACTGGACACCCGAGCAGTTACATCAACCCGGCATAATACTCGGCCCACTGCTCATCCCAGTATTCGTGGTGCTCTTTGGCACACTCCCTGCAAAGTGGCACAGGGGCGTTGGGATCCGGAGGGTCAGGTTCCAGAACACGCTCGAAGCGGGTCCTATCCTGGGTACCGTAGCAAGTCCGGGAGTCCTCCAGCTCGACTCCGACGGTTGCACCACAGCGTTCACAGCTCGTAGCTGAGCAAGGAGTCCCAGGGGATTCCCCTGCTGTCAGCGCATTGCTTGCAGAATCGGCGTGGTTCGGCATTGCCCTCTCCAAGGATGAGCCGGAATCGTAGGGGTGCTTGCCCTAGGTCTTCAAGGCGGCACCCGTGGATCGAGCCACAGAAGTCACAGGAGGGGAGGATCTCACCTGACCCGAGGCAGAAGGGGCATTCAGCGCTCGGCCCCTCAAAGCAGATCCCCAGAGCGGGGATGGGGAACCCATCGTAGCCCCACTTCGGGGGCACCTCGGCCCGATAGACTCGGCCCCAACCCTTGCAGTAGGAGCAGGAGCAGGCAGCCCGCAAGAGCTGGAGAAGCTGTTGCCTGGGGTCAGGCACGGGAGGCCCACTCCCGGCCCCGTTCATCTCGATGAGGCCCTTTGTGGTCCTTCAACCTGTCACAGATGTTCATGAACTCGACCTCACAGCACATCGGGTAGTGCTTGAGGCACTTGAGGCAGAACCCGGTCTCGTAGTTCTCCCGACGAAGCTCGACCTCGGGGTGCTTGGGGCAGTTCATAGCACAACCATCTGGAGGGAGCCGTCAAGCATCATCGTCCCCTTCATTAGGCAAAGAAGCCATTAGATTTGCAACCTCTTGGCGCTCTCTCCACTCTTCAGTCTCAGGGTTGGTCTCGTTAGGCTCAACAAACCCAGGGAAGGAGGCCCCCAGGAACGTAGTGCCGTCCCTGTGGAAGAACCTGCGAATGTCTAGCACTTGGATCTTATTGAACCGCCTAGGGTCATTGGTGATCCCCGATGAGATGTACCCATACTCTTGAGCCTCTATGTGTAGGGTCCTAGGCACCCTGTCTCCAAACACGATGAACAGGCCCATCTCGATTGAGACCCTGCTCATAGCCAGGGAAAACAGCCGAATATGGTCCCGTGAAGCTGAGCCCGCCTTGACTTGAATAGCAACAGATTTTGACTTCCCCTCAGGGAGCCCGGCCAGGCGTAAGATCCCATCGATCCCACCATCCCCGTTTCGGGTTAGACGTGAGGACGACCGACTCCCAACCCACTTGGAGTTCATGACTCTGGTGACCACCCAATGCTCAAAAGCGTGAGGGTCCTCTTGGGCGAGTTTTCGGGCTGTCTCCTCATCGGTTGGGTAGTTGAATCCGGAGGAGTCACTCAACCCCAGAACGTCTGCAATCCGCTTCCTTGCGATGTCACCGACCTCAGGGTTCAACTCGATACCGATCCACTTTCGATACAGGTTGGAAGCCGCTATCGCAGTAGTACCACTCCCAAAGAATGGGTCGAGAACCCGGTCCCCTGGGTTGGTGAACATGGCTATGATCCGCTCCAACAGTGCGATAGGCTTCTGAGTGGGGAATCCAACTTTTTCCTTGGAGGTTCCCTTTACTGGATGAATGTCGCACCAGATGTTCGTCAGGTGAACCCCACCTACCTCTTCATCCAAGTAGAGGCGGTAGTAGGGTTGGAGTCTCCTAGCTTCTCCTGGCTCCCCCCAAAACAGCAAGCCTGCCTTATCACATAGCTCAAGTTGGTCTTGAACCGTAGTACCCTCCAAAGGTACTCCGGTCTTAGCCTCATACTGCTCCCTCAGCTTACGAGGCAGATACCATCCTCTACCAGGGGGTGGACTAAATCCTCTGAAGGGGGCAGTGCGGTCAGAAGGCACCTTGGAAGTGTGCCTTGCCATGAGTTGTTCGTCCTTCCACCGACGCCCATGCTCATCTACTCGATGGTATCGCTTGAGCCACTTGTCCTCAAACTCAACCTTGAACTGGTTCCAAGTGTATGCACTTGTTTTCGAGAAGAACAACAGGTCATCCTTTACCGAGGATGGTCTGCGTTTCACGTCATTGTGGGCAGATGACCTCTTCCAACTAACCTCTGTGATGAAGTTCTTGGAGGAGAACGTGAACTCCAGGAGGGTCCTGAGCATCCCGGATACAGTCGGGTCACAGTGTAAGCAGATGACCCCATTGTCCTTTAGCACCCTATGGCAGTGGACAACTCTGGGGGCCAAGTATGACAGAAACGCAAACCTCCACGGGCTCTCCTGGATGAGGGGTCCCTTGACCCCCTCAAGCCAGTCTCGAAGAAGCGGGTATTCGAGCATAATGCTGGAGGTGATGAAGGAATCGTACCTCTTTCGACAGAGTGCATCGTAGGTCAGCAATCGCTCGGTCTCTAGATCCTGAGCTATGTTACCAGAAGCATTGAGGTAGCTCTTGTTGGCAGTGAACGGGGGATCAAGGTATACCAACGAGACAGAGTGTGCTGGGAGCTGTTCTAGGTGTCCTAGGTTGTCCCCATAGTGCAAAGAGTCGTCCAACTCTAGCATCATAAACCCCCTAGGAAAAAGGCTAACTCGGAGTGAAAGTCCTTCGCCCTTGTCAGAAGGGCGGAGGCAACCTCTTCCTCGGTCCCGAACTCACCCGTCTTGATCATCCCTCCGCCAGGGAACGAGATGTGCCCGTCCCACCGCTTCCAGGGGAGCTGAGCCACCTTGACCTTGAGGGCACCTGAGACGCCCTCATAGAAGGGCATCGACTCGGATGGCTCAACCAGGTTGAGGGTTATTCTGCCAACGGAAAGAGTGGGGTTCATAGGGCTTGCTCCTCACCGAACACCTTATCGAAGAGATTCGGTTGAAAGTCCGAAGGGACTTCTTGGAAGGGCTTCATCCTGCACTCTTCCGGGATTGTCAACTGAACTTCGTTCCTGCCCGCCCGGATCTTGAGCACCCGTATGTAGGTTGAGCCCAGTTTGATGCGGTCAACCTTCAGGCCAACACCAGGTACCGTTTCCCTGTTGTCATCCCTGGGGGCACAAATACTGGCGATGTTGGAGGCCCAGAGGGTTGGGAACTCGTGAGCCTGAAGGCAGAAGACCCAGGTCTCTTCTCTCCTGGGTGGGATGAGAGTCCCGAGCCCTGGGTACTCCCTGACGGCCTTGTGGGAGGGAAACAGGATGCTCTGGGAGGCAATCCGCTCGGGACCCAAGAAGCGGGTCTGACGGAGCGTGGCGGGTCCTGGGAAGGCAATCAAAAGCTCGTCCGGGCGGACGAGGAGTTGACGGACCAGCAGTTCCCTATCATTGAACGACACCAAGACGATCATCTGGTGTCATCTACACCATGCCCGTAGGCGAATCCCGACCAGGTTCGAGCGGATTCAAGCCCGCAAGGGAAGACGTGTAAGGCTTACCTTGTTACCAGTAGGCTCCCACTTCTCCTCAATGATGGCAGCCGTAGTCTTGCTGGTGACTCGTTGAGCTTCGCTGTAAACCCTCACCGTAGACTCTTCTTTCGAGGCTCCACAACGGACGGAGCAGACCAGGCGAACATCGAAGGGGTTTTCCTTGTTCTGAAGCTCGGCTCCAACATGGAGCCAGGCTGGTGGAACATAGGTGTCCAGGGCCTCAACCTCGATATGGATGGGTACCTCTGGCGCTTCCGAGGGACTTTCTCGAAGAATATCCAGTGAAGGGTCATGCCCGATCTCAACACAGAAGGACCGGACGCTCAGGCTCATTGCAGCCATTCCGTCCTTGTAGCCTCGCTCGTAGTCGGGGACCCCCTCATGCTTCTTGACAACGGTGGCCGACCCGTCCTTGAAGCCACGACGGTAGAGCATCACCCTTTCTATGGTTGGTCTTTCGTGGGACATCAACCTAGGAACCACAGAAGTTGATTAGTATTCCCCCGGCTTCCGGTCGCTGAAGTCGAACTTGATGGGAACCCCTGAGTCCACTTCGTACCCTGAGGCACGAAGCTCGACGGCCAGGCGCTCCACCTCTTCGTCTTCGAGAAACCAGGCGAGCCAGGGGGCCATGTTCCTGCTCGGAGGTCTTCCAGCCAAGAGGGCCGGGGTGCTCCGGGTCTTGACATAGAGGAACTTCACTTGAGCTTGTCCCAGTTGGGGTGGGTCACAGCGTAGGTGAGATCCGAGTTGTCCGGCTTTCGTCCCCAGTTGGACCGGATCTCGGAGGACGGAAACATTGGGTACCCAAGGGAATCTGCTGCCCAAGAGAGGACGAAGTCATCGGCAATGGACCCGGCCTCGACCAACTTCACCATATCCCTACAGCGAATCCACAGGCTGGTAGGCGGGATGCAGTTCTCCTCAGTGAGGAGTCCCGAGTCTAGGACTGCCTGAGCCACATCTCGGGTAATCCCAAGGACGCCACCTTGGATGTTTGGTGCCCCCTTGATGTCTTCCCTGAAGTAGGCTGTAGTGGTCTCCACCGTACCGAACAGACACGAAACAGCGGGAAGTTGCTTGAAGCGACGCCAGACCTGGGTGTCAGGGTCGATGCGGAAGAAGTAGGGCTCGGGTCCTTTGAGCAGGGCCTTCAGGAACCTGGTCACAAAGAGGTGGCAGGTCTTGTGGGCGAAGAGGTGAGAGCCCTTGATGAGCTTGACCTTGAAGGGCTTCACCAGGTCTGAGTAGTCCTCACCATCACCGTCAACGATGAGGACCACCCGAGACTCTGGGTAAACTAAGCGAAGGTTCTTCAAGCTCTGAGTGAGAGGGACCTTGTTCTTGTACGCATGGATCACCCATGCGATGTCGGAGTCTTGGGGGTCCTTGTTGTAGGGGACCTTGAAGGGCTTGACTCGAAGAGCGCTCATTTGGCAACCTTGTTCAGGACGTATTGGATGAACTCGACAGGTGGCTTGACCCCGTGGGCTTCGAGGTAGTGTCCGAAGCCAGCGGGCCAGACGTAGGTACCATCACCCTTGTCAGTGGTCCCCAGGTCTGTGCTGTGGGGGCACTTGAACCGGCAGTGGGGGTAGCCCATCCAGAACTCCACGTCAGGTGCCCCGTTCAGGTAGGCTACTACGGTGGCCCGCTCCTGGGGGTCCCAGGAAGTGTCCACGAAGTCTCCCGGCCAGGGGAGCACGTTTTCCTTCTGAGCGTAGTGGCAGACGGCTGGGTCCTCATGGGAGGCCCAGTAGCCAATGTACCGCTCCTTGGTCTTCTTCCCCGGCTGGTCTGGGTGTCGGTCGAGGATCATGGGTACCTTCGCCCGTTCGGCTAGGCCCCTCTGAGTCACCTCGAACTCGGGCTCCCAGAAGTAGATGAGGTCCAATCGGAGGTGCTGGATGTAGCCCTCCTTCCGACGGGTCCCGAAGAAGTCGAAGAACCCGACCCGGATGTATTCATCCATGAACTCAACAACCTCGGCCTTGTCCCCCTTCTTGACGTGGAACTTCCCCTTCACCCCAAGAAGCTCGATGTCGATGTCGAAAGGCTCCCTGCAAACGAGGGGGGCACCAAGGACCAACCATTCCTGGGTCTCGCTGGGCACTTCAAACATGCCCGGTTCTACACCGGGTCTAGGACAAGCTCCCAGAAGACCTGGCCTGGTTTCTCGGGTAGGTCCAACCTACGGTAGACCTTGGGGTAACCCTTCAGGTGATTCAGCATGAGGCTAGCCGGAGCCGACCTTGTAGAGGGTAAGACTCGAATGGCCCACCCCCGTTTGATGAATCGGTCTATTATCTGGGGGGAGGTCAACGGAGACTCCTCTTTGAGGACTGAGATCACCGCAACCTTGAGGGGGACCTCACCCTCTGGGGTGATCACAACCCTCCCACCAGACCCTTCGTGATACACAGCCGAGTGTTCTCTTGGGTCGGGTCTTTGGATCCGCTCAAGAAGGTCTGGGATACCACTGGACTGGGCGACAATCGACTCAGCGATTTTTGCCAGCTTATCCAGGGGTACCCCAGGGAACTCTCGCCTCAGGGCTCGAAGTGACCTTGTAAACGTTCGTGCATGGGCGAGTAGTGTATCACCCATTGAGCTTTCCGAACGAGTATGGTTCGTAGCCAGCCTTCTTGATGACCAGGATGAGGTCCCGCTCCCGCTTGCGGTTCCAGACCCGACCATCGGGGAGCTGAGCCCGATAGCCATCGGAGACCATCTGGATGAGGACCCGCTTCGAGTCGGCAGCCTTCTTGGGCTTCGGGGGCAGGAATTGAACCGGCTTGACCGCCTCACCAAGGACATGTTCCCTGAGCGTTTTCAGGATCTCGTCGATGGTCCGGTCGAAGATGGCATGGAGCTTGGAACGGAGAGCTGAGTTGTCGGTCATGTAGGGGTACTACACCGCCCCGAGGGCCATCCGGACAGGATTTACGGACGGAGACCCCAACTTTCTTTCGGTTTTCGGAGGCCGGGCTTGCTCCCCAGAGGTTCAGTGTGCCTGCAATAGGCGCATTTTCGTGTTGGTTGCCCTCGATGGGTTCCTCGTTGCCAGAGATGTTTCAAACAGGGTTTCATGGGTTTTCGTAGGTGGATAGCTTACCATAGACGTTACGGGTCCACCCGTTCTGGTGACCGTGTGCGTTCCCAATGAGGACACGCCCGTCTTGCCCCACCGCCTTGACGTAGTGCAGATAGAAGGTTCCTCGAACCTTGCAGAACGCCACGTCACCCACTTGTAGGTCTTCCAGCTTGCACGGCTCAACAGTCACGGTAACTCCACTTTTGAGCTTGGGGAGCATAGAGTTCCCGTACTCCCGGTAGGTCACCGGCTCTCCGGCCTCTAGTTTCTTGGCAAGAGCAGCGTGCTTGCTCACAGCTTGTTCCACTTCTGTACGAGTTCAACGAGGTCCTTGACCATCTCTCCTCGGACTCGGACCCGAGCCATGTGGTCTTCGAGGTTGGCTACCTCTGGCTGGACGGAGGCCACCCCCTTGATGTGTCGGATGGCATTGAGAATGCCCTCGGCATCATCTTCTCTGATGTCGTGGTCGAAGGTGACCACGACCCCCTTCAATCGGTCAGTCATCTTGCGATCTCCTTGACAAGGAGTTGAATCATATCACTCGCATGGGCGAGCGACCGTGTGTACCGGTTGAGGAGCTTTGCCAGCTCCTCAGGGGGCGGCTTGTCGATCCGCTCGAACCCGTAGTGGTACCCACGCTCACTGTCCTTCATCCACTCCGGGGCAAGCTCCTGAGCATAGTCCTTGAAGCACTCATCGCTCGAATCGGAGTCTTGCCACTGGTAGACGGACTCTTCCTCGTTGAGCCCCGAGGGGCAGTTGCCCTTGTGCCAGAATCGTACCCACATCAGAGAATGTCCTCCCTCTCGAACCTAGAAGGGGGCTCTTCTGGCCCGGCCTCCTTGATGACAAGGTTGACGCTTGAGGTGCCCTGAATGGGGGCGTTGACCTCGATGATGACAGGGTCGCTGTCCTGCATCCGGCGGAATATCTTCTCCTCTTCGTTCACCCGACCCAGCTCCTTGAGCCTACGGATCTTCCGGGTGACCCACAGGTACATGAGCCCGGCGATGGTCCAGCTCACCACTGGGGCGATGAAGAGGGTCCAGCTCATATCACGTCATCCCTCTCGAACCTGAGAGGGGGCTCGGAAGGCTTCTCCGGCTCCGCTGGCTGAGCTTGGGCAGGTTGCTGGGGTGCCCTTGGGGTCCCTGCTTGGTTACGTAGGAGACTTCGCATCACCTCAGGCCAGTCTGGAAGCTGGTCATGGTCCCGCCAGGAGAACATCTGGAGCATCCGACCACGAAACACATCCATCCCCCTCAACCGAACCAAACACTCGTACCGGGTGTCCCCGATGATCTGCTCTGGACTGATTCCAGCTTCATGAAGGGTGGCAAAGTCCTCGTAGTAGTGGGTCAGGTTCTCCATGGACCGATTGAGGTTCCCCATCATGCGGTTGATGTTCTCCTCCATGTTGGTGCCCAAGTCCTGCATCAACGCATCGAACTGCTGCATGGTTTGATCGAGAGTCGTACCTGGATCGACCGGGACCCCGTTGACCGACCTGCTTCGGTGGTAGAGGAACATGGGGGAGGGTGGAACCAGTCCACTCCTTGGGTGGACATGGTCGGCCCGAGCAAGACTGACAGCAGCCGCTACCGCTTCAGCCGTTCCGGTAGGGGGTCGAACTGGTGGAGTCTGGGGGGCTCGGGTCTTCTCAGGGTGGACAGGGCAGACATTGCTTGGGCACTCTGCATCCTCACAGGAGTTGCACCGACACTTCCGAGCATCCTCCTTGGCCCTTCTCTTGGAGCGGAAGTACACGGTCAGGGAGGTTACCAGGACTCCGAAAAGCAGAATGATTCCAATGAGGGAGACTCGAAGCATCCGCTACCCCCTACTCCAGTAGGCAACCTCTCGATAGGCGGCCCCCCAGACCTGAAGCTGCTTTCGGTCGAAGCTCAGGTTGACCACCAGGTCCTCCTCCAGATCCCGGAACCCAATCTCTCGGTCCCAGAGGTCCCTCCAAGCGTCTTCAGTCAGCCCAAGGGAGAAGGGCCTCTTCTTGGACATCAGCTCATCCAAGCGCTTCAGGAAGCGCTTGGGGACCTTGATCGAGAGGTCATGGAGGGACATGAAGTGGACCCGACCATCGGTTCCAAAATGGGCTGTGAAGGTAGCCCCTGTGCTCCGACTGATAGCAAGGGCGTACCCATGCTCGAAGGACCCACGACCGAAGATCCGGTCGATGACCTCCTCTGGAAGGTGCTCGTCCCCGTAACCGTCAAGGATGAGGTAGGTGTCCCCACCCACCTTGAAGTCGAAGTTGAAGAGCTTCGAGGTGGGTGGAGTCCGGACCTTGCACTTCAGGGACTTCCCACTTGGAGGCAGAACCTCGGTGATGAGCTTCCCGTGGTAGGTCGATCCAGTAGTCATACCTCTATTGACACCTTGGAGGCCAGATCCAGCAGGCGTTCCCTCGTGTTTGCCTCAGGATCGTCCGTGACCGCCTCCAGAAGAGCTGCAAGAACCTTCCCGACACCAGGTCCAGGTGGGATCCCCAGGTGATCCATCACGTCCTTTCCGTTGATGACCAGGACCTTGGTCGAGGTCGGCATGACCTCGGTCACCTGCATCGTGGCGATCCTGGACTCCAATTCGTCAATGATTTCGGGCTCCAGCTCCATCATGGCTGGACCCTTCCCTGCGATGTCCGCCCGAGCCAGGGTGCAGAGGGGGGCCACGTTTTCCAGCCCTACTCGACGGACCCAGCGACGGATGGTGGCCTTCGACCAGCCCTTCTCGTACCGGATGAAGTGGTGCCGAACCAGGTGGACGATCCGGTCACGGTCTTCGGTCGAGAACTTCAGGCGGTTCAGGATGGTCTCGGTGACTTCGGCCCCGACCACCTCATGGTCGTAGAAGGTCCCGTCCCCGGTGACCGGGTGAGGGGCCTTCACGAGGGGCTTGCCCACGTCATGAAAGAGGGCGCCCAGCCGGAGGATCGGGTCTCCTACCGGGCAAGCGTCCAGGACCCGCAACGTGTGCTCCCACACGTCGTAGGCGTGGTACTTGTTCTGAGAGCACCCGAACATCAACTCAAACTCGGGTACCGTGACTCCGAGGATCCCGGTTTCGGCCATAACCCTGAACGCCCGTGAGGGTTCTGGAGCAGCCATGGCCTTCAACCACTCGGCCTGGATTCGTTCCACGGCAACCTGGGCATAGGTACCCAGGGAAGGGCGGATGGCGGCCATGGTGTTGCACTCGATGTTGAACCCGAGGGTGGCAGCGAACCGAGCCGCACGAAGGACTCGTAGCCCGTCCTCGGAGAACCTCTGGAGGGGGTTGCCCACCGCTCGGATGACCTTGATGCTCAGGTCCTTCCGGCCCCCGTAGGGGTCAGCGTACACGTCCCTGAGGGGGTCGTAGGCGATGGCATTGACGGTGAAATCCCGTCGGGCCAGGTCTTCCTCGATGGTATTCAGGAACCGGACGGAGTCTGGCCTTCGGCCGTCGGAGTAGTCTCCGTCACCCCTGAAGGTCGTGACCTCGTAGCCCTCACCGTCGATGAGGACCGTGACGGTTCCGTGCTGGATGCCGGTCTCGATGACTCGGGGGAAGAGGTCACCCTCGGTGATCGTTCTGGGGTGGGCGTCGGTTGCGATGTCCCAGTCGTGGGCGTCACGGCCCAGAAGGGCGTCACGGACGGCCCCACCGACCAGCCAGGCTTCATGCCCGGCGTCTCGAAGGGTTTCGCAGATGTGGATGACAGAAATGGGGACTCGCATGGCTTTCTCTACAACGGATGAGCAGGCTGAAGTTTCAACCTGGTGGGACCCAAGAGGGTCGTTTCCCGAACCCGAAGGTCCAAAGGGCGTATTCCCAGGCGCCTTCTTCGGCATGAGCCTGAGCCAACATATCAGAGTCGAAGATGTGACCAAGTTCCCTGGCCCTCTTCAAGGCCGGTTGAATGGTCATGAGTCCAGATACCCCCTCGGGCTTCATAGCCGAGAGATACCCACACAGGAACAGCAAGAACTTCTGATGTTCTGACATGACTGATTTCTACACCGGAAGGGTTGATAACCTGTTCTTGGAGGTAACTGATCGGTGAGGACGCCCCGGACTACGTTGGCGACGGCAGACGAAGTGGAAGAGGCTTGCCGCAAGATCATCCGGATCTTCCCCAAGATCGTTGATCTGTACTACTCGGGCAAGCCGTCTTTGGGGGCACTCGTCACCTTCGCCATTCAAGAAGTGTACCCCGCTGGGCCGGTCAGAACTCATTCCCGAGAGTTCTTCAACGTGATGACTAGGCTTCTTGATGTAGAGGACCCCCGTGGCAAAGACCATCACCATTGAAGTAACATCAGAAAAGGGAACCCAGCGGTTGAAAGTGGTTGTAGGGGTGAGCATCACCATCTTCGTTGACGGTCAGGAGAGGGTCTACAAGAAGGGTGACCTTGCTAGGTACTCAAGGCTTCGGGACGTTTCGGGGGTTGGGAGGCTAGTTGAGGTCAACGAGCGCAAGGTAGTCCTGGAGGACTTTCGGAGGACGCTCCTTGACTTCGTGAAGTTCGAGGAGTTGAATCGAGACTTTGACAACTCGAAGGTCTCTGCCCCTGGATTGCATGACGGGTATGTAAAGAGTTGATAGGGGATGTCTAGCACCATGATCACTCCGGAACAGATCACTGCCTCGTGCGCAAAGATCCTCGCAACCCCAGAAGGGGCTATCTTGGCAGCCAAGCACAAGGAGGCACCACGAGTGAGTGGTGCCTTGGGTGCCTTGTCCAAGATGGTCTTCCAGGACCTCCGCTTCCCTGATTCCCCCGATAAGGCTCCCAGTATGACTGACATTGGCCTGGAGCTTGAGAAGCAGCTCTCGGTGTAGTCCGAGGGATGCCAGTACGAAAGTCCTCGGAGAACACCCTGGGGAAGATCCTGGAAGGACTTCCCTCAGCCGCAACCAGGCACCTCATCATCCTTCAGTGTGGCAAGTATGCCCTTGCTGAAGCGGCCAAGGCGGAGGATGCCAACCAGCCAGAGGCAGCTAGCGGGGCCAACGATGCCGCCATGGCTGTCCTCCTTCAACTTGGGGAGGACCCAGTAGAGCTGAAGAGGTTCGGTCGTCTTGAGGGGGTCAGGCTCAAGACGAGCCTCTTCAAACCACTCAAGGGGTTGGACCTTGGCCCTAGGGAGCAGATGGTCTATCAGGCGGCCTTGGACACGGCGGAAGTCCAGATGCGAAGGCTCTACGACTCCAACTACAGGTACCCAGAGGTCTTCTGTGCATGAAGGCTATTTGGGTTCACAAGGATGGTGGGTGGAAGGTCATCGAGAACGAGGATTCCACCCGACTCAGGCTTGTCGTTGAATGCGAGGGTCGGGTGATGTCCCGACCTCTCGAAGGCCCAGGTCCATGGGTTGAGGATGTCCCCTCTGGTCAGGCCAACGGGGTTCGTGCCTTCATGGCCCAAACGGGACGGATGTACCGGATCGGTGGGGTTGATGGGCTGTGCCTCGTGCTTGAGGAAAACGGGGAGGTTGGGGAGATCCCACTTATCAGCCTGTCCCCACGCCCCGTGTGCCCATCGAGGTTCGACAGAGACGATGTTCTGTGACTTCTGCCCCTGCCAGGACTGCCAAGAGGGACGCTCCGACCTGAGCCACGCTCAGTGTGAGGACGGCCGCTGGATCTGTGACGTGTGCTTCACCTACGACCTTTGCACGTCAGGGCCGAACCGGAACCCGAACGGCCCTTGCATGGAGGAGGAATGCCCCCATAGGCCCAAGATCGTCTCGGATTGGCTTCCCTTCAACCCGGAGCCTGACGACTAGCACCACTCGTGATCGAGCTGAGCCACCTTTCGGGCAAGCCCAAGGATTGCCCTTCTAGCCTCTTCTGGGAGGTCCTCCGGCGGCTCCAAGGGAAGACCGGCATCAAGCTCTCTGGCAGCCTTCCAGGCGTCAAGAAAGGTCATCCGGTCGATGTGGTCATACCCCGATTGGTAGGCGTCCCTCTTGGCAGCCTCGACCCTTTGCTTGTGGGTTCGGTCGCCCATCACGCATCCACCCTGAGAGGAACCGGAGCCATCATGTCGAAGGTGCTCCTCTCCCCACACTTTTCGCAGGTGTACACGTAGACCCCATACTGAGGGGTCATGGGGCACTGGGAGTCATCGTTCAGGAGCCCCCCACAGTTGGAGCAGAACACCAGGAACCCTTGTTCTTTGAGGAGTTGCTGGTGCTTCTTCCTTAGTTGCTCGTATCGCTTGAGGTATCGCTTGCCGGTCTTCCTCCAGCCCCAGCGGGTCAGGGGGAGTTCCAGCGGCTTGCTGTTCCGGGTCCACCCAGGTCCTTCGATCAGGAAGTCCCGACGCTCGGTGGACAGCATGAGGTTGTCCACCTCCTTGATGATGGGATCCTCGAAGGACACCTTGAACTTTGCCTCAAGGACGTTCAGGAGCCGGTCCTCAGCCTCTCGGTAGAAGGCAAACTCTGGCATGTGCTTCAGAGGACGGGTCACGTCTCCAAGGTAAGCCTCGGAAGCGTCATGAAGGAGGAAGGCCAGGGCGAGCTTGGGATCTTCGGTCCTGGACTCGACCACGTAGGAGCCCAGAACACAATGCTGGCCCACGCTGTAGGGGACCAGGCAGTGACCTCCGAACCGACAGACCTTGGCAAGGGACCAGGCGATGTCCTCGATTCGGATGTCCTCTACCCGAGGGTCGAGGGGCCAGAACTGCCCCCCAGTAACGGTCTGGATCCAGTCCCCATACCGCTCTTTTTCTTGGTCACTCATCGTCTTCGGTTCCTCTGGATGATGTCTGCCCGCCTCAGGATTGAGGGGAGCACACTCCCCTGGATGTGTTCGAGAACCCGACGCTCCTCCTCTGGGACAGCTTCCTCGGAGAGTCGGGTCTCAACGTCTGCGTGAAGGTAGGAGGCAGCCTTCCGCCAAGCAGCCTCAGCCACCTCGGACTTCGACCTTAGGGTGGGCGGTTCTTCGATCACGTCGTCATGGTCGAACCGGGTCTTGGGCTTCTTGGGAGGCTCCTTCACCTTGCAGGCAGGGTACTCAGGCCCACCTGGGGTTCGGTTGGTGGTGCAATGGATGCCACAGGTTCGACACCGGTAGATGGTCGAGTCGGACACGTCTCCAGCGTCCCCGATGGCATACCAGTCGTGCCCGTCCTTGGTGCTCATGCTGTAGACCTTAGGATCGTGAACTCATGGTAGAAGTCGTGGTCACACGTCTGGCAACCAACTCGGAGCCTCCAATGACCAGGATTTGGGTTCGGGTTCCCACACTCGATGTCAAAGTCGTCGAAGTAGGTGGGTGTGGGGTTCCCACACTTCGGGCATGGGAGCTTCTCAGGCACCCCAAGCATTTGGGTTAGGTCAACGTTGAGTCCCATGGCTCCTCACTTGTCCAGCTCCCCAGGTACCGAGGGAAGGCTCTGGTAGAGGTTGGTGAAATCCCCGTTGTCCTTCTCGGCCCGGTCACGCCAGAAGGATCGGACCTTCAGTAGCTCGGACGCCCACTGAGCCACGTTCCCCCACCCGGCTCCAGGGGTACCCAGGGACTTGACCACGGAAGCACAGAAGTCGGGCTCTCCTGGTTGAAGGATCGAACGAGCCTCCCCGAGATAGGCCCCGACCTGTCGGTCTGAGAGGCGCATGATCCTCCGGATTTGATCGTAGGTCAGCTCGTGTCCGACAACAGCGAGCGCTACGAGGATGCCACGGAGGAACCAGACCTTCTCACTCTTGGTGATCTTCATGACGTACAACGTCTTCTACCAGGAGAGCGGGAGGCCCTTGAGTGAGCCAAAGCCGTCACCCGGCACTAGGACTATACACCGGAGGTCTTCCTCCTTGGACGAAGAAGGTCTTCCAGTCGGAGGTTCTTCTTAGGGAACCTCGGGGCAAAGTCGGAACACGTCTTGTGGTCCCCGCCCAGGTCCTCCATGAAGACGTTGCAGTAGCCCGTTGCCTCACGGGTCTCGAACATCAGGCAATCACTACAGCTTTGCTTCACGGGGCTTGCACTCCCGGTGGATTTCCTCGAACTTGTGGGCCATTGCAACGTAGAGGTCCACCGGACAGGGCAGCTTCGGCTGGTATTCTTCCCCACATCTTTCACAGCGGAGGGCCATGGTCCCCGAGAGGGCCACGACCCAGGGGCTTCTTGGTTCAGGCATTTGAGTCACCCTCTTTGAGCCATCGGATCACGATCCTGGCGTTCTCCCTCTTGCAGAAGGGGCCGATAGAGCGTCCTTGGAAGAAAACCAGCCACAGGTGGTCGCCCACCCGTTCGATGTATCTGGACCAGTCTGCTGAGTGTTGTTCACGGTACCTAGACCAGAACCGAAGCATGGTTCACACCCCCTTGAGGGCATCGTTGGCTGACCCCTCGTCAGCGTGGAGGGAGTAGCAGAAGCCGGACTCCGTACCGAAGACACCGTGGCAGTCAGTGTCTTCGTCGAAGTCCACGTAGCGCTCCTCACCCGCCTTGGCTTCGAGCTTATCGTAGCGTCGGCGGATCTTGTCGGAGGCGGTCTTGGCCTCGGCACGGGTCGTCCAGCGGCCCCCGCCCGTGCCCTTCATCTCGGTCTTCTGAGCCTTGTATGCCATGGGTTTACTCCTTCTCCTGGGTGGCGGCCTCGAAAGCGGTCGAGGGTCCGATGAGTTCAACGAAGAGGACGGCCGCATCGTAGGGGTCCAGATCCTTGCCGATGGTCTCCCCGGACTTGACCGTCCGCCAGTCGATGACGAGTCCGTTGCCAACCGACACGTTCCGGGCCTGAAGAACACGGCCCTTGATGAGAGCGGCGGAGACCTGGAAGATGGCGTTGAACATGTCCCTACAACGTCTCAGGGTCGAAAGTTTCAACCAGCCAAAGAAGAAAAGCTAAGGGCCTCCGTTCTTTCGAGGGAGGCCCTTAGCCCGAGACGTGTTTCATGGGGGACCACAGGGAAGCCACGACACCCTTGAACCAGAAGGTTCACCCCGCCCGGAGGTCTCCTCCGGGACCATAGCGCCTCTCAGAATCTTGGACCGGTTCGGCCCTTGAGTCCACCACCCAGGCTTCTTCTACTGGGATCTCCACCCGTCTCAGGGGCAGCGGGTTCCGTCCAGGTGCGTTGCTGATCGGGCTTCGCTTCCCCCTAGGCCAGGTACCTGACCCAGGGGGCTTTTCCTTTCGGGTGCAGGGACTTCCCTGCTTGACCCCATGGTGGACTCAAAGGTCGAACCTTACGGCTTCCAAGCCTCCTCTGGAGCGCTCGTCCAGACCGGGAACCCGGCCAGCTCGCACTGTTCAGCGATGAACCGGGGGCGCCAGCTCGACGGGCAGTGCTGGGCTACGTCATTGTAGGTCATCCTGGCCCCTCGGTGGTAGGCAGCGGTTCGGGCTAGTTCCTGGACTCGGCTCTGTTCCGTGGTGAGGTTCATCATGCCCCTACAACGTCTGAGGGTCGAGGTTCTTCAACCGGCCTGATACGAATTTTCAGGTGGGGGAGGTCGAAGTGTCTCCGCCTCAACCAGGGCGAACTCCAACGTGGTCAAGACCACGTTCCAAGCAAAGGGCTTCTGGAGGTAGCTATCGCAGAACTGGCAGCACCCTTCGTCTTCAACATGGCCTGAGACCATGATGATGTAGGCGCTCATTTCTTTCCTCACCCTCCGACACAGCTCAAGACCCCCCATCCCTGGCATGGTTCGGTCTGCCAACAGGACGAAGGGCTGTTCCATCCCGTCACTGTGCTCGAAGAACTCCTCAGCCGACCCGTAGATGGCAAAGGGAACACCTACATCCTGAAGGTACTTCTTCAACATCTTGCGAACGCATTCCTCATCGTCAACCCATACGATCAGCATGATGCCCCGCCCCTTCTGTAGTACGGGCTACCGTTTTTGGACCTCTATCCCAAGAACCTGTTCGGATTGAAGGATCCTGGGTCGATGAGGGTAGGCTTGACCTTGATGGTCTTGCCAGACCTTCCGAGCTTGACGTGGAGGATCTTGGCTTCGTGGTCCACTTTGGTGACGGTCCCAAAGCGATCCCCCATCATCCACCAGTCGGTACACGGGTGCATCTCGACTCGACGCCCCGCCTTGGGGAAATCCTCTATGGTGAGGTCTCGGTCCCAGGTGTTCATATCAGTTCTCCCCCATGTCGGGGTCACCGTGGGCCAGGCAGTTGAACGCCTGCTGCTTGGTGCTCTTCCCGATCACCACCACCTCGCCCTTGTCCGTCCAGACCCACCAGGACCCACCGGCCAGGTCGATGAGATACTTGCCAGCTTCCACGTCCTTCCGGGCATGGTGGCGCTTGCTCTGACAAGAGCGGCAGAAGCAACCCGAGGCTCGGGTCCGCTCTCCACACCCCTCGCATCGGCCCGTCTCGTATCGTCCTAGGTTTGCCATAACCCTACAACGTTTGAGCCACAGACTTTTCAACCAGGTACCTAGGGATTCTCCGCCCAGTAGACGTGTTTGGGGTCCACCTGAACGTGCTCCCGTCCACAGGTACAGCCTTCGAGCTTGACCGTGGGAACCCCCTGGACCTCGGGGTCAGGGTCGATGAAGAACTGGTACCTGGTGGGCTTCACAGGGTCATCGCACCGGACGTGCCGAACGACCCCAGAGACCTCCACCTCGGTGCATCCCAGCTTCATCTGCATCCCAGCCAGAGATGCCGGAGGATTCATCTGAGCCCTGAACCACCTGGCTCGGATTCGGGTGCCCTTGTTGATGGTGACGGTGACCTCAGTCATGTAGGATAACCCTCTTTCCGTTCTTGAGCATCACATACACCGTGAGTTCCTTGGGGATCGAGCGAACGAAGTTCTGAGCCTCGGGCTTGTCGAAGTCCCCTTCGTGGATTTCTCGGACCACCACCATGGTGCCGGTCTTGTTGGTATCGACTACGAGACCGATCTGGTCGGGTCGGTCTTCCTCTCTGAAGAGCCCCTGAAGCCAGAGGCACTCGTAGGCCCTGCAAGACTCCGGACGGTTCTGGTAGGTGCCACAGCCCTTGCTGCAAGCGTGGGGACAGGGGTCCCCAGACAGCTTCCCAAGCTCCGGAACCCCCAAGACGGAGCAGCAAGCCTGGCAAGGACCACAGCTCCGCTTGGGTCGATTTCTTCTTCTGGCCTCCATGGCCCGTCTTTCTTGACGGTTCACTGGGCCACCACGCTGAGGGACAGGACGTACAGGAGCTTGCCCCGGTCCTGGACGGACATACTCGGGCAGGCCCCTGGCTGGAAGTACCCTCCGAAGCCAATCATTCCAGCAAGTTGGGCACTCAGAAGGCCGATGATGTCCGAGGCTTCTCGCCTCGACAGGATGATGATCGTCTGCCCGCCCTGAAGAAGCTCTCCAGCGTTGTCCCGAGGCTTGGTGTCCACGATGAAGGCCATCCAGACCTTGATCTGGCCCATGTCGGTGATCTTCACGTCTGGGCAAGCACCCCCTTGGTTCCCGACCAGGGGCTCATCTGCAAGCTGGGCAGCCAGAAGGCCAATGATGTCAGCCGCTTCCTTGCGGGTCAGCTCGATGTACCTGGTTCTTGTAGTGAACGGGTTGCCGGAAGACTACATCAGGTGGCTCAGGGTTAGCCTTCGCCCAGCCGCAACTTGACCAATCCTAGGTACCCTCGACAATGCGAACGGCCGCAACCTGGTCGGGGAACACCACGATGCCCTCCGTGCCAGACCGGTCCCTAAGGTGATACCCGAGGGTTTCCTCATGGGGGAGGCCCATGAGGATGTCGTCAGTCTGGCTCTTGAAGTCGGTAGTCAGGCAGGGAAGGCCCATTTCCTTGGCCGCCTTCTCAGCAAGGCCCCCTGGCTTGAAGCAGAGGCGGACCAGCTCGACCTGGACCCGAAGGGCTTCAAGAGCTTGGTCCGGGGTGACAGAGGGGACCTCCTTGCGGTTGTCCATGACAGCCCAGAGGGTACCCTCGATACGATCCTTCGAGGTGGCATCGTCCACCAAATCAGTCCTTGGAACGATGACCCGAGGCTTCTCGATCCTGAAGACAGCATCGCCCTCAGGCCCAACCACGTAGGCGAGCTTCCGGGTGTTGTCGAAGACCCAAGAACCACTGTCACTCAGCTCAAGAAGTAGGGGCATGACTCAACCGTGCCCCGTGTAGAAGGACCAGGCCGATTGCTCTGAGTCCCACTCCCACCCAAGGTCGAGGAGCTTCTGAAGGGCCTCTACACCCAGCTCAGAGGACTCAGGACCGGGACCATCACAGAGGATGCACTTGTCCAGGCCCACCAAAGTGGCCTTCGGGTTGTGCTCTTGAAGGACTCGAACCCCCTCAAGGACCTTGATCGCACTGGCTTCCGCCGGAGAACTTGCCATGGAGCCCCCTACACCGAGGGGCCTACTCGCTCTCAAGTCCCATCATGAAGTCGAAGTCCTCCCGAGCCGCCTGGGCCGATTGCTCCCGCCCAAGAGCCCGTAGGACCCGCTTGGTCGCAATCTGGTAGAACAACTCCTTCTGCTCGACCCCAAGCCCGCTGAACCCCTCCCCAAGGGCAGCAACGATGGTCGAACCAGAACCCGCAAAGGGATCAAGGACCTTCCCGCCCGGAGGAGTGATGAGCTTGACCAGGTGAGCCATGAGCTTCTTGGTCTTGACCGTCGGGTGCTCGTTGATGAGCCCCTCTTCTTCGAGGTCCTCCTTGCGCTCGGAACCCTTGATCTTCCCTGTATAGTAGAAGGGGATCGTCTCAAGGTCTGGCTCGAACGTGTTGAAGAACCGGGAGGCCCCTCCGGAGTCACCGTAGGAAACCTCTTGGTTTCCGGTCACACCGTCACCACCTTGGTAGCCAGAGTAGGCTTTCTTTCGGACGTTCCCGCTACCGCTTTTCAGAGCCCCACTCTGCTCATCCAAGGCTTGGATGGGGCACCCAGGGGCACACTCCCAGATGCCCTGGGAAGCATCCCCAGCCTCAATGGCTTGGATGCCCTCTCGAAGACCCTCGGGAAGGCTTGGATCCGACTTAGGTAGCGCCCGTTCTCCAATCCGCTTACATCCCGACCCGTGCTGAAGAACCAGGTTGGTAGGCCAGCGGCCTTCAGGATGGCACACGATGCCCTGACCGGGAGGGGCAGCAATCTTGTCCGCCTCGGGCTTGTCCGTGTGCCCTGAAGCCTTCCAGGAGTCAGGACGGTCAGCCTCGTTCCAGTCGGTATAGACCCGAGACCCGTTGATGTTGATGGCCCCGGTACCTGTCGCCAAGACCTGCTTGATGACGGTCTTCTCCTGAAGTGGCTTCCGAGCAAGCCACCAGGTCTCAACCGCTGGCTTGAGCCCCGTCCCCCAATCACCCCACTTCTGGGCCTCCTCAACCCGCCCTTGCTTCGTGAGAGCCTTCTTCAGGTTCAAGTTCTTCGGGAACCCCTGCCCAAAGAGATGAAGAAGGAAAGAGTCAGCGGGGGAGGCACGCAAAAGAAGCTCCCTCTGCTCCTCAGTGAGACTCAGAAGGAATGCCTCGACCTCGGGGGACCGGTCCTTGATGTTGTCCAAGGCGTCCCGGATGACGAACCCAGCCCGCTCGATAGCCCTTGCCGTCCTGTGACTGGTCCTAGGAATCGACCAGACAAGGATGTGGGACCCCGGCTTCAAGACCCGGTACGCCTCCACGAAGACCTCGTAGAGAAGCTCCTCGAACCCGTCCAACGTGTGGTTGTCCCACTCGGAGCCCATGAAGGCAATCCCAGCAGGGGGATCCGTGACCATCGAGTCGAACGACTCGGCTTCTAGGCCCTTGAGAACTTCCCGAGAGTCACCGAGGAGGATCGAGGCTTCCATGCCCCCGAGATTACACCAAGACCTTCTTCGCCAACCAGGTCATCAGCATCCAATCACAAGTGTAGGCCCCTGAAGAAGGTTCGTCCGCTACCCCATCCCGTACCAAGGCCAACTGAACCTCAGCCGCCTCAGCCTCCGTAAGCCCACCATCCCGAAGTAGATGAAAGTCGTTGCACCCATGATTGGAGAACTCCTCCGACGCCATGGTCAGCAACTTTGCTATCAACTTTCGCTCAAGTTCTGTCATACCCCTCAAATACACCGAGGGAAAGAGCCCGTTGGTGTAAGAAAGACCGTGAACCCCGAGGAAGCCGTGAACAAGGCTCGTCAGGCCAAACCCCTGTACGTGAGGCTCCTGGAGAGGAGAGACAAGCGCCCCATGGCCCTTGCCGTCCTCAGAGAAGAAGCCCTGAAGTACCTGCCCAAGGCGGACCTGACCGAGGAGACCGCCAAGAAGGTCGAAGCCCTCCTCGAAGGGTAACCACTAACGCTGGATCTGCATGAACCGGACCTTGCCCTCGTCCGTGAACCACGGGTCCTGAATGACCACTATGTCGGACGGGATCGAGTCCAGGAACTCCTGCCCCACAACGACCTGCTTGACCGTCGCATAGGACACACTGGCCTGCTTGAGGCACGCCTGGAGCTTCTCCAAAGACGTGAACAAGGGAAGGTACAGGTAGACCGACCCAGGCATCATCAGAAGGACCGCCCGCCCATCAGCCCCGAATGGCAAGAGGCACCCCGTGAGCTGTAGCTCCGCCTCCCCTCGCCCCGTTGGCCGTGGCCCTCCTACCATCACATCCGTCCTAGGCTTCTTTGCCTTCACCATTGGCCCTCAACCTCCTCCACGTATCGCCCGTGGCCCACCTAAAAGCCCCTCCCGTACCCCCCGAAGTATCACCCCTAACTCACCCTCCTGGTCCTCTACCACACAGGTGACTACCCCATCAGGATGCGACAAGATGTGAACCATCATCCGACAGTTCCCCTCCGTCCAACCATGCTCGGTCCACGACCGTAACGCCTGAAGGTCCTTGAATACAGCTACCTCGGACAGCCGGGACCCCAGAAGCCCTACCAATTCAATCCTCTTTCCCGTGTCCAGGTCCTCGATAACACCAGACCCCCAAACCTCAAGGACCGCCCTTACCGCATGATGCAGCGACTCCTCTATCGAATACGTCGATAGAAACTCGATGTCCGTTCCTCCCAGGTCCACCATTAGAGCCACCCCAGCTCCTCACACGTCCGCTCCAACATCCCATACAGCTCGTCCGATATCCCAAACCGCTCCCGATTCAAATCCAACGAGGCCCTCATCGAACCATCAGCGTGCCTACCCGATGCCGCCTTCCAATCCGCCAACATCTCCACCAAATCGAGTAGGTTCATCCCCCGAATCCCCTCCCCCCAATGTTCTGGATGGTGGCGATTCACCGAGTAATGGTGCTCCAACGCCTCCCCCATCCCAGCCAACTGCTCCTTATACGAATCCGAACCATACGTCAGCCCCCGCAAACCCTCCGTCACCCGGTCGAATACCTCCTTCTCAGGTGACATCAGCTTCGACCGGTCATGCCCCTGCACCCGTATCCGAAGCTCCGAACACACCTGGTCCACCCGACCTATCACTTCAGCTATGTGCTTCTCGGTATCCACCCTGGAGTCGTAGCTCATAGCCCCAAACATACACCAGCCCAACAACCACCCCCGACCCAAGGTTGTAAAAGGGTAAGTCCAAAGGAGAGAGGCGGAGGGGAAGAAGAGAAGGAGCAACACCCCCAGCCCCAAGAGCAAGAGCCACCCAGAGAGCAAGAGTGGCAACCCCCTCCCAAGGGACAGAAGCAACCCCCTCCAGCACCCGTGAGAGAGACAGAGGAGAACGAACATCAACCCCCTCCCTCCCAAGCACAGGGACAGAGACAGGCATAGGGACGGACCCAGACACAGGAGAGAGGAGAGCAGGAGAAGGAACCCCGCCCCCTCCCATGTCCCACCCCCCTCCCCTAGCCTAGCCGAAGAGCTTCGCTACGAACCCCCTCCCAGAGGACCACAGCCCCATCCTGAATCATGTAGGACCCTGTCGTATAGGACCCCGAGCCCCGCCCCCAACCCTGGTTCTGAATCATGTAGGACCCTGTGTGTCCAACCCCCTCATACCCCCGGAAACCAAACCCAGCATCGGTCAAGGATATTTTGGTCCGGATATTGAAATGTCCCTGGTTGGCATGGACTTTGAGTCGGCCCGATCCGAACTCCTGCTGGCATGGGAGTTTCCGGTACCCAGGGTTGGTTAATTGCTTCTGGTGTATGGGGGAGTGCTACGGAGACCCAACCTCATGTCAGACATCGAGAGTCAGATCGCACAGTACAAGGCAGAGAAGGCCAGGCTCGGAGCAGTGGAGAAGGCACTGGAGATCCAGAAGGCCAAGGTCAACACTCTGGTCAAGGCCATCCTGGAGGAGCACGGGAAGGGACCCTACGACCTGGGTGACGGCCGGGAGAATGGGCACCTCATCCTTGTCCGGGGGGAGACCCACTTCTTCTCGCCCAACAACCGCAAGAAGGAAGGCTGACCATGTGGGTCAAGACTGAGGACCAGCTACCCCCAGAGGATGAGCTGGTCCTCGGGGACGATGGCTCTGGCATCCTCCTCTGCTCCCTCTCTGGGGACCGCTGGACCTACTCAGGGTACGAGTCCAAGGTCGGCCCCATCTACTGGTGCAAGATTCCCGAGAGAAGGAAGGACTGAGTGCCCGGATGTAGGCAAGAACAGGGCTCATACATTCTCTCGCACGCTCGTACCCCCTAGAAGGTATGAACGTTCAAGAGGCAGTACGAACGATGTCCTTGCCTACACTGTAGTTCCGTTCGTGGGTTGGTCGTTGGGTAGAGAATATACGAACGGGGTGTTTGCCTACATGTGGGGATGGAACGAGAGAAGCCCGACCTCCCTCTGGGGGTGATCGGGCTTCGGGGTGCTCCCCTCTCTTGGGAGGGAGCTGGGGTCAGTAGGGGCGGCCCTGCTCGTCGGTGGGGTAGCCACAGGCGAGGCGGTCGTAGAAGGCGGCCTCGGCCCTCTTGCGGGCCAGCTCGTCCTTCTCTTCCTGGGTGAGGCGCTTGGGCTGCTTGGGGGTCTTGACCTGGGTCCACTTGGTGGTTGCCATGTCTCTACAACGTCCCAGGGGAGGGTTCTTCAACCTGGTACCAGACGTTCTGCTTCGAGCCAGTCGGCCTCTGGGGAGCCGATGGGGGCACCTCGCTGGAGCCAGAGGTCGTAGGCGAGGGCACGGACCTTCTCCTCCCTCTCTTGGGGGTGCTGGAAGGCACGGACCAGGTTCTCGGGGAAGAGGGTCGTCTGGGTCAAGGAGAGGGTGCCCTCGGTCCTGCCAGGGACCAGGAGGGGCTGGTCCTCCCTCTCTTGCTCTTGGGGGAAGGAGGCAGCGTCGTCCAGGAGGATGACCTGGGCGGTTGCTCCTCGGAGGGTCGGGGGGGGTCTGCTCTTCAGCCTGCTGGGTCTTCCGTGCTCTCTTGCTCATGCTCGGTCTTACACCGAGGGCAAGGCTGAGAGCAGGGGCCTAGGACCAGCGGGGAGCCCCCAGAGAGGAGCCAGCGGGTAGCCCGGTGGTCCTTGTCGCCCCAGTGCTCGGGGGTCCTGAGGCGGCAACGTGGGCCGGGCTGCATGGGCTCCACGTTGAGGGCGTTGGCCGGTCGCCTGAGGAAGTCGGGGAGGACCCGCTCGGGGCAGTTGGGGTCGATCATACCTCGACCTTGTAGGTGGGGACGCCCGCCTTGTTGAGCTTCTTGGCGCAGTCGGAGCCCACGGGGTACATGCCCAGGTCGTGGTCCTGGCACTCTTCCTTGGTGATGTACTGGGAGAGGTCGGTCAGGTAGACAAACTGGCGGGACTTGCCGAACGCCTTCTTGCCACAGACGCAGCAGCACTCGGTCTGGTCCACGTACATGCCCTGGTGACGCTGAGCTTCCTGGGTCCGGTGGTAGTTGGGGTTGCCACGGCCGAAGGGCTGGAGGGACTCGGGAGCGGTGAGGGAGAGGGTTCGGGTCGTCATGTTCCTACAACGGCTCAGGATCGAATCCTTCAACCTGGGATGATCTTTTCTGGGGGTAGCCCGTTCCCTCTCTCGACGGTGATAGATGGCACCCCACGCCTCTTGGCAAGCTCCCTGGCAGCCGTGATGGCCTCGGGCAGGGTTGTGTGCTCGGAGGTCGCCTCGGGGTCGTAGCGCTTCCTCTGGGGGTCGAAGAGAAGGTTCCCCCGGTCGTCCAGGAGGGACAGGATGAAGCAATCCCGCCCGTCGAAGGTCACCTTCTTGGCATTATGAATGTGCAGGTGCATCTTGCTCCTTCTTGGGAGGGGTACAGAGGCCCGCTTCAATCAGGCGCTTGGCGGTCCTTCCGTAGACCCCCTGGAGGGTCCAGGCCATGCCGTTGTCGATGAGGGCCTGGAACAGCTCGATGGTCTCTTCTTCATCGAGGGACCCGTCCTCGAAGGACAGGATCCGCTCGGTCAGCTCGACGTGGGTCATGCCGCCTCTCCCCAAGCCTTGCCAGCAAGGCGGTAGTAGATTTCGGTGCCACAGCAGGTCTTGACGCCCTTCTTGTGGGCGATGAGGTAAGCCATGGGGCTTCCCCGCCACTGGCCGTACTTCTTGCACACGAAGATCCCCCAGACCTTGGCGGCACCCTTGCTGGGGATGAAGGCACAGAGGTCAGCGTTGTGGTCGGCACAGGAGCCCTCAGGCGTGTGGCCCAGGAAGACGATGCCCTTGCCGGTCTTGGTGGTGATCTCCAGGTAGTAGCTCCAGCGGGGGGTCGAGCTGGGGCAGGAAGCGAACTCCAGGTTCACGCCCACAACCTCGGCCGAGATGATGTTGGCCTCACCCACTTCGAGGAACCAGCGGGGGTTCTTCGCACGGGCCTCATTGAGGGTGGCCGGGGTCCGGCTGATCTGGGCCTTGAGAACCGAGCGCTTCGTGGTGATGGTGGTTTCGGTGATCATGTCCCTACAACGTATGAGGGGCGAATCCTTCAACCTGCTCGTTGAACTTTTCGACCCTTGGACCCCTCCCATACCTGATAGCCCTTGCTCCGGATGATCTCCGTCAAGGCCGCCTTGGCGGTCTTCATGTGCTCAGGATCGTCCGGGTAGAGGATGATCGTTGGGATGTACCCGTGGTCCCTCAAGCTGATCTCCAGCTCGACCCAGGACCTCATGGCGGTTACCTTGCGAACAAGTCCGTCCACGTCCCCTTCAGAAGCATTGATTCGGTCGAAGCGGGTCTTCAAAGACCCCTCGAACCAGCGGATTTCGTCGTAGTGGGCCTCGTTGAAGGCGATACAGGGCTGAAGATGGGCAGCATTTGGCCCACTGAGGGGGAGGCCAACCTGGGCTTCCCCGTCTTCACACAGCTCACGGTACCCCTCGTACTGGCACAGGCCGGAATCGTAGATTCCGTACTGGCTACGGCGTTGAGTGGGACCACGGGGGGCTGAAAGTGCCATTCCGATGCGCTTCATGTCAGTACAACGTTTGGGAAAGGGTTCTTTCAACCGGAGTGCTTCACTTTTCTCAAGCACTTGGGGTGAATCGGCCCTCGGCCTTCGTTCCATCGGAGATGAGGGAGGAGCCGAGCTTGATGGCACAGGCGGGGCAGAGGGCGATCTGGTCACCGATGCCTTGCCAGAGGACGTAGGGGGGTTTGGGGAGGGGATCTCCACAGTAGAAGCAGGGGTCACCGGGGCGTTTCTTGTGGAAGGTACCGGCGATGGGGTCGTCCAGGAGTGCCTGGGTGACGATGCTCATGGGTTCTCCTTGGTGCCTCCTACGAGGCGGCTGAACACGAAGCCATCCGAGTCCTCGACCAGGTACAGGCGGGCTCCTACGGGCAGCTCCGGGTATCTGGAATGGTCCTCTTCGGTGATGTGGAAGATGAAGGTGCCGTCCCGGTCGTCATCGGCCTCTCCTGAGAGGGCTCGATCCCAGAAGGAGGGGACGTAGTCCGGCTCTCCCTCGAACTTGCCTGGAGGGTTCACAGCACCACCGTCTTGGTCGGGGTGGCCTTCAGGAGGCGTCGGTACTCGGCCTTGGCGATCTTCAGCTCTTGGGTGACGTTGTGGCGGAGCACCTCGCCCACAGGACGGCCCCAGTGGTCCAGAGCAGCGCTCCCAAGGTAGCCCTCATCCAGGGCTGCCACGGTCTCCCCTAGGCTCACGATGAGGTACAGCCTCTTGGGGTTCCCTGAGGGGTCATGCCCGGCATCGAGGTGGAGGACGGTGCAGTTGATGGCGGAGAAGGTTGCTTTGCTCATGCCACTACAACGCCCAATACACCGCCTCTTTCAACCTCCGGCTGTCAGATTCCCAAAGTACCTCGGGGGCTTGAACACACGCCCCCTACATGTCGAGCAAATCTTAAAGACGACCGCTAGGTTGTAGGCCCGTGTCCTACCCAGAAAACCTCATGTCTCCGAGACCATAGGTTATTTCCGAGTACCAGGGGTTTCCGGTTATGTGTAGGCTCAGGTGCGAGCGAAAACCTCATGTCTCCGAGACCATAGGTTATTTCCGAGTACCAGGGGTTTCCGGTTATGTGTAGGCTCAGGTGCGAGCGAAAACCTCATGTCTCCGAGACCATAGGTTATTTCCGAGTACCAGGGGTTTCCGGT